ACTACAACCCTTATTCTTTTATGTCTAACGACATTGTTGCTTGGAACGGTATTCTTACCAGCTTCGGAGCAATTGCACACTTAACCGCTGATGGAGATTCATTACGAATGGCCAATGAGGAAGAAGAAAGAAATTATCAAAATGCACCTCACTCATTATAAGTAAATAGAACACATGGATAACAACTTAGATAAACAGATTATAGATGCTCGATTGGCTTGTGAAAAAGCTAATTTAGAATTGGAACGTTTATTGGTAAAAAAGAATGAGTTCCCGCGATTAGAAAAAGTGGCAAGAACTTTATTACGTGTTGGTCATTCAGACTCTTACGTAGAATCTCGTTTATATGCAACTCGTGGCCAAAATATATCTATCGAAGATATTTCAGGAATTATAACCGATGTAAAAAAATCAATTGAGATTTTAAGTAAAGGTGCTGATGTATCTAATTTTGGTAATCCTGTTGACTATCAAAAAGAAATTAGAGAAGATAGAAATTTAAGTTAATTGCCGTAACATTAGTTCAAGTAAAATCGTATAGTACAATATGAAAGAACACGATATAGTAAAATCCAAACTTGACATAAGCATTCCAAAAGGAATCATTCCTAAAGGTAGCAAAGGAACAATTGTTCATGTTTATAATGCACAATCAGTTGTGGTGGAATTTGTGGATGAGGCAGGAAAAACAATTGATGTTGTTGATGTTAACAAGGAAGACTTACAAAAAGACCAAGTAGTATTAGAAGTTGTATTAAAGTTCTTATATCGTGTTGTAAAATTCATATTCGAAGTTCTTTGGTGGTTGTTGAAATATATCATAAAAAATATACTGTGGATTTATCTTTATGCGTATATTGCATATGGATTTTACTTGATAAGTAAAGAAGAAGAGGTGAAAAACAATTATTTGTTTTTAGGTATTATTTTATCTGTACTGTTTTGTATGGACTATGTTGATAACAAAATTAAAAAAGAAAAGTAACATGAAAGTAACTTTAAAATCGGTTGGAAATCCTGACTTTGGAGAAAATCCAAATGAATCTGTATGGGGTTGTGAAGACAATAAAGAAGTCACTGTAAATTCCTTTAAAGAAGCAAGTAAAGTTTGTTCAAAATTTATTGAAGAGAATGACCTCGGTAGTGGCAATTGGGCAGGTGGTCAAATAAAAGATGATAGCGGAAAGGTTATTGCTTTTGTTTCATACAATGGTCGTGTTTGGGAAGGCGCTGAATACACAGAACATAATATAGAAATTAAGATTAAGTAAACATGGATAAAATTGGATTGATTATTTTCGCAGCTTTGTTTACGTTTGTAACAGCAGTTGCATTTGACTTTGTGGTGTTTGTTTTAAAATCAGCGCCCAAACAAGCATATTTTTCAAGAAGACTTTGGAAACTTGCATTGTTAGCAGCCATAGCTTTGGTGTATTGGTATATGAATGGAATGAAATTTTTATAAGTGATATTGGTTCATGGTTGGTTTAATGGTTCAAGAGAGCCGCTCGTAATTGGGCGGCTTTTTTGTTTTTTCTTCAGCCCTGGACTCGACCTGGTCCTGGGGCCGGCGACATCTTTGGCGCTTTTTCAACATGAACTGATATACGAATATTCCGTTTTAACTTCTGCCAATCGTTTCTCATTTCGCGAATTGCGAAAGGCAGAAATCTATTCTGACTTATCGTATATATGAGACCTAGTAAAATCCACCCAGAACCAGCCGGCCCTTCAGGACCCAGGGAGGTCTGGCGAACTCCAGCTCCACCTTGGTTTTTTAAGTATTCCGTAAGTCATATAAATATCTTACCTTTGTTGTAACAATATGATACATAATTTCGTATAGTACAATAAGATGGAAGTAGAAAATACACAAATACAGAAAGATTCATTGGTAGTTAAGGGCTATGAGTTTTTACGCCAACTATGCTCTTTTAAGGCTGATTACAGCTCTTTTAACAAAAGACCACACCCAAACACCAATCGCGTTGATTACATTAATGCTCAGTTGGATAGGCATGGTATTCCTTATACAAACGATTATTTTATCCCAACGTTAGGAACTCCTGATGCGGAGCCTGATAAAATTATTGTAGATGGTTTTTCTACTTGTTTTGTGAATGTAATTGTTGAGATTGAAGGAACCAATAAAGAGCAAACTACTGTGTTTTTAGCTCACCATGACGTTAACAATAAACACTCTGAGAATTGTCAGGACAATACAGCTTCGGTTGCAAACCTATTGGATTTATGTGTACGCTTGTCAAAAGACAAACCTGCAAATAATGTGGTTATTGCTTTTGTGGATGCAGAAGAAATTGTAAGACCTGATGTTTGTGGTTCAAGACGTTTAGGAAATAATATTTTGGCAGGTAAATACGGTAACGTAAAATACGCAGTAAACCTTGAGTTAACAGCGAATGGACGTAACTATTGGATGTCATTTGAAAATGAGAGCTTGTTAACTGAAACTATTGAAGAAAAGCACCCAAACACAGCAAAGGTAATGACTCCTTATAACGATGCTTGGGTACTTGAGCTTACAGGTGTTCCAAGTGCTTGTATTGGTTCTTTGGATAATTTTAATATAGCCTCAGTAAGAGCAAAAGGGTTTTGTAAAACATGGGCAATGTGCCATAGACTTGAAGATACATTTGATTCTCAAGCAAACGAAGCCGATATGGATTTATTTATGGAATATCTTTTAACTTTGATTTAATGAATAAAAAGATTAAAGATTTTACAATCAGTTTTTTTATTCTTATGTCTTTTGGAATTACTGGAATTGAAGTTGTGATAGGTTTTGTAACTCTAGGTTTATATCAAAAATTATTTCCTGTTGGATTTAGTCAAAAATTATTAAGACATATTCAAAAAAAAACATACTAATGAAAAAAACCGATAAAGACATTAATCTTGATGAAGCTCTTGAAAAAGCTGTTAAGGCAAAAAAGAAAAAAGTTAAGGTTGGTTCATTAACAATGGACGTTGAACAACAAACCATTGGTAAAAGAACTTTCAATATCGGAACTCTTAATCTGTAACACCGTTTCTTTTTAATTCGTATAGTACGGCATGAGAGATTTAGTTTTATCCCGTATCAATTCAATTGCTCACCAGCAAAGGAATTTCCCAAAAACAACAATGCGTTGGCAGAATTTTACCTTTCAAGGTAAACACATCTCAGATATAGATGCTGATTTTGTTGAGGGTTTAAGCGATGCTGACCTGTTAACATTCTATGAATCATTAATTCGTCAGGTAAATAAATCAATGTAAAATGCAAATGCAATCACACACAGTTAATCGCCATCTTGCTTTGATAAATAAAATTCAAACGCTTAGGGCAATTGTTGAAACAAAGCGTAAATGGTCTTATCTACCTAATACCTGCAAACGTATTTGTAATATATTAGAAAGAGACCATTGGAATTACACAAAAAACTTAAGTCCTTTTGGATTTTTAATAAACATATAACATGGCAATGGAACCCCAAGAATATCGAGAGAAACTCAAAGCGTTAGAACTCGAATATGAGAAGAAACGTAAAATCCTACACGTTGAGTATGCTATGGGTACAGCAAAATATGGCATTGGCGATATTATTAAAGATAACATTAAAGCTATTCTTATTAATAAAATCACTGTTAATAAGCATTGGGAAGAATTACCTGAGCCAGTTTATCATGGTATTGAATTAGCTAAAGATATGAAGCCAAAGAAAAAACGCAACGATGCGAGTATCTATGGCAATGGTCATAAAAATAATCCGGTCGAGCTTGTTAAAAAAGCTGACCAAGTGTAACACACATTTTTTCTAATTCGTATAGTACCGTATGGACACAGCAAAGGAAATACAAAAGGTAAACGAACAACATAATAAATTACCCTATTCAGCTTTTAGAGCTTTTATGAATAGGATTTTTGTAAAAAATGCTATACAATGCGTTTGTTGTGCAAGTTGGGATACTCAATATATTTCAAGTGCGGGTACATGGATAAAATCCAACCATACTAAATTAAAACTTACACCCATTAATAATTGGCACTATCACATTTGTCGTACTTGTGGTAAAGCTATGACAATATCAATTAATCCTGTTAATAAATAAAATACATGAGTAATAGCAAATACATAAAATATTATATTAACGGTAAAGAAGTTGATAAAAAAATTATCACACAAAGAAAAGGTAAATTGACCAATACCACCACTGTTGTAAAAAAACATTATGAAGCTACATTAACAATCGAGGAAAAAAAAGAACGTGACGTAGCTGCGAAAAATTCTGCTAAGTTCTTTCAAAACATGAGAGATATGAGAGAAGACTCAGAAAAATATCATGGAGGATAAGTGTAACGCAAAATCCAGGAAAATCGTATAGTACAGTATAACCAAACACAAACACATTATGGATACTGCAAAATTAACTCCGGTACATATCTCAACAATAAAATCAGGAGATACGATTGAACACGAAGGAAAGCTTACCACTGTATGTGCAAACAACATAAAAAGAGGTGGATTTTGTGGAGATACTCTATTTGGAGATAGCTACCGTTCAGGAACCGTTCTTGTTAAAAAGGTTGTAGGATGGGTTGGTAAAAATGGTGATGTTTTTCCTGTGAGATAAATTATTTTAAAATAAGTGTAACACCAAAGAAATAAAAGTCGTATAGTACAATAGAAAAGCAAAAGAAACTAAAAATCGAAAGTTATGAAAAAGTAAAAACGTAAAACCCAAACTTATGCCCTTGTCGTTCGGGGATGCAAACATAAGAAAAATGCCCAATTTGCGGGAAGAACGAAACAAAAGGTGAGGTAGCTCAGTTGGTAGAGCAGCGGCCAAGAAAAACCGTGTGTCGGATGTTCGATTCATTCTCTCACCACAATTAAAAGTATGTTCTGTGTCTATGGTTTATGTTGGTTCAAACCGCCTCGAAGAAATTCGGGGCGTTTTGTTTTAATGTGGACACAATGTCCAAATAAGTGTCCAGATGTGTAACGTGGCAATAGGATTTTACGTATAGTACAATAGAAACAAACAACCCCTTATAAAAATGGAAACAGCAATTTGGATTTTAGCTTGCATTGCAATTAGTTTTGCAGCAGGTTGTGTAATCAACAAACAAAAAAAAGAAATTAAAGCATGGCAAGATAAAGCAAGCCGTCTTGCAACTAAAGGTACACATATGGAAGTGGAACACGCTGCTGCAATCGGTGAAAAGAATAAAGAAATTAAATTCTTACGTGAGCATCTTACGCAACAATCACAAGATATGCAAGTGTTACAAAAATTAGCAACAAAGAAATAATGGAAGATATTACAGTAGTTCAGATTGGAGCAGCAATGATAGCTTTTGGTGCTTTGATATTTTGTGTAGGATTAATTCTTATCATGAAAAGTAATAAAACCCCTCAGTGGGAAGCTATTTGCGATAAACAGCAAGAGGTTATCGACATACAAAAAACAACTATCAAAAATCAAAGAGATACGATTGATAACTATAAAAAAATACTTGGTAAAGGCATATTTTTTGTCGACCTACCACAACAAAATTAATAATGGCAAAGAAGAAGAAAAATAAACGCAAAAAGAAACTAACAGTGGAATCTATCCGTTCGGAACACAAACGAAAGGATATGAAAGACGCTGGCGTTTATGACGGGAGATATAGACCGCGTGTTGTGAAGGATAAGAACAAGTATGACCGGAAAGACAAGCATAGGGGGAGACGTGAAGAGTAACTTTAACTCAAAATACTTCTACAAAAACGGTTGTTTCCCTACGGTCGGTTTTAACCTATATGGGTATTGGAACACATTTCTTTATCTACTTTATAAGAATAGAAAAAATGACATCGCTCCCTTTTTTGTTTCGGTCATCATAACTGCCTTATTGTTATTTTTAATTTATAAGGTGTAACTTAAAATCCAGGAAAATCGTATAGTACAATATGGCATATATAGGTAGAATTCCAATGGGTGCTTTCCGACGTTCAGGAAACTCAGGGTATATGGGAACTGGTAGCGGAGGAGACGATGGAGATGATAATGATTTTAAATATATATTTTGGTCACTTTTTAGTATTCTTGCCGCTTTTGTTATAGCATTCATTTGTGCTTATAGTTAAATGTAACACCGTTCAAAATAAATTCGTATAGTACAATATGAGAACTAAAGTAAAAATCGGACAAGTAACCCTAGGAAAAGTAGACTTAGGTAAAATTAAAGTTTATGATATTGTCACGGGTAAAGTTTGGGCAAACGAAGTATTTGAAACATACGAAGAAGCTGAGGAGTTTTGTAAGGACAACAAATTAACTATTGTAGAAAAGCAAGAGGTTAAGTTGAAATTTGAAGAAACAATTCAAGGAGTTATGGTTGATTCTGAAGATAACAACGAAGTAAAATTAACTGATGTTTCTACGAGTACAGATAAAAATCGTAAGGATGCTGATGGAGGTTTATTTATTCGTTTAATTTCAAATTGTCCTGACGAATCTCACTACGACATAAACAGCTTGATAGGTCGTAAAATCCGTATAACAATTGAAACTATCGACTAATGTTTAAAAAACTCAAAAAATGGTGGCAAGACTTATCACTAATTAAATGTGATTATTGCGGTAATAAAGTTAAATATGCACACTATGCTTTTAACTTACCAGTCAAAGAATATAAAGACCCAGAGATATGTATTGATTGTGTCAAACAGTTAGACCAAACAAACATCACTTATGTTAATAACCTGTAACGCACTTACAGGTTTTTTCGTATAGTACCATATAAACCAAAACAAACAATATGAAAATAGTATATTCTACACTCTATCTTTTGAAAGATAGTCATGGTAATATGACCAGCACAGTTGCTGAGGATAGTTCTAATACAGTTCAAATATGCGGAATGAAAGATGCAGATGGAAAGGATGCGTATTTTGAAAGTTCGGCTTATCATCTCGGAACTTTTTGTGATACAAACAAAATAGAATTAAAAGTAATTAAGCGTGAAGAAGATTTTGATAAACTTTGGGAAGAAGCAAAATAATGAAAGAGACAGAACAAAAAATATCAAAAGAAAAAATCGAATGGGTAAAAACCTATCTCGCTGTATTTGCTAAAATGTACAAACTACAAACAAGCAAAACTTTAACTTCGGTTGACCAAATCATCAAGTTAATTTCTAGTGGAGAATTTACATTTGACGATGTGTTTGAAACGTTTTTATGTCAATGTTTGGATACAAACGCAAGTAAGACCGAACAAATATTTTGGGAAGACAACATGAGTCTTTTTTATGTTGAGAATTATTTTCCTAATGACAACAAGAATGTAGGCGAAGGTGCATGGATAAAAATTCGTACCGAAAATGGTTTTGAAGTTCACTATGCAAAAAAAGCGAATCGTAAACGTCGTTATAATGAGGAATACGAAGCAGCTCAAAAGAAATATGCAAAACTTTTAAAGGTTACTATTGCAGAACTTGAGGACATGACAATTCCTTATAGTGAAAAGAAAACTGATGAAAAGGAAAGTAAAATCAAAAAAACGGAACGACAAATGTATGAAGCTGGGGTAAGGATGGCATTGTTGTTACCTGTGTACGAAGTAAAAATCATGCGCACCAAAACTGTTGCGGAATATTATTTACCTACGCAATATGAACTTGTAACTGATATTGATGAGTTCTCTGATGCTTATATCAACCAAATTCCGGGTGTGAATATCAAATCACTTTATAGTGCAGCAAATAAAGATGCAGTATTCTATTTACAAAGCAGAGGTATTTCAAAGAAGGTAGCAGAAATGATGGCAGCATTAAAACAAACATACTTCAAAGTAAACATGGAAGAAGCAATAAATGCTTACAATGATTTCCTAAGAAAACACGTACAAATTGTAGAAACCAATTAAGATAAACGAAGTCTTTGGAATAAGCTATAAACGCTAATACTAAGGACGCGACAACTAAAAAGGTCGAGAACGATTCCTTATAGACTTCACAAAAGCCCTCACAGAAATGTGGGGGTTTTTGCGTTTTTACTGGGCGAGGAAGATTTTTCCCTGGGGACCGGAGCCGGCTGCAGCTGGAGCGTTTTCCTTTATAACCTGATATACGAAAACTCCGAATTGTTTTCTGCCAACCGAATTATGAAAAATAGTTTGGATTTTACTTGCTAGTGTAACTCCTTTTTCTTTATATTCGTATAGTACATAAACAAAAGGTAAACATGAGTCAAAACGCGAATTCAGAACCATTTCGTACCCATATAGTAAAGGGACGTTTAAATATCAATCCGAACAATGATATGGTTAAGCATTGGTTATTTGATGCTGATGTAAAGAACGAACAAGAGTGTTTAAAGGCCGAGAATGAAGCAGAGCTTGCCAACTCTATGGCAAAGGTATGTATTGACAATGGGATGAATGCAAATGATTTACAGCATCTTTTCCCAGCAGTTCTAAGGATGCTAAAGTCTAAATCTAATTGGACAAAATAAGTGTAACGTAGTGTTTTGTAAAATCGTATAGTACAGTATAACCAACCAAAACAAACTATGGAAGATATTTTTAATATAATAGAAGAAACTGTAAAAGAGGAAAATCAAAGTGTTGTTGTTTTAGACACAACTAAGCCTAACAGTATTGATAACGAAAGTGAGGATACAATTATTATCCCTTTAGCTTATCAAATCATTACCACAAAAGATAATCAACCTACCGGAAAAAAGGATACAATCGTTGACACGTACTTATGCGACCGTGCTAAAGGAATTGTTCCAAAAGAAAAAGCACAAAAGAAAGCCGACATGATGAAAAAAGTATTTCAAAAGAACACTTATTTTGTATTGGCTTCTTATAGTGTAATTCGTCCAAATCAAAAGGCTTTTACTAAAGATGAAATAATCTACCAAACCAAATAATATGAAGCAGTTAAAAATCAGTCCAAAAAAGGTACTTCCTTTTATAGTGTGTGCGCTTATAATTTTATTATCAGGTTGCGCTGATGTGTCTCATGTAGAACAATGTTTACCGGTTGCGGAACATACATATGGGTTTTGGGGTGGTCTATGGCATGGTCTAATCTGTTTCTTTTCATTCATTGGGGAGCTTTGCTCGAATGATATTGCGGTGTATGCCAAGAATAATAATGGTGGCTAGTATGACTTTGGGTTTATTTTGGGCACAGGTGGTTTTGGAAAAGGTCTTAGTTTATTATTGTAACATTCTCCCTTAAAAATCGTTTTATAGATATGAGCAAAATCTTAATAATTATATTCAAAGGGTTAGCGTTTTTCCTTATCCACATACTGATAACTCTCCCTCTACTCACTTATATCATACAAGATATAATTAAATTGTATGAATTAAGTCTCTTGTATGATTTAAAAGACGAAACAGTATATGGCGCATTGATATTAATATCAATCATCAAACTGAAAGTTAACAAGGGATACATTCTCACAGCTAAAGATGAAGAATCAGATGAAGACAAATATGGTATGCCAAAAACTGTTCAGTATATTTTAATGTTACTTTCTTATATTATTGTGATGTTGATTTTGTGGGGAGCGGCATATTTTGTTCATTATATTAAACATTTTTAAAACATGGAAAAAGAAACTTTAATGGCCAAATTTAATAAGGCTCCAGCATTGATACAATTCATTATATGGTTCATATTTTGTTACACGGTGTTTTTTATTGCTTGGAGTCTTGTAGAAATGAGAACACAAATGTTGAACAAATTAGACTCAGACCTTACATCAACTATCATATCGGTCATCCTTGCATTAATGTTTACTATAATGCAACACCAAATGAAAAAGTCTAAAAGATTTTGGGAAACGTTACGTGAAATAGAAACAGAGGTAACTAACAGTACTACCGCTGATGAATTAAAAAGTTTAAGAAAGAGATTGCGTACACTTGCCAATACAGAAGTATATCATATTATGATTATGGAATGTAATAAGGTTTTTACAATCATTGATACTCGGTTGAGATACGAATTTAAGGAATCGGAATGAATAACGAATTATATCAGCAACTCTACAACCTCTTTATGTCATATAAAGGGGTTGGTTTCGTTTCACTCCAGTATAAGAATAAACACGGAGAGTTAAGTAAACGTTTATTGAATGTTGGTGCAAATTATGATAACGCAAAGAAGTCTGATTTAAAATTATTAGAGAATGGAATTGAATACGTTCCTTCTAACGACTATACTCAAGCAGATTGGAATACAGCACTGATGGAATTAAAAGAGTCTCTCACAACTCCTAATGCAGTTTTATCTCAAGCACAATCGAATGCTTATATGCACTTTAATGATTATAATTACAGTATTAAATATAATTTCGAACAGAAAGAAATTTATTTATTCGCTAAATCAGAGAAGAAAGAAGTGTTACAAGCTGGAACAAAGAAAGAAGTAAAATCCTCACCAAAAACCCTAGCCAAAAAAGCTATCGGTGAATTTCTTAAGACAACTAAATTTCGTACATTCATTTTAAAAGGTGTGCGAGGTACTGTAAAAGTTAATGGACAAACATTGGACATTATAGTCGATTAATAATTAAATAATATTTTTTAAAAGCCACTCTGTAATGGGGTGGCTTTTTTTATTTCACCTGGCGGAATTCTTCCCTGGTCCCAGCCGGCGTGCAGGCAGCGGCTGGTTTTTGGTTTTGTACTGATATACGAATAGTCAGAATAAGTTTCTGCCAAACGAATAGGTTTACGAATGGTAGATTTGTAATTGGATTTTTCGTATATCAATTATAAGTTAAAAAACGACGAAAGATGTCGCCGGCTGGAAGGCCAGCTGAAGAAGCTGGAACATAGACACAATGTCTATGTAACACAATACAATCCTTTTCCGTATAGTACGCAAATGGGATGGCTAGAAGATAAACAAAAAGTATTTTTAATTAACCTAACAACTTATAACGTTTTTGAAGTTGTTATCCATAACCTTGAAAGTAATCAATATATTCATTTCGGAAAAGACGAAGTTAAAGAAGTAGCTTTTTACAGAGCAGGACACAATGTATTGTTTGAATATGATTGTACTGTAAATTATCCTAATGAACAATATATGCACAAATGTCGTTGGGGTCGTCCTGATGTGGTAGAGTATATGATTTTCACAACCGAGGAAAAAGCCAAATGGTATTTAAAAAACCACATTTTACCATATGACGTACACAAACATTCATTTCAAGCAGATTATCATTTAAAAAAATATATGGAATCGGTATCAAAGATAGAAATAATTGAAAATATCAGTAACGCCATTAAATAAGTTTTCGTATAGTACATTATGCCAAAACAAACCAAACCATTAGGAAAATTAGTATTTAAATTAAAAGACGTTATGCTTTTAGTTAATCATTCTTTATCCTCTAAGAAGTTTTTAGAGACTCTTGGCGAAGCATATATTGGTCTTGAACGCAAGACACAAGAAGAAATTGATAATACAGTTAAGGCAGGGCTACACTTAGTAAAAGACCGTGGCGCTTATTTAATGAGTAACGGAAAGCCTGACTTAATGCGATGGCAAGTAGATAAACAATTTAAGAATAGCCTTAAAGTTGTTTGTAAAGAATATCAGAAGAAATTACTTTTAGATAACCAATATTGGAGAGATAAGTTACCCGATTATGTAGAGGCAAATCAAACGAAAGACCCTGTGGAATTTGCTGCAAGGTTTGGAGGAGAAAAAGAAATACCTTTTCTTAAATATCGTTATGTGATATATGCAAAAGGATTTAATCCTAATGAAGTTGCTTTTGAAGATTGGTATGATAAACTTCATAAAATTTGTGGTGGGGATGATTTTGTGGAACTGCTTGATTATAACATGATTCAAATTATCAAAAAAGCTGATGCTCACAAATTGTGGAAAACTCTCATCATTACAATGTACAAAGATAGTTTCCAAATAGATTTTAATTAAAATTTTTATCTGTAACTTCCCAAAAAATTAAATCGTATAGTACCTTATAACCAAAACAAGCACTATGGAAATTAACAGCAGCTCATTTAAAAAAATCATCGTAAAATCCATTGATGAGGAAAAGAAATTTACCGAGAAGATGATGGAGTTAGAACGACAATCAGCCACCGCAGAGAATCTTAAGGATATAGACTTAAAGATACGTGTTGGGCATGAGAGTGCAAATTTATATCGTAAAATCGAAAACTACACAATGGGTAAAATGATTGCTATGGTAATGGCAGTTGAGGAGTGTCCAAATTTTCAGTATAATTAATTCGCCTAACAAATGAGAAAAACAAATCGTATGCACCGAGCAAGACCACCGACCGAAGATGCGCTTTAAGAAACATATTTTATTTATATAAAACCTCCCAAAGTTAAAAGTTGGGAGGTTTTGTTTTTATGTGTAATACGGTTCCAAAAAAGGTCGTATAGTACACTATGAAAAAGATAATACTATTAACAGTCCTTATGTTTTGCTTTGTCAAATCATACGACGTAATTCAAATTGTAAATCACAAAACTCATTCGGTTGAGAAAAAAGTGGATAAACCTACTTTTAAAGTAACAGCGACCATGTATTATGCCGTGGTTGGTCAATGTGATGATTCTCCTTTAGTAACGGCTTGTGGCTATAAAATCAATCCAAACAAAGCAAGTGAGCATAAATGGATAGCGGTATCAAGAGACCTTTTAAAGAAGTTTAAGTACGGAGACAAAGTCCAGCTAAGTAATGCTGGTGATAAGGATGAAATTTACATTATAGCAGATACCATGAACAAACGTTTTAAAAATAAGATTGATATTCTCGAAACAAAAGGAACACCATTGTATAAATTAACAGATGTTGTTTTAACAAAAGTGTAACACAGATAAACCTTATTTCGTATAGTACAATATGAGCAATCAAATAGATAAAATAGAAAATGCCGAAGACTTACAAGCAGCAGAGGCTAGAATAAAGTTTCTACAAAATTCTTCTGAGTCTATTAGGACTCAATTAAAAGACCTTAGAAAAAAAACAATTCAAAATCTTTTATCTATGTTTTTGCAAAATGTTACGATTGCACCGGAACGTAAAATTGCCATTTTCATAGATGAACAATCTGTGACTGTAAGATATATATGGAATGTAGAAAAATCACATAGCACTGATATGAATTTCCGCATTGCTAAAAAGTATGATGTATTTGAATATTCAGAAATCAGAAATACACTTGCAACAAAAAATAACATTAGTATTAATAGTCCTTATGCGTTTAGTTTTAATGGTTCAGGAATTGATTTATTAAACAGAGAAGGTGAAAGAAAAGATTTTGATATTGTAGAGGAGCATTTAGCTATTTCTACTTACTTGTTGAAAGAATTTAAGTATAATGGTTTATTTGTACAAAACATTACGGAATCTTTTACTGAGATGCGAGTACTGTGGGATGAGTTGGATAATGTTTACTCGGAAGGGAGAAATCTCAACGGAACGATAAGTAATTATAACACTGAACAGTGTCGAGCAGAAGTGTTAAGTGCTGATTATATCAAAGAAGGAAATGTAATTGTCGTTAAATTAAAAAAGAAGGAATTTGTTCATGTTATAGCTTATCATATACTTCAATCAAAAAAGAAAACTTTTGTACACAAAACAACATTGGTTGAGGTAAGATGTGACTTCGGGAGAGATGATAAAACTAAATTTTATTTAAATATTAACTATCGTTCGTCCGATACTCGTCGAGACAAATCACATATTAATAGTTGGTTAACAAGTCATAAAGCGTCGGGAGACGAGATATTAATTTATACAGAGGAAGAATGGAAAGATTACATAGATTTAGTTCGAACTGAAACTGAAAATATTACTCAAAGTAATAAATTAGAAAAACATTATGCAGAAAGGTCGGCATACTATGAAAAGATTTATAAACTTGATAGATAAGTGTAACGTGTCTCCCTTTAAAATCGTATAGTACAACATGAAACAAGCAAACAAAACAAAAATATTAAAGTTGTTAGCTAAACTTTTAGCAGACTATAAAAAAACCAATACTACAGTAATCCAGGAATTTCCTACTGAGGATGAAAAAAAAGAGTTAGCAAAACTCGATGCGGAAGTTGAAAAGTATAAAAAAGATTTTAAGGCATTGCTTAAAGTTGAAAAGAAAAAGATGTTCTTTCTTTTTATGAATCACAAGTCTGGAGAACATGGTTTATCAGCTCATGCTACTATTAAAGAGTTAAAAGCAGAAGTTCAATCGGTTGTTGATTTAATTAAAGATGATGCAACAGAAGCACAATATAATGATGATTGCAACATTGTTGAAGAAATCACAGGAGATGGTGATTTTTATGAATTATCTGATACCACATGGTTTGATGTTTTTGAAGTAGAAGTGTAACGCACAAGAAATAAAAATCGTATAGTACAACATGAAAACAATCACAATAAATAATCTATCTATTCAAATAGATGTTAATGAAGGAGAAGATAATGTAAAGGCAGCCCACGAAGCTATTATGCTCATTAATCAATCATTACAAAGAGAAACTCATGGATTGGGTGCGCAAATTTTAAGTAGTGGTTTGGATGGGTCGGATATTCAAGAAAGTAAAAACGAAGAAGAAGAAATCTAACTTCAAATAAGTGTAACACCTACGAAATAAAAATCGTATAGTACATTCTAAAAGGAACTCAATGAAGAGTCTCGCAAAACGGCCAGCGAGTGTATAAGTGGTCGAAGTAAAAACAAGAAAGAGAGGAAAAAAAGTATGAAGTTCAAAATGCTCATGTTCTTGATGGTAAGTTGCATCTGCATCGCCATCGCCAACACAGACCGGCACACGCCCAACTATGGAATAGAGAATTCCAAGGCTCAGCCCAGTGTGGCAGAGGTAGTTACTAAAGTAACTGCACCTGCCCCAACTACGACCGAAACAAATCGTAAGATTAGGGACGTGGATAGTCGGGATGGCAAAACATCTATTCTACATAAAAACATTACCGCGTGTACCGAAAGTAAAGTTAACCATTACGGCAAAGTTTGTCGAGTCCGGTGGCTCTCCTAAGTAAGTAACAAAAAACAAAAAAAATAATATAAGGCAATATGCCACGAGGTTTTGACCTCAACAAAAGAATTAAGACCGACGCTCATAGCCTCGGTCTTTTCTACTTTAAGTGTAACACTTCTTATTAATTATTCGTATAGTACAATATGAACAAGATAGAATCATTTTTAAATCAAATTATCGCAGAAGCTCGTTCTGATGAAAAACAGTATGAGAACGATAAGACTCCAGCAAACAAAGGTTTGTATGAAGAGTATAAGGCTAAACGAGAAATGTTTGAGGAAATTAAGCGTTTGTTACTTACAAACAAACAAATCTCCCTTACAAAGGAAACTTGTGATTTTGTTGGAGTAATGTTCAGTTCATTTGTAAATAGATTACAAGAACAACAAAAAACAGCCCCGACTCCTGATATAAGAGCGGTGTACGATAAGAATATCAATCAAGGTTATGCATCTTGGAAGGAGTTTGAAGAACAAATGCAAAAATTAAAGAAATAATGGAAAAAGATATTTTAGTTACACAGGAAGGACAGAACGTAGTGGTTCAAATTAAAAGCGAGAAGGCTCGTAAAGCGTTCTACAACAAAGAAAAGAACACTACACCAAAAGCTAAGTTAAAAGTTCTTTCCGAGTCTATTGCAAACATAATTGCTTGGGCTATCATCAATGACCTTACAGTTGAGAGTAAACTGAAAATTGTTTTAAAAGCGAAATAATCTATGAAAATAACATACGTTGGAAATACAGAAGAGTCATATACTATTCTTTTAGATGGTAAAGAACAAGTAAAAGTTTCTTTAGGCGAAGATAGCGTCATAGAACTAGTAAATCAAATAAGAACAGATTTATCTAATAAACAATATGACAATGGAAAACACACCATAGATATTAAAAAATTGGCTGATTGTATTGTTATAGATGTGTATGATTCAGAACTTAAATTTCAGGATGAATTTCATTATTTCTTTTGTGATTATATTTCTTAACTGTAACAATTTAAAAACACTTTTCGTATAGTACCTTATGGAAAACAAACCCGAAACCCCTGAAGAAAAAGTTGAAAGAGAAATCAACGAATACCTGGCCAGAGTGCCAAAAGTACCGGATACATTAGGTGTACTTTAACATTTAAGAGTGAAACAAAAGGAACCACATTTCGTTTAAACTTTAAAAAGGAGCCAAAATGTTAATTGAAATTTTTGATTTTTCTATTTTAAGAAAAAGAAAGCAAGAACAAGAACGCAGAGAACAATATGTTAAAATGATGTCTAAGACTAAAGTACATTTTAACGGTGTGCGTGTAAATGAAGAACTGGTTGGAAAAATCCTATCAGCCAAATCAGACGAGGTCATCACTGAGTCATCATATAAAGTTCCAGTACAAAGTTCAGTAGACCGACCAATGAGTTTTGGTAATAACGTTTTCGCTTGGTTAGATTATATCAGACAAGAAGCTAAAGACATAATGAATAAGAACCATTCTTATGAAAAAAACGAAAAGGATACTGAACATAAAGCAGCTCTTGAAAATGACACCAAGATTCTAACACAGCGTAGAAAATTCTTTCAAGACTTTGGAGTTCTCCCTAAGCAGATGGCTTAAGAGTTTTTTGGTTGATTGAAACTTTTATCGTAGATTTACGTTTCATAATAAACCATAAAATTATAACTATGACTTTCGACAATTATCTGAAAACTTCTGGTATGGGAGCAGTAAAGCAAGCAATTGCTAATGCTCTGTACAAAGACAAAACCTCTGCCGAGGCGCTTCTAAAAATTTTAAAGACCTTCCCAGAAAACCGAGGAAAGAAATCATCCCAGATGAAATCGCACATTACAATGGTGCAAAATGATTTGGTAAAACACGGTCTACTTACAGCTACAAAAGTTACGGCTACTGCTGCTAAGAGTGTAAAATCCACCAAAACAACAGCACCGGTAAAAACCGCCGCCAAAAAAGTAACATTAAAAACTATCTCAAAAACCAAAAGACTCTCCCTAAAGGACGTTAAAACTCTTTTGAGAGGTTCTGGTTTCCGATTGGCCATTACAATTAAGCCGATTCGCAAGACAGCTAAGAAATAAAAATCAAAACCACTTTAACAGAGTGGTTTTTTTGTTTTAGGTGTAACGTGGTTGGATTTTACTTCGTATAGTACGGTATAAAACAAAACAATATGAACAGAACATTCTTTTTTATCATTATCGCTTTAATCATCGCAATTGTGCTTGCTCACGTTTCGTATGGTTTAAAAGCTAAAAGCGAAGGTAAGTCGGTTTATACTATTACAGTATATAATTTTGGTGTAGCGGAAGGAGACACTTATATAACGGACAGTATTATTTCTCAAGACGGAAACAAAATAATGTTTTTTGATATGCTTGGTAGAAAACAAACTGTATCAGGTTCAGGAATAACTGTAACGCAATACTAAATTAAATCGTATAGTACAACATGAGAATAAAGAAAAATAAAAACGGAACATATACTCTTGAAGAAGTATCGTTGGGTAAATTACAAGCAATGGTACGTGGCATTGACGATTTAGAAGAGCTGCATGAAAGACATCATATTTCCATACTTCTTGACGATGTGAGAGGAGCAATTAAAAACAATCCTGATTATATCAAGGATACCAAACAAGCATAACACATTCTAAGATGAAGCCGTAGAATCAGGTAAGTTGCGGACGAAATAAAATTATCCTGTTATCTTAGAATAAATATGGAGAGGTAGCTCAGTTGGTAGAGCAGCGGCCAAGAAAAACCGTGTGTCGGATGTTCGATTCATCCCTTCTCCACAACAAATAATAAAATAAGCAATATGAAAAAAGGATTTTTTGATGTACATGTAAATCATGGAGGAGGTGTAGGATTTTCAGTTTTTATAACTGGTACAGTTGTAAACAATTGGGAAAAACAAGATATAATTGGAATTGCAATTGACCAAGGTAAAATCGAACCTGATGATGACAAGTACGTTGATAACGTAACTGAAATCACAGAAGAAGAATATAATAAAGCAATAAAATAAATATTTTTATTTCCTTGTAACTTTTATGTAACTGGGAACGTTAAAGTAGTAAGTTTGCAAAGAATGTTGGCCGCATGACCGTTCCGGCTACTAAAACCCAAAGGTCATAAATCATGGGACTAAATTGCAAACAATATAAGGAAGTATAGCTCAGGGGTGGTGAATCGAAAGGTTAATCTTTAAGAGCAATGCCCTGAAAAAGCATGTGTCGGAGTGTTCGAGTCCTCCTACTTCCACCACCTAAGTACCAAGCCTAGCTTGTGGAAAAGGAACAAGAAAACCTCAACGGCAGACGTTGGGGTTTTCTTTTTAAATGTAACATCGGTTTAATTTATTCCGTATAGTACGTTATGAGAAAACAAACAGAAATCGACAGGATGATTAAAGCTCTTTTAAAACAAAGAGAAGCATTACCTGAAATAAATTTTTTCAATGAAAATAATCATATTCTGATTGATACTCAAATTGAAATCCTGGAAGGTAAAATCCTTTCAGAGGACGAAGTTTATGATAGAGAGGATGAGTTCTCGGAAGGTCAACCTTCCGATGTTTGTCAAGCATTTGATTGGTTACATGAAAGGATAAAGGATGAAGATTTAGTGGATGCAGAATATTTGGAAAATATTGAAGAAGAAGAAACAAAACCTAAATTAAAAGTTTGCAGTAAATTGTGCGGAGAATGTCCTTTCAGCAATAAATCAATAAGAGGCTGGTTGACAGACTATACTATTGAGGACATCAAAACATTTCAAAGAAATGATGGATTATTTCCATGTCATAAAATGGTAGAGGGCGATGGTTTATCTCAAGCAGAGGTTTCTAAAGCAATTGAAGCTGGTGAGATGAAAATGTGTCGCGGATATGTGGAGTCGATTGTAAAGTCAGCTAAACTGCCACAGAAAGGTTCAGCGTTGTATGAAGCATATCTTACAGTAAAAGCAGAAGGTACATCAGAAAAATCAATGACCATCTGGGATTTTGAAAAACACCACACTGTATTTCAGGAAAAGAAAAAGAAGTAAAGTATTACTTTAAGTAAAAACCTTTATCGGCTGAAATACAGAATCTAAAGAATTTTAAGTAAAAAAACTCAAGATAACTCTTGGGTTTTTATGTTTTTTGTACTAAGTTTGTATCATAAGTAGCTTTCACAAGCAGCTTTTTTTGTTTTGGTAATGGTAAAAAGCTCAATCTATAAACGGTTGGGCTTTTTGCTTTTCCAGATATCTGGTCGCTGGCCCTGAAGATATCCCGGTCTCTTCAGGAAGGCTGGTACCTTTTTTATTACGCAGATATACGATTAATCAAAATAGAATTCTGCCAACCGTTCTGTTCTTAGATAAATCTACCATTCCCATAAAATGATTATATTTGCATGGTATAAAAAACAAATAAATTCAATTCTGCAGGTCCGGATGTGACCAGGGATATCCGGGTCTCCTGGTTCCAGATATCTTCAGAACTGGTGGCGTAGATATGTGTAACTTGCTTTTTATATTTATCGTATAGTACATAAAGAGATACAGTATGAGAAAGAAAGTATTCGTAAATGGTTTTGAGTGGTGGATAGATACAGTAAAGTATATTATCTATGAAACTTCAACCTCAACAGAAGGAACCAGCTTGTTCTCAAATTTCTTAACTGGAAGCGAAAGAAAACAATTTTATAATAAATTACGTTATGACAGGTAAAATCCTCCCAATCGTAGGTTACGGTTCTCCTATCTTAAAAGAGATGTGTGTAGAGGCAGAAAATAATCCAGAGACTCTGAGTCTTGTGGATAATCTCCTTGCCACCATGTATGGATTGGGAAGCGCAGTAGGTTTAGCAGCACCTCAAGTAAATTCCAACTCAAGAATATTTGTGATGTGTGTACAAGGTGAGGAAACAGTAATGATAAATCCGGTTGTTATTAGTCGTGGCGGCAAACAAAAATCTGAAGAGGGTTGTATGAGCATACCCGGCCTTAATGGAATTGTTCCTGATAGAAATGAAATTATGAACGTTGAATATTATGATTCAAAGTTTAATAAAAAGCAATTGCGCTTAAGAGGATTCGCTTGTATTGTATTTCAACATGAGTATGACCACCTCAACGGTATTTTATATACTGATAGGATGACCAAGGAAGGCAGAGAGAAGATCGCTGACCAGTTGGCTACTCTTGAAAAAGGACATACGAGAACACATTACGATATGATTTTCCCTAAAACCGATATAATTCAAATAAAACTATAATGAAGGATTTGACAGTTAATGCCGTAAAACAGTTTATTCAGGCAAATAAGCTATGCGAAATAGAAGTGGCCTCAGTACTTGACAAAGATATTAACAAGTCTCTGAGAGCCGTTGTGTCTCCCTTTGATGGTTTTAAATACCATGAGACCAAGTTCAGGCTTTATAATCAAAAGAAGCTCGTTAAAGAATATTCAGGAACCGAGCTTGAGCAAGCAGTAAAAGCTTTTAACGAAATAGTGTAACGCAATTCTCCCTTAAATCGTATAGTACAACATGGAAGAAAATTCAAACCTAAAAATAGTTCAACGTTTATTAGAACTTTCCAGAAATGAACCTGGATATAATGAGGAACGTCCAATGTTTCCGAGAGAATATAAACAGGAACAGATATGGCTTGCAAATATTTTAAGTGATTCTCTTCATAAAGAAGAAAGGAATTTTAAAGCCATTTTCACTATGGCCGTCGCTGAATATAAAATGAATTTAAAAAAAGGAAAAGGCTATGGATGGTTTAATTCCGGCACAGCAGAAAAATTAGAATGGTCAAACACACATATTAACCAAATGACATATGCTATTTATGGTGAAAGATTTGAAAGACCACTTCGTTTTAAATCATCACTAAAAAATAAAGCCTATAAGGATTTTATTAATCAAATTGACCGTACAGTCTTAATGACACCTAGGCAACTTAAAAAACATAATTCTGATATAAACAGAATTTCTAAGGAATTAGTGAAAGAAATTTTAGCAAAATCCAAAAAAGTGTAACACCAATTTAAACAAAATCGTATAGTACAACATGGGACATAAAACTCAAAATATTAAGCTAGTTTTCATTGGAAAAGAATTGTATGTAAGTGCTTACGAAGCGAATAAACGTTACCCATTATTCAGCGATATTGGATTTTATTATCAAAAAACTAATAAGGATTTTGAAATTCAAGTAAGAACAAATATAGGCTGGGATAAAGCAACTGCTAAAACTTCTGAAGAAGCTAAAGAAAAATTAATAGAACTTTACGAAGCTTATCAAAATCGCTATCAATATCACCTTGCTAGTCTTTTTAAAACACACAAACCTAAAAACATTAAGGTTTCTATATTAAAAGCGTAACACAGTTTTAAATAAAATCGTATAGTACACAAACAAACAATAAAACATGGGATTTTTTAGCTGGAAAACGTCAGATACAAGAAAAAGTGTTCCGAATATTCATTCATCTCGGAAAGCATTCACTATACATATGATTACAGAATATGGTCAGGTTTTTACAGAACCGGCCTATGACGGATATGGTGAGTTTGGCGGAATGGATATTTATGTTCTTATTGCTGAACTAAATGGTATTGAAGGAGCAAATAATGATGAAAAAAGAATTAAAGCAATTGATTTACTTCATAAAACTATTCTCACTGATGGAGAAAAGGTATTAGAATGTGGTAAGGATTTTACAAATTGGGGTACACCCATAAAAGGTTTTAATAAAACCGCTAATGAGTTGGTAGAAGCAGGATGGACAAAAGTTTATCCTAATGGATATGGCGACTTTAACGCAGCAGCGAAGAAAGGAATTAGCTTACCAAAATTGGTTCAAACACTTCCAAGCGCCGATTCAAACTGGAAAGAATTTTGGGATAAATTACCTTATCCGAAAGATTGTGAAAATCAAGGATATTTTTATTAAGCTGTAACGTAGCAATTTTAAAGTTCGTATAGTACAACATGGCAAAGAAGAAACCACTAGAAACATATAAAGCAGGTGATAAGGTTAAAGTTAATCGTGGTGGTTCCGGTAATGGAATACAATTTTTAACTATTAAAGATGGATTCGTTACGGATAATTGTAATGGTTATAAAGATTATAACTTTGAAGAGTTAGATGAAAAAATAAAAATGTCTGAATATGATATTCGTCCAATTAGTCAGTCGGATTTAAAACTCAAAAAACTTTTTGAAGAACACAAAGCTGATGAATTTGAATTTGATTATGATGACATCAATCGTTCTTTCTGGGAATCTCAAAAAGACAACATAAAGAAATCTAGAAATTATATAGATAACGTTTTACATCCATATTTGACAGAATACAAAAATGTACTTTCAGTTGAAGAGATGGTAAATTGGGATACCTATTATAAAAAAGGTATGCACACAAAAAGCCGTTACATTTTTATTATCCCACATCCACATTTGAATATAATTGTTTTTCAAGGAACTGGTTATATTGATATGATTATCACCGCTCCAGAAGAATTGGAATCTCCTAAAAGAAGTAGAAAATTACATTTATTTTCACTAGGAGCAGAGTACACGGATGAAAAATATGTGGATGTAATAAAAGAAGTTACAAAATTGATTATCGCAGATTTTGAGAAAGGAATGCAAAAGCATTATTGTTCTTATCATATAAATCCTGATTATAAATTATTAAAAAAATTAAAAGTTTATAAACACATAGGTTTACACGGCGATTATAATGATTATCAAAATATGCCTTCCTCTCATTATGTGTATGTATTACGTGAACTAAATTATTTGAAACATTACGCATTTAATAAAGGCTTTGAATAACTAACTGTAACACCAATAAATTAAAAGTCGTATAGTACAATGCAAATGGATTCAAATACAATCATATTTCATAAAGCCACAAAAACTGCCGACTTTCCTTATTTACGTGATACAAAAGAGGCTTACGAAAAAGATAAGGATTTTACTCTTTTTGAAATAGGGGATACAGTTTCATTTATTTCTAATACACAACTTGGAAGTGAACACGGAATTAAAAAAACAGGGATAATTACAGCTACTGGATGGTCAACAAAGTCTCCACGTTCATATCCGATTGTTGGTGTTAAAGTTGAGAATGAGCAATTCGGTTCAACATTAAAATATAATCATGAAATTTTTCCACAGTTTTTAATTAAAGAATAATGATAGAATTAACCAGCAATAACAGCGACGAAAAAGGAAAGACAAAACTTTACATTATCGGCGCAGGACTTGAAAGTGCAGCACTTGGTAAAATGGCAGCATTACACATGGATGTTGCCAAACATGAAATTATCATTGTAAATTCCATTGAGGATGTAAACACAAAAGAAGGTCTTACATTAACCGCTGATGACTTAAAAAGTATGGATGTAAAAAGAATCGCATCGGAGAACTTAAAGACATTCGGTCCACCTCCTATTGTTTTAAAAGCACTATCAAGAGAAGATACAGTATTTTACCCTTCAATAGAAAATAACCCCTGGCCATCGAAGAAAGGCCGCAAAAACAAAAGACGTTGGTAGTGTAACGTCTTTTTTTTATTTAACGTATAGTACATTATGGATAAAGAATATAATAAAGCATATATCACAGTTAGAAGCGAAAAAGACCAAGAAGGTAAGCAATCATTTACTATTCAATGGAAATCAAATCAGGTAGGTTATTATAGAAATCTAACAGGATATTTTGGACAAGGATTCCGTGCAAATTTGGAAGAACATTTACAGCGACTCAAAGATATGAATAGGGAAATTGTTTTTATAAAAGAAGAATTGAAAAATCCGCACATTAATCTAAAAACTGGACTATTAATATAACGTCTTTTTTTTATTTAACGTATAGTACAACATGAAAAAAACAAAAACAACATTTTTCGTATATAAAAAAGGAAAGCTTTATTTAAGCATAGACAAAAATCCAGAACCAGGAAAAATGTTTGTTTATAATTTTGTAAAAGACATTGATAAAGCAAGTTATTGGGAAAAACAGAAGGATGCTAAAAGCTGGTATTTAGAAGAGAAATATCCGGATATAGAGTTAATTCCTTGTGGATTAATTGAAAAAAGAAAAACCAAAAAACTGTAATAGAAGTTATTATTAACTCGTATAGTACATTATGGCAAGAAAAGGTAAATTTAAAGGAATTTCATTAGTAGTCTTAGACTGCAAGTCTGGACAAATTCATTCCGGCACATTAGTTTATAAGAAACCTAAAGGTAAATATGATTCAGACATTGATTATTATCTTGTGATTGATAATCCAACTGACTATGAAAGATTATTATTTAGAATAAATTTTAGTTTAAGCACACAGGTAGATAAAGCCTATGAACGTTTTATAAAAGATAAAAAAGAGAAACCCTCTTTAATATTTTATGAAGTTGAGTGCAGCAAAAAAGATTTTATAGACCATAATCACGACAATAATCACTCAGTCATTCTTTTTTCTAGTGTAGAAAAAGCACAGGTTGTTGCAAAAGAATGTTTGTTACCAAAATTAATTAAAGAACACACATATCAAACCGAACAAACAGGGAAGAAATATTTTGAAATGGTTGATAGTTTGAATAACTTAGAAACTTATTTTAAAACCCTTTAATATGCACATAATAGGTCTAATATTATTAATCATGATAGGAGCGTTTGTATTTGGAGTAATACTACAACCGTTAATAATGAAGTTTATAAAAAAACATTTTGTTCATTGGCTCCACAGTAATTTGAAACGTTTTGAAATAGAATTCAGGATAGAATTTTATAGTCAACCCAGCATACATCATTTAGGTGAACAAGGTATATTAGTAAAAACCGACCCAATCAAAGTTCAGGTTGATGCAGAAACTCAAGATGACGCATTAACCATTGTAGATTTAATTGTGAAACAAGAAATAAAATCCGAACTCATAAACATTAAAGAAATAAGTAAAATATAATGTTTTCAATAGGTCAAAAATTTTATGCTATTCAAGTTGGTAGTACTAACATTCGTGAGTGGGATATAAAAAACATTTTACAAGTTAGTGATACCGAAACTTTATTACATTTTGGTCATTTAAAAGATAAAACAGTTATGTTTGGAATATCTACAAATAAAATTGTTGTTGACCCTAAATTGCTTTATGTATATAAAGTGAATAATATATTTCAAGTAAAATCTTTTAATCGTAATGAAGGACATAATAGAGGTTTTTATATTTTTAGTTCCAGAAAATTAGCAGAGGAAGCAGTTGTGAATTTCTTTATACCTTTAAAATTAGCAATTAAAAATGATGAAATTGATGGATTGCGTGAGAAACACTTTAAGGCTATAATGGAATCGGAAGCCATTTTAGAAGAATTAAGAATTGCAAAAGAGAATTTAAACAAATTGTAAAACGATATAAGATGAAAAAGAAAATCAAAGAAGCAAAAAACATTTGGGCGGAAATTCGCACAAATTATGTTGATGAAGAAACTGGAATTACACACGTTGATGCTTGGACAAAACCTGATGATGATGAAAATGGAACAGTAATTGCCACCATTGACGATAAAGGTAATGTCACTTATAAGGATGAACGAGCCAAAGCAGACAAATATGCTCAAGAAGAAATTCAAGCCGCAATACAACGTATAGAGGATGCTCGACATGAACTTGTGGATAAAGTAATTGAGCGTTTAAAATTAGACTTCCTCCAAGAAGATTACACAGTAATAGATGAATTGCTTGTACATAATGTTTCCATGAGTGCATTGCGAAATGTTTTACCTGAAGATTAAACATAATCGAATTTTATAAAAGCCTCACAGAAATGTGGGGCTTTTTTATTTCCTGGAAGCGGCGGAATTTCCCTGGTCTTCACGGGCCGGCGACATCTCTCGCCTTTTTTACACTTATAATTGATATACGAAAAGTCAGAATAAATTTCTGCCAATCGAATGATAAAACTTATATCTTTGTTTGTTTGGTGGTGTAACGTTAGAAGAATAAACATCGTATAGTACAGTAAATAAAGAATCAATGAGCCAAAGTAGAAAATTTAAAATAGACGGAAAGGAAGTTTTTCAAGATAATGCAAGCGCATCCTTAATGCAAATTTTAAAAGAGATTGACAGAGACAAACGTAAAAAAATGTTAGCTGAAATCGAAGTGCTTACTACCCTTGAAGAAGTTGCGCAGATATTGGCTAAACAAGAACATTCAGAAAGATGTACGAGCGTTGCATCCACATTTTTATGTAGACGAGTAGAAGAAATTAAAAAACAAAATAATGAGAAAAAATAAAAAACCAGTTGAATTAACTGAATCAGATTTAGCAGCTTTAAAAAACGGTCTTAGTGCTTTTGCTAAAACTCTTGTAAAAGAAATTGAGGATAATGGCGGAAAGATTCCGAAGAAGCGTTTAGAAGAGCATCGAAAGTATTGCAAGAAACATGATTTAATGTAGTTATTAACTACACATTGTGTGTAACTCAGGATTAAATAAAATCGTATAGTACATTAAGAAAAAGATATGCCAAACTGGTGCGAAAATAGACTTACAATAACATGTGCAGAGAACACTAAAGCAGCTCTTGCTCAACTTGCACAATTCATCTCTGATGTTAAAGAAGAAGGACAAAAAGTAAAGATGGAGGATGCGGAAAAGTTAAGACAGGATTTTATTGAAAGTAATTTTGATGAGAAATATCGTGATGCCCTTGATTCTTATACGGCACATCAAGAAATGGACATTAGTAAATTTATGACACAGGTTTGTTATTTTGAACAAAATGATAATATATTTCAATCTAATCACACTGAATTTTCTATGCACAAACTGTTTCCTGTTCCTATGGATTTATTAAATCCAATTCTTGATAAACCGGCAGAAAGTAAAAAACTGCGTGTAGAACTCCAAAAAAAATATGGTTTTGAATCTTGGTATGACTGGAGGATAGCGAATTGGGGTACAAAGTGGGATGTTAAATGTAATCAAATTGATGGATACCCTTTTACAAAAGAATATATTACGTATTACTTTGATACAGCTTGGTCGCCTCCTACTGAGTTTTTAAAAGAGATTGCTCCAAAATATCCACTATTAACTTTCTTTCTTGGGTATGAAGAGCCGGGAATGGCCTTTCAGGGAGAACTCCAAATTACTAAAGGTGAAGTAGATTTTGAAACTCAGGAAGATATGGAATCTGATTTTGAAGATGACGATGAAACAACAGAAGATGATACATTATTAGAATAAAAAACAAAGATTATGAATGCAAAAAAAATAACAGTTGGTAAAAACGAGGCAGGGATGTTCGAATACCAGGATTCAAAGAAAGCAATTGAAATGGGAGACACAGCATATGTTATCCAGAGGGAGAATATAGCGACCGAGGAAACGGAAACTCTTTATTTTGAGAAGCAAGAAAATGTTCGATAAGTGTAATACCGGTTTAAGTTAATTCGTATAGTACATTAAGAAACAAATTTTAATATGCACTTTCCAGTTTTAATATTCCATGAATCATTTCAAGTTGATAACTTGCTGGTCAAATACTATCAGGATGCTGATGAAGATGATGGTGGGGTAATAGAATTTGTAAAATCCATTAGTGCAAAAGAAGCCGAAAAAAACTTTAAAAAATACTTAAAGAAAAATCCACAAGATGCAGACAAATATGATTCTTTAGATTCGTGGATGAATGCTGAGGATGGATATGAATTAAAAGACGGTCATTATGGTTATACAACCAATTTACTTGGGTTGTATGATTATTATGAAATAGGAGGTCGTTATGCCAATATTTTACCAGATTTTTCAGAGGAAGAAGAATTGGAAAAACTCGTTAAGAAAGCTTTAAATTTAAAAAACAAAAAGGTATATGAAACTTTTAGAGATGATATGCCTAGATATGTTGAGTTAAGTGAAATGCACTTTAAAGCAGCCGCAGTTGAATTACAAATTGGTGGCACAAATTCTATCTTAGTATCTAACAATTTAACTCCAGACACTATTTTAGATTATATTACATCTTGTTTTAATGTAAGTGGTGGGGAACAAAATACACGTACAGAAATTTTTGATAAATTTTTTGAAAATATTATTTTAGAAGAAAATGCTCTTAAAAAAGAAGAACTTATAACTGGAATGAAATTACAAAAATTTATTGACCTTTATAATTATTATGCAAATCTTAATAAAAAGGAAAAAGATTTTGTTTAACTGTTGTCGATATGCACACATAGTGTAACGCCGTTCTCCATTAAATCGTATAGTACCTTATGAAAAAGAAAGTCACACAATATATATTACAACATGGGAAAGTAATTTTCTCAAGCGATGACGGAGTATCAATTCCAATATTGTGGAACAATATTACCGGTAGAAACTTCGTAGGTAAAGATATTACCGGTGCTTCTTTAAAAGACCAATATGTTCCTTATTTAGAAAATATGAAACGTACAGCAGGACTACCTTCTGGATATATTCAATATTTTAAGAAGGCTGGTCATATGTCTGAAGAGTTTATGGTTCCGGATTCTATGAATATGGAGACGCGTAAAATCGAAACAGAAAACGGAGGAACATCCATTTTATTTAGAGAAGCCACAAAGTTCTCTGATATTTTTATAGCAGACGAAAAAGGACCACATGGTTATGGATTGCCTGGAAAATTCAGTTTAACTGAAGAAGCTCTCAAACAAGTTCGTAGTTGGCACTGTGTTCAATGGGGACATTCATATCATTTTAATACACATGATGATAAGGATGGATTTTACAGAATTTATTTAAAAGCAGACCAAATCATAGCAAGCACGTTATTTGCGATAGTGGAGATTGGTTCAGTACCTGTTGAGAAAGAGGAAGAAGAAAATACTGAAGATGAGGTTATAACAGCTCCGGTAGTTGAAATGCAGACAACAGAACCACTTGCTGCAATGGATGTATTCAAACAATGTACACTTGAGAACGGTGTCGTTCGTCTCCCTAATATTAAGTTAGATGCAAAAGTCTATAACGACGTAAAAACCATTCTAACAAAGAATGGTGGCCAATGGAAAGGCGGCAAGACTCAAGGATTTATTTTTGGTTTTGACCCAACAAATATCTTTCTACAACTTCAAGAGGGAGAAAAGGTAAACAACAAAAAGAAATACCAGTTCTTCGCAACTCCTCGTAAGTTATCTGAGCAGCTCGTAGAATTAGCACAACTAAAAAATACAGACCGTATTCTAGAGCCAAGCGCCGGACAGGGAGACATTATCAATGTTATAGAAATGGAGACAGGAGCAACTGTAGAATGTTTTGAGCTGATGCCTGAAAATGTTTCCATATTAAAAAAACGTACAGCCGCCATTTTACTTGGAGATGATTTCTTAAAATCTAATGCCAAAAATTGTTTTGATAAAATCATTGCCAATCCACCATTCACAAAGAATCAGGATATTGACCATGTAAAGCATATGTACACTCACTTAAAGAAAGGTGGACGTTTAGTTTCTATTATGAGTACAAGTTGGGGAAATGGTACACAGAAAAAACAAATAGAATTCCGAGACTGGTTAAGAGAAGTAGGAGCAATCATAACAGATGTGGAAGCTGGAATGTTTAAAGAAAGCGGAACAAATATCGCAACTGTAATCGTTGTGATTGATAAAGTGTAACATCTAAGAATTTTAATTCGTATAGTACAACATGAAAACAATTAAACATAATAAAACTCCAAAATTTTCTAATGGTGATTTACAAAAAGAACTAGAAAAGATTAAAAGATATGATTCTTTAAAAATTAAAAAGGATGAGTATAAAGATGAAAATACTACAACATATACTGTTGAAGTAAATGATAATTCTTATTTATATGCAAATTCTAAAGAAAGAAATTCAGACCTTAATTTGTTAAAAACTTATTTTAAATAACATGAAGAAAGTAGTTTTAATAGTAGCATTAATGTGTATCTCCAGCATAGGAGTTTCTCAGACAGCACAAAAATCTATTAAAGATAGTACAGACAATTACGTTCCGTGTACTGATTGTTTTGAATCCTATAAGACCAGGACAGAACCAAATCAAACTCAAATGGCAACTCCAAATCTGAATTTAAATAACACAGAACGAAAGATATTTGGAGAGTTAAGCCGTCCGGTCAAAGTTGTATTAGCAACTGTTGGTGCTATATTTATGGTAGCACTCGTAACCAAAACAACAAACATGACAAATGCAATTACCTTTGAATAAAATATTAATCATATTCATTTCCTTATTATTAGGAGGAGCATGTACATCAACAAAGATGGCTTTTACTCCAGCTATTCAGAAACAAAATGATTTTTCTGAATCTACTCTGAAACACATTCAGTTTTACACCTCAGAAGAAATCATTTTATATAACTCAAAGGAAGCCGAAGGAGTATCTGTATCAAATGGTAAAATCCTTTTGAACAGCGATAAGGAATTTGAGAAAATAGTAATACCAAAAAATACTCCTTGCGTCTTAGAACGAATGGTCAGCCAAGATAAACTGATATTAAGTTTTGAATACGGAAATGGAAAGATATTGTATTTTACAAATAATAATAACGCTTATTATAGTTTATCCGCAACCGATTGGGCAGGCGGAGTAGGTAGAGTAAAATACGTAAACAAGTTTTACTACACAAATGCTGGTACTGTTTTCTTAACTGTTAAAACTAAGAATTTTAATAGAATAAGAAATAAGCAAAGAATTGTTTCAGGAAGAAAAATCTAGGCAAGAAAAATAGCAGAAAAATACTAGAATATTTTCTACACATCGGGCAGGATTTTACCGAGGCTTAAATCTTTAGTTTAATACACATAATGCAACTTTCTAATAACTAGATAGTTGCATTTTTTCATTTTGTGGCACGATGTTTTCTAATAGATATACTATACCATCTATTTAAATTCCTTTTATAGCTATGCAAAACAGGCTCTTACCGAAAATAAATACAGGGTATACATACTAAACATAAATTTGCATTAATAATCAATTAACAAACAAAAAAATGACAACAAAAAGAAAAATCAATGTAGGTAACGGTAGCAGAGCAGTTTCATCAATAAACAAGCTCGTTGACGTTTGTGAGAAGCAGGAAAAAACAATCCATTCCCTTTTGGACATTATTCGGGCTAATAGCTCGAAACTCATTGCTCCGAATGGTCACAGTAGTCCAATACGAATTAAACGCTCCTATCGCAAATCTGCGCCAGTAGACCGTAATTCAAAAGAAGCCTTGGATAAAGAATTTAAAAAATTCAAATACGAATTATTCCTGGATGGCTTAAAACAAATTGGTCGCCCAGCCATGACCAAAGAAATCGCTCAAAGGCTAATTAAAAACCCACAATTTAAAAGTATCACAAGAAACAAAAAGAGATTCATGCAATTTCTTTATTCAAGCGTTTCTCACTTTGTAAAACAAGGAATTCTTAAAAGAAAACCAGTTGGAGAAAAGAGTTATGAATACTCTTTAAAAGGTAAATACGCTTTAGCTGCTTAAAAATTAAACACTTTATTTTAAACACACAAGATTAATCGTCTTGTGTGTTTTTTTTTTGTCTGGATACCGGGTTATCCAAGAGCCAGCCGGGTGTTGGCGAAAGTCTATAGTTTAAACTGGAGATAAAATACTGGTAATCAATTACTTTTAAAAATGAAGATATCTTTTAGGCTGTAGAACAACTGCAGATAGACTGCACTCCAGGGGGAAACCCCTACTATAGATAATTTTAATGTTATTATATAGTTATACGATTATTCATACTGTAAATCTGCCAACCGTAAAATCCCTTGTAAATCAAGCAGTAAGAGATTGTTAGAAAAATTTTGTACAAAAATTTCGAGATACAAAAGTGTTTCTGGGCCTTTGGAATTATCCCGGACCTGGCTGATATCAACCAGGCTCCAGTTCTTTTTTAATTACAGGTAGTGTAACACCATTAATATATTCATCGTATAGTACCTTATAAAAACAAACACATGGACAAATTCTTATATATTGACGAAGGACAAGATAACGGTACTCTTTTAGCCCAAGACGGCGGCATAGCTATTATATGGTATAATGAAGAACATATGGTTGCGCAATGTTATCGCGAACGTCTTGAAGCAGCTCAAATCAAAATTGGATACGAACACGCCTTTCAATATATGGCTGGTCGCAGCTCTAATTCATCTTTAATGGATTATGAAGATGACGATGAAATTAAAGATGAACACCTAGAAGAAATGGCCAATTGGCTGGTATGTCCGAGAGAAGGAAACTTCTTAGAGAATGTAACAAGAATAGATTCTACCAAAATATCTTCGGAAGAATTAGATAAAATCGTTCAGGAATTTTTAAAAGATGTAACAGAATAATAAATAAGCTCGTATAGTACATTATGAAACACAATTATATGAATAAGAAAGTCATGTTAGGTATTAAAGCCGGTATTGTACTTATAGCTATCGTTGTGATTTTAATAATGGTAAAAACCAAAGTTGATGGCAAAGATGTTGTAATAAGAAAAGGATATAACCACACAAAATAAACCAATAATATGAAAATCATTTTATTTCAAAAACACATACATGCTACTAACAGCTCTTATGCTAGTGGTGATGCTTGGCTTTCAGTGGAAACCACAGAAGATAAGCTGGATTTTAAAATTTCAGAAGGACGTAGAATTCTTTCTGAAAAATTTCCGATGATTAATAATGAGATGGTTGAAAGTTTAGAAGGAGATGAATTGTTTTTATGTGTGTCTCTTCAATCAGATAAAACATTTTATCATAAATCAGCAGGATTTGGTCGGGATAATTTTAGTAAGACACCTGAATTTCAAGAACTTGTTCAATCTTACATGAAGAAAGGTTTTAAGCCAAAAGATTCAACAACATCATTAAATGAATACCTAGAACGCTACAAGACAAGAGAACGAGACAGAAAACAAGCTGAAGGTATTGTTTTATGGATGGATTATGATGAATACAAAACTAAGCCGGAGTTATATCAAGGTGGATTTTCTACTATGGTGTTTAAATCTAAAGAATTAAAAAGATACGTTGAGAGTGGTGGCGCATTTGGCTGGATTGGAGACAGCAGTGTAAGAAAGAAATGGCATGACGAACTTATTGAGGCAGGTTTACATGAACGTGGTGTACCACCAAGCATAATGTATAATTGGATTTCTTCCGGAGACGGAAGACATTTTGCAGATAGTTTGGAGGGTCTTTCAGATGAAGAACAAAAAGAAAAAATTGAGGGTCATTTAAACTATATGTTTAACTTGTGTTTTATTTATGGTTGTCCAGCTCATGAAGGCACTTATTCTTCAACGGTAAAAATCTCAGAGAAATATTCAAAAGACGGCATACTTCTCCCTACGGATAAACCTTTTAATAAAAAAGCTCATACAAAAAAGTTATTGGCCTTATATGAAAAATTATCTCAACAAGATTCATTAGATAAAGATGAAAAATATGTTTTTGAATTTGCTAAGGAAGTTTTTTTAAATCAAGTGTAACAGTTCTCCCTTTTAATTCGTATAGTACATTAAATCAATAAATATAAAACCATGAGTACAAGAGGAGCAGTATTAATCGCGCAAAAAGGTAAAATCAAAGGATTTTACAATCATTCAGATTCGTATCCAGGTGGACTTGGAGAACACATCATTAAAGCATTAAAAAACATTGAAAAGAGCAAAGGTGGTTGGGAACAGTTTAAAGAAAATTGCCTTAAAGTTAAATTGGTAAGAGAGGATGCTAAGCCATCAAAAGAATTACAAGAGCGCTATGTAGGCTATTCTGATACCGGTGTAAGTACTGGTACATTAGAAGAATGGTATTGCCTCTTACGTAATCTACAAGGTGTACAATATCTCAAAGAGATACATAAAGGAAAGGTTGAACATATGGTAGATTCAAGTAGCTTTCCTAAAGATTCTTTATTCTGTGAGTATGCTTATGTGATTGACCTTGATAAAATGGTTTTAGAATTTTACAAAGGCTTTCAAGAAGTTCCTCAAAAAGGAAACAGATTTGGCGTAAAACCAGATAAATCCGAACACAGAACAACGGTATATTATCCTTGTGCCAAAGTTGGAGAGATACATTTAATAGGTATTTCAACAGACAGAAAGACTATTAAAACAATGCGAGAGCTTTATGCAAAGGTTGAAGAAGAAGAGGTAGAAAATTAATACATCACTCTAGACATTTAAAATCCAGATATCAAAACATCTGGATTTTTTTTATTCGCAAAAGTTACTCACACTTCTTGGAATTGAGAAAATAATCTCTACCTTGCACTAATTCTTACCAAAAGTGTAACAGGTTACAATGGTTTTACGTATAGTACATAAAGAAGAAGAGCAAGAATCATACTGTATGAATAAAGACGATAATAATCAAAACCTATATAGACAGTTTCCAAACTGGCTTGAATGGGCTACACATACAGATAAATTCAAATTCTTTGAAAAAAAATATGACAGCTATGACTTCTTAATGGAATATGCTGATGTATTCAATATCTATCCGGCCAGAACAGAACAGCCAAATCCTTTCTCTCCTAAAGTAATGTACATCATCGACACCTTAAATAAGTTCGATGTAAAATACACAGTAGACATATTTGGATATGATGGATATAAAGTATTCTGGTCTAACACTGCTGATAGTCACAAGCTCGTTAACATCATAGTTGAACCGAATCCAAACGCAACAGGACCAGCTATCGTATTCTGTGCACACCATGACGTAGCAAATCCTCGTTCGAACAATTGCCAAGATAATGGTGCTAGTGTTTGTAATTTACTTAAACTCACCAATTTAATAAAAGAATCTAAAGAAAACCTTCAACGTACAATTATTCTTTTCTCTGACTGTGAAGAGTCAGGTGCAAAAGGTGCTGGAAAATTCGCAAAGGATTCTACCAAAACAGATAATCCAAATATTATCAAACATAATAAGTTTGGTGAAATATCAGGAGTTGTAAATCTTGAATTAACCGGCCTAGGAGACGTTATATGGACAGATTGCCATAATAATGAACAAGACATCACCTTACATCAAAAACTCGAAGCAACAAAGAAAGAAAAGCTTATTAAGCTGAGTACTCCTCCGAGCGATGTTATTGCTTTTAGAACAAGCAAGTTTCCGGCATTATGTATTGGAATTCTCCCTAAAGAAGATTTAAAAGACCGCAAAACTTGGAGACTATGTCATTCAATGGAAGACACCATTGAAAAATGTAACCGTAAAAACATGGAGGATTTTACCAACTTCCTTCTTGATTTGACCAAAATCGAAACCACAGAAAACCAAAATACCAACAAGGAACATGATACTGATAACGGAGCAAACAAAACCGCCGGGACTATGCAAACTTAAAGGATGTAACAACAAAGTAAAAAATAGCAAACGAGTATTCTGCTCAAGAGATTGTTGTAAAAAACATAAGGGAGAAAAAATACCCAAGTGTTCGAATCCAAGCTGCATTAAAAAAGTAAAAAGAGGACGAAATTTATATTGTTCTTGGACTTGCTATAAAGAACACAACGACGTTCATGCACATGAAAACTGTCAGAGACAGGGTTGTGAATCAAAATTAATATCGCGTAAAAGCACACGGAAATACTGTTCTCAGAAGTGTTACCGGTTGGACCATCCAAATAGGCCAACAAGAAAAAAAATCCGCACCTGCACTCTCCCTGGATGTAATAAACAAATACGTCGTCGAGGTAATGGACGAAAATTCTGTTCAGTCGATTGTTCAGTAAAAGCCAGGAAGAAACTTAAATCAATACTTTGCCCAACCTGTGATAACCAATTCTCCCCCAAGCGTTTTCGCCAGATATATTGCTCAGCAAAATGCAGAAAAGAAAATAAAGAATTTTGTCTTAAAACGACCACTTTTGGTAACGTAAGAAGGTTCGTAAAGGTTAATAAAAAATGGAAGTTGGCTGCACTTGTTACATGGGAAACACACCATGGTGATGTTCCGCAAGGAAAGTCAATTTGGTTTAAAGATAATGAGTCATTTAATGATTTGGAAATCAGTAATTTATATCTGATAGAACACAAAGAATTTATCGCTCTTTCTAAGAAAAATTCACACAACCAGCTAGAAGAAGATGAAAATACATCAACTTACTCTCAAAGGATTGTTGAACCGGACCAAAATAATAAAGAAAAGTTCTTTGACCACAAGCAAGAATTTTTCTAGAAAATGTAACAATTCTTATTAAAATTTCGTATAGTATATTATAGGCTTACACTTATGAACACATACTTTATTGCCATTTTCAGTCATTATGATGCAGTTAACAAATTACATGTTATAATTGCAAAAAATCATGTTGATGCGGCAAAACAAGCGATTCTACTTAACACAGCAGAACAACATAGGACTGATACCTATAAAGAGTGGATAGATAAACTCGGAGACTCTGTTGGAGACATAACAAAGAACGCAGCATTAAGTGGTTTGGTTATAAGTGAAGCATTAGTAATTGAACCGTAACTTATGGAAGGAAAAGATTTTTATTTTCAAATGGTGAATGAAGCATCAGGAACTATTTTTTATATTACACCAAAAAAGTACTATGATACCGAAGGTTGTTTATCTGATGAATCTGGAGTAGCTAATGCAATTGTACCGAAAGGATTTTACGAACTACAAGAATCAACCTATCAATTTGAAGGCAGTTCTGATACCGGTAAAAGCCTTCTTGTATCACTTGAAATGATTGAGATTGATTTTGGTCTTCATACACCAGCCACACCAATGAATGGTAATCAAAATAATGACATTGAAGAAGAATATACAGAAGAACATGAATATGATGACCTGGATACACTTCTTGAAGATAAACTTCCCGGTGATGAAATTGACCCGTTAGATTATAAGAACACTTCAACGGCAAAACTTTTACGACATATCAAAATGATGTTACGTACTGAAAGTTTTGAGGAAGCAGAAAAAATAAAAACAGAGTTACACAGCAGAGGTGTAACAGAATTTTAAAAAACAAAAACATGTCAAAAAACAAATTAGAATTAGCATTCAAACAAATGCTATCAAAGAAAAAAGTAGGTCTATCGAAAAAAGGTGTTCTAGTATTAGAAGCATCCAAAAAAGGAATTTCTAAAACCAAACCTACCATCATTTCAATTCACGCAAACGATAAAGTTGATTTATCATTTGATGAAAAAAAAGGATTTAATATTTTCCACGGAGTATCTGTGGATTGTTTGAAATTAAAATAATTACAACACAAAACCGACCCAATAAGAGGTGGATGGCGTAAAGTGAACCTTGTAACAACGGTGACCAAACCAGAGTTATAAGGGAAAACGGTGAAAGCTGAGGCGGGTGCTACCTTGAGTGCAAAATGTAATACGGAGATTTAGCTCAGTGGGTAGAGCGGCTTCATCAGGGATACGAAAGTTGACCGGGGGTGCGTCGGTGGTTCGAATCCATCAGTCTCTACAAAAGTGTAACACCTTTCTTTTTTAATTCGTATAGTACCTAAAAATATAACACATGGGAAAAGAATATTTGGTACAACCAGCACTTTATGCTGAAAGACTCGCAGACTACAAAAAAGGAGAATCCATTAACAATAAATGGAAACCTATTTCACAGAAAGTAGCATATAAAGGATCTACTAATGGATTTTGCGGCAATATCGCGATGAATCTTGGAGTAAATTCCAAAACAAAAAAAATCAAATTTTTTACAAATTTGGATTTCGGGAAAGGATATGCTCATTTGTATGAGACTATCTCAGCAGCTCTTCTTTTATATCGTCTCATTTGTTTAATAAAACAACCTATTGTAACTTCTGAAGGTGCAGAAGGTTATAAAGTGCCTTGGGTAATATTTTTAAAACATTTTGAAACTGGAGAAATACTTGGTATAAGCGAATGGAAAGGAGCAGTTACTTTGAAATCAAGATTTCATTCTGTTAAAGAATTACCGGAGTCTTACAAAAAAGACATGACCGAATTACTCAATTTGGTTTTTAGTAATAAGTCTCCACATCCTTACGATGACACAACAGCAGGTTCAGTAGCATAACCGTAACACCTTTCATATTTAATTCGTATAGTACAATATGGGAAAGACAACTAAAAAATACAAAGGCAAAACCTATAAGGCTAAAGACCGAAAGAAGACCAAAGAAAAGAAATACTTTGGACAAACAGATGGAGCACACTCAAGAAGTGAAAATCCTCAGCCAAAAAAAGGTGAAGATTTTATAAAATACGGTTGGCCTCTTGAACTTCGTAAAGGTAAAGTTCTAAAGAATCTTCAAAAGGAACGCGACGCTGATAAACAAATTAAAGAAGCAAAGTAATGTCAAAACCTATTTTTCATGCAGAGTCAAGCGCTCGTAGATTCGGTGGTAAAGCCGAAGACTACATGGACATCCACAACTTAATGGATAGTTCAAAAGGCGCAATCGCTGATAATAGACACAGGGCTTTGACACATAACTCTTGGTTCATCAGTACTATTATAGAAAAGGTGTTTGGATTTTACATCATCAACTCAGCCGGTAACAAAGTATCTACCCGCGATGTGGCCGAGCAGCATGTATTAGAAGACTTTGGAGGACAGTACATCCCAACAGCTCAGGATTATCTTCAGGAGATTGAGATTCAACCCTGGATGAGCAATGGAATAGGAGAGAAACCGTCATCAGCAAAGAAATTAAAAGGAGTTAAAGCATTACAAACAACAAAAATATCACGTTCTCTAATTCATATATCAGACTAATAACACCATGGCAAAGAAAGTAGCAAAAAAGAAACCGGTAAAGAAAACAACCAAGAAGGCAGCTCCAGCTCCAGAAACAATATTCGTGATTGTAGAAGGTAAATTTGAATATGATGATGAAGGTGGATATGATAAAAAAGACTCCGTGCAAATTAATGGATATAAGAAAAGAGAAAAAGCAGAAGAAGTTTGTGCAGCAAAGAATATTAAATGGTTAAGAGAAAATAATGTCCGTTCATATGCTTATAATTTAAAGTATGATGATAAAGGAAAAACTTTTTATAACCTAAAGTGGACAGTTGAAGATATAGCAAAGGGCACAATTAAAGGAAATGAGGAAGACCGGTATTCTGAGGTTATAATTAAGCTTCCAGATAACACAAAATTTTCACATGTCCTTGAAGTGTTTAAAGCAATGGGAATGGAACCATACTTTCAAGTTCAGGAACTAGAAATGGTGGATTGAGAAAAATTTTCAACAAAGTGTAACAAATTGATACTGGTTCCGTTAAAAAAATCGGAACATGTATTTAATAGGAGCAATATTAATCGTGGCGTGTATTCTTATATACTTCGCCATCAAACTAGCCTTCAAGTTTAATAGACTAAAAAAGGCCAGGGAGCGCTACAACGGCGTTCATCTTGGGGAGATGACACATCATGATTTACCAAAAAACATCTCTGGTAAATACACTGGTTATTACCAAGATAAAAGAAAACAATTAAAGGGAAAAAGTACTTATGGAAAAGAAGAAAAAAGAACTTGATGTTAAGAAATTAAAAACTGACATCCGTAACGCTGAACTGTATTTTACAAAAACCGGCGAAGACGCAAAAAATGCTTATAAAGCCTTAGAAGAAGAAATCACCGAGAATGATGTGGTGACCCAGACGATTTTCTTATACATCCCAGGTACCATTAAAGATATCTACGAAATATTTAAAAACTAAAAAAGTATCCGGATTACATTTATAGAAAAGTCTCCCTTAAGAAAGGAGACTTTTTCTTTGTGTATGTTTTTCTATTAATGTTAGTCTGACAGAGCGTCCGGTAACAATACTCATATTAGTAATCTCTTCCTGCGAATCTATTTGATGCATACGTAGACCATATAGCCCTTTAGAAACGTCAGGAACAAATCCTGTCCAAATAATATATTGTATCGGCTCGTCATAAAAGAAACAAAACTTTAACATGATTACACAAGTATCGCCACACATTCGCAAATGACATCCACCAATATAAGATAACGATTTTATATCTTCTTTTATAAGATATTCTTTTTCAAAATCTTCATGATTGTCATTTGTTTTATAATTAACCAATTCTTTGTGTTGTGAAATTTTAAGTACCTTATATAACAAATGTTCAAAGACCGGCATCTCTTTATTTAATTCAACTACATTAAGAGGTTTAAATAATCTAAAATCATGCTTATGTTTCGTATTAGATTTAAATCTTTCAAAGATTCGCCTTATGAAATTAAAGTATTGATACACACTTCAAAGATATGAAAAACCCACCAAAGATTTCTCTAAGATGGGTTTAAGTACACGGCCAAGAATATTTTAAAGCAAAAGGCCCACCGAAGTAAGTAGGGTCTGGAACACGAATCGTAGGAGCAAACAAACAATGCGGGAAACCCTGGTATACTATCTAGTGAGCCTTTCTATTATCTTTAACGAAAAACCTCAACCCAAAGTTACTGAGTTGAGGTGATTATTTAAGTGAGTTTGTCTAACCAGTTGATATTCAAAAGAATAAAATTGTTAAGAACTTATTATCCCTGCACGCAAACTAGCAAACCTTTGTGTTCTTCCAGATATGCTTTCATTTTCTTCTTTGCGCGATAAAGGTTTCCTTTCACAGTGCCTTCCGGAACGTTCAACGTTGCAGCAATGTCTTCATATGATTTATCTTCAATAAAACGCATTACAATCAAACGACGGCTGTTCTTATCAAGTCTAAGCAATGCTTTGTTTAAAGCAACAGTCTTATCGTTCTGTAAGATGATTTCTTCACCATTCAACGAGTCTTCATCGCGAATAGATAGTTGAATTCCATTACCCTGGCCATTTAATAATTGTTGCCCATTATCAGATGTCAGATTACGGTCAATAGAAATCGTATTAAGTTTTCTTTTTCGAAGGTAATCAATAAAGAAGTTCTTCGCAATTTTTGTAATCCAACTGTTGAACGTATACGTTGGCTTGTATTCACCAATCTTTTCATATACTTTAATGAACAAGTCAGCTGTAAGGTCATCTGCTGCATCATCGTTAAACTGAAGATTCTTTGCATACATACGGTTAATAACCGGATAGTAACGCTTATAAATTACAGCGAAAGCATTTATCTCACCGGCCATTATAGATTTAACTGCCTGGATGTCTTTTAAATCTTCACCAACGAACTTATCACTATTACATGCATTCTCAATAGTTGCCAAAGATTCCTTGTTGAATTGTACAATCGTCTTAAGAGGTTTGATTGTTTCTACAACCACCGGTGTAGACATGTTTTTAATTTCTTCCGGATTCACAATTAATTTGCCACAACGGAATTCAATTTCACCAAACAATTCTTTAAGTTTTGTTTTATTACAATAAGCTCGTAATGTAGAATTAATAGAGAATTCTCTCGAATCAAGAATGTTAACCATTCTAATAGAAACATGTTTGTTTCCAGTATCCGATGGATAAATCCATTCGTTACCTTTGATTTTTGCTTTCGTTAATGAAAACACACGAATAGAAATTTCTTTCTTCGTAGTAATACGACCAACTATCTGATAGAGTGGTGCTGATTTGATTTCTTTAAAATTCATGTTCCTTTTTTTTTATATTGTTTGTTTGCTCACTAATTACTTTTTAATATTCGACTTCACCTATTGTAGCGTCATCAATGTCATCTTTTTTATCAAGATGTTCTTTGATTTCTTTCTTCACTTTAGCGCGACGTATTCCAGATGTATTTTTCTTTTCACCTTTTCCTACATGTGCACCCCATTCACCGTTAAGTCCGGCATTCTTTTTATTTCCTGGTCTGATTTTTCCCACGTTAGATTTTATTTGCTCCCAGATTTTTACGTAAAATTATACAAAGAGTTGACATTATCTACTTTTTTCTGTGTTAAATCTGGTAACTAACTGGGTATCAATTTAATTGTTTTTACAGTTGCCTGCGTGCATTTAATCAACGGGCAAGTTTGTATAAGCAAAATGTGTAACCCAATCTTTTGGTGCGCCAGTTACTCCTTCTATTAAGAAACTGTTAGCGAACCCATGAACATAGCGACCGAATCTCATTTGACCATCCTTGCAAAAAAGCAATAATTTATCACTTGCTCCTTGTATAAATGTCTCCTTTGCAGCTTTTGGAGATGCTGGAGGTAACACCACATTTTTGGTTACTTTAATCCAGTTAATTAGTTTTTTATTCATGGGATTTTACTTTTTCTATTAAAACATGTTTGGTATTTTCTTCAACAAATTTCATCATAAATTTATCTGGTGGTGTAATACGTTTTAAACTCTTCGTATATACCTTTCTGTTGTCTACTGTGTATACAATACATCTATAAAATATTGTTGCAAGATTACCATCAATCCAACATCCTTTTTTTGATACAACTCTTTTCCAAGGACCATATCCATAAGTTGTCCCGCCGTAAGCTAAAACAACTGCTTGAGGAGCTTTAGATGTATCAATATATCTTACTCTACCATTTGGTGATGTCCTACCGGTATCTTTACAGTCCTTTACGCGAACAATCACAACATAATTCCATTCAACCGGATTGCCTTCATCATTTACATCGGTAGTTCCATTACCATCACGATAAGTAAACTCTCGTCTACGAGTACCTATTTGTTTTGTTTGTGTTACTCTTCGTATCATGTGTGTTGTTTCTTAAGGTACTATACGAAATAAAAAAGAAAGGTGTTACACTTCACCCGTTTCAAATTCCATATAAGATGGAACTTTGGTTTTAAATTTAACTTTTTCGGTTAACACAGTTTTTGTGTTTTCCATTTTTAAAATCTTTTGAAATGTATTTGGCTCATCAAGAACTCTGTGAACCTGGGTAATTACTTCACCATTATTTCCTAAAGAATAAAAATTTGATTGATAATATACGGTTGTATATTTATCTTTATAAATACTGTCTTTGTATTTAATGGGGGTTTTTAAGACAATTTTTTTCCAACGACCATATCCTGAATTTCTATCTTTATAAGCCAAAAAAACTACTTGTTGTTTAGTTTTCTTATCTATTATTACGATACACTCAGGATTGGTGATTATAGTATGAGCAAAAGATATATCAGAAATTAAATTGGCTTTTCTATAAGTTAAATTATTTCTTATAATAGGAAAGTCACAAAACCTTAATTCTTTTTCTTTTTTAGACTTGGTCATCTAAATATTGTATGGGCTTACAAATTTTGCTTTTTAATTCTTTATAGGACTTTTTGAAAGGTGAATAAAAAATTCCTCTAACAATCAAACCTACAATTGCTGCATATAATAAAGTAGAAGGATATATAATAACACACATTAAAGCAGAAGATATAGTTGTGTGGAACATATTGGCAATACCAATGTTTATCCAAAAGGCAATGAATATAATAAAAATAAAGAACACAGAAGAAAGACGAACATGTTCCCACTTTGTATCGTTAACTATTTCATTACTTTGTTTATTATCCTCTTTTTTCTTAAAATTCATATCCAAACAACCACATCTAAATATTAACTCTAATGCACCTAACATAGGAAATAACATTATAGATAAAAATAAATTCCAATAGAAACTACAAGTGTTTGTTGGTTTATAAAATGTCCTTGATTCAAACGTATACATGATAAGTTTGTACATCCAGTTATTTTTGTTTATAGTTTTCATTATGCTATAATTAAAAGATTAAGAACAAAAAGAAATGCAGCAATACCAAGAATACATACACCAAGAGAAGACCCTGAAAGAAATACAATAACAGCAGTAAGAACTGCACAAAACAAAACTACTCCAAAAGTTAGCTTCCAATATTTTTTAAAAAATGATTTCATCGTTAATCTATTTTTTCTTTAATTAGAATCGACGAACTAGGCATTGGAGTAATATTAAGTTGAACTCCTGGTTCAGATACAGAGTGAATTTGTAAACTATCTTTACCAACCACCACACGGAATTTTTGTCCATGCTTGGTGGTTATTAACACCACCGGCTCATTTGAATCTCCTTCTGTTTCAACTTTAGGCGAACCTAAACTATAAATTTTTTTTGCCATATCGTTTGGATTTTACAATTAATCTTCAAATCTTTTTGGAGAATTTTCCAACAATTCCATCACGGCATCAAAAACCGACTTATCTTCTTTCTTTGCGCGTTTACCCCATCCTCTGTCATAAGCCACAATGAGACTGTCATCATAGTTTTTCTTTGCTTCGCGAACAACTGTGTCAGATATGGCAAGACATGAAACACGGCCTTTTTTAATGCCATACTCTGAACCGGTATCAAAGAGCTTTGATTCAAATGTAAATTGCTTTCCATTAAGTCCAGTAACTGTACCGGCTACCCAATTAGTTTTATTATTAAATTCTGTAAAAACCGCTACTGGTTTTTTATTTACAATAACCTCTCTTTTTTCAGCTTGCTTTGCCATGTACTTAATGTTTTATAATGTACTATCCGAAATTTAAATCTTAGGTGTTACACTTAATCTTCTTCTTCAGAACCTTCCTTATAAATAAGTTGACTCGTCAAACACTCGCGAAAATCTACGTCATCTCTCTTTTCTTTAAAGGTTGGTTGGAAAATTGCTCCACCCAAATAAGCATAAAGATATCGAACCTCAACCACATCACCAATCGCCGGAATTTCTTTATTTGGAGGAATTGTACATTTACCCATGAATACGCGTTCCTTATTCTCATTTAACAATTCTAATCCAACACTCCTCTTACCTTTTGTAAAATCCTTTACTATAAAGCTTGCTTCTTTATAAAACTTAAACTTCAAATGAGCGCCACCTGAGTTTGGTCGACCAGCAACATACTCACTATCCTTACGTTTAAAAACAATACCCTCAGCATTACGAGCTTTTAACTCATTATACAACTTTCTCTTTTCAGAGGTAGTATAGGCGGTTTTTACTTTTTCAATTGAGTTGGTATGATTTAAAGACTCAAGTAACTTAAGTCTATGGTCTAATCTATGTTCCTTTATACTTATTGTGTCCAAAAAAAGAACATCAAATACGTACAATTTATTACCAATAATTTCTCCATCAAGAGTACACTTGTTATATACACAACCTTCAAAAGAATCTGGTAACTGTACTTCCTGGCCCTTTTTATTTAAACCCGTAATTTTTTCGTCCTTTGAAATAACCATACGACGCTGCCCATCAAATTTCTCCTGAGCTACATAAGCATCATTTTGAATAAGACGCTCCACTTCAGACTCTTCAATAGAATTTAACAATTGAGGAAAAATCCCATGAGTCTTCTTTTCAGTAACTGCTGGGCCGGAAAATCCTGAACCTTTACCCTCCTTTTCAGCGTAACCCTTAGCCATCTTTTCCTTTACAAGCTTATCATATATCTTCAAAGCAGAAGCCTCATCAACCGGTTTAGGAGTTTTGGAACCACTCTGTAAAGCATTCCCAACTCGGCCATATTGAAAGTTAACCAAATAACCGGGCCCAGACTTTTCCATCTGAACATGATACTCCTTATCCGAGGAGCCTTCTTGAAAGTATAATGAGATTTTATTCATCTTTTATAAGGTTTTTACGTTTAAGGTACTATACGAGATTTAAATCTTAGGTGTTACACTTTTTACCCTTCAACATCAACCATAACCGGAATTAAAGTACCATCCTCTAATTGGTCATGGAATTTGATTACTTCCAAAAGTAAAAGTTTATCCAAAGAAAGAATCGGAACATATTTTTCAATCAGGACTTTACGCTTCTGTTCTGCCAATTTTAATCTAAAAGTAAAAGTTTCATAACCTACAACATCTTCAACCCATCTCCTGGTTCTATACATTCCATAGGTAGCAGAATCGCGAGTACACAAAGGATTCTTACAAATATCAAGCCTATGAGCTAATTTATAATCCACACCCTTCTGATAATTATGAATACCAACATAACACCTGAATTTTACAACCCATGCCTTAAATCTTATCTTTATACTTTTACTCATACAGTACTATACGAAATTAAAACTCTTGGTGTTACACTTCTCAATTAGGATTTTACGGGTATTTTGCTCTAAATTCCACCACACCTTCTCATATTCATATTTAGGAATCCAATCCAAAAGTTCACCTTTAAACCTGAGTTTTAATTGAGCTAAGGCAAACTGACCAGTAGAAAAACATTTAAACTTCTCTTCTTTATTTTTACTTACAGACTCAGTCATAAATTTATGATACCAATAAATATTTGACCAATGAGATTGTGTGACCATATGATATGGAATCCGATTGCCATCCGCAGTCATCCAATCACCATATTGTAAGTCTGCTTCTGTAAAATATCTGACCATGTCAGTTTAAACGTAAAATCCTAAATTACGTTGCAATGGTATTAGGGGTTCTAATAACAAATACTCTATTTGTCCAAGCGTTGCAAATCATAGCAGAAAAATCGGTGGGGTCCATAAAAATGTGCACATCCAAATCTATTCTAAATTGTATCTCATTTAAATGCTCATCATAAAAAACAACGTTCTTTGGAGCGTAAGAGTAATTATAATCCGAAACAGTAATTTGATAGTTCCTTAACTTTAATAATTTGGCTAATATACATTTTGCGATAAAATCTGCCATCAAGTCATACCCACCAGGAGCATCTCGAAATAACTGATACCAGTATTTTTTTGAAATAGAATAAGGCTCATTATAAGGAGAAAGTCCATAGCTCTTTTCTAAAATAACTTCTCTAGTTAAAAGTCCTTCCGGAGTATAATTTGAGCCGGAGTAACCGGTGCCTATGGTGATAAGTCGAGCCATACTGCAAAGTTAGGTTATTTCTTGATATACGTAAAATCCAATTACACTTCTACCAAACGACAAAATATAATAAAAATACAGTGCACCAAAAATCGATTGGCAGATTTTGTAATTGAAAAATCGTATATCATTTTAAAGTTTTTTTATACCAAAAAATGAGGTCCAGAAATCACCGGAATTCCTGGCAAAATTTAATACGATTTTACCAGCATAAAAATAACCGGAATAACCACCGGAATTTTATGTAAAATCCTCAATAGATAATCGGTTTTTTTCCGATTGTTTATATATATTTTTACAAAGGTAAAATCCTACTCAAAAAATATAAAATTAGATTTACCACTTTCTACCACTTTATCCCACCACAACATTAAAAATTTTTATTTTTTCATCTTAGATAAAAGTAGATACTATTGGATTTTACATAGGCAAGGGCTGGATTTTACCATGACACCACAAGGAGAAAAGTAGATGGAAGTTATTAACACAACTAATTTCGTTGGTTGAAAACTTTTGACCCCTTAGAACGTCAAATATTTATAGAATCGTCCACTTTTTTCTTTACCCTAAATTCGCCATTTATCTACTTTTCTCCTATCTGCACCATTAACTGCTTGATTATCAACATAATAAACCTAAATTTGTTTAGTAAACCTATTGAGTTTATTACCACTTTATACCACTACACTAGGTAAAATCCTTAATATTTCCCCAACAAAATACTCCCTTTCTACGTTCAAAAAATACTCTCCATAAAATGAGATATAGTCCCAGTAAAAACCCTCTATAAAATTAATAAAAATTTACTATCTTGTTTAGAGTATTTTAATAGGATTTTACCATAGCAAAACAACGTTATTTTTTAAGCCTTTTTTCTCACAGTTTTTTATGTGAAAATATAAGCTCAAAAAGTGTAACAAAAAAACCATTTTTTCCGTTGTATATAAAAGGGGCAAATAAGCATAAAAATAATACAGTAAAATCCTACCAAAAGAACAGAAGAACCAACCAAACCGATTCAAAGAATATTCAAAGAACATGGCACAAATTAGACCAAATAAGAGAACTAAAATCATACGTAAAAGGAGACCAACGCCCACCATAATAAAAAAGAAAGGCGCAAGGAAAAAACCTCTAACACGTACCGAATTTTTAGAGAGTTGTTCAGATGAAATACAGAAGCACATTAACGGGTACGAAAACACTATAATTGACCTAGGTCAAGAACCTGTTAATTGTACTTTAAATCACATTAACGGCACAGACGGCACACAAAAATGGAATGTTGTAGAAACAAGAGATGATTTTGGTAACGAATATTATTCAGAAACAAGAGATAATTTTGGTAACATCATATCAAGAAAAAGAATTAAAGGTTTTAAAGAAAAAAAGAGCAAACCTTGTTCGATAGATGAAATGAAACAAACATATACACAGACTTGTCAAATGTGTAAGTATCCAATGAGAGTTAGTTATAAAGGACTTGCATTTTGTAGTATCTGTAAAACCCAAACAAAAAATGAGATTTTTAAATCCATTAAAAAAATCAGTTCAGAGATAATGAATTTAGAGATGGACGAAAGAGATATAAGACACAGATTTCAACAGACAAGCGATGGGCGAGAAAAACAAAGATTAAGGGTAGAGTTAGCAAATAAAAAAATAGAAAAACAAAACAAAATGAAACTATACGATTCTAAATACGAACCGGCCTCAAGAAGAAGCAATGACAATTCAAAGTCTAGTGGTTGGTCTGGTATCACAGACGCAGATTCTAAGGCTTATTCTTACTTTAGGGAGAAAGAAAAACAAGCTCAAAAAGAACTCGAATTCGAAAAGGCCGAACTAAAGCAACCTATCGTAGTAAAAAACCCTTTGGCCAACATGACCATCTATTCTTTTAGAATTCCACCTAGCAATGGTGGACCTTTTGCTTTTTATATCCTTCAGGATAATGGAGAGCATGAGGGAAAGTATCTAAGAACAGATGGGAGTGGGGAGACCAAGACATTAGACCAAATGTTCTATATGATGAATGAAATCAATAAAAAGAAATAAGGGATAATCATAAGAATCAAAAATGGGAGTGGGTCGTAAAATAAAAACTAAAGAACTTTATGGAGCTTTACAAGATGATAATCTTCCCTTGTTGTCTGAGGCTTGTCATAGTATGTATGATTCCATTAAGTCTTTAAAAAATATAAAGAATAGACACTTAGAGACAAGTGTGTGTCCTCAAAAATCTGCTTGCCGTTTCTGTAAAACCATGTTTCTCCCTAAAGTAGAAAGTTATCATAGTGGGGTATCGGAATGTCCTAAATGTATTGAGAAAGCCGGTGGAGGATTTTACACCTTGGAGGTAAAAGCCTATATATATTTAAAAGGATATGTGGAGGGAGAAACGGATATATACGGGGAGAACAATAATGTTCATGTGGAAACAAGATACTTATGGGTTCCATTCAATGTGTTTAAAACGAGTCATGTTTTAACGGAGAAGTTTAGTATCAAGATACACAAGAACAGTAATATTAAAATAATCTTTAATGAAGCTGTAAAAGCCTCAAAACTTACAAAGAGGTTTGATAAGATTCGTTTGTTGGAAATCTTAATAAGAGGAGAACGCGGAGAATTGGAGCCTTGGGAGTTTATATTTTCTAAAGAAGAGATACGTTGGACCTTATATATGGATAAAACAAGAATACGACCATTGGGGTTAGAACATGAAAAATTAAGCGTATGGAGGAGTGATGATAACAGAGATTGATACTTATCCTCCTGATGGATATACTCGCAGTGTAACTTGTAGATTTTGTCGTACTAAGTTCTTTGAGCATTTCACATATGATGAACGTATAAGTGAATGTGATGACTGTACAAACAAGGCTGGTGGTAAATTCCATATAGTAAACATTTATGCCAAGAATGAAAAGACTAAGATGTCTATTGATTCCTTTATGTGGGTATTTCATAGTATCTTATTGAATAGGCATGTACTTGTTGAGAAGTTTAGTAGAGACGCAGAAAGAAACTCTGTGGCTACAATAATAAAGAAAGAGGCTTTAAGGAGGTTTTCTACTGATGATGAAACAAAGGATTATACCAGTAAAGATTGTCATATAGTTCACATAAGGTATTATGAGAAAAGGGCTATGGGGAATTTACGTCCGGTGAGTAATTGGGATTTTATAATTAAGAAAGAACTTCTTGTGGAAGGTTATATGTTTTAAAATAATATTTTAAACTTAAAAAACAAATGCATGTGTGCAATTCCCATTTAATTGATTATAGTAAGATGAAACCAAAATTTTCAACTGCTTGGTGTAGGATATGTGAAACGACCTTTACTTATAATTCAGGTAAGAAACACTATCAATATAACATGTCTGAATGTGAAGAGTGTATAAAGGAAGCCGGAAATGGGTTTTATGCAGTAAGAGTAGGCATTCCAAAAGATGAAGATAAGGTATTTGGTGGTCTTCTTCGTTTTAAAACACTAAAGGTGCCATTTAAAGTATTATGGTATCAAAATGTATTAGTTGAAAAATACAGCAGTGAGCCTTCTAAGAATACATTATATAAACTCTTATTCAAATACACCACAAAAGAGTTATTAAACTTAAAGAATAAAGACTATGTCTCAGAAGAAGAATTTAACAATAGAGAAGTAATAAGTGTCTTTATTGACCGGTCAGATTCTGGTTTTTTGGAAGACTTAAATGAATGGCATAGAAAAGAGAATAAAACAAAAGAAGAAAAGGAAATCATATTTTAAACACTTTAAAAGTCAAATATAATGGGAAATATATCATTTATAATACCAAAAGAGAATATCAAGGATTTAACTGTTGAGAATATAGTTAAATTGATTACGGAGCATTTTCGTAATAAGTTAAAGATTCAGGTGGAGTTACATCATACCGGTCAAATCATTGTTAGAGACAATAATGAAAGAACAGTATGCGAACTATGGATTCGCAAGGATGGCTGTTATTTGTTAACTGAAACTGAGGAGAGCAATTCTGGGTCTCAAGGTTGGTGGAAAAAGCTAAATGATTTGAATTTAAGTAGTACTGAGCCTTGTATTGGAAGTAGCTATGGCGACCATTCTCTTACGAAGGAGCGTAGTAAAATCCTAACCTTCCTTACCAAGCATTTTAAGGGGTATTGGTTGGATGAAGGTATTCACCCGGAATTCATTACTTACAATGAACAATTTTTGGAAAAATACGTTATAAAATAGAAGTGGATAAAAGACCAGAAGGCATAGATTTTATAAAGGCCAATTTAAGCCAGATGCATAAGACACGAGTTGTTCTTACGGAAAAGGTTGGTTGTCCTAATGTTTTAATGACAGATGAAGAGATAAGTAAATTTTCAGAGTGGGTTAATACATTTGAAGAATATGCTCATTCTGGACCTTCTGTAAAACGTGTTATCTCATTTTGTAAAGCACATTATGGAGATAAGTTCAATAAATTGTTTGATGAGGAAGCTTTAAAAAAACTAAACGATAATTGGATGGAGATAGCTCTTTGGGAAATGGAACAAAATATAGCTTGCGATTAAATGAAAAAGACAAAAAAGATAGAAGAAGGGGTAAAATCCAGGATTATTGAATCACTTACACCAACTAAGAGTAATGATAATTATGTTAGGAATGAGATTTTAGACCGGATTAAGTATTTGACAATAGATTGTCCAGAGTGTGAGAATATCATCCATGACGATGAGCAATACTCATGTGGTACATGTAATGGTGGGCAGATATTTGCTTTCGAATGGGTAAAACAACAAATTAAAACAACAAAATAATATACAAAATGAAATCTACCTCAAAATACTCAAAGAGCCTAACAAAAGAAATTAACGCATTTCTTAAGGCTTATAAGGAATACTATAAACCTGGAATGCATCCTGTGGAAGGAATTCAGTTGACAGATGTTATTAATAACATTAAGGGTACTAAATATAAAATTACAAAGTTATCTGATGAGCAGTTGAATATTGATAATTTTGATAAGGATGAACGTTTGTTTGAAAACACGTTTACGGTTATGAATGAATTGAAGTTATATCCGTCTATTGAGTTTATAAAAACCTTTCATGAAAAATTGCCAATACCTCAGATTTTTTGGTATGAGCAATCCAAAGAGACAACAGACTATGTATTAGAGAACTTTAGGATTCTTGGTGGATTTAAACACAATGTAGCCGGATTTTTCAGAATGGTCATTTTAACTGAAAAACAGTTAGATAAAATAATAAAGGAGTATAATGAGGTAAGGAGTAATAAAATTGAATTAAATGATTTTAATGATAAACAACAGTTTTCAGAACGGATATTAGAGAAATATTTTAAACCAGAGAATGTATTTTTTAATGGTCGCTCAAAGAATATACCTTTATCTTATACCAAAAAATATATAAAAGAATCATTAAATAGAGGTAATTTTTGGTCAAATAATGATGGTGGTGAGCTCTTATCTCAATGTATCAGCAAGGCGGAATATCAAAAATTATACAAAGAAAGACATGGGAAGATAGCGTATTGTTCAAAATACATTACAAAGAAATTCTTCTTGGAATTATTAAATTTAAAAGACATAACTTCAAGGGTTTGGGATGATTTTAGTCATATCAATCTTAATTGGCATCAACAAAATCCAAATTTTGATTTGGAGGTTTTTGAAAAAATGCAAAAGAAATTCCCAAACAATTGGGGATTGGAACAATATCTTAATAGAGGAATTTTCCACAAAGATATCTGTAAAAAATACAGAAAGAAGATAGCTCCGTTTTTAGAAAGAGGTTTCTATAACGAAAAGAATATACTTAAACAATTAAAAGAGATAGATAAATCCTTACATGACATTCTTATGTTAAGTTCAACAAAAAGGGAGTTAAAGAACTTTATTCAATATGAAAATAATAAAAACAATCCAGAATTTTTTGGTCGTATGTTTTCACCGGTCATTACCCATATGCCTATACATATTGATAGTTTGTGTCAATCAACTCTTTTAAAAGAGTTTACTGAAAAAAAGAATGAATTAAAGCAACAATATATTGTAAGAGCCGAAAAAGAAATAAAGGATTTAGACAACCAGATAAAGAAAATTGAAACAACAATGACGCATGAATAGATTAAAGAAAAAAACTAAGCAATTACAAGAAAATAACTTATTTTTTATTGTTTTTGGAAAGCCACATTTGTACTTTAAAAAGTTGATGATAAGTACAATTTCAATTGGAATAATAACGTTGATTTTAAATTATATATACATAAATACTGGTTTACATTCTTTTAGAATTCCATCAACCATGCATAGTTTGATTGGAATTGTTATTGGATTGTTACTTGTATTTAGAACAAATACTGCCTATGACAGGTGGTGGGAAGGAAGAAAGCGAATATCAGAAATATCAGCATCAATATATTTTATTATGGTGAAAATTAATTCGTGTCTTCAAAAAGAATCCAATGAATATAAAAAAGGACTTGATGTAATACGAATAAATTTAATAAGTTTCATGAATAACATGAAAAACTATCTAAAAGAAGAAATAGAAACTAAAGAGATTTTTGTATCTGAAACGTTTATTGACCAGCAAAATGTGCACATAGAGAAAGTTATGCAAGCAATTAAAAAATTAGAAATGGAAAAAACAATAGATGGAAGAGACGCAACAATTATTGAAATTTCCATCAAATCTTTAATTGAAGGTTCTGTTGCTTGTGAAAGAATTAAAAACACTCCAATACCAATAGCATATGCTTTACATATAAAAATTTCAATTTTAATTTATCTTATAACCCTACCATTTGGTTTATTTTATGATTTGGGTATTTGGTCCTCATTAATGGTAATGCTTGTATATTATTTAATAGCCGGAATAGAGATAATAAGCAGCGAGATAGAAAATCCATTTGCAGGAGAACCAAATGATTTACCTGTGGTAGAACTTATTGATAATATTATAAAATCTATAAAATAAAAACAACACACACAAAGTGGAACTTACAACAACGCAAATAATAGATTTAACCAAGCAAATTTCAACGCCTGAAAAACGTAGTTATAGAGCCGGTTGTCGTATGTGTGGACATATTTTTTATAACCCTATGGAATTCAGCATAGGTGAATGTCCAAAATGTATAGACAAAGCCGGAGGTTCGTTTATTGTTGTAAGGACAAATTATGGATTTTCCAATCTTAGTTTAAGAAATCGTACAAACAAAAGAGATTATTGGGTTCCGATAAACTTTACAAGAAGGCGTTATGTTTGTGTTGAAAAATATAGTGCCAAATTTACAAGTCTCTTATTAATTAAAATCTGCACAAAATATATTAAAGAAAAAATAGCGGGTAAAATTCTAGAAAACAGTTTACAGGAACAGTACTATAAAGGTATGAGTATTGAAATAGAAGATGTTTATATGGTAAAATACGATAACGAATATAAAGGACCATTTGAACTTTTGTTTAAACTTAGTGATGAAGAAATGGAAGAGACAAGATTTCATGTATCTAATATTAAAAATTAAATCATGGGCTTACACTTATTAAATAAAGACACACAAGTACTTGTTGAAAAAGCGCCATTCTTAATAGAAATAAAAAGAGGTGATTATATATTTTTTGATGTGTGGTACAAACACAATCAAGGACAGCATTTTATGGTTCGACAATGTACGAGGGAAGATATAGCTGAAGTAAAAAACAGCCAAAATATAAGTCCTAAAGATTTATATATTGTATGTACTGATGGTAAAGGTTATAAAGCTGGTGCAGCAATTTATAAAAAACATTGTATAAAATTAAAATAACGACAGCGCCAATTAGTTGTTCTTGGTTTTTAGAAGTATCGAAGGAAAAATTAAAAAATGGAAGATTACACGTTATACATAGTTAGTGGTTACAAACTTGATTTGTATTGTAATAAATGCAAAGACAAAAAGTGGCCAGAAAGAAGGAATGGTGATGGTGTCACTAACCCTGTAAGTTTTCATGCAGACGGAAAAGACTGTTATTCCAGAGTGAGAAAATTTGCAAGGAAAGCAGGCTGGATTCTCAAAAAGGATGGAACAGCTATATGTCCGAGGTGTACGAGTAAACGTGCGGCTGGGCAAATTGAAACATAACAATGGATATAATTAAAAGAATAGTATTAATTGAAAAGTCTGAATTCACAATTATGTCTAATGATGGAAGAAGATTTTGGGCAAGACAATGCAATAAGAAAGATTTAGAAAGAGCTCATGATGAATATGAAGAAGAATATAAAGAATACAAAGACAGACAAATATATAGACTTTCAAATAATCCGAGTGATTATTATGTTATTCTAGAAAGGAATGTATTTCTGGCTAACATAATCAGCGTAGATATATGTGAACGAATAAAATGAATAGTAACGTAAAAATAGTATTAGTAGAGAAGAAACAAAGACCTATTTTGTTTGGTGGTCATAATTTGGATGAAAAAGAAGAATACAATTTAGAAGATGCTATTGTTATAATATCTAAACTTATAAACATTAATCGTGAAAAAGGTGGTAATATTGTGTATGTTTCAAATTACGCTTTAACCAAAGAGGTAATAAGTGTATTGATAAAAAACGGAGTTACGATGACAGAAAATTCTATTGGAGATGGTAAATACATTCACATAAGTAAGTTTAATACAGATTGCAGAACTAAAGGATGTGTGTATAATGTTTATGGAAATTGCAAATGCAATGGTATTGGAACTGAGTGTAAAAGTTATAGTTAATGGCTGTGGTTATTCAATGTTCATATTGTGAAAATAGTTTTGTGTGGCTTTCAGAAACAAAGTGGATTGATGGCAAATTGGTACATAAACCTTTTTTAAGAGAATGCTTTGATACTACGAATGCTTGCGCTGATTGTTCTGAATGTATTGAAAATGAAAAAACCGTTTTAATAGAGAAAAACCCTACTGAAAATGGTGTAATAAAAAGAAGATATAATATTAAAATGAAATTAGCTGAATGTGGTTTTTATAAAGTTGTTGCAATGATTGAAAGAAAAAAAGAAATACGAAAATATATTAATGTATAACACCAGTAACATATCTACTAATTTCAAGGCTCAATTTGAGCCTTTAAAACGTTTTGTTGTGGAGGGTGGTAAAAACCTACAAAAATTTATAAATGTAAAGCGTGGCAAGATAGAACAAGAGCCTATATACTTTTCATCACATTGTCGTTTTTGTAAAACGTTGTTTAATGCTAATTCAATATATCGTTTAGGATTATCCCAGTGTGATACTTGTTATGATAATGCCGGAGGAGGATTTTATTTTATAAGAACAGAATACATTTTTAAGACCGTAGCAGGATACCGTACTGAGCAGAAGCTTTTTTGGATTCCGTACAATATATATAGAACGCGTTTTGTTCAAACGGAGAAGTACAGTCCAAAAATTTCAAAGAATTTCATTATTAAAACGACAATACAATATGTAAAATCAAAAGCAGAGGAAATAAACAGAGAAGATATTTTAAAAACACCAATGGAAATTGCCATTCAAGAGGTTTGTATGTTAGAAAAAGATGGTATATGTAAAACAATTATGATTTTTGATAAAATTGACTTTATAAAACATTCTGATTTGATGGTTGATATTTCTTCTCCCAAACGATATAGTAATCCTTTAAACGCATGAGTTATTTATTGTTGCATTCAGACCCACATCTTGATTCTTTACCTAAAGAGATTGATTCGAACGTAGGTAAAACTTGGTGTCGCATATGTAATACTTTTTATAATAAACAAGGTTTTTTAAACAATAAAACAAGGGAAGGGTTTTATAATAAAGGAAGAATAGCAGAGTGTCCAAAATGCATCGAGAAAGCTGGTGGTGGATTTTATCTTGTAAGGATAATGAATCTTACTTCTGAAGGCTCTGTTAGTATAATGTATACTCCTTTTAATGTTTTGTGGAATAGAAATGTTTTGACAGAGAAGTTTAGTGCAAATGAACGTAAAAACACCGTATATAAGACAATATCTAAATACGGATTTAAGAAGTTATACAGTATATATCCGGACTTATATGATAGTATTCTTGAATTTCATCATATGGATGTATGTGTTGAATCACCTATAACAGGCTTTGTTTATTCTTTAAATGAGTGGCATTTTAGAAAATTAAAGACAGCTGAGGAATGGGCTATAAAGTTTTGATATGAGTAGTGATTTAATAGTTAAAAAAAGCATATATAAAGAAGATAAAAGGATGGTCCTTATTGAAAAGACTGAGATTCATTATTATGGAATGAGTCCAACAGGTGCTTGTATAGAACAGTGTGCTGTATATGAACGTGATGTTTGGATTGGAAGTTCATGGTGTATTCATTGCAAACACTCTTTAGGTTATAACAGTATTGATTCCTTTATTATGTGTAAAAAACTTTCGAGGGCTTTAGGAAAAACTGACCAAGATAAGTCCAAAGAAACCTATATGGTCCCACATTCAATAAACCCTGATGAATTATTTTGATGAGTATTACTAAAGGACATAAATATAGTTTTAGAGACTTTAATGATATGTGGGATAAAGCTGGTAATTTTGCTTATACCATTACTTTTCAAAATCTAAGAAAAGCTCATGAATTGGAGGAGCAATTATTAAAGCTTGGATACCAACGGTCAGCCTATAGTGCAATGATAAACTGGGGTGATGGTCGAAGAATACGGTTTTACTTAAGAGTTGCTCCAAGACAAAAATTTTTTTATAGAATAAACAAAAAAGAAATCACCAAGACATCGTATTTTAAAGATAGATATACTGAAGATTTCTTTGATAGTATTTGTTTTAAATTTATAATGATTGAAAAGAGTATAAAATAATGACGTTGGAAAGCCTAGAGAGAATTGTTTTGTTTGAGAAGACACCTTATAAAGTTAAAATCAAAAGTAATATTGATTTTGGAGGATGGTGGTGCGAAAAGTATCAAGGAGAATTTTTTTATATAAAAGAAGCCTCTTTAGCAGAATTAATTGCAGCAGGTTATAATATACAGGCTTTCAATTCACTGAACATAAAAAACAATATGAATATATATGATTATTTTTTAACTAATGAACCTAAGCAGCACCCAAAATTTGGTTTGGCTTTGCCTAAGAAATTTTGTACAACAATATCGGGAAGTAAATAAATGTCAGAAGTTAAAGATGATATAAAAGAACAAATGTTTCCAACAACCAGAAGTGTTATATTTGAAAAACGAGTGGACACCATAAAAGTTAAAAGTCATATTGACTTCCAAGGTTGGTGGTGCGAGGAACATCAAGGACAAACATTTCAAGTAAGACACACAACCATTAAAGAACTAGAAGAATTTGGATTTGATACTAGAGAAATGTTAGATGAAGATGAAATATATGATGTATATCTAATTGTTGGACCAGAAGAGAAACATTGGGTTATACCTAAAAAATTTTGCATACCAGTATCAAGATATTAATAAAACCGAAAAGAATGAATTCAATGTTAGATAAAATAAAAGATTTAAAAGACTTAGAACCTTTTCAGAGAAATTTTACTCATCAACCTGAAGTTAGAGAAGGGTATGAGAAATTCAAAAAAGGTGAATTTAATTCTATTGAAGAATGTAAGGATTGGATATTAAAACAAAAACTAACTTGTTTTAGAGATGACCCATTTATAGAACATTTAAACATATTGAATTATTTCGATACCGGAAAGTTTCACTTCAAGCAATTTGAACATTTAAATGAACAATTCAATCACTTACAAGGACAATTATTAACTTTTAAGTTTTACAGAAATGCACCCAAGAGGCAAATAGTGTTACTTACCAGTGCTTTTGGATGTGTAAATGCCTTATGTCATGACCTTACAGAAAATAAGCTTGTTTGGATAAGTTGGGATGTATTTGATAATGTGAAAAAACCAAAGGTGAATAGAATTAAAAAGAATATCATACAACAATTATTTTAAAATAAAAATGAACAGGGTTGCACAACATAGAAATATAAACTTTCAACAGTTTACTAAAAAATGGAATTTAGCAGAAACTAAGCCTTTCACTGTTCATTTTACTTGCAGAAACAGAGCTTTTAGTTTTGAGCACAAGCTATTAAATGAAGGATATGCGGAAATTGAAAGGGTGCAACATTTTAATTGGTATCATGGTTCAAGAAAAAATTATTATATAATTGTGTATTCTCAAAGTCGTGGTTATCTTAGAGCTGCTAAGTTTACATCAAAACATTCTAATATATACAACACATTATTATCAGAAGAATTTTGTAGTAAATTTTGTTTTAGAGAAGTGATGATTGAAAAACGTAATAAAACACAGAATGAAAACAGATATTAGAATAGTGCTTTTTGAAAAGAAGGAAAAACCTATTACAGTTGGTGGTGCTCTTCCGGAAGAAAGAGTTGAATATAGTGTTGAAAGCGCTCTTCATATTTTGGCAACATGTATGATAAGCAACAGAAGTCAAGGTCGTAATGAATATTTTATACCAAAAGAATTTTTAAATCAAACTTCTCTGAAACTTCTCCATCTTAATGGATATGATATTGTAGGAAGGCATCCAAACGGTATTAGTGTAGAAATAAGCAGATTTCAAAAACCTTGTAAAAAAGTTGATTGTATACATAATATAGTTGGTGTTTGTCAAGCAAAAGGAGTAAAACAAATATGTAATGCTTATAACCCTATGGAATTTTATGAAGTTACAATTAATGGACAAAAAGAAACAAGAGTGAAATTTAAATACAACCATGAAAATACTTAAAAAAAATAAAATAATTGAGAAAGGTTCTAAAAAGATAGATACAGATAAAATTTTAGAAAAGATTGCCAAACAAATACAATTTCAGAAGCAACGAATGAAGGCTGAAGAAAATAGTTACGGACTCAGTAAAAACCAGCGAAAGAAACTGTATGAAAGTATAATAAGTAGTATTGGTAAAGTTACTAAGCTCCGAGAACAACTTGGTATTAAATCAGAAGAAAGTTCAATTTGTACTTATTATAAACACAAGCTTAAAAACGTGAATGAAGCCATAAAAAGGTCACAAATTGTCGGAAAGAGAATTATATTACTTGAAAAAGTTTATAAGAATAAAATATAAAAACTATAAAAGTCTAATTAAAAAATAAGACATGGAACATTGGGAATTGGAAGCTCAAAGGGCAAAAGAAAAAAAGGAACTACTAAGTAAGTTTCCTCATTTGGGCAAAAAAGCACGAAGAAAAGGAAGGGGAAATAAATGGGAGTACGGTACAATCATACTTGATAAATTTAATGATGACACCGAAAATTATGAATTTATTAAATACGATGATGGCACTTCGGAACAATTAATGTGTCTTCCTTATGAGATATGGGATGAACAAAAAGAAACCTGGGTTAATGGTTGGGATGAAACAAATTAAGAATATAGCTATATCTGTTCGCGACTGGGCCGAAACATATGCTCAAGAAAACAATAAATTTCCTTCAGACCTTGAGGGTATGTGTGCTATATGCTCTGTGAAAATATTCAATCAACTTAAAGAATTTGGTTATTCACCGGTTCTTTGCATGAGTTATTATACTGAGAGTCAAAGAGATGGTGCTCATGTATTTATTATTGTGAATGGTTTATTGGTAGATGTTACGGCTACCCAGTTTTCGTTAAAACACCAGAAAGTCATTGTGCGTGAGAAACTTAAGAAAGAAGATGAGTGGTATTGGAGTAAATTTCATAAATTTAGAACTAGTAACGGATTGATTAAAAAACAACATAAAGATGGGTGGTCGATGCATCAAATTAAAACAACAGAGTTAGAGTAATGGAAGTAATAACAAAAGCTGTATTGATTGAAAAGAGTCCTTTTTTTGTTTCTATTATTTTACGTAATAGTAATAAGGAAAAATTATTAGTAAGACCATGTGTAAGTGAAGATGATTTGCAAATAGCACGACAAGAATACAGGAACATGCAAGGTGTAGAATATAAAAATATTCTTTCATTCAATCCATCTCCATATTATCTTGTACTTAAGGGAGGTGCGTTTGTTGGTAATATTGTAAGTAAAAGCATATGTCAAAAAATAAAATATAACAATGCACATTCAGTATAAACAAGAAATTTTTGTTGTAACTATTCCATCTGGAGATGAATATTTTACAAAACTTTATATGGATGGTTTTAGTTTTGCTAGAGTAAACGGAGTGTGGAAACATTACACTGGCGGAAATTTGTCTGAGACAAACCCAATTGACAATGAAGAGTTTTGTAATGTACTTGAAGAAAGATTTCAAAATATACAAAAAAGATATATCATAATTGAGAAGGCTATTAATATTGCGACAGAATTATTTCCAACAGATATTGAAATTGAAGCGGAAGCAGAATCTCGGTATCCGGTAAATACACATATGACTCCGAATAATAGTCCTTATGTTGGAAGCAAGATAACTTTTACTCATGGGATTAATTGGTTGAAACTCTACATGACAAACAAACAATAATATGGATTTTGAATATATAAATGTAAATCAAATTTGTTCTTTGAAGGTAAGTACTTTTTCAAAAAGTAATTATTATGAATATAAAAAAACAAAAAAAACATTCTTTGGAAAAATGACAAAAGAAGGATTTTATGATTATGATGATTATTGCTCTGTTCAGCAAATTGAAGCTCGTGGAGAATACATTTGTAAAGGCGAAGAAGTATTTCTTAAACCATACATTGTTATTAGAATGAGCAATAACGACAATCATAAAAAAATTTTTCATACAAACGAGGAAATGTTTAAGTTTATATGGAATAGTCAACTTTCAACCCTTAAGTGGATTAATAAGAAGGATATACTAGAAAGCAGACAAGTATTGTTGGAACTATATAAGGGTTATCCAGATGAATACCGGATACTTTCAAAAAGAACTTTAGAAACAAATTATTAAAATTATGACATACTTAGGTGTTAAATATGAAATAATGTGTTATCTATTGTTACTTGTAACAGTAGATGATGTCAAAAAATGCATAACTCCTAAGTGCAATAATATGACTGGTATTATTGCTGTAAATTTTTGTAAAAAATGTTATATTGATAAAAAGAAAAAACGTAATAAGTTAAGTAGATTTATAATTCTAGAAAAAACAACAGAAAATTGTTAGAAGAAATTTCATATAGAGTAGTGTTGACAGAAAAGGTTGATAGAAACTTTTGGGTAGAACTTCTTGAAGAAGAAGTTGGACAAACTATTAATGGAAGAAGATTATATACTTGGTATTCTAAATGTGAAATTGAGAGACACAATTCTAATAAATTTCAGTCAAAATACAAAGTAAAATTCGCATCAAATCACCAATATTTTTTAGTAGTAAATTTTGAAGATGTTAACTTATCTCCTAATCACGTTTATGGAATAGCATTTAACCATTGTAAAAGACTAGGATATTAAAATGAGCATAAAAAACATAAGAATGCCAATGACAGAGAAAAAAATGAATGTCATTTTGAGAGCACGTATAGAAAATAGAATTAAAGAACTAAAATCTGGTTTAAGAGATTATCAGGGATTTAACGAAGATGGTAGTAGAAAAATACAATATATTTCTACTACATTTAGTGCTGGTGCTCATTCTTTTTGGAGAAGTGCCGCCGATAGAATTGAAGAATTAGAACGATTATTAAGATAATGAATAGAACGCTTAAAAACAAAGAATTTATTGCGCCAAATCCAGATTTAAATTCTCGTGATGTTTTGATTGAAAAGAATTTCTTAATTCGTATCAAAATTAATGAAGAGGATTTATTTATGAATGATGAGGTATGGTATTTTAGATTTGCGAATAAACGAATTTTAGTAAGATGTTCTACAAACTCAGAGAGAGAAAGTATTAGAGTTAACATTAATGATTATGGTGATATGTTCGTAGACAGATGTAGGAAAAAAGGATTTTATGTAGTTGCAAATTATACTTGGGTCTACAATGGTTGTTTAATTGGAAAATGTGATACAGAAAAATTTAAAACAATTGGATAAAAATAACACAAATATTCTTCAAAGAGTAATTTTATTTGAAAAAACTCAAAAATCATTAGTTACCTGGATTTCTGATTATGATAAAGGAACTATAGTTAAATCCATTGAAATGGGTGGTATGGGCGAAGGTTATGAATTGGCAATACAAGAATGTTTAATTGAAATATTGAGAAGTTTACAACATTTAAAACCTTCAGAAGAACCTGAAAGTTTTACTGTTGAAGTAAAGGATGCAACGAACAAAGCTGTTGCAAAATTAGATGAAACTTTTGGGTTTTCAGGAGCACAAGTTTCGGCAGCGCAAAGTCTTGCTTCTTTTATTTGGAGAAACACACTAGAAAAAGCATTTAAAGAAATTTCAGAAGAACGTATTATTAAAATTTTTAAGAGTAAAAATGGGACGGCTCGATTAATTAAAGAATAAAATGAGTATAGCAAAAATTAAAAGTATATTGATAGACAAAGGTTATTATTCAGATGACCATGCTATTTCAAGTAGATGTATAAGAGATATTATTTCTGCATATAAAAAAGTAGAAAGACAATCTATAAATAAAAAAGCGAAGAAGATAGCAATAGCTAATCTAGAAAGAACAAGAAATGTACTACTCGAAAAGAAAAATTTAAAAAAAGTACGTAAAAGAAAAACTTGAGACGAAGCGTAAAAAGGAACAAGAAGAGTTGAAAAAAAATATTACTCCAGCACAAAGAGAAGAATTTAAAAGAATTGCCGAACAAATGAAAGACACAAACAACACATAACATGCAAGATATTTTAAATACGCATTATGGTTCGAGAGATGTTTTGATTGAAAAGAATTTTATAATTAAAATAATTCCTGCTGAATATGTAAGTCCTGATTTGGTATGGTATTTTAAATATATAAATGAGAAATTTAGTGTTAGACATGCTACAAAAAAAGAAAAGGAAGATATAATTAATGATAGAAATTATTTTGGTATGTCATTTAGAGAAAGATGTAAACTTAATGGAATTTATGTGTCAACAAATGAATCTTGGATGCTTAATAAATGTTTTATCGGCAAATGTGATTCTATAAAAATTTAAAATTATGAAAGATATTATTGAAGAGTTGTTTTCTTGTCACGAATTAATTATTACCAAAGAAGGTTTTAATGCTTCTTTAACTTTGAAGAATAATGAAACCAACAAAAAATGGACATCCACATTGCCTTGTGACCATCACTTGGATAAAGAACGAATACAAGATTGTATTAGATTTATGAAAGACAAAACCAAATAATTAGAATGAGTGAACAAATAAACATTCATCTTTCTGTAAATGGTAAGAATGCTCTTGGGTGTCAACGTCATGATAAACATATTATGATTTCTTATTACGATAGAGGCCAACAGGACTTTGTTGACCTTTTTATGAATCAATTGGAAGCAAAGAATTTTTTAAAAGATTTGCAACAATGCATTGAAGAAAATGATGATGAAACTATAGCTCCAGCAAAAAGGCATATGTTAATTGAAAAAACAAATTACAAAATGAGGTGGTCATAATTGGTATGAAAAAACGTAAAATATCTGAAACTAGAGTTGTAATAATAGAAAAATTCGATACCAAGGATGGGTGGATTGATATTAAAACCAATCTACCAAAACCTATAAGTACAGTATTGATTTGGACAAACATTTCATTTGCAGCTACAATTGGTTATTATACCGGTAGGGACTGGATGTATTTATCTGTTAATGAAAATTTATGGTTAAATAAACATCCACATATAAAAGTATTATATTGGAAACCTTTACCAAATGTTCCAACAGCATATTGTAGACAAATTATGAAAAGCGTAAACGAAGACCAAGATAATGTTGAAGTACTTGATAATGAATAAAGATTATTGTATATATACAAATTTTGAATTCGGTGTCAGTGATATTAATAAGAGGATAGTTTTGTTTGAAAAACACAATGATTTAATTGTTGAAAAAAAACAAGAAAAATTAAATAAAAAACTGTTTAGTATACTTATGGAGGCAGCTTCTACAATAGAAAGAAATCCAAAACAGTTCGTTATGTATTTTGATTATCCAACATTTTCTAAAAAAAGAGAATAAATTTATGAATCGTTTTTTGTTTATATTCAGTCTTATTACAACTGTAGTGACAATAATAGTTCCGGTACATCCTTTTTGGGTAGGATGGATATTGTCTGGAGTAAGCGGATTTATGACAGGAAAATTTTTGGTTACTTTATTAACAGAAAAAATTTAAAATGAGTTTAACATTTGATATAGTTGGCTATAAAGAAAGCACTAGAATGGTAATGTTTGAAAAAAATCAAAGTTATTATTTTAAATTAGACCCTAAAGGAGCTTGTGAAAAAAGGTGTCACTTACTTTTAAATGGAACTCGTGTTGGTAGTGGTGCTTGTGGAAGATGTATGTTCAATAAAGGTTATGGTCCAACAGAGAAGTATATAGTCTGTTCTAAATTAAAAGAAGCTTTAACTGAAAAGAATTAAGACGTGAATAAAAACAAAAAAGACTTTGGTAGTCACAACAATACTAGACATGTTATGTTTGAAAAAGCACAAGTTTATTACTACAACACAACTCAGGTACATGGTGTGTCAGGTATGATTCATGTATGTATTGAAACTTGTCATATCTCTAAAGTTTGGTGTAAAATTGGTAGTGATTTTTGTAAAGAATGCCGATTCAATGTAGGATTTCATATTAAAGAACAATATATTATTTGTAAAAAGATTAAACAGATTCAACAAAGAAGTGAAAAATAAAATCTACGAAATAATTTGTGTTGTTAAAGTGTGCAATACTGGAAACTTGTCTATGCATAATATTCTATGGAGTTTCAATAGTTCAGTTAGTTCAGTTAATACTTCGAGATTTAAAAATGTGAAAACAACAACATTGAGTTTACAATATAACAACCTCGCTTTTCGTGAAATACAAATATTTAAAAAAATAATAAGGCAATGTGAATGGTTAGAGATTAGTAAGGCTTACCCACCAACATTATTAACTAAAAAGTCATATAAAACTTTTAAACAATTTTGGTTAGAGATTGGAGTCAACCCAGTAGATATAAAATTTTTACAGAAGATAGGAAGAATAAGAAGTCTTGTAAATCACAATTTTTACAAAAATGGTATTACAATTCAAATATGCCGACCATATAAAATACAAATCTTAACACAAACCAGAAAGGTTATAATTGAAAAACGTAAAAAAAGGAAATTAACAAATTAACTAAAAAATAAAATGGAAACAGAAAAACGCATAAAAAGACTGGAGAGAATTGTAATAATATTATCAATACTCTTCATTGTATCAGTATTAACATCAATTTATAGTGCCATACAAATTAAAACAGTGGCCAACAAAGTGCCTAGCTATCAAGAACTTAAGAAAGATATTCAAGCACTTAATCAATTATGTAAGATTTCTGAGGTAAAAGTACCTCAAGCTTATAACTTTACCAAGGATAAAGCCGTTAAAGGTTATGAGTACAGCAAAGAAAAGACAAACGAACTGATTGATTACATAAAGAAAAAGAGCAAGTAAGTGGAGAACGACTACGTTGAATATATACCAGTTAAGAAGTTAACCAAACGTCAAAGAGAGGTTTTAACCATTTTATCAAGTGGAGAAGAGCTTGTTTTTGAAAAGGGTGCCGGATGGTGGCTTGGGCTTGATAGAGTTGGAGGAAAGTTGCCTATAACACTTTTAAGACATATGACCATAAGGGCAGATGATTACTCATCTTCTGTTCAACGTTATACTATTAATGAAACCGGGAGAAAATCTTTAACCGATAACTGCTTGTATCTTATTAGAAAAAAATGAGCTTTACCAAACAACATAAAGTAAATTTTAAAGAATTATTAAATCAATGGACCTTAAAAAGTCCACTTGCCAATCATTATACTATTCACTTTAAAGACAAACAAAAGGCTTTAGAATTGGAGGAATATTTACTTGGATTAAACTTTACAGGTAAACCAAGAAGTCAGTCTGATGATAAAAATATTTTTGTTGATTGGAATAATACTCGCAGAAAAACATTTTCTATTATAATTTTTCCTAAATTAAACTCTTTTATGAGAACAAAAAGAGTCACTAAAAACTCAAGAGGTTATTATAATGTATTATCTGGAGATTCAGTAGAAAAATTTTGTTTTAAATTTGTAATGGTTGAAAAAGCAATTGAATATTTATGAAAAGTAAACAATTCAAACAATTTAATAAAGATGAATATGTTTGTCGTTTTTTTGATATTAACCTTACAAGGATAACGAATTTTTCTTTTAAATTCAAACACAAATTAACGTCAGAAGAAAAAAAAATTATAAAAAAAATTCTAAAAATAAGTGATGGCTATTGCGTTTATAATGTAGTAGAAAAAAGAACATTAGTTTTTAGAATGAAGCACACTTATCGTTCTTATAAAGATTTGTATATTGATAACGACATTGATAAAAACATTATACAAACTTTAAAAAATAAAAAAATAATTATTCATATGCTTAACGGGTGGAATAGAAACACCAGAAAGAGAGACTATAGTATTTATTTTTATTTTGATGTTGAATATTTTCACAATTTAACATCAACAAGAAAGGTGTTGTTGGAAAAACATAAAAGTAGAGGACGAAAAAAGAAGGTACTTGCATAATATTACAAATTATATATAATGAACTTTATTTTATACAATGGCCAAATTAATAGGTGATAGATATGATTTAAAGGCTATGAAATGCAGATTTTGCGGATGTGCTTTTTTGATTGGCATGTCTGTGGTAGGTCAACATGCACAAGCCTGCCATCAGTGCTTAGAAAGATTTGGAGGTGGTTTTTTAAGCATTAGAATTCCTGAAATTTCTCAGGGAAGTATGAGAAATATGGAATATTTGATTCCGTATTATGTTTTAGCATTTCGTAATGTACTAACTGAAAAACATGTGAATAATAAAAATACATCTTTAATACAAATTGCAAAAAAATATCCAAATAACGTAAGTAAACATATATTAGTATCTTTAAGAAGATAAATGGACACTACTGGCATAGAAGAAATAACAACAGAACATCAAAAGAGATTAGAAGAGAAGTTCTACCCAATTACTTATTGTAAAATGTGTGGGGATAAATTTTTCATCAACAGATATGGTAGTAATGAGCGTTTTTGTCTTGGTTGTTTAAAAGAAGCAGAAGGTGGTTATTGTGAAATAAGAATAGAGTTTAAAGAGTATCTCACTAAGAAAATTAGAGAAAATTTTTTTTTAGACAACCGAAATATTTTGGTACCATATAAAAGTTTTATGATTCACAGAAATGTACTAACAGAAAAATTTTACATTAATAATCAGAGAAAAAATTCTATAAATAAATTACTCATTAAGTATCTCGAAAATTCTAAGGGCATAACACAAGAAGAGGTAATATTTGAAAGAGTTTGAAAAACAGCAGATATACATATAATAAACGCACTACTATTGGTAATAACAAAAACATTAAGCCTAAGCAAAAGTCTATGGCTAAACGTTTGGAATGCCCTATAAAAAATGTAAAACCAAAATCAAAAAGTTCAAAAATGGATTTTTGTGTAACGGGTTTATGTAGTTTATGTAAATCTATGTTTCCAGAAGCATATGAGAAAAAAGGTAAAAACACAAGGCGACATTTCATTGGATGGGACCGTTCAATTTGTTCTTCATGTTTTGAGAAATCTGGTGGTGGATTTTATGAAATTGAAATACGTACTCAAATAGATACCAACACTGTTAATTTACAACTTTATATTATTCCGTACAAAATATTGGAATCAAGAAATGTATTATTGGAAAAAAACAAAAATGACAGAGATGTATCCTTGGTGAAAATTGCTATAAAACACGGAATACAACCTACCGAAAGTTTAATGTATACATTAAGTTGAAAAAGATTAAAAAAAATACCACGAGTATTCCAGCAATATCAAATTTAGATAATGGCTGGACTTATACTAATCCAGCACTGTTACATAAGTTAAAAAAATGTACAATTTGTTTTGATTTGTATGAACCATCAAAAAAATTAAAAAAAGGAACATTAATTATTTGTCCAGGATGTATTGAAAAATTAGGTGGAGGCTTATTGCGAATAGAAGTTTTTGTTAAAGAGTATGGTATAATCGAATATCATATACCTTTTAAAGTTCTAAATTATAAAAACGTTTTAATTGAAAAATATACTAATTCGCTAAATTCCCCAATGTTACAATTGGGTAAAAAATACAATTTAGGAAGTACTGTGCATTTTGTTAGTCCATTACCAGAATGAGTTTTGTAGAAAAATACATAATGTCTTCTGATGTTGCTGCTAATAACAAAAAACCAACAGTATTTTTCAGTATAGTATGTACTGTATGTAAAACTGTTTATAGTTATAATACTATATGTGGCACAGAAGGTGAAATTTGTTCTTCATGTATTGAAAGAGCTGGAGGTGGATTCATTAAAACGGAAGTTATATTTTTTGAAGAGGTTCTTTGTTTTGAATGGGTGAAATGTTTTTATATAACATACACTTCTCTTCAAACAAGAAATGTATTAACAGAAAAACACATCAACTCAATGAACACTTCTCTTGTACAGATAGCACAAAAGCACAAAGCTGTAATGACTGAAAAAAGAGGAGAACAGTTATGGTGATGTTTGTTGAAAAAATATTAAAGAAAATTTATAGTAAACACAATTATAAAAGAGATATTTTTTGTTCATATTGCGATTCAATGTTTGCTTGTAAGCGTATTGTGAATTATCATTATTGGGCTTGTAATGAATGTTTAAAAGAAACCGGTGGCTTTTTAATAGAAACAAGAACAGTACACACATCAGAATACACAACAGAAGAGTGTTCTTCAACCATAAGCTTTTTTATTACAAATAAAATTTTGGCAAACAGAAATGTATTAACAGAAAAACATAGGAATACTATTAATGACTCTTTAATAAGAATAGCTATCAAAAATGACGCAAAATTTGTTGTTTCTCCTTAGTTATCTTGAAGAGTGTAACAATTTTAACAATTTTTCGTTTAATTAAAAGACTATGCATATTGTTAAAAATGAACATAATTCTCTTGGATTAAATCAAGAGAGTGTAAGAAGATGTTCTTCTTGTCTTACTCCTAATCCAGATAAAGGAAGGGCGTTTGACGGAAGACGTGCTTATCGTTGTAAATGTTGTAGTAATGTATGGTCAGAAGGAATGCAGGGTCGAAAGAAGACCTTTAGTATTCAACGATACGGATTTCAATTTGCAGATAGTAAAGGCATTGGACACGTTGCTTAATCTAGTCACATGTTCAGCTTTGGAATAATGGATGGCGAAGAGTGTGGACGAAATGGCTGTAAAGGCATTTTGGAAGAAAAACCACAAGAATTGGAAGGATGTTCTTGTCATCTTCATCCACCATGTGCTTATTGTGTAAACAAAGTTGGATGCTGTCCAATTTGTGAATGGAATACATTGGACAGTTTAAACACAAGAGTAATGTTGTTTGAAAAATATGAAACCATTAAAAAAGAAAAGAACAAGCGGCGAAATACGCGTTAAGAAACATGCGAAAGAAATTCGTAAATTACTTAAGAACTCTCGTCAAAAAGTTTCAGCAAAAAGAATTTCTAATTTATAAAAATACCAAATGAGAAAACTAGCTTCCATACAAAGAGTAGATAAAATCAGACCGATTGAGAATGCCGATAGTATCTGTTGTGCTAATATTTTAGGTTGGCAAATTGTATGTAGAATAGGAGATGTGAAAGAAAGTGATTTGGTTGTTTATTGCGAAATAGACAGTTTATTGCCGGATATTGATTTATTTCAAGATGTCAAAAAAATCACTAGCGGAACTATGCGTATACGCACCGTTAGAATGAGAGGACAGGTATCACAAGGAATTTGTTTTCCAATAAGTATTGTTGAGAATTTTGGTTTATCAGTTACAAACATGACTATTGGCCAGGATGTAACCGATGCGATGGGTATAAAAAAATATGAAGATGTGTTACCAGCCGAATTATTGGGTAAATCAAAAGGATATATGCCATCTGTAATACCTAAATCAGACTTATACCGTGTGCAAACAATGCAAGATGTTCTTGATAAATACCAAGGAACTCTTTGTTATGAAACTGAAAAGTTAGACGGAGAAAGCATTACTTTTTATTTAAAAGATAATGTGTTTGGTGTTTGTTCTAAAGTTGTGGATTTTATTGAATCTGAAGATTCTGTACATTGGCGAATTGCAAAACAATTTAAAGTTGAAGAGAAATTAAGATTATATTCCAAAACCAAAGGAGCTAACTTGGGGTATAATTATTCAATGCAGGGCGAAATCATTGGAGAGGGAATCAAAAAAAATAAATACAAAATAAAGGGCCAAAAAGTATTTTTATATAACATTTTCAACATTGATAAACATTGTTATTTAAACTACGATGAATTTGTTATGGCTACTACTGTATTAGATTTAGAAAGAGTACCTTTAATCAACGATAGGCTCATTTTAAGTAATGATATTAATGAACTTGTTGCTTTATCAAATGGCAGGTCTATGCTATATGATACCAAACGTGAGGGAATTGTGATTACTCCGTTAATTGAAATAAATGATATTATTGGTCGCATAACCTTTAAGGTAATAAGTCCTGAATTTTTAATTAAACATGGTGAATAAAATGGATAAATCAATAACAAATTTTATTGGGTGCACTTTTTTAAAAACAAATGATAGAGTAAAATTATCACAAAGATGTGGTGATTTTAAAATGTTAAACAAAATAACTCCTCAATATATTTCAGATGGACTACAAAAAGAAAAAGAATATATTATAACAGATGCCACACCAATTCTTAAAGTAGTAGATGCGGACCAACAGTTTGTAAGTGTGAATGGAGCTCCTTCCATGTCTTATCCTTGTTGGTGTTTTGAAAAAATCAATAATTAATTCATTTAAACATCAATTATGTTATGTATAGGCTTGTTTGGTACGTGTGGTGGTAGTTCGTGGAGAACTGCTTTTATTGAAGCGTATCAAAAGCTTGGTATTGAACATTATAATCCACAAGTGGAGGATTGGAGACCAGAATTAGCCCAAATAGAAGCAGAGCATTTATTAAATGATGAAATCATTCTATTTCCAGTTACTGACGAAACTTATGGAACCGGTAGTCTGGCCGAAACAGGCTTTTCAATCCTTCAAACGGTTAATTCTAGTGAAAATAGGTCTGTTGTCATTTTAATACATAAAGATGTCAAGGAAGAGCTTAAAATAGCCAATCCAGCCCTTGCCAAAGAAAGTATGAGGTCACGAGCTCTCGTAAATGCTCACCTCTCTAAAATCAAGAAAAACAATGTATACATTGTGGATACGCTTGAGGACATGCTTAATGTCAGTTTAAAACTTTATGAAGTCCATTCGATTTTAAGAGAATTAAAATTAAAAAGCTGAAATAAATTTATTAAATTTGACACATGCAAATCCCTGTAATTCCAAAATATAAAACGGTTCTTATTGAAAAACAATTATCAAAATTTGAAATTGATTTTTTTGATGTGATTAACGATGGAGTTTGGTTGGAGGATTTTAATCATTGGCCAGATAACTATTTCTTTTTTAAGTTTTTCCAAAAAGAAAAACAAGAATGTATTTTTAGATTTAGTGCAATTGGAAATGCTTTTTATTGCGATATGGATTTGTGGAATTATTACGAAAAGCAATATAGTATTTATTCTGAAAATGTTTTTTTGAATACATTTACAAAAACTTTAAAAAAGTTTTTTAATTTATCTAACATACATTTTTTATATCCAACAAAACTTGATAAACAAGCTGATTTACTTCCTTGGTATGAGTGGTTAAATGTATACAATAATAGAATTACATTTTATGAAAAAGAAACAAGAACTTTAACTTATATAAAATGAGTAAATATTATTGTTCAGGCTGTCAACAAATCATTGAGCGAGATTGGAATGGGAAAACTTACAGTAGTTATTGCGATACTATTGAAAAAAAAGTGGTCTTAAAAAAATTAGAACTCATTCCTATTTCTGAATTATCAATATTCAAACCAAAGAAACATATAGATTTTGTTTGGACGGATAAATTAGTATTAGAATTTAATAAAATATCAACCTCTGGTTCTTATGGTATTTATTCAGATTGTAAAAGCATTAAATCAAAATTGAAAAAATTTAAAGAAATAAACAAATCTTTGAAATAATGATAGAACTGATTGAAAATACTATTATAGAAGAATTTAAACCTCTACAAAATGATTGGGAAGCCAAATATAAACATATCATTAATATAGGCAAGAGTCTACCAACACTGGATAACAAGCATAAAATCAAAGAGAATTTAATTAAGGGCTGTCAAACTCAAGTGTGGTTACATGCTAGGATAAGTGATGATGATAAAATAATTTATACGGCAGATAGTGATGCAGCTATAACTAAAGGAATGATAGCTTTAATTATTCGTGTACTTTCAAATCAACTTCCTCAAGATATTATACAGGCCGATTTAAAATTTATAGATACAATAAATCTAAAAGAGCAATTGTCTCCGACACGTTCTAATGGTTTATTAAGTATGATTAAACAAATGAAAGAAGAAGCTCAAAGATTTTTATGAGCTCATTAGAAGAATATATAGCCATAACTTCAATTCCAGTATCTATCTGGATGTTAAATTACGTATTGGAATATGCGATTAAAAAACATGATAAAAAAAAGTCTCAACGTTTGCATGACCACTTACACAATACGACAAGAAGACGTGTTTTGTTGGAAAAAATTAAAAAAGAAAAATTTGAAACAAATAATATTAGCATGATTTAAAATGAAACAATTTCAAGAAGAAGGACCTCAACAAATAATAATTCCGGAACAAAAATTCATGTCTTGTTCGCGTTGTAAATATTTTAGTAATGATTTACTAAAATCTGGTAAAAACCCAAAGTATAAATCCAATTGCAATCATCCTTCTATAGCGGAAAATAAATCATTGAATTTATTTTGTGGCAATCTTCATGAAAATCTTAATAGAATTGTGGAAACTCCAACATGGTGTCCTTTTTTAAAAACTGAATCGAAAGAAAAATAAGTGCCGAAGGTAGTTCAATCTTTAAATAAACCAGGCAAGAAGACCAAAAAGCCTATAAAAAAGATTGATTATGATTTTTCTTCGAGAATAGTCATAACTGAAAAATCCAATAAACAACTTGAAAGAATTCTTTCTTCTTTAGATAATAGTCAATATACTACTGAGATAATCCCTTTAAACAACAACGATATTGCTATTTATCAAACTTGTGAAAAATTATCCAAACAAATTTTTGGAAAAGCATCAAAAAAAATAGATGTTGTACGTTTAATGATTTTTGACACACATACATTTAAAAACATTGTTCTACAATATTCTTTGGAAAGATATTTTGAAATGCAACGTGACTGTCAATTTACAACCAGTTCTTCATGGAAAGATTTTATTATGACTGGATTAATAGCTATACCAACACAAGCAAAACATTCTCTCATAAAATATGCTGTACAAAATAGACTTGATAGGTTAAAAAAAGAAATAGAATTTAATTTTCCTTATTTTCTAATAACAAGAGCTTTAATTCTTCCGTCAGCAATTAAAATTGAAAACATATATAAAGACTTTAAAAGACAAGATTCACGCTTTATTAAAAAAGAAATTAATAATTTTTGTGATAAAGTAAAAGCATTTGAAATAGCAACACCACAATAATGGACCCATTAAGAAAAGACATATACGAAGAATTAGAATCTGCTTTTGACGTTGGAGGTCATAGAAATTTTGGTGGTTGTGTTGAAAACATTCTTGATGTGTTCGAAAAACACAACAACACTATTACGTTGGAGATTTTATTAAGGAAAACAGAAAACACAGTTATTCAATATGCGCGACCCAAATTAAGCATTAAACAAGTAGAAGATTTTTATTTAATGTTACAAGGGAAAGATATAGATTCTGATGGTTTTTCTTTAGGACATAAATTTAATTTAACTCCAAACAAAGCGTTTACTATTATTTGGTACTTACAAGAAATATTAAAAATTATTCCTGACCGGTTTGAAAAGTGTGATGTTTGCAAAGAACTATATAATTCTTATAGTAGTGGACATTATTCAGAAAAAAAAGGAAAACATTATTGTGATTCTTGCGACACTTTTGAAGATGAGTAATAATGAAACGCATATAGTAGATGAAAATTCTCTTAAAAGAATTGTGCTGTTTGAAAAAAGCAATTTATATGTTAAGATTTTTCCAATGCTTAAACGTTGGTATTATTTTCAACAAACAAATCAAGAAGTGGAATCCATAGATGAGTTTATTGCAATTAACAGAACGCTACAAGAACATAATATAACGATTGAGGAGTTTTTAATAAGTAGAATACTATATAAATCGAAAGCTAAAACATGAAAAAAGCAGAAATAATAAAAAATGGCAATGTTAATCTGAAGGGGATTGATTTAAAAGAAAAAGATAAGGTTTATGTTACAAACATCCCAGATATTGGAAATGTGTACGTTGGCGATAAAATCCCCGTTAAAACCTGGACTTGGATAAAAGTAATGGCTTATGTAGATGGTTATGTTATGGGTAGATATAAGGGTTGTATGGCTTTTGCGGACTCCCTAGAAGCATTCAAAAAAAGAGTTCAATCAGAAAAATAACCTATTGATAACAAGATAGTTGTAAAAGTAACAAAATGGGATTTTTTCCGTTCAATAATTTAGTGTTAACTATGGACTTAAAAGAGATTTTACAAGACCCTATCTGGATGAATCATAAAATCGGAGATACCTATTCTATGGTTAATGTAGGAGGTAAAAGTGATGGCAAGGTTTGGAAAATAGCTTATTATCCTTTGTTTGGAACATATAAAGGTGAAGGAGATAATACGAAGTGGGTTGAATTTGATGAACCAAGAGCATTAGTAGAAACACCGCTGGACAAAGGAACAGACTTCAGAGAAGTACCGTTAAGATATTTGAGTAAAAATGGAAAAAATTAAAATTACCGATACGATGTTGCAATTGGCCGGATTTCAAAAATTTGAAACGGTTATTGTTAAAACACATAATTACATTAAAGGTGACTTTAAAATGAATACTGCATTGCCTTTAATCTTTTTTTATAAAGAAGAAAATTTGGGAAAAATTGAATACATGGATGAACTTTTAAAAATTTATCTTGATAAGACTGGAGAACCATTAGAATTTAAATACATACCTATCGATAAAGAAAAAAAACAAACACTTATAGCTTGGTATGAGGCCCACAAACAAACAAGCACAAATAGCAGTTTATTATTGTTGAACCATACAAAATTTTCAGATTTATGTGCTTCTCGCATGAATGTTTCTCAAATAGCAGACAATATGTTATATGCTATTTCTCTTGAAGATGAAGATAATCCAAAAGAATTAACAAGACATTTAAAGGCAAATCAAGATAAAAGTTGTTGTTCTCATATTTCTATTTTAAAAGATAAACATCCAGAGTGTATTGAAAAATCTAATGAATGGTTTGAATCTCAAAAAAATCTGTTACAACACATTCAAAAATACTTGCTTAAATAAATGATAGATATTTTAAATAATAAAAGACAAGTATTGGTTGAAAAGCATAATTTTCAGTTTTTAGCCTGTTACATCAACAATTGGAAAAACACAATAGTGCGAAATCAATTTTATGAAGCAGCTGCTATATTAAGAGAGTGTGCAAAATTATTAGAAATGGACTTTGAATCGAAAGGAAATAAGTTCAGTTGTGCTGATACAGATTTTTGGTTTCAAGTAATTACAAAATACATGGAGCCAAGAATTTTAGAAAAAATAAAAGAGTCACAAAAAGATGAAAATAAAACTTTAAAATATGCTAAAAAGTTTGAAGCTTTGGTGAAAAAATTTAAAGAATTAGAAAGAGAAGAAAACAAACAAGAATAAATTATAATGGAAAAAGTAAGACAAGCAAAAAAATCTGAATTAGTAAAAGGCAGTTATGTACTAGTCGATTATAAAGGTGGTGGTATTGAAGCTGGTTTATTAAATTATAATCCAAAAATTTATGGCATACAAGAAATAACATCTATTGATGAAAAAGGACACTATTGGCTTTCTTGTGGAAGTGGAATGACTCTCAAAGGGTTAATGATACCAACTTCTGAAATGATTGAAGATTATGAAATTTTTATGCAATTTTGTGCTGTTGAGGAGAAAAAAAATCCTTCAGATTATAAAACTGCAGACGAACAAGTTGACTATGTTACCAAAATCAGGAAAGCTGCAAGTAAAAAATTTCTTAAATTAAAAAGTTATCCTAACATTGAAAAAGAATGTAATAAGATTTTAGAGATAATGAAAGAAAACCAGGATTTCTTATGTAAAAAGGCTAACAGACCATTGTTGGCATATATAATGCTAAGATGGCAAAATTTATATTATGCTGGTCGTATTGTTTATGGTGAAGAAAAATATGGTTATCAATGTCAAAACAACCCGAAATATGAATTTGAGGGTATGGAAAACAACGAAACAAACGAAAGGTTTATTTATGATGCATGGGGTGCTGGAATTGAAATGGAAAAAATGCTACCGGCAGAATTTCTAAAGAAGCATAAGCGTTCGCGCTCATCAAGTATGGAACAATTTAATGAAGCTGATTTTGACGAACTTTCTTCTTATTACAATCAGAATGATGAATTCACTAAGTTGTTATACAAAAAGAATAAAACCATGAATGATTGGTATTCTCTTCTTGGAAACAAAAATCATCGCTATCATTCTTTATATCAAACGAAACACTCCATTGATAATCACTTGCTATGTGTTATAGGAAATGGTTACAGCTGGAATAAAGATGGTTTTATTTCTAACAATGGTCCTTCTGGCGAAGATGAAGTGGATTTTGGGAAATTTCCAATGTTAAAAGGAAATTCTAAAGGTGAAGGTTTAAAAATTGAACAAAAAGTAAATAAAATTCTTACACAAAGTTTTGTGCAGGATTGTTTAAACAATGCTAAGAAAAAACATTTAGAGACAATAGCTCAAAATACAAAAAAAGATTTATCTAGTTCTTTAGATTTAGGACATCATATGATTGACTTAGTGTTTGGTAAAAAAAGCAAATCAAAAACTTTTTTCAAACCACATAAAATTATTGTAGAACTTGAAAATAAAACATTCAACACTTTCAAAAAGAAAAAAGAAATACAAAAACTTTCTAAACGATTCAATGAATTGCGTACAAATTTATTGAAACGTATGCCAAAAAATTTAAATACTGTTGAACAAGGAAAGTGGCAATCTAAAAATTCTACTCCAGAATACAAAGAACTCACAACAAAGCTTTCTCAATTTTATAGTCAATTAACAAAATTGGTAAAAGAAAAATTTTCCACATTAAAACTTAGTGGCGAACAAATAAGAGACATTGAGGTTTTCAACAAGAAAGCTATGAGTGATTTTTTAAATTCCGCAGAATATAAAAAAATGTTTGGAGACAGAAAGAAAACCAAACAAGTAGATTCTGAGTCTGGTAACTACTATCCTTTGTCTAGGTATTCTGCAATGCTTAAAATGCCAAAAAATGTACATTCTTCTTATGTTAAAGCTGCAATAAATATTTGTTTAAACATAGTTAAATATTCTAAAGTAGAAGCAGAACAAAGCGAAGACAACAAAGAGAGAACGCTCGACAATATTGCAATAGCAAAAAAATTCTTGAGTGAAAATGGATATTCAGAATATAAAAAGGATTTACCAAAAACAGTAAACAAGTACTCTATTTTAAAACAAATACAAATACAATTTAAACCTATATTAAAACTTTATCCGGCAGCAAAAAAAACAAATGTATATGAACAAGAATTAAATAGTTCTAATCTCTATTTAAATGATACTAAAAAAAATGAATATGCTGATGATAATATTTATTGTAACATCAAAATACCATCCTCAGATGTTGTTAATGGAATTTCAAATAATGTTGAGTTTTTAACAGGAACTAAAATATACACGCCAATTAAACAATTTTTAGAAAATTTAAAAAACATCAAAGATATTAAAGCAATCTTTTTCTATGTTGATAATATAAAAAACAACAACAAAGAATCTTGTCAAATAACAATTGAAATAAAAATTACCGGCAAACAATATCATTTCGATGATAACCTAAAGTGTGAAAAAGAATTTGTTGAGCAAGGATTTTTGCTTGGCCACCACACAATGGCGTTAGAATTAGAAGATTATTTCTTAACTACTCAAAAATCAATAACGCTTGGAAGTACACATCCACACAACATAGATGGTAAACAATATTTTAGTAATTCCCAATCTTTTGATGTATATGATAAAAATTGGATTTTACTAGATTCTTATCGAATCGATGAACGTAAGTGTAATCTATTTTATGGCGGAAGCAAAAGCGAATTAACCACATGGTTAACAGAACAACATGCAACTATGAAAGGTAGCGATAAAGATTATGGCACATATGATTCAACTAAAACAAATAATAATGGTAAAGACGGTAAGAAATGTCTTTACTCACACGATTTTATGTTGTGGTTAAAAGAACATCAACCAGTATCTCAAAAAAATGGATAGAAGCAAACTTATTGATAGAGCAAGGGAGTTAGGTGATAATTTAAACCCTAAGTCATTATATGGATTTTTGTTTAAACAAAATCAGACACAACTTGAAGCGCTTTTGTTTGAAATAGCTCAACAAGCTAACACGAATGAAATTACAAAAAAAGGAATGATTAAAACAGTTGGTTCTGAAATAGTAGAAATTTCACTATATTTGTTTCCTAATTTAACATTGGAAGATAAATACGAATCATAATGTCTTTTATATTACAACGACATATTTTTATAGAGAAATTTCCACATCCAGGATTAAAAAGTATTTTAGAAAACGAAAAGAAAGCTATTCTTGAACAAGATTATGAAGCAGAGGCAACATATAGCGCTTTGGAAAGAAATTTTTACCGGCTCAAATTTGGATATGAAATTGCAAATGAACCAAAACCTTATAATATTTGTTGGGAGTTACAATCAATCTTAGAATTACTTAATAAAATTCAGAAAAAAATCAAATTTAGAAAAACATAACCATGGAAACAATAGCAATTAATGAAAAACTTAAATGTTTAAATGACAAACCTTTAAAAGGTAATGATGTAGCGCCTCCCTTAAAAGAAGGTGAAAAATATTCAGCAAAAAATGTTATTAAATGTTCTTGTGGAAAAGAACACATTGATGTTGGCTTAGTGTCTGATTATAATTACATCACTTGTTATGATTGTAGTGAACAATTACCAGATGGAAATAAGATTCACTGGTGTCATCCAAGTAGATTTGAAAAAGACACTGCATAATTAAAAATGAGTACTACTGTTAAACGACAAGTGTTTGCCGAAAAATATCCACCTTTTGGTTTAAAACGCATTATAACACAGAAATTTGAAGCTGTTCGTTGTAAGAACTATGAATCTGCTGCAAAATACAGAGATGAAGAGGTTGATTATTATAAAAATAAATATGGCTACGACATAAGTCACACAACAGTAAGACCAAAGATTTCAATATGTGAACCTGAATTTATTGAAATGAGTCAGGAACTACAGGATTTTATTTTAAACCTTTTAAAAACAAACGAATAATGAAAAAACTAAAACCAAATCTTTTTGATTTAACTCCGGCAGAAATAGAAACTTCCATTGCTATGTATGGTAAAGTAATTAAATGCTTAATTGCTCCTTATCACAATATTACCAACATACCATTAGAGTCAAATGATGTGGTATATGTTTATCCGGAAAGGGATTTAACTATTCAACAAAGAAAGGAAATTGTTAGTGTGATGGCAAATTCTGACAAAACAGAAATTTGTTTTGTTACATCTGATGTTTTTATTATTCGCGACATGGTTGATTCTTGTACTCGCATTCTAACTCCAGATGGTGAATTGGCAGAAACTCCTGAAAAAACGTTTGCAGCCAATCATCATACAGTTTTACATAGTGTTTTATCAGATAAACATTATGTAAAAAGAGCAAATGACGAAAAAGAAAAATCAATGAAAATTATTAATAAAGTTATTACAGATATAAATAAAGGTTCAATGACTAGGGCTGAATATGCAAAAACTAACACCATTATTGATAATATTGGAGAACAAATCATTAGTGGTAAATTAAAAGAAATGTTACGTGATGTAAATATCATCCAAGATGATTTCAAAAAAGACAGTTCCGGAGCAGTTGAATTTAACAAAGAAGAACTAAAATATTTAAAAGACCGTAGTTGGTTTAAAGAAAACTTATCAGTCAAAGAATGTTTAAAACAACTTAGAGATACTACTCAGCAAGAAGAAAAAAAATTATCTTTGCTGGATGAATTGATTGGATTGTTATTAAAGACCCCCGAAGATAAAGAAGGTCTTAAAAAGCATAAAGAAGACAAGGAAACCCTTGAGGCTCAACTAAAACTAAGGCACAAGATAGAATATTGGCTTACAGAGCAAAAAGATAATGCAAAAATTCAAAATGTACTAAAGTAGGAACACTATATGAAAATATCAAAAGGAGCAAAACAATTCTTAAATTACGCAAAAAAAGAATGTGATAAAAATGGCATTGACCTTGTAGTTTATGATGGTAAAGAAATACCAAACTTAAGATGTTTAGGTTTCTTTAGTGAGTATGAAATGCAATTGGGTGTTGCTATGGGTGTTCCGGAAAACAATTGGGTTTCCACTTTAGCTCACGAATTGTGTCATACAAAGCAATTTCTAGAAAACACAAAAGTTTGGAGAAATATTAAAATTGGCAACTATGATAAGGGCGAAATGTTTGATATGTGGATTGAGAAAAAGGTTGAACTTACCGAAATTCAGCGCAAAAAATACGTTAAAGCAATTATAGACCTTGAATATGATTGTGAAAAACGCACTGTGCAGCTCATAAAGCGTTTAAAACTTCCTGTTGATACCAAGGCTTATATAAGAGGTGCTGTCTCTTATCTTTGGTCTTATAAGGTTATGAGCGAAGTTCGTAAAGAACCCAAGGTATTCACCTATGAAATACCTCAATTATTAAAACAAATGCCTACTCAATTTCCAAAAAACCCTCACATTTTAACAAAAAAGACATTTGATATTTTAAAACAATACATGTATTAAGCCGATGTTTAAAAAATTTAACATATCTTTTTTTAACAATAAAACCACTGTAAAGGTTAAAACTTTTTTACACTTAATGCCAAAAGTAGAAAAGGCTCAAACCATACATGTTATAAGAACAAATAAAGCTGTTTACTATATATACAACATTGACTATTTACCTGGAACTAACGTAAATATTTGGATTGAGAGAAATGGAATTCCGATTTTAAGAGAAGAAATCATTGAAGAATCATGGGGTACTTTAGGAGGAGATTCTTTTACTTCTTTTGTAATGAGTTGTTTGAACGAAACCAGATGGTATATTGGAAAATCCTACGAACATATTTTAGAGGACAGAAGAATATATGAACTTGACTATGTGGTATTAACTGAAAAATACCTACTTTTGTAACAATTATAATAACAAAACGTTTAATTTAAACCTCATGAAAACTAAAAAAAGCAAGGAGCTTATTGATATTGAAAAAGAAATCAATATTAAACAAAATGAGTTAGATGATATTATTGTTGAATTCAACCGGAACAACACTGAAGATGGTGAACTTTTAATAAAAAAATATCGTGGGGAAATCAAAAAGTTAAACATCAAGAAATATGAAATTGAACAGAAAGACAATACTACTTACGACTTAGTTCAAGTTTAACACATTTCCAAGTATGACGCTAAATAAAAAGATATTTATAACAACAACATTGCCCTATGTGAATTCTATTCCGCACATTGGACATTCTCTTGAATTTATACAAGCAGATACTTTAAAGCGTTATCATAAAAGCATTTTAAATAGTGATGTTATTCTAAATGTTGGTTTGGATGAACATGGTTTAAAAGTTTTTACTAAAGCAAAGGAATTGGAAAAAACACCACAAGAATATTGTGATGAGCAAAGTAAAAATTGGATAGAATTCTGTGAAAAATTTAAAATTACTTACGATATATTTTATAGAACATCTTCTGAGGAACACAAAGTAAAAGTTCATACATTTTGGAATGAATGTTTAAATCGTGGTGATTTATATAAAAGAGAATATTCAGGGAAATATTGTGTAGGGTGTGAATCTTTCAAAACCGATTCAGACCTTATCAACGGACGTTGCCCTGACCACAATGTAGAACCGGTTTATACAGCAGAAGAGAATTGGTTTTTTCGCATATCAAAATACACAGAACATTTAACTCAATGGATTGAAAAAGAAGGAAAAAACTTTTTGACTCCACACTTGAAATTAAATGAATTAAAAAACATCATTGAAGGTGGTGTTGATATTTCAGTTTCAAGAAATAAAGATAATGTGCCTTGGGGTATACCAGTACCAAATGATAACACTCAAGTAATTTACGTATGGTTTGAAGCTTTGTGCAATTATTTGTTTGCATCTAATTATCTTGCTGGTGATGATGAAAATTATTGGAATGGTACAACTATTCAATTGTGTGGTCCGGACAATACTCGTTTTCAAGGTCACATTTTTCAAACACTTATTGCTTCTGCTCAAATAAAGCATACCACAAAACTTTTAGTTCATGGTACCATTTTAGATACCAATGGAAAAAAAATGTCAAAAACTTTAGGAAACGTTGTTGACCCAATAGAACAATTGAATAAATATGGACTGGATGCAGTTCGTTATTATACAATCAAAGGCATACATACTTGTTTAAATCACAATTGGAGTGAGCGCGAACTTGTAGATTTATACAATTCAGAACTGGCTGATGATTATGGGAATTTAATTGCAAGGACTTTACATTTAGTTGATATAAAACGTTGTCCAATTGATGCGAGGTATGTAGAACCAAGTTTTAAAGAGGACATTGACAACAGATTGAGTGAAGTTAAAAACGAATGGCACAACCTCAACATAAACAAAGCCATTGAACTTACAATTTCTACTTTAAAATTTGGAAACAAATATTTAAACAATGCTCAGCCTTGGAATGAACCACATCTGTATACTCTTAATAATCTTTTTTATTTGTTGGAACAATGCACAAATTATTTAGAGCCGGTTATTCCGGATGGATGTGCATTAGCTCGTAAGTCTTTAAAAAACAAGAAAAAAGCAATAGTTTTTCCTAAAATAGTTGAAGAGTTAAAAGTTAATGTTTGATAATTCATCTACAATAACAGATTCCACTAGAATGGTTTTGTTTGAAAAATTTCATCCATTCATATCCACGATTTTAAAAAGCTTAGATTGTCCTTTAATGAATATGGAATTGTTTTTTTATAAAAATGATTTTATAGTTTATCAAGAATCTCCTTATGCTGGAGAAAAGATATATGGTATCGATATGGTTTTGGTAAGAATTTTATATTTTGATATGTCTCGATTAAAATGGTTAGAAAATGAAGCCACTTTTCCTGGAATAATATCAAGAAGCAATTGGCATTGGTTAGCAATGAATTATGCAGACCATTACATTGGAGAAAGAGGTGGTTACATTACAACTACCGGTTTATTATTTATTCATAAATCTTGTAAAAGTGAACTAATAAATGCTTTAATAAGTTTTAAAAAATATATAACTCATTACGGTACCACATTTAAAAGCATGAAAGATGTACTTATTTCAAGCCATTTACCCGTAAGAAAATGCAAAACACTTTATCATTTAAATAATAAAGAAGATAAAAATTTTATTTACAAAGTGGCGGATGATGAACAATATAGATTTAATCAAACAAAAATAGAAGATTTTAAACGAGATGTTTTTAAATGGCAAGATGGTAAAAAAAATGTTATGATTGATTATGTGAATTTTGACCAGAAATCAAAATCTTTCACCAGAGGAATGTATGCTTAAATTTATAAAAAAAATATTTTCTTTTAGTTGGATTAAGAAACTCAATAAAACTATCATTGAAATACGACACATTGATAATAATGGAAGAAAATTATTGGCAACATTAGAGGCAATAGATAATATAGAGACTAGAGGCGTTTTAATTGAAAAATGTAATTTCACAACTCCACTTCCTCCACACAATACCATATTAAGCTCTCAAGCTATTTTTACTTTTATTTTTAAAACTATTCCGGTTCATAATTACGTTTTAGGTCAACAAAAAAATGAATAATTATGATGAGAAAATATATAAATTACTTTCAACAGGAGATATACATAATAAAGTGCTGATTGAGAAAAAATTAGAATTTCAAAAATACTGGATAAAAAGAGCTATCATTGAATATGATTCTCCAAAAAACCAAATATTAGGAGCAAGATGTATAAAAAATGCTTTTCCAAAATTAGGTTTGTTTTATATTAAACAATTTTTGGATAATCACACAAATATTAATTTATTGAAATTTATACAAGAAAATATTGAGTAAAGTAAATTTCATACAAGAAATTGTAGAACAACAAGAAAACATTCAAACACGTTCTATATTGTTGGAATTTAAAAAACAAAAGTTTCTTATTCAACCTCTTTCTGTTTGGCTTCAAAGCAACTTTGATTATTTATCTGGGACTTTACGCAAAAAATATTTTACACATATAAATAAAAATGGCAAAAAGTCAACAAAAAAAGAAACCATAAAGCCACTCTTAGAAAGATATGGTTATACAGAATTAGAATTAGATTTTGTTGATTTACAAAGAATAAATCTTTCATCTTTAAGAGGTAATGGGAAAAAATTTGTCATTGATATGATTGTCAAATATAAAATAGACCCTCCACAAAAGAAAATAGTTTATAGATTTCAAGGGAGTCAATCAACACGTTGGATTAGAATTTTTTATAAATGATAAAAAACGATATAAATAAAAATCTATTTAAAGGCGTATTAATTGAAAAAAAATCTATTCATAATTCCGTTAAACATTTCGTATTATCATTATTTAATGACTGTACTTTATATAAATTTAAGGAGAAATCTGAAATGGACCCATCTATTTTCCTTTTAAAGGATAAAAATATATTTGCTCAAATAGAAATTTATGATAATGCGATGTATTTTAATTATTCTTTAATAAGAGAGCATTTTAATCGTTATGATACACAAAAATATAATATCAAAATTATAACAAATGAAGTTATTCGATATTATCTCCAGAAACCAAACTTAACTATTATTCCTATCTCAACAATAAAAGGTTGGAAAAGAAATCAAAAATACATATTTCCAGAAGACTGCCTAATACATAGAGACCTTCTTAAAAAAAGAATTGGTATATTTGATTTGTAACAAAAAAGCTATAAATTCGTTTAAATATAGTGAGTCAAAAAGTCCAAAATATTAACACGAAAACACCTCAGAATCAACCGGTTCAAAGAGGACCGCAATCAAAAATTCCATATGCTCTGAAGGTACTAGAAGATGCTTTAAGAAAAAATGAAGAAGAATTAAGGTTTTGGAAAAAGCATGTTCGCGTTTTTAGCTGGATGCGCTCTAGAAAAAAAGGTTTAGATAATCAAACAGTTAGTGTTGTTATTGCTTATAAGGATGGTTTTGGAAAGGAATTTTTATCTAAAGAATTTTTATTTCTAACTGCTCCAGATTTTTGTGAAAATTCTTTAGAATATTGTAAACACAATTTCATGGATTCTATAACAAATATTCAGGCAGAAGGAAATGTTGGACCATGTGAAGATAGAATAAAACAAATTAAACAAGTTTTGGAAAAATTAAAAAATGTTGAAAGTTTATAAAGATTGTTGTAAAAATTGTTTGTTAAGCCCAGACAGTATTGTAAGTCCTAAAAGACGTAAAGAAATAATCAATACTTGTGCTAAGAAACAATCATACTTTATTTGCCACAAAGCAAGCATGGATAACAAAGAAGTTGTGTGTAAAACATTTTATGATACTTTAGGACACATTTCTCAAATGGTTCGCATTGCACAACGGTTAAATGCTATTGAAGAAGTTGAACAACCAGAAGCAGAGAAATTACCTACTTATAAAGAAATGCAAAAATGAAAAAATTAAAGTCCGGTCACGAAATAGAAAAGAAGATTCTTTTAAAGAAGCTTCCCAAAATCACATTTGATGAAATTCAGAACATAACTCAATACTATACCCCTAAAGGTCGCTTTAGAAGCGTTCATACTGTAAAGGGTATCAAGTTCATCAAAACAATTAAAAAACACATTACAATTGGTGTAAACGATGAACAAGAATGGGAGTTGACACAAGCTGAGTTTAACAAAGCAATTAAAACTGCTACTAGGAAAATCATCAAAACCAGGTTTATCAAAAAAACCAAAACAGTAAAGTGGGAAATTGATGTATTTGCTTTCATAAAATTGATAATCGCAGAAGTGGAAGTGAAAAATCAAAAACAACTTTCAAGCATTAAGCTTCCAAAATTCATAAAAAATGAAATGATTTTGGATGTAACCGGTATTAAAGCTTTAAACAACTTTAGTTTAGCAGAAGAATTATAATTTATTACAACATGGCTAAAAAAGAAACAAGTGTTTCACAGAAAACGGTTATGACAGAAAAAATTTCTGAAAGACCTTTATTGAAATTACATGTTCCCGGAGAAAGTTTTTGGGCATATAAAATTTCTGAAAATACTGCTGAAATTGGAAATATACTTATGAATCCAGATTATTGTTTGGGTGACATTGTATCATTTAATCCAAACAACAATGAAGTTATAAAATTAATAGAGAAAAAAACCACCACTTTAGCTATGAGCTATTCTAAAGATGGTGATGTTAAAGAAAAATATAGTAAAATTTATACTTATTTTGAAGATAAAAACATTAAAGTAGAAGGTATGTTTGCTGGAGTTTTCTTATTGGCTATTCCTATTAATATTCCAGAAAAAGCCATTGAACAAATTATAGCAGAGTGTCCTGAAAAAATAGATTTTATTGTTGATTAAAAAATTCGTTCTTTGAATTGGTACTTAAAGTTAATTCAAAATTTTTATGTGGTTAAACCTACGGGGATTTGCCATGACGAGCCGGTTTAAAACCAATGAACCGTTTAACTTATGAGCATCTTATATAGATAAGTGCTGCATAAAGAAATTGAATTAGCCTGAACCTTCATTTGCATTATTTATGAAGTAAAGAGCTGCCTTAAAAACAGGTCAAGAATAATGTAAGTTTTACTATTAACATCTTTATAGTATTACGGCTGCTGTACGTCTTCAGCAAAGCTTAGTAAGCAATTTTACAGGCATGACAGACAAAGAAAGATGTGAGTGATATTCAATAAATAATACTTATTGAAGAAACAAGAAGTTTCAGAAGGGATGATTGCTATGCCTTAATTCTTCTTAGGGATATTTCTGAAAATTATAAAATCCTCTTTAACTAAAAAAGAGTACCAAACCAGTGGAGGCTGGAACGAAGAGTTGGTACTTATTTTGAAAAAGAAGAATATACGATAATAATGAAAAAAACATATACCACAAAACAAGCATTGACTCTTTTCAAAAAAAATCTCAAAAAAAAGAGGCCAGTTATAAATGCTTATTTGAAAAAATATTTACAAAAAATCATTAATAAAGAACTAGGGAAGGAATACAGAATTGAGGCTATGAAAATACTGTTAAAAGCAAAAAGAGAAGAAGTGGCTGAATTTCTCATATCTTATCATTCTGATGGAGTAAATGCTGGTATTTGCTGTCTTGCTTTGGATTTTATAAAAGACCGTCTTGTAAAAGACAAAGAGGTCGGAGAAAATTTTTGTAAAAAATTCGGTAATAAATTTTAACATGGCAAATCACGCAAGAATTTGTTCAAAGAAAAAGATTGACCCCAAAGAGGTTACAAAAATCATTAAAGGTCTTAATGAAGATATATTAGCTGGAGTTTTTACTATTGAATATCAACACAAACAAGAAAACGGATGGGGGAACATCAATGGTATGTACGTTATAAACAAAACGAGAGGATTGCCTTAATGTTTTGGTTGACAGATGATGTTCGATATGGAACAGGTGATGAATATGGTTCTCAAAAGGAATATAAAGAATATAAAAAACCCAAGACTCTATCCAAACAAAGTTGCATTGAATTTCGACATGGTCATGCTTTTCAATTCATGTGGTGGGTAGAAGGGGTATTTAGAGAAAATCTGGGTAAACATTATAATGCTCAAATGTGGGATGATGGTACAGGTTGGTTAGAAAAAGCCAAACCTGAGCTTTATAAAACATTAGAAAGTTATGTTACCGGCATTGGTTGTAAAACTAAAGAACAAATTAAAGCTTGGAAAAAACTTCATTTTGATTGGCAGAAAGATGAAATTCCAAAAGAATTAATTAAAAAATTAAAATTAGATTTTTAAATATGAACGACAATAAAGCATTTGCAATAATAGTAACAACAGGAATAGTGTGTGGAGCAATATTCCTTTCTATTGTGTCAATAACATCTAAAGATGTTGATATAAGCAAAGAAAAAACAGAACAATTAAAATATCAATTCAAAATTGATTCCTTAGCAAAAGTTTCTTCTGCAAAATAAAGAACATATTCAACTTCGAAAGGTTTTATTGGAGTTTAATAAAAACCTTAATATACAAACATATCGAACTTGGTTAAAAAACTACACAGGCGAAAAACTCCATAGTTTTAGTTACATCTCTCCTCTTGGCTATTTAACTAAACTTCCAACTTTAAAATATAATGGTTTTAAAATTATTTATGATAGAGTCTGGGGTGAAGTTCTAAAATGGAAAAATCAAGATATTATTATATACACAATGTCTAAACATCATATTGATAAAAAATCAGAGGTTGTATATATCATTGAAAATGAATATAGTAACAATGGAAAGTTGAATGGTAAACGTATTCAACTTTTTCACAAAAAAAAGTAACAAATTGACCTTCTTTTCGTTGAAATCTAGATGCCTCCCATGGACACAATATTGGAACAAGCCATAAAATCACATAAAACTTTATCCCTAGATACAGATAAACGCTATGTGTTTGAAGATTTTATACATTCATATAGTATGAAATGTGCATTTGATATTTTCAGTTGCAATGAAAAAAAATTAGCAAAACACTTACCAGATATTTTACATCATATAAGCGAAGCTGTTACATATACTAAACCTCGTATTGTTTTTCATGAAAGAACAATGACATTAGAAAAAATGATTGACAAAATAATACAGCGTATAGAAGAAAGATTTGAAGTAGAAGATTTATTAATAAACAAAGTTAAAGAAATTCAAAAAAATAATACAAATTCTATTATTAATTTTAATCAGCTTTTATTAAGACAACTAAGAAGTTTTGTTCATGGCTTTCATACGTGTGGTAGATTTTATAAATTCAAAATAACTTCTCATCACAATAATGCTACCACTTTATATTATGTGTCTACTTTAGATTCTTTTAGTAATAAAAAATCTAAAAAAATTTTTGATGACCGTTTTAACATAACAATATCAAAAGAAGTTCGAAGTGCATATTGGGAATTAAATAAAAAAACTAAAGATTTTTTTTCTTTTAAAGAAGGTGATAAAACAATTTTACAAAAAAAAGAATTAGAACAATTTTTAAAATTATTATTTCAAGGTTTATTGCAACCAGCAATCGATTATAATGATAGTAATAGTAAATTTGGAAAAAGTAGAATAAACGCATTTTAAAAAATAAAAATCATGAAAACAATTACATTAACACTCTTGACATTAGTTTTATTAACTTCATGTGGAGAACCCTCTAAAATTTCAGAAATCCCAGTTATTGAACAGGTTGAATTGTTAGATTCTCCAAATACATACGCTAAAAGATATGCTGTGAAACTCAAAACATCAACAGCTGAAAAACAAACTTTCATGTACACAAACTTTAAATATGAAGTTGGTGATACTTTAGTGAGTTTCAATACTTATGTTAGATACAAAACCAAACCGGCAGATAGCCTGAAAATTTATCAAGACAGATATAGAGAACTTAAACAAGAAAATGATGCTTTAAAAAATTACGTTAAATTTTTAGAGAAAAAAATAATTAAAAGTTATACTGAATAATGATAACTTTCAAATCGAAACGAGAACTGTTCTCATTTGTTGTTGGAGATAAAGAAAGAGTGCCTGATTTTTATGTAAAACATAAATATAAAGGTTATGGCATTTATGATTCTGAGTGCATAATAAAAATTTGGACAAAGCAAAAATACACAGTTGTTCTACTGATTGATATTGGTGTAGGCACTTCTGTTATAAACAGTGCTGAGCAATTAATAAGTGATTTATGGAAAATGTGTTTAGGACATGTGGGTATAAAAAGAGAAGATTGTTTATTTTTAGAAACATCTCTTGAGCGAGGAGAATATGAAGCTGATGAAATTGAGCCTGTGTGGTCAAAATTCAGTGTCTTGCATGGTCCGGTAGAATATAAACGAAGTGAATTGTCAGAAACAACAATATATGAATGTAAAAAAGTTAATTTTAAACCATTTGGAAAATTACCTTAAGTGATGAAGAAAAAAAATGAAACTTTTCAACAAGGCTTAAAGCGAATTTTATCCAAAAAAGTTTACGAACTTGCCTTAAAAAACACTCATCACAAAAGACGTAAAAGAATACATAATTTTATAAGAAATCATGATATTCTTACTGGGGCTTTTTATTGGGGCAACACAAAACAAGGATTAGATTTTTGGCATACTGAGTGGTTGAAAATAGAATACAAACAACGTACTGGTAAAACATTATTTATTTTAAAAACATGGAAGAAAATTTATACAACAAAAACGGTCTAATGTTTTGGACCCAGGAAGAAATTAAATTAAGAAGAATGTTTGAAGACTATTTTTCTACCGAAATACTTTCTTCTTTGCGTAAACAAAATGCGGCATTTCAACTCATTCAAGTAGAAGCTCCATTGTTAACGCCACAAGAATTAATAAACAAAAACTATACACAGGACGATATATGGTCCTTTGGAGAACTTTGCTTAAGACCAGAGACTACTATGGGTTCCTTTATTTATGCAAAACATATTTTATCAGGTCATAATGAAATAAAACAAAAACCTCCAATTGTTGTTTTTCAACATGGAAAGTCGTTTCGTCAAGAACAAGACCAACCTACAAAATTTATGCGTCTTAAAGAATTTTATCAATTGGAATTTCAAATTATTTTTGGAGAAAATACTGCTAATGATTACTCTCTTAAATTGTATCCAGATGTTCTTAAAGCAATTTCTAATATGATTGGAGAATGTAGAATGGAAGCCAGTGATAGGTTGCCGGATTATTCTGAAGAAACCATGGATGTTGTGTGGGTGAAATCAAATATGGAAGTTTGTTCTATGAGTAAACGTAAAGATTTACTAGGATATAAAGTAATTGAGATTGCAATAGGTACTGATAGATGTCTTTACTGTTTTAATAGTAAAAATTGCTAAAGGAGCAAAAGGGTACTTAGAACTTTTCTTGTTTATTTATATTAAAATAGATAAATGGCAAGAAAAGAAAAGAAGTATCATTTCATTTACAAAACAACAAATTTACTTAATGATAAGTATTATATTGAAATGCATTCAACTAATGATTTGAATGATAGATATTTAGGCTCTGGTAAATATTTAAAACGTTCCATAAAAAGATATGGAAAAAATAATTTTAAATTTGAAAAACTTAAATTTTTTTCTAGCAGAAAAGAATTAATAGAAGGTGAAAAAGAATATGTGAATGATATAGTTTTACAAGACCAATTGTGTATGAATTTACGTGAAGGCGGAGGAGGTACAGTTGTAGACTTCAAACATTCAGAAGAAACAAAAAGAAGAAGGTCCATCGAGAGTTCAAAAACATATGAGGAAAGAGTTGGAGATAAAAGAGCAAAGATTTGGAGTAATAGGATTTCTAAATCTCTAATTAAATATAATAAAGAAATTGGTATTTCTGATGAAACCAGGAAAAAACTTTCAAATTCTCATAAAGGACAAATTCCTTGGAATAAAAATCAAAAAACTGGTTTTATTCCTTGGAATAAAGGAGTGGTTGGTTCAATGATAGGAAAAGGAAGTGGTGTGCAAAAAGGAAATGTACCTTGGAATAAAGGGAAAATTAATGACAAGATTTTGATTTATAATAACTTTGAAAAAAAGACTAAACAAATAAAACCGGATGAATTACAAAAATGGATAAATCTTGGTTGGATAAAAGGAAGAAAAATAAAATGGTGAAAAAAACAACTACTGATATAACAAAAATTGTAAAAAACAAAAGTTTAATTTTACCTTCACAAGTAAAAATAGTTCTTGATTATTTAAAAGAGCATAAAATCAACGAATTAGATATGAAAAAGGTCGAAAATTTTTCTTCTGGATTCGCTGTTTGTTTGATTCATGAATATAATAAATCTGTAAAATTTCGAAGATTTGAAAAGTTGTTATTTTTCAATGTAAAAAATCCTATTTGGGTATATAAAATACAAGAAGCTCAATTTAATTTTTTTGATAAAGAAACAGCAAAAAAATACATTAAGATTCACGATAAAATTTTGAATAACATAATTAATTCTTAAGGTGAAATCAGAAGCCATTAAATTAAGTGATGACCAAGTACGAGTTCAGATAGCAAAATGTCCAGCTTGTAAAAAAATAGTTTTAATGGCTATTGCTCATCTTATGGAGAGAAAAGATGAAATGGATTTTGTAAAATTAATGAGAAAAGAATGTAAAATTAGTCGGATTAGTCTTGAGGAAGCTAGAAATTTAGAGAGATGTTTTCTTGATTGTGATAGACCTTTGGTGGTACCTCGACAATTATTAATAGAAAAAACAATAAACACATGAGAGCATTTTTAGAAACAGTTGAAGGTGATTATCTAGATGATTTTGTGTTTATTGCAAAATACGCTTTACAAAACTTAGGTGTTGAAATTATTGATTTTGACGGAAACAAACTTAAAGAGTTTAAAGATAAATATGTATTCAATCTCAAAAATGATATTATTATAGGTTCAGTAGAAGCCTCATGTGTTTTTTTTAAAGCTTGTAAAATAGAAGAACCAAAATATTTAGGTTATCCCGAAGAATTAAAATCATTTTTAAATAGAGAAATTTTAGAAACTACATTTGGAGAAATTAATTATCCATACCCATACTTCATTAAGCCTCGTACACACGTAAAGTTATTTACCGGCTCTCTCATTAAAACCGAGAAGAGTTATAATTTTATGAGAGATTTCTACAAAGAGGTTCAGAGTGATACTGCTTTATTTTTAAGCTCTCCTATTGACTTTATTACGGAATATCGTTGTTTTGTACATAAAGGAGTTTTAAAGGGCATACAATGGTATTGTGGAGACTTTACGGTGTTTCCTAACATTCAAAAGATAAACGATATGATTGAAGCCTATAAGTCTGCGCCTATTTCATATACCTTAGACGTAGGTGTTCATTTAAGTGAAAACGGAGCAGCAGAAACTAGTTTGGTAGAAGTAAATGATATGTGGGCTATTGGCAGTTATGGATTTAACGGAGAAGATTATGTTCGCATGACCATTGACAGATTCCAAGAAATATATAAAAAAACATTATTTAAATAATGGAAAATTTGAATATTATACAAGCAAAGTTTTATTTAGATAATAAAAATGGTGAACTTAATGCTCATGTAGATATTTGGTTTGACAAAGCTCGTTTCAATAAAAGAATTGTTCGTCTTGAAAAAACTCAAAAAATTCATCCGATTGCTTTTGAAGTTATTAAAGATGATATTATGACATTTATGCAGTATTTTATATATACTGAAAAAGATTTAGATAGAAGTCGACAAAAAAAAGAAGGAAATTTCAGTGATTATTTTACAACTGGGCCAATTGCATTTTTTGGTGGTCTTTTAAATCAACAAAGAGATGTTTATTTGCCTCCAAATTTACTTTATTTTAAACAAAAATATATTTCTAATAGTTACCCTCCAAACGAGGTTCAAAATTTTATAGCATTAAAATTACCAGACTACATAGAATATGATTTAGAAAACTATCAAGCACAAAAGGCTAGAGAAGAGAAAAATCATAAAACATGGTTTGATATTCCAGGCTGCTAAGTCAGGAATTTTTTATATCTTTACATGGTTAAGTGGCTAAAGATATCGAAATAACTTTTGGAAAGTTCGTAATTATCGAAAAAATCTCTAATGATTTTATAGACTTTATTTCTCCTGTGTGCAAAGTAGTACCCAATAGTGCTTTACACATGTGTATATGTGGTACATATACAGCAACAATAATCCGTTATGCACCATTAACTCCAGAATCAAACATTTTTATAATTAGAGCATTAAGAATAAGTAAGGTAAGAAAAGAATATCTTTATATTAATGATACCTTACCATCAACTGATAACAATTTTCTTAGAGAAACACTATATGCAGTTGCCAATGCTAAGCATACTGTAAAGATAATGCTACAAGGAAAGATGAAAATTCAACTACTTGATAGTACCGTATATGCTTGTCACAAAGAATCTCTTGGAGAGCTCATAATAAAATTTTCTAAAGATTTTAATAATGTTCAGAAAATTAAATATCAATTTCAATTGTCAGATTGTGAAGAAATTGTTGCACCTTATCACAAAATACTTTTAGATGAATGTGTACTTTTATATGGACAATACAATACAGAACATCAACTCATTAGACATACTACTCACATAAGTGACCATCATTTAAAAGCCCTTAAACGTGATATAAACAATTATTTAAAAACTTTAAAAAGAAAAGGTAGGAGATTACTATCAAAATCTATACATTTGAATGTATAAAATATTATGAAAAGAATAGAAGTTATCACAGAAGCAAATGGTTTACAAGCCAAAGAAGTTAATCCATATGGTTGTTATGGAGGAAATAGACCTCATCCTATGGATTTTGAAGATAAAGATGAGTTTGCACAAAGACATCAACAATTTGAGGATTACGAATCAAAGTTAAGAATGTTTGAAATTGAATTGGGTGTTCTTAAAGGATTTACACCACACAGAAAACATGATGCGGAAATTTTAGAGAATGGAAAAATTAAAATATTAGTTAATTAATTATGAGTACAAATGAAAAAAAGAATTATCCTGAAATTGGGACAAATTATAGACACTATAAAGGTGGTAAATACAATGTATTGACATTAGCTAAACACAGCGAAGCTTCAAATGTTAAAGCAATATTTGAAAAACTAAATTCAACAAAATTAAGTCCAGAAATAAAATTCTTAATAAAAGAGCTTGAAAAATCTTTTGAAGAAAATTTAGTAATTTATAAATCAATTCACTTTGGAAGTGTTCATGCAAGACCATTACAAATGTGGTTTGATAAAGTAAAAGATAAAGAAACCATGTTAGGAGATGATACATTTAGATTTAAAGAAATCAAAGACAACAAAGATTAATAATGAGCAAATTCAAGAAAATAGTAGAACGACCTTTAAAAACACTGAGTTTGAAAGAAGGAGAAAAATTATCTAAAAATCCCAACAAACCAATCATTCATATTAACGGAGAAGGTAAGCAATGTTATTTATGGATTGGTAATAACAATAAAGGAGATAAATTTTGCTATGCTACAGTGTCTGGACAAAAAACTTTAAAGAAGTTTGCTCAAACTTTATTAAAGAAATTAGAAACTATAAAAAAACAATAAAAATGTCTAGTGGCGATTATGGTGATTATATTAGGGCGTTTGCTGGCTCAGAATTAGATATGAACTATCTATTTTCCCAAATAACGAAACAACCAATACAAGAAAAAACAAATTTAGAAATTTTACAAGAAAATTTTTCTGATTTTTTTTATAAATCCGGAATAGTTGAAAACAATTCTATGGCAAATTTATGTGCCGCCCATACTATTGAATTTGCAAATCAACAATGTGAAAAACTACACAAACTTCTTCTTGATGAAATAAAAGATTTAAAGGACAGAGAGTTAGAATTTAGATATAAGGAAGAAAAATATTTGGAAGAACTTGCAACTTTAAACTCTATCATGCAAAACACGAATGAAGAGACTGTTTGTTATGCAGATGTTGTTGAATTAAAACGTGAACTCAAATTAGAAAAAGAGAGAAATCGTTCTTTAGCGCAAAGAGAAGTAAGTTGGCCCATTCCAAAAGGTGTTGTTGAACCTCTAGATGATTTTAAACCAATAAGAAAATCACCATATGCAGATGAGGGTTCTTGGTTCGGCGATGCTAAGTACAATCCAGATTGTGATTATGACGACAAGCCTTTTTAACAAATTTCAATATTTTGTAACAAAATTGTCTTAAAATTCGTTTAAATATATGAATGAAAGAGCCTAAAAAATCCAAGAAAACGCCATCACTATTCGATTATAGTGAGTTTACATGGGGCTTTAATTCATCGGTGAGCGGTAAAAACCTCCATTCTGTCTCTAGACACTCAAGAAAAGAAAAACTTACCGAATGTAGATTACACGTTACAGACAAAATAACGAACTTAGAAGAAAACTACACAATTCCGGCTGGACATTATTCTAAAAAAGAAATGCAAAAATTACGTCAAGACGCACTTGACAAAACAATATTATCTCTAATGAAAAAAAGAAAAAAATGATTGGAGAACTAAAAAATATTGAAAAAACTCAATTACTATCTCTATTACAAGATGAAGCAAAATGGCATACATTAGATGTTAATTATCATCCACCAAGAGTTGAGCGTTTATGGACTCAAATGGGAAAGAACCGGTTATTACTTCACGTTATTCATCCTTGTACTTCTGAAGAAGCTTTATATCATCCACACCCATGGCCATCTGCTATTCATATTTTAAGTGGTGAATACGAAATGGGATTAGGTGTGAAAGCCTCAAACTTCATAGGACCAACTGAAAAATTTGCTGGGAAAAATCCAAAAATATATGAAATTGCAAAGGTTATATTAGGTGCCGGAAGTTATTATGAAATGCTTCAAAAAAGAGGATGGCATTTTGTAAGACCAATTAGCATTCCTTGTGTATCTCTTATGTTAATCGGAGAACCTTGGGATAACGAAGAAGAAAATGGTCAACCAAATCCAGAAGGTGGACTTTTTGAGATTTTATCAGAAAGAAAACAAGAAATTTTAACCACAGCAATAAAATTAATTACATGTATACATTAATCCAGATATTACATAATACAGAAAGAAAAACATGGCATCCAATTTTTTACATGGAAAGTCCATTACCTGGCCAAGACCTTTCTAATGATTTAATACGTTTTAAGTCAAAAGGACATCACACTAGTGGTTTTGTAACATTAAAAGCAGCAATCGCAGAAACAATAGTTGTGGAGTCTAGATTAGTTGGACAAGGTCACACTGTTTTTTGTGAAATTGAGCCATTATTATCTTGGGATGGTATTGAAGTACCGGTAAGTACCACCTTAAGAAGTTTAGAAGAATTAAAAAACTTTAAAAATAAAACTGAAGGGAATCTTACACATGAATAAGGAAGAGTTAATACAAGTGTTTGAAGATACAAAAAACCTTTGTCAAAATATACCGGCACCAAGTACACAAAAATCCATTCACACAATGTCTAGAGATGTTGAATCGGAAAAACTTACGCAAAAAGAGGGATTAGTTATAATAGAACCTTTAGATACGGTCACAGCTTTAATTAAGTATTCTAAGAAAGAAAACAATAATGGTATCTTTAAACAGAACGCAGTTCTAAATATGGCCAGCTCAAAAAGACCCGGAGGAGGTGTTCAAAACGGTTCTGTTGCTCAAGAAGAATGCTTGTTTAGATGTTCAAACTTATATCATATTCAAAAAGAATTTTATCCAATAGATTCAAAAGAATTTATTTTTAGTAAAAATGTTAGTTTTGTCAAAAATGGCAACTATGAAAGAATAGAACCAATTTTGGCTGACGTTATTACAATGCCAGCCATTAATTTAAACAAGAATCATATTGATAATGTAATAGTAAAAGATTCTATTGTTGACTATGAAGAAAGAATGATTGAGAAAATTAATAAAATTTTTGATATTGCAGAGGAGAATTTAAATAAAAATTTAATTCTTGGAGCTTGGGGGTGTGGGGTTTTTAAAAATGAACCTAAAGTCGTAGCAGAGTTTTTTAATATTGTATTAGAAAAGAAAAGATTCTTTTTTGATAAAATTATTTTTGCAATTATAAATGACCAAAATTCCGTAGCAAATAACTATCAAATATTTTTAAATACTATTAAAACAAAATATTAAAATGGGTTGGAAATCGAGCAAAGACATAACAAGAGAAGAATCTATGAAAATTATATTAGACCGGTTATACATGGCCTCAAACGATGAACTCTCTCATATCTTGCTTAATCTTGGTTTTGGAGATGATATAAATCTTCCACACTATGGATATAATTTTAATGTAGTAGATAAATCAGAAGATAATAAAGAATTATAAAATATGGCATTCAAGAAAAAAGCACCATTTGTTATAAGATTTAATCACTATGAATCTTATCCTCATAAAACACTTACACATATTTTTGTTAATGATGTTTATTTCAATTCTACTAATTCTATAAGTGGTGGTGGTTACAGTGACAAAAGAACTCTTAATGAAATTATACAAGTAAATATTTTAAAACCACTGCTCGAAAATACATGTTATTATTTTGAAAATACTGTCGATTCAAATTATAAAGAAAAAAAATGTCAAATATTTGAATATAAAATTCAACTCGGAAACGAAAAAACAACTCTTGAAAGAATAAAAGAAAAATTTGCTCTTAAAACAGAACGATATTATTTTGAACAAAGTCAAATTGAAACAATTGAAAATAACATTATAACTTCTACTTTATCAAGTGAAACTCATAAAAAAGAAGAAGTTTTTAATTCAAATATCGAAAAACAAACCTTGGCTTTGAAACAACACTTTGAAAATTTTTATGGAGTTCAAATAGAAATAAAAAATCAACCTACTTTTTTGGATATAAATAAGACAGACTCATGGCGTGCATTGTTGCCTTTTAAATATAAAATCAAACAAGTTTTAGATGTTGAAAAATTAAAAACAAAAGCAGAAAAAATAGATTTTTTTGATAGATTTAACTTAGTATTAGCAGATATTGAAATTGATAAAAAAAATGAATATGATGTATTGAAAATGACAGTATCTCCATCTTATTCAAATGTGTTACTCTCAGAAGCAGTATTAGGGTGTATGGAAAATCCAATATATTTACACATTATTAAAACGCATGAACAAGAATTTTTAAATGATTTTGTTGCATTTAAAAAAATAATTTTTGATAATTTCAAACAATCATCTCGTTCTAGGGGAAACTTTATATTTTTAATGAATTTTCACAAGATAATGCCAGAACTTTATAAGCAAATGTTTGGTACTTTATCTTATGGTTTAGTTCCGGCTTTAATTACAATGAAAGAAACAGTTGGATTTTCTAAAAACATTGATATACAAGATATTTATAATGATAGCAATAACCTTCCAGAACAATTTTAAATTATGTTAGAAATTTTAGTCCCAAGAATAGAACATGATATTAAATATCAAGCTAAAGATGGTCAATTTTTTGAAAATAAAGACAATTGCATACGACATGAGCAAGAACTAGACTTTGCATCCTTTGTGTTGGATGAAAAAAAAGTACAAGGTCCAATCACAGAAGAAAATTGGCAACATTGTGTTTATGATTTATTAAATCAATTCTATAACAATCCTATCAAACATGCATTCCTTTTACAAAAAGAAAATTATTCAAGAAACGATTGGAAAAAAAATGAAAAAACAAACGAATATGAAACTGTAATAATAGAATTTGATATTACCCAAGTTAAAATATTGTTTTTAGAAGCTTTCAAAGAGGTTTATAACTACAGAGAAATTTTCATAGATAGAATGAGACATGATAGAAATAACTATCAAAGAATAAATATATCTAATCTAGAATCACATACTGGGTCATATGTTGGTTGTAAATTTAAATTAGACACTCCGTTAGAAAATATATACAAATTCATCTTAGATAAAAAATTATTATCGCTTGAAGATTTATTAGAAGATTTTAAAAAAACAATATACACCACTAAATATAACCGATTGTCAGGTAAATCTGAAGAACGTAAGCTCACGTTAGAAGAAATTCATAATTCTTTTTCTTTAACACACTTTCATAATTGTTTTAATGCTAACTGTACTACTTCTTTAGATATTGCAATAAAAAACTTAAACTTAAATTTAATGTTTTGTTTAAATTATATAACAACCGGAAGTTATGGAGGAGATATAAATAACACATTAAGAGCAGATTTTTTTACAAGATTATGCTGTTTTCGTTTCACTTATAAAAGCAATTACTCTAACACCATTATATCAGCAGATGATACAAAAAGAATTAAATGGATTAAATATTTAATTGAAAAAAACATATCTTTAAAACTATTTAAATATTATTATTCTTATGATGAAATGCATAATAATGAAATAGATTTTAAAACTAATTCTAATGTTATTTATTTAACAATAGACGATTTAATTAAAAACGTTGAAAGAGAGGCGGATAATCATAAAGTGTTTTTGTTTCAAAAAACAAGTAAAGAAATTATATCTTTATTACGAGGGATAACAAATAATATTTTTACCACTAATAAAAAAAATAAAAAACCATATTCTTATTTTGTGCTAGAAAAAGCATTTCACGAAGTAGTAGAAAAACTTTCTGATTATCCAGAATTGAACATTGTAGTTGATAGAGATAATTTTTCAATTATAAGAATAATTGAAGAAAATAAAAGTTATGAATTAAATAAACATAATGAATATAGGAATTTTAAGCAAATAGAAGCTCAATTTCATTTATCTCTTTTTAATGCAAGACAACATTATGCTGGTCATGATAAAACGAAAGTTAAAGATGAAATTACTATTCACTACACTTCTAAAGAAGATAGATATGATAGTAAAAAAGATTCTGCATTAAGGACGAGACTGTTTATAAACGATTATAAAAACAAAGAAGATAAATTAATTTCGGAAATAATTTTTCAATTAAATGATAAAAATCCATTAGGACAAGATGGATTGCAAAAAATAAAAAGTCTCGAAGAGACACTCCTTCAAATGGAAAAACAAAAAGAAAAGCTATTAGAAGAAAAAGAAACTTTAGAACGTTTAATACCTAAAAAGAAGAAATAAAAAACTTTAATGAATATAAATCCTAAAAATATAATTTCTACCGGTTGTTGTGAAAAAGCAAATCAATTTAAAACAGTATATTTAGATTTTGATTATGAGGAACACAAGCAGTCCGATTGTCACGCTACTCTTAAACCGAGATGGTATTCGAAAGGAGTTCAAGAAATATATGAAGGTTCTAATTATTTTTTAATTAGTTCTGTTGAGGTTACATTTTGCCCATTTTGTGCCAAACAAGTTCCTGAAATTGAAAGAAATAAAAAGGCTCCAAAAAAGAGAATTCAAAATGGAGATGGAGATTATTGTCACACTTGTGATGAACGTTTAATGAGCTGCGATTGTTTACCTCCGACATTTAGTTGGAAACCGGTTGGAGTCGAAGTATTCATTCCTAGTCCTATTAAAAGAAATGAAGATTAATAATTAAAACAACAACATGGAAACAAACACACAACAAAAATCCGACATTGCTTTTGAAGATTTTGCGAAAGCTGATATTCGTATTTGTAAAATCCTAACAGTAGAAAAAGTAGAAAAGGCAGATAAACTTTATAAACTTACTGTTGATACTGGAATTGATAATAGAGTAGTAGTTAGTGCCATTGCTCATAAATTAACTCCAGAACAAATTCTTAACAAGAATATTCCTTTTATTTTAAATCTACCGGTACGCTCAATTCGTGGTATAGAATCTCATGGTATGATTTTATTAGCCGGAAATCCTGATAATGATTTTTATGTTCTTAGTAATGAGAACGCTGCCCCAGGAACGGTTGTAATATAACTGTAACTTTTTAACAATCACTACGTTTAATAGATATGAAGGTCAAACCTTGTATATTATCTATTATTCCTTATACTCCGGACGAGCTTACGGATGGTATTGTAATGTATAACCTCCAAAGTAAGGAAATTGATTTTCTAAAAGCTGGTACAGCCTTTATGCATCCATTTGTACCGGTTAAACTACGCTTAGTCTTCGAAAGGGAAATTTTGGCCTCAGAGAACCAAATTGGTCTTATTTATTCGGAAGACCCAGAAGAAATTCTACTTGATGCTTGGCACTATCATACAAACGTAAGTGGAGGACACACATTTGAAACATTCAAACGGTTATGTGTAACGGACCGAGAATTCGCTAATTTATGGCTTTTTAGACCAAATGACGCAAGCAACCAATATATTGACATTCATACTGGTCATCTTAATGAAATCATTCAGAATGATTGTAAATGCTTTATAGAAGTTGAGGATGACCCAGAAGAAGAAATATCCAATTCAGTAGGTATGATTGATGTTTCATTAAAAAGATATGCTCCTAAATTTATTAATAATAAAATCATAATACATTTAAGAAAACCATAATAAATTTTCTAACTTTCAGTTTTATAAGGTCTAATTTCTTATCTTTGTATAGATGTTGAAATTAGACCTTTTTTTTGAATGAGTAACAATAAACACATAAGCAATACTAAAACTATTAGCCAGAAAAAGTCTAATGAGCTATATCGAGTAGTTGATAAAACTATTATGGATGCTCGTATAGACATTAAGAAGTACATTGACACGCACAACCTGTCTAAACATCATGATAAAATAGATAAGATTCTTTTTGATTGCGGAATTAATGCTGCACAAGGAGCAATTGATGTATTTAAAAAAACGAACAATGGAAACAACTGAAAAAAACCAAATAGATATACACACATTTAAAATCATTCCTGAACATTTAGGAAAAGGTTTTGGTTTTTGTGTTTATGGAGAAACTTCTGAAGAAGTGTTGGAATTGGCGAAAGAATGTAATTTTAAAGTTGAGCCAGCTATTTCTGCAAAAGGCCATCAGTATACAGATTTTTTTCCTACCGAAAAAACGGATTTCACTAAAATGTTTCCTGCATTTAAAAAATTTAAATACATGGATGGTTTTAGTCCAAACTTAAATAAACATTTACATATTGGACATTTTTCCAATCTTGTAATTGCCAAAGCATTTCAATCATTGGAAGTCGCAGAAGTCTATTTTTCTATTCTTGGAGATACACTATCAACAGAAGTGTCACTTAAAGCGGAAGCATTAGCGAAATTCGCTGGACATTGTATAACATTTGAATATAAATCAAATCCAATTTATTTTGCATCTGAAATGGTGTATAAAGGAGATTTATTAAAAGATGGCGAAGGAGATTATGCCGGTACAAAAATTGTTGAGATTGGTGAGGAAAAAATTGTTGTCATAAAACAAGATGGGTCTACATCTTATTTTTATCAAGATTTAGCTTTAGCTTCCGAACTTAATGAATCTACTCTTTACTTAACAGGCTATGAACAAGAAAATCATTTTAATACGCTTAAAAAGATTTATCCGCACATCCACCATGTTGGTTTGGGACTATTACGTTTTCAAACTCGAAATGAAGAAGGTAGTTTAGAGGATGATAAAATGTCAACTCGTCTTGGAAATGTGATATTTCTTGATGATTTTCTAAAAGACTTACAGAAAAAATTTAATGATGATATAAAATTGTGTTATAACATCTTTGCAGGATATATTTTAAAAAACAATCCCAAGTCAGACAAAATGTTTAATGCTGACACAATGGAAAATCCAAAAAATTCTCCAGGATTATATTTGAGTTATACTATGGCGCGTTTAAAAAGTGCCGGAGTGCCAGCTACAACGAATGAAAATTTCATAAAACAGTTCTTAACGTTTAATTACTTAAAAAGTAAACACTCATTGAATCCTAAATATTTATTTGATGCTTTAATTGATTTGTGTAATCAAATTAATCAATTGTATGGAATACATCAGATAAGCGAAAATGAAAAAAACAAAGAAATGTTTTCAGTTTTATTAGGAGACCTGTCTTTGGGAATGAAAAAATTAGGATTGTTTGAAATTGATAAAGTATAATAAATTATGTGGAAAGCAATTGCGAATTTAATAAATAAGTGGGCCTGTATGCATCAGTGGGATAAATTATTCGAAAGAGATGTGAAAAATCTTGGTTCTAATGAAAATTACACAAGTATAACTTATTGTTGTAAAAATTGCGGTAAATTTAAAAGATGGAAATCATCTTAAAAAAACATAATGAATGATTAAAATAAAAACCATACATTTTCTTGCTCATGAGGATGATAGCAAATATGTTGCTGCTATTAAAGAGCATGAAGATGAGATACAAAAGTTTTTTATTTTAATAGAGTCAGAAGGACACACATTTATTAGTATGAACGAAGTGTCTTATGGGAGATTTAAAAATAACAACAGAACAAAAACAACAATATTATACCGAGAAAATTTGGTAAGAAAAGTCATTGTAGAGAAAAAAAGAAAATAATGGAACGGAAAGTGTTTCAAGCAAATGTTTATAATAGATTAGATTATGATGAATCAATTAATAAAATCTTGAAAGAGATAACAGAAGAAGGACATACTTTAGTTTCATACGCGACTATGATGATTGGGTCTGAAAGAATGCAAACAGAAGTGATATATCGAGAAAACTTTGCTAGAAAAGTTATTGTAGAAAAAGAACAAATGGCATGATTAAAAGAAAATTATTTAAAGGTAGTGTTGGAGGAGAAGAAGTATTTGACAAATTAATAGATGATTTTTTTAAAGAAATAGCAGACAATGAATATACAATAATACACTACAATACTATTGCTTGTGGATATTCAAAAGGATATATTGATAAATTAAGAACAGAAATTATATATAGAGAGAATACTGTAAGAAGAGTTATTGTAGAAAAAAACAAAAAAGAAAATGAGAATACTTTATAGATTGTTAATGTGTTTATTGTATGTTGGTGTATTTTTGTCAATAATTATGGAACCTGTGATTTTTATATTTCTTTGGATTTTAACAGGAAAAGATAATTTAACAGGTTCTATAGTGGATTACATTTTAAAAAAGGAAGATGAGTGGTTTGGATGTAAAATAGTTCGACAAATTTTAATAGAAAAAACAATATACAAATGAAGCAAAGAACATTAAAAATAAGACTTGGTGATGATGACCCAACACCAATTAAATTGAACGAGAAAGAGCATAAAACATATGTTAAAGCAGTTCAAAACTTATCGTTGGCATTAAATACTCTTGGTGGTTCTCTGTACGAAAAAGGAGAAGGGGTTCAAAATACAGCAAATACTATATGTGCTTCTTTGGATTTATATGCTGCAGATATTCAAAAAATTCTTAAATATGATTCAAAACTATTAAGAGATAAAGAAGAACGTTATAAAGAAATTCGTGAACTAAATCAAGAAAACAGAGAATTACGAGAAGAAATTGGCAAAGCGGTAACAAACGACCATTTAAGAGAAAAGCTTAAATGCATGGTTAAAACAATTGAAAATTGGTGGAACGATAATCACTTAGGTTATAGTGAAGTTAAATTTTATGGAAGTATTATTCATGTCGAGTTTAAAGTTGCAATGTACATTCACCTTGATTTAAACACTGCTGCTGAACAAGAAGAATTTATTAAAAAACATTCTTCTGAACTAGGGTTAAAATTAGCTCCTGTTAATCCTAATCGTTATGAAACACGTCCAGATTTAATCGATAATGAACATAACAAAAAAATCATTGATAAGTTGGTTAAAGCTAGATTTCCATCTGCGAAAATTGATACAATTCAAATTCGTTATACAGAAAATGATATGGGTGAAGCAACCTCAAGAATTTTAAGTTTTAGTTATTATCTAAGAAATTACGATGAAGTCTAAACAGGTTATAGTTTTAAGAAAAGATTTAAAAAATGCAAAGGGCGAAAAAGTTCGGTCTGGTAAATTGTGTAGTCAAGCTGCGCATGCTTCTCTAAAAGTTATTATTGATTTAATGCGCCAGAATGAAGATGCAGTGCAAACACAATTAATATTAGACATTAAAAAAGACTCTGCTTTGAATGATTGGATAAAAGGACATTATACTAAAATATCTGTAAGCGTTAATTCAGAAGCTGAATTATTACAAATATACAATACCGCAAAAGAAAGTGGTTTAATTTGTTCTTTAATTACAGATGCTGGCTTTACTGAATTTGAAGGGATTCCGACACTAACAGCTGTTGCAATAGGTCCAGCTTGGGAAAATGAAGTTGATGCAATTACCGGAAAACTACCTTTATTATAAAAAAATAACTCAAAACAAAATGCAAGAATTAATTACAAAAAAACTCGAAGAATTAACATCTAATGGAAAATTAGATGAAATCATAACTAAAGAAATCACTGCTGCCTTACAAGATACAGCTAGAGAAGCTTTGCGTTCTTACGGCGAAGTAGGAAAAGCATTAGAAGAAAAATTAAAAAAAGAACTCTTATCTAATATTGCAGGTTTGGATTTTACGCAATACGCGAAAACAATGACTGATTTGATGGAGTCTAGTTTAAATAAAAGTATTATTGAATATGGTATTGAGCCTGCAAAAGAAATGATTAACAGATTTGTTGGGCAGTTAGAAAAGAAAGAATGGAAATTATCAGAAGTAATAGAAAAATTCAAAGAAAGCTTTGTTAATGAAGATGACCGTGATGAATCAGGAGTTATTTCCCTTGTTGTAAAACCAAGTAGTTACGGTTCTGTTTGGATTGGATTTGACGAAAAAGAAGGACAAAACTCAGATTACAATTGTAAATACAGACTGTCCGTTGATGATAAGACAAACAGAATGTGGTATTTTACAAATGATAAAGAAAAAATCACACCATTGACTGAATCTAATTTGACTGGATTTGATTTCTTCTTATTTAAATTATATGCTTGTCAGTGTACTTTAATATTAGATGAGGAAGAGTGTGATTTAGAATGGTCTACTTATAATAATTAAAAAACAACAATTATGGAAACTATGACATCAGGAGTTGCTCTTTCAAAAGAAGCTATTAGTATTTTAAATTCTCAAGAATTAAAGAATATAGAAGCATTCGCTATTAAAGTCCATCATGATACAAATCATTATTATGATGATTACCTTCCTTATGAATTTCATTTAAGGATGGTGGTAAAGGCAGCTAAGGATTTTATTTACTTAATTCCGGTAGATAAGGTATTCACTGTAATAGCAGCAGCGTTTTTACATGATGCTATTGAAGATGCACGACAAAATTACAATAGCATTAAGAAAGCTACCAATATTGACGTAGCTGAAATTGTTCGTGCTGTTACAAATTATGGTCGCGGAAGAGATAGAAACGAGAGAATGCCAGATTCTATTTATGAAGATATTTGTAAAGTTCCTTTTGCAACATTTGTGAAATTATGTGATAGAATTGCAAACGTTCAATATTCTAAAATGACAGGCAGCGATATGTTTAATAAGTACAAAAAAGAGCATACTCACTTTAAAGAAAAACTATATGTTCAAGGCGAGAACGAACCTCTTTGGGATTACTTAGATACATTATTCAAACAAGATTAAGATGAGATTTATAGTAATATTTTTTTCTCTTTTTGTTATGAGATTTTTGTTTCTTCCAATGGATGTGCCTGGAAAATTTAGTTTTCCTTATCATATTTTTATGGGATTGTTTGTTGGAATGACAGCAATATTATTAGACAACAATTGGGATAAAATAAAAAATAAATTTAAAAAGACAAAATAACATATGGGATACAGCACAAGTTTTACTGGACAATTATCATTTACTAAAGAATTAAAAGCAAGCGAATTAGCTGAGTTAAGAAAATTTTTAGAAGAAGATTGTAGAGACCATCCAGAATGGAAAGCCACACATCTGTCTTATATTGACTTACAATTAACTAAGGATTTCACAGGAATTGAATGGAATGGTGCAGAAAAAACATATGACCTTGTAGAAAAAATTAATGTTGTTATAGAACAAATGCGTAAAAGATTTCCAGATTTTGAATTAACCGGTACTTTATTGGCGCAAGGCGAAGAAATTGGAGATGTTTGGAAACTTGTTATAGAAAACAATGAAGCTGTTGAAAGAAAAATTGACTTAAGTCATAAAAAGAAAATTAAATGTCCACATTGTGAGGAAGAATTTTTCTTAGAGGACACAGAAGATGATATTAAGGATTCAGTGGGGAAAAAATGTGTTTTCCTTTTCTCAGGTTTTAGAAATGAAGAATTATCTTCAAAAGTAATCAATGAAGGTTATGCAATAGCAGAAGATTTTTCTAAACAAGTAACACACCTTGTAATGAAAAATGTTTCAGCAGACTCAACAAAAAAGCAAAAAGCTCAAAAACAAGGATGTAAAATTTGGTCCAAAGAACAACTTGAAGAATTTTTAAATGATAAATAATGAAAGTAACCATTAAAGTAGAAAAAGAAGTTGAAATTACAACATTAAAAGTAAAAGCCGGTGTGCGTTATTACGAAGATGCGACTGTTGATGGTGTTGAAGATTCAAAAGGAGATTTAATACCATGTAAACAAGGAGAGTTATGGTGCCCTATCATTGATATAGATAATGGTGTAATAATAAATTGGAAACAAGGAGTAAAAGCCAAAGTACACTATAAAGTTTGTGATGCTGGTAATTATTATCTATTAGATAAAGACAACAATATTGTATTGTCACTTGAGGATGGTTATGTACCAAGAATAATGTGTCCTGAAAAAGGTGGTTTTGGTGACTACATTATTATGAATATTGATGAACATGGTAAAATAGCTAATTGGAATCCAGATATAAAAGATTTTACTAATGAAGATTAAAATATAATTATGGGAATAGATACAAATATACATATTGGTCCTTTTATGATTGTAAAAGGGACAATAACTTTCGAATCAGAAGAATCTGTTGAAACATGTTCAAATGAAAAATGCATAAATTTTGTCAAGAACAAACAACTTGCACAAGGTTTTTGTCCTAAATGTGGTTCACCAGTTGCAGAAAGAAAATATACTGACTCGGAAGAACTTGATGCAAGTGATTTGGTTTATCACGAAAAATATTATAATAATTTTGAAGATAAATTGGTGTGGACAGACCCAATGGGTTGTGATAATGGAGTTTTCATTACTAATCAAAATATGCCAAGCGAAATTGATGTAGAAAATTTTGATTCAGAAAATTCTTTCGCTATTGACCTTACTAAAACAGATTTTGATAAACAAATTAATTGGTTTAGTGAACATTACAAAAAGCAAATAGATATTTTAAAAAAGGAATTTGGTGAAGAATCTATTGAGATAAAATGTGGTATAGTTCAATGGTTTTCATAATGAGTCGAGCAACAAGAATAATGTTAATAGAAAAGCATTTTGACATAACTCCTCGTTTTTCTTTTACTCATCGTGGAATAAAAGAAGCAGGAATATTTATTAGAGAAATAGGTGGCATTGAACAAATGTATGAAACTTGGCCACCTTGGTTTAATCCAACTGTACTAGGTATAATTCATAGAGCAAATAACTTTTGGGAAAGATTAAAAAACAATGAATAACAACTAAACTAAATGGAAGCACTAGATAAAATAGAAACAGTACTTGAACATATTCAAAATGTTCAAAAAAATTGCTATAAATTAGGTTTAAAACTAATTAAAATGGGTGAAATTGAGCTAGGTAGAAACTTAATAGCCAATGGTCAAATCCATGATAATAGTAAATTTAAGGGTATTGAATTTAAACACTTATTTCATGGCGACCCAATTTTAAAAGATGCTATTGAGCACCACAGAGCAATTAATCCACATCATCCTGAATTTTGGGGCGACTCTATTCATAAAATGCCAGAATTGTATTTAATTGAGTTTGTTTGTGATACAACAGCTCGTTCTCAGGAGTTTGGTACTGATATACGGACCTGGCTTAAAGAAGATGCAACAAAGAAATATAAATTCAAAGTTGATGATGAAGTTTGGAAAAGAATAATTTATTATTTAGATTTGTTGTTATCACCACCATTTCAAAAATAATAACTCATGAAAATTCTCTCTGAAATAAATCAACATCGTTCTATAAAGGGATATTTGTTTTGGACTGCTGCTTGTGGTTGTGCCACTTTTATAGCGATTCAAGATGCTTGTAATGAAAATAAATTATATTGGATAGTGGTTCCAATTGTTGCAATAGCTTTTCTCTTTAATCTTGGAGGATTAATTATAAAATTAAAAAACATACAAATATATGACAACGGAGCAAAGAAAAAAATTAATCGAAGAAGGCAAAGACGATTTAGTTCGTTCTTATGATTTATTGAAAACTGGCTATGCCGGCATTAACCAAAAAGGAAACATTGTAGATAGACGTTATGTACGTAATGCTATACCAATTCCTCAAAATGAAATGTTTGATACACCAGCGCCAAAAAAAGTTTAAATGAACAAAGAATTATTAGATTACATTCAAAAACTTTCTAAAAACGATAAAAAGACTTTATCTCAAAAAGCGTTAAAAGTATCTGAGGAGTGTGGTGAATTAGCAAAAGTAATTTTGCCTTACGACAATGCTGCTGGTACAACACACCGTTTTATTGAAAGTGAAAAGATTTTAGAAGAATCTGTTGATATTATTTTAACTGCTATTTCTATGGCTTACGAACTAGGTTATTCACATGATGAAGTAGAAGAAATGATGTGGGCTAAAGCAGAAAAATGGCATGGCATTCAAACTAAAGAAGAAAAAGTCGACTATCCTATACCTTATGAAATTCATATTACTATAGATTTAACTGATGCCTTAAATCATGAGTATTACAAAAAACATAACTTAGGATGGGAACATGCTGTAATAGATTTTAAAGAAAAATGTGAAGTTGCCAATGTAAAACCAATAATTCTTGATTTAGAGAATGATGGGGAAACAGTTATGAAAGATGTTATGACTTCTTCAAAACACTTTGGAAATAACACAAGTGCATATGAGGAATGTAATCGAATTGCTAAATTTTTTGAAGTTCGTAACTTTAAAGTTTTACGTAAAAAAATAGAAACAGTACCTTGGCATCCGGCTGCTCCTGTTGTGAAAGATGATAAAATGCCAAAAAATTGTTATTTTGAATCTCATATCAATTGTGTGATTAAAGAAGAAGAAAAACAAAATCTTAATATAATTGCACAACTTCATGATGCTCACTTGTCTAAAAATTTCTTTAAAAAACTAGAAAATGGTAAGTTTGTCAATATGATTACGTATAGAAAACATAATGGAACTTACAATGAATTCCTTCAAAATATTGAACATTTAAAAGAAACATTAAAAAATAAGAATATTCACTTTGAAAAAATTATAACTGAATTTTCTATATATGATACTAAAGTAAGTCATGATTTTTTATGGTTAACAAAAAATAAAAATGAACAAACCGAGATACACCATTAAGGGAACGTATAAACAAAAATATGAAAGCCCATTAAATTTTAGACAGTGGGATGTTATTTTGAATAGAAAAACAGGAATTGTATTATTGCAGTTTTCTGGAGAAAATTTACAAACAAAATGGCATTTAACTCCACAAAATCCTGATTTAAAAAAAATCATTTCATTTCACAATGAAAAGGAATGGGAAACTTTAAAAGAAAAATGCAAAGCAATTTTAAAAATTCAAAAAGAAAAATTTCCAATTCAACACGAGGAGCAACAAAATATAGCAGAAACAGAAAAGAATTTTTTGTTAACTAAAGTTTAATATGGCAAAACACAACAGTACCGCTTATGGAGAATGTCCTAAACATAAAGGACAAAGTATGCTTAATTGTTCGGAATGTAGTATAGAAAATTTTGATTTTATGAAAAACATAAAATTCAAAGGTGATTGGAAAAAACTAGACATGACGAAAGTTTTTGAGGAAGAGAAAAAGCGTAAAGAAAAAGAGAAAAAACGTCTTGAAAAAGAAAATAAAATAGAAGAAAAAAGAATAACAGATATTAAATGTCCGTGTTGTAAAAGCACAAAAAAACAACCGGTTAATATTTCAGTTAGAAATGGTCCTTTAGTTGTTGGAGGACATAATTCTATAAATAAATTGGCTTCCTATATTGTATGTCAAGATTGCGGTGTAATGTATGTAGATTTACACAAAAAAGGAGTTTAAGTTAATTGAAACTATTAAGGAGGTTCTTCGTTTAATCCTATATGTTAAATTCTTCTATGTATATAGCTGTCATGTTCCCATATCCAAGCGGAGCAGGTTTGCACGTTGGTCATTACTATAACTATTCAGTTATCGACTCGTATTGTCGTTACAAAAAATATTTACAAGTTCCTGTTTTTCAACCTTTTGGGTATGACAGCCATGGTCTTCCTGCAGAAAATTTTGCAAAATCAGTAGGAAGAGACCCAAAAGATGTGACGTATGAAAACATTGAAAATTTTCGAAGTCAAATGTTAAAAATGAACACTGGCTTTAAAGAGCTTTTAATCACTTCAGACGCATCTTATGTAAAATGGACTCAATGGTTGTTTTTACAATTAAAAGAGCGTGGGTTAGCCTATAAAAAGACTGGCTTAGTAAATTGGGACCCAATTGACCAAACAGTATTAGCAAACGAACAAGTAAAAAACGGTATTGCAGATAGAAGTGGCGCTAAAGTAGAACAGCGCGAAATGGAACAATGGTATTTTAAAATTACCGATTATAAAGACCGGTTGATAAAAAACTTGGATACAATCGATTATCCAAAATCTACCATAAATGCTCAAAGAGCTTGGTTGGAGAATTTACATGATTGGTGTGTATCTCGTCAACGTAAATGGGGATGTCCTATTCCTGTTGATGGCGAAACGGATACGTTGGATACTTTTGTGGATAGCAGTTTCTATTTTATACGTTATTGTGACCCAACTAATGAAAATGAATTATGTGCTAAGAATAAGTATAAACCGGTTGATTTGTATGTAGGTGGTCCCGAACATGCTTGTATGCATTTGATTTATGCCAGATTCATCAATATGTTCTTGTATGACATTGGAATTGTTTCCCAAGAAGAACCTTTTAATAAAGTAATTCACCAAGGAATGATTTTGAATGAAGGGCAGAAAATGTCAAAATCAAAAGGCAATGTTGTCAATCCTGATAGTTATGACTCAGATGAATTAAGATTTTATTTAATGTTCATTGGACATTATTTTGATGGTGGAAGCTGGTCCGATAAAAACATATCCGGAATAAAAAGATTTATTAATCGCATGAAGGAATGGATGAGTCGTTCTGGAGAAGAAACTATTGACTTAACCACCTTCAAAAAACAAATATTCGATTATACAGAAGCTTTCAAGTTTAATAAAGTTGTAAGTTCATTTATGATTTTTTTAAATGATAATAAAGCTAAAAACGTAACTCCTGAATGTAGAGAAGAAATTATTTCTTTGCTTGAAATCTATATGCCAGGAATTAAAAATAAATTATAAGATGGGGTATTCAATTGATTTAATAGACAGAGAAAAATCTATAGATGAAAAAACTGTAGATAAAATTATCAAGAAATTACCTAAACGATTGTTGGGTCATTTTGGAGGTTCTAAAGAACAATGGGGATGGTCACTAAGAACAGACCTAAAATTAGATGAAAATAAAAATGGAATTAAATATTTAAGTGTATCAGGTTCTTTTGGTGGGTCCGGTGAATGGGCATTAGATATGGTTGTGGCACTACAACAACTCCTGCAAAGAGAAGGACATAAAATAGAAATTTTCTCTACTGATTTTGGTTTTTGTAATAAGAAGTTATATACTTGGCTCGGATACAGTGCTAAAGAATTAAAAGATGAAGAAAGTTTTTAAATGAAAAAATTTAATTCTAAAGATTATTGTATTTTTAAAATTAGATATTATGCTAGTGACTACCTTTTGAAAAAATGGCGAGAAGGTGCAGCTCAACCAAAGCAACATTATTATAGAGCAGAACAATTAACTAAATTCAAATGGGAGTTAATCAAAAAAATAACCGGAAGAACACATAATTACTATTGGAAATTATATATGGTCGAAACAACTGAGTGTGTTTTTGATGAATTAGTTGAATTTCATAATGTTCTAACACTTGATAATGAAAAGTATTTTCTTTTATTAATACCTGTAAAAAAGAAAAAATTAATAGAATGGGTAAAAGAAAATGTAAAATTACCATATATAATTTTAAACAAAACACGTTCTTATTTTTATTTTGAAAGGTTAAAACATAATGTTTCAAACAACGGAAGAAGAGAAAGAGCAAAACAATTTTCAGAAAAGAGATTATTAAAATGGTTTAAAGAAGATAATACGAGAAAATTATTAATTGAAAAACACCATAATGGATAATATAAAAAATTTTTCCAAAGAATTAGAAGCAATAATACAAAAAAACGAACGCTTAGAAAGAGCGAATGAAATGTATAAACAACAATTGTTAGTTATTGCTATTAATAATGGTGGCAGATTAAAACATTTAGATTACGACGACTTAAATAAAATAGATATGACTAAAATATCTATTGGTGTAGGATTCACCAGCCTCTCTGTCTCAAATACCGAAACAAATAAAATATTAAAAAGTTGGGATGAAGTTCCTTTAAAAAAAGAAAAAAAATAAATAATATGCAATATACAGAAAGCCAAACAGAAAAACTCACTTCAATAGAACAATGGCTTGTTCCAATAACAAATACAGTTATTGAAATAAGAAAGAAACATCATATTGATGTTCGTAAAGATGTTTATGAATACTTCATAGGTCGTAGTTTTACTTTTCGGGAATTAAATGTTGATAGGACTATTGCTATTTCAAATATGGTTAGAAGAAACCACTTGTATGGTGAAGGCTCTCGTTTATTAACCGAATCCATTGAAAATATTGAAACCTTTCTGAAAGATGTAAAACAATTTGAATCTTCTGAAAATATTGTTTTATCAAACAAAGGTTGGATAGATTATTTTAAAGAAAAGTTCACTTTTTAATAAGAAAATGTTTCCAACATTTACTCATACATTCACTTATAAAGCATTACCTTTAAAAAGACAGTATAGTAAAAACAATTTTAAAATTCAAAAGTTTCATCGACTAGGTTGGTATCATGTTTTTTATAACGAACACTTAATTGGAACTTTTAGAAATGAATTTACTGAATTTGGTTCTGGACTAATTAGTTTATGGTCTACTTCTTTTAAAATGGAATTGGGCGCATTTGAAGATATGGCGATAGGCGGAACAGTTATTTTTAGATTATTAGACACAGATAGGGTAAAACTACATATAATTGATGTTTTTCCGGAAACGTTTCAAAAATTTGTTTTCGCAAAATCTGTATTAGTTGAAAAACAAAACAAAAATGTATTTCCTATTGCTCAACGTGTATTGGCTAGGACATTTATTAATGTATAATACTTTTAAAATATTTGAAATTTTACCACCTTTACCAATAGTTTCTGTAACTACCAGGGAAGTTTTATTTGAAAAACATAAAACATTGCAACTTAAACAAACTTATGAAAGACTTCAAAAAACTTTTCTTAAAAGAGGTGAATATATATGGTTTGCAAATTGCAATACTTTTGAAATTACCAAATACGTGATTGCAAAAGTGCCGACAGAAATAATTTATAGACAACTAGACAGAGAAAACAGAATAACTTTTTTTAGTCGAAGCGGTAAAGATGATATTTCTATTGGGTGTCAAAAATTTTTAGACTCTTTTGATGCTCAAACAGCAATTCCTGTTCAGGTTTTTGGAGTTTCGGATAAACAATTAATTTGTTCTTCTCAACAAAATGCTATTCTTGCATTGAAAATTTATATTCCACAAGCCATTAAAATGTTAAATGAACAGATTCAAAATTCAATCGAATTTCAATCTGCATTTAAAGTATTTGAAAAAAGAAAAATAATACAAAAACTATCAAAACTTCAAAAAAAAATTAATAGGTTCTTATTAGAAAAAAAATAATTATATTTGTATTGTGAAATTTATTCCTACAACATCAACTTTGAAAAATCCTTTACCGGACCCAGCAGCTTCACATCCTTTTATACAATCATTAGGTGAAAACTATGAAGACATAATGTGCTATTGTTTAGGAGAACATTGGAGAGCAACTTCTTTAAAAGAATCCCTTAATTGGTTTAACAAAAGACTCGGAATTACTATATCTGAAACCACTAATGTTTTGGAAACAAGTCAGATTATAAAATCAAGATATGAATGGCTTCTATGTTATCATAGATACAGAGAAGTATTAATAGAAAAAACACATAACATTTTAAGGTAATGGGTTGCGATATTCACACATATGTAGAAACTAGAAAAACTTCTAAACACAAATGGAGATTGTTAAATAAAGAACATTTTTCAAAATTTGATTATAGTTTAAAAGCTTTTATTAAAAATAGTACTTCTTCCCCTTTTTCCTCAAGACATTATGCATTATTTGGAGTTTTAGCTGGTGTTCGATATAATGACATAAAATCATTTGGTAAACCAAAAGGAATTCCAGATGATGTATCTTATTCAGTGGGAAAATTTTGGAAAGCCGAGGAGGGTGATGCACACTCAGCATCTCATTTAAGTGTTAAAGAATTAATCGAATTTAATTTTTTTGAAGAGATGGAATATGATGATAGCTTTTATGAAGAGTTTTCAATTCATCCACATAAATTTGGTAACACATTTGGAAACAGGGTCGTTTGCATTGAAAAAGAAAGACCTAAGAACATATACATGCATAAAAAATATAAACAAACTTTAAAAGCTTTTATTGGAGAATTGTTTTTTGTACAACTAGATGAAATGTGTGATTTACATCAAGACCCCGAAAATGTTAGATTAGTATTTTGGTTTGATAATTAATGTCAATTCTTGATAACAGAACATATTATGTAGGTCATTTTACATTTACTCCAAATAGAGCCGGAGATACGCGAGATTTTATGGTTTTATATGCTGATGAACCAATAGGGACATTTTCAACAAGACAATCGGTCAAATCCACATATTCTCACAAAAACAATGAACCTTATTGTTATGAAATTTTTGAATTCCCTATTCTAGATGAAGAAAAAATTATTGTAGGTAGTTTTAAAGTCACTCTATTTCATTTGACTAGAGACCCTTATAACGATTTAAAAGAGAATGGTTTTAATAAATTAAAAATAGATAATATTCAAATCGATTTGTCAAAATCAGATTATATTAAAAAAAAATTTGTATCTCCAAGAGAAATATTAACTGAAAAATATCAAGAAATTACTATAAATATTTACGGTCAGGTATATACAGTCAGAAAAGGTATCGCTCGATACAATAAAAACACCATAAATCAAACCTATTATAATTCTTTCCTTTTATAGATAATTTCTTTAAATTTGCTATATGGCAGATTTTAAGATAAGATTCAATACTGAACATAAAAGTTCTGAATTAAAATGGCGAGTTTTAATAGATGAGGAAGAATATTTAGCAAAGCAAATCAATGTAAATTGTCCTTGTAAAACAAGTGAGGATTGGATTTTAATTAATGATTTTCCGGCTTTAAAATACCACATTAGTTGCGAATCTGAAAAGTGGGATTGGAGCGAGGATAAAATTTTAATAATTTCTTAATGAGGAAAATCAAACAATACTTTAGGATTTTCTGGTTCTATATCTCTAATAATCAGTGCAGTTTTTGTAAACAATGGTATCCAAAAGAACATTATGTGAAAGATACCATATTTGTTAAAAAATGCCATAAATGCTTTAAAAATAACCTTTAACCAGATTAGAAACATTTAAGCAATTCTTACGTTTAATACCTTGGTGGGTGATTTACTAAAAAACAAAGAAGTTACAATAAAAAAAGCTAGGTTTTGTTGGGGTTGTGCCTCAAAAAAAGAACCTGGCACAATAATGAATTATCTGGTCTACGTTGAAGATTCTGACCTTTTAACATCATATTGGTGTGAAGTATGTAATGCATATTTTAATTCACATTCAGAATATTTGGATGACGGTATACTGTATGGGGAACTTAAAGGAGAAAGGTCATATGAAGAATTTAAGCAAGATTATTTACATCCAACACGAGAAGTACTTTTTGAAAAAAATATTGAATTTTGGAAAGGGTTTATGGCAAGAATAAAATTACACAAATAAAATATGAAAAATCAAGAACAAACATTTTTAAAAAAATACTGGAATTTAATATTTGTAATTTTAATTACTCTTTGTGCAATTTTAGCACTTGCTTTTGCATTGTCATATTTTGAAAAAAAGGATGAGCTTATTAAAATTCAAAATCAATATAACAAACTTTTTTTAGAAGAATCAACCATTAATAGTACTTTAAAAAAACAAACAGTTCGTGCGGATTCAATGAATAAAATTTTAAATCGTATTGGAAAGTATATGCCAATGGCAGCTTCTCTTCAATATAGAGATTCTGTATGTTCAAAACTACCATATAAAACCGGAACTGTTATTTGGCTAAAACCAGATTCATTAAAATGTGTTATTACTTCGTTTGTAATTAAAGGTAGTCAATGGCAACACAGTGTATCTTACTTAGTAAAAGATAGTTCCGGAAAGGAAAAAGAAATTTCTCCTGAAATTATTTACTAATGACCATTAGAAAAAGAATAAAAAATAAATGGCATTCTCAATTAGGGGATTTTTTATTTAAAAGGGCCACATATCATCCAACGGGTGAACGCTCTTTTGAAGTGTGGTATAAACATGATTTTATTGGTGATTGTTTTTTAGGGAATTCTTATTGGATAAAGACCATTGACCCTTTCCCTGAATCTATATCTTCTAATTATAAAGAAGAGGATTTAAGAGTCGCAAGAATAGATATGAGACTTGAAGCTAATAAAGAATTTATAAGTGGACATGTTGGTAGATTGATTTACACAGGACTTAGAAATCAATTTCCAGAAAAAATTCTGTATGTTGAATTACATGATAATATTTTAAAATTAAAAAACAGCATTGTTACAAAAACAGTATTTGTAGAAAAACTCAAAAAAAAATTAGTTCCAAAAGAAGATGAGTTTTAAGAAAAAAAACAAAAAGAATAAGGGTGGTCCTAGAAAAAAATGGTCTAAAACCAAAGGAGATTTCACTGTAAAACATCCAATTTATGATGGAGGAGATGTTTATATTGATGTATATTATAAAGATGAATTAATAGGCATTGTTGAATCTTATTCAACACTTAGATATTTAGACCAAACTGATGAATATGAACTTGTAATTAATTCAATACAAAAAGAAGATGCAGTCGAAATTTTTCGTTCGAGAGTTATTGGTTTTATGAAATGCAGAGGATTATCTCATAGATTACCAAAAGTAATTGATAATATATATTTAAGTGCAGATTGTGAACTCATTTTAACAAAATGTTTATTAATAGAAAAATATTTCGAAAATAATCAAACACGATTTGTTGTGGGACTATCACCTATAAGACGAAGAAGAAGAGTTGCAGCCAAAGGACCTGACCGTTAATGTTAAACAACAGAGTAAATATTGATAAATTTAATTATACTTTTAAAGTATATTCTGAAGAAGAAATTAAACAAGTTCGTTTTAATGTTATGAAAATAATTATTGTAAAGAACAAAGGACATGCTAGAGCTATTCGTAAAAGAACAAAATGTAATGAAGTAATAACCGGAGATATTTTTTATAGTGAATCATGGTGGTTAGAGGCAGAAGAATTTAAATTTCTTCCTCCCACAAAAACAGGAATGGCCATACAAAGGAACAATGAAATAATTTGGTACTCAATTCCTGGCATTCCAAAAGGAACCGCTAAGCGTACAATATTATTTGAAAAAAGCCCCAGAACACGTTTAAAAATAAAAATAAAACACACTCAATTATCAAACAAATATGATATTTAAAGATTTATTAAAATACGTAGACCATGAAACATCGTGGTTAAAATCGTATGGTCTTATAGAAGAAAGAAAAAAAGACCTTTATAATGATACCAATTTTTACGAACGCTTACAGCGCGTACATACCAATTCTAGAACAGTAGCATTACCATTAAGGTGTGCTGCTGTCTATATTACGAGTAAGAAACCGGTTTTAGAATCAACCATTGAAGAATTGGAATGTGTATCTGGACCAAGAAATCATCAAATTAATGTTTATACTCCATTGGAGTATTTCTTTGCTAAAAACATAGAAGGATGTGAAGATTTAAAGGCAATATTGCGTTCTTAAACATTTACAATGAAAGCCATGACAATATATTTGTCACATGGCTTTGGTTCAATCAAAAAAGGTATTATTTGAAAAAACATCTAAATTATCTTCATCGATAGGATTTAGATTTGTGAACAACATTGCATTTATTACTGATAAACACATAGCTTTTCATTTTAAAAATGATAATTTAAATTGCATATTAGTATGGACATCCCTTCAAAAAGAGTGTTTTCATACAGATAATGGCCTATCTAATAAAATGAATCATTTTTATGAGAAAACCATAAATCAAAACAACTTCTTTTATGAGGGTTTAGGTTTAATGTCTGAAACATCTTTCATCAATTCAGGGTTTAAAGAATTATCAAAAAATGCTAATGTTTGGGAAACAATAAATAAATTATGTTTAATTGGAGAAATCGTCAAAATAAATGTTTTAAAGTATTTAGATAACATTTATACTGTAGATGATGCCATAGCCTCAACAACACTGTCAACAGACCATTTATTCAACACTTTAAAGACTCAGTTTGTTAATTTAACAATGAATGAATTTCAAAGAAAATTTCAAACAATTGGAATACCATAATTTAAATAAAATCATTATCTTTGAGTAAATGAACAAGACCACTAAACCCACTATTATAGACGACATTGTATTTGAAGTGCAATTTGCATTGTGTGATGTCCTATATAGAAAACTTTTGAGTTTACTGGCTTCTACTCATACGGAAACTTTATTATTACCTTTTAATGAATTATATCAATTTCGTTTAAGTGCGGAGTTAAATGCAAAATATGCTTTAAGTTTTTATTCTAAAAGAACGAATAATAGTCAATCTTATGAGGATATGTTGGATTTTAAAAAGAAAATTTCTATTACTGAAATTCAGGACCCAGTAATATTATTTATTTTAGAACAAAAATTAGAAAATAAACCTGAGCTTTATTCTGCGTGGGCAGAGACAGTAAAAAAAGCTATTAAAAAGTTAATGGAAGAAGAAAAAAAATTTAAAAATATTTTAGAGGATATTAAAAATTTACCTTTTGATTCTCCGACACGAGAAGTAATTATTGAAAAGAATTAATGGAAATTGAATATAAATTATCATATTTTGAAACACCTAAGAGAAAAGTTTTAATTGAAAAAAACAATCCTAGTTGGTTAGATGCTTATTTTGATACTACATTTTCGGTAGATATAAATGCGCTCTTTTTACAACAAGTGGCTCTACAAACCATAATGAAAGATAATATGTTTTCTTCTGTTGGGATACCTTCTCATTTAATAAAACCGTCTAATGAGAATAGTGCTGATTGAAAAAACATTAGACAATAAAGACCTTTTAAATTTAAGTGACACTCTTAAAAAAGCCAATCTTGTTACTGAAATTGTGTTTTTTTCAAATGACCTTATAATTTTTAGAGGTGAAAATACTTTTATAAAGAAAGCAAATCATAGAAAAGCTTATGATGTAAAAACACAAAGAATAATTGCAATATCTTGTATGGCTTTACCCCAAAAAGAGTTTCTATATTTAAGAAATAAAATACACTCTTTGGATATCTCAAATTATTATCCAAAATTTGATGGGATACCATATAGATTTATAAATTTACTAGGTCATGATAGGGTATTGAAATCATTTCAACCAAATGAATTTTACGAACAACATGAAAAAGAAATAATAAATTTAATTTTCAGCAGTCATATAACTTTAAAAAAGAGTGTTAAAGAATTTTTATCTTATGATTTAAATAATATGAGAGATAGTATAATCAAGGAAATTTTTAAAAATTATTCTAATGTGTATAAATTTTATCGTAAGCAAATAAATACACAAATTATTGAAGATGAAATCGTAAAAAAAGCTAAACAAATGAGATTATTAAATTTAAATAAAAATGGAAAACAACAAGTGGCTTAAAAGAAAATTTCCAAATTCTTTTGAACGTATAAAGAATTTCTTAGACGATAACCAATTTCAACAGTTTAAAAATTACAAATTTAGAATTGGAATTTTAAAAGAAGACTTAATGAACTGTCAAAACTATCCAAAAGATTCTATTTTTTTATATAAGATGAATAAAGTTTATTATAAAAATAGGTGGACTGGAGACTATGATATGTATTTAGTTTTTAAATGTCAAAAAGGATACACAGCAAGTGGATACCATGGATTCATTTGTAGTGGAGTAAAATACGAAGAAGTCCTATCTTAATTAAAAAGTTCTGCCATTCCCGGATGACGTTTAAGTAAATCATCTTTTTGTTCTGTATGTAATGGGGTAACTCTAATATTTACTTGATGTGCAAATTCAGGATACTTACGCAAAACTTTATACAATTCATCAGGAACAAAAAGAGTTGGTTTTTGTGAATAAAGAGTATTAATGTTCTCTAAACTTAAATCTTTTAATTCAAAATTACTATCCGGTTTATAAGTGCTAGGATTCATGGACTTAATACCAATGGCAGTATCTAAAAGAAAATCTATTATATAAGGATGATATTCAGCTTTTGGTTTAGTATTCATTCTTCCTCTTAATTGAATTAGATTACCTTTATGTACATCTCCAGTTAAAACGGGATTCTTATATTTACGCAAAGAATAAAGTCTTCCAACCCCATTACCACAATGACCCATAGCTCTTGCTTCTGCTGGACAATTGCTAGACAAAAGGTCAAGCCAGTAAAAGCCATTAGGGTACGTTTTAATGATATTACCGGTTTCATCAACAATAGCTGCCGCTTTTAATCTTTGTACTTCTAAATGCCAAGCCTCAGCTCTACGTATAGCCTCTGCATAAGAAAGGGTCTTTAAATTGATTTCATCTGTTTCTGGGGCTAATTCTCTACGATTTTGAAGCCAACCCATTACTTCTCGAAATGCTCCACCAAAATATGCCTTTTGTCTTGAAAGTTGATTTATTAAGGAAGGGGGAGTTTTATCTCCTGCTAATTTTAATAGCATAAAATGGGCTATTGCTTCTTTATTACCAGAAATCTTTTTAACAGCTTCTGCTTTAAAGGTATTAGCTATCCAAAGTTGAAACTTTTCAGGATATTCAGAGGTAATCCAATCTGATATAACAGAGGGTAATTTGATTTTATCCACTATAATATTAGTGTTTTTGTCCTCTGTAATAAGAATTTGCCTTACTTCTTTGATTATCTGTGTTTTAATTTGGCTTTTCATATTAAATAAATATGTTAAATTTTCTGTAACTTTATCACAAATATAGCGTTTAAAAATTCAATGAAAACTACTAAAAATTATACATTTATTAAAAAAAAATAATATGGATGTAGGTTTAAATAACAAAAACACACTTGGTGAAATAGCGCCGGAATTCAAAGATGTTGTATTCTTCGTAGAAGCTACGAGCGCTGAAAAATTTAATCTTTGGCAGGAATGGTCTGAAGAAAGTAGAACTAATATCGAACCACTTTCAGATGACTTTATTAATTCTTTACCGGAATCATGTAAACAAAAAATTAAAGACCTCAACGACCAAGTGAAAGATTTTAAACACACGAGAGTTAATTGGGAAGAAGTTAGTGCTGGTTTTATGCTTACAATAGGAAAAGTATACAAAAAACCAGTAAGTGTATGTTTTAATTTCGCTTTCATAAATGGACATAAAATATGTTTTTATGAATGTACTTCTCAAATGGCTGACCACAAAATGATTGAGGATTGGCTTATTAGCAAATTCCAATTAACACATGATAAATATTCACGTTGGAATCACACTAATGCAACAAATTTTCATAATTGTGTAAATAGTCTTGATAGTATTGATAAAGAACCAAGAAATACAATCTATAAAAAATAAATTAGAGAGTCTAGTTTACTTATATTAAAGCAAACAATAATGGGATACAGAAATTATATTGGTTCTTTACCAAGAAAAGAATATGATAAAATCAAGGATTTTACAAAAGAAGAATTGTATAAATACAAAAATGTAGACAAAGATGATTATCTTGGTGTTTTTGATTTAAAAGAAAAAGAATTATATGAATTTGGAAAATATTGTGATTTTGCAAGAGATTTTTTCAAACCTGTTTTTTCCAATAAAGAATTACAAGAGGATTATAATGAGGAACAAGATTGTTATCTTGTCGAAAAAGATTTTTTGAAACACGTCATTGAACACTACACAAAACAAACTCAGGATTTTTATCTCGAATTAGTAAAAAACTCTAACAATAACGTAAATAGCATATCACAACAAAACTTAGAGAAACTATTTGCTCACATAAGAAGCATGTCTTCCGAATGGAATTATCTCACACCTTTCAAATTAGATGAAGGAGAAAGCATAACAACTAGCTGGAAATATGAATATGCCATTTTTGAATTGGTTCGTTTGTATAAACATTTTGATTGGGAAAATAACGTAGTAATTTATTATGGTTATTAATTTTTAGTTTATCTACTATACTTTTTCCAAATTTCTAAATCCAAGTCTGCCGGATTCTTTTTATTCTGTTTGCAATAGTTCAAAAACACCTGTTCTAATTGCAAATACTTTTTTTGAATTGGTGTAGATTTTGGTGTTTCTATTTTAAGCTCATCTCTTAACCATTTTAGAATATGAGTATCAAGAACAGCTATGTTTTGATTTGGTCTTGAATGTAAAATATAAAATCTGGCTGTTTTTGGACCGATGCCGGTAATGCCCTCTAAATCTTGCACAGAATAATTAAACATATCAAGTTGAATAATTTCCTGGAATGCTTTATTTATTTTTGTATATTGACCTAATTTAGCTTCTTGAATTTTTTCTAGCAATACATTGTTCGAAATGTATGTTTGAATCAATTTAAATGGAGATAATTTGTTATTATCCTTTTTGAGAAATAAATCTAATTTTTTAGCTTGAATTGAAGCTGTTTTACCGGCCACTATAATGCAAAATAGAATTAACTCTTCTAATTCTTCTTTTGTGCGCTTAAAATTGGTTATGTCCCTTGGGTCTATCATTTTGGTAAAGTTAAGAAAAATTTCTATCTTTGTGAGTAATTCGTAAGCAATTAATATGGAAGAATTTTTTAAACTTAAACAAGTTGTTTCTGATACTCAACAACAGCAAAGATATGCTGAACGGGAGTTGTCAGATTATATACGCGATAATGCAAAAAGATTATTTGAAGGGACTTTTTGGAAAATTGAATATACACATGAAACTCAATATTATTTTTGCAATCACATTGTTGAAAATGCTCCTGGGTTTGGAGACACCTTATGCTTTAGAATAGATTCTTTTAGTATTTCTCACTTTAAAAGGCCAAAAGAAATAAATCAAAAATTCTCAAAAAATTATATAACATCAAATTTACATATGTTTAAAACTCAAATCACTAGAGAAGAATATGAAACAAAATTTGAAGTTTTTCGAAATACCTTAAATGAGTTTTGCCATCTAAGAACAGAAATTTTAATTGAAAAATTTCATGAATAAGATAGAAGAACAACATAAAGAACTAAGAGAACATTCAAAGGTCAAGGACCAAGAATCTAAATTAGCAAACAATAACCTAATACAATTTCAACATCAAAATTCTAAAATTTTATTTGTTGGAAAATTTTGGAAAACTTCTAGCTTTAGATGTGACACATATGCTTTGTGTAAAAAAATTTCCGATACATATAATTCTTATGCTTTTTTTGATTGTGTCAAATTTAAAAATGAAAATGAAGAACACCTAACTGATACTTTTACATTTCAAAGAAATATACATGAACCAATTTATAGTATTTGTCAAGAAGAAATTTCAAGAGAAGAATATGAGCAAGTATTAGAAAAACTAACAAAACACTATCGTGAATTTGTAAATTATGAACGAATCGTATTAATAGAAAAAAATGAAACAAATTAACACTTTTTACGTTTAAAGAACAAACCCTTTAAACATGAAAAATCCTCTATTTTTCTTTCTTATTTGTTCATTTTTGACTGTAAATGGTCAAAAAGATACCGTAAAAAATCACCAACTAAATGAAATTGAAATATCTGGCGTTCGAGCACAACATAAGGACCCAGTATCTCAAAGTAACCTTTTAAAAGATGATGTTTGTAAAAATTATGCTGGTCAAGATTTTGCCTCATTAATTTTAACAAAAGCTCCCAGTTTAACCGGATATTCAGATGGTGGTAATTCAATAGGATACATGTATCTTAAAATGCGAGGCATTGACCAAAATCGTATGAATTTTACGTTTAATGGAATTTCTTTAGCAGAACCAGAAGACAATGGTTTTTATCCATCAAATTTTACAGATTTCCTAAATAATGTAAATTCAATACAAATTCAACGTGGTGTAGGAATTTCTCCTAGTGGTATTGGTAATTTAGTAGGTTCGGTAAATTTTGAAAGTCCCAACTTATCAGATTCGCTGTATCATGATATTCAATTAGGATATGGTTCTTTTAATTCAAGTCGAATAAGTGCTTGCATCAATACTGGTATTCAAAAATCAGGTTTTGCAGTTTATGGGCGTTATTCCAACAATTTCTCTTCCGGCTATCGTTATAATAGCGGAACCGATGCTCATACTTTTTTTACTTCAATCGGGTATTACGGCAAAAAAGACATTTTTAAATTAACTGCATTTTCTGGAAGTTCAAAAAATCAAATGGCTTATTTACCAACAAACTTAAGCGATATTCAAAAAGACCCCAGAACAAACTATTTGAATGTAGATGAGAAAGATGATTTTCGACAAAACTTCATTCAATTACAGCACACAAGAAACACAGGAAAAAACTCATTCATTACAAGTAGTCTCTATCATATAGATTTACAAGGACAATATGGTGTATTAATCAAACCAACTTTATTGAATTTTTCATTGTCATCAAATTTATATGGTGTGATGAGTACATGGAATTTTACAAAGTCAAATTTCAATTTAAAAATAGGAGGAAATGCATATACATATGTTAGATTTCATTCTATGGCTATTGCTCCGGAAATGAATACAAATATTTATCTGAATAAAGGCAATAAAAATGAGGTTAGTGCTTTTACAAAACTATCTTATAAATTAAATAAAATTACCTTATTTGGAGATGCACAATATCGTAATACTACATTCTCGTACAAACCCAGTAAAGACTATACAATCAATGTTAAACCGGTAAATTGGACTTTTCTAAACCTTAAAGGAGGAATTACTTATGAAGCAAATACTAATTCATCTTATTATGTGTCAATAGGCCAAATGTATCGAGAACCTACGCGCAATGATATGTTTGCTGGTTTTGATGATGTTGATACTTCTAATTACGCTTTGATAGGTAATCTTTATAGGGTTAAACCGGAAAGTGTAATAGATTATGAAGCAGGTTATAGATTAAATTACAAAAAATTACATCTTTCTATAAATGGCTTTTATATGGAATTTAAAAATCAAATAGTCCCTACCGGACCTTATTCATATATTGGATTACCACTCACTCAAAATTTAAATTCCAATAGTAGACGATATGGTTTGGAAATTGAATACTTCTGTAATCCAATAAAAAACTTAACACTATCTGGAAACAGCACCATAATGAAAGCCAAAATTGATAAATACACTTCTGATTTTGATTCAACTTCTTATGAAAATATAACGCCATTATTAACTCCACAATACATTGTAAATCAAAGTATCTCTTATTCATTTTTAAAACAAAAAATTGATTTGACACTTACAGGACGTTATGTAGGAACTCAATATTTAGGGAATGATAATAACAACAATTTAATAGTTCCTGAAGCTCTAACGTTTAATGTTGCATTGCTTTTAAATGTAACGAAACGTTTGAATATATCTTTCTTATGTAACAACATTACTAATCAACGAATTTACAATGGTGGCTATTCAATAGCTTTAGACCCGTATTATTTCATTGGGGCTCCAAGAAATTTCTTTCTAACTCTAAAGCATACTTTTTAATGTCGAGATACATTGACCCAAATAAAAGACATGTATTAGTAGAAAAAACGAATATCATTTACAGAGGTACACTTAGCATTGATGAATATGGTTGTTTGCGTATTTATGACCTTGGAAATAAGAATGATTTTTATTTAATTGAAGATATTTTTATCAACTTCAAAAAAGGTGATAAAGTGTTTATTCGATATTATATAACTAATGTAGAAGCGAAATTTAAAGATATACAAAAATCTCAGATACACAAATTGTGTGGAGGAGAGATTGAAGCTTTAAATTTTATTTTAAATGCATATTCAGAGGTAACAATAGAAGATTATGATGAAACTCTTATTGTTGGAGGTCATGATTTATTTAGAGAATTGGTAAGTTTTGAAGGTAAATACATAACATTAAACATACAAAAAAAATAATCAAATTTGTTAAATTAGAAAAAAACGCTTAATTTTAAAGAGTGATTTCAGAATTCATCATAGAAGCATTAGCTGTAAGTACTACAATATTGTCTGTAATAATATTAGCTAGAGGAAAATCATCTGGGTGGCTTTTTAGTGTTATTGGTTCTGTATTTTATTGCTGGATTTTTGTTTCTCAGAAACTTTATATGAATGCACTAATACAAATTGTTTTTATTTTACAAGGACTTTTTGGTTTGTTCAAATGGAATAAAGAAGTTCCAGCTAATGAACAATTTCATAGCATTAAGTTAGACTTCGCATCATTTTTAATTTTCTCAGCAGTATCACTTGCAGTTTCTGTAATAACAACCACCATTCTATCAACATTATTAGATGCTCAATATCAATTTGTAGACACAACTTTATCGGTCTTTAGTATTTTTGCAACCATTATGCTCATTAAGCGATATATTCAAGCTTGGTTTATTTGGATGATAGTTGATGTAGGATATGTTTATTTGTTTTTCGAAATTAATTTGTGGTTATCTACCGGTTTATATTTGTTATTATTCATTTTGTGTATCAACGGATATGTACAATGGAATAAAAAAGGTACAATCAAAAATTTCTTAGTATGAAACGTTATTATATAATATCCAGTGTATTGTTTGTTCTTTTATTCTTAGAAGATTATACTATTAAAACTTTACTAGACCATCCAATAACGCCACCAATTTGGTTGTCGTGTCTTTGTGGATTGGTTTGTCTTAATTTTTTAGCAGTTATTACAATGGCTTTTTTGAATTTTATTAAAGATAAAAAATGGTTGTTTAAAATCAGACAATCAGATAAAAAAAATTAAGATGGAAAATATTAATGAAACACAAAATAAAATTTATGTTGAAATGGCTGCTTATGAGAAAGAAGTTAAGGAACATAATTTAAAAATAACTCAATCAATAGGAGCTACCAAACAAGATATTGATATATTGTTAAACGGTTCTACCATTACAAATAAAATGGAATTAGTAAAAGAACAAAAAGGTATCAAAGATGATTTGGAAAAAAATAAAATATTCAAAGAAGTTTATGTTGATGAAAAGAAAACTCCTAATGGAGAAAGTGGTGACTACTCTTATAGTGGTCACGTTTATGGAAAATTGAAAAAAAACGAATGGTTGAAAATTCCATTTGAATGTTAATCTATACAGTATGAAAAAGCAATATAAACGTGGGTTATTATTAGGAAAGTTTATGCCTTTACATAAAGGGCATCAACATTTGATATCTAGCGGTTATGACAAATGTGACCATTTAACTGTATTAGCATGTAGTTTGTCAAAAGAGCCTATTCCTGGTTATTTAAGAGCAAGATGGGTTAAAGAATATTGTAATAAATTAGATACTTCCATTAGTGTAGTTGATATGCGCGAAAATTTGCCACAACTGCCAGAAGAACATGAAAAATTTTGGGAAATCTGGTGTGATGTAATTAATCGCTCAGCTCCAAATGGTTTAGATGTTATTTTTTCTTCTGAAGATTATGGATTTGAACTAGCAAAAAGACTTGGAATAAAACATGAATTAATTGATAAAGAAAGAAAAACTGTTCCAATATCAGGAACAGCTATTAGAAATAATCCTTTTGATAATTGGCAATTCATTCCAAATCATGTTAAACCATATTTTCTACATCGCATTTATTTTTTAGGCCCAGAATCCACCGGTAAATCAACAATTTCTAAACTATTATCAGAAGAAGAAGAGTTTGAAACAAATTGGGTTCCAGAATATGGTCGTATTTTATATGAAAAAAATGTTGGAGAACTTTCATTAATGGATTTTCATGAAATTGTTATTAAACAAAGAGAAATAGAACAACAATTAGCAGAAAGGTGTTCTAAGCAATTTATGTTTTGTGATACAGAAGTAATAACAACAAAAATATTTTCTAAATTATATTATCCAAAAGAATCTGTTAAATTAAATCATTTTTTCAATTACCACATTAAAAAACAATTAGATAATAATTGCCATTTTTTCATAATGCATCCAGATGGAACAAAATCTGTTCAAGATGGAACAAGAAATTATATTAAAGACAAAGAGAGGTTAAAACATTTTACAAAAATTATTTCTGAATTAAAAAACTGGAATGTATCTTACACAATTTTAACTGGAGAATATAACGATAGAATACAAACGGTGAAAAATTACTTAAAGAACATTGTACAATAATATGAATACGGAGCAAAAAGATTTTAAAGATTGGGGTGACCATTTTCAAACACCGGAACACATTTGTAATTACATGGCTTCGTTTCTTCCTCAGAATGCTGGTCTTATTTTAGAGCCAACTCCTGGAAAAGGAAAATTAGTCAAAGCTTTACAAGCACATGGCACCGTATTCTCTCCAGAAGATTTTAATAAAATGACTAAAAATAACTTTGATTGGATAGTTATGAATCCGCCATTTACTCCAATGAAACAAGGTTATGAGATTCTATATAAGTGCATGGAAATGTCTGAAAATATTATTGCACTAATGCCATACTTAGCAATTATTAATGGCGAAAAAAGGACAAAAGACATTATGAATTGGGGTTTAAAATCCATTACACATTTACCAAGAAGTACTTTTAAGGGTAGTAGAGTTCAAACTTGCATTTTAGAAATGAAAAAAGATTGGAAGACAGAAACGGTTTTTAAGTTATTACCATGAATTCATTTTTCAACATAAAACCAGAATTCTTAAAAGAAAATTTTTCTAATCCCCCAATATTCAAAACTGTATTTGTTGAAAAAACAAGTTTTAAAAAAAATGAACTTTTATCTAGTTTACATTTTTCAGGAGATTGGGACGGTATTCACTACATCGATAACAATATTGCATTAATATCTAAGAGTAGTTCAGGACAACTTGTTCTTGTAGGTTATACCACCAGAGAATCTCAAAAATCCAAAGATAATTTTGTCCCCCTTAGCTTATTGATGAATGACACTATTTTATTATCTATTGTTTTATTTTTAGATGTAAACATTACATCTGAAACTGTTGGTTTCAATAGACAAAATGTTATGAATATGCATATTTTTGCTTTATCATGGTTTTATAAAATATTACCAAAATTTCGAGAGAGAATGTCTAAATTTAATAAAGGAAATTTAAGTCATAACGGCGTAAATAAATTTATGAGTTACACAAGAAGTAACTTTAAAAATGAATTACAATATTTTAAAGCAGTTCTAATAAAAGCAGAAGACAACAAATACATTTGTTAATTCTTGAAAATAATGTAACTTTGTAAAAAACTACATTATGCCTACAATTACTCTGCTTTCTGATTCTCACGGACTTCATAATAAAATTCCAAAAGAATGGCTTCCTGATACTGATTGGATTTTACATCCTGGAGATGTGTCTTCTATGGGAACAATAGACCAAATATCAGATTTTGTAAATTGGTTTAGTACAGTAGGAAATTATAAGTTTCGATGCTTTATAGCCGGTAATCATGATTGGCTTTTTCAAAGAAATCCTTATGTAGCTAAATCTTTAATTCCAACAAATGTAACTTATTTAGAAAATTCAGAAGTCATAATAGATGGTATTAAAATTTACGGAGTACCTCAACAACCAGAATTTTATCAATGGGCATTTAACGTACAAAGAGGTTATATGCATAATTATTGGTCTAAAGTTCCTGATGATGTTCAAATTTTATTAAGCCATGGACCACCGGCTGGTATTTTAGATATGACCTTAGAAGGTGATTCTTGTGGATGCACAGAAATGTTACAAAGATTGCCTGAACTTAAAGAATTGAAACTAATCGTTTGTGGACACATTCATGAAGCAAGAGGTATTTTTGAGGGTGCAGATGGTCAAAAAATAGTTAATGCTTCTGTGCTTAATAGAAGCTATAAATTAGTGAATAAACCATTCATCATTGATACTAAAGATTGGAAAATTCTTAAGTAACAAAATAACTTCTTTTTCGTTTAATCCATATGGAATCTCCTAATGTTATTATTTATACAGATGGCTCTTGCATGCCAAATCCCGGAAGAGGCGGATGTGCATGTGTCATGCTTTATAAGGGACACAGAAAGGAACTAAGCGCCGGATATACACTTAGCACTAATAGTCGAATGGAAATTATGGGTGCCATTTTAGCTTTGGAAGCCATTAAAAATCCGGAAATTAAAATCATTATCAATTCAGATTCTCAATATTTAGTTAATTCATTCAATAAAGGGTGGTTGTTTAACTGGGAAAAAAATAAATTTCAAGGAAGAGAAAACGCAGATTTATGGATTAAATTATTAGCTTTATACAGAAAATGTTCAGAGGTTGAATTTGTTTGGGTACGAGGACATAATGGAGATACGGAAAACGAAAGGTGTGATAAATTAGCTAACAAAGCAGCGCAAAATCCAACACTAAAAGATATTGAATACTTAAAAAAAGTAGAAAAATCCAACAATGGCTAAAAAAGATTTAAAAGACATAACTAAACTTACCGAAAAGGAGTTTATCGACTTAGCGTTTTTATCCAGTTGGATAAATAAAAAGTATTGGAACGAAAAGTCAGCAAAATATCTTGGAAAAAAATACCAATATAAAACTCTTCAGGTTCCAAAAGAATTTAGAGGAAAACCATATAATGCGAGATTTCATGTGGTGTATCTTTTTTCAAATCCTTCTATGGAACATCAACTTGATAGAATTTTTGTAGTAGACTTTGAATATAGAAATAAATTTAGACTTTATAATATTTCTCAAGACAAAAAATCATTGATTAATGTTGAATTATTTCATGATGATTTATTTCAAATGCACAAATATCTTATTGAACACGGTTACGAAATTAAAAATCCTTAAGAATTATGAGTAAAACGCTTAATAAACAATCTGGAAAATTTATTGGATATCTAACTACGTTTGAGGGTAGCGGTATTGTCTGGGCCGATAATGTAGAAGAAATTAAAACAGAATGGTGTACCGGCATGGCTATTTTTGAAAGTAATGGTTTAGATGTGAAAAAACTTAAAGAAGCATTTCCAGAACCTCCAGAAAGAGGTGTTGTATTGGATTATCTAAGTGAAAACTTAATTTTCGTACACCAAGAAGGTGTAATAGTTGGAAAACTCAAACAAAAAAGAGAAACCTTAATAGAAAAAACAAAATAATATGTCAAAAGGAATAATTGAAAATCAAAAAACAGAAGCAAAAATTTCTATTCAAACAAACATGAATGGTGATGATACACATTATCATGTTCAAGCAAAAAAAGGAAATTTTGAAGTTATATGTAAAGGAGATGGTACTTTGACAGTTAAATCCTCTTTTAAAACAATGCACTCAGCTATTGGTGGAAGAGGAGAAGATGATGGACACAACGCTTCTTTTTCTGATAAAGATTGTAAAACACAATCTGAAGTAGCATCAAATATTTTAGAATTATTAATGGTTATTTCTGAATAAATGAGCGGACCCTTATTGATATTTATTATTGTACTATTATTCATAATTAGTGCTTTTTTGTTTGAAAATAATCCGGTGACAGCAAGAATTTTTGTATTAACAGGCATTTCTTTGACAGTTTGGTTATGTCTAGGAGTTAGTCAAGCAAACGAAAATAAAAAATTTCTTTATGCAACACCAGTTATCTTTCAAGGGAAAATCGCTTTTATTACAGATGAACAAAAGTTAATAAATTGTTCTGAAGAATTTAAGGTACAATTTAAACCAAATGATAGTATCTATATTTTTAAAGAGTTAGATAGTTGGGCATTAGGGATACGATGGTCTGGTGGCTCTATTCAGTATAATCTGAACAGATATGAAAAATAAATAGTAATGTTGAAAATCTCATAAGAAATTAGTAATTTTGAGAAGTAGAATAATTGCCAATTCTAGTTTTTAAAAAATGAGACATATAAACATTAAGAAAAAAATCGCAGAAAAAATATTAGAAATTCTTCCAACTATTATACAAGCTCGATTGTTTTTAGAAGAAGAAGATTTTACAGAATTCACTTGGAATCAAACAGCTTCAAAACCGAATGAGTCTCATGACGATAATCTGAGTTTAGCTATTACGATGAATTCTTCTTTTAATTTTACACATGGTTCTATAACTAAATCAACATTACATATTGACCCAGTAAGACAAGAAGAGTTGGGAGTAATTCAATATAATGATAGATTTCATCCTGGTTTTTTTATAAATCGTCATCAACAATATAGATGTGTAACTGAAAGTTTTGATTTTCATGATTCAAAATCATTAATTAAGTACCTTTGCTTTCAAGTTTCAATGAGAACTTTAGTAAATTTATGTCACAACATAACACAAGAATTAGAATCTTTTAATAATCCGGCAAATTTTCACTTAGGAACAGTAAAGAAATTTTTGGATATAGATTCTAATTTTAATATATTTGATTCTGAAACCAGATACGTTTTAATGGAAAAAATATAATCTAATGACTGAGGAGCAAACAAACAAGTTAATTGATATAATTTCTACAATTCTAATTCCGAACGTTTTTGAATTACAAAATTCAAAATTATATCCAGAACAATTTTCTTTCCACATTTCACATTATGATTTTATTATTGAAAATAATGAAATATTTCTTGTTCGCCTAAGTTTAAGTCCGGGTGGAAGACTCAGACATGATGAAGCTCCACGAATACGTTTGGATTTAAAAGAACTACGAAAATGGGATATTCCTGGACATTCACTAGCAAATATTGATTATAAAAGATTTTTAAAAATATTGTCAGAAAAATTAGTAAGCTTTATAAAAGAAGCTGAAATTTATCAAAATGATATAAAAGATATTTTTCATTTTGCTAATACAATTTCTTTACCTTTGTTTAGAACTGTAATCTTAGAAAAACATAAAATTTTTTAATGAAAAACAAGAATTTATATAACGATATTTTAGATGCTTTAATAGAAAAAGTTATTCCATCAATAGTAAACAATCTTCAAGAAATGGGTATGGATAATTTCAGTTCAGCCATATTCGCAAGCTTTTCTTTACCGATTTTTAAATATATCAATCAAGAATTTCCTTATCAAATAGATGACCTTCCAAAAGTCAAAACAGCCGACAATCAAGAACAAATCTTTGTGGTATTAAACATAAATTCAAAAGGAGAATTAATAATATCAAAAGATGTAAGAACAAATGAGTTGGGATTAACGGAATTGACAGAGCCAATATTAATTTCCGACAATGCTGCTGAGGCTTTTAAAAACATGAATTTAAATACACAATTATTGTTTTATTTTTCAAACGAATTAACCCAGAGAGTGAAGGTTCAAGAAGCAGATAAGTTACAAATGATTGATTTATTTGAAAATATGAATAAAGTTAATTTAAAATTAACTCGAAAAACCTTAATGGAGAAGAAATAATTTACTATATTTGCAATATGGACAACAAGATAAATTGGAGCTCAGAGGAATTGAATTTTAATAATGAGAAACCTCTTCAAACACAAGAAGATAAAAAAACCGAAGAAAAAGATAATAAGGCTATTGAATATTCTCCCAGAATAGTTCAAGAACATGAAGTTATTTTTGATAATAATTGGTTGAAAGTAAAAAGAGCCGGAGGATATATTTATTCTGAACGTAAAGGAGTGGATTCAGTAGCATTCGTATTAATTGCTATTAATGCTGCTGATGAGCGTAGAATAGGATTGATAAACGAATTTAAAGACCCAATACAAGATTTTCTCACCACAGCATTTGGTGGTTCAATTGACAATGAAAAATACCATAAAGATTTAAGATTATTGGTAAAAGATGAGGTTATTGAAGAAGCTGGATTTGATGTTTCTTTCAATCAAATTGAATATCATGGTAAAGCAATGGTTTCAACTCAAAGTAATCAATTTTGTCATTTATTTTCTGTTGAAGTTGATAAAATGAAACAAGGAGATAGAACAACGACCAATGCTACAGAATTAAAATCCACTGTCACTTGGCTTTCTATGTCAGAAATAAAACAATTAGATGATTGGAAATCTCAAACTATCATTTTAAGAAGAATGATGTCAAGAAATGGTTTAGTTTATGTAAGTACTGCCAAGTAGCAACGTGAAAGATTGGATAATAAAATCAAACGAGTGGTATGATGATTTACCAGAAAATAAAAGATTTTTATTTTTTTTAATTGTCATAGGAGGCAGTTTATTGCTTTGCCAATATTTACTGTATTCAAAACAATGCATTTGGGCATTACCAGTTTGGGTTATTGTATTTTTTTCATGGCGTTTTGGTTATATCATATTGAAAGAACGAGAGAAACACAAAAAAAAATAAAATTAATTTCAAAGTTATGCCCAAAAAGTATAAAAGAAAAACCAAAGGAAAATATGACAGAAAAATTATCTGTCAATATTCTCTTGCTGGAGAACTTTTGAGAGAATGGGAAACTGCAACACAAATAACTTTAGAATTAGGGTTTGATAAAAGTGCTATTTTAAGATGTTGTAAGGGGTCTCAAAAAAAATCTTACTGGTTTATTTGGAAATTCAAAGACAAAGAGAATGAAGTTAAAATATTAAACAAAGATAAAAAACAACAAAAAGAAATCCATTTATAATGAACAGAAGAATAAAGGATTCAAGTGAACTTGATGAAAAATATGTATTATCAAGAATTGTGGAAGGGAAAACTCTTGGAAGCATTGCACATGAATTAAACACTTTCAAATCTGTTGTTAGAGAAATAGCATCAAATAATGGAATGTGCGCACATGGAGATATAATAAATCATAACTCAAAATATGTAAGCCCCATTCAAATAGTACCGCATCCAATTAAAATAAACCAGGTAATAAAACCAGTCCCTACTCATGAACCAACAATAAGGGATGAACAAATAAAAAAGTTATTTTCCGAAGGTAAGACACAAAAACAAATTTCTGAGATTTTAGGCATGTCACCGCAATATATAAATTTACTTGAAAAAGATTTAGGTATTATAAGACGCAAATTTCTTAAAAGTTTAGATAAGAAATTGATGAAGTTAATCACTAAAGATGTTGAACATGGTGTGTTTTCTTACACAGAAATTCTCGAAAGATATAATATTAATGACATAAAATTAAGAAAATTAGAAACTAAATACAATTTTCCTTCTTTAAGAAAAATTTTTGTCAAAAAAAGAGACAAGCTTATTGTAGATTTATACACACAAGGATATACTGCTAATGCTATTTTAAATTCTAATAATAAGTTTTTAAAAATCACAAAAAACATCACCGCTCCGGAAAGAATTTATTTACTAATTAGAGAACACGGCAAAAAAAGACATCCTCACATTAAAAACAGAGCTGCTGGTGAATGTGCAGAATCACTTAAAACATTTAAGTTAATAGAAGAACTTAAAGATGTTCAAAAGAAAGGATTTAATTATATAGCATTGTATTTAAATTTTAACAACAAAAAAACTGTTACAGGTACTACATTTAGCGGCGCAAATGTCCAAGCAAAATACAAACAGTATAAAAAATACAAACAGAAACACAAAATGTTAAAATAAAAAAATGGAGCGATTTTTTTCTAATTATAGAATAAATAAAAATGTTGATAGAAAGGCTGTAAATATTTTGATGCAAAATATTAAAAAAAGAACAACCTCTTCTTCTATTTTAGTATTTACAGCAATTAAAGATTCCCAAGAACAAATTCAAGAAAATTGGGTTATTCAAAAAAAGAAAAATGGAAATTTTAACTTTATGTGTCTAGAAAAAAAACCAGACACTCTAAGAACAACAATCTTAAATCATTTATCAAATTCAGAATCAGTAATTGTGGTTATTGTTTGTGACATGAAACAAAAATTAAGTAAAAAGAAACACATCAGAGAGATGTGGGGCTATAAAATTTTCAATAATGGCAAAGAAACTTCGCTAGAAGAAGTTAGTAGTGAAGATATTTACAAATTTTCTACAACAAGTATTGAAACTGGAAAATCTATACCGCCAATAGAGGAAATAGTTTATTGTGGTCCGGATGGAAAAATATGTGGTTGGGATATTAATTAAACTAAAAAAAATTTTTATATTTGCCTTATGGAAAAAAACATTTTGAATATTAAATTCAATTCTCATGCAGAACTATTGTTTGAAATAATAGACAAAAAAATAAGTATTACACAAGAGCAAATAAAATCCAAAACAAGAACCAGAACTTTGGCTGACATAAGACGTGTAATCATAAACATTTTAAAAAAGTCAAATCCTAAAGCTACTGTATATGAAATTGCAGCTGTTGTTAATAGAGACCACTCTAGTGTTAGCACTCAAACGAAAGAGCATTTCAAATTATATGGAAACAATAAGGAATATAGCGGCTTATTTGATTTTATAAATAACAACTTTCAAAACATCTTAAATAGCAATAAGCCATTAGTAGAACTATATAAAGACCGGAATTACCTTGAAAGTCGATTGGAGATAGTTAATCAAGCCATTGTAGAAATGGAATCAAATAAAGAAAACTTTAGGTTTTTGCAGTAATTCTATCTCAAAAACTGGTTTGCAACATTTTTAACAGTTTTTCGTTTAAAAGTTATGGAACAAACCATAAAAGATATTTCAGTTTATCGTACAGAAATGGCAAAATCTATGATAGACAAGCTGTTTTTTATTGATAAAATTAACCCAGGATTAATTGTAGATTTTGGTTGTGCTGACGGTACAATGCTTAAGTACATAAGAGATTTAAAGCCAGATATTATTTTAATAGGGTATGATGTTTCCCAAGAAATGATTGATATTGCTAAATCAAAAAATGAAATTTGGCAAGAATATGACGAAGAACAAATCCCAGTATTTACCTCAGATTGGACATTAATTGAAAGATTGGTTAAATACCATACCAGCAAAGGCGTAGAATGCGCCATAACACTTTCATCAGTTATACATGAAGTATATTCTTATGGAACAGAAGATACTATTAAGCAATTCTGGAAGAGATTATTCAATACTGAGTTTTCTTACATTGTTGTTCGCGATATGCTTTTAAGCAAAAATTCTGTACACGATTCAGAAATAGGAGATATTCAAAAAATTTATAATTCTCAAAATCCACATATTGAAGAATTTGAAACAATGTGGGGTAAAATTTCAAACTATAAAAACCTTTTACATTATCTCTTAAAATTCAGGTATAACAAAAATTGGTTTAGAGAACTAAGAGAAAACTATCTCCCAATCACTCTTGAAGATATGATGAGTAAAATTCCAACAGAAAAATATTCATACGATTTTTATTCTCATTACCTTCTTCCTTTTATAGAACAATCAGTAAAAGAAGAATTTGATATTAAATTAAGTGAGCCAACTCATATAAAATTGATTCTGAAGAAGAAATAAATACTTATAAATGAAAAAAGTATATAGTAAAAAAGAAATAGAGAAATTATTAAAAGAACAAATTTCAAAATGTGCAATGACAATATTTAAAATAAATATGGTTGGTCGTGATAAAGATGATTTTGAAAAGGTTAGACAAACAAAATTAGTTAAATTTTAAAACAGCACTAATGCTAACAACAATTTTAACCATCTCTTTAGTTATTTTAGGCATTATCATGTTGATTGGTATTATCAGATTGATTTTTACACCGGCAGATAATATGCTAGATTTTTTTGTTCACTTAATGTTACTTGATTGGATGGGTGATATATTAGGATGGATTATCGATACTACATGTAATTTAAAAAACGACGATTAATGGAAAATCAAAACATAACTATAGTTCACACAATCAATAAAAAAAACTACGTTCTTATTAATTATTTCATTTATTCAATGTCCGGTGTTACTATAATGCAACATAGAGCAAAAAAATTTGAATGTATCTTACAAGGCATAACTTGGAAATGGAACTTATTCAGACAATATAGAGTTGCTCATTTATTAGTTCCAGAAGAAAATATAATAGATTTCAACAACGAAATATTAGCTGAATAATGAGATTGTGGTCTTTAAATCCTAGTTATCTTGATTCAAAAGGTTTAGTAGCTTTATGGAGAGAAACGTTATTAGCAAAAAAAGTTTTAGAAAATAAAACTGTTGGATATAAATTCCATCCACAACTTCAAAGATTTAAAAACACTGACAATCCTATTTCTTATATAAACGAATATTTAAAAGCAATTTATTTCGAAGCAGAAAGAAGAAAATTTAAATTTGATAGAAATAAAATTTGTTGGTCTTTAAACGCTGATTCAATTACTGTAACAAATAAACAAATAGAGTTTGAATTTTCACATTTATTAAAAAAACTCAAAATAAGAGATAAAGATAAATTTGAAAAATTAAAAATAAAAACAAAACTTCAAACTCATCCTATTTTTAAAATAGTAAAAGGAGGAATTGAAGAATGGGAAATTATAAAATGAAAATTTCATTAGATATTCACGGTGTGGTTGATGCTCTTCCAGAAGCGTTTGCCTTTCTATCAAAGGCTATTATAAATGCCGGTGGTCAGGTACACATCGTCACAGGAGGTGCTTGGAGTGTAGAATTGGAAAAAAAATTAAATGATGCTGGAATAGTGTGGTCACATAATTTTTCAGTATATGACCATTTAATAAGTTCTAATGTACCAACAACTGGTCAAATACAATTTCCAGATGGAACAATCCAACAAAAATTTGAAGATGGGCATTGGGATAAGGCTAAAGCAGAATATTGTCGTAAACATAATATTGATTTACACATTGATGATACTTTAATTTATAATGAGCATTTTACAACTCCATTTGCCAGGTTATGGACTCACAACAACAACCCAAAAGCTAGTCATAAGGAAGTAAGACATTTGTCTTAAATGGGGTTTGAAAATTTATATAAAAAGGAAGTTTTAATAGAAAAATTTCATAAACTTAAAAAAGATGATTTTATTAAAATAAGAAACAGCTTTTGTGTTGAAACATTAATTTTCAAAGACCATAAAAATAGTATCGGAAAAGTTCTTTCAATAAACACGGCAGGGAAAGACGTTCTAGTGGTTAAGTGGATATATTTAACTGACAACACACATTCATTGCCAACGTTTATACATATAGAGAATGTGATTAAGTATAATTCTAAAATTTAAACAATAATTTCCTTTTTTCATTAAACTTGCTATATTTGTCTTATGGCAAAGAAAAAATCAAATTCTGAACAGAAATACGTATTGGTTGTTGAGTCACCCTCAAAAATCAAAAAAATCAAAGAAATTTTAAAAAGTTTGGGCCCGGATTATAAAAATTATGATGTGGCTGCTTCATATGGACATATTACCGAACTTTCTAAAGGAAGTGCCGGTATCGATAAAAAAGACAACTTCAAACCAACTTACAATGTTTCTGCTGAAAAGAAAGATGTAGTAAAAACATTACAAGAATTTAAAAAGAATGGATATGAATTTATTCTTTCAAGTGACCCTGACCGTGAAGGAGAAGCGATTAGTTGGCATATAGTTCAAACTTTAAAACTTCCCATTGAAGATACAAAACGAATCACATTTACTGAAATTACAAAAAAAGCAGTAGAAGAGGCTTTGCAACATCCAAGACTCATCGATATGAATTTAGTCAATTCACAACAAGCTCGACGTGTTTTAGATAGATTGGTGGGTTTTGATTTATCTGGATTACTTTGGAAAAAGGTTCGTCCAAATTTGAGTGCTGGTCGCGTTCAAAGTGTTGCAGTAAGATTGATTTCTGAAAAAGAAAAAGAAATAAACGCCTTTGCATCTGATGTTGATTTTAAAACAGTAGGCACCTTTAATAACAAGAAAAACATTTCCATCAAATCAATTCTTGATAAGAGATTTAAAGATAAAAAAGAAGCTACTGAATTTTTGAAAAAATGTATTGGAAAAGAATTTGTAGTAAATTCCAAAGAAACAAAGCCAGGAAAGAAAACTCCGTCTGCTCCATTTACAACGAGTACTTTACAACAAGCTGCCGGAGGTAGATTAGGATTCACTGTTGATAGAACAATGAGAACAGCACAAAAGCTTTATGAGGGTGGTCACATTTCCTACATGAGAACAGACTCTGTGATTTTATCAGAAGATGCTGTTAAAGCCATTAGTTCTGAGATTACAACAAAATATGGAGCAAATTATTTAACTAATAGAACTTTCAAAAGCAAAGCAAAAGGTGCACAAGAAGCTCACGAGGCTATTCGTCCAACACATATGGAGAATACTATTGCCGGAGGAGATTCTGATGAACAACGTTTATATGAGTTAATTTGGAAAAGAACGATTGCTTCTCAAATGAGTGATGCGCAAGTTGAAAATACAACTGTATATATTGGAACTAGTGGAATTAAAGAACAATTTATTGCAAAAGGTCAAGTTATAAAATTTGATGGATTTACAAAAGTTTACAATGATGTTGAAGATTCAAAAGAAGAGGATAACGAAGAGAGTGATTCAAAAGCATTGCCTCCAATTGAAAAAGGTGATAAATTAAATTATAAAGAAATCGTTTCAGCACAATCATTTACAAAACCGGCTCCAAGATTTAATGAACCAGGATTGGTTAAAAAATTAGAAGAATCTGGAATAGGTAGACCAAGTACTTATGCAGCAACCATTAAAACAATTCAAGATAGAGGATATGTTGAAAAGAAAGATATTCCTGTAAAAGAACGAAAAATAGAAACTTTAACTTTAATAGCAGACAAAAATACTATTGATGAAAGTGAAAAACTAGATAAGTTTGGTGGAGAAAAAGGAAAATTGGTTCCCACAGAAATTGCAACTGTTGTTGTGGATTATTTGAAAGAACATTTCTCTGAAATTATGGATTATAATTTTACTGCTGAAACAGAAGGAAAATTAGATGAAATTGCTGAAGGAAATAAAGAGTGGACCAAGATGATTGGAGATTTTTACAAGCCATTCAGCAAAATCCTCAAAGAAGCTGCTGGTACAGAAGGAAAAGCTGGTATTAAAGAATTAGGAAAAGACCCAATAACCGGTAAACCAGTATTTGCTCGTATCGGTCGATTTGGAGCAATGGTTCAGTTAGGTGACGGTGACAAAGACAGCGACAACAAGCCAAAGTTCGCTAAACTTAAAGAAGGCCAGACAATAGAATCTATTACGATGAAAGAAGCTCTCGAATTGTTAATTTGGCCAATCAACCTTGGAAAGCATGGAAATCAAGAAGTTACAGTAGCAATTGGACGTTTTGGACCATATGTTAAAATCGATAATATTTATGCTTCCATCCCAAAAGAAGAAGACCCTGCCAAAATAACGCTTAAAAGGGCAATAGAGCTGTTTGAGGAAAAAAAGGTGGCAAAGAACAGTAATGTTATAAAAGAGTTTAAAAAGCAAAACATAAGTGTTTTAAACGGTAAATTCGGTCCATATATTAAGTCAAAAACTGGAAATCATAAAATTCCAGCCGGTAAAGATGCTGAAAATTTAACATTAGCCGATTGTGAACAAATAATTACTGAGTCAAAAGATAAACCAAAGTCAAAATTCACTAAATTTAAAAAGAAAAAATAAATATTATGGGAGCAGCTTATGATGCAATGTGTGAAAATGAAGGACTTCAATCCACATTGAATAATAGAAATAAAAAAATAAGAGAACAGAAAAAACTTATCATTGAGTTATGTGAAGGTATTAAAGAAAATTTAAAAGCAACTCATCCATTATCAATAAAATCAACAAAAATTTTATCTACTTTAATTAAAAAGAAAAAATAATTGTGTCAGTATGTAGTTTATGCAATCAATCTATGGATGAATGTGAAAAAGATACATTCTGTGCTAGAAATATTTTAAATTCAAAACCACAACTTGTCATAACTAATGAGTGGGGACAAAAGATAACATACTTTAGTTTTCAACATGCTACCGATGCTATGAAGGAATATTCAGATGTTATTGTTAGACAATTAAATACTGAAACTAGAAAAATGTTGATAGAAAAAATTAATACTAAACAATCAGTAAACTCTCAATTATTTAGAACATTATCAGGTATTTTAAATTCTTAAAACAAACACAATGAGTAAAAAAATGAATTTATGGAAAAGGTTTTCCAAATGGTGTGATAGAAATTTTAGTTATTATCTTACAAACCCAAATCACCACGACAGACTAAGAAGAAGGTTTGAATTAGAAGATTCTTTATAATTCCACCTCAAAAACATTTAAAATACTAGCTCTTATTATTTTCGTTTCTTTAATGGTCGAGAAGAAAGAACTGTCTATATATAAAAATATTGCAAATTGACTTTTTGATTCAATATATTTTTTAAAAGCTCTCATTAAATCAAAATCTTCACCAAATAAAGATGCATTCCAATTTAGTCTATAACTATTAACAGAACATGATTTACTCACTATCTTTTCATCTGGACTATACACGTTGTTTGAATAATATTTAAATTTTTTAAAATCATCTTTTTCAACAATAACTTTTCTTGTATGTATTTGCACATAATCAGAAGCTGGTTTTTGCACAACACAGCCACCCTCAGTAAGAAAAGCAGTAAATCCCGGAGTATTAACAAAAAACACATTTTCTAGTGGAATCTCACTTTTAGCCAACTCATTGGCCACTGATGTATAAAAACCTTCCCAAACTTTTTGATTATTAATATCGAGAAATCGATTTATAGCCGGATGAAAGTTCATACTTTCAAATATATAGGTCTAAATTATGAAAATCAAGTTCTTAAAAACAACATTTTGGCCCTATTTATCTCTAAATGAATTTTCTAAGAAAATATATTCGTAAATTATTATCAGAAGCTATTCTGGACATCCATTACAGCGAAAGACTGTATGACAGATTAATAAACATGAGTACACAAAATGTTGGTTATGAAATTCCTGGTACTGTTGGAGAATATAAAATAATTGGCACTTATATTATTCCAGATAATATCAAAAGTCAAATTATAGAGAATGCAAAAATAATTGAGAAATACAATTTTCCAAAAGCAAAATCTTTTGGTATATTAATAGCTAACATTATAATTGATAAAAATAAAGTAAATTATAATGCTCCGGAATTAAAAGCAGAAGCTGCTAATAAAGTCTTGGTTTTGGTTGATGAAAAAACTAATAGCAATGGAAATGTGGTTTATGCTATAGTTCGCGAAAACATTCTAAAGACAATTTATTTTGCTAAGAGCTATGTCCCACAAGATGCTGCTAAATTAAGAGTTGATGTGATAGTAAAAAATATTGATACTATTAAAACTGGTAAGATTAGATAGTTTTAATGTTTCTTTAATAAGAACATTCTAATTTTACATTATCCTTTTCAATCCAAACTTCAATATAAAAATGATTTTTAGAGCTCGAATTTGTGTCCTGTTTTAAAAACTTTTGGTCTATTGAAAATGTCCAACAATCTATATTTTCATAATTAACATAATCAAAGGCCAAATCATCCTTATTAATAGAAACATAAATTCGAGGTTTATATTTAATGCGGCCTTCTTTCTTTCCTTTAGGAATTAATCCATATTGTAATATGGAATTACGATTTTTGCGCGGAGAAATATGATATACTGTTACTAACATTTTATTTTATGTTGATGACAAAACCATTCTTGATTTCGCATATCAAAATTAGAGCCACTCGCTAAATGAGTGCAATTCATAACGGAAGCATGATTTACTATCATTTTAAGCCACCGGTTACAACCTGTTTCATCAGCTCTTTGATGAGAACATAATACCGGTATAATATCACCTTCCTTTACGGTATCAATATCGTAGAGGTATTTTTTCCAAAGAGGTTTTTTATTATTTTTTTTCGTTGACATTTTTTATAATATATGAATTCATTCCAAAATAACATGGTTCAATACCCCACTCAATAAATTTCTTTTGCACAGCATTTTGATTTCTCACAGGATAACTATGGTCATGTTTCCAATATCCTTTGTTAGTTTCATTTTGAGGTTTGTCATACGGGATAAAAATAAATTCTCCAATACTACAATCAAGATTTGGATGAATATGAACGAACATTTTACCAATTCTTTTCTTCTTCATTGAATTTGTTTTTTTATCAAATTCCGTTTCAAAATCAAAAGTAACTGTTATATCTTCATCGTCAGCTTTGGTATAAGAACCATAATTTCCATTAAAATATGTAAAGTTGAAATCTGATTTTATTGCATCATCAAAATTCCAAATCATCTTAGCAATTTCAATGGCCTGTTCTGGTAAAATATCCTTTAAACCTTTCATACTATTTTAAACGAAAAATAGGCAAAAACGTTGCATTTTAACAAATTATTGGATTAATCGCTAGTACTGTCAGTAATCATAGAATACATGATGGCAAATTGCTGTTCTGCCTCATCTAGAAGAGTGGCAAATTCTTTTGAGGTCAAATATTCTCTTTGGCGCATAATATCGTTACGATACAATCCTGTAAGAAAAGCACCTATTCCGGCTAATACCTTTTTGTGAATCAAAAAGAAGTTAAGAACATGCATGTTGGATGCGGAAACCATTTTGTGAACACATGCGTATTCTTCTAATGAAAATATGCCATGTCCAATAAATGGGAACTTGAAAATAGTTGTTTTGTATTTACCAGCAAAACTTTGAGCCGTCATTATGTTCTCACAAAACTGATTAAAATCTAAAATTTCTGTATTAACAAATTCAATCTCCTTACAAGAATCAAAGATAATTTCAGTTTCCTGGTCCTCTGCTACTTCAATGTCTACTAAATAAGAATCGTAAACATATGCAGTTAGACTCTCTGAAATTTTGACTTTTTCTTTTTCAGAAGAAAAAACTAACCCTCCTGAATCTAAAATGTATTGTTCTATATTGGGATTTTCAAGGATGGCTTTTTCAAGACCTAGTTTACAAATTCTTTTTGCAACTATATCACCTTCGGCTTTAGTACTTATTTTAAAAATATCAGCTACATCAACATCTAATTCTAGTCCTTTTCTTATGTTGAGTGTATCTAAACTAACCATATTATTATGTAGAATAAAGCATTGGCCTTAACCGGTTATATTCAATTTTTTTAGTAAGGTGCTTTTCTATATCTATGTCGAAAAATTCAATAAGCGCTCCTAAGTGAAATAAAATATGCGAAAAACCATAGTCTTGGTCCTTATCAGAAGAAAACATACACAATGCTAATGATTCATTTAACCAATGTGATACATTTTCTTTAAAATCATGATTTGGATTTACGTTCCGGAAAAAATAATTTAGTTCAGTTTCAGATAAATTGTCAAGCCATGGATGAACTGAAACTATATTGATATTTTTACCACCAAACAAATCAGTAATTCTTAAAATTACATTCGCAATTTCATCTTCAAATGTATCTTTAATATATTCTTTGTAAATTTTACGCGTACCTTCATTTTGATTATCATTAGAATTTTCTAATTGACCTATCATTGCATCAAATTTGGACCAATTAGCTCTTCGACCTTTTTTGTAAGCCTTTGCAATATCACCAATATTAGAAAAAATGTATAACATTTCTTCTTTTAAATCTTTTTCTTTTTCCCAAAATCCATGGTCTTTGCCAAGTGTATGAGATGCTTCTATAAGAATGTGGATATTCATTTTTTAATAAGCGATTGGTTGTGATTTATGAACTGTTGGGTGGTTAGAAAAATTAGATTTTTTTAATTCTATTAAATCAATGTAAGTGTCAGAATTTGCAACTTTTCCTCCTTGATATATGGTTCTATATTTTCTATTTTGAAGAAACATAGGAACTTCTGCATTTAAGGTAATGAATTTTTTGTTATATGGATAAGACCTACCTTCTGGTAATTCACCTTCCATTGAACCTGTGTGTTCGTAAATGAAGGTGTGGTCAGATTCTACTGCCGAATCTATTTTTGGAGCTTTGCCATCATGTCCATCCATTGTTGGAAAATAAAGGAACTCTGTAAAAAATGGCTTATATTCAAAAGCGATTGGTTGTGCATCAATAGTTTTTTCAGAATCAAAAGTACAAATAGCAAATGACCACCCAGCATATTTGTTTTGGAAAAAGTTTTGTAATTCTTCAGAGACTACTGGTCTTTTGTTTTCAGGCAATTCATTAATAAATTGCTTAATACCATCAAAATCATTTGATAAACCAACACTATACATTCCAAGCTCAAATTTCTCTAATGTTGAAATACCTTTTGCGCTTCTTGAAATCAGACCTAAATAATTTTTCATAAAATCACTATTATCAGTAATTTCATCTAAAAATTCTTTATAAGATTCTGTATTGTGGAACCATTCAGGTTTAGTTTCTCCTGGAATTGGTAAAATCATAGCATTTGGCTTCCCTGATAAATTTACCACTGTATTGCTATAAGCTATAAAGTGATTTCCGCTTTCAAGTGTTAAGGAAAGAATTTTTGTTTTAGAAAGTTTCGCATGATTTACTGTAATACACATATAATTTTTTTATTTTAAATTTATTTGTTCTTTAACTAAGGAATCAAACATACTCACACCCGTATTTGTAGAAATTCCCCACTTATGTTTGCCATCTCTTGGAAAGAAATAAAATCCACGAACAGTCTTTTGTTCAATTGGGAAATTTTTACTAAGTCTTACTTTGATAGTATTACCAACTTTAACTACTGGATGTTTATCTAATGTTTTTTCTAAATCAGTATAAACTTTTTTAATCCATTCTTCTCCTTTTTTCAAAGTAACATTAAGGCTTTTCTCAAATTGTTCTATAACAACTTTCTTTTTTGAAAAATCCATTTTGTTATCCCATTCTTCTTGCATTACAAGGCTAATCTCTAAAAAATCTTTAAAGTTTATTTTTTTAGGAATTTCAATCAACGTTATAGATGTATTCAAACTTTTTATATAAAGACCAACGTTAATTGCTTTTATACCGCAATCTTTGGGGTCTGCTTTTTTTAATTCAGACAATGTAAAATCATCGCCGATAATTGTTCCATAAGGAATAGAGGACTTTATAAGACCTTTATTTTTTAAAAGTTGGAGAATATAATTTAATTCTCTATTGGTTTTTATTGGTGTATGAAAATTTAATTGCATAGAACTTTTATTCTTCTTTTAAATGAATTTTATCTCTGCTCAACAAATCTACACACAACAAAATAATTCCATTCATTAGTTCAAGACCAAATTGCGTTTCATCTTCAATTTCTTTAACTAATTCATTTCCGGTATAAGAACGTTTTCCTTTTGTAAGTAATACTTTATCTTCACCTCTCTTTTTGTAGGTGGATATCATTTTATTTTTTAATGCTTCAAAAGATTCTTGTTTCATTTTTTTTATTTTATTTTTTTCTTCATATTACTTAAAAATCTAGCAGGACTTTCAATAACTTTAAAATGTTCATAGAATCTTTCTTCTGAAACTGCGTTTACATAACCCTTATCTCCTTTTTCAAAAATACGAAGAATTGCACATTCATTTGAAAAATCTACTTTAAAAAAATCAAAAACTTTTAAATCATCTAGTCCTTCATCGTATGGTAGTTTTTTAATATATTGATATAATTCAAAACCACCAAGATAAATTTTTAACTCTTTCAAATCAATTTTACACAATTCTTCTAAGGATACACCATCTCTTCTTTGTTTTATTGTTTTTTTACCTTCAAGAATATCCAACACATCCTCATAGAAATCGACCGGAGAAGAGAGAACGCTTTCCCAATCTCTCAAGATTGCAGAAGAACCATTATCATCAAATTTCTTAAAAACGAATTTAGCTTGGTCTAACCTTCCTCTACAATACAGTATTGCTCCTTTTTTGCCATACCTCTTTAATAATGAATTTGCGGTATTTTTTGGGTTGGTCATAATTTTACTTAAATGAGTCTTTAAATTTTTGATTAAAATTACTTAAATCTGATGAAAGTTCAAAATTATTGTTTTGAACGTCTGTTTTCTCTTCTTCAATATCTGGTGTGATTTTTAAACGTCTAAAAACGATTTGTTTTTTTTCTATAAACGAGAACACAAAAGACAATAGTATCGCAATTGACCCTAGCATAAAACATAATTTAGCTAAATCTAATGCAATAATGGTACTATGAGATTCTTCTTCTAATGGTAAATCACTTATCATCCAAAAAGAATTCATTATAGACCAAATCCAAACAGCAACATAATTAAAACGTTCACTATATCTAATGTTTTTTGTTGAAAAAATATTCATTACTGCTATTCCTAAAAAAGCAACAACAGTTAACATACAACATACTGCTATGCCATATTCTTTGGATAACCAGCAAAAATCCATGATTAACCACGAAATGGTTCCTATAACTTCCGGAATTTGGAAAGATTTTTTATTCATTGTTCTTCCTTAATTTTATCTTTTAATGTTTTTTCGTACAATTTTATAGAATAATATCCAGAAATAGTAGAACCAACAAACATTATTGTTCCCCAAAACCACAAATCAAAAGTATCATGAGTTTGCTCATAATATCTTTTGATACCAACTGTTTCAAAAAGTAATGTTACAATAAGAACATACCAACAAAAATATTTTAAATTTTTTAAAAAATCGTTAATATATTTTTTCATTTACACTTATTTACTTCTTTTAAAGAATCAATTTTCCATTGATAATGTAATTGCTCAGTATGTTCCTTTTCAATTTGAACTTTAGCATTTTGAATAACTGTTTCTTTTGTAACATCAATTGGTGTTGTACAACTCACTATAAATAATGCCACTGTTAATATTAATAATTGTTTTTTCATGTTATTGTTTTTAAGGTGTTAACCGGTCAATATCTCTTGGAAATAAAGTTGCAGCTTTAACACTATCTAAACCACAGATTTTTGCAGTTAATCTTTCAAGTCCAATGGCAAAACCACCATGAAGAGGCATTCCATATTTAAACGCTTCCAAATACCCTTCAAATGCTTCGATATTCATTTTAGACGCAGATAAAGTTTCAATATAATCTTCATATTTTTCTTTTCTTTGACCTCCAGAAGTAATTTCTATGCCTTTGTAAATTAAATCAAAACTTTCCGTCGTAATTCCATCAGGAGATAATTTTGTATAAAAAGGTCTTACATCTCTGTGATAATGGGTGGCAAAAACATAATGAGTGTCATGTTTTTCAAACGCATATTTAGCAATTTCTCTTTCTTCTTCTGATGACATATCCAATCCGGACGTACCTAAAATTTCTTTTATCTCACTTACTTTTAAAGTAAAAGCTTCAAAAGGGTTTTCTATAAAAGGAACTGCATTTAAAAAAATACCTAAAAATTCTAGTTCTTTTTTTGCATGCGATTTTAAATTGTCAGTAATAGTAAACAAGATTCTTTTCTCTAGTTGAATTAATTCTGTAAAATTTTGAAACAGAATAGTTTCAACATCAAGAGATAAATATTCATTTAAATGTCTTGATGAAGCATGTTTTTCAGCTCTAAATACAGGAGCTGTTTCATACACTTTACCAAAAACTCCACACATTATTTGTTTGTATAATTGTGGCGATTGTGCCAAGTAAGCTTCTTTATTAAAATAATCTAACTTAAATACATTTGTTCCACCTTCTGCTCCATTAGCCACAATTTTAGGAGTAGATATAGAAATATATCCTTCTTCACTTAAAAAATTTCTAAATGAATTTTGAATAATAGATTGAATTTTAAAAATACATTTATTTTTTTCATTTCTAAGAGTTAATGCTCTGTGGTCAAAAATTAGATGTGTATCAGCATTAATATCTTTTTCGTAAATATTAATATTTGGAACCGCAGAAGGTTGAGAAAGAATTTCAAAAGAAATTACATTAATTTCCACATCAGAAATAACCAATTCTTTTTTTATCTGTGAAGGAACTTCTTCTCCAACAATTTTAACATAAGATTCAGATTTAATAGATTTAATGTTTATGTTTTTAAGCACACATTGATATTGCCCTTTAAAAGTTTCTAAAATAAGAAAACCTCCCCATTTAAATTCTTTTTTTTCTCGAACAATTCCGTAGAAATTCTTTTCCATTAAGATTGCTTTTTTATTTTATTTAATTCATTACATTTGGCTTCTGCTTGAGTTGCAGTGTCAAAATATTCCAAAGCTATCGCGATTGTACCGGTGTCTGTTTTATTTCCAATAATCCAACTTTGTGAACCAACATCATAACCATAATCAGTTTGCAAAGCTAATGTTACTTGTTTTGTTGGTATATTACCCCACTCTCCATTGGCGTAATGAATAAGAAGTGTGCCAAAAGACATTCCGCGCCCAACACTTTGAATTCTTTGCCATGAACCATCTTCAAGTTGTACAGTATGAAAAGAAGTTAGTTTGCTAACGAGAATTTCAATCGTTCTATCTTTTTTTTGTGTTTGTATCATAATTTCCAACTTGCTTTGATAGCTTCCTCTTTTGAAGAACCTATAATTTTATATAAATCATTTGGATGCATTCCAGGTTCCCATTCTTTCCCTTTTGTAATATGAAATTTCTCTGCTTTCATATGACAACTATCATCTTCGAAATGACTTTGTAATTCAACGCGATTAGGCTGATGATATTTACAAAGTGATATACCGTTTTCTTTAACATAACCGCCATTTGGCATATCACTACGGTCAGTAATGTGATGAGCATCTAAATATTTTTCTGCTTCATCTTTAGTATAATGAAATCCACATTGCTTGCATGTGCATTTGTCGCGTTTAAAAACATCTTCTTTGAATTTTTTCCTTATTTCCTTTTTGTTAGAAGACATAATTTACTTTACAAATTCCCATTTAATTGTATCAAGCCCAGAAAAGCCATTAAGGGTTGGTAAAATATTCATTGTCCACCAAGCCGTAAAACAAGCTATGTCTTGTGCGATAACATTAAATGGAATTTCAACCATATCTTTTCCGCGCAGAATAGGGGTTACTTTTACTCCTTGAGATAAATCAATGCAACTTTCAAAATTAAAATAATTGCACATGTGTGTCAATTTTTTTTTACGTTCTTCTGTTGTGATATAAGCAGCCATTTATTTCTTGAGTTAAATTCCAAATTCATTAGATAAATCCATCATAGTTTTGTAAAGTTCATTACAAAGTTCTTGAGGGTCTTCTATCTTTTTGATTTTTTTCACCTTCTCATTGTAGATGTCGATGAATTTTTGATTATTTTTAGTTTTTCTTGCTGTAACGTAAGTATGTATGAACTTTGCAAAGTTTTCTTTGAAGTCCATGGTGTTGTTTAAAGCATCCCATTCTTCCGGAGTATACAAAACTATACCAGCATCTTCAAAAGTATAATAAAGAGAACCCATTGGTCCTTTACGATTCTTTTTACCCCAAGACATTGTTCTGGTGTTCAATTTTTTATCATACACCATATCAATATGAGCATCCATCATTTGAATAATGGTATTTCTTCCGGCAAATTCACCTTCTTTAGTGTTATGGCCAATCAAAAATAATACAGCTTCATTATCGGCAACCCATTTTCTTAAGGTTTTCACAATATAATTACAAGCATCTTCTTCTGAAATATCAGAAAAATCATACATTGCAATTGCTTGAACAGAATCCACAATCACCACTTTAGGTTTTAAAACATCAAGTTCAGCTAAAAAATCAGAAAAATGAGGGTGAGATTGCTCATCGCAAATATGAGCATTTGTATGTTTAATATTTTCTATCACGTTTGAAGTTTGTTCACAAATGTCTTGTGATTCAACTTCTCTTTCATATAAACAAGTTGGAACCTCTGATAACCAATTCATTAAATTAATCATCAAAGTGGTTTTTCCGGCACCAGATGTGCCTGAAAGATAAATTGCAGAACGTAATACCATTCCACCTTTTCTTGAAAACCAAGTATCAAATTTCGCATTGCCCGTTTTTAAAGTTGGCACATCAAGGACTTTAACGTCTTGAAGTTTCTTACTTTTTGTCATTGTTTCCATTTGTTTGCTCTTTTATAATTTAAACGATTCTTTAAATAAAAGGTTACAAACGAATGTTAAATATTTAATAATGCCATTTCACTCACCACAGCCCATTGTTCCAGATTTGCCCAACTATTTATAGGTAACAACAAGTAGCTAAAATTGTTAAAATCATGGAAAATAATATGTTCAGCATTTTAATGGCAGTTTTGCCCGTTCTATTGTACTCTTTATTGGTGTATTATATAGTTCCACAAGGTTTCTTATCTCAAAGAAGAGCCAGATTATATGCCGTAGCAGGCATGTTATCTCCAACATTGGTATTTGTCTTTAATTACATATTTCCACACTGGTCTACGCCAATTGCTTCACCAGACACAATAAACATTATTGGATGTCAAACATTCATCCAAATAGCTCTAGTGGAAGAAGTAGCTAAATTTTTAACATTTTGGTGGGTTTTCAATCAAAGAAGAAGTGCTCTTTATGACCTTCCTATCGCTACGATTTTTTATTGCATGCTATCATCTGCGGGATTTGCTCTTATTGAAAACATATCGTATTTGATGAATTTTGGAGACCAAGTTTTATTTATTAGAGCCGTTTCAGCTATTGTTACACATATGATATGTGGTGTAATTATGGGTTATTTTATACAAATGGCTTTCTCAACTAAAAGAACTTTAATAGAAAAGTTTTCTGTTACCGAAAAATTCAAAATACAACTACATACATTGAAATTCATTGGTTTGGGTATTTTAGCATCAACTATATTTCATGGAATATATGATTTCAATTTATTTTTACCTTTTAATATATATGCAGAGACATTTACTAATATTATACTATTTTTTGGTTTATTTATTTGTATGTTTATGATTATCGATGGAATTAGATTAAGCAAGGATTTAAGAAGTAAAGATTATAAAAAAGATTTAGAAAGAAATTATATAGAATAAGCACTTAATGTCCTATGAGAACTATTGAAAGAAATTCAAAAAGAATTATAATAGAAGTCACTAAATCCGAAGTAACACAAAAGGGATTTGATTTATTGTGGGATGAAATACGCGAAATTTATCCGGATAATTTATATGATATTGATAGTGTAAGTAATGAAGATAACGAAAAAATTATCATTATCAAATTAAAAATCAGAAAAAAACATTAAGGCAATACATAGAATTTTTGTGAATTATCTTCTGTTCCAAGCTTAACAATATCAAACTGAACATCTGGAAAAACAATAAAATTTTTTTGCTCATAAACATGTAATTTCACATTTGGAAAATATTTTTTTGCAAATGAAATTTGCTTATCAATCATCTTTGTCTTTTCACTTAAAATTATTTTCGATTTTTTGTTTAAAAATGACATAAAGTCTATTAAACAACGTGGCGATACTACAACATCACCAATTTTATCTTTCAGTATATAAGAAACAAAATCTTTATTTATATCAACAAAACCAAAATCAGTAGGATATAAAACAGTTAATACACCTTTTACCACACTATCAGAAAGGTGATAGTGTATACCACCATGATACTCTGCTGTAATAAATTTTTCGCGATGTAAATTCATCACATTCTTTGAATATTAACTTCTTTAATACATTTTCCAGGCACTGTAACATAATCACAAAAAATATCCTTTATTTCAAATGCCAACAATTTACCCCCAGGACCAGTAATTAAAAATCGAGTTCCGGAAGCCATATTATGAACCTCTTTAGGTAACTCAATATCTGTCTCTTCAAAATCAAGATTAATTTTCAATTCTATATGTTCATTATTAAAATTCTTTAAAGTTTCCAAACCGCTCTTATCTAATTTATCTTCTATGAGAGATGATTTTTCTTCAATAATTTTATCAAATTTTTGAACAAGGTCTTCAAAATATTTTTCTTTTTTCGAAATTAAATCTTCAATAGCTTGTAATTGTTTATTTGCTATTTTTAATAATTCATCCTTTTGTATTTCAGATGTTTCTGCAAGAGAATTATTCGCAGTTTCAATTTCTTTTTTAATGTTATCTAACTGTCTTTCTTCTTCGGAAATTTCTTTTTTTGGATTTTTAATTATTCTGTCGTTATTAGAATAACTTTCAATTAACGTTCTTACGTAAGTGTCGCTTCCAGCTTTTGAGTCAAAATTTGGATGTGACCTAAAATTATATTTAAACAAAAATGTTTTTATCGCATCAAATTCTTGTCCATTATATTTTTCAACGATATTTGGAACTTCTAATTTTTTTGTATGATTATATTTATCATACAAATCTTCTAGTAATGTTTGAAAATGTTCTTTATTCATGGTTTCTATTTTTTAATAAATACAAAAAGGGAATAAATTCCCTTCTTGTATTAGATACAAAATTCTTTGTATCTGTTTGCCTCCCACCAGTAATATTTTTAAAATGGTAAATCTTCTGAATCATCATCAGATACTGTCACAGCTGGTTTTACCGGTTGTTTTGTATTAGTTGATTGACTTGTGTTTGCAGCCTTAGTTGTGTTGGTTGAAGTTGTTCCTCCACCATTTTCACTTGATTTTTTAGAATCCAAGAATACAACACTACTTGCAACAACTTCAGTTGTATATTTTTTATTACCATCTTTGTCGTCCCAACTACGAGTTTGTAGTCTTCCTTCTACATAAACCTGAGAACCTTTTGTCAAATATTTTGACACGTTCTCACCTTGAGTACCCCAAACTGACACTTTGTGCCATTCTGTAGTTTCTTTCTTGTTTCCGTCTTTATCTTTGAAAGATTCAGATGTAGCAACAGAAATATTTGCTACTTTATTTCCTCCGTCAAGAGTTTTGAACTCTGGGTCAGCTCCAAGCCTCCCAATTAAAATTACTTTGTTTACACTGCTCATTTTATTTCTTTTTATATGTTGAATACAAATATAACGAACAATTTTACAAAAAGAAAAAAAACCATCGAAATTTTATTCGATGGTTTTAAATTTTGGTTGATAATTTTTATTATGAGTTAAAGAAATTTCCGAAAATTCCTTTTTTTCTTTTGTGTTGACCATTTTCAGTGAATTGTGGAACATACTCACGTCCTTCTGCTTTGGCTTTAGCTATTTCAGCTTCTTCTTTGGCAGCTCTCTTTTTTCTAAGTTCCATTACTTCTTCTGCTGATAAATAATCATGCATTCTCTTCTGGTTTCCACTGGCAGGAGAAAGGTCTGAATTACGATTTTGTGAGAACTTAATTTTGTGTTCTTCCAGATATTCAACAACAGCAGCTATCATTTCTGATGTAGCTCTTGAGTTCTGATATCCTTTTAATTGGTCAAATTCTAAACCGGTTCCACTTCTCATTAAACCTAAAGTAGCTCTTTCGTTTGACAATAAATGTTGTACGTGTACTGCAACGTAGTTCTTGTTAACTACACGGTCAAGGTACGTGTATACACAATGACCCATAGTCATACCTTCTTTATTTAAGTCTTCCAAAGTAGGAACAACAGTGAATTTTATGTCATCAATAGTCACATTAATATGTTCAATGTCTTTAATTGATTTCTTGTAAAATTCTGCTTTCTTCGCGTCTTTAATTGCTCCATAACGAGCAGCCAAATCATCATGAACCTCTTTTAGCTCTTTGTTACTTTTGATTTTGTAAATGTAATTTGGTAGAAGTTCTAACAAATCCATTGTATTCAAAGTATCAGTATATAAATGTAAAAAATCCGAATTTTGACCTTTGGTTACATTATCAATGTTACGGTCAAAAATGTGCTTGATGTGTTTCAAAGTAATTCTACTTCTTTCATCAATACGTTGTTTATCCAAGTTACGATAAAACACATATAAACGACCTTGTTCGTAATTCTGAAACAAAGTTTCCATATCTGTTTTAGTCACATACTTCTTTCTGTACATACTTAATAAAATATCCATATCAGCCGGTGATGTGATATTTTTATAAATAAGTGGACTTACGCGTAAATAATTTGAATCTTCTTCGATGTCTTTTGCTTTAGTAGCATCCACAATTTTAGCTTTTTTAGCTATCTCATCTGTGACACCTTTAAGAGCACCATTACTATCATAATTCATTGAAATTTCAAGAATTCTCAAAGGAGATGTAGCATCAAGTTTTTGGTAAATTGCCGAACTCAATAAGTTTTTGCTTTGTAAAAACTCCTTGAAGAACACTTGTCCTTTTGTTAGTAAAATAGTGGTGATACTTGGATAATCTGCAACACAAAGAAATACCCTTGATAACTCCAAAAATCTATGAAGATAACCACCAATATTTAATTGTGTTTCTTTTCTTTTTCCATCCCCAAAACCGGTATCAACATTTGAATAAGTAATAACTTCGCCATTTGCATTGGTTTTTTCGAAAATTTCTTTGTTGTTGTATGTGAAATTAATTGGGGCAATTAATTTTTTAATTTGGTCAAGGTCAGCTACAACTCCATCAATTTTATTGAAAAATTCAAAAATATTAGCTAAGCCGGTATAAAATGCGAAATCAAAATAATGCATGAAATGCTCAAGTCTTGCAATTTTAGTTAACCCAACATCTTCTGTAATATCATTATTATCACTTTGCTTTTGAGTGGCCATAGACTTGTCTAAAGTAGGCTTCGATAAGAAAATGACTGTTTTCTTTGTTTCTTTGTTGAATTTCAGATAATCTACACGAACGATATTCTCGTCAAATTTATCTTTACTAGAATCGTAACGAGCAAACATTTTTTCGCGGTAAAGAAAAACTGAATCTCCCTTTTCCTCGGTTCTGAAATTGATTTTATAAATTTCATCATCATCTGGGCTAATCAAGATTAGTTTATTAACCTGATTATATACAGTTGAACACTTATCACACTTTACAGATTCAATACTGTGTTTATCTTCAACGGTAGTATCGTGTTTTTTAACTACTAATCTTCTGGCTTTTGTTTTAAGGTCTTTTTGAGCTCCACATTTACAATAAAGTCGTTGGCTATCTTTACCTTCAGAGCTGATTCTGTTGGTATCAATCATTGTTTTACCGATATCTACCAAAAAGGAGTGTTGTTTGTTTGCTGTTTTACCCATGTGTCTATTTTTTTTAGTTTTTAGTTTTTTGATTATAGTTTCAACGATACAAATCTATAAAATTTACACAATAATTCCAAAAGTTTTTGGCTTTTTGAAACTATTTAGTTGTAAACTCATATTATGGACTTTTTAAACGAACATTTTGACAAAGAGTTACAAAGGATGTCTAAATTAGCTGGAATCCCCAGAAACTCTGTAAATGAAGGTGTCAAAACGGATACTAACCCTAATATAGTCCATGAAGTTTTAAATGAACAAGATGACCTTTTTGGGGATTTAACAGACGTTTTTTCCCAGCAAACCAATGCCATCCAGAAAAAACCATCTACCGGTAAATTAAGCAAAGATTTAAAGGCAGCTATGGTATTAAATAACGTAAGTGAATATCAAGCCGCATTACATGGTTTAAATACAAAATATAACCCAAAGACACTTGGAGCAAAGCCAGAAGAACTTGGAGGTACAGCCGGAACTATAATAGCCAAAAAGCCAATTGAAAAATTCAAAGACGCTTCAAAGGATATTGAAAATATGAAATACTCAAATTCTAATCATTTAAAGGATTTGACAAGTAATGATTTTGATAAGGAAATAGAGAATCAAAAAAAGTTCTCTAGCGCTCCTGTAAGCTGGGATGAAAAATCCAAACAATTTAATCCAACGAACCAAATCAGTTTAGCCAAATGGCAACCAACTCATAAAGATGAATCTATTATATCGTATGAAAAACAAGTTGATAAGTTTGGTCATGAAACATTTTCTTTATCAGATAGAGGTAAAGAACAATTAGAGTTTTTACAAAGAATGTATTCCAATAAACCACTTCCTCCTAATGGAGATGAAAGTGTTGATATTGAAAGTGTTCTTACTAACAATGATTTTATTTATAAAAATGTAGTTACTGCAAACTCCGAGAAAATTCTAAGAGATTTCTTTAATAAAGCTGTTGTTCCTATTATTGCTTCTGCTTTAAAAAGAACTACTGCTGCTCCTAAAGACACTCAATTTGAAAGATTTGTTAGAGCCGGCGTTGACCATGCTTTAGACCAAACAAAAAGAGGAAAATATAACCCATCCTTTAAAAATTACGGTGCTTGGTTTATACAAGTAGTAAAACACAAAGTAATTGACCAATTAAAATCTCAAACTACTTTTCGTTTAGATACTGCTCATGCATATGATTTATTATCAAACATGCCTGGACCGCTTAAAATTGATTCACAATTGAATCCTGAACAGGCTATTGGTAACTATGACAGTGTCATTGAGAGTAAGAACAAGTTCACAAAAGATGGTGTAGAGCATAATTATTTTACTTACGTTTACCAAAAACCGGAAAACGCATTAAGCGATTTGGAAGCCAAAGCTCTAAAAACAGATACTGGCTTTAAAAAATCACCATTAAAAGCACAATACTTGAAGGAACCGGGAATGTTCTACAAAAGCTCCCTTGAACACATTCCTGCAAATACATCTCAACAAACCGTAGAACCGGCATATTTTGAAAAATTTGAAGATATTTCTGCTAATACAGTATTGAAAATCGCTTCAAAGGAAGTAAATGATATACTTGCTCAAATCGCCAAAGAGATAGTGGTTTCTAATGCTAAAGTTGGAGATACTGTTAAATTAAGTGGTAGAGAAAATGCACTATACCCTACTCTTACTAAAGGTCAATCATACGAAGTTATTGAAAAAGGTGAAGACCCAACAGTTGGTGGTGGTAAACCAAAAAAATACTATTATGTAATAGATGATTCTGGGAAAAAAATTAAAGTTGGTGCTAGAGCATTAACGCCAACAGAATCAGTTGAGGGCAAAATCGTATCAAAAGCCAGAGAAAATGAACAAACAGTAACAGAGCTATTGAGACTATTGCTTCAATATGGTAGATTAAAACCGGTATATACTAAAACAGTTTACTTGCCAAAAGCAGATGGCGGTTGGGCAAAGAAAAATGTTGGTGATGCAGTTGCTAAAGATAGAACGGGAAAAATCATTGTACCTTTTTCAACAGATAAAGCAGGTTCAAAATATAAAGATTTAGAATCTGCTCCTATTGAATATGTGTGGAGTACTGAAAAATATTCTGATGAAGTAAATGATAAAATAATTGATGACATAGCTAATATGGCTAAGAAAAAAGGTTTGAATTTACCTAGTCAGTATTTTACCGCTACAAACGAACCTCTTTATAAACAAAAAGGTGTTCCAAAAGATACAAAACAAAAAACCATTGAATTCATAAATGGTGTTCGTAATGCTTTAAGAAGATATTTTGGTTTTACTAGCTTAAACAATGAAGTAATAAAGCAGAATAGAGATATTCTAAAAAAACTAATTGATAACTGGTCTAATTCTCAAGAAGCCATTGCACAAAACATAACAGAAGTTGAAATTAGAAAAACTATCAAAGGTTTACTTAAAGAAATAAATGAAATAGAAACTTTAGATGCAATTTCTGTGGATGCGCAAAAATGGGTATCAAAAAAAGTAGCACAACTAATAGGAACAACAGAATTATAAAATTTTAAACAAACAAAAAATGAAAAACATAAAAATTACTTTAAAAGATTTAAGAAAATTAATTGCTGAAAATGCTTTTAAAATTTTAGAAGACAAAGAAGAAGAGTTATCTGATGTAACTCCAGAATTAAACAAAGATATTGATTCTTCAGAAACATTAAACATAGCAGATGAAACTCCAGCCGACACTGATAGTCAAGACTCTTTAAATAGTTCTTATGAAAATCTAAGTGATATAATTAAGAAAGTAGCTTCATATTTAGATAGTACAAAATTAAATCAGTTAAATGCTGAAATTTTAAAATCACTTACAACTGGTAAAGTTAATCGTAATTTTACTTTTGATAAAATGGTATCAGAAAGTAAAAACAGAAAAGACTTTGATTATTTTACAACTGTATTAGCAACATTATACAAGAATGCAAATTCTAGCGAAAAAGAAAATATAAGAAAAGTTTTATTTTTAGCATTGCCTGTTTATAACATGGCTTCAATTGAAAGTGGTCAGGGTGACATACGTCCTTCATCATTTGCTAAAACTGTTGCTCAAAAAGCTGGTATAGGTTATGATTTTAATATTAATGCAAAAACCATAGATGCCAGTTATTATATTGATATTGTTGCTGACGCAGTTTATGAAGCAATTGATTATTTTTTAAAAAACTATGACCCAGACAGAGGGGGATTGTTTAGTGCACAAGTTCTATATAAAGCAGCAAACTTAGCTAAAGACTCTTTGGGTAGTAAATTACATCAAAAAACTTTTGCTGTGGGTGGTCAAAAATATTCTTTAGATGAACCATTGGGTGATGCAGGAGAAGAAGATACAGAAACAAAGATGGATAGAGTAACCGGTAAAGAAGGTGAAGTAACTGGTGCAGAAAGAGAAGCAATTAAAGGTTTTGCAAATTCTTTAAAATCTTTCGTTCAAGGAAAGCTTGGACAAAAAGATAGCTTGAAAAATTATTTAGAATTTTTTAATCTTTTCATTCAAGGTCATAATTTATCTGAAATTGCGGACATTATGGAAAAGAGTTCTGGAAATATCAGAATTATAAAAATGAGAATGGAAGACTTTATAACAAAGTTTGTTGAAAGTGGTGAGTTGCAAGATTATGTTTATGATAAAACAGGAATAAAAATTGATTTTCCTAATAATAAATTTACTTTATCAGTACAAGGAAATGGTAAAGGAGCAGGAGAAGTTGAGCCAGTAGAATATTTTCAAGTTACAGGACATAATCCTGAAACAGGTGAAGCTGTTGGTGAATGGGTACAAATAACTCCAGATAAACATGATAGCGAAACTACTTGGTTTAACAATTATGGAGATTTGGTATTTGGACGTGAAGAAGAAGCGCAAGAAACTATTGAAACATCTGACGAAGAAAAAGAACAACAAATCGCAGAATCTTTATTGAAAATAATAAAAACTAGACTTTTAAAAAACTCTAAAAATGATTAACGAAAACAAAATTAGAAAAGCTATTCGTAAGCATTTATTTGAATGTATGGATGAAACTATCCTGCCAGCTAATGAAGGATTAGATGAAGCTTTGATTGATGAAGAAAGAATCACCAATGATGAAGCAAAAAAACATGTTGCAAAAAAAGAAAACTTTGTTGGGTCACATATTTTTGGAGAAAAATTAGGAGAAAATTATGTTGTATGTTCATATGGGGAACAGTTTCCTTTATTTATTTATGATGCCAAAGAAAATAAGTGGTATGAAAATAAAGACCAATATGTTTTTAATGGAGAAGTTGTAGAACAAACAGAAGAGCATAGAAATCTTTTAAAACCTACTGTGGATATGCACACCGAATCACTCGAAGCTATGATTCAAAAATTGAATAACATTAAAAAAAGAGCCGGTATTGAGGAACTTAACCACACATCTGTAGAACCAGGAACAAAAAATTAAGAAAACCAATTACTTACATTAAACCAATTTTTCTTTTGTGGTTTAAATTTATTTTTATCTCCTTTTTTTAAATTCAATAGATACGTTAAAGCCGCTTGTTCGGTAATATGCGTAGTAACATCTTTATTATTATACCACCCCTGAGATAGTTCTTTTAAATAACCTTTTTGTAATTGATTATTTTCATCTAAAAAAATTCTATAAAAATTTAATATAATTTTATATTTTACTTCATGCTTTTCCTTATATCTTCTAGAAAATCCAGCATATTGATAAACTTCTGAATATTTTTCAAATTTAATATAATTAAATTTTTTAGAAAATTCTTGTGGACACTTAACCCACTCAACAAATGTTCTTTTTTCCTCCATTGTTAATTTATATTTCTTAAAATATCCAAAGTATTAACATGTAGAATATCATCATAACCTTCATCAGAAGAAGGTTCTTGATAACTTAACAATATTCTTTGAATTACTTCTGGTGATAAAGTTTTTGACCCACCTTGTTTTTTTATTTCTTGATTTCTTTTATCAGCCAACTTCGAAATGATACTTAATGTTTCCGGGTCTTTAAAATTAAATACAATAGCTATTTTTTTAAATTCAGGATGCAAATCAATGTCCCCTAAATTTATTTTCCTATCAGATTTACTCATATTTACCATATCAATAACAATATCACTTGTTGAGTTTATAGCAGAAGTTATTTCTTGTTTTAAATTTTGTGCAACAATTTTATTTGTTTTAGAAACTTTTTCAAAAGCAGTTGGATAATATTGTTTCATTCTTTCATCATCATTTGGAATTACGCGTCCAAATTTCTCTTTCCCCACTACAGGTTCTCCAATAGTATCTTGTGGTGTTGGATATACATAAAGGTCGTCATAAGTTAAACCAAGGCTTGTAGCTACTTTATTTACAATATCATCTCGTGAAATAATGATAGCACCTTTAAGATTAGGGTTGTTTTTAATAAAAGTTGATTTTCCAATAGCCGGTGGCCCTATTAAAACATAGACTTTTCTTTTTGAAATAGGAGAATTAGATAAAATTTCTCTAATTATTTTTCGAACTTCTTTCATCTATAATAAATAGATTTTTAATATATATTTTTTAATTCTTTTTTAACCTTTTTCCAGTGTTTTTCGTCACTATGATTCCTCTCAATATGTGAATCTATTATTTCATTCACAGCAATAACAGCACATTGTTTAGCTAAAAATGATGATATCAATCCTTTTCCGGCATTTAACATAGAAAGATATATTTCTCTTGCTTGTATCTTTGGATTTTTATTCTTCATGTATTTTAATAAATTTTACACATTATTACAATTCTTTCTAAGTGCGTTTCAACCCTTTTTAGAGAAATAAAAGCATTTGGACTATATCCAGAAAGTGTACCATGGTTTAATTCTTTAAAGTGTAATGCAATTTCTTTTCCATGAAAATGCATGGCATTGCTAATTGTATAAATTTTTCCTTTTATAGGAATATCTGCATTATAACTTCGTAAGAGTTTTACTTCAATAAGACTTACATCTAATTTACATATTACTTTTTCTTTCACTTATATTTAATTTTCATTATAAGTAATATAAGACCAAATAATAAAGAGAAAGTATTGGTAATTAAAATAGCATTTTCTTTAATTAAAAAACCATACACAAACCAGAACAAAACACCTATTACATAGATGACATACATTGATAAAGAAATACTTTTTGTATCCTTTGTACGAATTGTTTTTATCATTTGAGGTACAAATGCACCAGTAGTTAAAAGGCCAGCTACTAAACCTATTATTGTTGGAGAAATCATAACTTAAATACCAAATTATTTACAAGGTCCGCAGGCCACAAATTAGGAATTTTATTTAAATGTTTTTCGCAGATAACTATTCTTTCTTGAATTGATTCACAATCTTCACAAAATCTATTAATTATTAGTTGTTGAGAATTGTCAAGAACTTCAATTTTAAGCCTACAATGTATATAGCAAAATCTTTCATGATATTTCTCTGTATAAGATTTTTCCGACATTAATTTTTTTCAATTCTAACTACTCGTTTTAATATATCAACTTCTTTAAATCTTTCGTTAAAAGATTCAGTACCTATTTGATTCCAACAACTATTATCATCAATAACATACCCAGAAGGTTCCCATATAGAATTATTTGCATCTCCACCATTATGTTGTTGGTGTTCTTGATAAATCTTACCTTTTTTTAAAACTTGAACTTTAAAAGTAAAAGAAGCCACTCCACCATCATCAAGTCCATATTCATCTATTAAAGCTTCAAACTTTCTCATAATTCTTTTAAAACAAGATGGTCAGTCCCTTCCAAACATGCAATTCCACTTTCAAATCTTGACCTCAATACTCTTTTGGATTTTTTGGAATACTTCGACTCGAATCTTAATGTATAATGTTTCCCTTCATTTAATTCACATGTTGCTTTTACTTGTTTTCCGTCTGGAACTTGAATTAGATAAGATTTTCCTGGTATCATGGTTGTTCAATTTTTAAAATTATTTTTAAATGATTTAAATGAGCAGCAAGTGCTGCAATACAAGCACAAACATAAATAATTATTGCGAAAACACATCTAACAGTAGAGGTTGTTTTGGAAATATCAAAACTTAATAAACAAAATGAAAAGAGCAAATAAAATACGAAAACAATAATAAAAAAAATGATATATATGGATAACAATTTTTTAAACCAATTAAAAGATAATAATTTTATTGTAATTTCTTCATCTCTACCATTAGTCAATTCAACAATGTGCGTTTTACAATAAATACCAACTGGCGCTATACCACACAGAAAAAATATAAGAAATATTAATCTATCTGCAATATCCCAGTTAAATAAATTTAAATTTAAACTTGTCATCACTGCCATGGAATACCCTAAAATTAAGCTAGTAAGTGTAGCAATAATATTACAAATATTCCTTTTTATTTTTGACATTTTTATATCTCGCGTTCTTTTTAAAACTATATATCGATTAATTCCAGCTTTTTCCAACATTACTTTTCGTTCTAATTTATAAGGCCAAGTTAATGTTAACATGCTAATTTATGAATAAAAAGGGAGATAAAAAAAGGTTTTTTAAAAAAAATATTAGATATTCAAGGTAAGGTAACCATCTAAGGTTTTTTGAGCTTCTTTATAAGATTTAAGGGCAATTTTTTGCTCTTTACCTGCTTTTGCAATATCTAAATAATTACAAAGAGTTAGAAAAATTTTCAAAGTATCAGTATTGTATTTTTCTAAATCTACCATACCGACAAATTCTTTATAAGAAGGTAATCTCTGGTTTTTTAAAATAAGCCCATCTTTATAAAGTATTCTTAAAAGCTCTGAATAATTCGCTTTATCTTCCTCTAATTTTTTCTTCTTTTTTTCTATAAATCCTTGAAAATCTTCTTGTTGTGTATTTTCGTTTATCTCTGAATCCTCTTCGAAAATTGATTCTTTAATCTCATTCTTCTCGATGGCAGTATCAAATCCAGATTCTGCTTTTTCTAATTCAACCACTGAGTCTAATTTCACTTCATCAATCTTATTGGAAATGGTATTTGTTTTAATTACATAAGAAATGAGTAAGTGTAAAAAACATAATGAAATTATTGGCAATACTGCTCCTGAAAAAATAGCTATTATTCGTTTAACAAAAATCACATCTGTATTATCAAATATATCAAAGCCAAATAATTCAGTAAAATTCTTTATTAAATTAGAGTCTTGAATCATTTTATTGGTAGTTGTATCATACGCATAATAGGTATTACCCATCATTTGAAATAGCGTTAATAGAATAAAAATAAGCCATATGGTTGTCTTACTTATTTTATCCATAGCTACTAGTCCAGCCAATGAAGAAAGAGCTCCCAATTCAAAAGCAACAGCCAATACAATTGATAAAGTATAATAATTACTTAATTCAAAAAAACTAATTACGTGAATTGTACTTACGAAAGAAGTAATAAGTGGTACAATTATAAAAGAAGTTATAATCCACCAAGATGCTTTGTTTTTATTTGTTGACATCTTATTTTATATTTTTCAATTTTTCTTGAAGTATTTTTATCTTGTTGTTATAACTATTTATAGCATCATCCGGACGCGTTGTAGTACGAACAATAGCATTGTTTGTATACACCACTTCTCTAGCGATTTCCAGAGCATTGATTTCTAAAAGTATTTCAAGCTTTTCGTTTGAAACTTTTTGTTTTAAGGTTGAATCTAAAGCATGAATTGTTTGGTCTAACTTATCTATTCTGCGAGATTCTTTTAAAATTCCACCTTTAGTACCACATGTACTAAGAAGAATACATATTCCTAAAAAAATAAGGATTAGTATTCCATATTTATTTGCAAATTCTACGATTTTTTTCATGATTATAAATATATCAATAAAAGCTTATAAAGTCAATAATTGTCTAAGTGGCCACTTAACATATTTTTCAAATAAATGAACATTATATAAAGTCATTTGTCCATAATTTTTAGTTGATAATGGAAACTTCACTGAAGTCACTGTGTCTTTATCATTATAACAAAAATGCATATTACCAGTATTACTTATATAACAAGGTAATTCTCCTGCTTGATAATTAAATTTTCTACAATTTATTCCATTCCAATGCCATTGCACTGAATCCTTCGTTATTTTAGAAGGCATATCATTAAAACTATGAAGTTGTCCTTTACTATTTAGCCACTCCAAAGTGATATTTAACTCTTCTGCTGGTTTTGGGTCTTTAAAAAATCTGGAAACGTCTTGAGTTACTGTTACTCTATTGAAAAGATTATTTTTACGATATGGCTCACCATGTTTATGCCATTCTATTTCTAACCACTTATAACTACCATATGTTATTCTAGATGGCATTCCATTAAAGCTATGAAGACGACCATTTGCATCACCCCACTCTATTGAAACAAAAGAATGACCTCTAAAAATCATACCACCAAAATCATACTCTAGATGTTCAGCTTCTTCTTCAAAGTCAACATTAGGCTTTACGTGTTTTTCGAATAAAACATTTCTACTTTCATCACCTACTAGTTTTAGACTTTTAATTTTGTCAAATGCTCTATCAAGTAATCTTTGAACTTTTATATGTTTTGGTTCGCTCACGAATGCAATTCATCATATTCTCTCATTCGAGAATATATGCCTTTTAAGTGTTCAGTATTTTTTTCATCTGGGATAGATAATTTTACCTTTTTAAGTTTAGAAATAATCTTTTTATCCGCTTCGGAAATGTTTTTTGGAATGAAAATATTAATAAATATAAGTTGGTCTCCACGTTGTGTTGGATTATCAATTACCGGAATACCCTTTCCTTTTAAACGAAGAATTTTTCCAGTTTCAGTTCCTGGCTCTATTTTTATTTTAGCATTTCCATCTGCTGTTTCGATTTCAATGGAATCATTCCCTAAAACAGCATCTAAATAACTAACAAATACATCTAAAAAAATATTGTGACCTTCTCGTTTTAATTTTGGATGTTCAATTTCAGTAATTTCAACAATAAGTTTTCCATTTTCTCCACCACCTTTAGCTTCACAACCTAAATTGCCAAAACTCATATTTATCCCTTGCACAGCTCCTGCTGGTATATCAATTTCAACTTGTTCGCTATGTCCAACTAAACCATTACCTGCACAAGATGTACAAACATCTTTTATTGATTGCCCTGAACCACTACATTTATCACATGTATGTTGAGTCATAACTACGCCCAACATCGTTTGTTGATGTGTGGTTATAACACCGGAACCTTGACAGTTGACACACATTACAAAAGAATCTTTATTTTTGGCACCACTACCAGAACATGTTTTACAATTAACTTCTCTTGGAAGAATAATTTTTTTATGTACACCCGTAATAGTTTCGTGAATAGTTAAAGGTATTTTTACTCTTAAATCTTTTCCTTTATTTACTGCTTGACGTTGACGTTGTCTTCCATTAAAACCTCCTCCAAAATGTCCGCCAAATCCTCTAAAAAATTCAGCCATAATATCATCACCAAATCCCGTGTGGTTAAATCCTCCAAAATTATCTCCGCTTACTTCGCCTCTATCAAATTTAGCTTTTTTATCTGGGTCGCTCAGTATTTCATACGCTTCAGCGATTTCTTTAAATTTTTCTTCTGCTTCTTTATTACCTGGATTTTTATCCGGATGATTTTGAAGAGCTAATTTACGATATGCTTTTTTTATTTCTTCAGCAGAAGCATTCTTTTCAACGCCTAATATTTTATAGTACTCTTTCATGTTTTAATTTTTTCTATGATGTTGTTCATTTCTATCGTAAAAATCTGGTTCTTTCTTCTCAATCCATTTAATGAATTTTTGTATTTCTTCATGAGAACAAACTTTATTTGGGTCGTTATATTCTTTTTCTAATTCTTTTTCAGTCCATAAAGAATGAATTTTTCTATGACAAATTTTATGTAAAAACTCTGAATCTTTTCCACCTTTACATTTTGGTATAAAATGATGTTTATCAATAGATGGACCCTTCCACATATCTCTATCGCAAATAGGACAAATACCTACAATTTCTATTTTTTCTTTTTTCAATTCAAACTATTTTAAACGACAAAGCGAAATACTAAAGATAGTATTCCGCTAGTCTAGGGTTTGCCCATCCTTTATTGTAAGCGCTCCTTACTCTTGTTCATAAACCATAGAACTGTTTATCATTATGATTTCATAATGACCTTTACTGTTCTTTACAAATTTATAGCTATAATTTTTATTTAAAAATTTAACTCCAATTTTTTCTTCTGCTTCATTAATGAAAGTTAATTCACATTCGCAATGAAATGTTTTTTCTTTCGAAACAATATTGCCCGATTTTAAAGTTCTAGTTTTAGAATCTCTACTACAAAGCAATTGACCATTTTTTTCATAGATGTTGAACCTGTCGAAGATAAAAACACTGTCAGCTCTTGAAGGTATTCTTAAAAAATATTTTCCTAAAAATTTAGAATAATCTTTTGGTAACTGCTTAACTTGAATTGATTGAATCGGTGGAGTTTTTACATCTGTTGATTCTTGTTGCGAGAAACAGCAGCTAGTAATTAGTAATAATGTAATCGTAATTAAATTTGTAAGGGTTTTCATATTATATTGTTTTTATTTTTGTCTTTTTTCTAAAGTTTCATCTATCAACCCAAATTCTTTCGCTTCAGTAGGAGTCATCCAATAATCTAATTTACACTTTTCTTTTATGATATCATAAGATTGACCAGATTTTGCAGATAAAATTTTATATAAAGATTGCTCTTCTTTCATCATTTCTTCAAAATTTACAGCTATATCTGAACTTTTACCTTCCATACCGGTAGAAACTTGATGTATCATAGTTTTAGCGCTTTTTAAAGCATATCTCTTGCCTTTTGTACCACAAGCTAAAATTACAGCTCCCATACTTGCACACATCCCTATATTAACAACAGAAACATCTGGAGTAATATATTCCATAACATCAATTAGACTTTTACCAGCCACTGTGCTTCCACCTGGACTATTTAAATACATGATAATGTCTTTCTTAGAGTCTGTCATTTCTAAAAACAATAATTGCGCAATAGTAATGTTTGTTACTTCATCCATAACCGGATGACCAAAGAAAATAACTCTATCTTTTAAAAGTCGTGTGTATACATCATAACTAATCAAAGAACCATTAGAAGCTTCTTCTACAACAGAAGGGCTTATATTTACAGTATCTATTAATTTATTAGTTTGTTGTGAAATGATTTTGTAGTTGTAGCCAAGTTTTCTGGCATTAAATTCAAAATTTTGAATTAGAGAGTCTATTTGTTTCATTGCTTTAATTTTTATTTCAAAGCAAATGTAACTAAAAATAGATAGCAACAAAAAAATTACAGAGTTTTTTTCTGTAATTCTTCAATTTGTTTATTAACGCCTAATTTTTTTTGGTTTATTTCTACGTATACATTGTACAATCTATCCATTAACTCAGGCTGGTTAAGGGTAAGGAAGATTTTATCATTAAAAAAAGTAGGCATGTCAACTACACAGTTGTTCCTGTCTCTGTCCCAGAAATCGTTTAGACATACTGGTTTTATAAGATGAACTCCTAGAATAAATGGTTTACCGTATTTGGTTTTAAGAAAAGTAACAAGATTCATTTCTGTAATTTTGTCAAATCTATAATATTGTCTAACAATATCTTTAGTAGAATATTTTTCTATCATAACATCCCTTTTCCCATTCATTAGATATTCTCTGTATTTTAAAGAACATAATGGCAAATTAGATATCTCAGATAAAAAATATATAGCTACATGTGTTAGAGAACTATTGAAATCAAAATATTTAAGCTGTTTTTTCCCAAAAAATCCATATATTTTTCGAAAATCCGGATATACATTAGATTTAGAATCGTACTGACTTAACGTAACATAACTGAATATTTTGATAGATTTTAAAGAAGACTTAATTATAAAGCCATATAAAATTCCAGACCATACTATACCAAATACAGTATAAACACCATTGGAAAATTTCCCTACTGAAAAACGAATTATTTTTTGCTGAAAAGACATAAGAAAAAAACCTAGATTTCTCTAGGTTTCTAAGTTTATTTTTTGGAGATTTTCACCTCTTGCTTATCATTGTCCCAATCAGCAATAATTGTGTCTCCGGCTTTAAATTTCTTCAACAACAATTCTTTTGAAATAGGAGTTTGAATATATTTCGTTATCATACGTAGAATAGGTCTCGCACCAAATTCATCACTATAACCATCTTTTGCAATAATATCTTTTAAAGCATCACTAACTTCAAGTTTAAAATCTTGTTTTTCGATAAGTTTCGCGAAATTATTTAAATGAATATTTGTAATCTCTGCAACGTTTTCTTTTGTTAAACGATTAAAGAATACTTGTTCATCAAATCTGTTTAAAAGTTCAGGTTTAAAATATTTCTTCAACGCTTTCTTTACGATTGATTCAATATCAGGACCAGTGCCTTTTCCTAAGCCAAATCCAACTGAAGTCGTTTCAGACAATTCTTTAGTACCAACATTTGAAGTCATAATGATGATGGTGTTTTTAAAGTTTACAGTTAAACCTTTACCATCAGTCAATTTACCTTCATCCAAAATTTGTAAAAAGATGTTGTGTACAAGAGGATGTGCTTTTTCAATTTCATCAAATAAAACTACACAATATGGTTTGTTTCTTACTTTCTCAGTAAGTTGTCCGCCTTCTTCATAACCAACATAACCCGGAGGTGAGCCTTTTAGTTGAGCAATAGTATGAGGCTCTGTAAACTCGCTCATATCAAATTTAATCATTGCATCTTCATCATTGAAAAGATATTCTGCTATTGCTTTTGCAAGCTCAGTTTTACCAATACCGGTAGAACCTAAGAACATCAAAGATGCTATTGGTTTTTTAGGACTATTAAGACCTGCGCGATTTCTTTGGATTGCTTCTGCAACTTTTAATACTGCTTCATTTTGTCCAACAACACGCTTCTGAAGTACTGATGGCATGTTAATCAATTTAACACCTTCATCTTCCGTGATTTTTGTTACAGGAACTCCTATCATTTTTGAAACAACTTTTGCTACATCAGATTCTGTTACTGGGAAACGGTTGCTTTTCTCAGATTCTTCCCATTCTTTCTTTTTTAATTCAAGGTCTCTCTCACATTGTTTTTCTTTATCACGAATTTTTGCAGCCTTTTCGTATTGTTGAGCTTTGACAGCTTGGTCTTTTTCTTTCTTAATATTTTCAATTTCAGTTTCAAGCTCAAGAATTTCAGGTGGAGTATTTAAGTTATCAATATGAATTCTCGAACCTACCTCATCAATAATATCAAAAGCTTTATCTGGAAAATATCTTCCGGTGATATATCTATCAGCCAATTCAACAGCAGCATTAATTGCTTCTGGTAAAAACGTAACACCATGATGGTCTTCATACATACCTTTGGATTGTGTCACAATTTCTTTAGTTTCCTCCACTGTAGTTTCTTCAACCATTACTTTTTGGAAACGACGCTCCATAGCACCATCTTTTTCAATTGATGTTTTATACTCATCAAGTGTAGTGGCACCAATTACTTGCATCATTCCTCTCGCAAGTGCCGGTTTAATCATATTAGAAGCATCTAAGCTTCCGGCAGCGTTACCAGCACCAATTAAAGTATGTAATTCATCAATAAGAGCAATGATGTCAGGATTTTGTTCTAATTCATCTACAATAGCTTTCATTCTTTCCTCAAATTGACCACGGTACTTGGTACCAGCTACAATTAAAGAAAGGTCAATAGTATAAATCTTTTTGCCATGTAAAATCCTGCAAACATTTTTCTGAACAATTTTCATTGCAAGCCCCTCTGCGATAGCAGTTTTACCAACTCCAGGATGACCGATTAATACTGGATTGTTTTTCTTTTTACGGCTTAAAATTTGAATAACGCGGTCAATTTCTTTTTCTCTACCAATTACAGCTTCTAATTTACCATCAGAAGCCATTTTTGTTAAATCTTTACCAAAATTATCCAACATAGGAGTTCTGGATTTTTCTTTTTTTCTTGTTGTATTTTGTTCTCCACCAATATTTTGGTTTTCGTCTTCGATTTGTCCTGCCATATTAAGGTTATTTTGTGATTTTTATGTTTCTATTCTTTAACGAATTTATTTCGTTTTTGTTACATTTTTACTTATTTCAACATGTTAATTTTTACCAGTACTACCAAAACCACCGGCACCACGTTCAGTTTCTGCAAGTTGTTCCACAACAGTCCATTCAATAGTTTCGTGTTTTGCAATAACCATTTGAGCTATTCTTTCACCATCCACAACTTCAAAATCTTCATTTGATAAGTTAATTAATAGTACCTGCACCTGTCCAGTATAAGAACTATCAATAGTGCCTGGCGAATTTAATACTGTAATCCCTTTTTTGAGGGCCAAACCGCTACGAGGACGAATTTGAGCTTCTGTTCCGGAAGGTAATTGAATAAATAACCCAGTAGGTACCAACGTTCTTTCTAAGGGTTTTAATACAATTGAAGCGTCTACATTAGCTCTTAAGTCCATTCCAGCATCACCTACTTTTGCATACTTAGGCAATTCGTGTTTTGATTTATTTATTATTGATATATTCATGTTTCAAATTTATATTTAATATTGTTTCAAAGCAAGTTTTTGAGACCATTCTATTATTTTCTTTTTATCAACACAATACGTGATTTTACCAGATTCTATAATAAGTCTTGGCAATTTTAAAGAAAGAATTCCAGAAGAACTTTTCATTATCACAATTCCGTTTTTATCATAAGCTTCAACCTCAATATCTTGATGCCAATACCTATATTTAATCTTTACGTTTTTGGTATTGCTCCAATAAACATTGGCGCAACGTTCCACACCGTTCCAGTCAACGTACACCATCCGGTTCAAAGAATCAAATTTTTTTATTGGATATTCCATTTTATTTAAGATTCCTTACAAATTCACTCATTCCTACTTTTTGAATAAGTTTTGCATAAACGCGATGACGTTCTGATAGTTTTTCTTTACAAATATTAGTTGTAACCAAAAAACATTGCAACAATTCAATATCATCACTATATTTTTGTAATAATGTGTCAATTGATTTATTAATGGAATCATAATCTTTTTCTTTTTCAACTTTACTAATAAGTTGATAAAATGATGCTGTATGTTTTTGTTTATCGTTATATTCTAATTGAAAAACATCTAAAATATCAGTCAAATTATTTTTTAAATCCCTTAATGTTTGAACTTGTATACCGGCTTCTTTTAAAAAATTAATCCCATCAACAGTTTTATAATCTTCTCCATATATGACTCTTTTAATGCCAGATTGGTAAATAAGTTTTGAGCAATCTCTACAAGGACAACAGGTAATATACAAAGTAGCTCCGCTTGAGCTTTGTGTTGATTTTGTAATTTTAAGTATTGCATTGGCTTCTGCATGTAAAGTATACCAATGTGTGTGCGATTGTTCGTCTTCACATTGATTATCAAAACCAGATGGAGTTCCATTAAACCCATCAGAGATTATCATTCCATCCTTTACGATAATAGCACCTACTTTTTTCTTATCACATAGCGATAATTCTGCCCAGCGTTTAGCAATATCCATATATGCTATATCGTATTGCCTTTTTCTGCTGTCTGATTTAGAATCGTAACTATCTGTCGTTTTATTCGTTTTCATATTCTAGGAGCAAATTTAAAACAAAAAACTATCATTTTTACAAACAATTGTTATATTTCTATAATGAAACGACTTATTTTAATAACATTTTTCTTATTTTCTTTTATAAGTTTTAAATGTTCAGTAAAAGATACCAGTAAACTATTTTTGAATATTCATTCTAATATTAAAGAAGAGCTTACAAGTAATTTATTTAAATCCTTTGTTGATAGAAAATTTGAAAACTTAATGATGTTTTTAAATTTAAATGTTGAATTCGTATTCAAAGACAAAAGTGGGGAAATCTATTATGATAGAGTTACAGACTTAGGAGCAATTAGTAATTTAAATCACATGTTTGGCAGTTCAACTTATGACCGCATCAAACTTAAGATTGGAAAAAATGATAATGATGATGATACATTCTTAATTGAGATATTTTTTCTTGAAGGATATGAAACAGCAGATTTAAAAGTGTTTTTTGTTTTAAATAAAAACAATGCAATTAAAATCATTATCATAGAATAGTTATATTCTATGAGCAACTCCAGTTTTGGAATCTATATAAAATCCAACTCTATGAGCTTCGTTTCCAATTTTTTCCCCCTGTATAAATCTTTTTCGAACAAGTTCAATTGCATAAAAATTATTAAAAATACTCAAAAACTCTTCTTTATGACTTTCAGGTGTTGCGTATAACCTTCTTACTTTTTGAATGTTTTTAGAATTATTAAAGTGATTAAACAGAGCATCTACATCTAGATTAACAATAAATTCAAACCAAAACAATTCTTCTTGACTCAAATGAATACTTACTGGATATATTTCTTTTATAGGTAAATTTAATAAACTTGAAACATTTAAAAAAGAACAATTCTTACTGTTGTGTATATTAATTTTCTTGATTTTAGCATTGATTGAATCAAAAATTCTAGACAAACCACCTTCGTCAATAAAATTGTTATTTGGTCTACTATGTAATACAGATAATGCTGCATTGAAAGCGTGCTTAAAATAATAAGTCAAAAAAATGTCAACGAAAATATTTCGTACTAGTATTTCTCTCATAAAGTTGTGTTAATTGTTTTTTGAATTATCCTTTATAATTCTAAATCTCAACAAAGGTTTACCATTAATAGTAATATCACCTTTTTCATTTTTATCGATTGTTTTTACAACAATCTTTTTGTTTTTAAATTTACCTCCAAGTACAGTATCTCCAATTTCAATTGGTATTTTAATTTCTTCATTTAAAATAGTTGACAAGAAAAGCTTTCGAACACTTTTTCTAATTTCCTGTAAAGTTGAGTCTTCAACATCATGCTTCATTTCAACAAACTCAATAATTGTCGGATTTAAAATAATAGCATGAATAACACCTTCATTCTTTGGAACGTAAATTACATCATAACCTAACTTAACCATATTTCTAACATAATTAGCCGGTTCATTTCTAAAAAATTCTATCCAAATTTGCAAAAACTGTTCATGTGGATTTTCGTTATGCTCAATTGTATTCTGTATGGCTTGTTTTAAGCCAATATTAGGATTTTCATCCCAGTTTTGAGCATGCATTTGCCAATCTGATGATTGTTTTGCTAACCATTCCAATTGTTTAACAGGAGCTCTCTTTCCTTCTTTAACAGAAATAATTTTTTTAGGATTTAATTTAACTGTATAAACATATTCTCCATATCGTCTTGCATCATCAAATGATGATGTAAAATAAATTCCTGGACCTTCTTGGTCATGAGCTTCTTTGCCTCCGACAAAATCATCTGTGAATTTTTCTATTTTATGTTTTGAACCGTGGTAGAACATTTTTAATTACTTTTTTTCTTTTTTCACAATCACCTTAGCTTTATCTAACAACGTACTTATTTCATTATTTTCAAATAAAAGTTCTGAAAACCTCTCATTTAATTCGTCCTTACCAAAATCCCCTTGAACACCATAATAAGGAACTTTGATTGTTAATCTATCTCCTCTTTCATCTAAAGCATATGCTATTATATTATTTAAATTCCCAGCAGAACTTATATCAATAAAACCATCATCATAATATCCATAAGATTGAGCATCTTTAATAAAATCCACTAATTCTTTATAAGATATTTCAAATTCTAACATTTGTTTATCTTCTATTTTTTCTTCTCCTTTTTTCTTGGTTTTTACATTAGCCCATTCGGATTTACCAAGTAATTCAGATATTGGTCGGATAAACAATTTCCAATATTCATCTTCATCTGCCTGTCTTTGTGCATCTTCGACCGCTCTGACAAATGTTGTTTTAATATCATCAAGTAAAGAGTCATTATATCCGCCTTCTGCAAATTCTTCTGGATTATTTAACACATCTACCAATTGACTGTTAGTCATGGCTTGAATTTGTTTTTTAAATCCTGGAGGGAAAGCTTTTTTAATAAGATATTTTACTCGTGCAGAATTTATTTGGTCTAAATCACTAAAATTATTATCTATACTTTCAAATGTATAGTCATAACTATGAAAATCTAATTCATAATTAGCTATAGATTTAGCTATGTCTTTTCCTCCCTCTCTAGCATTATCATCAAAAAAATCTAACAAATCACTATCTTGCCAATCATCAAATCTTAATTTTATACTCTCATCAGTATAAGTAGTATAAACACCATTGTATTTTTTTAACCTTTCAATATCTTTAAATCTAACTGGATAAATTAAAGCATTAAAAAATTCAGGATGTTGTTTATAAATTTCAAAAACATATTGTTCTCCAAGTACTTCTTCTATTTCTTTAGCAAGAGTAAGTTGATATGATTCATCATTATTATTGTTTTCAAATAAATAAATAATTAATTCTTGTGTTTTTTCAGGTGATAATTTTAATCCTTGAATTGTATCAAATGTCAAATTGTTTAAAACTTCTTTTGAACTAATTAATTCATTTTTTTGAGCAGGTGAAAAATTAATTTTTTCCATCTCCTCATGAGAATATAAAGATAAAATATTTAATTTCCCTTGAATTTCAGCATTTACAATTTTTTGTTTTTGTATAGGAGTTAAATTCCAATTATGTATATTTAATTTTTTATTATATTCAGAATATTGCTTAATCCAATCTAAATGATGGTCCACAATATATCTTCCTACTTTTTCCCACCCCTCTTCTTTTGTTTTTTCTAAAAGCTGAGCACCATAGAATTCCATAGGATAATGCTGTATAAAAAATAAACCTAAATCAGCATCAAAATGAGGAGCTAATTGATTTAAATCTGGAACACTACTAAGAATTCCAAAAGGGTCATTATCTTTACTGTGATTTCTAATATAGTTTGATAATAATTCTGGTGTTAAAAATGCATTAAATACTATATAAGATATTCTACTTCTTCTAGAAAAAAGCTCAGGGTTTGAAATAAATAATGCACGAAGTCTATCTGGACCTAACAACTGTAAAATTTCTTTATCGTTTTTAACATCATTATACTCAAGCATGGAAATATAATGAGTAAATGCTTTTGGATAATGTTTTACTAAATAATCTTTTTGTTCATCACTTAAATACTCTAGAATATGTTTTGAAGTTGCAAACATTTCAGGTCTATTTTTAACTACCCAATTTAGAGTATCTTTATCTAAATTCATTTGGTCTAAAAATATTCCTTCTGAAACTTCCTTTTTAGATAAAGCTTTTTTTAGTTGTTCTTGATTAAATTTAACTGTTCCCCAATTTTGAACCCAAAACAATTTTGGAGCATTGTCTAGTGCCCAATTAACCATATCTTCATTTTGTAAAACGTCAGATAAAATCAAATTATCTGATATGTTTTCATATTTAAAAATATCTGGATATTTTAATAATAACATTTTTATATCCTCTAAAGACAAACGTTTTAAAACGCCCATTTGGTGTTTTAGTAGTGAAGGCTTTTTGAGAACAACATTTTTTAATTCAATATCATTTAAATCTTCAAGACGAAAATCAGTGTGTGGTTGATAAGTAGAATGGAAGTAATTAACATTTGGATTATCACCTAAAATAAAAGGAATAATATATTTGTGAAATTCTGCTTTAGGTTTTGTATTTGCTCTACCTTTCATTTGAAGAACCACTCCAGATTCACTTACATCAGTAGTAATATATGGATACTGGTCTTTCCTTAAAGAATAAAGCATACCTCTACCACTACCACAATGTCCCATAGCTGCTGCTTCTTTTTCACATTTTGCTCTTCCTAATTTTATCCAGTAAAATCCATCAGGGAAATTCATTACAATTTCACCATCTTCATCCTGGATTTTGCCACCTTGAATATCTTTTAGTGCCTCATGCCAAGCCTTACTTCTTAATGTAGCTTGCTGAAATGTTAAAGCTTTTAAATTCAATTGGTCTTGTTCTGGAGCTAATACAGTTCTATTTCTAAGCCAATCAAGTATGTGTTCATATTCAGGAGTGAATGCTTTAATAGCTTTTCGTATTTCTTCAATAACATTTCTTCGTTGAGGTGATAAGTTCCCATCTTTTTCAGATTTTTGAACTCCTGTATCCAATTCACCATTTTCGTCTATATAACCTATTTGAATTAATGTTTTCTTTAAAGAATCAGCTATCCAAATGGAATATTTATCAGATAAATTATGAGCCCAATCTGCTATCTCTTTTTGAAGTTCTTCCGGGAATTTAATTTTAGTAATAATAACGTTACGCTTATCACCTTCTGAAATAAGATTTTCACTAGTAGGAACACCAGCTAATACCTTTAATCTTTGTTTAAACGTTTCAGACAATAACATAATGTAAATAAATAGCCTTTTTTTTACTTAAAATAAGCATATTTATATAGGATATGGAGAACAAAAAAATAGGTGCCGGAGTTATATTAATTGACAAAAAAACCGGCGATATTCTACTTGGAAGACGTTCATTTCAATCGCCATCTCCAAACACTTACAGTCCATTTGGTGGCACATTTGAACCAAAGGATGGCGACCCAAAAACAACAGCAAAACGTGAATTTGGAGAAGAAACCGGTAGTAGTGAAGAATACGAAATATCAAAAACTCCATTTTATGTACAAGATTCCCCTAAATTAACCTTTTATAGTTATTTAGGATTGGTAGACAGCAAATTTCCAGTACATATCAATAAAGAACACATAACATTTGGTTGGTTCCCAATAGAACATCTACCTTCTAATTTACACCCAGGTTTTGCTAAACTTTTAAGTGATAAAAAATCGGAATTGGAAAATATAATCAACAAATTAAAGAAAAGTAATACAGATACGTAATTATTTTACGTATTCATTGAACCATTTCGTAAGTTCTCGACCATTAATGACTATATTATTTTTATAGGCAAAATGACCTATACCATCGTATAAAATCTGAAAGGCATCTTTTTTAGAAAATTGTTTTGGAGAATTTTTGTCACAAAATTCAGCTCCAGCTTTAAAACAGTTTCTATTTCTATTGTCTAAAGTTTTTTCGTGTTTTCTTGCAGCTTGTTCTATTTTTTTACCAAAGGACTTGTTCATAATTATTCTATTATCATTTTTATGTTATTGTTGATTTATAGTTTCATTTACTCTTTGAAGGCAGATTTCAAAATATTTTTCTTCTTTTTCCATCATGATATAATTACGTTTTAGATTCTTTGCTGCAAGTCCAGTAGTTCCACTACCGGCACACGTATCTAAAACAACATCTCCTTCGTTTGTATAAGTTTTAATTAAATATTCCATTAAAGCAAGCGGCTTTTGAGTTGTATGTAAACAACTCTTTTGTTTATCACTAGCAAACTTTATTACGCTACGTGGAAACCTATCTGTATCACCACCACCTGAAATTTCACGATTCATTCTGCCGTATAATTCAGTATTATTTTGAGTTTCAATATATTTAGTATAACTATTAATTGGCTTATGGCCTTTTGTTTTTTGAGGATTATATGTTGGTAAATCTTTGTAAAACACCAAAATATTTTCATGAGCTTTCATTGGCATTTTTTTAGCATTCAAATGTCCTGTCGCTTGAGTTTTTTCCCATATCCATTCATACTTCAACATTTCAAGATTACTTGCACCCAATACTTTATCAAATGGAGTTTGAGCTGTTAATACTATTGCCCCATTTGATTTTATAATTCTTTTATATTGAATCCAAAGCTGTACTAAATCAATAGGACTATCCCATCTGCATTTTGTCGTCCCATAAGGCAAATCTGCGAGAATCATATCAATACTGTTATCTTTTATTGACTTCATTAATTCTAAGCAATCACCTAAATATGTTTTATTAATTTGCATATTTTAAGCTCTTCCTTCTACTTCTGCATTTCCATTATGTCCTTGGAATTCTTGTATCTCCTGTCTAGCCTCACCTCCTGCATCTCGTTCTTCTATTAACTCATCCATTAAAACGTTCAAATCTTCATCTGTTGTAATTTCAGCTTCGCCTTCCATAGGGCCATCATCATTCGCTGCATCAGTATACTCTTCTTTTTTCATACATTCTTCATCATTATAATATTGAGGTTCTCCATCAAATTCAATTTTATAAGTAGAATTTTGTGTTTCAAAAATACCAGCTTCTTCATTAATTTCTTTAATAGCAGATGTGTAAAATTCAATACTTCCATTTTCTTTGCATAAGTACAAATTACTACCCGTTCTAAATTCACTTAGTATACCGGAAATTGTAAAACCCTCATTTATTCCTAAAGGATGATTGCCATCAAATTTGTCATCAATTATTTTGGTTATAATAACCTTCTGATTTAAAAATTTATTCTTTGTTGCTTTTTTCATTTGTTTGTTTATTATGTTGTGTGAATACTTTCTAAAATAAATTGCAATTCAAATCCTGCTTTACACGCAGTTGCTTTAAATCCACCCGTTGAAACATAACTAGGTTCTTCTTCGTATCTATATTTTCTTACTTCTTCTAATAAATATATAGCAGTAGCTTTCAAATCTTCTATGGATGGGAGTTGTTGATTTATTCCCCAAGTCCAATTAATGGCCTTCATAACAAAATGTGTTTTTTCAAAATCAAAATTTCTAAGTATATATTCAATTTGAACATCATCTTCTTCGGTATTTATTTTTTTGATAAATTTCCCATTTCTATACCATACTAATTGCCCTGTATCATAAATAACAGCTGGACCATTATTTCTATGAAATTTACCTTCACTATTCTTCCAATAAGACATTCCTTTTTGTTGGTGATACCCAATTGGAAATTTTTCAAAAATTACAAATCTCATTACACAAACAAAAAGAAAAAAATCAAATAATCAAAATTTTCATATGATTTTTCTATTATGGATATTAGTCACCTTTAGTGTACCAATAAAATAAAAAAGCGCACACCCCAGACGAGAAGTGTGCGCTTTAATAAAGAAGCTTTTATTACTCTAGTTGTTTAATTAAATTTTCAATATTTTCATAAGCAATTTTATAAAAATTATTATCAAATTTTATATTAAATATACTGTTTAGTAAATTTTCAGGAGTATCTGAGCCTCCGGCAGCTAATAATCTATGGTATTTTTCAATAAACTCTTCTTTATTAATTGAATTTTTATAATTCTGATAAAGATTTAAACTTATAATATTCCCGAAAGCATAAGTGTAACAATAAAAAGGTGTTTCAAAAATATGAGGTATGGATGACCAGCCATATTCAACAACTTTAGAATCTATAAGAATATTATCTCCAAATAACTTCTTGGTTTCATCTAACCACATTCTGTTATAATCTTCGTAAGTTAAAGGTTCGTTTTTAGCAAATGATTCATGACATTTTTTCTCAAAAGAAACATAAGATATTTGTCTTGAAATTGTTGCAAAAATATCATTTAGTCTTTCGCATATTAAAATTCTCTTTTGCTCTTTATCGTTAATTGAATCAAGCAGAGTTTCAAACATTAAAGTTTCATTAAAAATAGAAGCCGTTTCTGCTAAGGTTAAAGGGGCATGAAAAACACAATCTTTTTGTTTTCTTGCCAATCTTCCATGAAATGCGTGACCTAATTCATGAGCAAGAGTTGTAACATCCTTTGTTGTATTTGCCCAATTTAAAAGAATAAACTCCGGTAAAAATTTTGAATACTGAGCATAAGCTCCATTAGATTTACCTTTTTTTGGAAAAACTGATATTCGCCCACCTTCTAACATATCCTGGGAAAACGTTAATAGCGATGGGTCCACCTGACTTATTGTATCACAATACAATTTCCACCCATCTTCAAATAAAAATTTTTCTTCAGACTTTTCCGTTGTGATTGGTGCAAACACATCGAAAATGTTCATTTTTTCAATATTTAAAATTTTTGCTTTTATATCTAAAAACTTATGGTATAATTCATAAGAATTATTTTCCAAAAGAGTATTTACAGCTTCATCAGAAACTTCTTCAGAAGAATTTCTTGCGCTCATAACTGTTTTAAAATTTCTCAACTCCATATTTGCTACGGATTCCTTACAAACAGTGCTGTATAGATTTCCTAAAACGATTTGATTCTGTTTTGTATTATAAACTTTAGCTAGAGATTCAAAAGCCTTCTGTCTTATTTCTCTGTTTGGACTTTTTCTTAAAGCTCGAATTTCATCCTCTGTCATTTGTTTTCCATCTACTTCAAATTCCAATGACGTTATAAACTCTTCTCTCAACCCAGAAGATGAAGCATTAGTAAGTTTGATATAAACTTTTTCTTGATTTTCTTCAAGCATATGCTTTAAATCATTAGCAATTCTAATGAGACTGTTTTTGAAAGAAAAAAACATTTCCATATTTGACATAGAAATTATACTCTCATATCCCATCTGTTTATATGCTTCATTAATGAAAAGAAATTTTTCACTAAATTCAGAATAAATTTTTTCCATTTTGGAAATAATTTTCTGCACTTCTTGATTTTGAGTGTCTAAAGATTGAGTAAGACTTAAGAAAACAAAAATCTTATTAATTTCTTTAGTTAATTCATCTTCTTCTTCCAAAAAGATTAAAAAATCTTCTTTACTCAAAGAAACCAAGGAGTTTAAATTGTATTTTTCTAGAAATTTATTGGATTTGCTTTTAAATAAATTTAAATCAGATTCTAATTTTTTATCAGTTATTCCTGAGTAAAAATATTTATCTAATTGCCATTCTGTATTAAGATTATTCATTTTATATGTTTATTTGTTGTTACACAAATATACATTTTTTAATGAATAAACAGATGTGAATTTAGTTTTTTTATATTTAAAGAAATCAATTTTTGGTCATTAAACTCATATGCTCCGGCATATTTATTAATGATTGTCTCTCTATTTGAAAATCCTCTACTTCGAGGAGAAATAATAACGAGAGGCGCTGCTTGAGCTGATTTAAATACTGAAATCATAGATTTATGATAACACATATCAACAGCATCAATAAATTGTTTTTCAGTTACTTTTTCATATATAGTACTTCCATCTGGATAATTTGGAAAATAATCCATGTTTAAAGTTTTATTCTGATATTCTGCTATTAAATCAATTAAATCTTTTCTGTCTCTAATAATCTCAGCACAAATACCAGACACTAACCAATAATCAAAAGGGTCTTCATTTGCATCGGCAAGTTCAGCAGCAGGCTTTGTGCTGCCATCATAAAGATTTACTGGTACAATGTCTTTATTGAATCTTTTGTTAATATACGCAGCCAATTGGAAAATTTCCATTTTGGTCATATCTCCAACAATTGAATGCACTCCTATTGAACCTATATCATGAAAATTTGCCCATCCCAAAACAACTTCAGTATGATTACCGGTTGCTACTATACCAGTACCGAACAGATGTGACGCTGATAGTCCTTGTACGGTTCTACCAACAGCTTGCATACATGATTTTGAGCCATTACTAGGGTCTACACCAAAACCTTCTTTAAAACTCTCCTGTAAAGCCTTATATGGCTTTTCCATAGAATTCCAATAAAGTTTAACACCAAGTATGTCACAAGTTAATTGAGCATTCGTTCTTGTAACATTTCCATTATCTTGTGTTGGGTTAGAAATAGCAACTACATTTTCTCTTCCCATGGCCTCAACAACAATAGGTAGCACCACTGAACTATCTATACCGCCAGACATGTGTACTTGAGCTTTTTTAATTCCCAATAGTGAAAATAATTCTTTTTGTTCAAAAACAAGAGCATCAAATATCTCTTTGTTTTTATCAACAAGAATGTCTCGCATTTTATTAGGATTACTTGTGTGTGCTTTTGTTTTATCGCGAAATAAATCAAGCTCAACAGTAGTAAATTCCTCTTTAAATTGCTCAGCCATATGTATGAGATTACCATATTGGTCATACACCATTGAACCACCGTCATATATCATGATATTTTTTACAATATCACCAACACCAACAGCATTCACAGATACAAATGGAATTTCTTTTTCAAAAGCATGTGTACTTAAAAGTTCTCTACGAACTTCTTGTTTGCCATAATAAAAATAACTTTGGTTTGGACATAAGATAATTTGTGCACCAGCATATTTCATCTTTTGTACAACATCTTCCATGTGGTCTGTATTCCAAACATCTTCACATATAGGAGTTCCAATAACTAATTTTTCTCCGCGTATATTAACATCAAATACTTTTACGTGAGTTCCTGGCGTAAAATACTTTCTATCTTCATGGTGAGAACCATTTGCTAAAAGTATTTTATCATATGTCCCAACTATTTTTTGATTTTGAATGACTGCCACTGAATTTCTAATTTCAGGATATCCATCTTTGGTTTTTCCGTACTTATCAACGAAACCAATAATTACAACAAGGTTTTTTGGAACTAAAGGAATAATGTTTTTTTCAAGAAATTTTATATTGAAATCGATAAAATGTTCCTGATTAAACAGTGCACCACAACAATATCCCGTAATGGCCGTTTCCGGAAAAAGTACTATGTCAGACCCAGCCTCAACAGCTTTGTTGATAGCATCAACAATTCTATCTGTATTTCCAGACAAATCACCGGTAACGGTTTTAATTTGTGCGAGTGATACTTTTACTTTCATTTTTTGATAATTTTGGGCGTTCGTATTTAACTTTTCCAGTAACCTTCATCCAAGAAAGAAGTAATTCACATAAAGTTTGATTGTCTGCTATGCCACCATGCTTTGCCATTTGATAGCGTACTTCTCTACAGACTCTTTCTGCTTTTTCGTCTCTTTTTTGTTTTTGCGTCTTTGCCATAAAAAAAAGTATTGATTCACTTGTGTTGTTCTGATGAGCGTAACCCAATACTAACTCCAAGTGTTTGTTTAAAGCTTCTGGTATAACAGTTATGGCACAAAGGCGTGTTCCCACTCTCTACAAATTCGTTAACACTAAATTACGATACCTTTCGGCTGTGAATCAACATTTTAAATAACTTTATAATTTAAACGAAATTTTAAGAAATTTGTTACGCTAATACATTTTTAGCAATCAAACTCAATTCTTTGCCATCATATTGACCATCGTATTGAGCTTTAAAATGTGACATAATTTTCCCCATATCAGTTTTTCCTAGAGAATTATCGGTAACATATTTTTTCGAAATTTCTTCCATTTCTTCTTTTGATAATTGTTTTGGCATAACCTTTAATAAATAAGAATTAATGACATTGAGTTCTGTAGTTTCTTTTTCTAGCAATGCCACATTACCGGCATTCTTAAATTGAAGAATGCTGTCTTCTCTTTGTTTTACAAGGGGCTTTAAAGCTTTGATGTAGTTAATCTCTTGATTTGGATTTTCTTTTTCAAATTTATCAATAGCTGCTTTTGTAGCGCGGATTGCTTCTAGCTTAGAAGTGTTTTTTTCCTTCATTGCTACTTTTAAGTCTTCAAGAACTTGTGATTTTATATTTTCCATTATTCTATTTTTTAATTATACCAAAATAAGTTCCAATTATTCCGCCTATTATAAACGCTATTATTGGCTGCCAAGAACCAGAAATTACTGAATTCATACTTACGCCTGTTGAAATTAACCATGTTGCAGAAACTCCTACATTAGATAATATGGTTGGCATTACCTTTCTCTCAGTAGTATATATTACATTTACTGTTCTTAAATAAAGAAAAGCTATTTGAGTTATAAATACAATTATTGCTGACAACCATGGATTTTCGATTAATTCTTTGTAAGTCATTATACAAAGATATAACTTTCTGGGCTTAAAAGCGAATCTTAAGACCTAATTTATCTCGAAATGCCAAAAGAGCTTCTGCATTGCCTTTTGCATCATCAACAGGGTGATGCGTATGTTTGGTTTTACGAAATAATCGTTTCCAATCTTTGTTTACTCCGGCATCTTTCATAAGACCACAATATAAATCACCAATCCTACGTGCTGAAAATCCAAAAGGATTACTTCCATAATACATGTGAAAATAATAGTTTATCCATTGCCAATCAAAGGCAGGATTATCAGAAATAAAAGTGGGCTTACCATTAGAATTTGCCTTTATCCATTCAGCAAAATCTTTCATCACCTTAACAGGTTCATCAAATTTTAAATGGTCTTCTCTTGAAAACCCCGATACAGCCAAAGCATCCGGAACCCATAAATCCGAAATTGGTTTAGTTTTCCCATAAAATGTTTTGTCTAATTTTTCATCAATAATGATAGCACCAAAGCACACCATTGAATTTCTGTATGGTATTTCACCATCTGCTTCTACGTCAACTACTATATAACTCATTTTTTATTATTTATTAGATAATGACATTAGACCTGATTTAAGTTCATAAAACAATGCAATGAATGTTTTCAAATCCTGTGTCAATAATTCTTTATTTTCAATTAGTTCTTCCGGTGTAAATTCCATAATTTCTATTCCTTCATCACCAACGCCACCACCGGTACCTTTTTTCGTTCCATCAGTAATACCTTGAAAGATGTGCACTTTTTCAGTTAGACTTCCAGGAGAAGAAAAACAAGAACAAATCAACTTACACTCTGTTAATACATATCCGGTTTCCTCTACAACTTCACGTTTAAAACAACTCTCTGGTGTTTCTCCCTCAATATCCATTGTACCAGCAACTACTTCTAAGATTTCACCATTAACCCCCGGCCTAAATTGTTTTACAAAAACATATTTTCTAGTGGTTTTATTAAATACAATTCCGGCAACCGCATCTCCACGATTAACTACTTCACGTTTAAATTCTTTTTCACCTCTTTTATAAGTTACTAAATCTACTTTTAAAAACCCGTTAGAGTTTATTTGTGCCCTATGAACTTCTGTTGTTTTTTCCATTTTTAATTATCACTATTTTGTAATATCATTTCTATTTTATATCCTTTTTCAATAAAAAATACATAGAAATTATTTAAACCAATAGTTTTAAATGGCAAAATTTCTTGTAATTCTAATTTTTCTTCTTTGTTGCAGTTATCAATTTCTTTTAATTTACCATTTAAAGTAATTTTCATTAAATCTTTTTCTAAAAATATTTCTAAGTTAAATTTGTTAGAAACAAATTCTATATCAGGAATATAATCATTTAAAATTTTTGAATGATAATCTTCATATATTTTTTCAGCGTCATTTCCGGAAATCTCTCTGATTTTATCAAGCATTTCATCTTTGCGTTCATTTGATTCTAAAAAATTTTCTAAAGTAGGTTTGTTAAAATTTTGTCTTTTGAAACCTATTTCAACTAATTTTTTTGTAATATCTTTTATTTTATTTTCTAACAAAATTTTTTATTTTTGTACATTCTACAGGACTCGAACCTGTGACCTACCCACGCCTCCAGTGATTTATGACGAGTTGAGCGTCTACCGAAGGTCGCTCTACCAACTGAGCTAAGAATGTATATTTATGATTTTCCGTTCATTTTTGTGTCGTAAACAATATAATCCTCTCTTACTTTATCATGATAAAATTTTTCTAAAGCTTCAAGCAAATCCTTGCAGTAAAAATACGATGATATTTTTTGTTGATTTTCGCCTTTTTTAGCCCAAACCACTGTAAAAGAATTATAGTCGGTTTTGTGTTGTTGAACATAAAGTAAAATTTCTTCCAATCCTTCTTCGTGAGTTTTAACGTTTTTTACTTCTTTAAGCAAAAAACTCTCTTGGGTTTTAGGATTGAATGTCATCGCCTTCACATCATAGTTATCTTCCGATACTGGATTTACTCCTTTTTTGTGGTTAATTGCATATGTAAAATGGACTGTACAACCATTATCTGACATCACTTCTCTTAAAATAACGTCTTCTAATTCAACTTTGTTCTTTTTCATACTTTTTAAACGTTTTTAAGATGATTTTGTTACACGGGTCTTTTTTTCCACAAAAGTACCACATTGACAATATTTACAACCACATGGATACATTTGTTCATATGTATCAAAATGTCTATAGTATGAATGACCACATTTACAGGTTCTATCATCTCCGTATTGTGGATTATAGAATCGAGTTTCCTGCTTAATTATCTCTACTTTGACAATATATGGTTTTTGTTCGTCAGAATTATTTTTATCTATTTTTTTTGCCATTAATTATTTTTTATTTTCAGAAGCATCATGTATCATGTTTAAATCAATCTTTAAAGTATCATATCTCATTGAAATTAAACTATCATTTTTTTTGTAATATTTTTTTACTTCAAAAACGCGATATTTATAATTCCATTTATCAATCCAGGAATTTACAATAATAGATTTTTCATATGTTTTACATGCTGGTAAAACAAATGTAATTATTAAAAGTATACAAATACGTTTATGAAACAATTGATTCATTTATTTTTATTTGCGCCCAAGATTCGTTAGATTTATCTTTCATTTCGTAATAGCCATGAAGAATGTTTTTTCCAATCAAATATTTATTACAAACACCAATAATGTCGGCCTCATTTAATTTTTCTCCAATTCTATTGTTTCTATCATCTAAATAAACACGTACTCCCCTTTGTTTTTGTTCTAAATACAAATTCAATGCAAAATTTAACTGCACTTCACTTTTAATATCTGCAACAATAATAACAGAATCATATGGTGTAATATCTGGACTCCAATTTAAACAATTTTCAATTCGACCGGCATCAGCCAAAACTTGGGCCAATCGCGATATACCTATACCATAACAACCCATTACAATATCTTGTTTTTGATTATTAGTATCAACATATTTAGCTTTAAGTTGAGAAGAATATTTGGTATCCAATTGAAATATATGTCCAATCTCAATTTCTCCATCACTTGTTTCAACAACAAATTCTTCAGATAATGAACCTCCAATCTCACCAGAATCAGCAGATACTATTTTGTATTTCAATTGAAGTGTGTCAAAAATTGCAATATAGCAATTACGTACTTCATTATATCTTGCTTGTAAATCTTCTTTTGTAGTATGAAAAGAATAAGCATCCATCATTGAAAACTCTTTACATCTGATTAAACCGGTATTACAACGAATTTCATCTCTGAATTTATTATTGATTTGATAAAATGTGAAAGGTAAATCTTTATGAGATTCTACATATGTTTTTGCAATAGTAGTTACCAACTCTTCATTGGTTCCGGTAAAAACCATTTCTTTATCAGAGCGGTCCTGTAATTTGAACATTTCAGCTCCATACGTCTCATATCTTCCTGTTTCTTTCCAAATATCGGCGCTTTGCAATTGATTCAAGCCTATTTCCATGCAATCTATTGCATTCAAATGTTGTTTCACTACTTGTTCAACATTATTTAATACCAAACGCATTAAATGCATTTGTACAAACAACCCTGATTGAACTTGTTTGATATAACCAGACTTTTCTAAAAGTTCTGTGGTTGTTAATTTGATATTTTTATCAAATTTTTGTAAATTATACAATTTTGTTTTTGAGAGTTTCATATTATTTCATCTAAAAATATATTTTTTCTTTTCTTTTCTACAAGTACGTATCGTCCTGATGGGAACCAAAAATCTGTACTATCTCGATATAATTTATTATAAGTGTTTTGTGTTAAAAGCTCAAGCGATTGATATAAAAAACAATCATGTAAACTACCTCCTCCATAAAAAGAATCTCGTTGTAAAATATAACCTCCAAAATAGTAAGGTAATCCTTGCTCTACATGAATGAGAACATCACCAAATTGAAATGTCGGTTTTCTACTCATTTGAGTTTGAAGAAATACATAAAAAATCCATTAAACTTTGAACTTCCTCTCTTTTAAACAATTCTCGTTGAATGGTGTAAGACGATTTGCCATCTGTCAACCACCAGCGATTGTTATCTTGAGTATGTCGTATTTCAATTAAAGAATTATGCTTCTTGCCATCAATCCTATAATGAGCAGCGCCTAAGTCATTTCCCAATTCTTTAAAGCCTTTTAATTTTAAGTATTCTACTGTTATACTTTCCATATCATTTTTTGTTATTTAATACATTTTTGATTTCCATTGAAAGGAATGGTAAAAACGAAAACAACATTTTTTGTAATTCACTTGCTAAAAAGTAAAATTCATTTTCCAACGCTATTCTAAAATCATCGTTTATGTCAGATTCGTAAAATTTATTTTTTATATCCTCAGTTAAATATGAAGAATAGCTATTAGTAAAATTCACAAAATTTCTTATCGCTTTATTAAGTTCAAAAGCATCTACATCTTTTTGTATTACTTCCTTTACATCTTTAAGTTGTTTTTGCAAATCTTCGCGCACATTCAAAACATCATGTTGTTCTCTATGTAAATTATTTACTAGATAACGAACAAAGTTTCTTATTCTAAAATATTGTTTCCCAGCGCTATTCATAGATTCTTCAGAAAAAACCACATCGCTTTTATAATCTGAGAGCAACACCCATAATCTCATTACATCTGGATTATAAGCTTGATACATTTGTTCTAAAGGTGAATAGTTTTCCATGGACTTTGCAAATTTTTCACCAAGTTCATTTACGACAAATCCATGTGTCAATATTCTTTTTGTTGGCAATGTATCAACCATAGCAGCTATAATGATAGATGTTTGAAACCACCCACGATGTTGGTCTATACCTTCTATGTATAGGTCTGCCGGTCCTTCATTCATTGAAAATACCGTTCCTGAGTCAAACCAAACATCCAAGATGTCATTGCTATCAGGTATGGTAACGCCCCACTTACGTTGTCTTGATAAGCACCAATCTTTTCGAGAAAACAACATGCTTTCAAGACGAGTTCTGTCTTTCTTAGAAAGCTTTATTTGTTTTACTGTTTGCTTTATTTTTGTCCAATCAAAATCCAGATATGTTTGTTCTGTAAGAACTTTATAAACTTTTTCTTTCAATCTCCAATCGATAGGATAAGAATGTGTTAATGGAACACGTTTGTAAACATATTGTTCATCTACTTTAAAAGAATCTATATGTTCTAGCAACATTGCAACATCTTCTACAACATTCTTTGGTTCTACTCCATTTTTTACTAAGACATTATAATCCTCATCACCATGTCCTCCTGAAAGATGAACTATTCCAGTTTCAGAATCAGTTACAAACTCATCAAATAAAACCGGACATTGTTCTCCTTTATGATTTGTATAATGTGTATATTTATTATAATCAACTAAAAAATATTTTATTTCATTTTGTATTGCAAATTTCTCACTACAAAACATTCTCAACTGTGCTTTATTTTGGTCAGTTGGATTTGAATATGTTATGCAATATTGTATTGTAGGATTTAAACAGATAGCTTGATTACCAGATACAGTCCATTCAGTTGTTGTCCACACTAAAAAAGACACATCATTATCAGCTTTCAATTTGAAATACAAAGACTCTTCAGTTATGTCTTTATATTCTATTTCAGAATTTGCTAATACTGTTTTAAGTTTTGGAGAATACCAAGTAGGTTTATTCTTTTTGAAAATAAAACCATTTGCTTTTAAATGATTAAATATGTTTAATTCCCGTTCAACAAAATCATCAGTTAAAGTCAAATAATCATCTTGTGTTGGAAATATTCCAAACAATGACAAAGTTTGCTTTTGCTTATCCCTATAAGAGAGTGCTATTTTCTTACAATTTTCAAACAAGTCTCCTTCATTTTGTTTTGCCTTATTTTCTATTGGTAACCCATGGCAATCCCACCCAAATCGAACATTGACTTTATATCCATTTGTTAATAGAAATTTTATATAAAAATCTTTGAGGGTTTTATTTAAAAAATGACCTATGTGCAAATCTCCATTCGCATATGGTGGTCCATCTTGCAAAAGAAATATTTCAGAATTATTGTTATGTAATTCATTAACACAAGAGTGTATATCCAAGCAAAATGAAGGCAACAACTCCCTGTTGAGTTTTTGCTCCATATTTGTTTTTGGTAATAAAACTGTCTTGCTCATACTTTCTTCTTTTTTAAAGCTTTTCGTATTAATTCACTTGCTTGTGATTTAGTAGGATTTCTAGCATTTGTAGATGGTATTGGATTAAAATTTGTTATTAGTTCATCGTTTTCATAAACACTAGCTTGTAGCTCTTCTGAATTCCAAGAATCACTTTTATTATTGTTTTTCTCAATGCAAACTTCACGACTTGTTGTGTTGCCATAATGATATTCAACTTTATAATTTTTTCCTTTGAATGAAAAATATATAACTGTTTTTTCGTGTTTCATTTTTTAACGTTTGTTTTATCTAAAAGGTTCCTTATTCTCCTAAAAGACTCATTTTTACCTAATATTTCCATTGTAGTGGGCAAATCAGGCCCTGGAATACCGCCAGTAAGCGCCATTCTGAGGTCTGGGAGGACTTTACCTATCTTTATGGCTAACGTTTCGCAAAAAGCCTCCAAATCACTCTGTATGAAATCGGCGGTCCAATCTGATTCCTTATAGGAACTAACCAAAACAGCTTTCATAATCAAAGTAAATTCAGTTGGATTTTTTAATGAAATTTCATCTTTTAAAACAACCGGTTCAAAAAAATAGGATACGAACTTATACAATTCTTTACTAAAGACAGCACGTTCTTTTGCAAAACCAACTATCTTAGTTTTTTGATTATCATTGTAAATATAATTTTGATATTCTTCTGAAACATTTGGTTCAATGTATTGTTTAAACAACAACATATCATTTCTGTTTCTTAAGTAATGAGCATTAAAGTTTTTTAATTTTTCAATATCAAATTTTGCGCCGGAAGTGTTTATTCTTTCCAAACTAAACAAAGAAATCATTTCATCTACTGACATAAACTCTTCGTTGTTTCCAGGATTCCATCCTAGTAAGGCCAAGAAATTAATCAAAGCATCCGCCTCAAATCCTTCATCTTTAAAACCTATTATATGAACAGCTTCACCTTTTTCATTGTGATAATCCCAAGTAATTGGAAAAATAGGAAAGTTATATTTCGCAGCATGGCGCTTAGAAAGCTTTTTTCCGTCAGGACCAAGAACTAATGGCAAATGACAAAATTCAGGAGCTTCCCAATCGAAAGCTTCATAGAGCATAATATGAAGTGGTGCAGATGGCAACCATTCATCAGCGCGAATTACATGAGTAATTTCCATCAAATAATCATCCACCACATTTGCTAAGTGATATGTAGGTAATCCATCAGATTTAAATAAAACTTTATCATCAAGAGTGTTGGAATTTACAACAATATTTCCTTTTACAGAATCTGTAAATTTAATTTCTTTATCTCTCGGAGTGTTAAAGCGTATAACATACGGTTTTCCGGAATCGATTAATTCTTTAACCACAACTGCTGAAAGTGTGTAAGAATTTTTCATCTTTTCTCTGCTTAGATAATTATAACCTAAATTATCAGCTCCAGATACTTTTAGTTCTTCTCTTAATTTTTCTAATTCTTCTGAAGAATCAAAAGCATAATATGCATGTCCTTTTGAAATTAATATGTCAATATATGTTTTGTATTCTCTTTGACTTTGTTTGTATTTTACTGTACCATCTGTATTAAAACTATTATCCGGTGTGATACCTAACCAATTCAAAGAATCAATAATGTATTTTTCTGCCCCTTCAACAAAACGTGTTTGGTCAGTATCTTCAATACGTAAAAGAAATTCACCATCATGCTTTTTGGCAAAAAGATAATTAAATAAGGCGGTGCGAACTCCACCGATATGTAAACCACCAGTAGGACTTGGAGCAAATCTTACACGAACTTTTTTATTTTTTAAATCACTCATAATTATTTTTCAATCTCTATCTTATATATTTTACTTCCCCAATAATTAAAGAAAGAAGTGCTGATAATCTTTGGATATTTTACAACATCTCCATTTTTGGCAGTTGAAAGGTATTCTAAAAAACTTCCTGAACATAAACCATCAAATTCTTCAAATGGATTTATAAAATAATTTCCTTTATCATTTTCATTGGTCATTGGAGAAAAAGTTATTTTAATATTCTTGTTTTGTGTTTGAGGTAAAATACTAATTTTTTCAGGGAATACCTTTAAAAAATAATATTCATCTCTTTGAATTTTTTCCAAAGTTCTCTTTTCATCAGGATGGACATTTGCTATAATACAAATAGTAGATTTCTCGGCAAAACCATATTTATCTTTCAAAATTTTATGAAGTTCATGACCAGCTTTTGCATCAGTATCATGTCCAGAATAATATTCTTTTAAAAGAATAACAGAAAAATTTACAGCTTCATTTACGAAGCAAACTCCATCTTCTGTTTCAGCCACCATTTGATATCCTTGGTTGATAATTTGTTGTTTATATTCTTCCATAATTGTTAAACGCAAATTTAACAAAAAAGTTCAAATAAACCCAATAAAAAAGGAGGACCAAAATTTAGCCCTCCTTTTAGAAAATAGATAAAATGATTTTTATTTTTTAACCACTTTTTTAGAGTTCTTCTTTTTTGTCCTATCATGTTCTGCTCTGGAAAACTTTGTGTATTCCGGCATTATTTGATTAAAGAAAGTTTGCTCATCTGATGGTAATACATTAGATATTGCTTTACCCTCGGCTGTTGATACTCTAAGGGCTTTTTTAGCATGCTCTACGATGAATTTAGCTACTCTATCGTAATCTCCATCCATTTCACCTAAAAACATCTTGTAAACGCTTCTTCTTGTGTATGACTTTGTTACGCAGTCCAAAAGACAAGTACCACCATATGGTTTAGTGATTGCAGATAACTTTTTTTCTGCCTCAATACGTTCTTTGTTACCAAAATTTACATTCCTGTAACGATATGCTGCAATTTGCATTGGTGTTGTGCCTCCAACAAAGATATGCATAGCATCTTCATTTTTAAGCTTAATACCGGTTGCTGGACTTCTGAATTTTAAAGCCTTATGCATAGCTTGGTATAAACCATTTTTTACACCCTTTTTTGTTTCGATTGCATATCCAGACATCAAATAATCATTGTTCTGCCAATTGTGAGAACAATCATTTGCGTCGATAATTAAATCGCGAATATTTTCAATTGTATCTTCCTTAAGTTCTTTGATGATGAAATTAAAACCAAAACCACCTTTAATTTCATTATCCAATTGTTCAGCAGATGTGAAACGGTGTTGTCCATCCAAAATGAACATTTTATAAGAACCATCCTTAGAAAAAGCGCGAGTTCTGATTACGTCAATAATGGTTGTAAAACCATTTTTAATCATTTTCAGTTTTAATTTCGCCACATTGGGTCTTGAAATTTTTCTGTTCAACCCATCAAGTGGAATAATACGAATCTTTTTGTAATCTCGGCTATTCATCACAATATCTCCATCTTTTTGAGGCTTAAATGGATTTTGTAATGTTACTTGTGCTGGTTTAGAATTTACCAAGGTTTTCTTTTTGTTTTGCATAATAGTAATTTAAGTTAATAATAACGTTAGGAATTATTAAACGAAAAAGTCATAAAAATGTTACAAAATATTATTTTGTGGTCTACTTAATCCAAACATAAAAGCACTTTCTGCATTTTTAAATTCAATGACATACTTGACACAATCAACACCACTTGTTTTGTTTATTGACAAAACCAATTGATTGTTTTTTAATTTTTCTAGAGTTTTATCCACATCTAAAACAAAATCAGTTCCATAACTTACTTCTATTTTGTTGTTGAACTTATCCATTTAATTACTTTGTTCTTCTGATAATTACAGTTATCATATCCATAGTATCTTTATAAGATTCTTTGTGTATAATTGAATATTTTCCTCGGCCTACGGTTTGAATAAGTTTATTTAACTCACTTAATGTATTATAACCTTTGATTGATACTCTTGTAGAAAGAGTAACCATTATAATTCCACCTTTTTTCAAGATGTCTTTTTGAATTGCTAATTTTATATCATCTTTATAACTGTTAAGTGTTCCGCAATAGTCTAATAAAAGATGAGCAAATTTATCCTTCTCAGAAAGGTCAATGATTTTACCAATTTCTCCGGCAAAAACATACTTTATGAATTTTAAATTATGTTTAGTTCTTTCTTCAAATAAATTTTTTAAAGTTTCCTTATCGTTTTCACATGTCAAAAAAGTAAAGTTCGGGAATTCTTTATTAATTTTCTTTTCCATCAAACATTGCCATGAACTCAATGTTAATATCAATCCATCTACAATTTTAAATTTCTTATAGGATTCAAGGATTTTATAAAGAACATTTTCTCTTACACTTTGCTTTCTGATACCTTTATTAAAATCAAGTTGTTTAGTTACTTTTTCAGGAATTTCAACTCTTTGAGTATTTGTTTGCTGTAAAGTTGAATTATTTTTTATAACCATTTCAAGTTCATCAACAACCATCGTAATAATTGATTTTAATGTAGGTATTCCCTTCGATGTGGTTTTTCTTTTTCTTGCAACTGCTGTTAATACGTTTTGATATGAATAACCGTTTGCTAACAGTTCACCAATTTCTTTTTTTGTTGGCGACAATTGTGAAATATATAATTTCACTTCGCTTGCAATAGCAGCATTAACGTTTTTAAAAAGATTTTTAACTCTAGAATCTGGGTCTACCTTCGAAACTTGTTTAGTTATCATTTTGAGAATTTTTACAAATATAATACAATTATTTGACTTTTTAATTATTTTTATGTCTTTTTGAGCGTTCCCGCAAATCTTCTATGGTCCAAAATCTTTCTGTATCATAATCAGCATTGTTTTTGTTGCATTTTTGACACAAAATAATTATTCTAATTTCATTATTGAAACATGGGGTTTTTCTTAAAGGATTCATTTTACTATATTTATGTTCTAATGTACATAAATTATCTGGGTTGTATTTTAAAGTTTTTTTACCATTATTAGGGTGTACGTTGAATCCAATTTCTTCCGGCAATATCATTTTCGTTTTACATTTGGGACAAAATGGATTTTGATTATAAAGCCTTGTGCGTTTCTCTTTTAATCTTTGTTGTTTAGATTTTTTAGACATTTCTCTATTAATATTTTTTTTGTATAAATTTTATGTTTCCAATTATATAAAACCTTTTTACCATCTACTAGCCGCCATTTTCCGGCCTCCTCATCATATTTATTCCACACAACAAAAAATTCTCCATTATACAAATTAAACACAACCTCTCTTACAATTTGTAATTCTTCAAGGTGATTGTGAAAAAAAATTATTTCTCTTGGAGTAGGGTTCAAAATTTATATTTTATTGTTTTTTCTAAAATTACACTTTTTACATACACAAACACATCTGCCCACTCCTTCATAAACCGGTCACGATTTATCAAATTCCATTTAGAATAAGTTTCATCATATAAATACCACAACTCTTTTTTTTCATTCAAATGATTAACAATAATTGTTCTTCTTATGTTTAAAACAGTATAGTCAACATTTGTAATTAAAAAAAACTTATCCTCGTTTAATCTAGGAGCTCTTTTTGGATTTCTTCCCATAATTCTACTGTCCACAAATATTCATCAGCACTAACTTTTTTATCAAACATTATATAGTAATGTGTTAAAGGCAAACTGTTTGCCAATAATAATTTCTCAACTCTAGGATTTTGTGCAAGTTTTAATTTATATATTTCTTTCAACTGTTCCTTTGAAGGATTATGCTCAACAGTATCGTGCTTATAAAGAAAGCGAAAATAATCCTTTGCTTCTTTTCCTGGCTTACGTTTAATATCTCTTAGTTTGTCTTCATCAAATAAAGGAAGAAGACAAGAAGCATTAATGTTTTCCATTTTCTTAAAATACCACCACGATTCTACAGATACAAACTGGGCTTTTTTAGTATTTATTGGAGTTCGAGCAAAATTAGAAAGCAAACGTCCTAATTCAGTTTTCCCCTTAGAATAAACATTAATATGATTAACTCCATCTGTATTATAATTATATTCCTCTGTTATACTCATAGTAATTGGTTGTTGCTGTTCTAGTCTAAACACTTTTCCTAAAAGATTATGATAATCACTTCTTAGTGTTTTTATAATTCCTCTTTGTTTTTTTATTAAAACATTCAACTGTTGAACACGTACATCTTTTTTTAGTTCTCTATTATCTTCTTTTGAATTTTTAGAAGTAATAGTTTTAATTTGTTCATCTTGATTTAAAATTTGTTGTTTTAATGCTTCTATTTGTTTTGTTAATTCAATAACCTGTTCTGCTTCTTTGCTAACCTGACTTGTTATGTGCCAAACACTACAATGAGGACAAAAATAAGGTTTAGCGTCTTTTTTATTGTCTTTATTTTTAGAAGTTTGTTTTCTTTTATTAATATGAAATAAAACATCTTGTTCAGTCGCGAATTTTACTTTACCACATTTCTTTTTCATTAACCTTGCTCAAGCTTATTAATAACGGTAGTTACCACTGTATCTAAACTAACATTTCCAATACCGTTTAGAAGAGTATATTCAATTTTATGTTCATCAAGAAATACCTTTACTCTTTCATCTACAAGTTTTGCCCCATTAGAATCTTGATAACGTCCTTCTTGTTCATAAGGAACATCAGCATCCCTTTGAATATAAAAATTCAAATTATTATATTTATTGAATTCTTTTAAACTTAGACCTTTTAAAAAAGGACATTTTTCTTCATCATAAATCGTAGAAAACAATATAGGCGAATCTGTTACAACAACAGACACAGATTCATTTAATGAAAACAATTGAAATTGTTGTTTTCTAAAAATATAAATTTGATTTTGAGTAACTTTTTTAGCCTCTTCTCTAAATTTTTTTTTGTAATATTCCGGAGATATTTCACAAGAAATATATTTTCTTTTTAAAATAGAAAATATTTCATTTGTTAGAATGCTTTTACCAGTACCTGGTCCACCAAATAAATTGACAACGATTGTTTTTTTCATGTTATAATTTTCCATCTACTTTTAATTCCCATTTTTCATTTTTTCTCGCAATGGCTTTAAGTACATCCTCTGCTGTAAAACCAAAACCATCCAAAATACAAATAACATTTTGAATGGAGTCAGCTCCCTCATCTAAAATTTCTTGATTAATACTTTCTGGAGTATCTTCAGGCTTCAAAACTTTCCTTCCATTTGTTTTATTAATAGCTTTAGCTAACTCTCCGCCCTCTTCAAAAAATTTCCCCAATCTCTCCGCAGCAGTTGCTTGGTCTTTTTGATTTATACGACTAATGTCGTTATATATTATTTCGAAATTTTTCATTGTATATAAATTAATTTTGTATGTATATAATTCTGATTATTAAATAAAATGCAATATTTTGGAGGTAATAGTATATCAGAGTATACAGTAATTCCTTCTATATATCCCTCTTTTCTAGCTCCATTATGATGTTCAAAATCCTTATCAAATGAAAAAATTTTATGTGTGTAAAATTGTCTTAACAAAACCTCAACTTCCATAGAAATATATAAAGAATTAAATAAAAATTCTTTTTCCAGCAAAACATTACGGGTATTTAAATGATATTCAAAACAATCATCATATTTTAAATTTGATAAATTTTTCAATATTCTTATTAGTAAAGTTTTATCATGTTCTGTTTGAGAAGAAGAACTTTTCCATTCCCAAATTCCCTGTGGGGTGAATTCGGTATATTTAATTTTATCTTGAATATATTTTAATGTGTGTAACATATTTAAGACGCACTAACCATTCTCGCTTTTTTAACCTCACTCATAAATTCCTGCACTAATGAACGTTCAATTTTTTTCGTGGTTATACCATGTGGTTTAAAACAACTTCCAACAATACCTCCATCTGCAACTGATAATTGTTCAACAACATTTGAAATGTTTAGACCGGCTCCAACAATAAGAGGATGTTCTCCAAGAATATTCCTGAATTCTGTTATTTTTTCAAAAGGAGTTTGTTTACCGGTTCCTTCACCTGTAACAACAATTGCTTCTGCTAGTTTCATCCCATTTTCAATATCATTTTTCAATACAGAATTAGGAACTGGTCTATAATACTTTGGCCAAACGCCACCTAACACAGTTACATCAGGACAAGTAGCTTTGTTTGATAAATATTTTTCCACATCAATTGGATTTCCATTTTTATATGCACCGGCAACATAATCTATTTGAACGAACTGCGCATTATAAACTTTAGCCATTTCAAATACTTTTTCATAATCATTGGGCAATATATTTAAACCAACCATGATTTTTTCTCTTGCTTTTTCCTGATTTAAAATGTTCAAAACTGTTGACATATCAGCAACTTCTCCATGGTAATTTTCAATTATACATCCATCTACACCTTCTTGAATAAGAATTTCGACTTCTTGCATAGCTCTTTCCATAATGTTTGGTCCCACATTACCAGATAAGTGAATCATGCCAAATATAGGTTTTTGTTTAAAATTCATAATATTTCTTTATTAGTTTATAAAATTGTTCTTCAAAAACAACATTCAAAGGTATTCTAAATGCAGCAAAAAACAAAGCCAATTCCTCACTAGAATAATAATTTAAATTATTATCGTGACAATTATAAGGACACAGCAATTCTAAATGTTTATTATTATCAGCGAATTCATATGCGCTTTTAATTTCTTCTTTAATTTGTTCTGGAGTTCTACTAGGATGGGTATCTTTGGTTAAATCTTTAGTGACAATACCAAAACATTGACCATTTAAACCTCTAGGTTTTCCATTTTTCGCTCCAAACTTCTCTTTACACAGCAACGCAAATCCTTTACCATATCTTCCTTGTGTATTGGTTCCAACTATCGCTATTTGATTTTCTTTTAAAGATAATATTTTACCTTTGTATGTTCGGTGAATATCCAATTTAGATTCAATGATTTTTTTAATGATAGTGCCATGGCAAGGCTGTGGCATACAATAACACACTAAATTCATATTTGTCCCGGAACGAACTTTTTTCCAAATTGAATTTAATTCTTTGCAAACAATAGTATCTTTATTTTTAATTTTTTCATTAAGATACTCGCTAAACATTTTTAAAGACTGTTCTCTTGAATCACAATGATATTCTGCTTTGGTTTGAACTGTTGCCGGAATACTAGTATAAGGATTTCCTAAAGGAGAGCCTCTACCAATAAACACATCATTTTCAGTAGGAGTATGTGTTTTTTTATTTACTACGGTTATCATTGAATTGTTTTAAAGATTGCAATAATAATTCTTGTGTAATCATTTCTACAAAATAAGAATAACATTCTGTTGAATTTCTGCGACCATTATAAAAATGGTAATAACCAGTACAATATAAAAAAGTATGTTGATATAATTCATCCAGTTCAGTTACATTGCATTCATCAAACATAGCCTTTTGATTAAATTGTTTTAAGAGTTTCATCATTATAAATTTGACCATCTCTGAAAGACAACTAATTGCATCTTGGTTAATTTTTTTTTCTTGTATAGACTGCATAATTGAAATATAAAGAAGTTCTTTAAAATGAACATGAAAAACAGAACGAGAAGTTATTTTTTCAAGCAGAACACTTTTGTGGTGTAAATATTTTCCTTTCTCTTCCAAAATTCTTTTTAAACAAATTCATGGTAATTTTTATATCGGGTTTGTGCATGATACACAACAACACTTTTTATTTCGTTTATTCTTCTATTTATTCCAGTTTTATGAATATCACTTTCAAATGCAATTTTTGTTAGCTCAGAAATAGTTTTAAATTCAGTATAACCATAATGAACTTGAGTGCAATTATATAAAATACAATCTTTATAAGGAGAATTATGTCTATATTTAATTTCTACAACAAATCCAAACACACCATCATCAACAAAATTTTGTTCCTTCGATATGTTTATCCTTTTGTTTAAAACAATAAGTTTCATCCAATTAAAAAGATAACCTTTTTTTTCTATAATAACATCTCTTTCTTGTATTTTTGAAGGGGAAAACACTATGTATAATTTAAACGTAAATTTAACAAAAATGTTGCTAATAAAAAAATCCAGATTAATATCTGGATTTTAAAGGATTTTAATCCCATTCTTCGCGACTGGCATGATATTCAGCTTCGCAATAAATGATGACTTTTTCTCTATAAGTTAAATTACACCATTCTCTTTGATACAACTTAGAAACATACTTCCTCCAATCATGAACTTTTCCAATGTTCTCAAATTCAGTCTTATTCAACAGAGCTCTTTTCATAGGTTTTATCCCAGCATCCTGAAATATCGCTTGAACAAATTGTATATTTTCTTGTTTCATGATTTAATTTAAAAACGTTCATGACGAAATTTCTTCTTATCCTTACGCTTCTTCCATGGAGCATTATCAGCACCACCGGCCATGATACACCCATATGGCATTATTTCATCTATAACATCACACAAATCAAATTGCTTAATTTGGTCTTTAACAGCATGGGCGTTTTTATATGCACTTGGAAGCTCAGATATGTCAATTTCTTTAAAAAAGAATCTCGCATCAATTCCCACTGTTTCTTCTTTGAAAATCTCCTCTTTAGATTTATCACCTTTTGATAATTTATGTTTGGTCCTACTCAAATTTCGCCCAGCACCATGAGGTGCAAAACCAAGATTTGTTGCAGTAGTATCACCCTCAACAATTAAAATTGGTTGAGACATATTCAAAGGAATAATTTGTGGTCCAAAATCCTGTAAAAACGTTGAATTTACTGGAGTAGCACCTTTAGCGTGGTAAAATAAATCACCATCTCTAAATACAAAATTATGCTCATTCCAAAACCTTTCCACTATAGAAAGATTTAATTTTGCACATATTTCGTTATGAATTACAGTATGATTTTGTTTTGTCCACTTTCTCATTGTTTGTAAAGCATCCCAATAGTTTTGACCATCTTCAGTTTCAAAAGGTATCCAAGCATTTTGTGGTAATGTATCTTTAGAAATTTGTTTTCTGTATTTTTCAGCCACTTTCATGCCGTTTTTATACAGTAGTGCACCAACACCTCTTGAACCGTGATGTGTGACAATAACAGTATTACCGGTTTTCTTAGAAATACCAACGTACAAGAAGTGATTACCATCTCCTTGAGTACCTAAATGTTCTTGCGCTAAACTTAAACTCTTTTCCGAACTTAAGAATGGATTCTCTTTAAACTCATTTAAAATATCAGCAGACAATTTAAATTGTTTACCTCTTGGTCGACCTCCGGCACCAAAGTGTGTTATACTTTGAGCCATATCCAAAATAGTTTTTGGGTCAATTTGACCAACATCAGTTAAAAATACCGAACAACAAATATCTGCTGAATGCATTCCAGGATGTATAGCATTTTTGGCTACGACAACACCTCCAACAGGTATTGTTCCAACCGGACCGGCAGGACAAGCATCTGGCATAATTGCACCAGATACAACAGTAGGCGTTTTCATAATCAAGTGCATAGATTCTTTTACAGCATCTATGTTTGATTGTTCTACTTCTGAATCGGCTATGATATTTTCATGATAATGAAGAGGTTCATTTCTTAAAGGAAGCATAGGAAGCTCTTTAGGAACCACAGAATTGATATAAGAGAGCATTTCTTCTCCCTTAAGTTCATACATATTAATATGAACAATCGCATCCTTAAACCATTTTGCTGGTTTAAATCCTAATTCTATTAAATCTTTACCTGTTATCATTTTTGTTGTTTTAAGAAAATAGTTCTTTCATCTTTATAGAAATTGCTTCTTTTAATTGCAAATTTAAAGGAAACTCTGAAGAATTCAAACCTAAATTATCAGCAATTAATTTAATATTTTTTATTCCTTCCTCATTTGTGTTGGCTTTTTTAAGTTTTGCCAAATAATCTTCATCAAACAAATACAGCACATGTTTTTCTCCAAGTGATTTAGACATTTTTTTTGTTGGGTCTGTAAGCGACATTATTTTATCTACATGACCAAATTCATATCCATACTCTCTACCACCCACTCTCTTTGCAATATCATTACAAAGTTCTAAGTGTGCAACTTGGTCTTTTCCAACAATAACTACATCAGGGTCATTTATAATTATGTCAGCAGCCATTAAAACTGGATACAACATCAACCCCAAGTCATATTCAACATTATCTTTTTTATCTTTATATTGTGGCATATTAAGCAATGTTCCTAAGTTCATTTTACAACACAATTTGAAAAAAAGTTCAGTATATTCCGGAGTTTGCTTTTTAATATTCTTACATCCTAAACGAATTAATTCTCTTTCAGTTTCATTAGAAAAATTATCAGTTGTCATTGAATGATAGTTAGCAATCAAAAATATTACATCATGACCTTGCTCTTGTAATTCAAGACCTTTTTTAAGACACCCAAGATAATTGCCAATATGGATTTTACCAGTAGGTTGAATTCCTACAAGAAATTTTTTCTTATTAAGATTATTTTTCATTTTCTTTTTTTAAGTGCTCTAATCCCGCAAATGCTTCTCTTTTTCTTTCTAACCATTCATTAAATTCTGAGGTATCAAGAAACAATGGTTTATTCACTCCGGTAACACAAATGAATTTTTTACCAAAATTCTTTTTTGATGACCCGCGTCCTTTTGATTTTATAAATTGCTGTAACCATTTATTAAAAGCGTCCATTTCATTTATTTTTGTGTAGATGGGAGGATTCGAACCACCAACCCCAAACCGTTTTGAAGCGGATGAACTACCATTTCTCCATTATAGGGCACATCTACATTATGTTTCACTTCTTGTATAACCACCTTTTTCAAAATCATCAATCCAAATCAATTTATAAAAACTTCTATCTTGTCCATAAGGCTGAATACGTATATGGCCTCTCACTTTAAAACCATCTGTTACAATGATTTTATTCCACAGTGTATTAACTAAAGTTACATCAAACAATGTATCATTTAAAAAATTATTTTCCTTCCCTTTAAATCCAATATCTTTATTAATTTTTTGAGATGGTTTAATAATAAACAATTCCGGCTCTGTTAATTTTACAAACAGAAGTAATTTTACAAATCTTTGTTTAGCTTCTTCATTTTGATTAGCATACTGTGTTATTTCCTTTTCTTTCAATAAAACAGCAAAACTTTCATAATTAACCATTGGACCTTTATCACTTTGTGATATAAACCAACGAACAACATTAATACGTTCTCCTTTTATAACTTGAAATCTGTAAAATTCAGTTTTACTAATTACATAAGAAGAAATCTCATTTTCCAATTCCTTAAACCAATCTAAGTTTATTTTATTGATTTTAATTAAATCAGAATGTTTTTGTACGTTTTGACTTAAATAAAACAAATTTCCTTTTTTGGTAGGCGCACAAAGCGAGTGAGCTAAAGATACACCTTGAACAACATAAAAATTTTGAGCGTCAACACTAGGAATCGCTTGCTTATTTTTTTCCAAAATAGCTTTTTGTTGAGACAAATAGAATTGTTTCAACATTGGACCATGTTCAAATTGTATAGCCAAATATTCTTTGGATAGTTTCATATAACCAATTGTTAAAATTAAACGTAAAACCAGTAAAAATGTTGCAAATTCTTAAATCTCTATTAAATCTACCTCTCTAAATTCCATATTATGAATTACAGCACCTATAATCACATGATTTCCATCACCTGTCTCAAATTTAAATTCATCCCTTTCGCTTGTAAATCTATAAACATATTTATATTTTTCAAACAAAACCATTCTACTGGTTTGAATACCTTTATAATGCAAAGAGGTAATAGCTCTGCCATTAGAATTAAATAAAACCAATCGTTTAAATTGTAAACTAGCAAAGTTTAATTTGACCAAAAAAGCATATCCTTTAATGAATGGTGACCTTTTTAAACTTATTGTATCACCAAGTTGAAACGTATTTTTCACAAGCTAAAGATAGTGAAAATTCTGATTATGTTAACTTTTTAAAAGCCCTCCACAATGATTGTAGCTCTAATTCCTTATTACAGCGATATAATCTAACTGCAATTTCAGAACGAAGCTCTTCCGTGGAATAAAGTTTGTCCGGCTCTAATTTAATGAGGTCTTCTGTAGGAATGTCTTTTATTGGCTTTGTTTCTTTCATTATCTTAATAAACGACAAAAAGAACTTTTGGTTACATTTTTATAATGCAATAAAAAATATATATTTATAATATGGAACCAGACATAGGAGATACATTACTTAATACAGAAAACAATATAAAAGGCTTTATTTCAAAACCTATTGGATATAATATGGTAATTGACAATACTATAGTAATTAGACTAATGGAACCCAACAACAAAAACAATCATAGAATTGAAATTAATAAAGATTTTTTATTACTTAACACCCGTATTGTTTTGTTAGAAAAACAGTTTTCCAATGAATAAAAACAAAAATATATTTTATGTTTATGCTTATTTAGACCCACGTAAACCTGGAACATATGTTTATGGAGACTATTCATTTGAATATGAGCCGTTTTATATTGGAAAGGGTGGTACTAAACGTCAAATTAAAAGACATTTATTTGAATCAAAAGAGCGTACTAAAAATACTCTCAAATATAATAAAATTCAAAAAATAATCAGAGAAACCTCACAAAATCCAATAATATTAAAAATCAGAGATAACATAGTTGAACAAGAAGCTTTTGATATAGAGGCTTCATTAATTAAAAAAATTGGAAGAATAGATTTACAAACTGGACCATTAACAAACCATTGGGATGGTCATTTTGGAGGAACTGCAAATCCCTCACAGGAAACCCGTAAAAAATTAGGAGATGCCACAAGAGGAAAAACGTATGAAGAAATATATGGTAAAAAGAAAGCTAAAGAATTAAGACAAAGCAGGGTTGAAAGTAACAAACGAAGAATACTCTCAATAGAAACTAAGGATAAAATAAGAAAAAAACACGCAAAAAGATTTTGGAAACTAACAAAACCAAATGGTGAAAAAATAATAATCAAAAATTTAAATCAATTTTGTTTCAAAAACAATTTAACAATGACTTTAATGTGTCATGTAGCACAAGGAAAACAAACTCATCACAAAGGCTGGGGATGCGAATATTGTTAAAAAATAGTTTCTTGTGAACTTGTATTTTCATACCCAAAAATTCTTTTAAATCTCTCGATATCCTCTGGTTTACCAGTGGCTTTATTTAGGTTATCTGAAAGCTTTACAGTACCCATTCCATTGGCCTCAGTTGCCTTCATTACAATTGATAATGGTTTATATCCACAATCATTTGTAAGTTCCGTACCCCAACCGGCTACTGTCTTAATGTCTTGTCCAAAGTCTAAAGTCAATCCAATCACATCATCCGTCTTTAAACCATCACTTGGAATAAATGATTTTTCTTGAGTGTTTATATTCAATTTTTGATAAAAATTTAATTGTGTTTTAGCAAATTCTTTTGCTGAACCTGAGTCTTGTCTTAAACCAATCCATTTATGAGCACGTTCTTCTCCAAAATCTTCAAAGAAAAATTTAGAACCATAAGTATCAGTTAAAGCTATAGAAAATTTTTCTCCCAAAAGGTCAAACCACATATCTAAAATTTTACCATGTGACGAACGAATATCGTCATCAGAATCTCCAAAAAGCCTTGCTCCTACCATCGTAAGTTCATGCGCAGTTGTTCCTATTGGCTTTAATCCTAATTCTTTTGCTAGTAATACATTTGAAGTACCAACCAATTGTTCTGGTAATTCTTTTTGCAAAGTTTCCAAAACAATTTTCTGCCATTCAAACGAAAATCTTCTTCTTGTTCCAAATTCGCTAAATCTTACTTGAGGATAATTTTTTAGTCTTTGAATTTTCTCAACCAATTTTTCTTTTCCAATTACTTCATGGTCCTTTCCAGTTAAAAAATCCATGTCTTTATAAAACATACAATTTACCGAACTTAATACCATTGTTTCCCACCAGATTGTGTTTTTCCAAAGACCTTCTGTAGATATTTTTAATTCATCATTTTCTATTTTTACTTCAACTTTTGGTAAAGAAACTAAAGCTAAAAATCTAATGAATTCTTCTGGGAATACGTTTAAAGATGATATATATGCAAGTTCGTCCTCTTCGTATTTATATGCGCGTCTTATTTGAAATAATTCATAATTAATAGTTTTCTCTAAATGAACTAAAGAAACTCCTTTAGTTCTGTTTTTAAATTCATACTTTACATGAACATCCGGAAAATATTTCCAAACAAAATATGCCATTGTAAATTTATAAAAATCCACATCCAATGGAGATTTAATAGATAAATTTTGCATGTATGAATTCATAAACTTATTTTATTAATTGTAATAAATCATTAGAATAGTGAATGCCAATAACAGTTCCAACAACACTTCCTAGTGAATAACCCAACCATTGATGTATTGTATCGTCAGATGTAGCAATCTTTTTAATTAACACAAAGTTCGCTGATGCAAATATAAAATCGCTACTCGCAGCTAATAAAATATTTCCATGAGCCACTGCTCTTAAGTTAATACAAATTATTCCATAAGAAAATATTTGTACTACAAACATGATTAAAAATTCCTTTATTTTTTTGTGTTTTATCATGTTGTTTTTTCAAAATGACGACAGTATTTAATGTCTGTCCATTTAGCGACAAAGTGTCTTTCTTCTTCTTTTATATAATTTTCTTTTTCAACCAAAGTAGTCCTAGTTGGAGTATCATATACGATTCTTTCTAAATAAATCCTCGGATAATACCCACTTTGAAAAGTTGCTTTCCAAATTTTGCCATTATGAAAGATAGCAGCAACTCTTGCCTGTACTGCATGTTCGGTATTAAACCAATCAATTTGTTTATCAGTAGTTGTGTATTTAGCTCCATTATATTCCCATTGAAAATGTCTTGAAATAAAAAACGAATTTTCCATTCGTTTCCAAACATTCAATCTAATAGATTTTAAATTAATTATTTTGGAAATATTAGTTTTATAATCCAAATAACTAACTTCGTTTTTCTCAATTTTAGTAATACGTTTTAGCTTGTGATTTATTTTAAAATAACAATCATCATTCTTTCTATATACTACATTTGATTTCAATTATTGGCTATCTAAAAACTTCTTTTCTCCTGCTGTTAAACCCTCCATGCCTACTTTACCAATTTTCTCCAAAACAGCGTCAAGGTCATATTCAAACTCTCCTTCTTCCTCTTCTTCTTTATTGAAAGCTTCAAAGCCACTATCTGTCACTTCAAGGTTTTCAATCATCTGTTGTGTTTCTTTTTCTCTTTCTTCCGGAGATAATTTCGAAATACGATTTCTTTCTTGTTCGTCTTCTTTAAATTGTTTTGCAATAACGTCTGAAAATTTATCAACGAATAATCTAGGCTTATCGGCTAAGGTAAAATACCTTCTTGTATTTCCAACTGATACTGCTAAACTTAAACCAATAACTGCGTTTAATTGTTTTTGAATTTTTTCATGAGAACTTTTCTTTTCAGAATCAAAAACTTCATCTAGCATTTCATGCGGTTGTAATCCTTGGGCGGACAAACCAAATGAATAATACCACTCATAATCTTCCGGACGCTTATGTTTTTCCTTAGATTTTGACGCTTTAATTTTCTCTACCAGAGTATCAATCAACTCTTTATGATATACTTTTACTTCTTCGAAACTTATCCTGATTTCCATAATAATAGTCCTTTACAACTTTAACGATTTTTTATTCTTTTTGTTACTTTTTTATAGACTTTTCAATTATCAAATAGCATAAAGTACAATTCATCTTTAGCTCTACTTACTGCCACATAATGTACATTTTTAGCCTCATAATCATTGGCATCGTCTGGGTCATATGAAACTTGTGCTAAATATTCTTTAGGAATTTGTAAGTTGTTCTCCTGCAATATGTCAGGTGCTATTGAATTAACAATTACACAAATTGGATACTCTAAACCCTTGGCTTTGTGTATGGTACGAATATGTGATTGATTATCTTTATTCGCTTTTATAAATTCAATAACTTCATCAGCATTAGTAAAATGAGATAATAAATCCTTCATTTTATTTCTAGTGGTAACACGTTCCCTGGCTTTGATTATGTCCTCTATTTCAGCAGCTTTTAAATAATTTTCATAGCGAATAGGAACCTTTAAAATCATTAACCTTTTTTCAAGTTCTCGTATAACTGAATTTGTCCTAACCAACACCGCAACATATGGGTTTTGTTTTAATATTTCAACTAAATGTTCAAATAGGATTATTTTTTTATGAACTTTACCGTCTTCTTTATGAAAAGGAATGGCTTGTAAGTGCGAATGTTTATTTGAATTCTCTACAATAGCTTTAGCACTTCTGAAATTGGTAGAAAGGTTCAATTCCACCGTGTCTCTACGACGTTTTAACATAGCTTCTATGGCATCACAATTAGCTCCGCTATATCCATAGATACTTTGACTCTTATCGCCCATTAAATAGTAAAACTTTGCATTTAGACTTAAAAGTATTTGCATTTGTATACTACTGGTATCTTGATACTCATCAATAAAAATATAATCATATTGATTTCTAAACATCCTAAGCCATTTGTCTTCTTTTAGAGATTCCCTTACTAAAATAAGCATATCCGAGAAATCAATGGATTTGGTTTGTTTTTGAAATGTTTGATATTCTTTTAAATAATCCGGAACCTTACATTTGATATTGTCTGCTGTCTGTAATTTAAAGGCTGAAATTTCTGCACTTACATATTCTGCAGTATCATATAATTTTTCAACATCATAATAGAATTGTTGAATGTCTCTTTGAGGTGCACTTGATTTAGGTTTATGATGTTCTTTAAACCAATCTATAAAATCATAGAATGTTACAATCTTTCTCATCTTCTTCATTCTTCCTAACAAATGAGTACAAAAAGAATGGATAGTAGTAATTTTAATTTTATCATTATCTACACGTCTTTTCAACTCTTCTACTGCTGCTACTGTAAAAGAAAAGAAAATGATTTTTGAAGGGTCTACTCCACTTTCAAGCATAAACTTCAGTTTTTCAACAGCAGAAAAAGTCTTACCTGACCCTGCGCAAGCACTCAAAATAATAGATTTTGAATTAACTCCTTTTACTGGATATTCTATAAAGGCAAGTTGCTGTTCGGTCTTACCTTGATTTTTTTTTTCAATATTAGTCATTTTTTATTATGGAAGAAACAGGGTTTGTATTAACATTAGATACAAAAACATTAACGTTAGAGTGACAACATTTTTTTAAATTATCAGAAATTACCTGTCCAGCATGTTTCTCTGATTCGTAGTGTCCTATATCAACTAATATAATATCCTTTTCATCAAAAAAAGTATGATACGTAATGTCAGCAGTAATTAACATATGGGCATGCATCTTTTTAGCTTGTGATGCCATAAAAGAAGCTGTACCAGTACAAATAGCAATAGTGTCTATCAGAGAAGAATTAAATCCCTTTGAAAAATTAATTGGTCCTGATATTTCTAATTTTTTTTGTATAGAATAAATAAAATCAATAACATATTCTTTTTTAGGAAGAACTCCAACAGCTCCAGCTCCTAAAGAATAAGTTGTATCATTATCTACCATTTTTAATGGTGTAAGATTTTGTAAGCCAAGTTTATCAGCTATTGATTTATTAAGACCCGTTAAAAATACATTATCCAAAGAAGTATGAGCAGCATAAATAGAAATATTATTTTGTATGGCAAACATAATGATTTTTTCATTATTATTGGTTGAAAGTAAAGTCTTTAAGCCTCTAAAAATAATTGGATGATGCGCAACAATAACATTACATTGTTTTTCAATAGCCTCTTCAACTACTTTTAAATTAATATCTAAAGTAGTTAAAATATTTGTAATATCATTTTCTGGATTACCAACAATAAGACCACAATTATCATAACTTTCTTGAATTCTTTTTGGTGCCACAGCATGTTCAATAGCTGTAACTAATTCTTTAATTTTCATATTTTTTTTTCTTTAATTTAATTTTCTCTATAAATACTTTTTTCTTAAACGCATAACTGGTATCAAGTTCAAAATATGGCTTTTCTATAAACCTTTCTAAGTATGCTAGTGGGTTACTATACATAGCCATTTCTCCAAGATATGAAATAATTTCTGACTTTTTCTTACAATCAAAAAACTGCTTTACAAATTCTTTTGATAAAATAACATTTCTAATTCTCAAAGTATTGATTCCCCAAGAAATAGATTGTATTTTATTAATTTCAGATTGTAAAGAATCATTTAATTTCTCAATGACTTTTTCCAACAAAGCTTCTTCTTTCCATTGTCTTTTACCAGTCAATCTATTTACTTGTCTACTCACTGAATTATTTTTGTCTTATCTGCGAAAAATCCCTAAGAAATCTTGGTGTTAAAAACGTTTTTTCTATTAAAATATTTCGAGTTTCATCCTCTGCTTTTTTTACTAAAACCTTATGTAACAAAGCTTTATCTCTTTCAAGTTTTTCTTTTTTTAATTGATTGGTTTTCTCTCTTAAATGTTTTAAAAATAATTTATGCAAAGAATGATATTCTTTTGAATTTACACTCACTTCAATTGAATTGAAGGTTAAAAAAAAATCTCCATCACAATTACATAAAAGCATTTCACAATCATTGCCACGAAATTTAATTGTATTCATTCGGTCATCAACATCAAATTGAATTCGAGGACAATCTAATCCTTTATTAAAATGATAATCAAGAGTCAAACTTGTAATATCCTTTAGTTTTGTTTCAAATAAATCTATAAGTGCTCTTTTATTCATCTGCTTGTTTTTCTAATAAAATACCTCTTTTCTCTTTATTAACCTTTTGAGAAAAAATTAGGTTTAATAGTTTTTCATCATTTGTAACAAGGTCTTTTTTTTCTTCTTCTGAAACGATATTTTGTTTGTTACAATACTTTTGCATCAAAGACCAATATTCTTCTGATGTGAGTTTATAACGAAAAGAATTGAAACCGATAAAAAAAGAATCTAAAACACCAACAACATACAAAGAAGCTCTTTCATAATTATCATACTCTTCTTGTACTCCATCCTCATTTATTTCCGGCACTTTAATTGTAATTTCAATTTCAAATCCAGGCAAATCACCAGAATAATTTTCAATTGAATGTTTTAAATAACAACTAGTAGGCGTGCCAACTTCACATTGTTCTTCAAATAAATTTATTAAAAAGTCTTTTCTATCCATTTGATTTTTCAATTAAAGGTTTTCTAATCTCTCTTTTATTTTTTTCAGCAATATAAAATGCTAAATCTTCACAATCGTTATTGTGCTCTCTAATACGTTTTTCTTTTAAAATAGTCTCTACTTTAGGTTTTATCATTTCATATATAACTTGATATTCTTCTTGTAAAATAGGTATTTGAATAGTATTAAACTTAACGAAAGAGTTATATTGATAACCAGAAATGGTTATGATATGTTTATGCTCAGTACCTAAGTAAACAGAAAAAAATTTATCAGAAATATGCAAACGAGCTTCTTCTGCTATAAGAAATTCACTTTGAAACAATTCCATTAAAACTTTTTTATCTACTTTTTCTAGTTCCATTATGAATAAACAAATTGTGATATACCAGCTTCTGCATTTGATAATATATCGGGGTCAGTAATTCCTTGTTTGGTTTTTTGTACTTCAATAATATTATCCACAAAATCTCTTACTTCACTCTTATGAGTAACAATAAAAATGTTTTTGTATTTCGTTTTTAAATAATTAAATACTCCGCTTAATTCCATTAATTTTCTATTATCTAAAGTATCAAATCCTTCATCAATTACCTTAAGAGATGGTTTAATTAAAACGCTCACATAATGTAGAGCATCACTTATAGCAGTGCTGGTAATAAACTTAACAGAACCTGACCCCATATTTAAAGGTAATGTATCAGTCTTATTTTCACTAAAGTAAAATATTTCTTTCACATCGCCATTTGGCTTAACATACATTTCTACCTTAAATGCAACCATTCCTTTTAAAAGACTGTTGATTTTATGATTAATAAAAGGTACTTTCTTTTTAATAATCATAGCCGGAATACCATCTTTGCCAACCGCTTGCAAATACACTGAATATTTTTTATAAATCCTATCTGTTTCTCTTATCGAATTTAATTTTTCAGTTAAAGTTTCAATGTTGTTTTTCCAGGCCCCAATATTACCTGAACTTTCTTTTATTTTAGAATCTACTTGTAAATTTAAAGTCTTATATACTTTAATCTCTTCGTGTAAATTTTGAATAACATTATTAATGGCATCATTCTCAATGATGAACTCTTTGTTTTTTTCTAAAACAACAATTTGTTCTTCTAATTGTTTAATAGTTTTAGCTTTCTCTTCATTAAGTAATTTTAGCGCATTGACTTGACCTACAACTGCATCTACTTTGGAATTTCCAGAAACAATTTCTTGTTTTTGTATATATTTTTCCAACAAATCAATATGAGATTGAAAATCTACATTCTCCTTTTCTTTGTTTTCAATTAAGCTTTTAATCTTTTTTATAGCCGTTGCAACTACATCAATAGAATCATTATGTTTTTCAATTTCTTCTTTTTGGCCACAAAGCTCAAGATTCGCTTTTAACGTTTGAATGTTTTTATGATGAGCTTGAATTGTAACTTTAAGAGAGTTGTATTTATTTGTTTCCTTATCATGTTTTGCATTATGTTCAATATTGGTTTTAATAACCTCTAAGGCTTTTTGCGCATCCTTTAAAGCCTTATCGCCTCTCTCAAAATCAGCAATACATTTTTTCTCTAATTCTAAATTTGGCTCATGGCTAACGTGATTGCAGGTAGGACATTTTTCACCTTTTGCTAACTTTATTTTATCGCTTAATCCAGCTAAAGCAACGCGAAAATCAGCTATTTTAGTCTCTAACTCTTCTTGTCCTTTTACTGGTGCAATAGGATTTGCTTTCAACCATTCTTCAATAGTGACATATGAACTTTTTTCAGAATTAAAAATAGTTTTTTCAGAATTTAATTCTTTTTCAACATCAGCCTTAATTAAAGTAGATAAGTGTTCCGGTAAATCTTTTTTAAAGTTTTTTTCTAACCAAGATTCTTTTTCTAACAATAATTGTTTTTGAGACTCTATAAATTCTTTACCCTTAACAATATTGTCTTTTAAGACAGCAATATTTTTCTCTTTAATATGAGTTACATCTAAAGAGTTTAATTCTTCTGATAATTCTTTCTTAAAATTTGTTTTAAACCAATTTTCGTGTTCTTCTAAAGTTTTATTGTTATTTGTTAACTCATTTTTAAGAAGACCAATTTTAGTATTAATGACTGTTTCATCTTTTTCAGCCGGTATTTCTATTTTGTGTAATTTCTTTGTTGATTCTAATATTTTATTATTAAGATTATCAATCTGTTTATTGTTAGCTTCTTTTTCTTCTTGTAATGTTTTCAAAGACTCATTTTCAAGAGTTGTTTTGTTTTGAAAATCTGTTATTTGAGCATCTAACTCAACTGGGTCACCTAATACTTTTTGCTTAGACTTAATAGTTTTAAAAGTATCATTAGCCACATCATATCTATCACGATAAATTTCCAAACCCAAAAATTTATTGATAAGGTCATTTTTTGGTTGTTGTGCAAGACTTAAATAATGCTGTCCATCACTTTGCATAGCACAAACCATAAAGTCTTCATATGTTCCAATATAATCTACAATCAGTTTTTTGGTTTCCTTTTTTTCTGTTGCTGCTTCTTCTGATTCAACATCTACCCACTGTAATTCAGTTTCTCCAGTTAAATCACTTACAACGTTTTTTGCTTTTTTATATTCAATATTATAACTTACCTCAGAAGTACCGTCTTTTTTCTTTTTAACTGTTGCTGCTCTATAGGCAAAATATCGAGTACCAGCAATAGTGAAATAAATCTTCCCCCATCCTTTTGGATTGTTGGTGTATAAATTTACAATCTTTGCACTTTCTAAATCGCCAGGCATTTTACCATAAGCAATCCAACAAAATACTTTCATGAAATTTGATTTACCATTATAGTTGGGACCAAATATTCCGGTAATACCTTTAAGTCTATCAAAATCAAAGAATGTAGGCTCTACGGAAAAAGAAAGTAGATTACTTACTTCCATACTATTGAATTCAATCCTTTTTCCATGAGTTGGATTTTTCTTGACATTCAATTTTTTATCTATCTCCTTGTTTAATTCTATAACATCATCAGTATTCTCGTAATTATTTTGCTTCAAATATTCAACAAGAAGACTTTCTGCACTTTCAGCATTATTTACATCAATAACATCAGTGTCTATTTCAGATTCTTGAACTTCTTTATCAATAGTTTGATAATCTACACTTACCGATTCACAACCAAATCTATCTTTAATATACTTTTCAATTTGACTTAACTTCTCAACTGAATAGTTTTCTTTATCATCGTGTATGATAACTTCTACTTTAGTTTTCTTTCTGTTGAGAGAAAATTTCAAATCTTGCAATCTATCTTCCCATAACTCACCTTTAAAAATATTTAATTTACAATAACCATAATCATTAAGAATAAACCGACGTTTATGTTCACATGTATTTAAATTCCAAACTAAATAACCCTTTTCAATAGACTCCCCAAAATTCTGCTGGAGAAGGCTGGATGCATAAGCTGCAGATTCAATTTTTCTTCTTATTTTTATTTTTTTTGTCATATTGTTTTATCTTATTTAGCAACAAATTTTCAAATTTTTCTTCTTTTATTTCATTTTCCCAAAATCTTATTAAATTATATTTTTGTTGTTTAGCTAAATCATTTTTAAATTTATCATTTTTTATATTCATTTTTTGTATTTCATTTAATGATTTGAATATTTTTGAATTTCCATGCCAATAATCGCCATCAGCTTCAATCAATATATTATTTTTTTCTAAAAAAAAATCATATATTTTATATTCTTTCATATTGAAGAATACATAAAAATTCTTCACATATTTTATGTTGTTTTTTTCTAGTATATTTTTAATTATTTTTTCAATATTAGTTTCTTGTGTTTTAAAAAGTTGTATTCTAGCTAACTCAAGAGACGATTTTCCATATTTTAAAATTGTTGCTTTTTCTCCTTTTTCTCTTATTTCTTTATTCTTCCAATTGTGGTCTACGCCATATCTGCTCAAATTAGTTTCTTTTCTTTTTTGGTTTGAATTATCATCTGTGCCGGGCCAATAACCATTTTTATCTTTAAATTTCTTTTGACCAATTTTTACTCTTTCCTTATGTCCATTTTGTTTCCATAACTTTTTTGTTGCTTTAGAACGAATTATTTTTTCATCTTCAGTAATTTTACGTGCAAAACTAGGATTATTTTCTCCAGAATATATTTCTTTTTGATGTGTGTCTTTACAATTTCGAGAACAATATTTTTTACCTATTACATTAATTCTATATTCAGTATCTTCAAACATTTCATTACAAAATAAACAATTCTTTTTTATTCTTTTTGCTGTTGGTTGTTTATAGCCTTCATATTGACATTCCTCAGAACAATAAACTTTATTGTTAGTTTTTTTATTACAATTTTTACATTCTCTTTCCATAGTTTTGTTGTTTTCAAATAAAAAGTACAACAAAACTTTTAAGAGCACAATTAAACAGTCCAGCCTTCATTTTTATATTTCTCCAACTCTGATTCATCTATAAGTTTTTCTTCGATTCTTTCAAAAGCTTGATATTCGTGGATATCTCCAAGCATAACAATGTCAAAATTCTTAAAAGTAGATAGATTAGTTAAATCATCGCCTTTCATCTCATATCCATTATCTCCTACACAACCATATATAGGACCATGAAATAATGCTATATATTTTTTGTTCTTTTTCTTTTCCGTCAAGGTGAGAACGTTACTGTCCCAGCAAGAGTATACGCCATACACAATTTCATCATCAATATCATAGAAAGCCGTATCTCTATAAAAATATATACCGTTTTTTCCATCACTAGGAATGGGAAGAATTGGATTCTCTTTTGTAATGATAAAACCATTATCTAAAAGCTCTATTATAGGCGAAATAGCATTTCCTTGAGACAAAGATTGCATGTTAAGGTCATGATTACCTAAAATAACATCTACTGGGGCTATTTTGGATAAATTACGTAGGAATTCACCGGCAATCTCAACGGCAGTAGGGGAAAGATTGATTTTAATGTGAAATAAATCACCAGTAAATATAATTCGACGCGGCTTTAAGGTTTTAATATCTTCAACTGTTCTTTGTAAAACAGTTCTGAATTCATCATGCCTACTACCAAATCGAATATGAATATCACTTAAATGTACTAAATCATTTTTTGCCATGTTTGCTCCTTTAAAAAGATAGAACAAATTTAGCAATTTTAACCTGAAAAAATGACTTCTTTATAAAAAGTTTATAAATTAGTTTTTCTTCTATATTTTTCTATTACTCGAAGCATCTGTTGTAAGATAGTGCTATCAGTTAAAATGCGTTGATGAGGGAAACCAACCACTAGGGCCGTTATGCCTAGATGATTTGTTAAAGCTAAAATATGCTCATCAAACTCTGATTTCATAAAAACAGGAACACCATTTAGTTCACATAATCTTATAAGGCTCGTTTTTACTGGAACACTAATTATAAATTTTTTTTCAAACAAAACATTCCGATAATAAAAATCATTAATATTATCAATTTGAGGTATAAAAATTTGTTTCAAGGTTGATAATATAAGTTTGAACAAGTTAAAACATAAGAGTAATCTGAAGGTTCATAAATTTCCAAAACAGTATCTGAGAACATTCTTATTTCTTGTTTGTTACAACATTTACACACATTACTTGTTAAGAACAATGCATTCTCATCAGTATATTCCAGATGTAAATATTTGAAGGATTCTTTTGAAATTAAACAATTACGTAAATCCTTATTAGTAGTAAAAGACATTTCAAATAACACAACTTTATCTTTAACATAAAAAAACACATGTGAATTTTCTTTATATTGATATACATCACATGAATTTATTAATTGCTCAAGATTAAACAAAATATTCTTTTGTGCAGATACTCGTTTTTCTAAAAAAACTTTTCTTTGTATTGGAATTCGCAATATCATTAATTTGGTGTCATTTTTACCGTATCTGATAAATTTCTAAAAACAATACGATATTTATCATCATCTGATAACGAAAATAAATCGGCAATTTTCTGCCGAATCTTAACCTTATTAGAATAGGGTGCAGAATCTAAATGAAACTGCAATACAGAGGAATTAAATATTAATTTTTCATCTAAATCACTATATATTTTAAAAATAGTAATTCCATCTTTTTTATAAACAACAGTATGTACTCTTTTATATACAAACACCTTAGAATCTTCAAATAATAAATCTACCATAAATTCAACATTTTTCATTGGATGTTTTAATTTCTCAATTAAAATTCTACGCTTTGTATATTTGAACCTTTTAGGATTTTCAAGAAATTCTTCTATGTTCATTATATGACTTGTATTTTTGTTGCACACTTCTTAACATGAGGAAACGTTGAAATGGAATTAAAAGAACACCCAAAATCACATTCTTGAATATTAGGAGAAATATATTTAGTAAACATTCTCATAATGTGTTGATGAATTACCGCATTTTGTTTTGCAAAAAAACACCTATCTGCTTTAATTGGATTACATAAAAAATTCAAACTATTTTTATGAAATTGAATTTCAAAAATAACTTCTAAATTTTGTACATAAAAATAAGTGTTATTAAATTGATTTGAATGAAAAATGTTACATCCAGACAATTCTTCTTCAAAAAAAAGCTCTACATTATTATAGGTAATTGTAGTTTTTTCTGTTAACACTCTTCTTTGTATAGGGATTTTAATATCATTATTCATCAATACTTTTCAGTTATGACATTTCTTTTGCTTACTAATCTGTTTTTTTCAACTTCGCTTATGAAACGATTATAAACTTTATCAAACTCTTTTTTTGTAATTTCTACAAAGTCTGTTTGTAAATTCAAAAAATGATGCGCACTTTCATTCTCATAAGTAAGAATGTGAGAAAAATCTGATTCTGATTTTATTGTTACACCTTTAATTTTTCCAGTTTGCATACAAAGCTCAGAAAAAAATCTGTATTTTATATCATAAGAGTTTGGCCCCAAATTTTGTTTGAAATATTTTCCAACAAAAGAATTTAAAAATATATTTTCGTTTTTACGTTTTTCATCGTTTATTTTTTGTCTAACCTCTTCCAATTCGGCTACGAGAATTGCTTCTTTATCTTTTAAAGCATGAAATCTTTCAAGTAAATTTTGGAATGTTTTGTCTTTTTTAGTCATTTAAATTTTAGTTTTTCATTCATTAAAAAAATCTCTGTTAAGTAAATTCCATTCACGCTCAATATATTTTTCATCTATTTTTCTTTTCTTTAAAGCACCTTTCCCTTCCTTCAAAATTAAAGAAATAATATATTTTAAATCAAGTTTTCTATGAGTTTTTAAAAGTTCTATTAAACCTTCCTTACCATTTTTTTCATAAAACTTTGCAATGTCATCTTTAATTTCAACAAAATAAACATCCAATCCACATTCAACAAGCTTATTATACATATCTATTGAATCTTTTAAGGCATCCTCATCCAAACATAAGATAATCTTAGTTTTGTGCTTTACGAGCTTCTCTAAAATAATGTCTGGCATTTCCTTTCCTAATAATGGGAGACAATTATAGAGAGGAAGCATATCAAAAGGACCTTCTACAATATAAACCGGTAAATCGAAGTTTATATTCAAAGCATTAAAAATAACAGCGCTTTTTGAAGGTTCATCTGGTTTATAATAATTGGGTTTAATCCAAGGAAGATAAGACCTTGCTTCATAATAATTTATGTCACCATTTTTATTGTAAGATGGAATAATAATTCGAAATTTTCTGGGCCCGGATTCTGTATAGCCGATTTCATATTTCTTTATTAGCTTATCATCAATACCTCTAGAACGAAGATACTCTAAGGCTTTATAATAATATTTGGAGTTCCACTTCTTTGTTAAAATACGATACCCCTCTGGTAGTTCGCATGTAATGTACTCATCAAATTGCTGCTTTTGTTTTTCCTGGTTCTTGTATTTCTTTAATTTATCAGAAGGAACCAGTTCTTGAATACGAACATAATCATCTTCTGTTCCATAATCTTCAAATACTCTATGAACAAAACCCTTGTAATTACACTTCCAACATCTGAAAATATTTAATTCAGGAGAAAAATTGAGATTATACTTACCCCTATCGTGTTTACAAGTGTTTGAAGGACAATTGAACTCATACTCATCCAGATTATCAAAGTCTTTCTTGGGGTCTCTTAAGACCTTTTTAAGCATTGAAATAATAATGGATTTGATGTCAAGTTGATTCACTTAACAAATATACAAAAAAGTACTTGTTTTTCAATTAAGACTAGAATAAAAACTTAACGCACACCCTCCTATGTCAGGGGTAAATCAAATTACCCCCTCCTAGATAAGGGGGTAAAGCTTTTCTTTTATACTAAGCTACAAAAGGATTTTCAAGAAGTCAAACTGCCCTAATTAAGGAGTAATTCGTTTTCTGCAAAGAGTTCTAAAAATTTGGGTTCTAATGTTTTTTTAAAATGGGTGTTCTTCTTTTTCTGTAAGAACCTGTGCTTGTGTTTCAAACCAATTACCCATTTCTACAATTTGATTTGTCTCTCCATCTTCAAATATAGCTTCTAATATAGAAACAAATTGTAAAGTTGTATCAAAATCTTTAATAATCCATTTTGGATTACGCTCTAAGTTACCATATTTTTTTTTGAAGGCTTTATAGTTCAACATATTTATGTCCCAAGCTAGAGACATATCAGTTAATTCTCCTGAAAATATTACACCTTTTTTATCTTGAATTTGATATCTCATTTATTTTCTTTTGGTGGATTTTTAGTTTGTTCTGCTGGAGGGTTGTTAATGGGCTTATCTGGTGATTCGCAAGGTCTTCCTGGTTTCATTGGTCCTTCTTTCGCAGGTTCTGTAAAAATTTCTTTTCCTTTTGACATTAATAGTTATTTTAATAATAAAATTAAAATTTTAGAATATAAAGTAAAGTACAATCTTAATTTTAACAGAAAAATACATTGTTCATACCTCTTAATTAAGGTAGTTTGCTTTCTTGGAAACTACTGTATATTTTAGTATAAAAGAAAAGCTTTACCCCTTATCTAGGAGGAGTAATTTGATTTACCCATGACATAGGAGGTGTGCGAAACTTAAACAAAGTTTGCTACTCCATTAGTTATTATATAATGAGACTTACATTCGAATCTATGTGCCAATGATGGTGCGATTGTTACTTTGCCATCATTTTGAATTAGCGACCATTCTCCTTGCATTATAGGAATATAAACTTTTTGACCACACCCACACAAACAAAGGTGTCCGGAGCCATGATATTGTTCAGAATAATATATTATATTAGGCTCATAAACTTCTGGCATTGTTTCAACAAGCACTAAATCAACACTTACTTTTTTTAGTGTTTTCATTTTTAAACTGCTTTTAAAGTTTTCTGCTTAATTTTAGAAACAACATGCGCCATTCCAACCACATAAGCATCAGTAGAATCATAAGTACCTTCAACCAATTTACCCATTTTGGTATACTTCCAATTAATAGTCGGTTCTGCTTGCATAACCGCTTCCCATACAAGGTTTTTTTTGTTGGGATGCGATTGAGGAATGGCCAAATTTGGAAACGTTAACTTCCTGGCTGTTTGAACATTATAATAGATTGGTTCAACCTTATGTTTTCTATATAAAAAGCCAGATATTAAACTATTCATCTGGGTCAACTTTTGAATTGTTTGAGCATTAGAAAATTTACCTTTAAATCTCAATAATGGCTCTTCAATAACGATTTCTTCAAAATTCAGATTGTATTTCTCTAAAAATTCGATAAAAATATCTAGTTTTCTAAACAAACTCTTTTCTTTTGCATTGAATTTTAAGTAAGTTAATTCATGTAGTTTATAATTACCATCAAAGATGGCTAAACCAATTACAGAAGTGGATATATCTAAGGCTAATAACATAATCCTACTAATATAATTAGTATCCTTGAAAAAGGAAATATTAAAGAAATATTCTTTACCTTTACAAGGTGAGTGCAATTTTCATAGATAACAATCAACAGTTGGGTAATACAATTTTAGTTACCGGTTTTATACGACATGAATATATTTCTTTAAAAGGATATATAAGCAGTATAGTAAACATGTCTAGTCTTCGTACGTTAAACTCCCATTTAGAAATCAATTTTATTGCAAAAAATAAACGTTATAAATGTGCGCGAGGGTTTAATTCTCTTCTTTTAATAACTAGAACAGTATTAATTGAAAAACAACATAAACACTATACAACAAAGAAAGTGGAACGGTGAGCCATAATACATCGCAAATAGAAAATAATCACGAGTTAGGTAGTACCATATTAGTAGATGGTATTCTTAATCATCAGACTATTTTATTAAAAGGATGTATAATACATGTTATGACTAGAGTTGCTGCTGTTTCTTATAATGAAATTTTTTTTGTGACAAAAAATAAAAATTATAAAATTTCACGCGAATTAGATTATTCCTTTAGAATAACCAGAACAGTATTGTTAGAAAAAAATATAATAAGAAATGTATGATATAGGTACTACATTTATAACCCAAGAGAAGAACGGTCCTTTAATAAAAGGACATATAGATAAAATTCAACTTATGCCACACAATTTACATGGTAAATGTGGTTATACTGCAATTTTTTGTATGCTAGGTAAGGATAAATTTACTACATTAATACATAAACATGGGAAAAAACGACCATTTCAATATGCTAAAATAGTATTACTAGAAAAATTATCTTTGAAATACAAAGTAACATAAACAAACTTTTAAGATGTTCCAGTTCATTATAAACATATTTGAACGTTTAGATAAAGAAAGAGATGAAAAACTTTATCAACAACGCCTTAAAGAATACTACCACGATGTAGCAATGTATCACAATAAATGTACAAGAAAAACTTTGATAGAGAAGAACAATAATGAAAGCAATAATAGAATTTTACCAATTATCCATCCTAGTGCATTTAAAGTAGCTGTTGGCACTCATAATAGAAGAAATAAATAACAAAATGACTTTAGGTGATACAGTAGAAATATATTTTATAATACATAGCACAAACCATTTTATAAATTCTATTAAAGGATATGTTGTTGAAAAAAAAGGTACTGTTGCAAATCAAAATATTAATATAATATGTAACAATCAATTGTTTGGTATTTTATCATATGATACTCAATTTTATGTTTATCAATGGCATAAAAACAAAGCTTTTCCAATACTTATTTATTACTATAATACTCCTAAGTTAAATTATAAATATAGTAGTGTGGTTTTAATAGAAAAAAAATATCGTGTATAATTTTCAAATCGGAGATACAGTAGAGATTTTTTTAACTAAAAACAACATGCCTGAATTTTTAAAACATCAGCAGGGATGTGTTGCGTATATTTTTCAAGATAACGAAGAATCGTTAGATTTACGTTTAGTGAAAAATAATAAAATTTCTTATAAAGTTATAAGAGTTTATATGGATACAACTTCCAAGAAAAGAGCAACATGTTTTGAAACATTTTCTGATAATTATGATGTAATTATTTGGAATTGTGAAAATGGTGATTTTTTCACTGTTCATGTACAAGGAAAAAGAATACCGTTAATCGAAAAAAGCTTATTATGGTATTAGGAAATACAGTTAAAATATCTTTTTTTAACGCAGAGAAAAATTATAAAAAATCTTTTAAAGGATACATTTTTAAATTACCTAGACATAATAAAGAAAAAGTATGTGATGTTTATTTAGCTTTAAATAACATTAAAAGAATAAGACTATTTAAATGGCCTTTTGAAAAAGAAGTTTATGTTTTTACGGCTAACGAGGCATATGCCAAAAGAATAGATAAGTTTGATGCTAGTTCTTTTAAAATAAAAGAAACAAAAATAGTATTATTAGAAAAATTACGTTATGTATAATTTTATAGAAGGAGACACAATACAAATTAGATTAATTAACAGAAGAAAGAAACGTCAGTCTATTTCATTTGGTTCAAAAGGATATGTTGTTATAAATAACAACAATGAAGAATGTGACTATACAATAGCAAAAAATTCTAGTAGTCTACATAGATATGTATATTTTAAAGAAAAAAAAATATTTGTTGTATATAAAAGTTGTTGGGATAGAAAACTAAAAAAAGCGACGGTTACGCAAGAAAACTCAGATATATTTAAAAATTTCTTTATAAAAATCTCATTAGCAAAAACTGTTTTAACAGAAAAAACATGGCTTTAAATTGTCAATTAGGCGATACAATTGAAATTTATTTTTTCGATGAAACTTCAACATTATTGTTAGGTTGTGACAAAACTTACATTGTAAAATGTTCGAACAAATATAGTCCAATAAAAATTTATAATTTTATAAATAAAAAAAATTCTTTTATAGTAAGAAACGGATTTACTATTGAGCCCCTTTATCTTTCTGGATATAGCATCAACAAAGCTGATTCGACCCAGTTATTAGGGCTTTTAAAATGTACTAATCATACAAAATGTAAATTACATTTCAAAAACATTAGAATGGTTCTTACAGAAAAAGAAGAATCTTTTTTTAAGCCTTTTTATGATTGAGTAATACTATCAAAATTTACATCTCTAAATCAATCGTAAAATTGAATAGATTTGTATAAGTCTTTTGGTAAGGCTCTGATAATTTTGCCATAGCAATTAATTCTCCTAAAGTATTATATAAACCAACAGTACTAATATATACTGGGTCATAAGAAATAATAGTTGAATTCTCATCTTGGGCAGCAATTGCTGCTTCTCTATTCCAAGTAGAGTTGTTTGAAATGTAAAATTCTTTTGGCAATGCTAAACATACCGCAGTTTGTTTGAAACTCGTATTGATGTCTTCAAATATAAGTTCCGCAGCCGGCTCAGATGTTATCGTAACACCTGTAAAATAAATTCCTGTTTTACCTGACACTTGACTATCATCAACATAAGGAACAGCATTTTGTGTAAGTCCTGAACTCCAAGGAATATTTGAAGTAATAGCACTATGAGTAATAACAGCATATCCTTTATCTAAAACAACAAATCCACAAGGAATATCATAATTATATCCTGGTCTGTTATTTGGATAAAAGTTTCCAACGTTATTTGAAAAATTAATATTGGTTCTTAAATCGCTTGCTACATTATATGTATCAAGATATCTTTTTACTTCTTGATATTGTACTGCAGAAGGTCTCTTTAAAAAATTAGTTGGGTCTGGATTCCAAGTTGTATTGGCTGAGTGCGATATTAACACACCGATTTCATTAATGGTATGACCTGTATATGGTTTATTAATAGAATCAGAAAATAAGAAAACAACATTATCTCCAAGTAATGGATTAGTTTCAGACTTTACAATTTTATCACTCGTATAAGTACTAGAATATAATGTTATTGCTGATAAAGTTGGAAATGTAGTTCCATTTTGAGGTACATTCATTTCAATGGTACGACCATCAATAAATTCAGAGTATTCAGATGCTGGAATTGGAACTATAACGATTCTGTCTACGTTCAATTGTTGCAATTCAGGGTACAATAATGATAAAGTTGAACCTGTTGTTAAATCAGATTCTGCTGTTGGCAAATTGAAAGAAACAAAATAGTTTCCTTTCTTATCTGATAGCAAATCTCTATCACATAACGTAAAACCTAAGCTACCGCCAAAGACATCTTTAACGTCACTTTCTTCTGTTTGAACGCTTAATACTGAACTTACAGCTTTCGTATATTTTGGGTCTACTACCATGATTGATTAATTTTTATTATTGAGTTGATGTATTTGTTACTGTTGTATTTTGACTTGCAATATTTGGAGGATAAGAAAATATAATTCTAAAAGTTCCAATTTCAGAAGGCTTAATTGATTTTGTTGCTGTTCCTGTAAAATAAAAATTCATAATTTTTGTTCTACCTCTAAAGTCTTGGGCATATTTAACACCTTCCATAGTTGTATCAACAAAATCTTTCAAAGCAGTTTTTAAACCATCCTCAAATTGTGTCATTGGTGTCCAAACAGCAGCATCTTGAGATTTAATGGGTTGAACCGCATTATTTTCCAAAGATGTATTTGGAGGCAATACCGGAGTAGGTCCAGTATTTGAATTTATTTGTTGTTCTGAAAAACTTGAATCGGAAGCCGGAGCTTGAGTAGTTGTTATGTTTACAGTTGAGTTTGCCATTTTATGTCTTTTTATATTTTATTATTATCCACCAAATCCACTTATCATTGGAGAATTACCACCACCTAATGAATTAGGATTTATATTTGCTGTTGCAGTTCCAAAATCAGTTACAGAGAATACTGCAGTACTTTTAACTACAACTGGTTTTAATGGCTCAGCTTTTTCAAATTGAAAAGTCATTTTGTTATAATTTGAACCTGTTTTTGGAAAGAAAATTCTCAATCTATATCCCGGAACAAACGCAGTTGGTGCTTTAATTGGAATAATTAATTCTTGATTTTGAGATTGGATTTTGCCGTAATTATTTGGAGTTACATTATAAACACCATCACTAACCAATAGTCCATCAATAAACGTCATTAATTGTTGAGTAACGACTGCTGGAAGATTTGCGGTTGCAGTCCCTAAATTCCAAGTAATATCATTATATGTTGTTTTATATTCTACAGTATCAACAGTATCTTTAACTAAAATAGTATCGCCTGGAGAAATTAAGTTCTCTAGAGTTCTACCTTTTGCTCCTTTAACAGCAGTTTCGTTCTCTCCTGATAAATCCGGAACATCTCCAGAATCTAATTGATAAGCTAAACGATAATTTACATCTGAATCACTTAGTGAAAAGCGTTCAATTTGCAATCTATCGATTGTTTGACCATTTGCCAAAGTAATATACCTTGGATTATCATTACTATTGAATAAGTATTGTCTTCCAATCTCTGTAAGATAAGCTGTTGCTGTTATTGTCGTTCCTGAAGCTATTGCACCCATTTTGTTTTATTTTTTAAAAATCTATTTCTAATTGAAAGGCTAAGAATCGACCCAAACTTTTTCTAATTGGGTAGGTTGGTTTACCTACTGCAACTAAATTACTATCTTGGTCAAGTATTCCTATTTCTGTTATGTATGTTTGTGAATCTAATTCTGAATCAAATGTATAATTGGTTGTTGAATTCAATTGGTCATTCTTCGCAGTTGCAACAATAGATGTTTTATAAGTTGTTGCCAAAATACTCACATCGATATTACCATAGAAAATTGCTTCATTACCAAAATATAAAGTTTCAGATGCTCCAGTAAAATTAGAAGTCAAATTATATGTTGAACCTGAATCAAAATCTTCTTGAGAAACAATAAAATTATAACCTGCCAACTTAAGTGGGTCAATAGTTAAATCGCCTCCTCCAGTTGTTTCTCCGGAATAAACTCCATTACCTCCAATGCTTTTATCCGATACTCGTTTCCAGTCTGTTGCCGGAACATTACCTTTATTATAAGCTGCTGAGGTTAATTGTTCATTAACCAATAATTGAACGCTATTTGCATTCCAGCCGGTTCCGGAATATGAAGAAGATGGTATTGTGTTTGAACTACTTCTTAAATAAGGGAATGACCTTGATGGAAATGATAAACTTAAATATTGTGCATTGCCATTTGTATCTGTTTCTCCATTAATTACAACAACATTTTCAGAATGTAATGCTGTACTATAACCAAATGATGCTCCTGAAATATAACTTTGATGATTTTCAGGAAGATATGTAACAAAATATGTATATCCGCTTTTACATAAACCGGTTGCTTGAGAAGTCGTAAGTGGAAACTTAGGATTTGCTACTAAAGTAACTTGTGGTTCTGGTAATGTATAACTTCTGTTTGATTTATAAGATAAAGCAGTCAGTAATTCTTGGTCAGTTATAACTGCCATCTTTAATTTGTGATATACGCGTCCAACAACTTTACTTGTAGAACCAATTCCATCTCTTAAAAACCTAAAAGTAGTATTAGCACTTACATCAAAGTAAGAATCTCCATAATAATCATAGGTTGTAAGACCATATTCAACACCTTGTCCATTATCTGAACCGATGTTGTGCCACATTACTGTTGGCATTGTCATTATAAATGTTCTTTCTATGAATTGTTCAGCATATGTATTCCCGGAATATTCATTTGTAAAATGGATGATTCCAATTGCTTTTGTATCAGATGAAAAACCAAAATAGTGCTTTGTGCCACAATATTCCACAGAACCATAAGTAGTATAACCACTTTCAATATTCAATGTACCTTCAACGTTATTTGTTCGAACAATATTCATGTTCCAAACCCTTGTTGCTTGTGTTACAGCAGAACCATAATAAGATTCAACGCCGTTATTTGGATAAAAATAGCAATTAATTTTTTGTGCTGTGTTAATTGTACCTCCAAAATTTGGTACATTTCTATCTAAAGTAACGTTTAAAGCAGATGTGCTTGCCGAAACACGATACCATAAAGAATTAGTAGGATTACCAGAAGCCAACATTGTGTTTGTAACAAATGTTTTACCACTATTTTGAACTGGTTCCCATGGAATAAAAATTAAATCTCCTGTTTGAGCTGTGTATCCACCGGCATCAAAAACTAATGTATTACCACCATTCAAACTTGTTGAAGCTGAATAGGTAAAAGTTGCTTTTCCTAAATAACGATTTTGGTCTACTGCATAAGCGTTTGTAGAACCTGTAAAGAAACCAGCAGTTGTTGTTGTAGCCGTTGCTAATTGTCTTGCTGAGGTTACTTGATTGCCTTCTAATAAAAACCCATCTGAACCATCAAAATTGGTTGCAAATGGTGGTTGAGAATCTTTTGGAGCTAAAACTCTATTATTTGATAAATTAAAAGATGGAGTTCGACCAACAGAATAATCCATTTCTCGGTCAGAAAATACAGCTTTTGTAAACACAAGTTTACCCAAAGACAATTGTCTCCTACCTGCATCAGTGAGCTTAATATTTATAAAAGTTTGTGGCTCGTTTGTTAAAAAACTCATTATTAGATTCTTTTTGGATAAATATACTTTAAAAATAAAATTAAGTAAATTCTAAACCATATTTTACCTATTCAACAATCTTAAAAAATACCTGAATTAATTTTACTTTGCTTTTTTTTGGTTGAATATTTACATTAAACCAATATTGTGGCTGAAGTTCTAATAAATACCGGAAATACACTATCTATTTTTTCTAGCCCAGGACAAGATAAACGTTTTCCAATCACAAGTTCTGATTCTGTATTCACATTTGGTGATTTTAGAATTGAACGTCCAAACATTTTTGATAATCTAGAATTATCATCAAGTGCCGTTTCTTTTTCTAATTTTTCAACTTTAGATAACTTCTCAGGAGATACATCCACAGAGATTCAACCTTTCGGAACAAGTGAAAATGAACTTAATCCAGATGTAACCAATCCACAATCTTACGCTTATTTTGGTAGTTTTTACACAAAGGTTTCAAGAGCTATCAATACATTAATAGAAACATTTCCTTACGCTATATTATCTTATACTAGTGGTTCTTCAAATACAGTTTTTGGATATACAACAGATACAGTAGCCGGAACTTCTACTTTTAAATTAGCTTTATCCGGAATTTCAAATCAAGGCAATGTTATATTTGCTTCCGGAGTAACAGAAACAGACACAAAAACCTTATACAACAATTATAATACGTATGGTATACAGTTTAGCGGAACTGCCAATACTCATACATATAATATAATAGGGTATCAATATACTACTGGTACAACCGGATATATGCAATTTACTGTTGAGGGGTATATTTTCACAGGAAGTACTTCTGCAACCACAGAACCAATTTATGTTCGACCAACAGTTAATGATTATAGTCAATATCAACGAACCATATCAAATTTAGAGTATCAATTGGCTTTTGATGGAACATTTAAAATTCCAGATATAGACAATGAAACTTTATCCACATATGAAACATTTACATGGCCAAGAAGTATCGATGGATTCAATTTAGATACATATGGAGATGATTATGATGATTATGTAGAATCAATTTTATTAGCAGCAACAAGAGTAGATGACGTAAAAACCTCTTGGATGACTCGAACCATGATTCCGGAACAATTCACGGAATTGGATACAGATACTCAAATTTATCAAAAATTAATTTCGACATACGCAGAAGAATTTGATAGCATCAAAGGTTATATCGATAACCTTGCTTTTATGCATACTGTTGATTATGATAGAATTGAAAGTGTTCCTGATAAATTCATGTACAAGCTCTCAAGGTTATTAGCTTTTGATTTTCATGATGCCTTTACAGATACCGAAATCTTTGATTACTTTTTAACAGAAGATGAAGATGGTAAAACCCTACAAGATTACAACTTCGAATTGTGGAGAAAGATGCTTGTAAACATTGTATGGCTTTATAAGAAAAAAGGAACAAGAGATGCCATCATGTTCTTATTTAAATTAATCGGTGCACCTGAATGTTTGGTTAATTTAAATGAATTTGTTTACGAAATTGTAAAAACTGCTAGTGCACAAAATGCAGAAGCAATAGACCCTGCTTCGGCAGAACAAGATACTCTTAGTAACAAAATAGATACTGATGGATATATTAATTTTGATGCTTCAAAATATATTTTTCAAGAAGGTGGGATACACAGAGGTAATGGTCAATCATATTTAGACCAATGGAGTCCTGAATTTACTTTAAAGAAAATAGTTGATAATGTAAAAGTTTATACTGGAGACACAGAATTTGGAACAAGAAATTTAGTAAACTCTAAAGAAGTCGATTTGTCTTTAAATCCAGCTTCTGCTATTGAATGTGATGTAAAAGATTGGTATACTTTAGGATTTGGACTTTGGAGTTGGGGCACAACCGGTTTAACAGCAAGTCCATTTACAGTATTGGCTTTCTCTGGAATGACAGTACCATTCGAATGGACTCCAGACCCATATTCTATACTTAATATTCTTCCAAATAGCATTACTGCTATGACTATCTCACAGTGGATTGATTTTCTTTATGCTTCAAACGTAGACCCTACAAATCGAAAGACGGTCAGTAACTATTCCAATCATATGGGACAATATATGTCTTTGAAAAAGATTTATATGACTTATATGTTATGGACCAATAACCAAGAATCCAATAGATTAACTTTTGGAAAAATGGAAAGGTTATTGGAATTGTTAGAGAGAAATTTCTTTGGTTATATGGAAGATTTTGTTCCAGCCACAACCATTTTAGAAAACATTTCTACTGTTTATAGAAATACAGTTTTTGAAAGACAAAAATTTATCTATCCTACTGGCCTCAATGATGGGTCTGAATTTCAAAAAGAATTACCTCCTGAGCTTGAAAAAACTCTTGAAGTTGCTATTGTACAATCAACAGTTAATAATAATATTCAACCACAATCTCTTATTTTTTCAATAGAGAATTCAGTTGTTAATAATATTATTGCGCAAAACCCGGCAAATACTGTTGTGGCCACAACAGCAGCTCCGATAAACCCAAGTAATTTTAGCTTTACAGTAGTTTCTAATTTTTATCCTGAGACTGACCAGGATTTTACAACAGCAAATATGTACACAACGCAAATTAGTAATTATTTCTCCGGAAATACAGTAGTTGCGTTTTATGGAGAAAACTCTATATTTAACACCGGCCTTACTATAGGCTCAATAGCAATAGATAATATATCATAATGGCAATAGAAAAATACATAACTTCGAGAACTTCCGGAAGTGGTACTAGCATGTCACAGGTTTTTTTATCTAATACCATTGTTAAACATAATGAAGTTGTTTCTTCGCCATTCAATTTTGATGTTCCTGTTTACTCTTTAAATGGAGCCACATTTAATTATTACCAACAAACAACAGATGGTATATCAGCAAGTTTAAACAATATAAAGACGGTTACATTTTCAATATCTGCAAATACTAATTCTCTTACAGGTACAACAAAAATGAAACACGATATCTATAAAATAGATTATGAAATTTATACAGCATTCACATCCAATCCAACTGTTTTAAGTTCAACTACAAATCCAACTATATTTTCGAGCGCAACTTTGAGTCAAGTTATATCTCCAACACTTGTTGTAAGTACTGGGACAACATCTGCTTTAACTCAAGCGACAATTAATATTATTTCGGCAGTTACAACTCCATTTTATACAGTTTATGAAAACGTAACAGGAGCTACTTTTTTAATAGTTTCAGCACACACCTTAACTTTACCTCAAAAAATTAAGCCTGTTGGACAATATACACAAGATTTCTTTTTAGATAAATCACAATATTTTATTGATTCAAAATTTGTCTTTGAAACAAATGTTAATCAAACAATTGGAGATATACAAAGATATAGTGGAGACCAAATAGTACAAATATATGACATGCCATATAGTGCTACCACATATTTGGAATCTGCTTCTGCTACACATACAATAACTGGAGGAACGTTTAGTGGTGTTACTATTAGTGGGGCTACATTTACTTATTTTGTACCACCAAAAAAATCTGATATTTTTGTTGTAGATGGTCAACCATCAGTCCAAGGAACTTTAAATACCTTTGCTCCCATTTTTAGTTTTAAAAATGTAGAAGATGGTGATTATTATAAAGTACAAGTAAATTATAGTACAGGAGACACAACTTTCACAGGTGAAACAACTGTTTTTAAATTTCAAAGACAACTTGGAAATGCTGAATATGTAAGAACGGTTGCAGCAGCTCTAACTCCAAATGCAGATTTTATTTACAGGATTGGAAATACAAAAGAAATAATAAATCTCTTTAATATAAAGCAAAATGTAACCACATGGAGTGAATTTACATATGCTAGAACTTCCAATGATGGAACATTTACACTATCTGGTCATACATGGTTAAATCAGATTAACGGGTCTCCAGTTCAAAATGTTATATTAACATTAACAATTTTATCTACTAATTCAACTGTTGACCTAGGCTCAGACACTCCAAATGACCCAAACACTATAAGTGAAGTGACAAATCCATTAGGAGGAGGAGTTGGTTCTACAATTACTATAACATCAGATGCAAATGGGTATTTTACATTTGGTAAAATAAATGGTGGACAATATACATTAACTGCTCAACACACAGACCCTTTAAATTTCCCAACGCAAACATTTAACTTTTTTTTAAGTACAGATACTAATATTGATATTGTTTTCAGTATTTTATGGGGTAACACTAATATTGACTTTCTTCAACCATATACATTCCTATAAAAAGAATGAGTATGGGTTAATTTTTATTAAGATATTTATACAAAAAAGCATTAGATAATGGCAATTGGAGAACTTATTTATGGAGTAGACACCTTGAATCAAGGTAGAATAAAGATTAATAATTTTTATTCCGGTCAAACTATTATTTGGTCTTCAAGTACAGGAACTTATTCTGTTATAAGAAATAATGTGGCTGAAAATTTAAATAACGCCGCATTAGGATTTAATTCATTCGCAGCTGGAGCTTCTAATACAGCATCAAATAATTTTAGTATAGCATTTTGGGGAACAGGAAATACATCATCGGGTTATTTTTCTAGTGTTTTAGTTGGTAAAAACAACACAGCGTCAGGAAATTTCACAACTATTTTAGCCGGTACAAACAATACAACAAATTCAACTGCAGTATATTCTGTAATCATAGGAGGTTCTGGAAATACTATTTCCAATGGTGGAAGTTATGCTACAATATTAAACGGAAGACAAAATAGTGCATCCGGAAGTGATTCTTTAGTATCTGGTATAAAAAATACTGCTACAACAACAAATTCAGCCATAATTTCAGGACAACAAAACGTTGCCTCCGGTATTCGTTCATTTATGGGGGCTGGATACTTAAATTCAGCTGCAACATCTACAAATATTGCTATTTTAGGTGGAACAAGAAATGTAATTTCTGGCGCATCAGCAGCATATTCAGTAGTTATTGGTGGAGTACAAAATAATGCTACCGGACCATCTTCAGTAGTGTCAGGTGGTTATAGAAATAGCGCAAGAGATAATAGAAGTTTTGTAGGTGCTGGTAGACAAAATTCAACCGCTAGTGGTGCTATAAGTTCTGCAATTTTAGGAGGTAGTGGAAATAGTATTTCTACTACTTATGCAACAATTGGAGGTGGACAAACAAACAGAATACAATCTAATGGTAATTATGGTTTTATTGGAGGAGGAAAAAATAATTTAATTAGCTCAACTTATGGTGTCGGCTCATCAGGTATTGTTGGTGGTAGTGGAAACACAATTAACTCTTATGGTACATTTAGTTTTATAGGTGGTGGACAAGGAAATAGAAGTGCAAATAATCGCGGTGCGATTGTTGGAGGTTCTACCAATTATATTGGCGGTTCCAATGCTGGTATTCTTTCTGGATACAGAAATAGAGCAGTTGGTAGTAGTAGTGGTGTAATAGCCGGAAAAGGATGTTATGCAGCAAATGCATATGCTGCTGCAATGGGTGGAGGTGCACAAACAAGAGCATCTTTCTCTTTAGTTATTGGAAATCAAAATACCACAACTCCAAACGTAGCAAATAATACAATTTCATTATCAGGTAGTGTTGGATACGTTGTTGCAGAAGGTGGTTTTCAAACGGCAACTGCCGATTATGCCGAGTATTTTGAGTGGGAAGATGGAAATCCTTCTAAAGAAGATAGACGCGGATATTTCGTTTCTTTGGTTGATGATAAAATTAAAATTGCAAATGATGATGTACTAGGAATTATTTCATCAGCTCCTGGATTTATTGGAGACACAGCTGAACATCGCTGGTCAGGTATGTACATTAAAGATGATTGGAATAATACAGTGTTTGAAACATATACAAAATATGATTGGTTAAGTGAAGATAAAGAAATAAACTACATAGTATTCAAAGATAAAGAAGGAAATTTATATAAAGAATATCCACACGCTTCCTTTCCTAAAGGTTTGATTTTTGAAGGAGTGGTTCCTGAAAATGCTAAAGTAGAACAAATTATGGTTCCAAAAATGAATCCTGATTATAATCCATCATCAGAAGCATATATATCTCGTGCAAACAGACCAGAATGGTCTCCAGTAGGTTTATTAGGAAAGTTACACGTAAGAACCGCAGAACCTATTACAAGTAAATCTATTGATGTGAATAAAAAAGGTTTAGCTATAAACGGAACTAAATACAGAGTTTTAAATACTATTAGACCTCATACCGAAAGTCAATATGGTATAGTAAAAGTTTTCTTTAAGTAATTTGTGCATCATAATATTTTTCAAACAACACTATTTTTGCAGGAATAATTATTTTTCCTTCGTGAAAAAATAAAAACATACTTTCAACTTTTTTTTCTTTTAATACATAAAAATGTATATAAGCAAAACTAATACGTACACAAAAACCTTTTTTTGACTGCCCTATATTCGTGTTAATTATATATGTAGAACCTATATTCATAAATAACTTTTCTCAAACAACACAATTGTACAATGAACATATTGTAATTCAATTGCATAAAATATTTCTTTTTGATTTGGTCTCATTACAAAAAGTTCAAATGGCTTCCCTTCATTAACAACGAATCCTTTTCTATTTTCTTCTTTAAAGCGACATATCGTATCTCCGATTTTTATAGAATAATTATAACTCATTGAATTTTTTTAAAACGGAACAACATTCTCTTCTGAATATACTACTTTTTCAAATAAAACTATTTTACTTGGTATAAATAAATAAGGACTAGAATTAATGGTGTTATTACCGCTAGGTGAAATGACTGACAAATTATAATTACTTGTACAATCTACTACAATTCCTTTTATTGCTTTTTTATATATTGATACATATATAGACGTTGGAGAATTACACACAGTGTCTCCATTTTTAAATTCAAGTTTCATCGAGGCCATCTAAAAGTTTTTTCTATTAAAACCATTTTACTTAATTTGTAATGCGCTTTATAAGTATTAAGACACAATTTAATATTTGATTGAATGTATTCCACAAATGTGTCATTGCATTTTAAAACAAAGCCTTTACATTCTCCAATTTTGGTACAATCATAAACATTACAAATTGTATCACCTATCTCAAACATATTTTTTCTATTAATACAATTCTAGCATTTATGAAATTTACATCTGGATTTCTATTATTATGAAACTTCAATTTATGTCCTATTAAAATTAATTCTCGTGTTTTAATTCCAGTAATTAAATCTTTCATATTAAGAATAGCAAGTACATAACCTTTAATACGTTTCCGTGTAAATCTATCAAATCCTATTACTGTATCACCTAATTTAAACATATTTAAAAAACTACTATTCGGTCCTCTAATCTAGGTTTATGTTTTTCTAACAAAACAACAGAACTAAGAAAATAAATTCTATTATATGAATTAATCACTGTTTTTATGTTAGTTTTAATTAAAGAAATATTATCAAAGTCACAATAAACAACAAAACCTTTATCAAATCCTGGTTTATTATGAAGGTAATCAAATTCACATACTGTATCTCCTATTTCAAATTCAATCATTAAATTCGTTTTTTAATATATCTTCGTATCCCAATATTAAATGAATTAGACATTTTTTTACCAAGGATATACTAATTTTTCAAAAATCACAAATGAATTTTCAATAGATTCATATTGTCTATCCTGAAAATAATATTTATCTATATCTACTTGTAATTTTTCTTTTGAAATAGATATTTTTTCATTTAAAACAATTCTTCTATTCTTTATTTTTCTAATTTGTATCCAAGAATAAATTTGTCCATTATTAGACAAAATATCCATATTATAATTAAGTCCAGTTGGTCGCAAGGAACTTTGCGTTTGAAAAATGTTTAAAAGAATACCCTTTATTGTTTCGCCTTGTGCATTTGGCAAACCATGATAAGATATTGTATCTCCAACATTCATTGGACAAATATAATAAAAAAAGGGATACCTTTTTATGTATCCCTTCTCTTTAATTTAGACCGTATTTTAACGGCTAATAATGATGTTTTTTGTCGTTTTAAACGTATTTGATACTACTTCTAATATGTAATAACCATTTTGTAAATTAGAAACATTTAAAGTGATTTTATTCATATTAGATTCAAAATTTTGTGAAAGAATTTTTCGTCCATCTAAAGAATAAACATTAATGATAGCACTTGAATTATCATTTAAATTTTTAAATTCAATATTCAAATTATCATTTGCTGGAACCGGATAAACACTATTAATAATATCATTAAAAAGTTTATTATCTAATCCAGTACAAATACTAACAACTTGCGTAAACAAAGTTGATGCAGTACAGGTATTAGCACTTTCTCCAATAACGGTATAAGTTGTATTTGAGGTAGGACTTACTGTGTATACATTAGTGCTTGGACCGGCAATCCAAGTATATGTATTGGCACCAGAAGCAGTCAAAGTAGAAGAAAATCCTGAACATAAAACAGAGTGACTTGAAACGGCAGAAACCACTGGAACTGTATTTACAACAACAGCAATGGTGTTGGAAACAACAGAACCACAAGCATTAACAGCCGTTGCATAATAATTACCGGAATTCATCGCAATAGACACTGTACCATTTTGAGCATTACTCCAATTAATAGCCGTATAGCTTGACGCAGCTGCATTCAAACTAACACTTCCACATCCAATGGTAGACCCAGAAATAGCTATTGTAGGTGTTTGAATTTGAGTAATAGTAATTGTGTTAGATAGAGTAGTACCACACACATTCGTCATTTTTAAATAAAAATTTCCTGGAGCATTCACAGCTATTGTTGAAGTGGTCTGACTATTACTCCACGAATACGTTCCTACACTACTAATGGTTGAAGTAAGTTGCACACTTGTAGAAGGACAAATAGAATTTGAACCAACAGATGAAATTGTTGAAGTTGGTATATTTAAAACATATATGGTGGTATTTGAACTATTACCAACTGCAATTGAACTATGTTTAACAAACATATAATATGTACCATTTGGTACAGATGGTACTGTGGCCACAATAGTTCCTTGAGAGCTAATAGAGTGCCAACTAGTTGTTAATATAGTTGGTGTTATAGGTGCAGCTGTACCTATTGTAGGTCCAAACCAAACAGCATAATTTCCATAAGGAGCCACTGTTCCTGTACCAGTAACATAAAAACTCATAGTAACTTGAGCTCCCACACAAACAGTGTTTGGCGATACAGGACTTGTGTGCATAAATGCTTGCCCATTAATAGCGCCAAAAGCGAATAAACTAAGAATTGTAATTAAAATTGACTTTTTCATGTTTTTTTGTTTTAGTATATCTACTTAAACGGTGTTTTGGGCTAAAAGTTACAATAAAATTTGGATATTTCAAAATTCTTTATTGGCTATTTATGTGTAAGCATGAATGGTATAGATTTTGAGAACAGAAAAGGTTCAAATTTAGGTGACCCCAAATTTGGAAAAGATGCTGTTAATTTACAGACTTTACAAAGATATGTTGCCGTAATTTCAGGGAATACAGTTTCAGCCGTTGTTTCAGGAATAACAGCTGGAAATAATATTGCCATATCAGGAACCACTTCTGCTATTACAATCAGTTTAAACCCAACTATAACAGTTAATTCCATTAACTCCGGAATAATGTTATCTGCCGGAACCAATCTATATAACATATTCTCTACTACTGATAATAATGACCTTACTAGAGTACGAAATGGTATTAACACTTTTACCGGTGGAACCGTAAATGGTCCATCTGTTAATATCACAGGTCTTTCAATTAACAATTTAACAGTTTCAGGAGATACATCTTTATCAGCGACAACAATTAGTTCATTATCTGCTTCTACAATATTTAGTGGAAGCACAAATCTATATTCTATATTTCAACAAATAGGAGGTGGTTCTCAAACAGCAGTACAACCAGGAACAAATATCACAACGGCTGGAACAATATCAACTCCAATAATTTCAACAGTTGACTCTCCAGCATTTAATAATTTATCAACCTCTGGAACAAGTATTTTTAGTGGAAATAGTACAAATGAAATTTTTGTTATTAGAAATCCTGATGTTTATCCATCAGGTCAAGATAGTTTTCAAGTTTGGGATGGTACAAATGCAAAGCAAATATTTATTGATAGTTCAAATCAAATTGGTTTTACTGCTGGCACAAATGGTCCACTTTATTTTGGAACATTCGCCAATCCATCTGCTGGATTAGGTGGATTCAGTTCTCCTAATCAAGTTATAAATTGTTATTCTGTTAACACCATAAGAATGGGTGTTGGAGGGTCTGGTTCATATTTTGCAACTACTGAACCAAAGGCACTTTTTGAAGCAAGAGGTAAAACTGACGAAATACAATTAATTGTTCAAAAAAATAATTCACAAACTGAAAACATAATAGAAGTTAGAGATTCTTCCGAAGTTCCTCTATTGATTGTGGATGCTACGGGCAAATTAACAGCTTCCACAGCAACAATTGTAGGTCTTTCAGCAACTACACTAAGTGGTGGTACTGCTAGATTAGCGGAAAATGTTGGAACTGTTATATATTCTGCTGGAACTGATTTGTATAATATTTTTTCTGTAATCAGTAGTGGTATAAGCTCTTTTTTTTCGACACAAATTTTAAGTGCTAGTAATATAACTACAATAACACATAATTTAGGTACGAAATTTATCACTGTTAATTTATGGAACTCTAGTGGTGATTTAACAGAAGCAACAATAAACAGAACCGGAACAACGTCAGTAAACATAACAGTGGCAACAACTGATACATATGACATAGTTATACATGGATAAACAAATTAAAAGAAAATGAAACCGTTTGAAAGTGGTATAAATATAAGACCGTTAACATCTGATACATATAGTATCTTAGCTAGAACTTCTGGAAATACGGATGCTTTTGCTGTATTTTCTAATGGGACAGTAAACATTGGTACTGCGACTACAACTAGTCAACGCTTATTTAGAGTTGGTCAAGATACAGCTTTTGTAGATATAGGTAGTTTAATAGGCGCACCATCCAATGCTGCATTATATATGAATGCTGCAACTCCTTCTTCTATAAATTATACGATTAGAACCAATACTTCTGATACTTATTTTAATGCCCAAGGTTCAATTTCTTCTAATGCGAGAATACAAGTTAGTGGCAATGATAGAATTTTTGTTGGCGGGGCAAATCAAAATCTTAGACGTTTTGAGTTTAGTCCTGCAAATCAAACATCTAACGCAGCTTCAACAGAACTAAATGGATGGCTATATAATAACTACACTAAATCTTATGTAGTTGGAACAATGCCTATTATAAGAGAAAATTATTGGAAGAGTACGTTAATTGATTTTACAGCTCCTTCTGTTGTATCTAATGCTTATGCTAATTATTATGAAGCTTTAAGTGGAACTACCGCAGTAACATTTACTACAAATTACGTTGCTGGATTTAATGGCGGAGATGGTATTAGTATTAGTGCTCAAACAGCTTCTCAAACTTCAATTCAAGCATTGGTTGGTACACCAACACAGCCTGCTTTATATTTAGGTGTTGCCAATCCATCATCAACTAACTATACATTAAATTGGGATGGAAATATAAAATTAAATTCTCAAACTTCAACGAATGGTATTATATTGCTTGCAGGTGGTTCTGCTAGATTAACTATTAGCAGTAGTGATAATAGTTCAAGTGATTCTTTTTCATTCACTCCGAGGGCAAGAACAGGTATACCAACTGGAACTAATACAAAATTATTCAGATTAGTTACTTCAACACAAACTTGGGCAGGAGGAAATGTTGACGTTATATCTAGCGCTGTTTTTGAAGCGCCGACCATTGCTTTTGCATCTGCATCTACAGCTACCAGCGTTTATAATTTAATGGTTAATAGTACTATTGCTGGTTCTAATGCATTTATTCAAAATAATTTTGCTGCTGGATTTGTTGGCGATGTTAGTATAACAGGAACTACTACTACAACTGGACTTTCTGTATCTGCTTTAACTGCGAATACTTTATATATAAAAGGAATAGATACTTTATCTTCTACTACAAATACTCAAATTACAAATAGTGGTAATACAAATATTGTTAGAATTTTTAATAATGCTAATGTTCTTATTGGTACTGGCTCAACTACTAATCAACGTATTTTAAGAGTTACTCAAAACACAGCTACTTTAGATATTGGTTCTTGGGTTGGATTAACAGCTAATCCAGCATTATATTTTAATCCCACAACTCCAGATGGTAATAATTATGGATTAGCAGGCTCAAATACAATTACCTATCTAAATGCTCCGGTATTATCTGGTAGCGTAATTATGCGTGTATTTGGTAATGACATTATTGTTGGAACAAATACTGGACTTACATTCACACCAACAGTAACTAACACAGGTGCTGTTACCAACTTTACATTTACAAAACCTAATAACACTTTCCAAAACATTAGTACGCCAATTAATGGATTTTTATACAATTTAGGAACACGTTCATGGTTACAAGGAAATATTACATCCAATCAAAGTGAAGTTTATTATACACAACCTGTTTATTCATTTGGTGGAGTAAGTACAGCAAGCAATGTTTCTACAATGGCTATTGCAGGTGCACCATCAGGTGCTTCTAACACTTCTTTACTTGCAACTAGTGCATTCTTAATTGAAACTGGTGTTGTAGGAACAGGCGTTACGACTTCATATGGTGCGTTCATCAATGCGCAATCAGGTGCATTAACAAATATAGCACTAGCAGTTAGTGGAGGAACATCTTTTTCTTCAAATACTTTAACAGGATTTACTGTTACTGGCCCTACTGCAATACCAGCGTTTGTTGTAGATACAAATGTTTCAAGAGTAGGTATTGGCGGTATTTATCCTGCATTTGCTTTAGATGTTATTGGAAAATCAACAACAGATGTTGTTGGAAGATTTGTTGGTGATAGTAATAGAGGCTCAAGTTTAAGACTCACAAGAGGTGCTTCTTATGAATGGGCATTAGGATGTGGTGGTGGAACTGGAATTATTCCTGCCTCATCATTTGGTATTCACGATGTAGGTTTAGTTGCTACAAGATTTTTCATTGCTCATTCAACAGGACTTGTTGGAATAAATACAATTGGACCAATTGAAAGATTAGATGTTAATGGTAATGCTTATATACGTAGTGGAATAACTGCAACAACATTAACTATTAGTGGAAACACCATTATTAATAATTCTAATGCTACATCTGAATTGTTTTTAGTAAAAAGTGGAACAAACTTAACTATTAGAAATACTGGAGCAGGTGCAGCAATTTATACTGATACTGTAAGTCTTGGATTGGGTTCAAATAGTACGGTTATTTTTTCTTTGCAAACTAATGGTAGTACAATGCAATTTGCAGATGCAAAGGACATAGGGTTTAATGCAACTACTGGTACTAAAATTGGACTTTCCACAACACAAAAATTTGCTTTTTGGAATAATACTCCAATAATTCAACCAGTAAGTGGAACCTCTATTAATAAAGTATTAAGTGAGACTGGTTTAATTGCTACAGGTTTAACTTCGTATTTTAGTCATCCACTTGGAGTTGGAACTTCTGCACCTAATGGACAATTACATGTAAGTGGAAATACAAGCGGTACGCTTTTTAGAATAACAAATTCTGCTGGTAATAATGGTTTTGTAATGGATAATGGTGATTTAAAATCACAATTTTATGGTGGTGGTGGAATTAGTTATCCATCAGTTTGTTCAACAGCATCAAATCAATTTGGAGTTGGATTTTCCAATACAGGTGTTGCATTAGTAGCAGCTTCAGTTGCAAGGTTAGTGTTAAGTGGTTCTAGTGGTATTTTATTAAATGGAAATCAAAATGTTGTTGGTGGAATAAATGTTTATTTTACTGGTAATACTGTCCTTGAAAATCTAACAGCAACAACTGCAAATTTCACTGGCCTTACTTTAGGATACAGAGAATTAAATTCTGATTATGCGATTACAGCGAATGATTATACAATGAATATTACTGCTAATACAATTACAGTAACATTACCAACAGCAGTTGGTGCAACTGGAAGAATTTATAATGTAAAAAATATGGGCTCTGGAACTGTAACATTAAGTGGTACAAGTAGTCAAACTATAGATGAAAACACAACACAATCAATTATAAAACCTAATTCAATTAAAGTTCAAAGTACTGGAGCAAATTGGATAATAATATAAAATAAAAAAAAAAAAAAAGATATGAGTTATTTTGGAAATTTATACGATTCAAATTTTGAAAAAAATGTTGATATAAACCAATTCAGAGGTTTAAAAACATACGAGGTTATACGTTTAGCAGGTTCTAATCTAGCTGGCGCTAGTGGTAGTTTAGATGTTGGTACTTGGATAACTGGTGGTACCAATAATGGAGCACCATATCTTAGTGGTGGTCAAGTTACTTTCCAAACAAATACTACTGCAAATGGAAGTGCTAGTCTAAGAAGTGCAAAAATAGCAAGATTTGTTGGTGCATCTGGAAATTTTTTTAGAGGCGCAATGAGATTTGGAGATACTGGAACCACTAATAACTGGAGAAAATTTGGAGCTTATGATATTGATAATGGTTTTTATTTCTTTTTATCTGGAACAACTTTTGGCGTAGGCTCTAGAAAAGGAACTATTGACACTCATGTTAATTCAGGAAGTTTTAATGGATTATATGGAAATTCATATAGTATAGACATTGGAGTGCATACTTATGAAATACATTATTCAAATACTTTTACTTATTTTTTATTCGACAATAAATTATTACACAAATTATCTTCAAGTGGTACTACCAATATTAATACAGGACATTTATATATTACAGCTGAAAACGTGAACACAAATGGTTCTACAACAAATGTAATAATGGATGCTAGAGCTATGACAATAAATAGAGCGGGTGTTGAAAATACAAAACCCACGTTTTATAATATTGCGACAAACGAAACAAGAGTTCTCAAAACAAGTCCAGGTACATTACATGTCATCAATGTAAATAGTAAAGGTTCAGGAGGGGGTTCAATAGCATTTTATGACGGATTAAGTGCAGCTGGCACAGCTATTTGTTCCATTGATACAACAACAGTACAAGGATACTTTGAATATCATTTAGATTTTAATTCAGGTTTAACTTATGTATCAACATCAACTCTTGGAAACGTAACTGTAATTTGGGAATAATAATATTACGTAGCCAATCCTTGACTTACAGAAGCAAAATCTTGATTTAAATTAATGATACTACGTTGTTCACGTATATCAATATTTCCCTCACCAAATTTCTTTTTAGTAGTATATAGATTATATTGTCTGTAAATACGATTTTGGTCATCAAAATAACTTAATATAGAAGTTTCTAAATCTCTAGTTGAATTTCCAAAAATACCAAATCCTAAAGTTTTAATTGTCATATCAGTCATTTCAACTTCCATACATACTGGGTCAAAAAATGTATTAGACATAAGAATTTTTTGACCTTTTTGACCAATATCAACAGTTGCATTAGAAGAAATTATACTTGGTTCATCTGGAGTTAACGTTAAAAATAAATTAGTTCCGCCTGGGTCAAGTGTATATGCATTTGCACCTTGATTTATAGTATTGTTATTAGTAGAAATAGAAACTAATTCAGATGAAGTTACTATTCTATGAAGATTTTTAATCTTAACATCATTTTTGTCAAAATACTCTATTTGATATCCAACAATACTTCCTGCTTTTTGAAATTGTGCAGAAGGTATTACTATACCTTTTTTAGAAATCTTTATACTATTATCATCACTTGATACAACATATGAACAATCTTGAATAACCGTCTCAATAGTTTTAGGTTTAATCAATATTGAATAAAATCCAATTTGATTGAATTTTTCAGCTGGTAATCTTAACTTATATATACCATCAGCACCTAATAGTTTTTTTAAATCAGCATCAGTAATATTAGAAAATAAAGGTTGAAAAGCTACATCTCCCAATTCTTCTCTACTAGCACTAAAAGCATATAATACGTCAACTTCATCGACACCTACACTTGAAAGGGTTTTAGTTCCAAAAATTCCTATACTCATAATATTAAATAGTTTATATTTTAAAAGTTTTGTATTGGAAACGGTGCAAAAAATTGATTTAACGTTTCCAAAATTTGTAATGTTTGAACAGAATCAGTTGCATCAAAAGTTATGGTATCATATCCTCTAACAATATATTCCGCCTTTTTTTGCTTTGATTTAGAAGGAGGACTAAACGTAACATTAAAAACAAAATCAAGTGCAGAATTAGCTGCTTTCATTACGACTACACTACCAGAAGGTCCACTTTGAGACTTGATAGCATAACCAAGTTTCAACAATAAAGCATATAAAGTGTTTTTTGTTATATCAAATGATGATTGCGATGTTCCGGAATGCTGTTTTGGAGGAGGAGGTATAGGAGGCGGTGGTGGCGGAGAAGCAACTACCAATCCCGGAATAGCTCCAGAAGTAGATGGATTTAACCAAAATTCAGATTCGCTATCATTAAAATTAAGATTAACAAAAGACTGTAAAAATATTTGAGGTGATATCTTATGATTTACCTTAACATAATCAATAGAAGTATTAACGTTAAAATCTAATGTTGCAGATTGTTCAGAAATTATTTTAAACGTTTTTTCAGAAACCGTATATAATTGTAGGGGAGCATACTGATTAAAATCTAAATTACATTGAGATAATAATTTTAAATTTATTTCTAAATTATTCATCTCCATCAATCTTTGAGATTTCAATTCAACAATAGCATTAATTGAGGTTTGACCTGAGTTAATTACAAAATTTTTAAAAACTAAATTTTGATTATTGCCATCCACTAAAGATATTTCACTTCCAATAGAAGCAGGCATGCTTTTACCAGTTCCAGAGTAAGCATTATCAATACCTGTTGGCGTTTCAGCAGATGCATCACTTCCAAAAGCTGATTCAATTAACAGTTGGAAAAATTGTCCATTTATAGGAGCTGCTTTATCAAACACAATCTCTATTGGAATAAATTTATTCATATTATTTTTTTTAATAATATGTTTATCTTTTTTAAATTGTATTTTTAATTTAGTGTCATTAAATGGTAGTGGATATAAAGGAAAATAATCATCAAAAGAATTAGTATTAATGATTACATTAGGATTTGATATTGTAGTTCCTTTTTTTACAGCATATCGAAATTGCTCCGCTGTTTCAGCACTTACAGTTGGTCCTAATGAATCTCTTCTGTATTTATCATAATTAGAATTATCTAATATATTTGAAGAAGTCCAAATAGGAACATTAATATAATAACTATCTCCAGTATTATATCCAAGTACAACTGTAATTTTTTTATTACTTCTTAAAGTAGGTGTAACAAAAGTCGTATTTGTATATGTAATCGCTGTGGTTGCAGTTAATTGTAATTTTGCTGCTGATAATGTTGGTTTTGTATTTTTATTAATTATTTTATCATAATAATCATTAAATACATTTGCTAACTTTGTATTGTTATAATACAGTTCATTAAATTCAGGTTTAGAAAAATTGCTTTGTAAATAATTAAAGAACTGAACAGCTATATTTTCATTATTAGGATTATCTAAAAAATCCCTTACAGTAAATTCATTAACCGTACCACCACCTATAGAGGATGTGTAAACTAAATAACCACTTCTAAGCTTTAGTTCACTATCATCAATTTCTGTTTGTCCAGAAAACTGTGGTATTATTCGTATTTCATTAGTTCTTAACAAATTTTTATTTATTAATATCAATTCTGTATAATGGAGCTTTAGTCACAATATTATGTGCTCCACTAGTACTAGCTGAATAAGATTCTATATTCTCAAAAAAACCATAATCCACAAAATAAGGATTCACTAATTGTCTTGGCATAAAAGTTCTGAATGGGTCTAAATAAGTATAAACATAATCATCAACTAAACTTAAAGTTCTATTCAATGGAACAGTAACATACCAATCACTATGATTTTTAGTTTTATAAGTACCATCAGGTTGTAAAATACCCAAATCCCTTTTATCTAAAAACAGGCTTATTTTATATATTGGTTCCATTTAATGTATAAATATCAAAATCTAAATTTTATAATTGTTTAAAAGGTATCCTCACTGAATTACTATTTGTACATGTATATATTATATCTCCAGATAATGGAGTAAAATATCCGCGTCTAAATGAGCTTTTAGAATTAGGAAGCAAAATACCTTTTATGGACACATCTGTCAATTGAATGTGACCATTATATGAAAAATCCACTGAAGAACAATCAACAGTAGCACCGGTAGAAGCAACGTTGCTTAACACTCTTGGTACATACATCTGGTTATATTCAGTGACTGCATAATATTCTGGTATTCCACTTAATGCTCCTGAACCTAAGTTATTTGTTGCTTCGAATGTCATTGTCATTGGTGCTCCTGACAACATACCGTTTGGAGAAAAATAAGAGATATTTTCAAGAGATAAAATGTAATTAGAAATAGTAAAAGAAGAATTTGATTTTTTATAAGATTCATTTGTTGGTAAAACAATGGAAGATTTATTTAAATCTTGATTAAGTCCTCTAATAAAATATTTTTCTCCTGGATTTACAGTAGTACCAGAAATTGTAACCGGTATTTCTCCATTATTCAAAACAGACAACATCATAGTTTGTCTTGTGTTTTGAGATGTTTGATTCCATTTAAAAAATCCAATATTAGATTTGTTATTTGTACTATCTAATTTGAAATTGTTATATGAATTCGATAACTTAACATTGGATTGTGGATATATATCTCTTAAATTAACTTTAATATAGTTGAATTTATATGGTGGTCCTGGCAATCTACCAAATCCAAATGATAAAAATTGCGAACATGCTACAGATACTATACTATCTTCAAAAGTGGTTTCTATAAGACTGTCTTTAGTATTTGGAGCCGGTATGACATTACTACTAAGTGAATTATTAAATGGGTTATACCCCATAAAAATTAAATTATTAGTAAAAGCTTCTGTAACTTTGTCAAAAAATGCATTGTTTTGTCCTAAAGTATTTAATGTACAGGCACTATTAAATTTATCATAGTTTAAATAAAAATTCTTTAATTTAGTAGTTAAATAATATTTTTTACTTCCAGAAGGTCCAGAGTCTTTTTCTGATTCAAAAATTACATTAGAATAAGTGTATTGAGTGCTTACGCTAAATCCAACAGTCTGAGCCGGTTGTAAAGAAAAAGTTTCCTTTGTAGAAAAGAAAAATGAGTATCTTGCCTTTGAATAACTTTTGTTTGGTTTACTAAAGTTTTTGTTTGATGGTAATTCAATTACAATATCAGATAAAGGTTGAGCTGAAATAGTTATAGCAGTTAAAGGATTATTTTTTAAAATTAACTTATTATTATAAACGACAGTATCTCCTTTGTTGACAATAGTAAGGTGATACATTCCCACATTTGGAGAAAATCCTTCTGTAGCATCTAAATTCCATTTATATACATTTCCATATCCTTGGGTAGTTTGAACTGATTTTGGTGATTTGTTTGCCTTAACAGCTCCAATTTTTTTATTTTGATTATTCATCAAAATAAAAGAACTAAATTTAGTAATTAAACTATCTTGAATATTTATTCTTGAAACTGGACCTAAATTTGGTACTGCTCCGACATTGCTTAAAGCAATATTTTGTGTAGGAGATTTAAAAGCCAATTCAACTACTTTCTCTAAATCATAAACATCATTATCTAAAATAGTTACAAATGTAGAGCCTGAAATATCTCCCTCTTTAAATGTTAATGTTATTTCAGAAGATGTTGTTGTTGTTTTATTTAAAATATAATCTGTTCCTACTACCGCTGTACTATTAGATGTTGCATATAAAACAATAGATTGTCCTGGAACTTCTATTGCTTTATCAAAGAAATAAGAAATAAGAACTCCAGACTGATTGCTTTTTAAAATAACCGCATCAGAAGTAAATTGTATTTTAGAAGGCACATCGTTATCAAAAATATTAACTGTCAATTTTGAATCTGAATCACTTTTTGGTGCACAAAATTTTAAGTCAGTTAATTTAAAAGAAAGAGTTTCCGCACTTTCTACAAATTTATCATCAAAAATATTTAAATTAACAGTTTTAACCTGCTCTCCAATATTCCATTTGATATTTTGAGCAGCATAACTAAAATCTGAATTTGGATTACGAATAGTATTATCTACATCTAATACAACAGAAACTTCTTCAAGTCCATATGCACTAGGTTCATCTAACGTTACATCTATTTTAACATTCCCGTCTGTTTCTTGGAGATTTAAAGTAGTTTGAGGAAAAGATACTGATAAAGGCGCTTTTAAATCAAAATATTTTTTTATCCAATGTCTATCGTATAAAAACGGAAAATCATTATCAATTTCTATAACATTTCCATCATCATCAACATCTGCTGTTTGAGAACCAAATTTAACAATATTTCCATCTAAATCATAAAATAAATAAGGAACTCTTTGAACAAATAAAATATTACGTTCAGTATCTATTGTACTAAAATCAATATATCTAGTTTTTGGTACTCCATTATTTTGTCTAATTAAACTATCTGATTGTTCTAATTCAGATTTATTAACTTCAAACATAAAAGAATAAGCAGATTTATTTTTACCATATAAATTTCTAGACATTCCATTTGATTTTTGTGTCATTTCAAATGTTTTAACAGCAAATGTTTTTCCAGTTACATTATCATGTGATATTTTTGGTAAGTTTAATGTCAATCCTTCTGACTCTTTAATATCAAAAATAACATTTTCTGTATTGACAAATTTAGATTCAACTAATCCAAAAATACAAAACTTTAAAGAGTCTTGACGCTCTTTATTATATTGTTCTGTAATATTGAATATATTATTAATTCGCTCATTTTTTATATCCTTTGAAGTTCTACTTAACTCAATAGATATAAATACATCTTCATCATTTGCTAGTGCAAATGAACTTTTAGGTAATAATATTTTTCTATTGTTATACATTGTTATTTATAATATCCATGATACTCTGATAAGTCATCACCATATTGTTCAAAGAACATATTGGTTACTTTATTATCTTTATCTCTATATGTTGTTCCGTTATAATCAAAATCTCTACTAATACCATCATGCACAACACCTTTGTCGCCGCCTTCGCCTTCTGTTCTTACCCAATATGTAGGAATGCCTGTATCTGCTCCAACAGAAAAATAAAATTCATAATTACCACTTCCGTTATTAACCGGTGCATCTTTATAAGATACATTAAAAGTATAATTAGCAACTGTGTATCTATTCAAGTCGGTATTGAATGCAGCATTACCTGGTAAAGTTAAAGCTACTCCCCACAACATTCCAGCGACATTACTACTAGAATGTTCTCCATCTCCATTTAAAAATATAAGTTTTCCAGGATGTAGTTCTATAATTTCATTTCTCTCTGCATATTTTACATTACTATCTTTATCATAATAATACATACCAGCTCCAAATCTATTTTTTAATTTTACGGGTATTTCACCATCATTTCTCAAACGAACACCATAAGCCAAAGGTGCTCTGTTGATTTTCAAACGTGCATATGTTGGAATAACAAAATTATAAGGTTTAACGATATTTTCATTACCCGATTTCATAATTCTGTATATATCAAGTCCACCTCTTTTGATGAAATTTTGTGTACCTAATGCTAAAGATAAATTTTGATTATCAATATTATATATATCATTAAACCAATCTTTTGGTGTATACATATCTCCTACCATTCCTTTAGGAGTAATTCTAGGACTAGACACAGAATTTTGCCCATTTTGAATATCTTGTGTAGGAATATCTGCACCCCAAGGAGCACGAACATATCTTGGCCATCCTTGTGGTTTCATAAAATAACCATAACCACATTCAACTCGTTGATATTTTTCGCCGTTGTTAACTTTTGAATATCCTGCAAAAGGTCTTGTTAAAGTAGGCTCAGTCCAATAAGGTTCAAATCCATTTGCATAAGTTTCATTCCACGCAACACCAGATTCATATTTATACATAAAGTTTTTAGAAGCAACTAATGATATACGATTCCCAAAAAAAATACCAGGACCATCTCCGGCTGGGTCCGGAACATATTGTATTCCAAATCCACCGGCTACCCCATCAACTTCCATACCCAACAAATCTCCATCTTCATAAGCTGGCTCTTCCATGTAATATCTATCAGTAGAATATTTAATTCTTTCTGACCCTGACACAAATCTTTGTATAATAGGTTTAGAAGGCACAGAATATGGAACTGGATAATTTAAAGACCAAGGTTTTTCATAAGGGAATTGACCTAATTCTGCTGGAGCAGGATAACTTGGATGTTCAACATCATTGCCGGCAACATAATTTAAATCAAAATGACTTACAAGATAAAATGCATTATTCATCCAATATGAATAACTTCCAGTTGTTCTTGTTGCTAATGATTCATCAATAAATTCTTTAAATTGATAAGAACTTAACCAAAGACCTTTATTTAATGTTTTAAAACCATTATCATCTGTTTTATAACCATTGGGGTCATATAAATTCGCAGGTAACTTTAATACATAACATCCAAATTCTGTGTATTCAACTTGTCTTCTGTTTTCAGCAAATTCATTGTACCAAACATATTGAGAACCATCATCTCTATCTAAATCGTTATCTATTCTAGATACTGTTAATGTTCTAATGGGAAAATTTTGAGCGGTCATATCTCTGACTTGAATCTTTAATTTTCTATTAGCATTTTTAGCAACTGTAACTTCTAATTTTTCATTTGGCGCAAAAGCTACTGGTGGAAATATATAAGTGGCCCATTTTCTTAAATCTAATGGTGCAGAAATATTCAATTGAGTATATCCACTTTGAAAATCTCCCCAAGATGGAACTACATTAATAGCAAATTGTTGAAAATATAAATGGGGTATTGTTGATACGTTTGGACTTTCAGTAGTAGGATAAGGAAAGAAATTCAATGCAATTTCATCTTTAGTCATACCTTGTTTTAACAAATCAACTTCCATCATAAAAGTTTGTGTACCAGTTGGAACATCATAAATGATGAATTCTCCTTTTTCATTTGTTAAGGCTGAATATCTGTATTTGTCCGGAACATTTTTTAATTGCTCGGTTGAAGTTAAAAAGTTTTGAGCAAACTTATAAGTTTCTTCATTAAAGTATTGTCCTTTAGAAGAATTTTCTTTTAAATTTAAAGTTATTCTATTTCCAGAATCATCAACAGATGCTATATCAGGAAATTCATCCGTAGCTTTAAAAATTGCTACTGGAACATTAGATAATGGAATTCTAATTTTATTACCATTCTCATCATTTATTTTTTGTATTGCTTCTAATTTTCCAAAAACAACGCCTGTTGGAGATTCTTTAAATACAGTTTCTCCCTCAACACTATTTATAACACTTAGAGTGTTTAATGAATTATATGTCTTAATGAGAGTAACACTAGCATACATGTCATCAACAGAAACATTTTGAAATTCAGTCCAAAAAGTATATTGATTTCCAAAAGTAGTTTGATTTATACTAATAAATTTCTGTCTACTTGAACCTCTTTGATTTTCGTCCAATTCATAATTTAACGTTTGAACCGAAGTTTTACCGGTAATGAATTTTACAGAAGGATTGTGTTTAAAATTATTATTAGGGAGCCTAGTATTATTAACATCAAATTGATTATCTACTATTTTGAAAGGTTTTCCTAATGCATCAAATATAAGATACCCTAAAGGCAAATCTTTGAAATCAGGGTGGTCAATCCCAAAGAAGTTCGTTACTCTTGTACCTTTGGTAAAATTTTTTATCTCTATAACTTCACTCTGAATCATTGATGGTTAAATTAATTAAAAACACAAAAAAGTCAACTATAACCCTTATATTGTAATAGGATTTATAACTTTAAATCTAAGAGTATCAGATATTAATCTTTTTGTGCCAAATTCTGATATTCTAAATTCAATTTTATATGTTTGTAAGTCTAATAACCATGACGTGTCCAAGTCAAAAAAACAAGATAAACAATCATCAACAATAGCATTATTCATTGCAGTCCAAGGAACTAATTCATCTAATCCCATGGAAATTCTATATTCTAAACCAAAATCAGTAAATGGTTTTTGGTTTGAAAAAGACATCCTAACATCCGCATAAACACGATATATTTCTCCAGACACCAATGGTGCATTATTTGGCACACCATAAATATCAACAGCATAATCATTAACGCGTTTCGAATTATTATTATAATAGTTATCTCTAATGTCAAAGTAATTTGTAAAATCCGTACTATCTCTTCCTGGAACAAACGTTACACCTTCCCAAATATCTTTATATTTTTGTCCTTTAGTTGCAGCCGACATATTAATGTCAACATAATATACACCTTTAGAATGATGAGTAGGAGTTAAACCACTATATACCATAGTATTTGAACTATTTCTTATAGTAACAGTTCCTGCTGAATAATAATTTGTAGCTTGATTACCACTAAACAAATAAAGGAATAATCTTGAAATTCTATTGTTGGTTACCCAATGTCTATCATCGCGTATTACTTGATTATAAGTTACTTCGATATATGGTTTAAAAGCATAGTTTGTTTTGTGTGAATAAAAAGAAGAAATATACCTAGTATCTCCAGAAATCAACTCAAAAGGTCTTGTATATGCAATACCAATACCATAGTTTGTTGAGCCTCCACTTAACCATCCGTTTACCATACTAGAAATATCTACTGATATGTCCTCAGAACCTATTGGGAAATTTTGTGTTACATAATTAGTTGTTTGTGCAGAAGGGTTAGTGAAAACACCTGGATTATCCCAACCTACAAATGTAGTGGCACTTAACCAATTGGAATAGCCACTTAAAATACTTGATGTATTTTTAAATGTAATTGCTTTTTGGTCATCCAACGAACCTCCTCTTCCTTCATTCCAATCCTTGTTTATAGGAAAAAAAATAAGGTCAAAACCAGCGGCAATATTTTTATTCAAAACATCATATACAAATTCCGGTTCTAACATCTTATCAGACGGAATTGCATTCTTGTATTTCAAAACATAAGATACAGTATAAGCACTATTGATGGTCAAATCCGAATATTTTACTTGTAAATCAGCTAAATCAAAATAAGCTAAATGTCTAGAAATTGAATTACGTTTAGCTAAAGCAGTATCTGTTCCACCTCCACCATATACAAGAGAAAATACGTTCTCCTGAGAAGCATTTAAGTTCTCATATATAAGTCCACTTTGAATTGTATTCTCCTTGTTAGGATATATTCGATATTTACCCATATTATAATGAAGTTTTTCATAAATATATAAGATAATATATTTTAGCTTAATATTATTAGGTAGAAACACTGACTTTTTTTCCATTCCTATTTATCTTTAATTCAATTAAAATGGCTCGAAAATCAATAAATATTAGATTTCCATTTGAGGAAACTCAAGATGGTGGAGTATTTCAAACAAATACCACCACAGAAAGAGCTTTACGAGACGATTTAGTATCATTATTAACCACAAAGAGAAGACAAAGAGTAATGAGAAATAACCTATTTTCTCCCATTTTTGACTACTTAGATGAACCTCTAGATACAATAATGCAGCAACGTTTGGAAACAGACATCAAGACTAAGGTAGGTGAATTTATACCGCAAATTGAAATACAAAGAATACAATATACTCCTAAACCGGAAGAGAATTTGTTGGGTATAAAAATCATATTTAGCATTTCAGAATTATTTGACACTGTACAAACAGTGGAACTTAACATTCCAACAAACGATAACCCAAATTTAGATACAACAACTTAATAAATAATGGCAACGAGTAGTAATAGAAATACCATAGCAAAAAATCAAACTTATCTAAATAGAGATTTTAATAGCATTAGAGAGGATTTGATGAACATATTAAAGGTTTATTATCCTGAACAATGGCAAGATTTCAATTCTGTAAGCATTGGAATGTCATTGGTTGATTTAATGGCTTATGTCTCAGATTTACTTTCATATCATACAGATAAGAGATTTAATGAGATGTTTCTTGAAACAGCTCAGGAAAAAACATCTTTATACCGTCTTGCAAAAAATTTAGGTTATAAAGCTCCAGGTTTTAGACCAGCAATAACAATAGCAGATTTTTCAATAGAAGTTCCTCCAACAGCAAATGGTCCTGACGAAACTTATTTACCTTTATTCAGACCAGGAGTTCAAATTAAAGGAGCAGCACAAATTTTCGAGACAACAAATGAGATTGATTTTTCTAGTGACTTTTCTGAAAATGGAATAGCAAATAGAAAAATAGAACCTATTTTTAACTCTAATCAAGATATTTTAAGATACAGAATTACAAAAAGAGAAATTGCCAAAGCTGGACAAACAAAAACATTTTCTTTAACAATTGATGTTGCTGATTCTCAAACACCATTCTTTGAAGTGTTTTTACCAGATACAAATGTTTTAGAAATACTTAGTGTTATAGCAAAACCAGGAACTGATTTTGCAACTGAACCAACATACGATGAATTTAATGATATTGATTTAAAATATTGGGAAGTAGATGATTTACCAGAAGATAGAGTATTTGTAGAAGACACTTCTATAGCTGCGGTTAATGGTATTAGTTCCGGTGAGTATATAAATGTAACACAAAGATTCACAAAAGAATTTATGGCAGATGGAACTTGTAAGTTAACTTTTGGCGGAGGTACAGCTTTCAATGATTCATATGAAAGATATTTAGAAAGTATTCCTATTGGTCAAACAGGTCAAATCCAAATTAGAGATATGTTAGACAATGGCTCTTTAGGAGTTATGTTACCAGCAACCTCAACTTTATATGTAAAATATAGAATTGGTGGCGGAAATTTATCTAATGTTGGGTCTAATGTATTACAACAAATTTCCAATATTAACTCCGTAATAATGGGGTCTAGTGCTCAATTAAATCAACAAGTTATTGGCTCTACTACTGCTACTAACGTTGTACCGGCAATTGGTGGAGCTGACCTGCCAACAGCTGATGAATTAAGATATAATATTTCTGGAAATTTTGCTGCACAAAGAAGATGTGTAACATTACAAGATTATATTACTAGAGCATATCAATTACCAGGAAAATTTGGTGCACCATTTAAAATACATGGTGATACACAAGATAATAAAATAATACTTTATATTCTTTCTAAAGATGCTAATGGAAAATTATTAACAAACTCTTTAAGTACTGTAAAGAGTAATTTGGTTACTTATATAGAACCTTATAGAATGTTAAATGATTTCGTGGAAATAAATGATGGAAAAGTTATTAATCTTTCTGTTGAAATCGATTTATTTACTGATAAAGTATTTAATGGAAACGAAATAAAATTAAATGCTATTAATGCTGTTAAAGATTTCTTTGATATAAACAAATGGAATATGAATCAAAACATTTATGTTTCACAAGTTGTTGATGTATTAAGAGAAATACCTGGAGTTGTTAACGTTGTAGATGTAAGATTTTACAACATGGATGGTGGAGCTTATTCAAACACCTTAATTGCTCAAGCCAATGGTCAAAGAACATTAGTTCAAGCACCTGGTACTTTTAGAACAGTTATCAATTATTTGGACAATTGTATATATTCAACTGCTATTTCAATGTTTGAAATTCGTTATCCAGAGCGTGATATCCGAGTAAGAATCGGTTAATTAATTTATACTTTTTAAATATGCCAATATTCGTTACAATACCTAAAATACTTCAATATTTACAAACACGTCTTGTTTTAATAGAAAAAATAATTAAATCAAAGCCAAAAACAGTAGCAATTCCACGACTAATAGAAGAACCAAGACCAAATAGATTTAGACCAGTTCCTATTGAACAAGAACCAAAAAGAAATAATAGATTTATTGTAATATTACCGCCTGAGTTTGGAATAGAATCATATTTTATTCAAAAAATCAATAGACCCAAAATATCTTTTACACAAAATAAATATGAATGGGCAAATATAGAATTGGAATTATTCGATGTAATTGGTCCATCTACAACAAAAGCAATATATAAAATAATTGATTTTTGTCAAGAACATAAAAATTTAAATGTAAAAGAAAATTTTTTATTTAGTTTATCAATTCAATCTTTAGACCCTGTAGGATGTGTTGTAGAGGAGTGGGTTATCGATATAAAAGAGATATTAAATATAGATTTTGGAGATTGTGATTACAGCAATGATGATGTTCAAAAAATAAAAATTTTGATTAAACCCTATAATTGCGAATTAGTTAATTAATCCTTACAACATTTGAAATTAAATCTTGTAATTTAGTACCAGTTAGATATGGTTCTAATTGCAGGGTTAAATTATTTGGAACCGCTGGACTTTGAGGAGTGTGTACATGTGTAATTAAAAATCTTAATATCAATCTTAAAAGTATAATTAATTCATCACCAAATACTGTGGGATGTAATGAATCAGCTAAACTGCCAAAATCTTTCAATCTTGTACTAAGCTCAACATCTGTTCCTAAGTTAGGTTTTTTAAATTTTCCTTCTGGAGAATATATATTAATATTAGTAGATTGAAAATTTATTTGAGAATAAGGAACAAATGTACTTTCAGATAATGCTAATCTGTCAAAAATTCTAATTGAATTTGGATTCACATTTTCAGTTTCTACTTGTTTAATTTCTATTTGACAAGGAGTGTTTGTATTTAAATCGGTAGTACCTTTTTTAAACCTTCCAGCTCTAATCAAAACAGACCTAGGAGAAAATGTAATATCAGCATCTTGTCTTCCTTGTAAAGCAATATCACTTGGTTGAGGGTAATAAAAAGCAGCTTTATTTAAATTATTTGTTGTTGGGTTTGAAGCAGTATTTTTTTGAGAAAAATTATTGATGTTAAAAATCTCAGATGCATCTGTATAGGATTGATAAGGTAATTTTGTTTGTTGACTTATTACAGGACCTAACCAATATCTAGTTGACGTTAAATCCAAAGGATTTTCACTGATAACAAGAACCATTTCACCAACTTGAGGACGTATGTGAGAAAATTCAGACAGTAATGGTATACAAATTGGAAGTTTATCCGTAGGGGTATCTCTATCTTTTCCGGGTTTAATAGCTCCATTTTCATCTAGAGTTACTATTTCAGCTTTTAAACGATTAAAGCCGGCATAATCATCAGTACTTCGAACAACAGCAGCATAGATAATCCTCAAAGATGACGAAGGGTCACCTCTGTAATTATCTTGACCTCCCATAGATAGGAGAGATTCAGACATGCTGGTAAAATCGTTCTTGCCCATTATTTTGAGTTTTGTTTCACTTCCTCTATTAAAGTATAATAAGTCTTTTCCAATGAATCAATTACATTTAATAAAGTTTCAACTTCTTCTTTCTTTTTATTTATATCATCAACAATATCTTGGATATCTCTAAGAAGTTGAGTGTTAGTTTTTTTATTTACGTTAACGTTATCCATGCTCTTTTATGATGCAATTCCGGTTGCTGTATGAGGTGTTGGATTTGCTCCTGTACTTGTCACAGGACCTCCAGAATTGGCTCCGGCTGATGTAACTATCATTCCACTATCAACAGCAACATCCACTCGCATTTCACTTTGTAAAGAGTCATATATCTCCTCAACCATTATACGAGTAAATGCTTCCATAACATTTGGTTTCCCATTTTCTAATGGACCGGTTGGTATTCCAATTTCTGTAAATCTTGAAATAATACTTGTGGCAGTAACTTCACTATCCAAACCTGGTCTAGCTTTCCCCAACAATATTTTTTTAAGATTTAATCTAGGTATTCTCAATCTATGTTCTGACAACAAGAAAGAAAAGAAATCTGCAATTTCTTGAGATTTTTGTAATTTTTTATCAATTTTTATACAAGCCATAATTATGATACTCCTTCATCAAATTTAAATATGTCATTTAAACTTTTTGTAGCTGTTGCAAATTTCGCAGCTTTATCAAGTTTTTGCAGTTCTTCATTAGAAGCAAATTGCTGTTTAGCAATTTTTCTCTTAATTCTATCTTGTGTTTTTTGTACAAAGTATTTTTTAACTAAATTCTTTAATTCTTTTATAAGGCGTTGAATTATAATAGAAAGTAAATAAGCATAAATAGAATTCATTATAGCACTAACAAATGATGTTCTTTTTTGAAATTCTGAATCACTTCCCACACACATCGCTCTGACATCACAAGGAGAAGGTAAAAAATCATCATGTGAAACACCTAAGTTTCCATTTGGTCCAGAATTAATTTGAGACATTACTCCTGTTAGATGCGGCGAAATAGCAGTTGGAATCAAATTAATGATGTTTTCAACCAATATTTGTAAAAAACTTTTTCTTACTGCGTTTGCATTTTCTTGAGAGTTAATTCTTTGAGTTTCAGATGTTACTACATTACTGATTTGCTCAAACATAATCGATGGATTTATTTTAGTCTTACTAGGATTTGAATTATTTGCTATAACATCATTAGCTTGATTTAAAATTATATCTGGTAATTTAATTTTAACGTCTTGACAAGAGATGGTAAAAATCATTTCACCTTTTTCTAATCTTTTTCTTAATTCTACTTTATTAAATTCAAAATCACCTTCTGAATCACTTGTAGGATTTGATACTGAAAACATATCTGATGAACACACTGCATAATTTAATAAAACAGATTGTTCTGCAGGATTATCACTCATCTTCTCTTTTGGGCCAAACATCATAGTTATAATACGCTTAGCCATTTGTGCTTTAGCAACTCTAAAAACAATATTTAATGGTATTAAAGCATTGTCTAACAACCACTCTTGATTAGTTTGAGAATTACTGATTTTTTTACCATTACTATCTAAGGATTTTGCTAAAGATTTTAAAACCATTTTTTCTAGCTTGTTACTGTTTGGGTCGAACAATTTATCTATAAATGTTTTTAAAAACAAATCCATAGTTGCTGCACCTAAAGTAGCTTCTGTTATTTTTTTAGCATAATCAAAAGTGCTAATTTGTTGGTCAATATCTAAAAACTTTGGTTTTTTTAACTTAAGGGAAAAAGAATTTTTTAAAGCTGATAATTGTGATAACAGCTTTTCTTGTTGCTCTGTAAGTGGGTTTTCTATTGGTTTTTGAAATGCCATTTGATAATGATTTTACTTAGTGTCCGCAGCCTCATCTTTAGGATTTTCCATATCCTTAAGTAATTTCAAAATTTCAGATTTTTGGGTGTCTCCCATGCCGGGCCCAGAAGTTCCTTTTCCACCAGCAGAAGAGTCATCTTTGTGAACAATATCCTTAACTAGTTTCGCTAAATTGAATATAGCATTTGAACGGTCGGCAGCTATTTTTAAATAATCAACAGCAAACTTACCTTGTAGAACGAAATCATCTGCACTAGTCATCATTTCATCTTGTCTTCTATACCTTTCTAATGCTAAATCGCGCTCCTCCTGAAATCCATCCAAGGACTTTTCTAGGAGTTTTTCTAACCCATGTGCAGAAATATCAACTTTTTTTTCCATATTAACTCTAATAAGTGTTTATATAAATAGGAGTTACAAAAAAAACAGAATCTATTCCAAGGATTTTAAAAAATCGTGTTTGAAAATTTTATAGTAACTTTTAAATCGACTTAAGGAATATGTTATCTCCTTTGTTTGTAAACCGGTTCTTTCTTTTAATAAATGATATACTAAATTTTTATTATACACCTTTAACATATCGTGGTTTTCAAAAATATAAATTATTGCTTCTGCAACTTTTTTATCATTTGATAACATTTTAGGTTTTTTCATCTCATCCTTAAGTTTTTTGACAATACCATCAAAAACCAAAGAATTTGTATCTTTTACTTCTTCAACATCATTTAATTCGTAGTGATTTTCTGGTTTAGCACTTGCTGCATCCACATTTTCATCAATATCAAGAGTTGCTTTAGTCATTTTGTAAGCACTTCTCTTTTCTCCCATCAAATAATGCTTTGCTATTGTTCCAAGATAAGCAAAAGCTTTTGCTCCAGTATTTGGGTCGTATTTTTCTAATTTAGTAGCAAGAAAAGACATACAATCTATTTGTAATTCTCTTACTTCAACATCTGTACGGAAAAGTTTATAAGTAAAAATAATATTTTCTACCAATTTCTTTAAGGGATTATAAATTTCTTTATTAAAAATTTTATCTCTAGTAATTTGATTGGTTTCTTTTAAGTATTCTACAATAGCTTTTTCTTGTTTATCAGACCAATAAATAGAATTTTTCTCATACCTCTGTTTAAGTTCATCATCATAATTATCTTTTTCGTCTGAAACAGATTTATATAATTTTCTTAAATCTTCTATAGTGGGCTCATACCCATTACTTTCTTTATCTAAATCATTGGCTAAAGTTTCGTATAAATAAATATACTCCTCTCCAATAGAATCAAATTTAATATCTTTTAAAGATTTTAATTGTCGTTTTGCCATTATAGATGAAATTGAATAAGAAAGAAACTTATAATTAAGTTTCTTTCTATTAGTTTAAGCGACAACCCTAGGTTCAAATTTGATTTCTCTGTCATGTCTGCTGATAAAATATTCTTTTTTAGCAGATTCATTCCAGAATTTTATTTCTTCCTGACTCATTCCACCTTTATCTTCCGGAAAAGCTGTTAGGTTTCTTGGTACTTTTGAAGAAAAAGGGTCAACCATTTCTGTTGGAATATCAATTCTGTGTTCATATCCTAAGCGAGGAATTGTAAAGAATTTCACATCATCATAAATCATTCTTAAAAAGAATTCATATGCATAAGATACTTTAAAATTCTCTTTCATCGCTTTGTATTGACCGTCAATCAAAGTAGAATAATTTTTTATAGAATCAGTTTTAAAAACTGCACCCGTTGTATTGATACAATTAAAACGCATTAATAATTGTAAATCAAATACACCAGCAACTTCTGCATAACCATCTACCCAACAAGCTTCATTGAAAAATCCTAAGAAATTACCATTAGAAACTTCTCTTAATAAAGGTAAAAATCCATCTTTATCAATATGTTTTGCAGCAAATTTCATTGATGTTTTATACCAATCCACATCAATAACATCTTCTGATTCTACAACAGAGAAAAATTTATACTTATTAACAATAGAATAATTTAATGCCTCATTAAATAATTGTTGAAAAGTATGACTAGATGTATTTTCTAATACATAATTTAGTTTTTTCTCAGATTTAATTTCTTTAGTTTCTGTTGTACCGTCTTCTTTCTTTTCAGTCACTGTTATAGATGGGCTATCTAATATCGATTTGATTTGCGACAATTCTGTTGCATTATCTCCTCCGTACAATACCAATACATCAACTGGTTGATTTTGTTGAGAAAGTGAGTAAGCACATTCTTTTACAAAAACATCTACAAATTTTTTGATTGGTAAAACAACAAGAATATTCTTATCGTTTAAGCTGGTTAAGTTCTGTAATTCTTTCATTTTTATATTCGTTTATAATGTTAATAAATGACTCCTTTTCTTTTTCAGGAGCGTATTTCAATAATGTATCTTCGTATTCTTTAGTAACAGCTTCACCATCTAATTTACCGGTTAACCAACGTTCAGCAGCCATACCTAGTAATTCAGCCAATTGAAATATATCACCATTTTGTGCCCAAAATCCATTAGTTTGTTTCATGTATTCTTTTCCTCCTAATGGAGTCCAACCAACAACATGAGTTCCTGATGCCATCGCTTCTAAAGGCATAGTACCAAATCCAGCAATTTCATCAGTATATAAACAAAGAGCAGCAGCACCTAATCTTTCAGCATATTCCTCTTTTGATAAACCTTTTAATTCATCAACGCGAATCCATGATAAATGAGGGAAGAATGAATAGAAAGTTTTAATTACATTATAACTTTTCAATACTGCATCTTGACTTCTTCCTGGCATAAAAGCAATTACAGGATTTTTGTCAACCATATCTACCGACTTAAACAAACTTCTATCAATTGATTGAGAGTATTGTTTAATTGATAAACCTGGCATAACGGCATTTAAATATTCTGTAATACCATCAGAAACACTAATTACATCTTTAATTCCAAAATGTTGCCATTTTTGATTAATGTTTAAAGAATTAAGAATGTAATACCAGCTTTGTACTAAAACAATTCTTTTACAAGGTAATTGAGCTGTCTTTTCCATAATATTTGGAAAACCTTCCGGAATAAAAAAGAAATCTTCTGCATTTAATGTTAAAGGAGTACACTCAACAGTTTTGCCGTCATTAAATTTTATTTCACCTTCACCCAAACATTGTAATTCAACGCTTTCAGCTAGATTGCCTAACCAACTAGGATTAAAAGGCTCATAAATTTCAATTCTCTTTTTTGCTTTAACCGAAGCATCATAAGATGCTTTTTGGTCAACTCTTGGTTCATATACAACCACTACGTTGTAGCCGGCTTCTTTTAAAATTTGTGCATTTTTAAACAATACACTAACTCCACCACTAGCCACATTCATTGGCGGACAATAAATGTAATATTTACATTGATTGTTTGCTACTTTTTGAACAACCTCTTCCACAAAATTATTGTGTTCGCTTTTGATTTGTTCTTCTGATTTTAATTGCATTTCTGACATTGCTATTATATTTTTATTCAAATTTATATTGTATTGTAGTAAAGTAAACTATTATAGAATAATAATTAAAAAAATTATTTTTCAATTAATACTTTTCTTACAATAGGTTTTGGTTTATAATATTCAAACACTTCTGCTAATTGCTTTGTATCTTTTGCATACATTTCCCAATCATCTGGTGCCACTTCTTCTTCTATCACATCAATATAAAATGTTTTTGGCTCAAAAGGAAAACCTCTTATTAATTGACTACCATGAATTTTCAAATCTGAATTACCTGATAAAAAATCTTTTTTGCTTGCCCAAAAACTTCCATTCCAACAAGAACCATTCGGTGTTCTTTTAACAATAGCATCTATATATTTTACATTTCCATCTTTATCTTTAAATAAAGCCGAACATCTTTTATTTTGCCACATTGGTTCGTTTTCATTTCTATCAGTAATATCATGCCACTCCTCTTCTATTCCTGTAATAGGAGAAATAGGTTCTTGTAAACATAATTTTTCTATGGTATTACATAACACTGCTGCTGTCAATGGAGCAGAAGAACCACTTTGACCTGACTGTCCAAACTTTTCAACTAATGCTAAAATTTCTGGAATGAATTCCTCTACGATTGCCGTAGTATTTTGTTCTCTATAATAGTTAACAAGAACATCTAATTCTAATTTTGCATGTTTAAAAGTATTAGTCATTCTTGTCTTGTGTTTTTTGTTTAGCAATAACTTCTTCGTATTTTTCTAAATTAAAAATTTTTAAAAGAAACATTTCATTATAAACAGCATTAACTGATTCAAATGAATAATCAACATCACTAAAAGCATTATATGGATAAGAAATTTTAATTGAAGTTTTATCAATAGGTTTACTTTCAAAACTCTCTGGACTATCATCTATTAACACATCACAATAATTCCATTTATCAACATCTTGATTTACAAAAACAACTTTATTGATTTTACACCCACCTTTGGCTAAAAAATGATATGTTGAATTTACAACCTTATCATCTCCCTTAATAAGAAGCACAACTTCAAATAAACCATTAGCTTTTCCAAAAGCCTGGATTCTATTAATAGTATCAAATGAACGCGGAAACTGATTAGCAACTCCATACAGTTCAAAAGCGTAATTTTGGAAGAAATCCTTAAAATCATCTTTAGAATCAAAATAATAATGATTCATTAAATCATATGTATCTACTGGTAAATGAATTTTTTCATCAACTAATTTTTCTAATTTATCCAGTTGATTTTCAGCAGTATGTTCTGGTAAGATATATTGAAAATTTTCATCAGCACTAACCAATGAATCGTTTTTAATAAAAAACTTTCTATAAGTTTTATCAAATTGAGAATGAAAATCTCTAACAACACCGTCAAGAGAAATTCCAAGAGTTTTAATTTTTTTGTCCATTAGAATATAATTGTTATAACAAAAATATCCATAATGACCACAAAGTAAACAATAAAAAAACCCCACCTACAAGATGGGGTTTTGAAATATATTATTTTATTTTTATGCTTTTGCAGCAGCTTCTGTCACCGGTACATCCTCAGCAAACGAGGATTCGTGAGCCCAGATTAAATTAAAGCCATATAGCTCATAATCATCCTGAACAATTTGATTTTTAACAGCACCTTTTCCTTTAGGAACAAGAGCACACTTATCAAGGAATCCTTCTTCGTTGTTGATTTTATCAACATATGGAGAATCGCCTTCAACCTTAAATTGAGATACTCCGAAAAGTTTTTTACCTTCCATTTCCAAACGTACAACACGACCAATGTTGAATTCGTCTTTTAAGTATTCATAATCATATTCATCATCTTCGATTGCACACTCAATATCGAGTCCTTCACCGTTTTCTTTTAGCTTATCAGAGTTAAGCCAAGTCTTTACAAGTGCATCTGTAAAGATTCTGTGATTCTTGTTTTTTTTGTCTACTTCTAGGATGAAGAAGCGTTTTTCTTTGATTTTTTGCGCCATGGTATTAGTTTGTTTGTTTGTTTATTAATTTATAATACAAATATAGATTATTTTATTGATTTAAACTGAAAAAAACATAAAAAGTTACACTTTTTTAAAAAAAAATTTAATGTCTCCTTGCTCTTCTTAATATAGTATCAAAATCTGCCGGTTGAGCCACCTCATTCATTGGGAAATCTGCTGGGACATCTGCATTACCCTCTACTACAATATTCTCATCTCCTATATCATAACCCTGTTCAAGCACTTCTGCATCAACCGGAATTTCTTCAACTTCTTGAATTTGAAGTATTTCCCTAGCTCTAGCCCTAGGGATTTCGGCATTTAAATTTACTGGTCTATTTCCAAAAATTTCTTCTCTTGGGGCAGCAGCAAGGTCTTCATTTCTTACCACTCTATCTATTGCTTGAATCATCTCTCCGAGTCTGGCATCTTCCATTGCTCGTACAGCACCTTCTTCTGTAGGTGTGGTTTCATTTAATTCAGAGAAATTATAATCATTTCCTTTCATTAAATAATTTCCTTTTTGAGAACCGAAAATTCTTTCTTTTATATTATCTGAAAGATATAAATTAGATGCGGAGGTATTTGTTATTTCAGAATACAACTCATCATACATCTGTATAGCTTGTTGCTTTCTTTGAGTTATCCAATCTAGCATCTCTGCTTTAGAATTAATTCTCACAGAAGCTTCTTTATGTCTTTCTAAAAGTATAAATCTTTTCATTTCAAAACCTTGTATTTGCTCTGTCTTTTTACCTTTATTACTTAAAGAAATATTAATTGATGTTGGAACAGATAAAGAAATTTCACTAATATAACCGTCCATATTAGTTGCTACATATGACTCACCAAAAAATTTAGAAAAATCTACTGTTTTAGAATGTTGATTAAAAAATTCTAAAATCATCATCCAACTTGAATGATTCATTTTTGTATTTGCTTTTGCATAATTTTGGCCAATCATTCCATTCTTTTTAATTTCAATGTGAACAACTGTTTTTCCAGAAGGTTGTTTTAAAGCCAAAATTCCTACTGCTTTATGTAAAACTCTTTTTTGATAACCTCCAACGCAATTTGACATAAGAACACCTTCTTCAATTAAGTCATTTGAATTTAAAAGAGAAATATAATACCCATTTTTAAAAGTATATAATATATTCTTTTGTTTTCTTTCTTCGTCTTTTTTGAAAAGATATGCTTGTTGTAGCATTTCTGGATAACTCAAATCCATAGAAACATTTTTAGAACGTTCTAAAAAATGATTTACGATTTTTATTTCTTCCGTATTCATATATTCAATACCACCCTTTTTGTGAGCTCCTAAAAACCACAATAAGTGTTTGTATATCCCACAATTGATAAATAAATCTATTACATTTTTATCAAAGCCTTGAGTAATAAAAAAGTTTATTTTTTTCTCACTAATCATACAATATTGCTTAATATAAAGTTATTTTTTTGTAATCGAATCCATAACAATTTGGTTCGTGACCCAAGATAAATCCTGGCAAATTATTATTACCTAATTCTTCCATAATATACTTATCTGTTGAAGCTACAGAAGGGGCAGTTAATGTTAAGTAATTTGTCCCTTCATCAGCTTTTAAAGAATGCCAGTGGCCTTTTAGAAGTAAGTGATAACAAGAAGTACCTTCACCCCATAAATTCACTAATTCACTAGGTTTTTTCTTATTAAGAGAACTATCACCGTGTTGTGCGAATACACATATTTTACCTCTAATTAATTTTAATAAATTATTTTTTGGCATTACAACTTCTATACGCTTTTCTTCGGCAGTTAATTTTTTAATCATACCAGTAACGATTTTACCTGCTGTTCTGCTTTTGTCATCATCTCTGTGAATTCCTAATCTATCATGATTACCATGAATACTACAAAAAGTTATTTTACAATCTGTATTTTTAAGAACTTCTTTTAACATTTCTAACATAGAATCAATTGCAAAGAAAATTTGTTCTTCTTGAAGTAAATCCATTTCAGTTGAATGTCCAGGATGCATTCCATCTTCTAACGCACACTCAATCAAGTCGCCTAAACAAATGAAAATAATTTCTTTAGTTTTCAAAACCTTAGATTCTTCGATAGTATGTTTTGCTATCTGCATAATTCTTTCATGCGCAATATCTTTATTATAACCACGACCAAACATTGCATTAGCAAATTTCTTACCATAATGAATATCTCCAAAAATCGCAAACAAAGGTTTATCTGTTTTTGAATTATCTGGTTTAGAACTTTTTGTCAATTTACTTTGCAATCTAGAAACCGGAAAAGTAAAATTCGGTTTCCTTTTTGTAAAATAACTGTTTATTATTTGTTCAACCCATTCAGAATTAGACTTAATATCAACAATCTCTTTTTGTGTATCAAAAAATTTCTTTTCGTAATACTTATATCGCTCACTATCAAGTTTCTTTAAGATACTATTTTCTTTATTTCTACGAACCATTGCGATTGATTCGTCCTCAGTAGCTTCTTCTAAAATATGAGGGGCAATTGGTAAAGAAGATTTTGTAATATTAAAAGCTCTTAAAATTCTTTTGAAATCTCTAAAGTTTAAGAAATTAAATTCTCTAGATACAGCTCTCAATGTAAGACCGGCTCCATCCATACTAGAATAAAGACGATAAATCTTATCCATTTCTTCTCTACAGAATTCTCCGGTTAATGGTTTTTCACCTTTAATATAAATTTTGTACTTATATCCAGTTATTCTGTGTAGCTTGTTACCGTGTTTGTCCACGAACGAGTCTTTACCTCTTAGGCTTTCTCCAACACTTCGCTCTTCGTAATTATCATCTGTTTCAGCATCATATTCCAACATTTCCTTTTCTTGTTTAGTTAAAGAAATATCAGTGTCTATTTCTTCATCTTCTAAGAAGATGGTATCTCCAGAATTTTTTGATGATTTCTTTGACTTTTTAGTCCCTTTCATAAAGGTTTGTCTTGTAGGACGACTAGAAGTAGCACTAAAAGCTTTAGATACGCTACTTTTGGATTTACGACTATTAGTAATCTGAGACTTTGTATATTGAGAATACAAATTAATCAATGCATCTCTTTTTCCTTGCTTAATAACCCCCTCCTGAAATGCATTCTCAATTTTACTAAGAATGCCAGTCATAAATTCTGGCTTTTTATTAAGTTTAGTACAAGATTCTGAGAGTGTAATCCCATTTTTGGTTGCTGCAATTAATACTTGTTCAGCATCATTGAGTGTTTTCACGGTAAAGTTTTCCATTAAGTTTTATGGTTTTTGTTTGTTTGCTAAGAACAATATTAATAAACAATTATATAAGAAGCAAGAAAATACTTAAAAAAGTTCATAGATAGATAAAATATCTTCTTGAGTAAGTTCTTCATAACGTTTCACTTCATAATCAAAAGACGTTGCACGAGTACCTATAACAGGCTTAGATAATAATTGAGATAATCTTTCTCTTCTCTGGGTAAGTATGGATTCTGTGTCTAGATTCGAATTTTGATATTGGTCATTATAGTACGAATTTATTTTTTCCATTTCTTTCTCAAGGGAATATTTTTCCAAAAAAACTTTTCTAGTCTGTACTGGATGGTTGTTCTTGTAATATTCAAGGGCCTCCTCATAATTATTAAATTTTGCCGTTCTCCCCATTATAATGTAGAATAATATTGTATTACTTGATTAATATCATCGCCATCATAAAACACATCATGTTTTTTTAATTCAAGCTCCCGTTGTAATTTGACAAAATCTCGTTTATAATGATTGTCATAATTACTATGTAAATCGAAACGAACACATTTTAATTCAGAATCTTCTTTTTTTAAAATCAATTTAAATGCTTTCTCTGGTGGGCTATAATTAGAACGAAATCTATTGGTCTTATTATTCATAATAGATTTTTTTTCTATCATTACACTTTTTGTGTAAACAAAACAATCTATTATTTCAATAACTTCAGCCATTAAAATTTAATATTTTTAAATTGAGAATAATAATCTAAAGCAGTATCTATATCTGTTTTTGGCAAATCAACATTGTGTGCCAATAAATCTTTTTCTTTTTGTAATTCAGCAAAATCTAATGTAAAATCATATTGTCTTAAATTGTGCGAAAAATCAAATGGTTCACCATCCTTAATTTTAATTTGAGAAGGAAATGTAGCACCTTTTCGAGTACGTTTTTCAATCATAACAAATGACTTTAAAATCACACTCTCCAAAAAATCATCAACTAAATCATCAAAATTATAGTTAGTTTCAAAATTAAATATACGTTTAATGTCTGACATTATATATTTCTAGTATGCAAAACATTTTCTAATAAACGATGATGAACTCTAATAACATCTTCTATCTGTTTCTTTTGGTTTTTTTGTATACGCAAAGTGGTATTAATAAATCTTGAATATGAAGTATTAGTAGGATTATCTATTTTCTCTAAAAGCACTGTTCTTGTTTTAGAGGTACCAAGAAGCCTATCTACCGCTTTAATAAAACAGTCTTGTTCATAATTTTCAGGCAATCGTTTATTTTCGCTCACATAACTCTGCACAAATCTTTGTGTGATTTTCTCAGAAATTTCATCGCTATTACAATAATTCAAACGTTGAGCATCAATACCATCTATGTCTTTATGTTTTATTCCTTCAATTTCATCGACAGAATCTTGATAAACATAATAATCAAATTGCTTTTTTAGTTCTTTAAATTCATCATCAGAACAAGGTCGATTAAATTCGATATTTTCTAATGATGTTATATCTGCTGTTATTTCTTCTGGATTAGATTTTATTTGTTTAACATACTTAGAAAGAACTTCATACATTTTTTTTCTACTTTTTTTAAGTAAAAATTTCTTTTCTATCCGTCTTAAGGCAATGATGTTTTTTTCAAACATTATAAATTGTGAACTTGTTTCTTTTATTTTTTTTTCCATAAAAGAAGCCATATAACTTGCATATAAAGCAGACTCTGTTGTGTCTAAGACTGTTTTTTCAATAAAAACTTTTCGTTTATAAATAATAGACTTATTAACGACGGATGAAAATTCCACAGGAACTTCTCTAAATTCAAAATTTCGCAACACCTCTCCCATTAAATGATTATTCGTTTATAACAGAATTAACTACATCAGAAATATATCGTACATCATCTTGAGACATATCCTGATTATTTGGAATATAACAACCATAATTATCTACAACAGATACATTAGGAAGTTCTAATACACCATATCTATCAGTATACATTGGTTGTTTGCCCATTGAACCGGCTATTAATGGTCTTACTTCAACGTTTGCCTTAATAAGAGCCTCTACTATCTGGTCTCTTTTTGGATGAATAATTGGGTAACAGAAATTACAAATAAAAGCTTTGTCACTAGGATTTGGTTTCCAATAATTGTTTTTTATAAGTGAGTTGAATAATAAATAATTTTCATTCCTTACTTTCACCATAGGTTCAAATTTATCTAATTGACCCAACCCCAAAAATGCCTGTAAATCAGTAGCTCTAAAATTAAAGCCAGGATGATAAAAAGTATAAAGAGCATTAAAATCATTTACTCCGTAAGCTTGACGATAAGTTTTTTGTTTATCTGCTGTTAAATCTCTGTCCCAGCCATGATTACGAATCATTCGTAGAATATCATTCATATATTCATCATTAGTAGTAATAACACCACCTTCAATCGTACTTAAATGATGACCATAATACAACGAGAAACTAGACATTAAACCAAAATTTCCCAATTTAATATTATCAAATTCAGAACCTAAAGATTCACAATTATCTTCCAATAAAATAACACCATTTTCTTTACATAATTGAACAATTTTATCCATCTCTGGCGAAAACCCTAGAACTGATACTAACAACAACGCAGAGGGCTTATGTTCCTCTATGAGTACTTTTAAATGTTCTAAGTCAACTGCTAAATCATTTAAATTACAATCTACTAAAATTGGTTCTAATCCTAATTGAATTACCGGAGCTAAATCTGTTGCCCAAGAAAGAGCTGGTACTAAGATTTTTTTGTTTTTAAGCTTCTGAGTCATCAACAGTGCATATAACATCATTAAATTAGCAGATGAGCCTGAATTAACGTATACGGCATATTTAGAACCAAATAATTTAGCCCACTTATGTTCAAACTCTGTGGTGACGTTTCCTTTTGTAAGGCGAGGGAATGTTTCAAGCCATTCTATTAATTTTTTAATATCATTTTTATCGATAGTATCTTTTGCTAAAGGAATAAGTGAATTGCTCATTTGAATTAATTGTTTTCAACTAATTTAAAATGGAAATAAAATAAAGTAAAGAGAGGAAAAGTTAAAGAAATTATTTTTCAAATAAAACATTCCTTGTTAAAGGTTCTCTTTTTGTCATTCTAATTAAAAGAGAAAAGTCTTCTAAAACTTTAAAATAATACACAACAACTTCTCCGCTAGTTGAATATTCTGTAAATTCAGCCAAATTACGAAACGTATGTTCTCCTGTTGTATATGTTGAACCATTAGAATATAAACCAGAAGGCAACGAACACACTCCAATATTATGCTGTGTACTAATATATTGAATTAACTCTTCATATAAATCCATTATATCAGCTAATTTATCTAAACCATAAGTCATGCCAACTTGACCAATATCATGCATTTTCGTATTAAGTAAATTAGAACATAACTGTAATTTTTTTGTGAAATAATCTCTACGATAATAAACAAATAACTGAAATTCGTCATTTTGACGAAAAACATGATTTGTTTGACCATCTATAAAACTTAAAATATGCTCATTATTGATTTTGTGGTTTTTAGCATACCATTCTATAAAAGTTTCTCCATATTTTGGATATTGTTCTTTTACAAAAGATTCATATGAAGGATGAGGTTTACGCATTGTTAAAATTTATTTAATTCTATTGCTCTTTGATAAGAAATTCTAATTCCTTCCTCAAGGCCAGTAAAAACAAAATCTGGCATTATAGACATCATTTTGGCATTAGATACATCTTTTCTAAATTGACCATCAGGTTTCGTTGTATCAAACTCTATTAACAAATGTTCAGCATCACATGCTTTTAATGCAATTTCAGCTATTTGTTTAATAGTTAAATTATCATTACAAGCAATATTGAAATTTTCTGTAATGTTTTCATCAACACATTTTTTAATAACCGTTGCAAAATCTTTCGCATAAAAAAACTGACGCAATGGAGCTCCAGTACCCATTAAAGTAATTTTATCGCTTCCTTGTTTTTTTGCCTCATGTATCTTTTTAATTAATGCTGAAACAAAATGACTAGATTCAACATCATATTTATCATATTCACCATATAAATTTGAAGGAATCAAATAACTATAATTTGTTCCATATTCTTTATTATAAGCATCTATTTGTACAGCTAGGCTTCTTTTAGCATAACCATAAGAAAAGTTTGTAGGAGTTGGAGGACCGTCATGTAAGTTTGTTTCTAACATTGGATAAACAGAACATTTGTCGGGATAAATACAAGTACTTAGAATGCCTATAAATTGTTTAACACCAGACTTGTGAGATTCTCTTAACACCAAAGTGTTCATTAAAATATTTTCATCAAAATACTCAGCAGGATGAACAAGATTGCTACTTATACCACCAACACGCGCAGCTAAATGTATAACCACATCTGGTTTTATTCTATAAAACATGTTCTCCACCGCCTCTTGTTTCATAAGATTACATTGTGTAGAAGAAACATATATGGCATCCGGCATCAGTTCTTTTAAATACTGTCCTACCATGCCACTTCCACCGGTAACTAATATTTTTTTATTTGTACTCATATTTTTTTTCTATCAATATTGTTCTTGTTATAGGAAATGGTATTCTAAATCTAATGTTTCTATCATTAAGAACAATACCATCATCATCGATACTCTCTAATTTTAAAGAAGTTTCATAATAATAATTCATACTTTTAATATACCCCATCATCTTGTCCAATATAAAAGTATCCATTTTTTCAAGCAAAAAATTATCTCTAAGCTGAATCAACGCCTCTTCAATAGAAACAGCAATTTTAGGTATGTGATAAGAAGGCAATATTATATTACAAGGTATTCCCATATTACAACGAAATCCAATCAGATGGATATAAATCTTTTAAATCATATTGAGAATATGCAGGTCCAAACCATTTTTTCGGAGCAATAACCTTTTTATTTTCATTCGTATTCAACCACGCTGCCCACCAACTAAAAGTAGAATTACATATAATGTTATTTTTACACAATGTCATTAACAATAAATCTTCATAATCTAAATTACCTTCTATAAAAACAAATTTATCCGGTAAATTTGGTAAGTTTTGTTTACACCAAGTAATATCATCCGAAAACACTACAAATACAGAATCTTCCGGCATTTGTTTTGTTGCTTTCATAATATAATTTAAAGAAATAACAGGATGATGGTTTGGAGAATTTAAATAATCTCCCCTTCTTACATGAATTGAACAGGTGTTTTTATCAAGTACATTTTTATACTTTTCTTTTATCGCAATTTGTTGTTCTTCTGGAAAAGAAAACAAATTTATAATTTCATTTCTATAATCTTTAAAATATAAATCAGATTGAAAATGTCCATTTAAATACAAGTTGCCTTCTGATTTTGGTATTTCATTAAAATGAAAAAAAGGCTCTGTATAAGTTTCAGAATTCTTTAAATGATTTTCTGTAAACTTCACATTTGTTAAAATATTGTTTTTATATACATTTAAATGTTTGTGAACTACAATAGAATCATTAACCGTTAACACAAGTTCTTTATTGTATTTTAAAGAATATGCATAAGCACAAGCTATTTCAAATAAATAATTTCCTAATCCTCCTTTTAAATGTATAGATACTTCACCTCTCATATTATGCCATTGCAATTTGATATCTTTTATTGTTTGTAACATACATTTTTTTCAAATTAGCTAACATATTAATAAAATATTTCATATGTTTTGCAGCATGTATGACTTCTTTTTTGGGCTCTCCACGAGTAGGTTCTAAAGTAAAATAACCTTTATATTTATACACAAACATTAGATTAAAAATAACTTCATTAAAATCAACTTCACCTTCTCCTAATTCCAATACTTTACCTTTAACACCTTTATCTTTTAATCTAACATTAACAATATGCTTATGAAGTTTTGTCAAAAAAGATTTATGACTATTTTTGCCTTTAAAAGTGGTAATAATATTGGTATTGTAAGTGATTTTAAAATTTTTAAATCCTTTTATAACTTCTAAAATTTCTTCCGGAGAACATTCAAATTCAAATAAAAAAATTATATTTTTATATTTTTTACCGTACTCTCTAATGTTTTTAATAAATTCTTTTCTAATTTCAGGATTTTGTATGTTAGATAATTCTTTCAATGGAATGTTAACATGAGTAATATCATTTTTTTTCGCTGCTTCCAAAATAGGCTTTAAATTTTTCTCCATAAAATCTTTTTTATAAAAAGATTTATCTATCATATTATAGGCACTAATTGAAAAAATAGGATATTTTTTAAGTGAATTTTTAAACAAAGGATTATTCTTAAAATTATTTTTTGTTACCACCCATTCAATGTGAGAAATTTGATTGATTTTATAGGAAGAATCAAAAAGAGTAATATTTTCAAGTTTTTTTATTTTGTCAAATTCTTCTTTCCAAGACTTTCCAATAAAAAATTCATCTTGATTTCCTGATTCTGGTGGAGTTAATCTCCCTTGTATTATTCCGAGTTTTATGTTCATAATTCAAATATAATTACCTTTGGGGCAAAACGCAAAGTAATTGATGTTTTTTTAGTTGATTTTTTGCAGATTATTATAATATTCTGTAAGTCCATCAAATAAGTTCAAACACTTGTATTGTGGCATTAATTTTTTAAAAGATTCAATGTCCAGGTCTTTTCGCATTTGACCATTTGGTTTACTTTTATCATAAACAATATTTAAATCTTCTGAATTTGTTACTTTTAAAGCTATTTTTGCTATTTCCTCAATAGTTAACACCTCATCAGCAGCCACATTAAAAGACTCTGTTATATCACAATCTAGCATGGTTTTTATAACGCCAGCCAAGTCTTTTGCATACATTAATTGTCTGATAGGAGTACCATCTCCAAAAAGAGTAATTTTAGAATCATTATTCAGTTTTGCTTGTTGAATTTTAGTTATTAAAGCTGTAATAAAATGGCTCTTATTTTCATTAACCTTTTCATTTAAACCATATAAATTGCAAGGAGTAATATAATTATATTGAGTTCCAAACTCTTTATTATAGTTTTCTATTTGAACTGCCATTACTCTTTTTGATAATCCATACGAAAATGTATTTATGTCCGGTGGACCAATATGCATTTCCGCTTCTTTCATTGGATATACAGGACAAACATCAGGAAATGCACAACAACTTAATATCGCTGTAAAACGCTTCACATCATACTTATATGCATACTTTAACATCAAAGTATTCATTAAAATATTATCATCTAGATAACCTGAAGGATGTTCAATATTATCAATTATACCACCTACTTTGGCAGCTAAATGAATTACAACCTCTGGTTTATATGATTCAAATACTTGCTCTACGTCATGCTGATTGGTTAAATCAAAATCACGAGAAGTAATATAAATGGCATCTGGCAATATATTTTTTAGATAATTGCCAACTAAACCATTTCCTCCAGTAACTAAGATTTTACTCATTAAAATATTTTAAAATAATCAAATTCTTTTTCGTTTTCGAAAAAATCTAGCACTTGTTTAATGCATTGGTCTGTATTAAAATATTGCCATTGTCCCCATCTTCCTAAGCCAAACAAATTATAATCTTTAGAAAACTTTAATATGTTTTTCATAGATTCTTTATAAACTTTAGTTGGTAAAGGATATGAATAAATATTTTCATGCTCATATAGAGGAGTACCTGCTTTCCACTTTTTACCATTTGCTAACCATCTCTTTCTATTAATATCCGTCATTACGCCTCCGGGTTTACTATATGGTGCAAAATTGCAGATATAGAACTCTCTATGTTGTTCAACATCCGGACTTGGTATATACATCCAATGTGCTTTATGTGTATATGGTTCGCGTTCCCATAAAGAAATTACATCACTTAAATATTGTAAATTGGCAAATTCTTTTTTGAAATCAAAACCTTCAATCTGAATATCGAACTTTGTCCAAGGTGCAGTATTGATGATTTTTTTCGTTACATATTTTTCATTGATAGTCCATAATTTTTCTTCCGGAATATATCTAAGTGTTTTCACATCAACATTTAATTCAATAGCAGATTCCATTGGTTTTTTAATAGCATCAAATACCGCTTGAAAACCACCGTATTTAGGATAATAAAAAGATTTGTGACTTACGACCTGTTCGGTAAAGTTTGGATTTTTTTCTATGATTGACCTTAACACTAATTTCATATCTGTTTCAGGTATCTTAACTAACCAATCGGTATTAAGTTCAGAAATATCCATACACCATAACTTTTGATTGTATGGAATCATATAATTATCAGCTATCTTATCTCCTAAATAATTTCTAATCCAAGATTCAAAATTTTCATACTTAATATCTTTACTAGCAGCGTTAATATATGAATATAAATAATCAACCTGCATATCCGTTGGTAATTGCCAAAGATTTAATTCAATTGGAAATTGTATTGGATGACCTTCTAAATCAATTAATACTTTCGTATCAAATTTATTAAAATCATCTTTTGGAATATGGTCAAAAATCCAATCTAAAACTTCTGGAAATTTGGAATGTAAAACATGCCCACCACCAATATCTAAATAATGACCATCAACAACTTTGGTTCTACATAATCCTCCACTTTCATTTTCACTTTCCAATAACAGAAAATTATTTTGACCTTTTTGTTGCAATCTTCTTGCTGCAGCAACACCTGTAATTCCTCCGCCTATGATTATATAATCATAGATTTTTTGTGATTCTTCCATAAAATTGTTCTATTGTTGGTATTTCGTTTATATATTCTATTTTAACTTTTGAAAAATTAATACACTCATCATAAAAAGATGGGTCTCCGCCATGTTTCGCCATCAATTGAGTATTATCAATTAATGTCATGTCTATATTTGAATTGCCAAATATTAAACAAGGATATACTCCTCCAGTCATGGTACTGGCAACATGTTTACAATTTTCATGTTGCACAATCGTGCACCAATCTTGATAATTAGCTATGTATTGTACATTTTTTCCATTAGCCCAAGTATTTGTTTCTTTTCCAAAAACAAAAACTGTTTTTTTGTTTTCTGTTAATTTATTAATTAATTCTGTCCAAAACCCATCAGACATATTTTTTTCAGACCATGCTGCCCTTTTTCTTATCACTAATGCGACAAAAGGTTGTGATAAATCGTAACCGTCTAAAGAACTACAAGAAACATTTTTTATTAGTTCTTTATCTCTTTCCCAATTTTTATAAAATGGTTTATAAGGTATTAATCTACTATCAACACTACCAGCGGACAATCTATCAAATAAACTATTTTCCAAAAAGTCTATAATTTGTTCTGGCTGAATACCCAATTGAATAAATTGCTTATAATCCAATACGTTTTTAAAAATATTAGTATATAAACATTTTCTTTCTTCTGTTGTAACTATACAATCATCCGTTGAAATTGCACCTTCTTGTAATAACATTATTAAATACAATCGCGTTATCACTAATTCAGTAGCAATTTCTGTTATAGCCAAAGGATTAGGAACATCATTCGTAGATGTACCATCAAAAATATTTTTAGCTACAATTATGTATTTCATTTCTTTTTAAAAATTTTATTATTTGTTACAACAAAATCTAACTCTGTATTATCTAAAACATAAAAAGCATCTTCTAAACTAGTTAAAATAGGAAATCCTCTTACGTTAAATGATGTATTTAAAATAACTGCTGTTTCATTTCTAAGGTTCAATTCTGTCAATATGCCATAAAACATTTTATTCTGTTCTTTCGTAGTTGTTTGTAATCTAGAAGAGTTATCAGCATGTACGATTGAACACAAACTATCTTTAAATTCAGATTTCACCAAAGGAGCATAACTCATATATTGTGATTCGCATGCATTTTCAAAATACATATCTTTATCTTCTACTCTGCAAACCGGTGCAAAAGGTCTATACCACTCTCTGAATTTTACTTTAGCATTTAAAATATCTTTCATTTTTGGGAATGAGGGGTCACAAATGATACTTCTATTTCCTAAAGCTCTTGGACCCACTTCTGAATGGCCATGTAGAATGCCTATAATTTTTCCTTTTTTCAAGTAATCTACAATTTTATGAAATGAAAATTCTTCACTCTCATATACGGCTTCATATTCACTCAGCTTATCATTGTCTAAAATTTCTAAGCCATTATAAACAAATTCTCCAAAATTTTCATTAAAAAATTTACTTAAAAACATACCGCATGATTGACCACAATCATTTGGATTTGGAGGAACAAATAAATTTAAATTTTTTGTTTTTAAAATTTCATATAATTTTTGATTATACAATACATTTAAAGCACACCCACCAACCAAGATTACATTTAAATGATATTTAAAAACCAAAGGCAATACAAGTTCATTCATTTTTTTCTCAAACACAAATTGTGATGTTGCTGCTAAATCATAACCAACTTTTTCACTTACAGAATTGTAACCATAAGGAATATTAATGTTCGAACATAATTTTCTTAAATCTTTATGGTTATAATACTCATCAAAGGCCGCTACCCAATCTTGACGAACTTCTCCATAAGCACAAAGACCCATTATCTTTCCAGCATAAACAAGAGAATTTTCACAACCTTCACCTTCTGCTCCTGGTTTTATTTCAGAAATTAAAAATGCAACCGCTGAATAAGGATTGCCATAATCAGGATTGTTACAATGAATTTCTTCTAATTTCTCATTGTCTGTTTTGTAAATTTTAGTAGTAGTAACAACATTATTGTCTACGCCACCACCATCAACAGAAAACAAAAGAGATTTTTTAAACCCCGAAGAATATAAACCTGAATATGCATGTGAAAAATGATGGTCCATAGCTTCAAATTCAGCATTTGGAAAATATTCTTTTAATAAATTAATGTCAGACGTATTTAGTTGTGCGTATAATATATGTTGAATATTTGTATCTATTAAATTTTGTTTTAATAAATTTAAAAATTGTCTTCTTTCTGTATCGTTAGACCCCATACCACTCCTATCATCAAACATAGATGAGAACATTGCATATCGTTTTTTTGTAAAACGTTCGTATTCATAAATACGTAATTTACCGGTCTTATCCACAAAGGTAACAGACGCATCATGAGAACCGTATATAGCTATTGTATTATGTGAGGTCATTTGGCTAATAATGTATTTATTTTATCTTGTAATCTATCTGCAATAGTTAAGAATTTTTGGCACTTTTCAAAGTTTTCTTCCACAAATTTTAACTTTTCATTATAAGTATTTTCAGTTAAGGAATTACACACGTTGATTATATCCTGAAAAGTATCTACCATAAAAAATCCTTCTGTATTAAACCAATTTCCTATGTTAGGACATCCCCAATAAATTGGAATTGTTTTTGTACGTAAACAATCAATCAATTTTTCTGTAAACCAATTATTTCTCTTTGTATTTTCAATACAAATATGAAATTGACTATTAAACAAAGGATGTTTAGTGCTTCCTAATACTGGATTGTTATTAATATTAGAAATGCCACCAAGATTTCCACTTAAATAAAAATTTCTTGGAATAGATTCGATTCTTTCTTCTTTAAACCATACCTTTTGTCTTAAAGTGTGTCCAGGAGTAATCAATTTACCGCCAACTAAAGCCGATACACTGAATTTCTTCTTTGGAAAATCATATTCTTTTAACCAAGTCGTTCCAAATTCAAACAAATGTGCAGTTTTACATCTTTTTAAGATATTCTCATCATGGGTCAAAACATAATTATATGTTTTATTTTCTTCTCCAAATAATAATCTAGCCTCTAAATTTAAAATTTCTGGCGGCTCTATAAGCAAAACAAAACGAACAGTATCAACAGGAATAGAATTCATAGGAACAGAATCAACATACACTTCTACTTGTTTATCATGAAACATGTCTACTCCTAAATCCCAAGAACAAAATACTTTAACCTTTTTCATTTAAAAATTCTTTAATTTTTTTATACGCAGGTTCATCATAAGAAACCCCAATTTCAATATCATAAAAAATCTTCATATATAATGAATACCTTTTTTTTGCCCATTCAGCATAAGAATCAGGAACTGAGCCATTCCCATTGTTAACAAAGTTTTGTCCAGAACCAACCCCTGCAAAATGTATGAATTTTTCACCAAAATCAAATAAATTATTTAATTCTAAATAACCATTATCCCAACTACCATTTTCATCAGAAGAACCATAAAATTTATTATCAAGATATTTGATTGTACCTTTGTTATGTAATACATCGAATGATACTGGGTCAAAGAAATCCATAATTGGATGGTTAAAAGGATTGTAATATCCTACAACCATACGATGTAATGTTGCAAAGTCATAATTTGATAATTTACTTAAATCCAAACCAAAAAAACAAGTACCCACAACATCCGGAAGCCCAACTAGGTCATTTCTATTACATTTATTTTTTTCATAACTTCTTCTTTGACCTACTAAAGCATAACCAGCTTTAAAACTATCAGTAATATCTGAAATCGATTCTTGCATAAACAAAACATCACTATCAAAATGAATTACTTTCGTATAATCACCATATTCTTTTTTAAGAACTTTTGTAAAAATATAAGCAGTACCTAAATGACCATTTTTATAAAGTTCTTTTAATGTATCGTCTGCGGACAATTCAATAAATTCAACATTCTCCTGAAATTCTCTTAATTCTTTAAAATCTTTATATGTACCAAACACATGAACTTTTTGTCCAGGATGATACTTAAAAAAACTTTCTAAGGCTTTTTTCAGAATTTTACCACAATTGTATGCAATGGTAAAAACAAATATATCTTTATTATGACTCATCATAAAGTTTTTCTAAAGTTTTATAAGATTCTTTTGCGCGTAACATACCTTCTATCCTATTAATTTCATCTTGACTTTGCTTTGATTCATTCAAAGGATTTTCTCTATTATAAACATAAAGAATATCAGGAATATACTTGCTTTATCAACCCCACACATTTCAAGCATCGGCCATTGAAAGCTTAAATCCGGAGCATATGAAACATAATTACCAGTTGTAGGGTCTTTCATATCTTCTGGATTAATTTTCAAAAACAACTCTCTTCTAAAAGTTCTCAAATGAGAAGCCAACCATGCATGTTGTCTAAACGTTTTATTTTGTCTAACCTCCAAAGGATATTCATGATAGTGCCATCTTACATCTCTATAAGGATATTCTTCATAAGTACCATATGTCATCCAAACATCGCTTTTTGCATACTCTGAATTTATTCTGTGCAAAACCATTTCATGAGGAAACCAATCATCACCATCCAGAGTAATAATTATACTTTTTTCAGGAGACATTTCAGTACCAATTCGAATATTTTCACCTTGATATTTCCTTACATCATTTTGAATAACTTTTAAATTCTTATATTTTTCTTCGTAAGATTTAGCCTTTTCGAAAGTACCATCAGTTGAACAAGCATCAATGAAAATAACCTCAAAATCAGGATAATCTTGAGTTAAAGCGCTTTGTAAACATTTGTCCACATAAACGCCAGCATTTCTTGTACTTATAACAATTGATATATGATTATTTTTCATGTAAAATATTTTCTTTCATTGTATCATAAGTTTTTTTCAACCCATCATATAATGAATGTTTTGGTTCCCAATTCGTTAAAGATTTAATTAACGAAATGTCTGTTTTAAATTTCATAACTCCGGTTACATCTTGATTTAAAGATTTAATCTTTTTACCGGATAACTCTTCAATAATTTTTACAATATCAGCAATGGAATACATTTCTCCGCTACCCAAATTCAAATGACCCGTAAAATCCGTATCTAAAACTTTTACAATAGCCTCAGCAGCATCTGTTGCAAAAATAAAATCTCTTGCTGGTTTCAAACTCCATACAGTTGGTTCTTCCTTAGTTAAAACATCATTAATCAATGTTGGAACTAAATCAGGTCGTATTAAAGAAGTATCGCCATATATATTACTTAATCTAACATTAATTACTGGAACCTTATCTTTATAAAATTCTACTACTTGCTCTGCTAAATATTTACTGAACAAGTATTCATTTTGATATGGATACACTTCATCACTTTCATTGACTGCTCTTTCTTTTGGTTCATTTCCATAAAGAAGGATACTCGTAAAACAAACAAACTTCTTAAGCTTACGTGTTTGCATATAATGAAGAGCCTGTTTTAAAGGAATCACATTATAGTCAATACTTTTCATACATTCTGAATTCAATAAATGATGATTTGAATTGCCTATTAAAAATATAACCTTATCAAATTCTACATCATCTAATTGTGATAAATCACTCATATCAGATATGTGAATATGTGTATTTTTAACACCTTCAAAAGGTGATGTTCGTCCAACAGAAATCATATCCGGATACTCACGTAAAAAAACGTTACCTAGAAATCCACTTCCTCCAAATAATAAAGTTTTTGACATTACGATACAAAATGATTTTTAAAATATTTTTCCCACATATAATCTTCTGGAATTACGAATTCTTTAGCTTTTTCAAAGTTTTCTTTGATTGCATCTAAACTATCAATATAATTTTGTTCTGTAGCTTGTAACAAAATTGGCTCCAATTCACTTATATCATCAAAAGACAAAATACCTTTAGGATTAAAAAAATCTGAAATAGATTTACAACCCCAATAAATAGGAATTGTTCCAGTCATTAAACAATCGATTAATTTTTCACTAAATAAAGCATCACAATTATCTTGTTCAACAATAATAGAGTATTTAAAATCTTTTAAAGCTTCTATTTTATTTTGAACAAATTGATAACCACCTCCATATAGCCCCTCAATGTGAGTGCCATACTTTTGAATAATTTCATGTCTCAATCTATGACCGGTAGTAGTATTTTTAGAAGATGCGATAATAGATATGTTTTTACTTTTAGGATAAATAAATCTTTCATTAGGAAGAATCCAACAACCTCCAAATGCATAAAACTTAAATTTATCAGGATTTAAGTTAATTAAATTTTTGTTAAAAGTCAATATGTAGCTAAACTTATTATAGTTATCTGGATTCGAAATAAAATCATATGGTTTTTGATTGCTTCCAGGGGCTTCAATAATAAAACCTACCTTAAATTTTTCATCGAATTGGTCAACATATTCTAGGGTATCCTCTGAAAAAACAATTAAATCTCCTATTTTTTGCGTACCTCTATACCAATCAAAATTAACCGGTGGGATATTTAAATCTCCAGTACCAAAACTCTTTCCATGTGCAAATTGATTATCAATTAATTTAATTTGTAAACGATTATTTTCTGTCATTTCACTCATAATAAAATTCTTTTAATATTTGTTCTTTTAATGTAATAATTTCTTTTTTTTCGTCTTCTGTACTGTCTTTAAACACATTATAAATATTGGTCATGTGTTGAATCATTGGATTGTCGTAGTAAGTAGGTGGATGATTTAAATGAAAGATATCAATTTCAGGATTATCTGATACTTCCATTTTGTGAGTTAAATCCACTTTGCTCCAAAAAAATATATCTTCCGGAGCATTAGCTTTAAAAAGTTCTGGGTCATAACCTCCAACTTTGAAGAATAAATCTTTTTCTATAAAGATTGAACCTCCTGGTGCACCAATAAATTGAGGTAAATTAATGCCTTCTGTGCCTAATTTAAATGAATCAATATTGATAGCACCTTGAATAACTTTATCTGTTAAATCTTGATTTAAATATAATACTCTACGACCATGAAAACATTGAATAGCTTTACAATTTTTAGTAGCAATATTTTGAAACAATTTCTCAAAAAAATCGCTTTGTATCAAACAATCAATATCATGAAACAAAAAATATTTAGATTTAACTGTAAATAAAGCGCCAACATTAAGACATAAGCATTTGTTAAATAATTCATTCTTCTCTGATTGAATCCAGACATAATTAATTTTATGATTCTTACAAAATTTAGAATGTTCCGGTATGTCAGAGAATTCAACAATAGTATAAGCAATCTTTAAATTAGATTTTTCTTTTGCTTTTAAAAAACTATTATACATAGGGGCGGCAAAATTCATCCTTCCCCTAACAGGAATAATGAAATTCACATCAAACAATGTATCTTCATTATATAATACTGAAACATTGTTGTTTATTACTTTTTTATAATCAACACTATTTCTAGATAATTCCTTTTTTATAAAATCAATCATATAATAATTTAAATTACTTTAATCGTTTTCACCATATTTTTTAATGAGCCATTCTGAAATAAAACCTTTATATTTTTGTCTATTTTCTAATGGTAAATTTTTATACGACCCTATTTTTTTTCTACAATTCTCAGCTCCACAATTACAATTTAAAACCCAATAGTAAAACGAATCTGGATTTTCAGTATCATTATCCTCGCTCATTTCATAATCCCAAGTTATTTCTTCATCAACTTCAATATCTCTCATTGCTACTATTTGAAATAAATTTTTAATCCCGCAATTAGGTTCACACGAATGATTTAAATAAATTGCAAGATTGGTAGCGTATTTCCACTTACCATCTTCAAATTGAATACAATGGTCATTTAAATGTTCAGTCCAATCTTTTTGTCCATTTGCCGGAACATTACTTACCACATTTTCATCTGTATATATAGAGCCTTCAAATTCACTTATGATTTCTCCAGCATTTATTTTGCTTTTGGCAAAAACACCTTTGCCAAATTTAGATTCTCTTAATTCAACTTTTAAATTATCCATTATATTCGTTTCTCTGTTATTACATTTCTACTTTCCGCTTCTGCATTAAAGTAAGAAGAAATTCTATCTAATTTTTTATCAATAAATTTTATTCTATCTAAAAAATGTTTTTGTTGTTTTTCAGTTGTTAAAATAGTTGGGACATTTAAACATTCTACTTTTGTGGGCATATCTCTTACGGGTACAAAAATACTTAATACTTGGTCTTCATCCCCATCTTTTAATTGAGCTTCTTTTTTAACACGTCTTATATAATTTCCAACGTCTTCTTGGCTCATATTTCCAACATTCATATAAAAAACAAGTATAGTTTTGTCCAACATTTTAAATCGTATTATTTTTCTTGTTGTGTTTCTTCTTCTTTTTTAACCTCTCTACTAGGCTTAGAAATATGTGCCCAACATCCATCAACATTTTCAAAACTCATTTCTGATAATTCAATTGGCTTATCATTTAGGTACATTTCGTTGATTTGTTTTTGGTCAGGCCCAGCAATATCTTTCACGATAACATTATTTGTAAACGAATACATTATGTTCTTCGGAAAAAATTCAAACACTTCTGCCATTTTTTCTTCCAATTCATCAAAATTATTAAAAGATACTTGTTTTAATAATTTCATAAATTCTTTTGTTCTAAAAATATGACCTTCAGTAGAAAAAGGGAATCCATAATCTAAATAATGCTTTAACCAATCCCACTTCATAATTTTATCATCCATAAGAAATGTTTCACCAAATAAAGTATTATTAGTATTCATATTTCTACATACTTTTGTATTTTTTCCTAATCGTAAAGAAAAACAAAACGCATCTTGGTCTGCATTTAAAATATCAGGGATTGCTGCAAAATTCTCTGGCGAATATAAAATATCATCATCTCTTAAAAACATACTGAATTGAGCATTACTTTGAAATAACCTTAAAATACCTTCTTTAAAATTAGAATATCCTGTCCAATTAATATTTAAATCTGAAAATTCTTCTTTTACTTTTTCATATAAAGGTTCAAAATCAGAATTGGCAGAACGATGCATTACATTCAAATTGAATGAGTTTAAAGAATTTTTTCTAATGCTTTGTAGTAAAATCCTTAATCTCGCTGGATTATTTTCACTTAAAATTACTGTGTTTATCATATTGTTTTTTTATATTAATATTACTTATCCAAAATCATATCAAAAGAGATAATATTATGAAATTGCACTACATCATTTTCAATAGTTCCTGTTGCTCTCAACGAAGTCCTAATTAAGTTATTCAAATATAATTCATGAATAAATTGAGACTTATCAGTATTTAAAAATTGAATTGTGCCATACACAACTTTATCTTGAATATATATATTCTTTATTATGTGAGTACTATTTTTAAGGTCAACAACAGTTCCGCTACCACCCTGTAATTCTTGTGCACCAAAAAATTCTCCCAACAAAAAGTCTGTTGATGTGTTTTTTATACAATCTTCTAATGAAATCCAATTAACTTCTCCATAACCCCAATAAGGAGATTTAAAATCTGTTAAAAAAACATTTTTAAAAACATTATTGTATTTTTCAAATAAAACTTTTCTATTACCCAAATGCCTATCAACATTTAAAGTAGTGATTGGAAACATTCCCATTATAATTCCTCCCTCTCAATCCATTTCCAACCCAAAAAGAAAGCAATTGCAAATCTGTTAAATCTAGTTGGTCTTTTATTTGACATTAATAAAAGTTGTTTATTTCCACCAGTAACATCATATCCACCTTTGGTATCTTGTGTTTTATTTAAAACGACTCTATCTTGAGTAACCATTATTCCACAATTTTGATTAACATTGTTTTGAACAGCAAAAAATACATGATTTGCAACAATGGGATTTGGATTATATTTTTCAAATAATACAATGTTTTTACGCTTATTTTTAAGCATCTTTCTTGAAACTTCAAATTTCCTTTTTAAAATCTTGAAAATCATTTTTTTAGTTTTTTATATTTCCAAACAAAATTGTTGGAAGTTTTTAATATACCGCGACAAGCTCTTGAGATACCTGTTGGATTTATATTTAAACCTCTACCCGCTTCTCTAATGCTATTCCACTCTTTTATTAATATTTTATTTAAATCATATTGCAAAATTGGTTTAGATTTTATTTTTATATTATAATTTGACAAATCCTTTCTAATATTTCCTCGATTAACACTCTTTCCTGTAATTGCATTTTTGTGTAATTGTCGCCATTTTTTTTCTCTTCTACATGCTTCTTCTGCTCCATATTTCTCATTCCAAATTTTTAATATCATTGCAACAGAGGGAGCATTTGCCTTTTTATTGATATTGTACCCATGTTGACTAGAATAAGATTGTTTATAGTTAAGCCAATAATCTTCTCTATTCAACAATAAATTTTCAGATACTGTTTCTAATATTTGAAATTCAAATACTTCTGACCCATATTTATTCCAAGCACGTTGAAGTTTATAATTATTGTGTTTATTTTTAATAAGGGCACGTTTATGCTGTTTAAATCTCTTGTACATATCATTTGAACTGCCAATATATAATTTTTGACTTAACACATTTATGATAGCATAAATTCCCACTATTTTATTTGTAACTTTCAATTGTATTAAACTTATTTTTTTTAGTAATTGCTTCATGGCAACTCCATTGTAAATTTTGGTCAACTTTATCATCACTTATAGGATTGTTCCTATTATATACATATAAAGCTTTGTCATTATGTTTAGTTTTTTCAAATCCAGCTATTTCTAACAAAGGTAAGAACATACAAACATCATATGCTGATTTATACCATTCTCCAGTTGCATCTTTAAAACAATTAAAATCTGGGTCTTGTTTACCAATTTCATGATAAATTCCAGCTCTAAATGTTCTTATATGAGATACTTTAAATGGTACTTTTCTTAAGCGCGGAAACTCTTCTTTAGTATATGGTGCTGAACAACACTTTCTTCCATCAGTCCACTTTGAACTTCCGTACATTATCCAACAATCATGTTCATTATAATACTCATTGATATATGAAAGTGCATTTTTATTTAATAACCAATCGTCTCCATCTAAAATAACTACAATATCATCAGGGTCAGTACAAAAATTCATTACTCCATTATGAATATTGGCAAGTGCTGTATTTCTTTGACTAGAACGCCAAGCCAGTACATTACTACATTTAGTAATTTCCAATAAAGGATGTTTTTCTATAATAACAGGTTTTCCTTCCTCATCCAATTCTGGAGTTCCATCAGCCTTAGTTTTAAATTTACAATCCGGTATTTTACTATAAGACCCATCAGTTGAACAATCATCTATAAACAAAACCTCGTAATTTTCATAATTCTGTGTTAATATAGAATTAATGCACATATCCAAAAATTCGCCTGGATTATAGAAAGGTACAACAATTTTGATTTTATTTAACTTCTTTTCCATTTTCGTATTCTATTTTAAACAAAAATATCCTATTTATATATCAAAGTCAAGTTGAAAAAGGAATATTAAATTTTCCTTCATATTTAATTAAAAGTGTTTAAAAAAATGGCTAAAAATAAAATATCTAAAGACAATGTTCTTCAACTAATAAAAGAAGAAGCTTACATTTTAACCAGAAAAAATGAACTTTTCAAAGAAATTCAAAAAATCGAAGAGGAATTAAAAAACATCAACGAATGTATGGGTATGGCAGGACAAGGTCTTGTAGGAACTTTCGGTTTTAATAGCCCAACTGATGGTGGAAACAAAAATCATACTGGATTTGTAAATCCAATGAGTATTTCTCATATCGAGCAACTTGCTAAAGATATGGGTATGGAAAATCCATATAACGATAAAAACAGTGTTGGTTTTGGTGACGAAATTAACCCTGCTCAAAAAGAAGATTCAGCAGCTATTCAGCAAGAAAATGAACTTCTAAGAAAAGAATTAGGCGAACTTAAAGCTTTGCTTGGTAAAAACAAATAAACAAACAACTATAAAAAAATAAAAAATGGGAAAAATCACTATCACAAAATCAGAACTTAGTAGAATTATCAAAGAAGAAGCTTTGAAATTCAAAAAAGCAATTACGCTTAAAGGCGAGCTTGATAAAATCAATAGCGAACTTAAAAAGCTTAATGAAAATGAAGAAATTAGCGAAGTAACAGCTGGTTCAGAAATGAATGCAACCGAAAACGGTGGAGTTCATGCTGGACAAAGAAAGCCTAACTTTAGCACAAAAAATGGCAATCCAAGCCTTAAAATGGAAGATGAAGAAGAAATCACAGATGTTGAAGCAGATGTAGAAACTGATGCTGACATGGATGTTGATTCTGACACAGTAAGTAAAGCAGATTTAGTTAAAGCACTTGATGACCTTAAAATGGCATTAGGTTTAATTGAAGGGCCTGCTGATGATATGTCTCCAGAAGAAGCTCCAATTGAAGGTGGTGATGATTTAGAAAATGACGAACCGGCTAATGAAGAAGGTGATGAAATTTTCGAATTTGACACAGAAAGCTCTAAAAAAGAAGAAGGAGCTCCAAAAATGGAAGAATGTGGTATTAAAGAAAACCTTGACGAACCTATCGAAGGGGAGAGTGTTGTTCAAAATGCAACAGAAGACAAAGTTAACGATAATATGAAAAAAGATACTCATGTTAGCGAAAACACCGAAGTTAATTCTTTGATGGAGTCTGAAAAGAAGAGAATGGCTCAACTTGCAGGTATTGTTAAAGGCTAATTTTTTAAAAAATAAAGTTGTTTGTAAAAAAACTCCGGTAAAAAACATCCGGGGTTTTTTTTTAAAAAAAAATTTTTATCAAAAGTACAATTATAGATTTCAAAACACTATTTATAACAAAACAAATTTAAAACCAAAACGATGATTACATTTTTTAATCCAAAAGCAGGAAATCCATTTAGTGTACAATACACAAATGGTAGTAAAGTTTATAAAAAAGAAATCGTACCCAACATGCTTGTTGCAATGAAAGACTTGAGTACATTATCTCAAATCAAAAACTTCAGCGCTCTAACAAGAGAAGGTATTACGATTTATGATTATACTAGAAACGTATATGCTTTTAGTGCAGCTACATTCAGAACTGGTTTCAAAGGAGAAACCAACATGACTGGTATGACTTTTATTACTCCTTTGGTAAGTGTATCAACAGGTTGGACATTTGTTACTTCTGCTGCAACAGCTGGAGTTGCTTTAAACACAATTACGGCAAACACATTAGGTAATACTATTAGGTTCGCTTATAGTGGCGCAGGTGTTTCAACTACTGCCTGGTTAAATGCCCTTAGAACAACAGCGTTTAGCGGAATTCCATTTACAATATTTGGAGAAAGTCCGTTGAATCTCATAACGTCCGGTGCTGCAACAACAGTAGTATTATCAGCTGCAACAGCAAGTTCTACTCCTTATCAAGCTGTATTTATAGGACATAATGATAAGAAAAATCAATACACTACACTATATGCAATGAATTATGCCACTACACTTTCCGCTTTACGCGCATTAGTGACTGGAGCAACATCTTAATTATAGACAACAAAATTAAAACCACTAAGAAGACATTTTTAGTGGTTTTTTTATTTCCTTATATGCCCTAAAATAAAAAAACCGTTAAAAATTATTTAACGGTTTTTAAAATAAGACTGATTTATGTCTTACATAATCATTCTACCATTTGAAGTTGAAGGTTGATGAGATTCAAAACTTCTTCCACAACAAGAACAATTATATACTTTTATCATTTCAGTTAATGCTGGTTGTGATTTTGTAGAATCTAATAATAAGTTAGAGCCTCCTACAGAAACTCTTTTTACTGATTCGCTCATTATGGAATTTACACATCCAAATGGGCAATTTACTCTTTCTAATAACATAATAATATAGTTTTTAATATAAATATGCAGGCAAAAATATTATTCTTTATCCTTATAACGTTCTAAAACTTCTGTAATAAGAGGATTTCTAACCACATCTTGCTCGTTAAATTTAAAAATACCTATTTTTTCTATTCCTTCTAAACGATTTAAAGCATCATACAAACCACTATCTGTATTCTTTTTATATCTATCAGATTGTTCTAAATAACCACTAATAATGAATTTGGAATGATGGCCTATACGCGTAATAAGCGTTTTAACTTGTCGAGGAGTTGCATTTTGAAATTCTTCTGCAATAACAATAGAATTATCAATATTAATACCTCTCGCATAAGCTAAAGGAAGTATTTGAAGATAACCATTCTCTCTTAATTGATTTGTTCTTTCTTCTCCTATTAATTTATTAAACAAATAAAGAGTTGAAAATATATAAGGTTGTAATTTTTCATCCGCAGTTCCTGGAAGGAATCCTAATTTCTCATCTGCTTCTACCGCTGGCGTACAGATAATGATTTTATAAAATTCATTTTTAGAAGATTTTAAAAGTTCTAATGCTTTCAAAACTGATATCATTGACTTACCAACTCCTGCCGGACCAGAACAGATAATAATTTCTTTTTGGTCTAAGAGTTCATAAAATATTTTTTGATTATCATTTTTGGGCTTAAAGTAAAGGTCGCCTAATATAACTTCAATTACTCTCTTGGTCTCATTCTTATAATCAGAATTACCAGTTTTGTGTTTCTTGTTTTTACCTGCCATTCAAGGGGTTTATCTATAAATATGCTGTTTTTTATAGCTATTTATGTTAGAGCGAAAAATTTAACAAAAATGGGTCAAAAAATAAATTCTGCTGAAATTGAAGCTTTAATCAGAACAAAGATTAAAGAAAAGGGTCTTTCTGATGATATTACTGAAGTAAAATTCAGTGAAATTAAAAATGCTATAAAATCTCATTTAAAAAATACAAATACTCAACCAATAGAAGAACAAGCTCCAATAGCACCAGAAGAAACTATAAATAACAATATCACACCGGCACAACCAACTGCTAATGCACCTGAAACTATTGCACAAACAATCACTGTTAGTAAAGAAGCAACAGAACTAGCTAAAAAAGAAGGTGAATTAACACAAAAAGAAAAAGAAATTTCCGACAAACAAGCAGACCTTGCAAATAGAGAAGCTGAATTTCAAAGAAAGCAAGATGAATTAGCATATAAACCTCAAATACCAGCTATTTTAAACAATATTGGCAATGAGCAGTTATTTGTTTTTAGTGAAAACGAAATTAGCCTTGGAGCAGAAGCATTATCTAATACTTATTTCAGATTGATGTCAAATCCTGATGAAAAAAGAACCATGTTAGAATTGTGGACAACTGATGGTAAGAAAAGTGCTGATTTATACATTGTAAAATTTGAAAAATTAGGTGAAATAACCTTCAATCCTTTCGAAGGAATATCTAAATTTGAAAGCAAACCTATTAGTGATGGACAAAATCCATCAGAAGTACCAGTTGATGGACTCACACCAGAAGAAGCACAAGCTAGTCAAGAGCCCTCAGAAACAGTTGTAGATGCAATTGAACCGGTGGCTGATGTTTCTTTACCTCTATCTAATGATATGGGCTTAAAACCAATAGAATTAGATGGTATTATTAAAAAACGTGTTGAAGATATGATGAATCAATACTTTGCAGAAAAGTTTCCTAAAATGTAATATGACTATTTCAGAACAATATAAAAATCATTTAATAAAATTAGCTGGATTAGTTAAAGAAAATGTTCAATTTAAGGCAACTCAAGGAAGAAGCGAAGAAAGAACATTAAGCTGGTATTGCGAAGAATATATTTTGGACTTCGCAGAAGATATAGTTAATACACTTGATTTTAACATTTCTAAAATGGAAGGATATTTACTGCAAATCAGTAAGGGTTACACAAAAATATCTTCTAATACTTTTAGCACAAAATTAAACATTAAAAAAACAGATAATTCAATAGAACCATTTGAATTTCTTTTAACTATTACTGTAAATTTTGAACAAAATTCTAATACTACCGTATCTGTTACATTAAAAGGGGTGACCAATAAATTCACCATGAATTCTAAACATTCAGAAGCTGACCTTTTCGATTTAAAAAATCAGGCAGTAAATTCCTTTTTAAATTCCATTACATTAATCCAAAAGGTTAATTAAATAATAAGAATTTACTTTTTCTTACAAAAAAGTACTTTTAACATAAAATAAAACAAACATGAAAATTTGGAAAATTGAACATTCAAACAAAACAACGGATGGAGCAAAAATTGCTGTATCTATTTCTTCATCAGAATCAAAAGGTTTAATATTGAATCAAGGCGAATTCGTTTTGTGTCAAGAACAAATTACAGCTGCTCTTGATTCTCAAAAAAGAAGAGGATTTATCATAATTGAAAATTTTGACAATTCTTCTTTAAGACTTGAGCTAGGAGTAACGTATCCAACTAGTCTTTTAAAGAATTTAGCTGCTCAAAAAGCTGCAAGTGTAGAAAAAGCAACAGCAGCAATAATTTCAGAATCTTCTGTTAAAGAAGAAGATGAAGAGAATGCTCCGGACATGATAAATAAATTAGAAAGAGCAAAAAAAGATGCGACTGATTATATAAATGACAACGATAATATCTAAGTAACATGCCATCTGAAAACAAACAAGTAACTACATCTGCACAATCTTGTGGAGAACCAATCACTGTGACTGGTGCACTAACAGGAACAATAGGTAATTTAGCGTCGTACAATATTGGTAATCCAGTACAACAATCATTAACATATACTGCGCCATCTATAAATTATTTTCAAACAGTTAGTTCACCCGCTACTCCTTTAACTTTTTCAAATCTTTCTACTGATTACAGACTTTCTAAAGAAGGAGAAATTTATATCGATTCTTCAACAAATGACTGTTTTATATACTTAACAGAGTATGGTGGATGGCTTAGATGTGATATTCAAAAGATTAAAAAATCTTTTAATAATAAAGGAGAACAAATAAATACAGTTAAAGTGTCTTTTGATTTTAGTGTAGCTAATCTTAAAAAATATTATCAATTAAGAACAGTATTAACAGAAAAATATTCAAAATCAAAAATAGTTATTTATGATTTTGCTAGTAGTTCTACAATTACAAGTGCTTATTCTACATATGTACAACCATCATATATATTAAGTACTCCACTAGCCGGAACTGCAATTGATTGCACTGCCGGATATATTACCACTGATATTTCAACGGTAATTGGTACAAATTATGTTAATTTCAACAATGCACAAACGAGCTGTTTAGCTTAAAATTTAAACTTATGAAAAACGATAAAAAATACAGAATTTTAATTATGCCTAGCGACTTAGCAGGTGTAGGACATTTTAGGTCAATCTGGTTGGCGCAACAAATTGATAAAGATTTTGCAGATGATTTCTATGTAGAAATTAATGTAATGCCTGATTTTAATGATGTTCATTATTTTAAAAGTTTTGATTTAATCCATTTTCATAGACAATTAGGTCCTCACGAAAACATGGATGTATTTTTTAAAGATTTAAAAGATGCCGGCGTTATTTTAGTAATGGATTTAGATGATTATTGGGCACCTCCAACTACTCATCCGTTATATGGAATAGCAGTTAAAGAAAAGCTATCTGAAAAAATCACAAAGACATTAAGAATGTCAGATTATGTATCTACCACAACAGATATATTTGCAAAACAAATTATGGCATATAATAAAAATGTTGTTGTTATGCCAAATGGTTTAGATATGAATCAGCAAATGTGGAAAGATGAAGATACTAGAATAAATGATAAAGTAAGAATTAGTTGGATAGGCGGCTCTAGTCACCAACATGACCTTATGTTATTGAAGCCTTCGATGAAATTATTACACAATGATGAAAGTCTTAAAGGTAAATACCAAATCGTTATGTGTGGTTATGACACAAGAGGACACGTTACCATCGTAAATGAAGATGGAGTAACACAAGAAACTAGAAAAATTACTCCTGCTGAAACTATTTGGAATAAATTTGAAGAGATTTTTACAGACAATTATAATCCAAATATCATTTCTGCTGAGTATCAAAAATGGTTGAAAAAATATAAAAATGAACCATATCCACATGGAAACATATTAGATGAGACATATGTAAGAAGATGGACATTGCCTTTGACTCAATATGGAAAACACTATAACTATTGCGATATATGTTTAGCTCCTCTAGAAGAAGAAGAAAAGTATATTAACGAAAAAGGTAAAGAAGCAAAAAGAAGACATTATTTTAATGAAGTAAAATCTGAATTGAAAATCATTGAGGCCGGTATGAAGAAAAAAGTTTTAATTGCCCAGGACTTCAGTATTTATAAGGATTTGATTAAACATAACGTAAATGGTCTTCTTGTCAACAAACCAATGCATGAAAAAGGATGGTATGGTCAAATCAAGAAAGTAATTGAGAATAAAGACCTAAGAGAAACATTGGCCAACAATTTACATCAATTTGTGAAAGAAAGATATAACTTAGAACGTTTAACAGAAGAGAGAATTGACCTTTATTACAAAATGTTGGATGAAGGGAAATTAAAAAAAGAAGAATTACAAAAAGAATTACAAAAAGCTTAAAAAGCTATATTAATTTTACTTCAAATCCACTTTTTAGAAGCTATTTATTGGTAAATCAAGTACAATGAAACAAATCAGCCTCAATTATGGAGCCATAAGAGATACTATTTTTAAGTATTCTGGAAAACAATTAGTATCAGAAGGTGGTAAATCATCTAGTATATTAAATTCTTTCTTAAAAAGTGTAAAAGAAATACCAGCACTTAAGCTTCAACATATTGTATTTAAAAATTTAGAAGAAGGTCATTTCACAAAAGAAAGATTAGCAGAAAGATACATTGCTGAAAATCTAAAAATAATGGAAAGCGTTTCTTGGGATAAGCTTATTGAAGCTAATCGTAATATAAGAATAGGTTTATTAGAAAATTGTCACGTAGAAGGAAAAAAGGGTGAATTATACGAAAGTATTCACACTCTTATGGAATCCATATGTAGAAAGGGTTTTACTAATGTAGACCAATCCAACAAAGCCTATGATGACGTTTTAAATTATCTTTTAAGAGAAATGTTTCAGAAACTACAGCAATTGAGCCGGAAACAGAAGAATTTCCAAAATTATTATCCTGGAACTTTGTTACTAATTTAGCCGTAAATAATTTTAACCAAAGATATGCTCATTTGAATGAAAATGAAAAACAACTTTTAAAAGTTCTTCTTTCAACTAATGAAAATAAAACAAATCACTTAGAAGACCTTAAAAAAGAAAATATTGATTTAATCAACTCTATTTTAAAAACAAATATTGATGAAGAAAGTCAAAAAGTTCTAATCGGTTTTAAAGAAAATATTGAGTCTAATCTAGCTGAAAACATTGATGATAACATCATTCATTTAGCAGAATTAAGGGACACTTTAATGGATTTTCAAAACTAAATTTTCATCTCAATCACATGAGTGGTTGATGTACCACTTACAGTTTGATATATAGGCGTTTGCCAAAAAGAGATTCTTTGTGTTGTGGAGGTTCCAATACCAATCCCATAAGTCCATAAATCATTAAAATCTTTTACACGAACTTTAAAGGTTTTTTCAACACATACTATTCTAGTTAAAGGCATCATATACAATTCCCATTCACAATATTCATTAAAATATGCATTAGAATATAGAGAGCTCTTCTTAATTATATATTTTATTTCATCATTTTCATAAATAACTGATTCAATAACTCCTTCTCCTGTATTAAAACCTTTAAACCCAACCACATCACCTACTTTAAAAAAAGGTTTTGGCATTCGTTTAGGCATGAAACTTTTAAAATGATTTTTTTTATCTTTTAAAATTAATTGTTTTTTATTAAACTTAGATTTGTTCATTTTTTTTCAAACAAAATCATTCTTTTTAAAGGTTGTGCGATAAAATATTCTGCTGCACCAAACGTTTCTGGTTCTGGTTGTTGAAAATAAAATACATTATATGAATTAATTCTTTGAAACATATAATAATCTTCAACTTTATTATACTCTTTCGTCACTCTATATAGATGTTTTTGATTGTCTCGACTTAAAACAATATCTCCAAATTCAAATCTACCCATTTTCAATAAATGTTGAATATTGCATAGCCATAGCCTTCGCAATACCCGGAAAAGTTTTACTTCTTAATTTAGCGCGGTCTTCTGTTGGTGATAAACGATGTAATCTTTGTTCTCTACCAGCTACTATATTAGTAGGGGTTAATAATGGTAAATTTTTTAACCATAAACAAGTTGCTTTAGTTTCTCCATGTCCAAACATCCAAGGTTGTAATACTTGGTCTGGCTTTCTAAATTCACTGCTCATTACACCAATAGGATTTTCAATTGCAATTCTTGGAATTTCACAATTATACAAATCCATAAAAAATTTTATTGCTTCTACTCTTGCTGCTCTTCTTTCTGCACCAACTAAAGTACCGGATTTTCTTGGAGGTTGGTCTTTGTACCATTTATTAGCACTAATAGTCAAATAAGTGCAAGGTGGAAAAAATATTGCCAAATCCCATTGTTTCATTCTTATTGCTTCAAACACATCCATTTGTAAATGCCACTCAGGATGCCCTCCGGAACATTCTAACATATCATTACTATATGCTTCATGTCCTAATGCTCTAAACGCTTTGCACACTTCTTGACTCTCTTCACAGCCTAATAATACTTTCATCGTTGTTGTTGTTATTAAGGATTTTGTTCTACGTGTAGATTAACTAAATTTTGAATGATTCTTTTTGTGTCAGAACAAAAATCACCATTTTGAATCCAAGTATGATATTTAGTGTCTTTAGCAAGTGAACTAGCCACTGGAAGACCTTGATATTTTCCGAAAGTAAAACAAGGTACGCCGGCGTTATTCATTTTAACTTTACCTTGAAAATCTAATTCATTAGGGTCGTTTACAAAATCATGTAAAATTTGAATATCATTTTGTATTGGAGAATCTATTTGAGTTCCATCTTCCTTATCATACTTAACACCTTCATATTTCTGTATTTGTGCTTCTAGAACCTTAATTGTTCCTCGTGTATCAGCCAATGCATCATGTGCATTATCTAGTGTTTCATTACAATAAAAACGAACAGCCGCTTTCAATGTTCTTGGCTCCATTTGATGAAAGATTCGTTGAACATCCACACATCTTCTCTCTGACATGTCTAATTGTATTCCACAACGTTCAAATTCTTCCATTAAAATTGGAATATCAAATCTATTAGAATTATAGCCACAAAAATCAGCATCGCCTATCAAAGCCAATAAACCATTTGCAAGAGCTTGAAATGTTGGTTGTCCTTGCACCATATCATTAGTAATTCCAGTCAATTCAGTAACTTTTTCCGGAATAGGAATTCCTGGATTAATATATCGAACTCTTTCAATTGGAGGTCTGCCATCGGCAAAATATTTAATTATTGCTAATTGAATTATTCTATCCTTGGAAACTGACAATCCTGTGGTTTCGCAATCTAGAATTACTAAATCTTTTATTAAATTTAATTTCATGTTTTTTGTTTTATTTTTTTAAAAAATACATATAAGTAGAAGTGGGGAACAAAGATTTTTCGAACAAAACTGTACGACTATTCATTGTGGAAACGATAGATTTTATTGTATTAATAATAGAATCAATTTTAAAACCAGAAAGATATCCTGATACAGGAGTGCCTCCAATAACATAAGCACCACAGTGCTTAATAACACTATAATCAACATCATCTAAATAAGTTTCATAATCAGAAGAAGTCACATCTTCATTCACAACAATAGTTCCTTTATTGTTATAATAAATTAATATTTCAAATTCATCATAGTCTGTTAATAATTCTAACGTTTTTCGTGGGTTTGAGTAATGACCTGAACTAGCTTGAATAGAAATAACAAATCCTTCTCCTAAATCTACATGAGAATTCATTCCATAACCATGTTCAATTTTACGCTCTTTTATTAGAGGAATGAAATCAAATTTATTTATTTCTGGTATCAATTAAAGGTAAATTTTTAGCAATTACTTCAGCTTTTAATTCTAAATTTTTAAATTCAAAAGCTGTGTTAATGTTTTTATGTTTTTTATCAGTGATTTTTATTCCTGGATATAATGATAAAGTATATTTAAATAATCCTTGAGAGATTTTAAATACTTTCTGTTCAGCAATATAACCATCCCAAATATACGAATTATCTTTTTGCTTCCAAGTAATTAAACCAGAAGAATGTTCTTTTAAGTTTTCAAAATACAATCTGGCTTTGAGTTTATCGGATTCTATTTTTTGTTTCCTTTTAACTCTCTTTTTTTGAGCTTCGTCTTGTTCTTGCTTAACTCTTTTGTTGTATTTGTTTTGATAGTCATCCATTTTTCATTTATAGATTTATGATGTAATCTAACTTCTTCTATTGGCCAATGCTCCAGAGAAGTTTGTATTTCTGAAATTTCTGCTTTATCAACCCAAAAAAATATTTTCGAATTCATTGCAGTTGAACAAACATTGAATTTGTCTGTTTCAATACAAAAACCCACAACAATAAGTGGGTCATCAGAATAAACAATATTATCTTTTCCTAATGTTTTATCTTTAAGCAAAAAAGCATATGATACATGTATCGATACGCTGTCTGTGTCCCAGTTAATGTCCGTATTAAATAACGCATCATTATATTTTACATGACCTTTTTTGGAAAATAATATTTCATCTGCATTAGGCATCAAAATGTTGTCTTAAAATAGAACTGTTAACGCGACATTTCAATATTTTTAAAGCGCCATCTTTAATTTGTCTTACTCTTTCTCTTGTTAACTCAAAATATTCACCAATTTCTTCTAAAGTCATAGCCTGTTGACCTAATAAACCAAAATACATACATACAACAGATTTTTGTCTTGGAGTAAGTCTATCCAACACTTTTTCTAAGTCCGCTTTCATAGACTCTTTATTTAGGTCACTATCAGGACTGATGCTATCTTTGTTTGGTATAAAATCCATTAACGTTAAAGCGCCATCATCTTCTGAAATAGGAGTTTCTAATGAAACCGTTCTACCGGTCATCATTCTTACATCCTTAACTTTAACATCAATGCCTTCTAAGGATTGTTGCACTTCATCATCTGTTGGTTCTCTTTCTAAAATTTGTTCAAGATTAGAAATTGCTTTATTTACTTTATATATGGATGAAGTTTGATTGCTTGGAATACGAATTAATCTGGATTGCTCTGCAAGTGATTGCATTATAGCTTGTCTAATCCACCAAACAGCATAAGAAATAAATTTAAATCCACGATTAGAATCAAATTTTTTGGCTGCTTTTATTAAACCCAAATTACCTTCATTCACCAAATCTTCTAAAGGAAGACCACGATTTTGGTATTGTTTTGCGACGGATATAACAAAACGAAGGTTACCACGAACTAATTTATCTAAGGCTTTATCATCACCGCTAGTAGCTTTTTTGGCTAAATCAATTTCCTGGGTATCAGTAAGGAGAGGAATCTTACTGATTTCATTAAAATATTTTGTAATGGATTCACTATCTCTATTAGTTATCCTTTTGGTAATCTTAAGTTGTCTCATTATTTATTTGCTCTATTGCAAATATAATAAATTGACAAGTAGTGAACCAAATTTTAGGACAAGAGAAAAGTAGATATTAGTTTAAATACTTACGAAGCAAGTTCGAACTACTAAACCTTCGCAATCTTCTTAAAGCTTTTTCTTTGATTTGTCGAACACGTTCTGCAGAACAATCATATTTCAGTGCTATCTCTGAGAAAGACAAGGGTTGGCGACCATTTAAACCAAAAAATAATTCAACCATTTCTCTTTCTTTTTCTGGTAATGTAGCAATGGCTCTATTCACATCTTTTTTAATAGATTCTGTTAATAACAGTGGCTTGTCTGGAGAGTAAATGTCACTGTCAAGAGGTTGTATAACATCTAATAATGATGGAGAAGTTTCATCATCAGAAAGAGGAGAATCATACGATTGAACTCTTTGCATAATTTTCATTAAATCACTTATCTCTTTTTGACCCAGACCCATTTTCTCCATTACTTCTTCATCGCATGGTGGTCGACTCAAATCTTGTTCTAATTTAGAATAAGCAGTTAAAAATTTATTTTGTAAAGAGATTTTATTTAAAGGGATTCTAATTAACCGGCTGTTATCTGCGATATTTTGAAGGATGGATTGTCTAATCCACCAAACAGCAAACGAAATAAACTTAAAACCTCTAGTTTCATCGAATTTATAGGCAGCTTTAATAAGCCCTAAATTGCCCTCATTAATAAGGTCTTGTAAATCAATTCCACGATTCTGATACTGTTTGGCCACAGAGACAACAAAACGTAAATTAGCGCATACCATTTTGTTTAAAGCAGCTTTATCACCCTCTCTAATTTTCCTTGTAAGCTCAATTTCTTCTTCATGTGTTATCATGGGAAGTTTGGCAAGTTCAGTAAGATATTTTTCAACCGATTTAGAACTTCGATTGGTAACAGAGGGAGTAATTTTTAATTGTCTCATATAGGTTTAAAACGTTGGTCTCATTTTAAACGAATCAATATAAATTTTGTTACAAAAAATTACTTTGTTAGTAAAAATTGCAGTCTATCTCTGATTTTAGCGCAAAATTCATAGTTTTCCTTATCAATAGCTTTGGTCAACAATGAATTCAAAAATTCCACACTTGTAATTCTATCCAGATTTTGGTTAAACACTTCTTCAATTTTAACTCCACTATATCCACTTAAAGATTCTGTTTTGTTGTGAATAGCTGGATAATAAAAAAATTCAACAGAACCTGTAGTTGCATTTTGTAAAATATTATATAAAATAATATCTTGTTCTTCAAAACTTAATTTGTTGAATCTTTTAAATTCTTCTTGTTCTCTATTTACCAGTTCAGATTTTGCTTTATAATAATCATCACACATGTGCTCAACTTCTTGTGGCATATGAGCATAATTCATTCTGATTGAAATTGTGTTCTTTGTATTTTTAGTAGAAAGATTTTTAATATCTGATTTTCTAGTCGCAATTAAAAAACAACCGGTTACTTCATGAATTAATCCTAATTTATGAAACATTTTAGGATATAACTTTCTCTTATTAATGTGTTGAATAACTTTATCTTGTTCATTTAAAAGACCTTCAACATCTACAATAAAATCATCATTTGGGAAAATTTTGGAATAATCTATTTTTTCAGCCATATTAACATATTCTAAAACAATAAAATAATTTAATTTGGATATAGAATCGATTCTCGCAATTCCTTCTTTACCACCCTTACTTTTAATTTCAAAAAATTTTTCTTGAACTAATTTGTATTCTTCCAACAGGGATTTTGCTCTTCTAAACGAAACTTTTTTAATTATTTTCATCGTCCAAGAATTATATGTTATACATAAATATATTAGAAAAATACACTCCTATATATTCCAGTCTAATTGATTAAAAAACGCTTTAATCACACCAAAAGATTCTTGGTCAAAAGTCTTAGCCGTAACCTCTCCTTTTTCATTAATAAAATTAATAGATAAAAACTTAATTTGTTGTCCTTTTTCTCTAAAAGTAACCAAATCAACTTCAAATTTACCTCCACCCTCTCCATCTGCTAAATGCAAATATGTGGTTTTTTCATTTCCTTGTCCTTGTGTATTGGTACTTTCCATTATTAAAAGTATTTTTTTTTAAAATTAAATAGAGATTGTCAAAAAGTAAACAACTCAAAATGAAACAACACCATATAGATTATGGTTCACTTGAATTTTAGCATATCTAGAAGTTACTTTTTTAGATGGAGTAAAATCATCCACAATAATTGACGTATTATACATAGGTATATAAGGAGCAAAAATATAACCTGCCTCATATTCAAATCGTTTACGTTTTTTTTCAAACAATACTTTTCGAGTATATGAATCTTTATTTTCTTTTATAATATTATGATGGAAATTCATTTACTTTTTCCTTTTTTAAATTCAAAACTTACACTAGTATTTCCTTCAAAAGCAACTATCGTATTTTTTGGAGACAAAACAACTAAATTAAGGTCATTTGAGATTTTTTCAAATAAAACCATTTTTTTATATAATGTTGTTATAGTTCCTTCCACTATTATTTTGTTTTAAAAATATTTATTGCGTCTAATGTTAAAAGTAATAATTTTCTTGTCATTCCCCAATAGATTTTCATTCTTTTCAAAAAACTAATTGAAATTTCTTCTGTCTTCTCAATAATAACAAAACGCGTATTGTCATGCATTATTAAATCAAAATCTTCTGGCTTTTCAACAAAATCTCTCATTAATATTGACTCTTATTATCTTGCCTTTGCTTTTGTATACTTAATCTAAGAGGCAAGATTAATTCTTCAATCAATTTCAATTTTTTTCGAGCCCTAACAGAAGCTGTATCATTTTTAGTTTTACCTATAAATTTATACAACTCAGATTCACTTTCGTTTAACAGCTTTCTGATTTTTTGAAATTGCTCATCTATATTATAATCGTCATAAAACATTTTTTATTTTTTTAATCTAAAATTTCACCTTCTTTTTTATTGATTCCATCTTCAAGGCTCTTGAGATGATTTTCAATATTTTCCATTAGCATTTTTGTTCTATGATTTACAGCTGCATTATTTTTTTGTAACTTCGTAGGTTGGTTTTTTTTAGGTGCTCCTTCTGAAAGTGGTTCTTCCGGAATCGTTTCTTCTCCTCCTTCACCACCTTCTGCACCAGCTTCTGCTCCTAAGTTTTCTCCTCCGGCTTCACCGCCTAAGCCTCCCATATCAGCTCCGCCACCCATATCAACTCCACCACCTAAGCCACCGCCAAGACTACTGCTTATTCCTGCACCAGCACTTGCTCCCATATCAGCTCCACCACCCATGTCACCATTAGCTGCATCAGGTTGTGCTCCTGGTACAAAATCTGGTCTTCTGAATTTTTTATCAAGGTCTACAAATATTCCAGTTTCAATATATTCAGCAGCAGCGCCCTCAATTTCAGAAAACATCTTACGTTCAATTTTCTTCTGTCTAATAATTTGTTTTATTTCAGCCTCAGAAAAACCCATAATATATTGCATTGCCCAAGTATAAGACACTGGAGAAGTAGGTTCAGGAGTAAACATAGCTTGAAACACTTCTAAACGTGCTTTCATTGTTTCCAACTTAAGCAACTCTTGTTGAGTTGAAGGATTTGCTAATGTTAATTGAAAATTATCTATTTCATCTTCTAGACCTAAAAAATATAAATGAATATTTGCAACTCTTCTTAATTCTATAATAATGAATTGTTGAAGTCTGTTTATAGTTCTTGAAAATCTTAAATCCGCTTGAGAAAGTGCTGAACCTCCCGGAATAGTTTCTGCATAATTTAAATAAGGTTTTGGAACTTTTAAAGCCGCAAATAATTTATTTTGTAGATATTCAATATCCGCAATATCATTTAAATTAGATGCACCTGGTAATGTTTCAATTCTAGAACTTTTATCTCCTCTTACTGGTAAAAAATAATCTTCTTCATAAGTAATAGGACTATATTTTAAATTTATATTTCCAGTTGTCGGGTCTACTAAAGGAGCTTTTTTAACTTGCGCTTTAGTTTTCTCCATAAATTGAGGCACATCTGCAGGGTCTATATTTCCAACTTCAATAAAATATACTCTACGCTCTGGTGCTCTTACTAATCTATAAACCAACATAGCATCTTCCGCTAATTGTAATTGTTTCCACAATTTTCGAGCTGGTTCTAAAACAGAACGACCATATGGTAATCGACTACTATCAGAAAGTAATCTAAAGTGTGCAATTTGCCATTCCTCAAAGAACATATTGCCAACATCCCATCTAAATCTACATTTACCCAATTCATTCGTTGGAGATTCTTCTCTATGAATTTCTCCAACTGGTAATTGAATAATATCATAAACACCTCTTTCTTGGTCTATTTCCAATTTTAAAAATAAATCACCAAATTTTAACAATTCTCTAGACCAAAAACCAAGATTATAATTTACATTAAGAACATTATAAAATAAATCTTTTAAAGTCTTTTTTACTCTCGAATTTTCACTGTATATAGTTAAAATTTCACCTTGTTCAGAACGCGTTACACATTCATCAGCTAAAATATCCAATGCCGCAGAAACTTCCGGAGATTGGTCCATTGCTCTATAATCTTGATAAGATGTAAATCTATCTGCTTCATAATATAAAGAACGTGAATATAAATCTTGTGCAATTTTTGAAGATTGTATATCTAAAAATTCTTGTTGTTTTTGTTGTTTGGATGCAAAAGGATTACTTAAAGCCGGTGTGCTTACAAGTATGTTTTTATTGGTTTCTTCCGCGCTTTGAGGTCGCTGTCTTCTCAGAGCTCTAAACACCCCTGCGAATATACTATCATCATATTTTTCAGCCATTTTGTATCAAGTTTTATATTACAAATAAATTAGTTTTTTAGTCAAAGTAAACCATTAGGTTAGGTGGAAATAGGTCCATATAGCCACCCTAAATCACTATCTGGAGTTTGTATATTTTTCTTTATTTCCTTTTGTATATTAGCAGAAGGCGCATTAGGATTACCATTTGTTTGATAGCTGATGGATTCAATCATAGCTTTAAAAAATTCTTTACTTTTAAATACATTATCAAATTCAGTATCTCTCATAAATAATGCTATCGCAAATGCAAAAATAAGGTCATCATTATATCCATCAGCATGCTCAGGTTTATCGCCTTTATGGATGAATGTTCGAAATTCAGTCAATAGTCTTTTTGAATAAATTTTTACTTGTGTTTCTCTCATATATTTTGCTACACAACTCATTAGTAAAGGTCTAGTTTTTGAAGTTGTTTGAAAACCTGGAATTTCACTATCTTGGTCTATAAAATCAAGTCCACCATATCTTACATAGATTTTTTTAATTGATTTAGAATGATGAATTTTATCAGAAGGATATCCTAAAGTATTTTTAAGCGCAAGTGTCGTTACTAAACCATGGTTATTTCCTTCAATCGCAACAAAGGCCATATTATAATCAATTGCTACCTTCATCACTAATTGTGCAAAAACATCTGGAGGGATTTTACCTTGATATTCTGCTACTTGAGTTAAAGTATCTGCATTAATTACTTGTAAAGTTGAAAAGTCAGCACTATCTCCACGGGCAACATCCCCTCCTATAATATAATTTGCTTTAGGTTCTGGTTTTTCCCAAACATAAAATGTAGTTTCTCTTTTAATAAATCGCTCTGCTGGTTCTTTGTAATCGTAATACCAAACAGGTTTAATTGTAGAAATATTATTTTCATATTTGTCAATAATCCAATTTTCAATTACAACAGCAGAAGAGCCTTCAAATGATAAATCTAATTCTTGTGCGATTTTAATTTTATCATATTTCATCAATGCGCATTGTTCTTCATACCAAGGACTCCACCAAAATCTTCTTCCATGTTCATCTACTCTTTCTTCTAATCCTCTTGCATAATAAGGATGTTTACTCCAATGCACTTCTGTTCCAACAAAAGCTTTTTTATCTGTCTTTTGTTTTTTAATTGTTTCTGTCCAAGTTGTATGATATAAACCACCAGTTCCATTTGGAGTAGAAATCATAATACACTTAGCACTTTCAGCAGATAAAGCCAAACCTGCAGCCATCCAAATTTCTTCTGCGTTTTCAATAAACGCAGTCTCATCTAAAATTAACATTGTTAATGTTTCTCCACGTCCAGCATTTCCACCGGAAGCTACCGCCTTACACCAACTACCATTAGATATGATAATTTGTTGTGTATTATTTGTAGGAATGCTATCAGGTAAAAGAAAAGGAGGTAAGTAATCTAAAAATTGTTTTACCGATGCTAAAAATCGTCTTGCTCCAGCACCATCATTTGCTACAATAAGAATTCTTTCATTCTCATTAAAAAGCATTTTCCAACATACATATCCAGATGTAATTACACTAAGTCCTGTCTGGCGAGCTTTAAGTATAATGTTATTTTTATGATTTGTGTAATTACTTAAAACTTCTTTTTGATATTCGAAAAGAGTTAATCTATCAATAGTATTTTTGGTAATATCAAAAATATAACCATACGTATTCATAAAATACACAGGGTCTCTAGCACATCTTATAAATTCTATTGTTTCTTGTTGTGTCATTGTATTTAACTAACAATAAATAGCTTAATTTTTACCTATTTTGGCAAAAAATCAACTATTTTCCTTAATAAAATGATATTTTATCTTTCGAAAGAAAAAGCGAAAAAATTAATTATAATTGATGGTTTACCATCAATAGATGTAATTGAATTTAATTGACATCCACGTAATGATAAAAAATGTTTATAATATTTAGAATTTAAATAAAAAAAAAACATATCAACTCCTTTGGTGTTTTTGCCTTGTTCAAACTTACGAAGCCATTTAATGAAATTAGCAGATTGAGTTTTATCATAAGAATCAACTATATTAATAGTAATGGGTTCTAGAATTTCAATCCACTTTTCTTCTTCATTCATTTCTAATGTCATTTTTGTACTTACTGTTGGGTCAAATTCAACTAATAACATAGTTTCTAAATGTGAATTGTAATCACAAAATTTCATTCCAAATAAATTTTGATTTGATTTTTTTTCAAATAGAACTTTTCTTTTATTAAAATTTTGTAATAACGTCTTTATCATAAACCAACATAAACAGTTGCTCCTCCGGCCAATTCGCTGTCAGGCTTAACAATATATGTATCTGACATATAAACAACATTACTTATATCATTTAATAATCTATATTGATGATATCCATAAGTTGTAGAAGAAAAAGAAGCTGTAAAAGTTCCGGTTGATGCTTGTGAAAGAGCAATCGTTAAAGTAATTGCTGTTGTTACAGAACCATCAATAAAAAAAGAAGTTGTAAAAGTAGCAGCAGACAAAGGATTTCCATCTACGTCTAAAGACATAATATTATCATAAACTGTTACTCCGGTTCTTATATCCATTTTTTAAATAATAAATATGCAACTTATTTCTCCAGAAGTTGTAAAATCATAACTAGACCCATCCATTGAGAATGATTCAATATTACCTCCAGCATCACCATAAGGTAATTCTAAAATAAAATCTGTTACATCAAAAACTATATCATCAATCATTATAAATTTCTCCTGTTTTAATAAAACATGCTTGATATTGATAATCTGGTTGTATACTACCATCTTTTATAACTAAAACTAAGTCGCAATTATCAAATATCCCTCCTTCAAAAACTCTTAAAGTTTCATCATGTAATAGTTTTTGGTTTGTTTCTAATTGTATCATAATTATCCTTGTGTTAATAATGCCCTAACTCTTATTCCATTTGGAAGAGATGTTGCGGTATATCTTATATAATTCCCAACTGCATCTTGACTAGAATCCCATGTCAACCAACTACTTCCACCATTTGTTGAATATTCAAATGTTCCATAACCAGATGTTAAAACATCATCATCTAAAACAAGTACTGCTGTTTCTGCGTTATAAATTCTAATTCTCATATTAGGAATAATGCTAGACCAAAGAGTTCCTTGTCTATAGCCAAATATTCTATTGGTAACAGATGAGTTGGCAACTGATGGTTCATAATGACTATCTGTTGTATTATCTTCATATGTAAATGTTAATCCCATAATTCTAGCTGGAATACAGGTTGTACCTAATATTTTAAATATAAACATAAACTGAATCTCAGTTGCATTAATACCACTCAAATCACCATATTCATCTAACTCTGTCCAATTACCAGTATTATCATCTATACCACTAATTCTATAATGTGATTTAAATGGTTCTGTCGGTAACGAGAAAGTATCCGTACCTAATTTATTAACAGCTTTAACTGAAAGATTATATAATTTATTAGAATCACTAATATCAAATTTAGGTGTGATTAACATTTGATTATTAGCTTCAGCATATCTCTGATGAGCGCCAATTGGTAATGTATATAGTTGATTTAATGCTGACGTTGTACCAATTCTTGCAAGATACAATATACCATTTTCTGACCAAATCGACATTGCACTCGCTAAAATTGCTGGATGGGGTACACCACCACTATCACTAGTTGTGATGTCTTCTTGTTTATCATCATTTAAGAAAATATGGTCGAACGGATTTGAAACCGTGTTATATTGTGTTACATAACTTCTAATACCAGCAGCACCAGTTGATGCAATTACTAATCTATCAATAGTACCTGATATTTCACATGAATTCATAGCAGAGCCAGCTAAATAAGTAACCGTTCCACCAGGTGGAATCTCTACCATAACATCACTTTGCCATGTTGTTGAGCCAGCTGTAATACCAGATATAGCTGCTCTATAAACCCTTGTAGTTGTAACAAAATACAGTGATTCAACTCCCGCTCCTGGTCCATGTTGAAGAGTTCCTAGACGACCATTATTAGCTTGAGAGATTGTGCCAGTCACAGCTTGGTTACCAGTTTTAATGACATTTGTTGTTGTGTCCTTACCAGATGCTAGAGTTAATGCTTTTCTGAAATTATAAGCAAAAACTTTTACAGTAGCTGTATCCAAAACATAGGTGTTTCCACTAATCCAAGAAGATTTATCTTGGAGTGTAACTCCACATGCTGCTGTATTAGTGACCACAGCAGCATCAGCAAGCCAATAAACAGCTCTTATATTATCAGTACCAACTGCTGCTGGAATTGTTGTTCCAACAGATGTAAATATTTCTGGTCGAATACCTTTAGCAACAAACAGACCACCATTTGCAGCTGTTGCATTTGTTGTTGTCGTTAAAACCATCATGTCTTCAATAACATAGGATGTACCTGTTGAGTATGTCTCACTTAAAGAAGTAGAAAGAGTTAAACCAGAATTACTTGAAATTGCGCTAATTTCTGCCCACTCAGTTACTAATGTTGGGTCAGAAGAGCCAAATCCAATTCTACATCCTACTGACATCCTATCAGTAACCCAAGCAGTGCTTGTTCCTGATACTGTAGTACCAGTTGCACCTATTGTACCAGTAGTATATAATTCTCTAACAATCCTAAATCCTCTAATTGTATGGTTTGTTACTGTTGGATATGTTAATGTAATAAATCCTTTCCAGTTAAAATCTGATGTATCTTTATTATATTCATACATAATAATTCTTCTTGTTGCAGAAGCTGTTGCATTTTCAGCTAAAAAACACCAATCAATTTCATTAGAAAAAGTAATTACGTGTGGATAAAAACCAGCAATAGATGTTGATTGTTCGACTGGTCTAGCCATACCAATCTTTGCTGGTCCAGCAAATACATCTGATACAGTTGCTCCAGAATACTGTTTAATATTAGAACCTAAATTAGTAACACTTGAATCATACGTTGTGATTCCTGTAGTAGTACCATTAAATCTAAAATTTTTTGCTTTTATTGCCATATCTATTTTAAGTAAATATTATTAATTTTTAATTGTTCTCACGCTTAAAGTAAGTTTAGAAATTGTAGTTGCTGAAATTAAATTAAATACTATAATTTCACCGTTAGTAACACCAGTAATCCAGGTATTTAATGAGCCAGTATTAGATTGAAACTGAATATTATTCAACATAGGTTTTTGAGTTCCAGTTATTGAATCTGATACTGTTGGAAAAGTTGTATTTTTCCAAATATCTATCGCACAATTTCCACTTGTATTTGCAACAATATCCCAGCCAGTTATTCCTAAATTATATGGTACTATAAAGAAACCTTTTTGACCAGTAGTCAAAACATTTCCATTACCATCAATTGTAATTCCAAACGCACCTGTAATTCCAGTTAAATTACCTCCATTACCTAAATATGTTGTAGCTGATAAAGTATTTGCTGTTAATGTGTTTACAGTTGTATTACCAGTAACAAAAAAATTAGATTTTATTGTTGTTAATCCAGATGTGGTTAAACTATTAATAGATGGTGAATCAATTACATTTATTGTGGGTGCACTAGCTGTTCCTCCTGTAGTAATATTTGAACCAGGTTGAACTGATGTTGAAGACCCGTCACCACCTACACCGATTTGTTGGAAAATAGAATATAAATTTGTATTCCCTGAATAAATTGTGCCTCCAGAAATTGTATTAGCAGAAACAGAATTAAATAAAGTATTGTTGTTTACACTAACAACAGGATTGAAATCAGAACCAAATATATTAACATTTGTACCAGCAGATAACTTTACACTATCAACTCTATTAGAATTATATATAATATTATTATGTTCATCTTTTGCTGTAATATACCCATTATCAATAGCACTTTGAACAGATTTAGAATTTGTAATTTGAGTTAATGTAAACTCAGAAGTTAAATTATAATTAAGTGTAGTTGCAGTATAAAAAGCTCTATAACCTAAGTCTGAAAAAACAACTGGGTCTAATGTACCTGTAGTATTTATTATAAAATGTGCCATATATTATTATCCTCTTTGTTTAAAGTAAACATCTACTCTTGGGTATGCAATGCTTGAACCACTCATTCCAATATACAATGTTTGACCTGAATTAATATTAATGTTATAATCTGTTTTTGCAGAATACACATTTGAAGACATTCCTAAAATCGCAACAAAGTCAGTTGCTAATGTTGTTCCTGTAGTAATAAAAGCTTGCCATGTTTCAGATACAGAACCTGCCATTACCAATTTTGTTATTGTAGCATCATAAGGAACTCTAAATGGAGTTGTACTATAAAACATTCCATCTTCGTAACTTAAAAATTGTGTAGTTGCACTACTATTTCTTGCGCCAGTTAATCTTTGTTCACTAGATGATAACCATTTTGTTCTAACACCATCATATATAAATTGTTCATAATCTGTATTTCTAGTCCATGTATTGCCTGTATTTATTGGAGCAGTAGCTTTTATAACATTTCCAAAAATTTGTTCTGTATCATTATAATATGTAGTTGCACTTACAGTTGCTGCTGTTAAATTATTTACATAAACATTACCACCAACAGTATCAACACGAAATACAGCTGTTGTACCTGTTGAATTAAATACAGATAACCCAGAAGTTGAATTACTTCTAAATAAAGTATTTCCACTCACATCTAATTTTGCTAAAGGAGCAGCAAAAGAACCTAAACCAATTCCAATGTTCCCACCTGATAAAATCAAATGTGCAACACTAGCACCAATTAATCCAACAGCATTACTAGAAAAACCAATTCCCATTTGATTACTTGCAGTAGATGTAACGCCAGGATAATCCAAACCTCCATTACCATAAAATTGTGATTTTAAATCACCGTTATCCATTAAAAATCCTGTATTACCAGCAGAATTTGTAATTCTAAATAAAGAACCAGATGTTGTTCCACTTACATGTAATTGTCCATTAGGTGCAGAAGTTCCAACTCCAAGTGGATGACTAAAATACGAAGTTAAACCTGTAGCAATTAAACCAGTCTCGCTTAATACTTTATTGATAGAAGTTCCACTTGTAGGTTGTATAATTGGTGTTGCATTCCAAAAAGATAAAAATTGAGAATTAGCAGTTCCTATTCTAGTTCCAGTAGAACCGGTAGAAATTGTAATATTATATCCAGCACTAAATTGTAAATCGCCTGCTCTAACTCTAAACACTGCTGCACTAGCACCAATATCAAATATTGTATCTGCACCTGATGCTGCTACAATCCTTAAATTTCCAACTGTGTTTCTTAAATATGCATTTGTAGATGTACCATCAAAATCAATAATAGGCCCAGCAACTGTTAAACCAGAAACTTTTGTCATTCCTGTTAAGTTGGTTTGAAAACCTGTCATTGATTGCAAACCATTAGAAATACTAGTAGCAGTAAATGCACTTGCGCTTGTAGGAACATTAATAGAAAAAACGTTATTAGTTGATAATCTCATTTTTTCAATAGTAGAAATACTAAATATATAATCTGCATTAGTTACATTTAAAGTAGCATTAGAATTCGCATCTGCTCCTAAAGTTAAACAAGGCGTAACAGTTGCTCTTCTATTAACAATAATTCCTTCTGTTGTGTTTGGTATGAAAACAAAATTTCTACTAGCACTTTGTGCTGCTAAATCTGAATTCACTACAATACCACTACCCGCTACATGAACACCACCATTAACACCAAATGCATAACCTGCTGTAGCGGAAACATTCACACCTACTCTACTATTTAATGTATCTACTACAAACACATTAGTAGTTGAAGTTAATGATTGAACTGTAAATCCAGTTGTGGACATTGACCTAAATACAGTATCTCCAGAATCTTTTATTCTTAATGTAGAAACAGCTCTTGTGTAGAAATCAAAACCACCTGTTGTTGATTGATAAAAATTTAAAGCGTTTGGTGTATAATTACTATTTCCAGTAGATGCTTGCAAAATTTTTGCATCATTACTATTATTTAAAAACTGTAAACTCGCAGCTGCTCCTGCACCTGCATTGGTGTTTTGAACATATATTTTTGTTTCACCATTTTGAGCTCTAGAAATATTTATTGGTATTGTTGTCGCATTTGGAGTTGCACCAATTCCCAATCCCGTTGATGCAAATATTGTATCAGCAGAAATTGTTGTTGAAGAAATTGGCAAATCAAAATAAGCAGCAGTAGCACCAGTTCCAATTAAACCAGTATCACTTAAAACTCTATTTAAAGAAGTTCCACTTGTTGGTTGTATTATTGGTATATTATTCCAAAAAGCAAATTTTGCTGTTGTTGATAAGCCAATTCGAGTTCCTGTAGATGTGCCAAAACTCAAATTTGTTCCTTCAGCAAAAGTTAATGATGTGCTTGTAAACTGAGCAGCTGTTACATTTGCTATTCTAAAATGAACTGCTGATGCTGCATTAAGATATGTATTAATGTTGCTAACATCACCTAATAAAGTATAGTTTGTACTTGATGGGACTACACCCATATAGATTGCTCCTAATGTATTTCCAGCAGTCCAATCTCTAATAACAATTCCTTGATTAGCTATTGAACCAGCTAATACTTGTACGTTCCCACTAAATGCTCCAGCAAAATTATTTGTGGCACCACTCTGGGCATGTGCAAATATACCATATGAATTTGTTACAGCTGTACCAACATATCCTCTTTCAATTAATAAAGCTGATGTTGAAGATAAATAAGTATTTGTTGAAGCAGATGGAGCTCCTGCAATTGCTATTGTGGAAACTGATGTTGCAGTTGATGGTGTTGTAAAAGTATAAAGAGGCTGTGTGTAATATACTTCATTTTGATTATCAGTAATATTTCCACCAACCCATTGTCTTGACCCTAAAGTGTGTAATAAACCATTAACGCTAGTTCCAGAAGTTTGATTTGTATTATTTGGTTTTGTAAAATTATATGAAGTATAAGAACCAAACGTAACAGCAATCGGTGAAACATTCCAACTATTCCAATTAATAGAACCTGCTGAAGTACCATTGTGTCTAAAAACAATATCGCCACCGTTAGGTGAATTAATATTTATAGATGAACCAACTAATGCTAATGAATAATTACTAGCATTAGGAGTTGCAGTATTGAACCAAATTCCAGGATTACCAGTTGAAAGTGGTAATGAACCAAAATCCATATAAGCTGTATCTTGACCTATCCTAACAATTCTTTGATTTGTTGATGTTGCATTACCAATATTTGTTAAACCACTTATATAAAGTGTTGTTGCACTTACAGTATTTGCTGATAAATTAAAAGTGCCTAGGTTAACATTACTAACAGCTCCACTATAAGGAACATATCCTGTTGAACCTGTTAAATCACTTATATAAGCAAGTTGATTTCTAACAGAAGAATTATTTGTTATAAATAAATTTGTACCATTCCATTCTGTTGCACCAGATTCTGGTAAAGTTAAAAGAGAACCATTTGAAAATTTTAAAGGTGCAGTAGCTGTTGTACCAACACCTAAATGAAGTTTTGCTGTTGCTGATGTTCCACCACCTATAAATATTAAACCACCATTACTGATATTCATGTTAGCAGCACCATTATTTCTACTAAAAGTTATAGAACCTTCAGTATTCATATTTAACACTTGGTTATTTGAACTATATTGAAGCGTGTGATTTGTTGTAGATGGGGTTCCAACTCCTAGATATATAGCTGCTTGATTTGCTACAGCTATACTTTCTCTTATTGTTGTTTTAGTAAATATATTTGATGTTGGATGAATTATTGTATTACCGCTAATTGTTGCAGTTGTTGCAGTTAATCCACCACCAATTAAAGTATTTCCTGTAACATGTAATTGTTCTATTGGTGTAAGAGTTCCTAAACCAAACTTACCGTCATCTAATAATCTTGCTCTTACAATATTATTAGATGTTGTTATCCATGCAAATCCTCCATTGGCAAAATTTACATTACTAACTGAATTTACGGGAAATGTTACGTTAGAACTAGAAAGTAAAGCGATTAATGCATTACCACCATTACTTCTAAATTCAACACCAGCTCCAGCTGCACTACCTGCTTGTGAATTATCTAATCTTAAAGCTGTTCTGGCATTTTGGTCTATACCAACAAAAATTGGGAAAGGACCAGTTGGTGTTGTAGCTAATCCAATAGATAAACCGGTTGTTGCACTTAATGTCGATGCTGTTAAATTACCACTTATATAAGCACTACCATTAATTTCAAATCTTTCTCTTGGAGTATTTGTATTTACACCAAGTCTTGTGATATTAGTTGTTCCAGCAGTATTGATTGTAAAGAAATTAGCAGCATTATTGGATTGAGTTCCAAATCCTATATTTCCATAACCAGCGCCACCTCCAAATGCTTGTGTGTGTAAAAACCATTCAGCATTTGTGTTATTATCATGAAATAAAATCCTTTGATTATAAATTGACTTAATACTTAAATCTGGATTTGCAGTCAGAGTAATGTCATCATCAAGATTTAACATGCCTTTTATAGTCATTCCTGCACCACTATAAGTGGTGGCACTTAATGTAGAGGCTGTTAAGTTTTGTAAATTAGAATTCCCTGAAACTGTTAAGTTATCTAAACTTGCTCCTGTAATATTTACAGATGCATTCGAAGAAGTTCCGGCAGTAAATGTGTTGATACCATTACTAATAGATGCTCCACCTGAAGTTGTAGAACCCGTAACGATACTTGTTATAATATTATATAAATTTGTACCTCCTGAAAATATTGTTGTTGCTGAAAGATTCGCTGTAAACAAAGTATTTCCAGTAACAGTGCCACCACTGAGATTTAAAAATTCCCTTTTTATAGGATAAAAATAATTACCATCTCCCATTATACGTCATTTACATCTTTTAAAATATTCACTTCAATAACCCCTAAAGTTGGTACTGTTAATTTTTTCCCATCACTAAAAAATAATTCAAATTCTGCTCGATATTTTCCAGCAGTATCAGTATCTCCTGTTACCCAATCATATTGAATACATCCTCCTGAATAACTTGTTATAAAAGCAGACATTGAAGAAATTTTTAAATTTCCACAATCATCTGCCATAGAAAAAGTACAAGCAGTTACAGCACTTAAATTAAAGGCAATAACAGAATCTAAACACCCTCTTGTTTTCACATTAATTTCTAATGCTGGTAGGGTGTCATTTTGTTTTAGTTGAAATGTTTTTATATTCTGTTGCATTTTATATATTTTATAATATTTCTATTTCAATTCCATAGGCTGGATAGGCTACTTCCACATCAAACATTTGTGACATTGCTTCAACTTCCACTGAACCGCTTATGTTTGTTAAATTCAATCTAAATCTCGTTGTCAAAGTTTTAACCGGTGACATTGAATTATATATAACATACCATTTTAATTCATAAGTAGAATCTACTGCATATCTAGTCGGTGTAATATTTACATAATACTTTCCAACAGCTTCATTATAAATTGTACAAGTTTCTATAACAGTACTTGAACTTGCGATATAAGTAATAGCAGAGAGACTTAATGGATTGAATAAAGTATAAGTGTCTGCACTATTCAACAACACATGGTCAATACGATAAAAATCCTTAGATATAGTCAAATTTGCCATGAGAAATTATACAAAATATTACTTTGAGATAAATAGATTTCAAAAAAAGAGACCGGTGTTTTTTACCGGTCTCATTACAATTTAATATGTATCTTAAATTACGCTAAAAGACATCTGTCTGGTTGAACAGTAATTTTACATTTAATTACATCATCTGAACCGTAATCGAAGGAATCAAAATCAGCAGAAGTGATTTGACAACCAACCATTGTCCATTTTTCAACATCAACACCAACTGGGTCAAGTGCTTTAAGAACAAGGTTTTTCTTGTATCCTACGGCATATCCCATTTTTCCGGTAGCTGATTCAGCATGTAAGCGAACCCACTCCATTACCTTTTGTGTTGTAGAAGGACCAATTACATCAATAAATTCAATATCAATAGTTTCCCACTTATAACGACCAGCAACGAATGTTGAGGTATTCATAAAAGGAATTTCTGTACTATTAATAGTGATTTTTGGTTTCCCGGATGTTTGAACTAGATAAGATTCAAAACCAAGCTCGGTTGGAAATTCTAGATAAAATCTATTTTTACGTTTTGGTTCTTGTTCAACAGGAACCGGTCTAAACATTACTACGCCCATGTGTTATTAAGTTTTTATATAAATACGGAAGAAAAAAAAACTTAATAATCTATTAAAAAATATTTTTTATATAAATGGGTTTCCTGCTTTTTTTAAATTATCAATAGTATTTTCTATGCTATTACATAGGGGTAAAAAATCTAAAACGTCTTTTGGAGCCAAATTAAACCATTCACCTTTTAAATATTCAAAATCATAATTAAAATTATCAGTGACTTTTTTTGAATTTAATTTGTTATGCAATGATTTTTCTGTTTTAAAGGGGTATTTGCTGTTAAAAATAGAGATTATATTGAGTTGTTGAGGAGTTCCAGTTTGTAATTGTTTTACACGTTTTCCTGGATTTACAGAAATGCCAATTTTATAAAAACTTGTATTGTGGATGTTTATCAAATATAATTTATATTCTCGTTTTGACACCCTATAAAATAAAAAGATTTAATTTTAAATTACAACAAAAAAGGGATATATTTTTAGTATATCCCTTTTAATTTTTATGATTCTTAGTTTAGAAATCTTCGAAATTTGCTCCTTGTGGTAAAACTTGGAACGTTAAATCGATAAATTCTAAAGTTGGAGTAGGTTTCAATTGAATTTTTCCAGTTAAAGTATTTGGGTCAGCAGCAGGGCTACTATCTAAAACCACTTTAAACGCATCTAAACCTCTTTGATTTTGAATTTGTAATAAGATAGGTTCAACTTTTTGTAAGAATTGGTCTCTAACAGTTGCATCATTTTGTTCAAACAATAACGTTTGAGATGCAGCAGCGATTAACCTTCTAACTTGAAGTAAAAGCCTTCTAACATTTACTCTATCAAGAGCAGATTGTTTAATTTGTAAAGTTTTTTGACCATAAATAACAACACCTTGTTGAACAAAAGTTGCTACCGGATTAATTCTATCTTGATATAATGTATCTCTATCATCTTGAGTTAATTTCACATCAGCTTTTTGAACCATAGAAGATACTAGACCTCTATTAAATCCAGCCGGTGCAAACCAAGGATAAGCAACATTATCAGTTAAAGCAATCGCTCTTACAATTTCCATTGTTGGAGACACATATACAAACTTATTAAAGTTTGAATCGTTGATTTGAACCCATGGCCAATATGTAGCAGCATAGTTAGAATCAATTCCAGTATCTTGAAGGTCAGATACAGCCTCAGAAGCAGTTCCTTTTACAAGACCTTCTGTGATTCTTGGAGAGTCAACAATATAAATTGAATCAGCTCTGTTTTCAACAGTAGTAAGTGCATATTTTACAACAGCTTCATGATTTTTATAATCAATTCCAGGAACAGCAAATAAATTTATATCTACTTTTTCAGGATTTGACATTTCATCAATTGCATCTTCCATTGCAATTACGTTATTCGCATCAATTGCAGCAGAAGTAAAATCAGGGTATCTAAATTTATTCCAACCATCAAAACCACCTGCTGGAACCAAAGTAAATTTACGTTCTGATTTTGTATAAGCGCTTACAGCGATTTCATTACCAAGAACATAACTTGCAGAAGGCGCAGTGCTTTCCATGTGGAATCCTTTAACAGTAGTTGTACCAGTTGGAGTAGCTCCAAGATATTGCCACAAATCAGTTTCTAAAGTTTTAATTGAATTGCTTACAGAAACTTGACTTGAAGTAAAGCCGGTATAACCCAATTCAGAAACACCAAGATAAGTTTTAAATACAGAATCTCCAGAGAAATACACAGTTTTGTAATAAACTTGTGGACTTGTAGAACCGCTTATTGCAGAACTTCTAAAAGTATATCCTTTAAATCCGGCAGGAACTGTATCAGTTGGATGATTTTCTGCTAAATCCAAAGTCACATAATTTGACCTTCTTGGATATTCTTCATCTGTTGTACCAATTGCTTTTGCAATATAATTTGGTTGTGTAGAATCTAATGTAAGACTTCTAAATCTTTCTAATGTAACAATTGCAGCATCAGTATCATTGTAATCTCTAATGATAACATCAAATGTTTTTGTAATATCATCAATGTTCGCAATAGAAATTTTAATTTCTGAGTTTGCACTATCTCCATCAGAGATAGAAGTAAATTTAAATAATTCTCTAACAATACCACCTGCAACTTTAGATACAATATAAGGTGTTACTGGAGTTTGATACCCATCTAAATAATCAGTATAAATAGCATCAGTAGAATAAGTAATTGCAGTATTGATAGTTAATATGTTACCTCTTTGAGCAGCTTCTCTTGTGAAGTGTGGATAAATAGTTTCAACATATAAACCAAGGTCATTTGTAAATTTCTTAGGATTTTTTCCTAAAACTTTTACGATATAATCATCTCTTGTTTCATCTAAAGAAACAGTGATAGCACTTAAAGTTTGAGCAGTTAAAGGTCCAGTAGTAGCACTTAAAGTGAAAGGAAGTAATATTCCTGTGATGTTTGCAATTTTTACAGCACTCTCAGCAGTTGCTAAGAAAGAAACTCCTTCGTTAGCAGATTTACTTCTAATAACACATAAAGGTGAACCACTAAATGTTCCACCACTAGCTTGAATAATCCAAGCAGCAGAGTTAGTAAAACCTTCATTACCAAGAACTCTTGTAATAGTAAGTTCTTGTGATTGTTTTAAAAATGAATTTGCAACATACGGCAATTGAATTCTAGTGTCGGTTGTACCGAATCTAGCCAAATATTCGTCTGTACTTGAAATTTTGATAGGTTCAAAAGCTGGTCCTTTTGTTGTTTCACCAACAAGACCCAATCTTGTGATACCTATTTGAGATGCAAAAACTGAGAAATCTTGTTCTCTTGTGTAAACACCGGGTGATACGAAAACTGTTGCCATTTATATATGTTGTTTTTTATTTCCAATAAATAGTGAAGAAATTCTCAAAACTTAGAGTTCCTTTATGTCTATTTTTATTTTAGTAATTGTTGGTACTCTTTCAAAATTTGTAGGGTCAACTAACTTGCCATAAACAGAAAGTGGAAAAACAATTTGAAATCTTCTATCAGAAGAAATATCATCCATTGTATTTTCTTCACTTGGGTCTGATAACATCAATGGAATATGATAACCATTGATGTTCATATAACCTTGACCATCTGAAAAACCATCCATAATTATTCTTTCGTAAGAAATATTTGCATCTTGCAAATAATGAGTTAAGAATCTTAATTCAAATTGAACATCTACTCTTGGAGGTTGAGGTATTTTATATAAATCATACCCCTTTAAGGTTCCATCAAAAAGAGGAACCTTAACAAAAGTAAAATTCTTCTTTTTTGGTATAGTTCTTTTTAAAGGATTTTGTCCTGGTTTTACTGTTGTTCTTTTAATAGCCATAAAAGGCATATTAAGCTCTTCACCACTTTCATCTTTTAAAAATTTCCAATTTAACTTGAATTCTGCCCATCTTTCTTGATTTAAGAATATGAGTGGTACTTTCACAAGAACACCATCCGCATTAATCACTGAAATATTTAAAGAATTAATATAATCTACAACTCCTTGGTCAATATCCTCTAAAAGTAGTTTTTTAGGAAGGTAATCGTTGTTTTCAAAGCTTTGATTAAGAAGATTATTTATGTTTTTTTGAATTGACATACCCAATAACAATTTTTAATAAATAGTTTATTTTAAACAAAACTTGCTTTTTTTAAAGCTCCCAATTATGTTTACTGGTCATAGAACAGAAGTAATTGGACGGGATATATAAAAGACACGCCAATTTTTGGCCTTTGCAGCGATTACTTCTTAATGTGTTACTGGGGGTTTCTACTCAACACAGCGCCGGCACTAAGCGGAGAGGCGTACATAGAACGGAGGGCTATACCTTTGAAAGTTGACCGCAACCTAAAGCACTATAGTGTTTGACTTTAGGCATACGATAGATACTTGGCTCCGAGAAAAAGGAATAGTAATCAATCAATGGTGGGTGATAATAAAGGTTTTACAAAATCTTTATTAGGACTCACTATGCAAACTCCTGAAAACTTTCTCCTTAGAAATTCCAATAGATAAATTTAGAAATAAAGTATTATTACGAATAAAGATTTTAGATAAGAATATTATCTAGCATTAAATACATCATCCTTAACTCTAATTCCAACAATTTTTATAGAGAAAGCTATATCTCCTGCATAAGATTGTTGATTTGCAATATTAGAAGAACCATCATCAATAACTTCATAATAATGACCTTTAAAATAAGTATAATCACCTATTCTGATATTTACGTTTAATTCAGCTAAATGTGTTCTGTATACACTTGCTGTAATTTTTCCATATCCTTTTTTGATAATTCCACCAGGAACCATGTATTCCGGAGAATCAGATTCTACATTTATTCTTCCAAATACTTCTACTGGAGTTAAGTAAACTTTTTTCTTTGATTCACCGTAAAGTTTATGAGTATTAGTTTTTTGATAATCAACTCTATATAAAATGAAACTTTCCTTTAAAATATCATTGGTTATTTCTCTTCCTACAGTATCAAAAAAAGCTCTTTCTTTTTCTCCAAAGAACAAATCAATACCTTTTTTAGAGATATCTTGAGATTTTGCTTCTTCAGGCTTTTCTTCGCCTTCATTATAAGGAGGATTTGCCATAATTTATTATCCTTTCCAAATACTTAAAGGACTATATATAAATGTTTTATTAATACTTTCTTGAATAGCAGCATTATTTTCAAGAATTGCTTTATAATTTAATCTTTCTAATGTAGCCTTTAATTCTTCGCGTAACGCATCCATATCAGCTCTACCGTTAGTTATTAAAGCATCAGCATTTAATGTAACAGTAGCGTCAGGAATAGGTAATTCACCACTAAATTTACCTCTAATACCTAATCCTAATAATTCTTTAGCATTTGCTTGAGAAAATCTTTTCACCCATCTTTTTGCAGGGTCATTAAGTTCACTATAAGTTAAGTTATATAATTTCGCATCTGATGGTCCGGAAACTAAACCATTACCTTGACTTATATTTCCAAAAACATCAGTTGTTCCAGTAAATCCTGGATTTGCTGTATAACCAGACAAATCAGCATTACCACCAACTCCTATTGTGTCATAATAATTATAAAACACAGTTCCTGGTGTATAAAACCCAGGACTTACCAAAGAAGAATTTGCTGAATTAGTTGGAATAGGATATAAAGTTAATTTTTTTGTACCATTTGGTCCACCAACAATTCTATATGAATATTCAGAACCTCTTACTTTATTTCTAACTGTTGCTGCTTGAGAAGTTAGTAATGTATCATAAATTGGCATTACAGATGCTAAAGGAGCACCTGCGAAACTGGCTCCAAATTCAGTAAAGGCAATATTTGCGTTTGAAAATGGGTCTAACCCATATAAATTTATAAAACTTGGTGTGTGCCATAAAACTTCGATTATTTCTCGATTTGCTTCGATATAATAATTTTGAGTTCCGGCAGTTAAAATTATAGCAGCTGTTTTTAATTCTCTTAAAGACATAGAAGAAGTTCCTTCTATATCGGAATATGCTCTTGCAAAAGTTCTTTCAAAACCAAAATTATTTGAAACAAATTTTAAAGTAAAATCAATATTTTTTGGCAAACCAAGCATTTGAGACATTCTATTTTCAAGTGCCCAATCATTGATATATGTTGAATATTCTTCAATAGCTTCGCATACACATTCTTGTAATTGTTCATCACGTAATTCAACACCCATAACAGGTTCACCAAGCTTTCTTCGTATTCTACGATAAAGCCTTGCAATGTCGGAAGTTGTCATTCCGGTTAAACAATTATCTGCGCAAATTTCCATTTATAATCAATTAATTAGAATTGAGTTGTAGTATAAGAAATACCTTGATTTTTTGCTCTGAAACCTATAAAAGTCCCAGAATTGACAGTAAGAGTAGCTGGAACAACATCAATATATGAATTGGTTGTACCAGACCAAATAAAATTACCACCACCCATTGGGTTTATAGTTATAGTTCCAGTACTTAAACAATAAATTTGATGTACTGTATTTGCTGTAATACCATTACCTAATTGGAATGTTGTCATTGTACCACTTAAAGATATTGCTTCGAAATTTTTTGATTGAAGTCCCATGATTCTTTTTTATTGTAAATAGTCTTCAAAAAACATCTAAAAAGTGTTTTATATTGCAATTTTAATAATTACCTTTACTATAATGCATTTTGAAGAAAAAAACTTAAACCAAAGGTTAATTAATCTAACAAAAGGGTTCACTCATGAAGATAAATTTTCATATAGAAAGGACAGAAATTGGGAAAAGTTTGACAAACTTACATCAATAGAAAAATTAAAAAGCATAATTAAAGAAATTCAAGAATATAAGAATGGTTATATTGAAGAAGAATATTATTAATTGTAACGCTTATTTATATATAAAAGAATGAAATCAACTACACAAATAAATACGGAAATGGGAATAGAAACAGCAAAAACTCATTTTGAAAAGAATCTTTTACCTATGTTGGAAGAAGGCTATAATCAAGGAATAATTGAATTTAAATTAAGAATGTTTAATTCTACTAGTTTTTATATTCACCCTTACGGTAAAGATGGAAAAACTATAAATATTGATTGGTCTCCATCTAAAGAACCAATTATTGATATTAATGTGGATGAAAGTGAAAAATAAAAATGTATTATTCTATTTATAAAATACTATGAAAAATGAAGGAATATCACAAGATGTAAAAGATTTTGTAAAAAAAGCAATGTCAGAAATTCGTTTAGATGTTGATATTGAGTATTGTAAAAAACACAATATCAAATTTAAAGACACAGTAGATAAAGAAACAGAAGATGAATTGTGGGACAGATTAGCAGATTCTAAAAGAACAAAAGCAGCTTTTGATATAGTTACAAAAAATTGCTAATTACTTACACCAGTAAGATTTATTGTCTTCTGCAATATAATAATAGTTACGCGTTACATCATCATAAATGATATTGTAATAATATCCATTATTATAATAAAAAATAATTTACCATCTGAAGTTTGTTTAAATCTAATATTGTTGTGCATATAATCATATAATTGATTATTCATAAAATCGAATACTGGCTCTAAGTGTATTTTTAAAGAAAATATTTCTGCTTTTAATTTTTCATTCTCATTTCGTAAACTATCCATATCATTTTTAAATGACATAACTTGTTCTTTTGTAAATTTCACATCTTCTTTCTGAGTATTATAAGTGTGAATTTCCTTGAAAATAATCCAAGAAATTGAGCAAATTGCACAAACAGCCGTTAAAATTGTTGAAACAGCCTTAAATTTATCTGATATTATATTTAATCCCATAATATGTAAATATTCAAAAAATCACTATATTTGTCTCAAATTAAGGAGTAAATAATGGAAACCCCAGAATGGATTCGTACTTATAGTGGAAAAAAATTTTACGTTTTTAACCCACGTTTAAAAGATATTTCAATAGAAGATATTGCACATGCTCTAAGCTTAATGTGTAGATTTACTGGACATACAGAAGAATTGTATTCAGTAGGTCAACATTCACTTATAGTAATGGAATTATGCCCAGAAGAATTTAAATTAGAAGGTTTAACTCATGATTTTCCGGAAGCATATATTACAGATTTAGCTACACCAGTCAAAAGAAGAATGCCAAGTTTTAAAGAATGTGAAGATACTCTTCATACAGCAATAGCTAAAAAGTTTCATTTGCAATTTCCAATGCCTAAAATTATTAAAGAAATTGACCAAGAAGTTTTTAAGATGGAGTGGGCATATTTGATGGAAAGGAATAAAACTTTGAAAAATAATAAATTTCGCATGAGTAAAGAGGAATTTAAGATTTTATCTCCAAAAGAAGTAGAAAGAAGGATAATTGAGAGTTTTAATCAGTTGTATGCCAAGAGATTAACAAAAGTAAAAACCGAATCGATTTATAGTAACATTTTAACGAAAAAATCGTTAAAACAATAAATACCTACTATGAAAAATGTCTTATTAATCATTGACCCTCAAAATGATTTTTGTTTACCAACCGGAAGTCTTTATGTTAAAGGAGCCGATAAGGATATGGAACGATTAGCTTCTTTTATATTAAAAAATATAGAACATATTGACGAAATACATGTTAGTCGTGATATGCATAATTATGATGACATTGCTCATGCAAGGTATTGGAAAAATTTTAATGGAGAACTTCCAAAACCTTTTACTAATATCACAGTAGATGATATGAAAAATGGAATTTGGACAACAGCAAAAGAAGAAGATTATGAAATTGCATTGAAGTATCTTCAAACATTAAAAGATAAAAATAAATTTACACATACAATTTGGCCAGACCATTGTGTTCATGGGACAACAGGATTTCAACTTTTCCCTGCTTTAAATGATGTTTTGAATATTTGGGAAGGAAAAACCGAAAAATCTTATATCGTTTATGTTAAAGGAATGAATAGAAATACGGAACATTTTGGAATGTTTCAAACAGAAGACGATTCAGAAGAATTTAATGAACAAGCATTTAGAAATATTTTTTCAAAAGCGGATAATGTATTTGTTTCTGGGGAAGCAAAATCACATTGTGTTGCAACTTCTTTACAACAAATAATGGAGCGTGATTCCGAGATGATTTCAAAAATTACCTTATTAACTGATGCAACATCAGATGTTGAGGGGTTAGGGCATTTAGCAAGTCCTATCTATAAAAAATTACGCGCAAAAGGAATGAAAGAAAATACTACAATAGAAATCACTCTTGATTAATCCATTTACTATAATACAAGGATTTGACGCAAACTTAGCTGAAAACGGTAAAGTAATTGCTATTGCTTCTAGTGCAGCAGGTGGTAGAACTACTACTGCTAGTTCTTTAATATATCATTATATAAATCTAGGAATCAATGTTTTTTTATTTTCAGAAGATAAAAAACATTCTGATGTTTTGTTAGAAGAAATTAAAAATCAAAAAACAGAAAATCAAAATATAGGTTGTTTAATTACGTTTTCTGTTGAAAATTTAAATTATTACTATATTAATGAAAATATTAGAAAAAATCTACGTTTTTTAACAGGCAATAGTATTGTTGTTATAGATAATAGCTTTTATGAAATATCATTAAAATTTTTTAGCGAAAGGCCAGAAAATGTATTTAGTCGTTTTGTGTTAACTGAAAAAACTATTATTCTAGATGAATCAAAATCAGATATATTTTATCAAACTCTTTTAAATAAAAAAAGATTTTTGGAACATATAAGAAAAATAGCATATAACTTTAATATACCAGTTATATTAACAGCCCAGCAAATAAGAACTACAAATAGCAATACTGATTATTTTGGTACTACATTAATGTATATGTGTGATGTGTATCTACAATCAGAGAAACTAACAAACAATAGAAAATTTAATTTAAAAGTTATAAAAAGCAGATACGCATCAGCTGCCCAAAATGTTATTTGTGAAATTGATGCGAAAAAGTTAATGTTTGTAACAAATTCAAGGATTTTACGTTAAAATTAAAAAACACAAAAAATGGCAAAGAAAAGATGGACAGAGTTATTTGTAACAAAGAATGAAAGCTCAGAAGAGCAAAATACTTCTAATTCAAATAATGAGAAGAATACTACTCAAAATAATACCGTTATAAATACTACTAATACTAGTAATTTTTTACAAAATTCTACAACTAACAGCAATTCTGGAGCTGTAGACCAAAATTTGATAAATAAATTACAGAGCATTTTTGATAGTGCGAATATGCCTGGCCCAGACCTGCATGAATTTATTGTTGCAGTAAAAAAATTAGAAAACAAATCAATAGATGATAAAACCAAATATGAAATGGTTTTTGATGCACAAAGTTCAGTAGGTTTAACTAAACAAAAACTTATTGATAGTGGAAAATTTTATATCGACACTTTTAATGATGTAAAGTCTGAATTTGAAAAAGAATACAAAACAACCTTACAAAATTCAGTAACCAGTCTCAATACTCAGGCAGATAATGTAATTAAAGAAAATGCAGATTTCCAAAAAAGTATTGAAGATATAAATAAAAAAATTCAAGAAAACTTAATAAGAATGCAAAAACTTAGAACAGACGCATCTGTAAATGAAAATAAGTTGATGCAAGAAAAAATGGCTTTTGAAGGGACTTTCTCAACATTTTTATCAGGTATTCAAAAATACATTGATGGAGTAAATGTGCATATTAATTAAATCGTAAATTAAAAAACAAAACAAAATAAAATGAATCTACCAGTTGTTCAATCAAATGATTCTTCAAATAAGAAGAAATTTAAACCGGAACATATCACTCAAGTTTTAGTAGGTGGTGCTCTTATTTATGCATTATATTCCGCTGTACCTTTTTTACTTGGAGCTATCCATGGTGCAGTATTGTTAGGAATATTAGGTGCAATACTTTGTATTACGTTTGGAGTGGGTAAAATCGGCGGAGGCATTCGAAGACTTATTACAACAGCGTTTGTTATTGGTATTAGAGCTTTAACATCGGCTTTTGTAAAAGTTAATCCTTGGGCCATAGTTAAAAATCATATTAAAAATATGAAACAATCTCGCGAAGAGATGGATGCTCAAATTACAAACTTAAATGAAGCTGTTGGAAACAATGAATTGCTCATTGAAAAAAATACTGCTGAAATGAAGGATGAAAAAGACTGGGGCAGAAAAGAAATTGAGAAAGGAAATAAAGAGAAAGCGGCAGTACATGCAAATCAAGTTGGTCGTCTTGATAAATTCAATTCAAAATTAATTACCTTAACTGGTAAAATGCGTTACTTACTTGGATTTTTGGAAAATTTACATGAAAAAGTAGGATACTCAATTACTGATTTGGAAAATGACCTTAAAGTTCAAGAAATGGAGTATAAGTCTTTATTAGCCGGTACTAATGCTTTTCAAAAGGCCATGAACATTTATAAAGGAAATGTAGATGAACTTGAATTGAAAAATATGGCGATTGAAGAAATTGAAACTAAAATAGGTAACTTCCGTGGTCAAATAGATAAAGCATTGCGTGATTCTTCTAAATTTATGGCAAGTATGGAAACTATGGATGAAGTAAATATTGAAAGAGGTTTAAAATTATTAGAAAATTTTGACGACAATCAATATGATGACATTTTAAAACAATTAGATGCTAATCCGGTTAACTCAGCAGTTAAAATACAGGCCAATCAAGGACAAAACAAATATGGTTCTTTTTTAAATAATAATGTTAAAGACGTAGAAATTCAAAAATAAAACAAAAAATAAATCCAAAACAAAAACAAATAAAAAACAAAAAAAACAAAAATTATGGGAAAGTATACACTTGGGCCAGCGACTAAAATATTAGGAATCGTGGCAATCTTAGCAGCAGTATGGTATTTTACACCTTCAAGCTGGTTTTCAAAAACTTCTGGTAAATCCTCAAAAGGAGAAGATATTAGCACACCATTATCCGCAGACGAAACAGAAGATGTAATTACAATCGCTGTTCCTACTTGGGGTGGTTATGCCGGTGCGCAGTATTTTAATAACGGATTTAAAGCAAATAAAGAATCTCGTTTTTATACTGAATATGGGATTTTGGTTGAATTTAAATTAATTGATGATTTCAATGATTCTCGTAATGCATGGAAAAGCGGAGATATTGATTTATTATGGGCAACTGCTGATGCATTCCCAACCGAAGCCGGTGGATTATCAGAATTTAAACCACAAATTTTCTTTCAATGTGATTGGTCTCGCGGTGGTGATGCTATTGTAGTGCGTCAAGGTATTAAAACTGTATCTGACCTTAAAGGTAAAAAGATTGCAGTTGCACCTATGACTCCATCACATACTTTTTTACTTAATTTATTTAAAGCAGGTGAAATTGAAATGAAGGATGTAACTATTATAGAAGTTGCAAATGCAATTGATGCTGCTGATTTATTTAAAAAAGGAGAAGTTGATGCAGCAGTTTGTTGGAGTCCAGATGATGAAGATTGTGTTGCTAAAGTAAAAGGCTCAAAAGTATTAGTTAATACAAAAACAGCTACAAATATTATTGCCGATGTATTTGTTATTAAACAAGATTACTTAGATAAAAACGCTAAAAAACTTGCTAAACTTGTTGAAGGTTGGTTAAAGGGTAATGCTGAGTTAAACGCATCAGAAGAAAAATGTAAAGATGCTGCAAAAATTTTAGCAGATGGTTTAAATCAACCAGAAGATTTTTGCTTAACAGCTATTAAAAATGCAAGATTATGTACATTTGGAGATAATCAAAATTTCTTTAATGTTACAGGTAAATTTACAGGAGTAACTGGCGAAGCCCTATATAACAACATGAGTATTTTATATTCAAAAGTGGGTTATTTAAAGAAAAATGTTTCTTGGAGAAATGTAGGTAATTCAGATATTATCAACATGGTTGATTTATCAAATGAAAAAGGTCAGGAAGCAGAAGTTGATTTTAAATTTACAGCTACTACTGATAAAATGAAGACCGAAGAAGCTATCTCTTCTAAAAAAGTTAGCATTTCTTTTGCGACTGGCCAATGGGAGCTTGATGATAATACAAAATATATTATCGACCATGAATTTATCGACATTGCAAAAGGATTCTCTAATTCACGTATAAGGATTGAAGGAAATACTGATAATACCGGTAATACTTCTCAAAACAAATCTTTATCTTATAAGAGAGCACAATCAGTTGCAAATTATCTTCAAACAACACATGGATTTGATTCTAATCGTTTCGTGATTGTAGGTAATGGTCCTGATAAACCGGTTTCCGATAATCATACGGAAGAAGGAAAAAGAAAGAACCGTCGTACTGATTTCGAATTGTTACCTAATTAATTTTAACAAGAAGGGCTTTTAATCGAGCCCTTCTTAATTTTAAACAATATGTCAAACAAACTTTTTAAACTTAGAGGAGTCGTTGATAAACGATGGGTAATTGCTTTAGAAACTGGAGGAATAATCTTATTTTTATTAATATGGCAACTCTTATCTTTTAGATTTCCAGCAGCAGTATTACCATCTCCTGGAGAAGTTTTATCTTCTTTTGGAGAATTAAATACACAAGATTTTCTTATTGAAAATACGATGTATTCAATTAAATTAAATTATTATGGTTATTTTGAGGCGATTCTAATTGCAGTACCATTAGGTTTTCTTATTGGATTATTTCCATTTTTTAAACATATTGCAAGTAAACATGTAGATGCAACAAGATTTATTCCATTAACTGCAATTACCGGACTTTTTATTGCTTGGTTTGGCATTCAAGATGGAATGAAAATCCATTTCTTAGCATTTGGTATTATTGTTTATTTGTTACCAGTTGTAGTTCAGCGAATTTCAGAAGTTGAAGAAGTATATATTCAAACTATACACACTTTAGGTGGTTCTACATTACAAAAGATTTTTCTTGTTTTTGTTCCTGCTGTGTTATCAAAACTTTTTGATGATATTCGCGTATTAGTTGCTATTAGCTGGACTTATATTATCGTTGCAGAAATGATAAATAAAGAACACGGTATAGGAGCAATGATTTTTACAGCAGCAAGACAATCACGACTTGATAAAGTATTTGCTATTTTATTTGTGATTATTATAGTAGGTTTTTTACAAGATAAATTATTTAAACTTGTTGATAACATGATTTTTAGACACAAATACCAAAAATAATGGAAACAGTTAAATTTATAAATACAGAATTACCTGACCTTATTGAGTTAAAAGGCATTAAACAAACTTACGATAACAACAAGAAAATAGTTCTTGATAATTTAGATTTACTTATAGAAGACAAACCAAATGCAGCACAATCAGTAGCTATATTAGGAGAGTCCGGATGTGGTAAATCAACACTTTTAAGATATATTTGTGGTTTACAAATACCAACAGAAGGAGATGTTTTAATTCGTGGTAAAAAAATCGAACGCAAAGATAGAACCGGAATGGTATTCCAACAATACTCGTCTTTGCCTTGGTTAACGGTTTTAGATAATGTTGCACTCGGATTAAAAATTCAAGGAATTGCAAGAAGCGAAAGAGAAGACCGAGCCATGGAAATGATACGTACTGTAGGTTTAGAAGGTCATGAAAATAAGTATGCAATGTATCCTTCTTTATCTGGAGGTCAATTACAAAGAGTAGCCATTGGAAGAAGTTTATTGACCAATCCTGACATGATTGTAATGGATGAGCCATTTGGAGCTTTAGACATTAACACTAGGTCTAAAATGCAGGATATGATGCTAAAAATATTGGAAAAATATCAACCAACAGTTGTGTTTGTAACACATGATATTGCGGAAGCTGTATATGTAGCTGATGATGTTTTTATTATGAAAGCAAATCCTGGACAAATTGTAAAACATATAAAAGTAAGCGAAATGATTTTGGGTCCAAAAACTCGTTTAACAAAAAGAAGCAAAGAATTCATTGATACTGTTTGTATGATTGAAGATTTTATGACAAGTATGTAATATGCAAAAAATCTTTTTTATCATATTGTTTTTTATATCCTTATCAGGATATTCAAACAAAGATTCAATTAATGTTGATACAACTAAATGTAAAATCGAAAGTTTTTATGAAGTAAATTTATCAAGTAGAAATATTTGGAGAGGAATCGATTTTGGAAATTACAGTCCTTGTGTGTTTGGATTAGTTGGAATTACATATAAAAAACTTGAAATAGGTGCTTATGGAATTACATCTCTAACTGGAACTAACATTGGATATGGCAATACTTTTAATGTTTATTCAGCATTAAAATTTAAATACATTTCTTTCTATATTGAAGATTATTATTTTAACGGTGATATTTCTAATATTCAAACAGATTATCTAGATTGGAATAATACACATTTTCTTGAAAATAGAATAAAAATTGAGCATAAAGGATTTCATCTTATAGGTGGTTATACACTTGCCGGTGGTAAATTTTACAACATAACTTCACCTTTTAATAATACACAAGCAGTATATTTAGAAGTTGGATACAAACTTAAACATTGGTCTTTATCTATTGGTGGAATTACTGGACCTAGCGCTTTAAATTTTCACGACAAAGAGGGGATAACAAACATTCTTTTAAAACATAAAAGTGAGATACAAAAATTAGGAAACCTACCAGTTGAAATTGGAATGTGTTATAATCCTAATTACAATAATATTGCACCAAAAGGTATTCCTCGTTATGGATACGGAAATAATGCATTTAATTTTTTAATAACAATCATATTAATTTAAAAATGGAAAAACGCATAAAAGAGTTAAGAAGTCAACTAGAAGCAGTTGGTCTTACAAGAAAAACTAATTTCTTTTCACTTAATAAAGAACAATTAAGTGCAGAAACATTATCTTGGACAATTAAAGAATATTCGGCATTATCAAATTCTGCCATCCATCTTTTAATGGATTCTGCAGTAAGAGTTCATGATTGGGAAAAATTAAAAAATGAAGTTTTAGAAAACATTAATGAAGAAATGGGACTTGAAACAAAAAAAGTTCCTCATCTTGAAATGATGCGAATTGGATATATGAAAGAATTAGGTATTATTACAGATGAGGTGATACCATCTGATGTTACTAAATCTTTTTTAAATCACATTACAAAAGTTTTCAAACACAATGATAACGCTTTTCAGGCCGGCGCGTTATTAGCTTTAGAAGGAAGTGCAGTAGAAGAATTTCATATTATGGATGAAATTATTCAAGAATATGCGAAGAAAAGTAAATTAGATTTTCAAAAAAATTGGTTAACCAACCTTTATATAGATGGTCATAAGACTTTCGAAATTGGTCATGAGCAACATTTGTTAGATGCTATGTTGCCATATATTACAGAAGAAAATTTTTCTAAATTTGAATTAGGATATTCAATAGTAGTAAAATTATTTTCAACTTGGTGGCAACAATTATCTTTAGAAACAGAAGTGTTTCAACTAAACAGGAAAATCGCTACAATAAACACTGAAGAACCAGATTTACATAAAGTCTTCGCATAAACATGGGTAGTTGGTCAGTCAATTGTGGTATAAGTAATATTGCAATAACATCAGGAAATAAATGTGTATTGTTACCTTTAAAAGAAAATAAAGGTGATGAGTCAAAAAAATGGCAAGCAGCCACATTACCAATTTTTGGTCAATATAATGACTATGGAGGGATTGATGCAATTGAGATTGATGATAATACAAAATTAATTGCAGAGCACTTCGGTGTTAGTATAGAAGAGTTTGCAACATTCCTGGTAGACGGTAAATTTACTTATAATAGAGATGAAGCGCAAGAAGTTGCTGCAAAGATTAAAAATCTAGATGAATGTAAAAAATGGAGATTCATGTGGATTGATAGACAAGTTTATGATTTTATGATTATAAACTATAGTAAACACAATAAAGGTTATTTAGATTATGGTACACCAGAAATGTTGAAACTCTTAGGGTTTAAATTAATTGCAGAATCAGATGATTTTAAAAATTATGACCCAAAAAGATTTAATCAACTATGGAAAAAAGGTAATGTTGAAATGTTTAGTGATAGCACAACTTTATTATCAAAGAACGGTAAATTTGTTTATCATTATGGAAAAGGAGATGAGTCGAGTATTGAAACGTATTTTGAAGTTCCAAAAGAGCTAGAATATCTTAAAAACAAAACGAAAAATGAAACATGGAGACTTTTAAGTACTAAAGATGCAAAGGCAATGCTTAGTCCTATTCTAGGAAGTAGATATGATTTTAATGGGTTATCTGAAATGGTAGAAGAGATAAGACTTAAAAATATAATTGCACCTACTATTTTATATAAAAAATATTATGCAAATCTAGAAATGTTTGGAGATAAAATTGTTCATCTTATAAACATGATACATAATTTATATCCAATGTCCGGACAATTTGTTCCACATGTATTATATTTAACTCCACAATGTGGTGAATATAAAAAACATCAATCAATACTGGAAAAGTTTGCAGAAATCAACAAAACCTACATTGAACCAGATGATGACACAGATGATTATGATATAGAGTAGCAATAGCCAGTACTTTAAGAGTTACAAAAAGCCAGATATGTGTTGATAATTTTTTTTGTTACTTCGAAAAAAAATATTATATTTGAAAACTTAAAATCACAAAAACCATAAAAATGAAAGCAAAAAAAACAAACAATCGCAAGCAGATTAGAAAATCTGTTTCAAAAACAACAAAAAGGAACACGACCAACACTGACAAAACAGTACAAAGTGTTGAAAATGGAATTAAAATTGTACAGTATGCAATCAGAAAGAAAACATCTCTTTCAAAAGCATCAGATGATAATGGTCGCGGAAGAAATTACGTGTCTGATATCAAAGCTCGTATCGAAAATAACTATAAAAATCGCAGCATCAATCGCGAACTTTATACTACTTTCAAAACCACTTTGAAAAATTACGAAAGTCAACGATAATATTTCAAAAACAACGACAGAGAAAGGGAATAAATTTATTTATTCCCTTTTTTATTAAATGAAAACATTCATTATAAAATATAAATGTCAATTTTGTTCTCGGTTAAACTTTGAAAAACCGATGCCTCATAAATGTGTTGGTGGTTATCGAAGAAGAAAACTCATTTGGCACCAATATTTAGTACCTAACCAAATTGTTCTGGTTGAAAAATTTTTCCCCGATAATCCAAGAAAAAACGATTATTATTTCATTTTAAAAAACACATTACCATTTTTTTCTTTAAATTCGTATCTAATAAAACGAAAAGGAGAAAAAAATAATGAAGAAACTATTTAAAAATGACTGGGTTTCATTTTACATTGGTATTGACAGAAGTAGGTTTACTTTAAGTCCAGCTTCTTATTTTGATGAAAGATTCTACATCATTTTAACCCCAACTCTATTAATTCCTATTATAGGTGTGTTTTTTACCGGTTTAAGCTTCTGGTCTCTTGTATGGTTATTATTCATTCCATATGGTTATGGATGTCTATATATTCATCTTCCTATATATTCAGGTCTTGACGAATGTGACCCTCCGGAATATGGTTTTTATTTTTTTGGAGAAAATCTTTTAAGAATAAATTCATTTGTTGTTTGTAGGGGGAAAACTAGTAATAAATACTTTAACATGCCATGGTATTGGGTTTGGGAACGAACTAGTAAATTAAAAAAAGATGGTACTTGGCAACATGATTTGAGAAAAAAGAAATTTGATTTTTATACTAAAGAATGGGAAAACGAAGTTTGGAAAGAAGAATATCCGTTTACTTATATTTTAAAGAATGGTAATATACAACAAAGACTAGCGATAATTACTGTGCATGAAATGGAATGGCGTTGGAAAGCTTTAAAAATTTTACCATTTCCACGGATGATTCGTAAAAGTATCGATATTCAATTTGAATATGGGGGTCCAATTGAAAGAGAAATATTTTTTGAAAAACAAGGAAATAAATCCAAGTATTTAGAAAAATACACCGGAGAAGTTGGTGAAAGAACTGGAGGTTGGAAAGGCGGAACCACTGGGTGTAGTTACAGTATGCGACAAAATGAAACTCCTCTTGAAACTTTAAGAAGAATGGAAAAAGAAAGAAAATTTTAGTAAAAGCTTTAAATTTTAAAACTTTTTCTTAACTTTAACGTATAATAAGAAAAATAGACTACTTATAATTATATGATTACTAAAAATACATATCACTATTTGACACTTAATGTGGTCGTGGCGCACTTTTTACAAGTCGTCCAGCCGGACTATATTTAAACTTTAGTGTATTATAATACATTCAGACTCCGGCTAAACAAGTCGGAGTTTTTTATTTTTAAAAAATTAATTTTATGAAAACAGATAATAAATACAAAATAGATATGCCACCACCAACGATAAGTGGTAAATTACATATGGGTCACGCTTTTTCTTATACACAAATGGATTTTATAGCGCGATATCAACGAATGAAAAATAAAGAGTTGATTTACCCATTTGGTTATGATAACAATGGAATACCAACAGAAAAGTTTGCTTACAAAAAAAGAATAACAGATACACAAAAGATAATCGAACTTTCAAATGAAACTTCTAAAATGTATATGGAATTTTTCAATAATATAAATATGGGGTTTTCTAATCATAGTTATAACACATTTGATAAGCTTTCCACTGAAATTGCCTTACTGTCTTTTTATGACCTCAAAGAGAAAGGGTTGCTTTATAAAGGAAAAGAAAATTATTCTTTTTGTACTTCTTGTAATAAATCGATTCCTAATTCTGAAATTGAAAATAATAAACACATTAGAGATAATGGTGATATTATTGAAAAAGAAGGGGAAGGTTATTTTATTAAAACCAAAGACTTTAAACAAGAACTTATAGAACAAATTGAAAAAATAGAATGGAAACCTGAAAAATTCAAGAATAGAATTTTAAGTTGGATTAATGATATGGATAGAGATTGGTCAATTGCTAGACGCAGAGATTATGGAATTTCAATTCCAGGAGAATCTGAACTAAAGTTTGATACATGGTTTACCTCTTCTTTAACTCCTCAAATAGCATGGGCATCTCATACCGGTATTGCTTCTTTAGAATGTCCTATTTTTGATTTAAGATTTCAAGCACATGATATTATTAGTACTTGGGCGCTATATACCATCATTAAATCTTATCACCACAATAAACAAATACCATGGAAACAGATTATTATCACTGGACATGCGCTTGATAAAAATGGTGATAAACTTGCAAAGAGTAAAGGAAATTGTACCACCACTGATTATTACATAAAAGAATTTGGTGGAGAAGGAATAAGATATTGGGCAGCTCAAACTCAAATTGGAACCGATACATTATTAGATGATGAAACAATGAAAAATTGTAAAAAGCTTATGATTAAACTTAAAAATGCATATAAATTCATAGAGTTTCAAAAATCCAAAGAATGGCTTGGTTTCAATAAAGAGAAAGAAATTGAGTGGGGAACAATTAAAATAAAAATAGAAGAATATTTTGAACAAGGAGATTGGGCAAAAGCATTTGAAGAATTGTTTAATTTCTTCTGGAAAAGATTTTGCGATATTTTTATTGAAGATTCAAAAAAAGAGAGTTGTTCACAAAGCTTAGAGCTAATTTTAAATGAAATGATGATTTATTGGCAAATTTTCTTCCCAAAAATTCAAGAAAACATAAAATAAAACTGAAATTATTCTATTGATTTATAGAGAATTAAGAAAAAAAACATAAAAAAACTTTGTTTTATTGAAACTTTACCTTAAATTTGACGTTAGAATATAAAATTGTACTATTTATTATAAGTTGAACCCCATATAAATGGGAGATACAGTGCGGGGTCTCTCACAGCTTATTTAGAATTAGAAAATGAAAAATGTAAATACATACACGGTTAATACACTAAGACAATTAGTGTTAGAACAACTTATAGAAAGTTGTCCAGCTGGGATATGTTCGTTTACAAGTTAATTATATATAACTAAACGTTCTTCAAGAACCCCGGCTTTAAAAGGTCGGGGTTTTTTGTTTTATTGATATTGCCTTATTAGCTCAGTTGTAAGAGCGCTCGTTTCGTAAACGAGAGGTCATCAGGTCGAACTGATATGAGGCTCAAAAAAATATGCCTTCGTGGTGAAATTGGACAGAGACACAAGGGTCTTAAAAACCCTCGGATTTAATTCCATGCGGATTCGAGTTCCGCCGAAGGTACAAAAAAAGAGAAATGGGAAAAGTAGAAAAGAAAAAATTAAGATTACAAGAAAGGATTCAAACTTTAGAAAATGAATTAAGAACTTCTTTGACAAAAAAAACATCTGATGTAAAAGAAATCAATGTTGCTGTTCATCAAAGAAAAATTTATGATTTAAAATTAGAATTACAAAAAATGTAACAACACGCCTTCGTAGCACAACGGATTAGTGTCTCTGTTTTCTAAACAGGTGGGTGGAGGTTCGAATCCTCTCGAAGGTACAAATGGTTCTTTGACATATGCCAGAATGGTGAAATCGTGTAGACACACCATCCTCAAAAGATGGCGCTATAAAAAGCGTGAGAGTTCGAATCTCTCTTCTGGTACAATAGCTCCCTTAGCTCAGCTGGTTAGCAGCATCAGACTCATAATCTGAGGGTCGTTGGTTCGAGCCCAACAGGGAGCACAAATGTTACGGTATGCAAACTGGCTGAAGCACCTAGATTTTCAATCTAGTTTCGAAAGAAAATTGCAGGTTCGAACCCCGTCCGTAATACAAATGGCCACATAGCTCAATCGCGTTGGAGCAGGATGCTTATATCATCAAGGTTGGGAGTTCAAATCTCTCTGTGGCTACAAAAAAATAAATGCTCCGTTGGCGGAATGCAGACGCACTTGGCTTAGGACCAAGCTCTCGAAAGGGAATGAAGATTCGAATTCTTCACGGAGTACAAAATTGTTCTTTGAATATTTGAAATACATGTTATTTTAGAAATATAGTGTGTATAACATTTTTTGTCTATTTATAATCATGAGAAATGATATAATAAAACAAAAAAAAATAATTTTGAAATTAATAAATGAAAATAGACCAAAATCATTTATTTGTAAGTTTTTAGATTGTAGACCTCTTACGTTAGATAATTATTTAAAAAAGTGGAACATAAATTATGTTGGGAATAAAGGAGGAAAGGGATATAAAATTTCACCGATAAAAAAAACAGCTATTCAATATATGAATAGCACTGGACATATAAGTTCTTATAAATTAGGGAAAAAACTTATAGAAGATGGATTAAAAGAAAAAAAATGCGAATGTTGTAATTTAACAAAATGGATAAATAAAGACATACCTTTAGAATTACATCACAAAGATGGAAATAGGTTTAATAATGAATTACAAAATTTACAATTATTATGTCCTAATTGTCATGCTTTAACTGAAAATTATGGTAGCAAAAATAAAAAAAATAAAAATGGCCCATTCGTCTAGGGGTTTAGGACGCTGCCCTTTCACGGCAGAAACACGGATTCGAATTCCGTATGGGCTACAATAAAATGCTCTTATCGACAAGTGGTTTAAGTCACCGCTTTCTCAAAGCGGAGTCACGGGTTCAAGTCCCGTTAAGAGTACAAATGCCGATGTGATGTAATGGTAGCCATACTGGTTTAAGAAGCCAGTGCGAAAGCGTTTCGGTTCGAGTCCGAACATCGGTACAAAAAAAGGAAAAAAATGGAAACAACAGAAGTAAAAATTAATGCAATCGAAGTAAAAAAAGAACTGTATAAAAGTAAGGTAAATGCAAAATTAAGTCATTTTGACAAACCAAACTTGTATTACACAGTAGAATTGTCTACGGGAACATATCAGTTTCCTATTGCAACTACTGTAAAAAAAACATTAACTCTAATGGATGGAGATGAAGTTATTTCAATGTTTGACATTGATAAAGCTGCTCCGGACTTAGCAGGCGCTAACTTTGGTTTAGAGGTAAAAGCCTCTGATTTGAACCGTTGGATTGAGAGAGCAATAAAGAACGACGATTTTATAAAAATCAGTTAGTAGATTTTTTTGTGTTTATATTTATATATAAACGCAAATGAAAAAATTTCTGTTAATATTTTTTATAGTTTTAAGTTTAGCGTGCAAATCTCAAACTAAAAATTTGTGGCAAAAAATTCCAGATGACGCAAAACATGTTTATTCTGGTGTGATAATTACAATGGTAACTGGTGATTTAGTTTATAAATATTCAAAAGGAAGAACAGGATTAGCGGTAGGAGTTGGTTTTTTATCAGGAGTAACCGCAGGAGTGGCAAAAGAATTGATATGGGACAAGTGGATGGGAAAAGGCGTTCCGAGTAAGTGGGATGCATTTAGTACTGCGTGGGGAGCAGGAATAGGCACTATATCACTTAGGGTAATGATAGATGTTAGAGAACGAAAGCAGTATGATGAATACTCAATAGAAAAATTAGGTAAAAAGAAAAAAAGAAGACATAGAAATGGTTAACATAACAATTAATATTCAACAACAACAGCAACAACAAACTCTAAATAAGGGTTCCGGAATTGCTTTGTCTTGACGTTATTAATTTAACAAATTACAAAAAGCCTGGAACTTAAAGTTTCAGGCTTTTTTATTTATTGTCCTATAGTGTAATGGCAGCACAAGAGATTTTGACTCTCTTAGTCTAGGTTCGAGTCCTAGTGGGACAACATATTCCTCGTTGGTCTAATGGCAATGACGTTGGTTTTTGACACCAAAAGTGGTAGTTCGATTCTATCACGAGGAACAAATTGCTCCATAGTATAATGGCCTATTATCGCTGCCTTTGAAGCAGAAGACCTTGGTTCGATTCCAAGTGGAGCATCTAAAATTGCCTTATAGTATAATGGTTATTATTCTCGTTTCTGAGACGATGAGATGTTGGTTCGAATCCAGCTTAGGTAACAAACAAAAAAAATCGTAACTTTATGGTTATGAAAACGAGAGAAGAACAAATAAAAAATGCTACAGTTCAAATAGGCAATACTGTTAAGGTTAATAAGCGATTATTGGATAAAAAACTATCAATAGAACTTTTTAAAGAAACTGCGGAAGAATTATTTAAAGAACATTCAGAATATTATAAGCCAAAACATTTTAATACTATTGTTTATAAATTGTTTTCTATGAAAAACGTTTTTGTTGCAACAGCTCCATGTGAAGATTTTTTTGATAAAAAAGGAAAATGGATTACAGAAATACCAACTCGTTCACACAGAAGCTTAGAAGCATTTGATATTATTGATTCTATTCAAAATTATTTAAATGAAGGAGCATTGGTATATTTATATACATTTTATAGTATGAAACAGGATATTGTTACAGGTTATAGAAATAATGATTTTACAGACACAATAGTAGAACCAAATGTTGATACATATTGGTGGAGATTAATAGTAAAAAAAGAAGAATAATTATGAATTTTATTGAAGAAAAAATAATTGAAAAAGGAAATGTTGAGAAATTTAAACTTAGATTTCCACCAGAAAATAATGGCCACCTTCATGTTGGTCATGCGAAATCCATATGTCTTAACTTTGGGTTGTCTGAAAAATACAATAGACCTTGTAATTTAAGATTTGATGATACAAATCCTTCTAATGAATCAGATGAATATACAAAGTCTATTATAAAAGATATTGAATGGTTAAATTATAAGCCGGCAGAAATTTTACATACTTCTGACTATTTCTCTTTTCTTTATGAATCAGCCATAAAATTAATCAAAAAAGGATTGGCATATGTTGACGATTCAACATCAGAAGAAATTGCAAAATTAAAAGGTACTCCAACTATGTCTGGAAAACCGTCTCCTTATTATTCGCGTACCGTTGAAGAAAATTTAGATTTGTTCGAAAGAATGAAAAACGGAGAGTTTACAGAAGGTTCAAAAATTCTTAGAGCTAAAATTGATATGGCTTCTCCTAATATGATTTTAAGAGACCCAGTGATGTATAGAATTATAAATACAACACATCATCATACAGGAGATGTTTGGAAAATTTATCCAATGTATGATTTCGCACATCCTTTATCAGATTATACTGAAGGAATCACAGATTCTTTATGTACTTTAGAATTTGAAGTTCATAGACCACTTTATAATTGGTTTTTGGAAAATTTGAATTTACCAAATCCATTGCCGGAAGAAACAGAATTTGCTCGTTTAAACATTGAATATACAGTACTTTCAAAACGTAAATTAAAAAGATTGGTTGAAGAGAAATTTGTTTCAGGATGGGACGACCCAAGAATGCCAACCATTTCAGGATTAAGAAGAAGAGGATATACTCCAACAGCTATTAAAGATTTTTGTGAACGAGTTGGCGTTACAAAAAAAGAATCTTTAATAAGTTATTTGCTTTTAGAAGAATGTTTAAGAAATGACTTAAATAAATCTACCAATAGATTTATGGGAATAATGAATCCTGTTAAAATAACAATTACAAACTGGAATAATGGCGTTGAAATGGTTGAAGTTGAGAACAATCCAGAGGATGAAACTGCCGGAAAAAGATTAATTCCTTTTTCAAAAGAATTGTGGATTGATAGAGACGATTTTAGAGAAGAAGCTGATAATAAATTTTTCAGATTAAAATTAGGGAGTGAAGTTAGATTGAAAGGTGCTTATGTCATAAAAGCAGAAGAAGTGATTAAGAATGGAGATGTTATTACGGAAATAAAATGTACATATGACCCTTTAACGAAATCTGGATTAGGCACTAACAGAAAAGTTAAAGGAACAATTCATTGGGTTTCTTGCGAACATGGAGTTAAGGCAGAAGTTAGAGAATATTCAAAATTATTCACTCATATCACACCGGATAAGTCTGAAGATGATTTTGTAAACTATATTGATGCCAACTCTTTGGTTATTAATAACAATGCAATATTTGAACCGGCTGTTTTAAATTGTATTCCTGGAAAACCAGTTCAAATGATAAGAGTAGGTTATTACGTAAGAGATACGAATGATGAATCTCTTATTTTTAATAAGACCGTGTCTCTTAAGGAGGATAAGTATAAATCATAGGAGAAAAGTAGTTAATTCTATAAAAATCATATTTTTTTGAACATTTTCAATGTTAAGTTTTTTATATATTGCTTTTTTTCATATATTTGTTTATATTTATCTAACATACAGATAACAATTTAATAACACAGAAATATGAAAAAGCTAATATTATTATTAATCTTCTTTGTAACATTTACATCATTTGCTACAAATATTACTGAGAAAAACATTGATTATTATTCTAATGGTAATGTGAAAACTAAACTTTTCAAATATGAAGAATATTCTACATTAGTTAAGTATTATGAAACTGGCAAAATTCAAGAAATTGGATATTTTGATTTATCTGGTAATAAAACCGGTCATTGGCTTAGTTTTTATGATAATGGAAGAATGATGTCAGAAGCTAATTTTAAAAATGGCAGAAAGCATGGAGAGTGGAAATCTTATGACACTAATGGAAAAATGATTGTTTTTATTAAATATAAACGTGGTCAAAAAATTCTGGGTTGTCTTGTAAATGATAAAAATGAATTGGTAGTTCGTTAATGCTAAAACATATATTTAAAAGGGTTAAAATTAAGGTTTTAACCCTTTTTTATTGTAATAAACTTTTAGCTGGGTTTTTCGTTTAAATTATATTGAAATATCATTATTTTTTAGTATTTTTGACATCGTGGAGCAGATAAATAATTTCCAACCTAAAGTAGTGTGGGATAATAATTTTTTTTTAAACAAACTTACAAGGGAAGTTTTTATAGAAAAGATTTTTTTGCACATAAAATATGCTGTTTTAAATGAATGGAAACGAGAAAATGGAATACTTTCTTTTTCTATAAAAACAAAATGTGATTTTTGTAAAAAAGAATCAACTGCAATTTTTGATTATGGTTCTAAAAAGAGTAATAAAACATTAGGAGTTTGTATTTATTGTGATGAATTAATTATATGTTGGAGTAAATATTTTAATGGAAGAATCAACTAAATATTCACGTACATTACACTTTCCAATTTCGAAGGGAACAACTTCGGATGATAGAATATTGTCCGCTGGGTACTTAGATATTGTTTCTAAGATGAATCTAATTGTTACTGAAAAATTAGATGGTCAAAATGATTGTTTAAAAAAAGATGGAGTTTTTGCGAGGTCACACACAGCTCCTAGTGCGCATCCTTGGGATAAACCTTTGTGGGATAGATGGAATTTAATTAAGAACGATTTAAAAGACCTTGAAATATTTGGAGAAAACATGTATGGAATACATTCAGTGGCTTATAGTAAACTTGAATCATTTTATTATGTTTTTGCAGTAAGAGAAAAAGGAGTTTGGCTTTCTTGGGAAGAAGTTAAATTTTATGCAGCAATGTTGGATTTTCCAGTTGTACCTGAGTTAAAATATGATAATACACTTTCTTCATTTGTTAATCCTAAAAAATCAGAGAATGATTGTTTGAAAGAATGGTTACAATCGTTTTTAAAAATGGATTGGGAAGATTACACAAACACTTCCGGAGCATTAGGTGGTTATAATCCAAAAAACAATAACAAGCCAGCATGTGAAGGTTTCGTAATTAGAAATTCAACTGCATTTAAAACAAATGATGGAATTATAAAAACGCAACCAAATGAATTTCGCAATGTGTTTAAATTAGTTAGAGGAGGCCATGTTCAAACAGATGAACATTGGACTAAAAATTGGCAACCAGCTACATTAATTAACGGTGAAAAATATGGTTGGTATGGATATGAAAACAATTATAAAAATAAATAAAAATGAAAATAAGTACACTTTTTAAATATATTGCACTTGTGTGTTGTATTACGAATTTGATTTCATCAATTATTTGGTCTTTTGTAGTACATGATTATAATAAAGCTTATGAAAGGTCAGAAATGGCAATGGTCTTTTTGCTATTTTATGGTGTTTTATATACTATAGATAAAAATAAATGTCAGAAACCATAATTAAAACAATTCATAAAGTAAGAGTTTCTGGTAGATGGGTTGAGTTTTGGTTTAAAGAAAATTTATCTAAAGACAAAAATTACAAAAGTGAATGGGGAGAGTTTATAGGAGAAGAGTGTTTCCATGCTTGTGTAAAAATTAGTAAGTTATTTCAGGTTTTGAACGAAAAAGAAAATGAACCCATAAGAGAAGAAATGGTAGCAGCAAAACTTAAGAACATTAAGACGGTTTGGGTACATAGTCACTTTAAAGGTAATTTAGAATTTGTAAGTTTTTTAGAGGGGGTACGAACAGTTTTAATAGAAAAAAAATAATGAATGATAAAATAGATATATTGAAATCTTTAGAATCATATTGGAATTGGGATGATGAAGCTTTAGGGTGCATCTCAGCCCTAAAAGGTTGTCAGCAAAGCAAGATTCATCATGCTGAAGGAGATGTTTATGTTCATACTCAAATGGTGACCAACGAAATGGAACAAGCTCTTAAAACAAAAAACTTTAATCAAACTCAAAAAGATACTTTATTATTATCAGCTCTTTTACATGATATTGCAAAACCAGACACAACTTATATTGATGAAGAGTCTAAGGATTGGGTAAGTCCGGGTCATGCAAAATTAGGAGAAAAACTTGCAAGAGAATTGTTGTTTAAAAAATTCCCCTTTTTACAGAGAGAAGAAATTTCTGCACTTGTTCGATATCACGGTTTACCTATTTGGGCAGAAGTAAAACCTAATCCGGATAAAGCTATTATAGAAGCTTCTTTAAGATGTAATTTAAATGAACTTTCATTATTGGCTGAATGTGATTTTAAAGGAAGAATATGTCAAGATTTAGATGATATGCTTCTTCGTATTGAAATATTTAAAGAGAGAGCAGAAAAGCTTAATTGTTTAAATCAACCATATCCATTTGCAAATGACTGGTCTAGATTACATTGTTTTCGTAGAGATAGTTATCATGCTGCCGAAATATGGGAACCCAAAAAAGGTTGGTTAACAATAATGTGTGGTTTGCCTGGTTCTGGTAAAAACACATGGTTGAGAAAAAATTGGACCGGAGCCATAGTTGAGTTAGATAGTATAAGACGAAGATTGAAAATCCCTAGTTCTGATACTGATGGACAAGGTACTGTAATGCAAGAAGCAAAAGAAGAATTGCGTAAAAGTTTTCGTACTGGAGCTGATGTTGCATGGAATGCTACATCTATAACTGAATTACAAAGAGCTCCTCTTATTGACCTTGCAATGGATTATGGAATGAAAATTAGAATTGTATATATTGATTGTAGTGTGGAAGAATCTATTCGAAAAAACAAAGAAAGACCTGAAAAAGAAATGGTGCCTGAAAAAGCTATTATTAATATGTCTCGAAAGTTTGATATGCCTACCTTAAAAGAATGTCATAAATTAGAAGTAGTAAGATGATTTTTAATAATAAAATAAGATTTAAAATTGGAAAGTTACGTTTGAAACTTAAACAAAAATTAAGTGTTAAATATATTCCAAACGAAAGAGAAGAAAAAGTTATTGAAATAGTTAAAGCTTTAATTAAAGACAAATCTTCTGTTATGTTTTTTGCTCCTTTATCACGAAAACGCTATATAAAAAACGACATAAGAGAAGTATTCTTTATTATGGAAGATGTTCATTTGACATTAGCTAGTAGTAAACACAGTTATTATTATGATATAAATGTTAATGCTACCGTTGCAGAAATGCTAAAAAAGAATTTTGATAATGTTTTAGAAAAGAGAAAAAATGTAATGGAAAAAGAAATGATTACTGGAGTAAAAAGTAATCTGGATTTCATTGCTAAACACATGAATGACCAAAAGTAACATTTATTACATTTTATCGTTTAATCAATTATGGAAAGTCCTGACGAAAAAATAGAGAGGCTTAGAAAAGAACGCGAAGAAACATTGAGACAAAAGTATTTAAATGAAGACTTTTATCTTAGTGAAACAGGGGGTTTGTCCAGATATGGGTGGGGTGAAAATTTATTATATGTTGGCATGATGGTTCGCGTGAAAAAACCATCTAAATCTAAAATACCTGGATGGAGAAATGGAATAATTGAATATATCAAAATCGAAAACAAAACTCCTAAAATTGGAGTTATTTGTGGGGTTAAAAAAATAAAATTCGAGAAATCATTTTATGAGGTTTCTCCATCTAATCAAATGCAGCAAATTGTGCTTTGGGAAGGAATAGAGGTTCCGGAGAGATTAAAAAAAATGAGTACTTTTCAATTATTAAGTGAATTTAGAAAGAGAAGGAAAGATATTCGTAATGACGAAGAAGAACAATGGTATAAAAAAGAGCTGTATTTGAGAGAACATGTTGGAACTACTAATAAGAAAATAAAGAAACAATTAAGGCAAAAAAAGTCCATTAATAAAACGTAATGATAAACATAAGTAAAACTTTTGCTGAAAAAATGAAAAAATCTATGAAATCCAATGGATTAAATCCAGAAGATTTCGTAATATGTTTTTCTGCGAGTGACTGCTCTTCAAAAGATTCAGAAAAAAAAAGTTCAGTATCTTTAAGTTGTGTTATAATTCCTTTATATGTTTTTTCAAAATCATCTACTGAAAAAATATCTGTTGATGTTGACCTAAATATGTTATTTAAGAGATATGGTTGTTGGATTGCTTCTAATACAGCTGCTTTTTTTCATTTAATTAATCGCAAAGTTAGCTTTGATAAAAATAATTCTATTGTTTTTATTCAAGTTGATATGAAAAGTAAAAATAATTTTGCGCATTTTGTTGGCGGGTGCGTAACAGAGCACATGAAAAATGAAAAATTATCCAAAAAACAATTAAGATTAAATTTAAAACTTACAACAACTAGGTTTAAACAATTGCTTGATGGAAAATTGAATTTAAATTTAACTGATTTGTATTCAATTTCTAGAGAAATAAAAGGAGAAAATAAGATTTCGAAATTTTCAGTATTAATTGAAAAATTTGTTATTCCTAAAGCCCAAGTAATTGAAGAATTTTTTGATGTTTAAAAAAAAAATTTTATATTTGCAATAATAATATGCCCTGATAGTTCAATGGATAGAACAAGAGTTTTCTAAACTCTTAATCCAAGTTCGATTCTTGGTCGGGGTACACAGAATATGGAAACAATATTTCATTTATTAGGATTATGTCCAGACGCTCATTCACATTTTGATATGCTTGATGTAGTAGCTTTATGGGATTCAATAATTTTTTATTGTTCTCGTCTATCACTTCTTTTTATTAAAATTAAAATTACTATTTTGGATTTAATAAAATAATGTCTAAAGAAGAAATATTAAATAAAATTTTTGATAAATTTCCAGATATATTCGTTAATCAACACAATTCAAATGAAGGTATTTCTGTAAACCTCCTAGCTCAAAAATTAAAACAATTTCAAATACTGGATATAGATTTTCCTATAAGATTTGTATTGTTCGAAAAAACAGGTAATTTATCAGGCCGAAACATTGAATTGTTAAAGCTTTTTCATCAATTATCTAAATGAAAATCTTGATTTTTATATTTTAATGCATTAAATTTAATGCATGGAGAAAGAAATTTATAATTTATTTGTAGGTCGATGGCAACCACCACATTTAGGACATATGTATTTATTTAATGAAATTTTAAAACATAATAAAAAAGTTTTAATAGCCATTAGAGATGTGCTTCCTGATGAAAAAAATCCCCTTACTTCTTTACAAGTAAAAGGATTATGGGAAAAGATTTATTCAGATAGTGAGGATGTGAAAGTTATGATAATACCGGATATTGAATCTATTAATTGGGGCAGAGGTGTTGGTTACAAAACAACAGAACATGTACCGCCGGCAGATATTTATAATATTAGCGCAACTCAAATAAGAAATGAAATAAAAAATGGTTCTGATTCTTGGAAAAAAATGGTGAATGAAAAAGTCCATGATGAAATTTTTGAATTATTAAAATGATAAAGACATATAGATTTTATAAAGAACTCGAACGTTGGTATGCAGATATTCCTGAATGGCCCGGAACTAAAGAAGAACTTATGATGGTTGAAGGAGCTGATAAAATGTTAGAAATAATTGGAGAAGGTAATTCAGAATTAAAAATGAATTTTGCTTTAACTCCTTTTGAAAATTCTTCTGAATTAAAACTTTTGTATTTAGGAGAAGAAGAAGGTGGTGGTTATTATCTCTTAGAAAAATTTAATAAGTCTATTTTAAATCATAAATTATGGTTATGTGATGTTACGAAGTTTGTATTTAATGACACAAACATGCCCGATAAGATTTTTATTGAAAAAGTGAGCTAAATTCATAAATGTAACCTTCCCGCTAAGTTTTCGTTTAAATATTAAAAGGACAATATGAAACACATTCTTTTAATTTTAACAATTAGTATTTTAACATTATTCACGGCATGTGAAAATGGAGATAAAAATGCTGTCAAAATAGATTCAGAAGCTTTAATAACTCCTGAACCAGAGGTTTTAAATAAGCCTTTTGCTAATCCTGTATTCATTTATGGGTCTTCATTTGGTAATTTCTTTCAAATGCTTTATAAACAAGGTAAATTTGAAGATATGCTTAAATTTACTAGTTCTAATACTATTACGAAGTTCGGTAAAGAAAATATTGTTGTAATGTATCAAAATATGGCATTTGCTTATGAGATGAAATTAAAATCACAAACTATTAGTGGCGATACTACAATTTTAAATTATGAAGCCGGTATTTTTGCTACCAAGCACATGATTAGAATACCGGTTATTATTGAAAATGATACCGCAAAAATTGTCATAAACAAATTAGATTGGTTTAAATAACAAAAAACCCAGAAACTAAGTTCCTGGGTTTTTAATTCTATCCTTATTCAGGCATTACTCAGATTAAGAGTAAACTTGTGCGTAAGTGTTCAAGTTATCAAGAAGGATTACTCCGTAGAAACGGTTGTTAATCATTTTCTTTGCATAACGAGTCATGATACCTTTACGAGGTGTGAAATCGTTCGGGTCATAGATAGTAGCAGTTAATTGAAGTGGAATGTATGGAGCATACACGTAACCAGCTTCCAAGAAAGTGTTACCTTTGTGACCAATCAACACAGTACCAGCAGGCATATAAGGGTCTTTGTAAACCACATATCTGTTTCCTAAGTTACCGATTTTCTCAACACCAAGGTTGTATTTTTCTGTTTCTGGAGAAGCAGAAGAATCTACGTGGAAATATTCAAGGTCATCAAATATTGCACCGGCTTCTGCTGAACAGATAATCCAGTTTGCACCACCACGTAAAGTAGCCTTGTGAATTTGAGCTGAAAGCTCGTTAATTCTTGTGATAAGAGTTTGATTCCAATCTTTTTGAGTTCCGAAGAAGTTAGCATTGTTTTTTAAACCTGCATAATCCCAACGTGCTTCAAACATAGCCTCTTGTACAAGGTCACGGATGATTTCACGGTCGATTTCAGCAGCAATTTCTTCAGAAAGAAGAGCAGTTAACTCAGCTTCAGCATCAATTGAGTGATAAGCTTCTAAATCTTGAGCAAGTTCAGGAGTCCAGTGAGCTCTCATTTTTCTTGTAACAGTGTTAACGGTTACAGAAGAGAAACGGATTGTAAGCTCAGACATTTCTGATTTAGCTTCAAGGTCATTGTAGATTTGGTAAGTTGGGATGAAACTAAAGTTTTGCAATAAAGCATAGTTAAAGTCTGAACCATAGATACCAGCAGGACGTACATCAAGAACTACACTAGTACTTTGAGCAGAGAACATATCCGCACCCCATTTTTGAAGTGATGAATAATATTTAATGCTTGCACCAGCAGCAAATAAAGTTGTACCATTATATACAACAGCAGTTACAGCTGACATTGCTAATGAAGCAGATGATTGAGCTTTGCTTACATCGAAAGATGTACCTAAAGCAACTAATCTTTCGATTAATCCAGTAGTTGTATCAGCAGAACCTACAGTCACTTGTGTTCCATAAGCAGTACTTGCAGTACCAAAAGAAGTATCATAACCACGGTTATCATAAAATCTTTCGTAAGCAGAGTTGTTGCTGAAAGTTGGACCAGCTTGATTGTTTGCAGTATTTTGAGGTGCTACTTGGTTAGTAGATACTCTTGCGTCCATGTAGAACAATAAACCTGAAGGTAAAGCCAAAGGCTGTACAGACACGATTTCGTTCGCAAGTAAACGAGAGAAGATACGTCTTACCATAGGGAAAGCCACTGTATCAAAACGACCTGCAGATGAATCAAGGGTAACCTCGTTCAACATATGAGAAGCTTGGTTCTCAAGTAACTGAGCAATGTTTTGTTTTTTGCCAGTATTTAAACCTTCAAGTAAACCTGAGTTCTCCCAGTTCTTGATGATTGTTTTTCTTTGTTCGGACAAGTTTCTAAGGGTTGTTAAACCAACCTGTCCACTGTTTAATAATTCACTCATTTTGTTTGTTTTTTTTTAATTTATGGGTTTTTTTTACTCTTCAACTTTTTTAGAAATTCCAGCTAATCTTTTCATTCTTCTAATCTCATCACTTTCATAAAGTGTTTGAGTGTTTGAAGAAATCATAACTGCCGGACTTGAAGATTTTAATTTATCAATTGATGTCGTTTTAGTAGATTTTGAATCTTTCATTTCGTTAAGGAAATTATTGTAAAGTTTTTTTGCATCTTCGATAGATTCAACTTTATCAAATTCCTCAGCGATTTTAATTTTCTCATCATTTGTAAGACCACCATTGGTGAAGAGCTTGTTAGCATAAGCTAATTTTGCATTAAAAATCTGCACTTCATTGATTTGTTTTCTAAGGACAATAAAAGATTCTTTGTACTCTTTTAGAGTTGCAGATAATCCTTGTTTTTCCTTTTTTAAACTTTCGTTTTCCTTTGAGAGCTCGTCGAATTTCGACCCATATTGAGCTTTAATTTTATCAATACCTTCTTTAAGAGCATTTTGTGACATTGGAGCTTGAGGATTGTGGTGCCCTTTTTGAGCTTTTATATGTCCTCTTCTTCCAGCTTTGTTTTCAGTAGAGAATGATACACCAAGAACTTCGTCCATGTTAGCATCGTCTTCTTCTGCATCTTCGTCAACAATTTCAAGCTCATTAAATAATTCCATTATAGAATCAGAATTAAGTTCATTCATATCGTCTTCCAATTCATAAACAACATCAGTTTCTTCCATGTGACCTTCGTCTTCCATTTCATAAACTACTTCTTCATCAGTATCATCATCTAATTCAAATTCATCTTCTTGTAAAGCAGGTGCTGGAGCAGGTACCGGAGTTTCATCAGGAATTGCTGTTCCACCAGGAACTTGTGTGTTAGCATCAGGAGCAATTTCTCCTTCTGGTTCATCTTCAATAATTGAAACTTCGCCTTCACCTTCTTGGTTTCCACCTTCTGCAGAAATAGCATCTATTTTACTTAAAATATCATCCAATTTACTGTTCACAGTTTGAATTGTTGCTTCTTCTGTTGCAGGAGCCTCAGCACCCTGAACTGCATCCGGTGTTTCTACTGGAGCAACTTCTGCATTTGGTTGTGCAGGTTGTACAGCATCATTAGGTTCATTTAAACCTTCAATTTCAAAGATTTCTTCCATATCTTCTTCGTTGTTGTTGTTTGTAATTTCTTCTGGTGTTTCTTCTGTTTCATCAGAAATTTCACCTTCAATATCATTTGTAATTTCTGGAATTTCTACATCTCCATTAGAAGGTGTATTTTCACTAGAAATTTTAATTGTTAATTCAGCATTTTGTGGAAGTTCAACATTCAATCCTTCTTTAAGAGATTCTTGTTCATAGTCTTTTAAAGCTTGATTAGCAACTTCCTTAATTTTTGGAGCTAATTCTTCCTCAAGAATTTTTTTAGCCTTTTCGATAGCAGATTTTTCAATTTCTCTAGCTTCGATTAATGCTTCTTGTATTGAACTTTTTTTGATACTCATCTCTGTTTTTATTTAAGGATGCTTTATTTCAACATAAATAGTAGATAAAAAAGCAAATTCCATTTTATTTGTTACTTTGTCCAAAATTTTTGGTTAGCAACATCTAATAATTGTTTTAATTTGATTGTCTTTGCGCTATTTTCAACCTCATCTGCTCTTAAAGTTTTAAAACTTTCGTCTGTAATTTTCTTTAAACCAACTTTTCCAGCTTCGAAACCTTCTTTAAACATATATGCGCCTGGAGTGGATGGAGATGAAACAAAATCAAAAGCGATTAATTCAAAATCTTCCTGAACAACATCTGCACCGGTTTGGCTTTTTACAGAACCAACACCTCTTGATGAAATACCAAGCATAACTCCGCTTCTTAATAAACCTTTTAAAATATTTCCTGATGGAGTGTCAATAATTTCTACTTCTCCGTATAAAGTTTCGCCATCCCACCACATTTTAGTAACTAAGTGAGAAACATTCGATAATGAAACAACAGCCGAATCAGGATGGTCACATTCTCCTAATGCTCTTCTTTCTCTAACTAATTCTTGATATTTTTCAACTTCTCTTTTTAAAATATCATATGGATATTTTCTTCCATTTCTATTTAAAGTATTAGCTTTTTGTAAAATCCCTTTTAATATTACAGGTAAATTTTTTTCTTCTGCTTCTTTAATTATAGTCCTTAAATTTTCAGGATTAAAAGCATAGAATTCACTAATGATATATTTACTTTCTTGTGACATTATTTCTTTTTTTAGTAAATAGCTTTGAAAAAAATAAGTTCACACATATTTAAACTATGATGAAGCATGATTGTAATAATAATTTCAGAAGCATTATTAGAGAAATGTTTGTTGAACAATTACAGTTATTTTCTTTAAAAAAAACCTTATCTAAATATTACGAGACCAATTCTTATGGTCAAAAAGGTGATAGAACAACTATAACAATACCGAAAATTGAAAATTCAAAACTTAATTGGTTATTCTTTCAATTATTAGATATAATTGATGAATTATTAATTAATCATATAGAGAGTGATGATTTTACAAATCCTGAACACTGGGGATTTAAACCAGATGGTGTTTTGGGGTTATATGATATTGGATTTGGTAATTATTATGCACAATTTAAAAATGACTTAGAAGATATACCAATTGAACTAGGAGAAGATTATATATCGCAAATATTAAGAAAATTGAATATAAAATCCGCTGATTTAATTGGCGGAGGAATGAATGGAAGCGCATATGAGATTGGAGATAATAAAATTTTAAAAATAACTCGCGACCGTTCAGAAGCAGTTAATTGTCAAAAAATAATTGGTAAAAAACTTAAACATTTGGCTGACATTTATACTGTTAAACAATTTAAAATAGATGGTAGAATAAATTATGTAATTCTATTAGAAAAATTAAGAAATGAAAATAAAATTACTCAATTAGCTAAAGAATTATCAGATGTATTTGATAAACAGAGAAACAAGCATTTAGATATATCTATCCTTAATGCTATAAAGAAAAAACACCCTATTGTAGCAGATTTTATTCTTGATATGAATCAAAATGGTTATGAAAAAACTTGGGATAAATGGCGCAATAAACTTGTTGATGAAAAATTAATCACACAATATGATTGGAATGATATAAGTGAAATTTCACAATGGGTAAAAGGTTCAATCGAAAATAAAAATGACATTATGGATGAGCCTCCACATTATGTGATTGATTTAATAAAATTTCTAATTTTATAAATTATTCTGATTTTGTTATATCGTTTATAGACGTTTCTCCGTTTAATACTTTCTCAGTATCTTTATCTATAATATCTGCAAACTCTATTTCACAAAACGTGCCACAATCCGGTAAAATAGGAGCTTCATGTCTTCCTTCTTCCGGACCCAGTTCGTCAAGGAATTTATTTTTGATACAACTGCGACCTATTTTTCTTTCCAATTTTGCCATTTTATCAAAATGTTCAGGAAAATGTTTTCTTACTTGATTTGCATATCCTTTGCCGCCCTTAACACACATAATACAATTATTATTATGAAATCCTAATTTGTACATTGTGGGCAATTCAATACCATTATTTAATAAAATACCGGCACATTGCTCTTTGGTTAATTTAGAATCAATTAAAGGAAAAACAGGGTTTGTATGAGGGTATTGTTGAGAGAATCGAATAGCTCTATTTATCTCCTTTTTTTCAAATTCAAAACCGAATACTTGATTCTCAAAATTTGCTATTTCTTTTTCAACGGCAACTCGCACATCTTTTTTTAATTCTTTTGTACATCTTGCTCCGCCGGGCCCATTCACATATCTCGTTTTTTCAATAACATCAAATTGGTCTTTGTATTTTGAAGACCTACGACGTTCTACCGGTAATCCAATCCATTTTTCACAATCAGCTATAAAACGCGCATTATCTTCGTGGGCTGAATCTATTTCAAAATATACTAAAACTACATTGTCTTTACCATATTTATCTACTGCTAATTTACAAGCTACTGCGCTGGTGATACCACAGCTGAACCAACCTATTATTTTTTTATTTTTAATTTCCATTACTTATTTTTATGTATGCTAAAATCTAACTTCCCTTTTAATAAATCTGTATTTGCTATTTTTTCAGAGATTTTCATCATTTCATTAAACAATTCATTGTCCTCTTTATCTTTTAGAGAATAGTTACAATCTCTATCTAAACAATTGGCGGTATGAAGATTTAACTCTATTGAGGTAAAACTCTTTTTATTATTATAATTTAAATTTTCAGGAAATTCATGTATATAAATATTATCATAATATAAAGGAAACAGTTTATTATTCTCAAGAATAGATTTTAGATGTATTTTATAAATATCTTTTAGTTCTTTTGAATAGTGCCTAGAGATGGTTTTATCGAAATTATCGCATATATCACCTCTATCTTTAATGTCAACCCAGAAAGTCACATTGATATATACGGTTTGAGGTCTGTTCTTATCCTCCGCTGTCCCTAGCCTAAAACAAATGTTAGGGTTTTTAAATTTAGACCCGTCGATTTTTATCTCTCTTCCTGGCCTTTCGTTTTTCTTTGTATGAGTTGATACTTCATATTCATTCATAATTTTTTTTGGTTCAACAATAAGTGAATTACCTAATTTCAAATCTAAAGGGTTTTTATCTGAAAGTCAATATCTTCCTAGGTCAAAATAAATCTGGGGGTTTTACTAAAAATCTATTAAAATAAATTATGATATCACTTTATTTGTGTTATATTTGTAACACAAAAAACACAAACACTTATGGCTAGATGTACCTGTAAAAACGAAGGATGTATGCATAAAAAACCTATGGTTCATTTACACTTACACACCGGCTATTCTCTTTTGGATGGAGCAGCACATATTGATGATTATATCGAATTAGCAAAAGAATATAATCATCCAGCAATTACTATTTTGGACCACGGACATGCTTCTGGAACTTTTGAATTTTTTACAAAATGTAAAAATGCAGGAATAAAACCAGTTCTTGGAATGGAAGCTTATGTAAATGATAAAATCTCAGAAATAAATGATGATAAAAGTTTACAAGGAATTGAAAGAAAAGATACACATCAATCGATTATTATTAAAAATCAAGAAGGTTTTGTTAATTTAAATAAACTGATTTACAAATCTTTCACAGAAGGATATTATTATCGTGGTCGAATTACAACAGAATGGCTTATAGATAATAAAAGTGGTTTATTACTTACTACTAGTTGTATGGCAAGTAAATTGGCCAGACTTGTAAATGAGGGTAAAGAAAAAGAAGCAGAGGAAAGACTACAACTTTTAATGCGAGAATTTGGTGATGACCTTGTGGCTGAATTACAATTTAATGAAATTCCAGAACAAAAAAAATATAATCATTTTATTTTAAAAATGATTAAAAAATATTCTTTAATGCCGATTCTTACCGGTGATGTTCATTACGCTTACCCAGAAGACAATCGATTACAAGATGTTTTAATCTCTATTAATCAACATACAACTGTTGATGACCCAACAGCATTTAAATTAAATGCTAGGCATCTTTATTATGCGAATAGAGATGATTTTTATAAAATGAATAAAGACTTTGGTTTTAATTATCCAGAACATTTTTTACAAGAATGTTTAGATAATACATTAAAAGTGGCAGAAAAATGTAATTTTGAATTTGAGACTGGTGTTGAAAAATTTCCTCAATACGAACCAACAAAAGATGTCGTAGATTATTTTAAAGTAGACACAACAAAAGGAATTATCACAAAATTGGCACATGCAAAATTAAGTCAAAAATTAAAAATATATCAAAAAAATGGTCTTGTAAAAATTGATGATGAAGTAATACAAAAATATAAAGATAGACTTGATTATGAATTGAAAGTAATTGATGACAAAAAGATGTTAGATTACTTTATGGTTATTTGGGAATTAATCAGATTTTGTAAAGAAAATGATATTGCGGTTGGACCAGGTAGAGGCTCTGCAGCAGGTTCTTTATTATCGTGGTGTTTAGATATTACTAAAATAGATTCATTAAGATTTAATCTATTTTTTGAAAGATTTTTAAATCCAGAAAGAAAAGGTTTTCCTGATATTGATATTGATTTTGAAGCTGGAACTGATGAAAAAACCTTACAGTTTTTATATGATAAATACGGAAAAGAGCGCGTTGTACCAGTAATAACTTTTGGAACATTCAATGAAAAAGGTTGTTTAAAAGATGTAGTTCGTGCATTAGGTGGGGATTCTGGTTTTGAATCAGATGTTTTTGCAGTTACAAAAGAAATGCCTACAAAACCAACTTGGGATATTTCTCTTGAGGAGTGGTTTGAAACTTGGCCAAATAGTCCAGAATGTTCTGAGCGAGTGAAACAATGGTTAACAAATCCTGACAATGAAGAAATTTTAAGATTAACTTTAAAATTACAAGGTCAGATTCGAAACGTAGGAAAACATGCCGCTGGAATAGTTATTACCCCTGGACCTATTTGGGAAAGTATGCCAGTGAATATTTCTAAAGGACAAATCGTATCAGGATTTCAAGAATCAGGAAGTGGAAAGAATCTTTCAGACCTTGGAATTTTAAAGTTAGATAGATTGAAATTAGAAACATTAAATGTAATCAAGGACGCTATTAAACTTATTAAAGAAACAAGAGGAATAGATATTCAAGAACAAGTTGATTACGTTAATTTAGAAGACCCTAATTTGTTTTTAGAATTAATGTTAGGAAATAACCAAGGAGTATTTCAATTTGAGTCAGAAGGAATGAATGCTTTAATTCGAGGCATTAAAGTAGAAACTTTTAATGAATTGGTTGCTGCAAATGCTTTATATCGTCCAGGTCCAATGGGAATTGGTGCACATGAAGAATTTATTAGAAATAAATTTAATCCTAACTTAAGAACATATGCTCACGATTCTTTAGCACCTCTTTTGGCTGACACAAATGGCGTTTTGATTTTTCAAGAACAACTAATGTTTATTGCAAACAATTTAGCAGGAATGACATTGGGAGAAGGTGATAACTTAAGAAAATACATGGATTCTGCTGGAAAAATAATAGCAAAAAAGCTGCGTGGAGAACAATTATCAGAGGATGAATTAAAAAACAAAAATTACAAAGGTTACGTTGAATTGTGGACCAAATTTATCGAAGGAGCTAAGAAACAAGGACTATCAGAAAAAGAAGTAGCTGCTATTGAAGATTGGTTAATTAAATATTTAGGATATTCATTTAATTTAAGTCATGCTTTAAGCTATAGTTACGTTGCAATGCAAACTTTATTTTTAAAGCATTATTATCCAACTGAGTTTTATACAGCGTTATTAAATCATCCTAAAAACAACAGTGATAAAGACAAGGAAAAACAATGGTTACAAGCAGCACTTTTATCCGCTATGTCAAAAGGAATCGAAATTGTTCCTCCGGCAAGACAATCAAAATGGGCATGGACCTTTATTGAAGATAAAAGAATTGCTATGGGATTTTCTGGTATTAATGGAATGGGAGAGATTGCATATCATGAATTAAAATCTAAGAAAATTTCAAACTTAAACAAAGACGAATTTTTTGCAATACCATTTAAGAAATTTAATAAAGGTAGTTTTGAAGCATGTTTAAAGGCGGGATTATTTGATGATTGGTCAGATTCTAGAGAAGAAATTTTAGAATGGAGAAAAGCTAAATTGAAAAACGTCATGCAGTTAGACATTTTTGGTAACCATGGTGTAAATACAGTAACTGTTTATAGAAAGTTTCAAAAAACTTTAGATGATGTAAAACAACAACAATTTTTAGATGTATGTAATCTAGATTTAAAATTATTAAGAAAAATACATAATTTAAGAAAAGAATTCGTTAAGGAATATGGATTAGAAGTAGAACCGGTTACGAATTTTAGTGATGAAAAAAATTATTATTATTTTTGTTTAAATAGAATTGAAGAGAAATTAACTAAAAAGAATACAAAAATGTATATTTTACATTTATCAGATGGAGCTACTGTAAAAAAGGTAGTTATGTGGGATAGAATGTATAAAAGTTTAGCTAATAAATTACAAAAGGATAGTATATATTTAACTAAATTTATAAAAGATAAAGGATGGCTTTCTTTTAATGCAAGTGCAGAATTTAGAAAAGTGTTTTAATTATTTTTTATTTTTCTTTTTCTTGTCTCCTAAAATTAAACTTTGTAAAGCGTCTAATTTTTTGCTTACTGCAGTATGTATATTGTCTGGAACTATTTTCAACACATGTAAATTTTCAAAAATACTTACAATTAAAGTTGCGATAAAGCCTCCGTATAATATTCCAGGTAACCAACTATAAAAAGAACTAAATTTTGCTACATTGGAAGCTACTGCTAAAAGAGTAGTGTAGGTTATCATAATAACTAATATTCTTGGTAATCTAGCACTAGAAAATGTACGATTTTTAATAGCTTTTAAAATACCCGTAGCTGCATCGAATAAAATTAAAAACAACATAAAATACACTGCATTGGCATCGCTCCAGATATAATTACTGATAAATGTTGTCATTACTGCTACAAAAGAAGCACAACCATTAAATGCTGCTTGTTTTAATCCTAATGTTGTTTGCATATATTCATGCCAGTTTGCATACCCAAATATAAGGTGGTTATCTTTTTGCATATCAAGATTTTTATCGTTAAATTTGCTTAACTCAACGGATGTTTTTGTCGTTTCTAACATTTTCATCGGTTTAAAATAATTAGACAAAAAAAATATAAATTCTATGGAAAAAGCTAAATTTACGTACATTAAAGATGATGGTACAACCTCAGAAAGACAAATTCTACGCCCTTCCTTCTTAAAGGAGTCAACAAACTCATTAAAACAGTTTGATAAAGAGGATGTAAAATATGTACGCGGTTATGAATTAAATCAAGCCGGTTTATCTGAATCAGAAATCGAAAAATATGAAGAAGTTTTAGAAGATTATTATGATTTAGCAATACCAACCATTCAAGAATATTTTAAAGAACAAGGATTGGATGCTTCAAAATTGATGGAAAAATCTTTTAAAAAAAATAACATAAGGGATTTTAAAACATTGTAGTGCAATCAAGGTTTGTAATAACAGAATTTTTCAGAAAACCTGATTGTGATAATGGTATTGTTGCTTTGTGGTATTATAAAAACACGAATATTGTAAAGCGAGAAATTATTTTCGAGGGAAGTAAATTTTTTTGTGATACATTTTACGATTCATTAGGTAAGCGTCATAGAAATAACGATGAACCAGCCATGGTTTATTCAGATGGACATATGCAATGGTATAATCATGGAGATAGACATAGAGGTCATTTTAAACCAGCAATTATAAGAGAAAACGGAGAGTGTGAATATTGGGTATATGGAGAGTTGAGATTTAAAACAGGGTCAAAAAATGTTTATGAAAATTATCTAAATGTTGGATAACATCCACAATTACGAGATTTTTGTGGATATTATACAACATTTATAAAAAAAAAATGAATTCCCTATTTATTAGGGATGGCAAAGAAAAAGACAGCAGCTTCTATTTTAAAAAGAATTAAAAGGGCCGCAAAAATAAAATCCAGAACAAAAGCTCAAAAAGACGCTTACATCCAAGGAATGGCAAAAAGTATGGATAAGAATCCAACAGCGCCAGAAAAATCTTTTAAAGAACTTTTAGAAGAACTCAATATTAAGTATGAAACACAAAAAATTGTTGGAGGTAAAATCTATGATTTTTATATTCCTTCAAAAAACATGTTAATAGAGGTTGATGGTAACTACTGGCATGCAAAAGATAAGGAAATTAAAGATATGTCTTTGGTTCAAAAAAAAATCTTTTACAATGATTTAAAAAAGAATGTTATAGCAAAAAATTCTGGTTATGATATTGAAAGAGTTTGGGAAAATGAGATTTTAGAGGAGTATGAAAAAACTAAATTTAAATTCAAATATTTGTTGTCGGATTAATTGTAAATTATAAAATTGTCTATATTAAGAGTTATAGTTAAAGTCACACGCTCTAATTCTTTCTTCTTTTTCTCTACACAAACAATTCTTTTTATACTGTCATTTTGTAGTTGGTATTCTAAATCATTATCAATAAATGAATCTGTTTTAATAGCAGTAGGATATACACCCTCTAGTGCATATGCTATTTGGTTTCCTCTTACTATAATATTTTTTTTAGTACCATATGGTATTTGACCATAACTATACGCCCATTCAAAAAAATTATCACAATACTTATCATAATAATGTATAAAAGTGAATTCAATAGGTTCAAAAACATGTCTACTAACATGTCTATTTCTGTTATTTGGAAAATAAACCTCATGAACTTCTGTTTTAATTGAAGGAGTATCAATTAATGCTCTAAATGAATATAGAGTTTCTTCAAATGGTATTGTTATTTCTGCAACAATTTTTCTCATGTTAATGTGGCCCTGTCAAATGATAATTTTAAATTATAATTTATATCTTTTAGTTTATGACCTTTTTTTTCAAATAATATTTTTCTCCTAAGTGTATTTTTATTTAAAATAATTTTATCATATACATCTTGTGCATTTGTATTGTCAAGGTATAATTCTTCTATAATTGTTCCGTGTAAAGTCCATTTTTTAGTAACTTCACCAATTGGGTTAATGACTTTTATCGAAATTATTTTTTTACAATTATTTTCACTCATTCTTTCAGCAGATGTTTCAACATAATTATTTAACCATTCCCCAAGAAATTTTTGTTTTTTATATTCAACATCAATAAATTTAATTTCTATATTATCCCAATTATATTTTGTAGGTGTCCAGCAATTTATAAAATAAGGCATTTCTTCTTCATCACATGTTATTTTAGGTTGCTCATTTAAACGACATTCAAAATCAACAATACCAAATTCGTTTGGAATTTCTAGAATGGTCCTCATCGATAGTTTCTTCATTACTTTAAATTTATACAATACTTTACTTTTATGCAATAGTATGTTAATTTTCAAGAACCCAAAAAATTTCTTAATACTATCTATTAATATAAAAACATACAAAAATGAGCGAAAATAATAACCAAGCTATTAATTTAGGGAGTAAAAAAGTGGACGACACCAATACGACACACACCCCAAATGTTTCATCTAAAATGGAATATGCTAAACAAATGTCAGAAAACTCAGGTATTCCAGCTGAATTTGTGGATACGGAGTTTATGGTTCCAACAGATGAAATTGAATTACCATCTCAAGGGAAATATTACCCTAACAATCAAAAATCTGTTAAAGTACAATATCTAACAGCGGAAGATGAAAATATTTTAACAAGTCCTGAACTTATAAAAAATGGTAGAGTATTAGACGTTTTGTTGGAACATGCTATTATTGACAAAGGATTACGACCAGAAGATATGCTTATAGGGGACAAGAACGCCATTCTATTGGCTTTACGTTCTACAGGTTATGGAGATGATTATGAAGTTAAAATGAGCTGTCCTGAGTGTACAGAACAATATCCGACAAAAGTTAAATTGTCATCCTTAAAACATAAAGGAATGAGTATAGAACCAGACCAAAATGGAGAATTTTTAGTGGAGCTTCCAAAAATGAAAGCTCAAGTTAAATTTAGACTTTTAACCGGTAAAGATGAAAACTATTTGAATAAAAAAGTAGAGTCTGTAAAAAAACTAAAGAAAAATACAGGAACTTCTAATTTACTTACAGAAAGGTTCATTTTGCAATTAATGGAATTTAATGGAAACCGAGATAAAATTTACATTAGTAATGCTATTTCAAAAATGCCAATTGCTGATAGTTATTATTTAAGAGAATATATCGGAATTGTAGAACCAGGAGTTGATATGGAAACAGAATTTGAATGTAAACATTGTGGTCATGTTTATGAAGATGTTGTGCCTATAACAGCAAAATTATTCTGGCCAAATGCAAAAATTTAAAAACTTGTGAAACCAACACCAAAATTATTAAAAGTCCCATTTGATGAAATTTTTCTACCATCTATGGGGCTTTTTTATGAAAAAAATTATAGTCATTTAAAAGTAAGAGAATTAAATGGTCATGATGAAATATTATTAGCATCCCCATTTTTCTCTCATAATGGACATGCAATTAAACTATTATTTAATAATATCATATTAGATTGTCAATTGAATTATGAAGACCTTCTTATTTGTGATAGAGATGCTATATTGTTGTATTTACGTTCTTCCACTTATGGTGATGAGGTTGAAATGGATTTTAAATGCCCAGAGTGTAGCACGGAAGCTAAAGGTACTTTTCGTATTTCATCAGTAGAAGCAAAAGAATTAAAAGTTCCACCTAATGAAATGGGAGAGTTCGAATTTTTACTACCTTCTAGTTTGTCTTCTGAAAATATAATACAAATAAATTTTACTCCTTTAAAAGTTTCTCAAAGTCATATGATTAAAGATAGACAGTTAATGAGTCGCTATATGACACAGATAACTTCTATTAATGAAAATAATGATAAACAATATATTTTCAATTTTCTTAAAAAAATGAGGATTAATGATTCTAAGTGTTTAAGGGAATTTATGGATAAGGTTGAGCCTGGGTTTGAGGAAATGACCATGCACACATGTAATGCATGTGGTCACGTTATAAAAGACTTAATTAGAATCGATGAATCTTTTATGAACTTACCACCAAATCATAGAAATTCAGTAAATGAAGAATGTTTTTTGGCATATTATTATGGAAAAGGTGTTACAAGAGCACAAGCTTATCAAATGTCAGTGATAGATAGAAAATGGACAATTAATAGAATTTCTCAAGAAATTGAAAAACAAAATAAAGCAGAACAAGAAGCTGTATCGAAAGCTAAGAAATCAAGAAAGTAAATGTGATTATTGATGAAATCACAAAAATAATTCCTGAAACTAAAAAATCATTGTTTAATACATAATTGAAGAACTTATTGTTATAATCTATTTTGGTTTTCATCAAAACTCCTTCCTTATAAAAGAATAAAAAATCACCATTTATTAGGGCTGGTTTTTTATTCTCTCTAGTAATCATTCCATGTTTATACCAAACTGCGTGATTACGTGATTTTTTATAGACAACAGCAGGTAAATCATATTCTCTGTGCTTGTTGCCATTAACCCAATATTCTTCTGCTATTTCTTCATTAGGTGTATTGCTTATGATAGCCGGTCTATTGTTTTGTCTATGTATGTTGCCATGTTTATACCAAATGAATAGACCCATTTCTAGAACAGCCGGATTATTATTATTTCTGTGTAGTCTACCATTATTATCGAAAAATTTAATTCCGACAGGAGTAGTTGAAAAATCAAAAAGTAATCTTGCAGAATCAATTTCAAATTTTTCAATAATCACCACACGTTCAACTTGTTCTGGTAAATGATGTTGAATCCTTTTTTGAAAGTCTTCTAAGTGTTTGGAAAATGGTGGAATATTCATCTCTACAAAAATAATAAAAATTTATGTCTTTTTTTAAAATATTTACAAGTGTAAATTATGATGCCAAATATTGATAATCAAACTATTAAAATTGCCAATCTTTTAAAGAAAACAGCCCCTTTTTTGAAAGATTTTTTATTTAATAGGTTTGTAGAGAAAAATGGCATGAATTTATGGGTTTTTACTCATAAATTTCCAGATTACACATTTCGTATAATATTCGGTGAAAAAAATAACCAATGGAGAGTTAAAATATTTGTATATTGGAAAAACAAAACTCATGAGCCAACCTTGGGTGCTGGAAAAGATTTTGAATTTCAAATAGGACCATTTAGTAATGTATTAGATGCTATTAAAGAGGTGGATAAAAAATTACAAAACAATCCAATTATGGGTCACCATTTATATCATGATGATTTTGAATTAAATATGGATAAAGAAGCATTACCACTCTTACAAATGTTAAAATCTTCTAGCGAAAAATTATCTTCTATTGGAGATGTTTATTTTGATGATTTAAAGAAAATATATAATGCAATTAAGAATGTTCCAGAAGACAAATTGCTAAACTACTGTACTATCAACAACCCAAAAGAGGCTGATAAGCAAGATTTTCTTTTAGATTTACAAAAAATTCATAAGCTTGATTTTTACCATACAATGAAAGGTATGGGACATTTTGGGTAATATTGACTTTTTGATTTTATTCTATTAATTTTATTGAAAAATATAAATTATGGATAATATTACAAAAGAACAATTTTTAGAGATGTTTAAAAAAGAATGCGAAAATTGTGCATTCGAAGGAAAGGTTGAAGCTTTTAAAATATTGGAAACTCAACTAGGAGAATCCTCGGTGGAAATTTCAGTTTCAAATTTAATATCACTTCACGCGTTTAAAACTAAAGAGTTTAAAGAAAAACCATATTCATATACTGGACAAATTTTATTTCGTGGTTTTGTAGATTACAAAACGATTCCTATTCTTGAGGAAGATTTCAATTCTCTAGTTGAAACTTGTAGTAAGAGCGAAAGTTTAGCTACAATGAAACTGAGAAATAAAATAATTTTAGAAGGTGAAGAATCTCTAAAACAACTACTTCATTACAATACCTTAAAACATTAATTTGGTTTAAAATTATTCTTTTCTGAACTATTTACATAGGATGAAAGATTCAGTAAAAGAATTTGAAAATTTAAATCAAAAAGTAGAAGTACTTTTTGAATCTCTTTCTTTTTTAAATCCAAACAAATGGTTTAGTGATAAATCAAGCGATGCGGAAGCTAACAGGAACTATTCTCAAAATTCCACTATCAATCAATATCTACAATCAATAGAGTCTGGAGAAGAATGCTCTCCTAATGCGCCAAATCAAAGATTTCACAGTGAGCCAGGAAGTAACTCTGCAACTTTTTATTCCATTAAAAATAAAAAGTTAGTTCCAACCGGTTTCGTAAAAGATATTAAGCCATTCTTGGCAAATTCTGGATTTTCCAAGAAAATGTTAAGATGTTATGATTTATCTAAAGATAGATTAAAAATAGGTTGGCTGTTTAATGGAGAATTTAATGCTGATATCTTAGATTGGGATAAAAAAAAGAGAAAAGTAATCTTTCAAGGACAATGGAAAAATGGTTTATTTGGCGGTATTAGCTATTCTAAACATAGCGATAAAGCTATTGAGTCTCCTTTGTCAAAAGAGTATTACATTCTTAAAAAACACCAAGAAATAGGTCCATATACTGCAGGGCAAATAATAGGTTTGGTTGAAAAAGGCAAATTATCCTTTGGGTCTATTATAAGACCAATTGAATCAACTGATTATCAATATGTTAGTAATGATAAAAATTTAGCATTTTTATTGCAAAAACCAACGCCTAAAACTACACCAAAAAAGCCTAATTCTAATCCTGCCGGCCAACTAGGTTAATGTAACCTTTTGTTCTATTTTTCGTTTAAAATTAAAAGAGCATTATGAAAAATAAGACAAAACAAACAATTAAACCCCTTAAAACACAAGAAAGTGTTGTTGTAAAAAAAACAGGGATTTTAGCTATTTTTTCTTTTTTACTTAAAGTAATAACTTTCCCATTTTATTGTCTTTACTTGTGGTTGTTTAAAGTACCTCCGGTTCCAATGCCAGTGTTGGGTTTTGTAAGATTTTTGGTTTTTATTACTTTGTCTTTACAAAATAAAGCTTTTGAATTGTTCTTAAATGATTTTTGTGATAAACATAAATTACCATCATCGATTTCAATTGCTATTTTAGGAATCCTAGCCATAGTTATGTTAATAGGTTTGTTTTTCTCTTTTATGGAAACTTTCGGTTATCATGATGCAACATATAGTGGTGTTGGTTTTCATGACAATAAAAAGAAATATAACTCAAAATTCGAAGCTTTTAATGAAACACTTGAATATAGAGATAGTGTTTTAAAAACAAAATATGGAACAACACAAGTTGATGAATTGAAAAAGACAGGATTCATGACTGATGTGCAACTAAATTCATTATCTAATTCTCCAGAAGTGAATGAGGCTCTAGAATTTGCCAATACGCGAATGAAGTCTTATGATACTGGAGCTAAATATAATTACTTAAAAAGTCTCTTTGGGCACTAAAATTGCCTTTCTTACCTTAAAAACCGGTTAAACTAAAAATTAACCGGTTTTTTTATTGCTAAATGTTCCGCTTTTCCCTGTATCAATTAGTTTTAAATATATTGAGTGAGTTTTTTATTCAATTATATTTATCCTAAATGGCAAAAGAACTAAATCCTAAAGACTTAAAGAAGCTTCTTGAACTTCAAGAAAGGATGACTAAATCTGGCGTAGATTGGTCAAACTCAATGAAGTCGTCTAAAGGTTTTGTCGATTCAATATCAAATCAATTATTTGGAATGGGTTCTAGTAAATTTTTTGAGGAGGTTAAATTCTCTGCGGAAGATTTATCAAAAATGAGTGAGGATGTAAAAGTCTTGGATGATGCTTTACAAGATGCTTCTGCGACAGTTAATAAAGATTTTAAAACTGCTTTAGCAAACGCTAGAAGAGAAAGTACAAAAATGGGTGTAGATTTTAATGCAAATTTAAATACTATGCTTGATAATTTATCTTCTACAATGCCTGAAATAGCAAAAGAAATTGCTGATGCTATAAGTTCTAAAACTTTTTCAGGTATGTCAGAAGAGGCAATGAAAGAATTTAGAAAAATAACAAAAGATAAAGAAGGTTTTAATAGATTAGAAAAATTTTTTGATTCAAAGGCGGTAAAAAACATAAAAGAGATTGAAAAAGAATTAGGAAAAACAAATGAAATGCTTCAAAGTAATGGTCAAACAACTTTGAAGTGGGATAAAACTCTTAATACAATTGCAGAAAGATTAACACGAGGATTCAATTTAAATTCCCTTAGAGACTCTGTATTAAGTTATGACCAAACTTTAACAGATGCACAAAAAGATACCGGAATAGCCTTTAAAAATAATTCTATGGGTATGGCTGACCTTACTAGTTATACTCAACAGTTTGGTCTTGGAGTTAAAGAAGCTGGAGAATTAATGGGAAATCTTGGTGGTGTTTTAAGAACAACAGATTTCAACATATTATCAGAAGCTGCAAAAGATATGGCAGCCATTGGAAAATCAACAGGATTGTCTGCAAATGAAGTCGGAGACCTTGGTGGTCAAATGATGTTGTTAGGAAAATCTTCTAAGGATGTAAGTCAATTTGCAGAGAACACAATGAAATCTGCAATGAACTTTGGAGTGAATGGAAGAAAAGTAATGCAAGATATTGTCAAAAACTTACCAAAGTTTAGACAAATGGGTTTTCAAGGTGGAGAAGAAAGTTTAAAGAGAATGGCAATACAAGCCGAAAGACTTGGTCAAAATATTGATGAAATTTTTGACATGTCTAAACGCGCTAGAAATATAGAAGGTGCTCTTGATATGGCATCACAATTACAATTAGCCGGTGGTTCTTTCGCAAATATTAATCCAATGGATTTATTATCTGCTGCAAGAAAAGGTCCAGAAGAATTACAAAAAATTCTTGGACAAATGGGTAAAGATATTGGTAAGTTTGATAAAGCAACAGGTCAAATGGCTTTTGATGCTGTTGATTTTGATAGATTACAAATGGTTGCAGATGCAACTGGTATGAGTGTTGATAGTTTGCAAAAGCAAATTACAAAAATGAATCAAGATGCATCAAAAACAGAATTAATTCCTCCGGGATTGTTTGATAGTCTTTCAGAAGAACAAAAAGCATTCTTGCTTAATAGTGTTGGTAAGGATGGTAAACTTTCAATGTCTATTGATGGTGTTGATGATGTTGGGAAGCTTACAACAGGAAACATTCAAATGGAATTAGAAAGACAAGCTAAAGAAAAGGGTAATTTAGAAGAACAAGCAAAACAAAATACAAGTTTTCAGGAAAGTATTAAAAATTTGAAAGATTCAATCATGAACATTTTTGTTGTGTTTGAACCCGTAATAAAAGCTTTAACAAGATTTATACAATGGTTAAATGCAGCATTTTCAAGTTTTGGAGTAATAGGAAAAACAGTATTTGCAGTTGCATTAGGTGGTTTAGCATTATTATTTAGTGCTGGAAAACAATTTGCCAATGGTGTTTCTTTTGGTAAAGGATTTCAATCTGCTGCCGGAATGGGAGGGCAAGGCGGCGGAATTACAAGTATGTTTAAAAAAGGTGGTGGCGGTGGAGGAATCCCTAGTCCTTCCGGAGCTGATGCAATTCCAGATAAAGGTAAACCAGGAGGATTTCTTGAAAGTTTAGCATCAGGACTAAAAGCTTTTGGAAAAGATATGGCACAAATTATTAAGGGTGCAGTTGCTTTAAGTCTTTCTGCTTTGTTAATAGGAGGTGCATTAGTTGCAATTACTGCTGGTATAGCTGCTTTTGGTGGTGATGCTACAGGAGGTCAATTGGTTACTTTTGGATTGGCTTTAGTTGGATTAGCAGGCACAATGTTTTTAATGAGTAAAATCATGGGACAAGTAAGTCCAGCAGATATTTTAAAAGGTAGTTTTGCTATGGTGGTTATGGGTGCTGCTTTGGTGCCATTTGCGTTTGCTATGCAAATGATGTCAGGTATTCCATGGACACAAATGCTTGCTTCGTTGGGAATAGCAGCATTAGCTGTTTTGGCTCTTGCAGGTATTGGTGCAATAATGATGACACCTGCCGGAATTGCATTTTTATTTGGTGCTGGAGCACTTGCAATAGCAGGTTTATCTTTAATGGTTTTTGGAGCTTCTTTATTAGTTGCAGCATCAGGTTTTAAAGCAATGACCGAAATTAATTGGGATAGTTTCTCATCAATGGGAAGTGCCTTATTATCAATTTTGCCTGGATTATTAGGATTGGCCGGTATTGGTTTATTTGCGATTCCATCATTGTTATTAATGAGTTTTGCTTTAGGTTCATTAGCTGCTGTTATGTCTATATTAGCCCCAGCAATGTCTGTTGCTTCTATGGCGACACATTCTATGGCTTCTGGTATAACTGAATTAAAAGAAGCTATAAAAGGACTTGATACTAGTAAATTAGAATCAATGGCAGATGCTGCTGAAAGATTATCAGTAGGAACTGCAATAGGCGGTTTAGCAAATGCTATTTCTGGTTTTGCAGGTGGAAAATCAGAAAAAGAAACTACTGTAAGAATAGCACCAATAGAAATAGAATTAAAACTAGATGGTCGTACCTTACAAAAACTTATTATTGATGATACTAAAATTATTAGTTAATAATAATATGTATTTTTTATTCAAATGTATTTAAAATAAACAAAACAATGTCTGATTTTTTTGACGAAACATTAGAGGAACAAGAATCAAGGGAAAAATTTGAATATTTCTTTGGTCAATATTCCTCTGAAGTAAGGAAAAAATTATTGTCAAAAAACATCCCAAAACCAGACAATTTATATGACATTTTATATACAAAAGTAAGACAAGATTTATTAGCAAAAAATGAAACTCAATTTTCTGTTGATATTGATGAAACTGCTAAAGTAGTAAGAAACAATCTTCTTTCTAAACATGTAGAGAATCAAATAAATTTAGATTTATCAGGAGATAACTACAGACAAACTCAACTTTCTAGAAATGTATTATTAAAATCTACTTTAGATTTAAATGATGTTTCTGATTCTGTTAGACAAAATTTAATATCAAAAAATATTCCAATTTCTATTGACCTAGACAAACGTGCTAGTGATGTACGAGAAAAAAATTTAGCAAACAATTCTGAAAAAGATATAAATCTTGACCAAAATTCTTTGCAAGTTCGTGAAAATTTACTTTCTAAAAATACTGATTCTACAATTGATTTAGATGCGTCTGCTTCTGGTGTGAGAGAGCGTTTGTTAAGTTCTAATGTAGACAACACAATTAATCTTGATAGTTCTGCTGATAATACAAGAAATATTTTATTATCAAAAAATACAAACAATGAAGTTAATCTTGATAAACAAGCAGCTCAAAACAGAGATGCACAAATTTCCAAAAATACAGAATCTGAAATTAATTTAGATTCTATTGCAGACAATATTAGAAATAATATTTTATCAAAAAACAAAGAATTAAATACAAACATAGATGATATTGCTAATATTGCAAGAGAAAAAAATAAATCTCAAAATGTTGAAAATTTAAAAAATCTTGATGAAACGGCTAATGTATCTCGTTTACAACAAATTGCTTCTAATAAAGAAAGTGATATAAATATAGATGCAATTGCAGACAATGCAAGAAAAACACAAAGTTCAAAAAATCCCGAAGATGTTGTAAATTTAGATAAATTATCCACACCTACAAGGCGTGATATGCTTTCCACAAACGTGAGCTCAGAAATTAATCTTGATGATTCAGCAGAAAAAACAAGAAATAATTTATTGTCTACAAATAAAGAAGTTGATTCTAAAATAGAATCAATAGCAGAATCTGCAAGAAATACAGAATTATCTTTTAATGTAGATACAAGTGTGGATTTGGATAATGCTGCACAAACGCCAAGAAACACTTTACTTGCATCTAACGTCCAAAATAATATTGATTTAGATAACGCTGCGCAAATACCAAGAAACACTTTATTAGCTGCAAATACGCCTATAGATATTAATTTGGATAACGCTGCGCAAACGCCAAGAAACACTTTATTGGCTGCAAATACACCTATAAATATTGATTTAGACAATGCTGCACAAAATCCAAGAAATAATTTATTAGCTGCAAATACACCTATAAATATTGATTTGGATAATGCTGCACAAACGCCAAGAAACACTTTACTTGCATCTAACGTCCCAAATAATATTGATTTGGATAACGCTGCGCAAACGCCAAGAAACACTTTATTGGCTGCAAATAGCTCTGCTAATATTGATTTGGATGTAAATTCTGCTCCAACAAGAGCATCGTTATTAGCTACAAATAATCCAAAAAATATTGACTTAGATTCAGATTCTGTAATTATAAGAAACAATTTATTAGCAGCAAACACTTCTACTAATGTAAATTTAGATTTAACCGCATCTATTACTCGTAATAATTTGCTTGCGCATAATTCCGTTACCAGTGTTGATTTAGATATTACAGCTAATCCAATAAGAAATACATTGCTTGCAGCAAATGTAAAAACCGCCAACCCAATAGAAAGCGTTGCAAATGTATTCAGACATAATTTATTAAGTAAAAATGATAAAGCCAATGGTTTAGGCACTAATGTATTTTTAGCTGGAACAAGTACATTTATAGGAGTTTCTAATTTAGAAATAATAAGCGCTCCCATAAGAGGGTTAATGAAATTGAGAGGTAAGTTTTTTGATAACAATACAAATTTGCCGGCACAATATGGTTTAGCTTTATCTTCTTCTGATGGGATTACACCAACAGCTAAAATAACAAATGCAATTCAATTATATAACTTACAAAAGAATGCATTCATGTCTGTTAGATATGCAGATAAATCATCAGGATATAATACGTTAATAAGTCATAATACAGACGGATTTCAACAAATGTTATCTTTATTAGGGAGAATTTCTAGCAAAAGAGAAATTGAAACTAATACAACTCCAGCAAATGTTGTTGTTCAAAACCAAGGAGTATATGTAGGTTTGCCTACTACAGAAAGTAATTCATCGCCGGTAACAAAACTTTTAAAACCTCTTGATGGGAATTTAGGAACAGCGGCATCTATGATGTCAAACACAGTGCCAAGCGATAGAGTAGCGGCAAATTTTAACAAGAATGAAAGAGGTGTTAGTAGAATTATTAATACCATTAGAAAAGATTCATCTATTGCTATGGCAAAAAATTATGATTCTCAAAACTCTACTTCTTTTATCATTGGAACAAATTCAGATGGGTCTAATAAACTTGCTTATAATAGATATACAATTGCAAATCCATATCAACCAAATAAGGATGCCGGAACTTTAGAATTAAGAATTAAAAATTATGCAATATACAATGGAAATAAGAGACTTGTTCATACAATGAGTTTTCCTCCATACGTAAAAAGTTTTGCAAATAGCGATAGTGCTAATTGGAATAAGATAGATTATTTAGGTAGACCAGAACCGATATATACTTATTCAAATTCTAGTAGAGAAGGTTCTTTATCATTTTATGTTTTAACTGATTATTCTCAAGAAGTTGATATTGGGTACGATTATGCAAATCAAACTGCTAAGAAAGAAACTTTTAATAAACACTTTACAGACCAAATTAATAAAACTGAAAAATCTTCTGATATTGAAGTTGAAATAAGTGATAAACAAAATCAGTTAGCATCTTATTATGATATGCTTTCAGGAGTTGAAGGTCAGGATGTTGGTGATTTAGCAGGTATACAAAGTAGAATTAATGAATTGACACAAGAAATTTCAAATTTAGAAGCAAAACAAAAAGAGATTACAACAGGAAAGGGTTTAGGACCAACTAGAGCGTATAAAGAATTTGATACATTAAATGGAAATGTATATAAAACTTTAATTAACAATGGTACAATACAAGACACATCAGGAAATATTGAATTAAGAACAGAAGAAACTGCGCAAAGATTGTCTAGAATGAAAAAAGATTTATTGTTTCAACCTGGATTTTTCTCAGGAGACAAAGTTGATTTTCTTAATAGAATGGAATTTATAGCTAAATTAACAAGGCCAGCTAGAAGCTCTTCTAGTGCTGGGTTTTCATTTACATTCCCACCAGTATGTCATATTCAATTAGGTGATTGGTTTAATCATGATGTTATTATAAACAGCGTTTCTTATGATTATAGTGATGCCCCTTGGACCATTGATGGTGCAAAAGGCAGAACTCAACCTATGTGGACTTTAGTTTCCTTAAGCTTTAATGTTGTGGGCACTTATGATTCCCAACCAGGACAAAATGTTCCTTTAGCTACAGATATTGGTGGTTTTTATCAAAAAACAATCAAATCAACCGGTGCACCAATAGCTCCATCGAAGCAAAAATAATCTATTTTAGGTTCAAGATTATTTTGTTCTGTATTATTTATTTTAAACCTCTTTAATTTAACTTTACTTAAATATGGCAATTAGTAGATATAGACAATTAATAACACCACAAAGAACAATTCAAACAGTTCCCGGAATTACTATTTCCAATAGAGAAACAGATAAGTTTATTAATTACAATTACGATAAAATGAGATTTGATACAATATCAGCTGAAATATACGGTGAAGATATGTATAATTGGCTTATTTCAATTGCGAATCCTGAGTATCCTTTAGAATTTGATATACCCAATAATAGTATTATTAGAGTTCCTTATCCTTTAAATGACGCTCTTTTAGAATATGAACAAAAAGTTGTAAATCTTAAAAATAAGTAAGAAATGGGTTTTCAAAAATTACCAACTTCGTTACCAATGGATAAATTGTTTTTAGATGTAAAGCTAGAAGCAATACCTCTATTAGGAACAAATTTGGTTGATTTGACTGGAAAGCGAACTTTCACAGTTAGTATGATGAAACAAAATAAAGGTTTTGGCATTATAGATATTAACATTGAAACAAAAGCATCATTACAACCTATTGTAGATATTACATTTAAAGATTTATATGGTAATACAACATTTGATTCTTTAAACGACTCAAAAGCGACTGGAACTAAAGTGGACTATTCACTATTGTTTGATTGGCCACCACCAAAATTCAGATTCACATTTAAAGGTTATCTTGGAAAGCCGGTAACATGGATTATGAATCTTAAAAAAACTCATACAAGATACAATTCTAGTGATGGTAGTTTTGAAATAAAAGCATCCTTTGTACCAAATCAATGGGGGTTCTTATCTGATATACCATTTTTATATTTGTTAGCTAAAAAAAGATTAAAAAAAGATTTAGAACAAAAAACAAGCGCAAGTCCTACTGTTGTAACACAAAATAAAATTGAATCTATATTTGATATTATTAAAATTGGTAAAACGATTGAAACAAAAACAAAACAAATAACAAAGGAATTCGATAAATTACAAAAACAGCTTTCTGTTTTAAAAGCTAATGCTATTGATGGTTTAATAAATAAAGATTTTGAGGCCGGAGATGTAATAGATGGGAAAGTATCAGGCAGACAACCGATAAAAGGAATTAAAGGGGTATCCGGACAAAATGATTTAGAAGATTTTAAAACTATTACTATTAAATTACCACCAAGTTTAAGTAGAACTGCTGGAGACAACATTAAATTTCAAGAGACTTTAAAATCTCTTAAGTCAAATCCTCAATTAGCACTTAATGAACACAGAAAAATACTTGCATTAATTGGAAATCCAAATGGAGTTGCTGCGACTATGTTTACATTAGGAAGTGAAGCAGGAGCTAGAGCAGATGAATTTCAAAATGATGTTAAAGCTGGTATACAAATTATTGATAACAATTTAAAACTTATAGATGTAGAAACTAAAAGAAGATTATTTGAAACGTCTTCTACTCAATTGGGAGCAGTTACTATTTCAGAAGTATTTTCTAGAGTGTCTGCTGATGGTGCTTTTATTTTAGGTTCTATTTTAGATGCTGGTTATACAGGATATTTTAACCATCCCATAAGGATGCAAAATAAATTACCTAATGGTGATAAATTAATTGGTCGCTTTTTCCCTTTAACTATTGACCAAAATACCGGCGAACAAATTCCAGCAGTTGATGCAGGAATAAATGACTTAGGTTCTGAAATGGATTTTGTAAGAAAATTCATTGTAGCTATAAGTGAAGGAATTGCCGCAAATCAAACATCTCAAAATGAAGATGGTTTAGGTTCTCAGGAAAATTTATTAAATGCTCGAATTAGTAATTTAGAGATTATAAATCCTAATCCATACAAAGACAGTAATTCTCAACAAATTATTGAAAATTTACTTTTAAGGTCAGGTATTGCAGCGTATTTAACTCGTTCTTTTGACCCTAACAAACCTGGAGATTATGATACATCTGTTGCATCACTACATGCTGACAACGACAGTTCGGAAGAAATAAAACAACTTGCAGATAAAGAATTAAAAAATATTTCTGATTCAATTATATCTTCATTATCAACGGAAGATTATAGTGACTTAAAAAACTTCTGTAGATTTATTAATAATTTCTTAGATGTAGACGGCGTTGATTTTCTAAAAGATGGTGAAGAAGAAGATATTCCATTAACTGCTGCCGAAGTAAAACAATTTGAGGTTCGTGTAAAAAAATCAGACCCTATAAACGGCGATACGTTTGAATCTTTAGGAACAGTAGATAATGTTTTTAGAAGATTTGTAGGACCAACTTCAATATTTTTTGAAGGACAACCTAAAGGAATTACTGATAGTATAAATTATGATAACTTTTTAGGTGGTTACATATATAATAATAACACATTGTGGATGTTGCCTCAAAATGTATCTAATAAATATAGTTTTGTTGTGTTTAACAATTCTACTAACAGGTCAGCAATAGATTCTGTTTTTAATAATGATTCTGATTCTGAATTTAACGATAAAGACAGTAAAGAATCTGATGAGCCATTGGGAATAGTAAAATTAACTAATGCTAGTACAGATGAAAATAAGAATCCAGATGAAATAGTTCGTTTAGAAACTATTAATAAATATATAGACGATAGAACAGTTTTTGATTATTCAAGATTACAAAATCTAAATGAAATTTCATTAATAAATGACAATTCTATTTTTTATCCTAATACCGATTTGTTAAATGGAGGAAAGGGTGTTTTAATAAAAGACAAATATACTGAAGATACTATTGGAAACGGTATTACCTATTTGGTATATTCACATGTAACAAAATCAACAGATTTTAATCCACAATTAGCTTGGGGTCTATTTAAAAAAGATGTGGTAACAGATAGAAGAGGCACAAATCAAAGAATATTCTTAAGACGAATTTGTATTGATTTAGAAAATAGAATGAACAAGATAGAGGATGAAAAAAATAATGTTTTAAGTCAAGTATTAGGAAAAGCACAATCATCTGAGAATTCTTTATACATTCAAATGCATCATATTTTTCACCAATGGGGTGTGTTGGGAAATGTAAGTGTACAATCAAGTAACAATTCAGACGGTTCAGGGAAAATATCCGAACAACAAATTGCTACGCCAGGAAAAATGGCATTAAAATTAGAAAATGATTATGGTAGTATTGTAGAGATAAATGCATCTGGACAAATTATTGAACAAAGCAATGTAAATGATATTGATACAATTTCAAATCCTGGTGGTACAGTTGTTTCTATGGGGTTTCGTTATGATTTTCCAACAGAAAGAATAATGAGTCCTCCATTACCTCCATCACAAAGAACAAATGTAGCACATTCAATTATAAATATCGAACCTCTATATAAACCAAATGCAAATACAACATTGCTGAATATTATTCAACAATTATGTACTAAAAATAATTTTATGTTTGTTCCTATTCCTGGGAACCGAGATTATACAAATATAAATAACATTTTTACCCCATCTGATACTAATTTACTTCCACCAAATGTTGGAAACGTTTTTCATGTTTTATTTACTCCAACACCTGAGAGTAGAACCAAACAAAATGATGGTACACCATTAAATTTAGAAGCTAAACAAAAAATTGATTTTGACGCATTTGAAATTGATTTTGGTTCACCAACTAATCCGGTTGTTAAAAATTTAGATGTTTCTACTGATGAATCACGTCCCACTGCAGAAAGTATTTTAAATTTACAAAGATTGGTTGATAAAGATAATTCTAATAAAGCAGTAACTACTGATTGTAGTATTTTATCAGTTATGGAAGGAAGAAGCTACAAAATGAAAGTGGAGCTTTTAGGAAATGCACAAATTTCCCCTATGCAATATTTCTACGTAGCTAGAATGCCTATATTTTCTGGTTTATATCAAGTTATGAATGTTACACATTCTATTAAACCAAATGATATGTCTACAACAGTAGAAGGCATTAAAATGAGATTTGACGGCTCATCAATGAAAGGAATTGGTCCAATTACTCTAGAGTCTTTAAAAGCTTTAGGAACAACTTCAAATACTGTACAACCAGGAGTTGGAGTTACGTCTCCAAATATTGTTTTACCTACAAATATATTTGGTGCACAACCTGCAAATAATTTACCAGCATCATCAAATGATGAATTGGATTTAATACCTGGAACTTATAGAAATAACAATAAAGTTCCTATTTCATTAGCCAGAATTAACAACAGTGCTGTTGAAATCAATACAGCAGTTGCTTATTTAGAAATGAAAAAAGCTTTTGATGCTGACAATAAAGGAACAAACTTAGTATTAACATTAGCTAGTGGATACCGCCCTCCTTATGATACTATTGATACAGTATCTTCTAAAGGATTTAGAGTACGCGCAAGCAGTCAATATAGCTTACGAGCACAATTTTTAAGAGAGGGGTTAAATGTTGGTACAGCAGAAGCTCCAGAAGTAATAATTCAAACAGGTGCAAATAAAGGCACACAAGTAGGAGTGGATAGTCCTTTGTTGGTTCCTCAACTTACATATTTTACTACATTAGTAGCACCACCAGCCACTTCAAGTCATGGTAATGGAATTGCTTTAGATATACAAACCGGTACACGTATAAAAGATGCACATCATATTCATGATTTAAATGAAGAAGTATATTCTTGGTTAGTAAAAAATAGCTGGAAATACGGCTTTGTACGAACTGTGGCTAAAGAAGTATGGCATTATGAATACAATATAGCATGGGCAAAACTAGGACCATATGGAGGCTTTATTGGGAACAATTTAGCGAATGTAAGTACTCCTGCTGCTAGAGATAAAGCATTGTTTTATGAAGATTTAGGCTTAAACAATTTAGTGATTTCATAATTTTTTTATTTATATTTGCTTTGTGTTAAACAAAGAAATTAAAATTTGCAAAATTCTTACATTCTCAGAAGAGGATTTTTTAACATTCAATTTAGAATTTAACTCATCTGGAGTTGAAGTTATTTTATCTGATACAAAAGATAAAATAGAATTTAATTATCCCACGATTATAGTTGGATGGGAAAATGTAAAAAAAATACTCCCAAAACAAAGAATATCACAAAAGAAAATTGATACTAACGTATATTGGGTTTACAATAGTAAAGAAGATAAAAAAACTTCTCTAAAAGAAACCGCATCTCTCGTTAAATCTTTCTTGTTACGTTGGTTACCAGATATGTATGTTTCATATGATTACGTTTTAGATGGAAGTCTATCAGATTTCTTTAAAAAACATTTGACAAAACCTTATGATTTATATATATATTTTTCAGGTAAAGCTTTATTTGTTTATAATCCAGTTGATGCAAAAAAACTTATTGGAATAAATCTTGAAAGTCTAAAATATGCTGGATTAGACATAAAAAAATCCATAAAAACTATTATAGAAAAATACAATCCAATATGTTTGAGTTATTCAAATATAAACTTATATATATCTGAAAATCATAATTTAATTTTCAATACTATTGAAAATATTTTCTGGTCAAAACATAATGAAGAAATATCAGAAAAAAACTTTTATGATTTTATTATGGATGTTGATGGGGATAGATTTATTCCGTTTTTAATGTTTGAATTAAAGAAAAATCAAATCATATCAGAGAATGAAAAAAAATATATTGATAGATTAATAAGAAAAGATGTTATTACTCAATGGTTATCTAAATGTGAATTGTTTTTGGATAAAAAATATTTTACAGATAAGACCAACCTAAAAGAACATATCAAATTAAGTTATTCAAACAAAAGGACTATTACTGGCAGAATAAATTGTGTAAACAATGAATTTAATCCACAAAAATTACAAAAAGAAGGTGATGAAAGAAAAATCATTATTTCTAAATTTAAACAAGGGAAAATTGTAACTTTTGACTACAATTCTTTTGAAAGTAAAATAGCTCTTTTTTTATCTCAAGATAAAGATTTTATCGCAAAATACAGAGATAAAGATTTGCATTTTGAAACTGCTAGAATAGTTTTTGAAAAAAATGAAATCAATTCTAAACAGAGGTCAATTGGTAAGTCATTAAATCATGCCTTAATATATGGTGGTGGTAATGAAGTTTTAAAAAGAATAGTTTCAGACCTAACAGATTCAGAAAAGATTATTGTTAAGGTAAAAGAATTTTTAAAACCAATTTTAGATAAGTCAGATGAATTTAAATTGCCTTTTGAAGAATTGGGTTATATGATAAACAGTTTTGGAACTATTGTGAGACCAAGAAAAAAATGGGCACATTTTAGTAATTTCGTTTCCACATTGGCAGCAGATATTTTAGTAGAAAAACTTTATCAAATAAAAGATTTGCTTGAAAATAAAGAATCTAATTTTTTATTTCAAGTACATGATTCTTTTGTGTTTGATATTCATCCAGACGAAATGAATTTATTAAATGATATAACAACTCTTTTATCACATATGGGAGATTTAAATTTCCAAGTTGACTATTCTATTGGAAATAATTTTTATGAGTGTACTTGGGCAGAAGAGGAAAATGTAATTTCTTAAATTATTGTAATATAATATTGGGTTTTATTGTAATGGTTTCATTAACCATTTTTTTATTACCATTTCTCCAGATAGTTGAGTCAATCAAGGCACATTCTTTTAATAACCAAGATTTTATCACTTTTCCATCATCGTCTAATTTCATTAAATGAAAATTCTTTAAATTGCTAAAATGGCTACTTGAAAACAGTTGTTGGTACACCCAATCAATAATTGGTTCATTGGAAACTTGAGAAATTTTATAATCTATCTTTTCAACCATCACATTTCTGTTTAACACAATACTTTCATTGTTATTATCTGAATTAAACATGAGTTGAATCATGTTGGTTTCATAATCAATATGTACGTTAGTTGTTAAAAATTTATATTGAGGCTTCTTTCTTACGTATTCTGGCTCTGAAGATAATAAGGTAATTTCCCAAAAAAATTGACGATAAATATCATTTAATTGAAGAAGGTAAGTCATGCCGGTCAAATCCTGTTACTTATAAATAAAGCCATATTTTATATTTACTGTCATTTAGGATAATATTATTCAAAAAACTTGCTTTTTAGGTCTTTACTCTTTTTATTTGTTGAAAATGGCCAATATCATATTGGTTTTATAATTAAATGAAGAAAAAATACAATGGGAAAAATTGAAATGATTATTAAGAAGAAATTCGGTAAAAACAGCTACACATTTGTAGTATCTGGACCTTCTTTTCATGAAACAGTGTTAGAATCATCAAAATTATCTTTTGGTGACCTTGATAGCTGTGGTGTTTGTCAGAACGATGACTTGCACTTACAGGCGCACACAACGAAGGAAGACGGTTATGAATATGCATACGTAAGATGCAGAAAATGTCGTGCAACACTTAATTTCGGTAAACAAAAGAAAGATACTGATGTTGTTTATTTTACCACTAAAGAAGAGAATAGTAAAAAAGTTCTTGATTGGAAAAAATTTGATAAAGTAGACGAATAATTATTAATATAAAAAGGAGCAAAAAATGGCAAAGAAAAAAAATGATGAAGAAACTACGCAGTTAAGTCAAACTGAGCTTGAGGCAAAATTTTCAGGAGAAAATATTGAATCAAGTGAAAAAGAAAATCCAAAAAAGATTAAGATAAAATCCAAAAGTAATTTTTCTTTAAACGACTATAAAAAAAGAGTTCAAAGCAACACTGTATCTTTTAAACCACAATCTTGGATTAAAATGAGTGAAGCATTTCAGGAATTAACCGGATTGCCAGGTATTCCAGAAGGACACGTTGTTATGACTACTGGCAAATCAGATACTGGTAAAACCACCTTACTTATAGAAGCAGCTCTATATGCACAAAAGCAAGGAATATTGCCAGTGTTTATAATAACAGAAAAAAAATGGAGTTGGGATAGAATTGTTGAAGCTGGATTTGATAAGGAAAATTGTTTGTATAGAGATGATATTGATACGATTGAAGAAGGGTGTGATTTCATGCAAACAGTTATCAGAGACCAAGAAGAAGGTAGGTTACCACAAGACCTTATATTTTTATGGGATTCTATTGGTGCCACACCTAGTAAGGCAGAGTTTAGAGCATCAGAAGCTGACTTGGAAGCTATGATGAAAGCAGTAGAAGATGGTAAAGAAATAAAAGAAGCTAAAGGTGGCGGGATGATGGTTACGGCCAGAGTTTTACGCGAAAGAATTACTCGTAATTTAAGTCATAAAATTTCTGCAACCAGAAAAGAATCTTCTCCTTATAATTCTACTTTTGTAATTGTAAATCATGCGTATCAATCGCCTCCAGCATTTCCAGGTGGTGTAACAACACTAGTTCCTTATGGAGGTGATGCAATCTATTTGGCAGCAACCTTAGTGTTTAGAATGGGTGGAGTAACATCTAATTCTTCTAAAGTGAAAGCAGTGAAAGCTGGACAAGAGATTTCATTTGCAATAAAATCATCATTTACTATTTTAAAGAACCATATTTCAGATGCTTCTTCCGATGGAAAAGTTATTTGTACACCTCATGGTTTCATTAAAGATGATAAAAAAGCCATTGATCAATATAAAGAAAAATATAAATCTGGTTGGATGTTAGAATATGACAAACACTGGAATAATGTTTCATTAGATTAATTAATTTTATAAAATTCTGGATATTGATAAAATATCCAGAATTTCTTTATTTAAAATACATGGATAACAATAAGTTTAATTTGGAAACAAATGTTTATTTCGCATTAGGCCAAGCTTCTATGTGTTGGTCAGAAATTCCAAATGGAATTTTTCAATCAGAACGATGCAATAAAGTAGCAGAGGAACTTGTTGAAAGTATTGAAAATGATGTTGCATCTGCAACGAAAATTTTAATGAAAAATTTACACCGTGACCCAAGTTTATATTGTGGTTATCAAGCTAATATCGCTGTTCAATTTCAAGATGAATGTCGCAGACAAAACATGGGTATTGAAAATAATTTATTACATCAAATTTCTAATAATGCAGCTAGAAATTTTTTAGATTTACTTATAAATTTATGCGAAACCAAAAATGAAAATGCTCAAAGTAGAGAAATTTTATTTGAAAAAATGATTATAACAAGACTATGAAAACTTTAATAGTTGATGGTGACTGGAATCTAAAAAGAAATTTTATGAAACGTGAACAAATGTTTGCTAAAGGCGAACATTGTGGTGGTTCATTTGGTTTTCTAGAAAGTTTGCGTTCTGTTATAAATAAGGTAATGCCGGATAGAACTATTGTCATGTGGGATGGACCAATGGGTGGAAAAATGAGATATGAAATTTACTCTCATTACAAAGAGAATAGAGATAAAAGCTGGGATGAAGATTCTTATTTTTTATCAGAGTCTGAATTAGACCATGAATCAAAAAAGAAATATAGTAGATTATTACAAAAAATAAAAGTAAAAAATTATCTTGAAGAATTACATATTCGACAAGTCGAGGTTGATACAATTGAAGCTGATGACTTAATAGCTCAATATGTTTTGAAAAAAAAAGCAGATGAAACCATAATAATTTTTAGTTCTGATAAAGACTATTATCAATTAATTTCAGAATCTGTTTCTGTTTTAAGACCTTCGGATGATTTATTAATAAATTATTCAAATTTTAAAACAACATTTGGATATATTCCTGAAAATGCTTTAATTTTAAGATGTTTTGAAGGGGATGATTCAGATAATATTCCTGGCGTTGATGGTGTCGCTATGAAGTCAATCATAAAATATTTTCCAAGATTTTGCGATGAAGTTTATGATGTAGATAGATTTATTAAGGAAGGCGTAGAATTGTATCAAAATAAAAAAATAAAAATTTTCGAAAAAATCATTGGTTGTCGAAGAATTGTGGAAAGAAATTATATTTTAATGGATTTGCACAATCCTTTTCTTAATGATAAAGCAATAGAAGAGATACAAGAAATAGGCGAATGTATCATTGTAGAAGATAATAATTTTACACAAAGAAGTATAACCACTGCAATGAAAATGATGATTAAAGATGGATACGATAAGCTTGTTTGGCAAGAAAATATGGAATTCTTTTTCAGACCATTTTATAGACTAGTTGCAAAAGAAACAGAATATTCTAAAAAAATGTTAGGAAGTTAAAAAAAAGATGTCATGGATAAAAAAGACAAAGAATTAATTGAAAAACTAAAAGATGCTGGTAAAATTGCTAATTTCTTTTCCTTAAAATTAGAATATAACGGAAAAGTTTTAGTGGCAAAAAAAGATTTCCCAGCTGATAAATATTCCCCAGAATCTATTGAAAAAAGTAGTTTACATTTTTTAATGGTTGATTGTGTAAGAAAAATTCAAGAAGAATTAAGAAAGAATGAAAAAGAAGTGGTAGACAAACTTAAGCAAGAGCAGATTGATAAAATGTGGAATGAAAATAAAAAAGAATAATCTTTAAACTTCTAAGTGATTTTTGATAATCACACCTATCCACATGTGAGCAAATTTAGTTATCGAAAATATATTAAAATATATTTTTATTTCATATAAAACTAGATATATTTGTACACTAAGATAAACTATCTTGTATAAAATTTATGATTGAGCAAACACATAAATTTTATTGATTGAAACGCCGGGAAAATATGATATTCTATTTATATCATAAGAAATATTAAATATGGAAAACGCAGATATTAAAAGTGCAATAAAAAATATAAATCAACCGTTAACTCTGTTGGATTTAAATTTTCAGAAGAAACTTATTAAAGTTATTATTGAGGATAAACAAGGAGAATTTTCTTCTCAAATCATAGATGTTTTAAAACCAGAGTATTTTGATGGCGTTCACACCAAAACACTTATTCGACATATTATGGATTATGTAAACAAGTATAACATAATACCAGAATATCAAACACTAAGAGATATAATTAACGAAAAAGAAGCAGAAGGTATTTTAAAAGATAATTTACTTGATTTAGTTGGTCTTATAGAAGAACAAAGAATTACTGATAAATTAAACGTAAAAGATATTTCTCTTAATTTTTGTCGTAAACAATCTTTAAAAAAAGGCTTAATTGATGCTGTTGATAATTGGGAAAAAGGAGATTATGAAAATATATCTCAAATTATTTCAGAAGCGTTAAAAGTAGGAGAACCAAAAAGCAGTGGACATAATTATATTGATGATGTTGATAAAAGAATGTTGAAAAAACACAGAATTCCGGTACCAGCCATGAAAGGAGTGGATTCAAAAATTGGAGGTGGTCTTGCCGGTGGTGAACTTGGTATTATTTTATCTCCAACAGGAGGAGGTAAATCAATGATGTTAGTAAAGTTTGCTTGTACAGCGTTAGAAGCTGGTAAGAATGTTGTTTACTACACATTGGAGTTACAAGAAAGTGTTATTGGCAATAGAATAGATTCTTGTTTAAATGGTATACCTATTAAAGATGTTTTTGAATATACTGATATTATAAAAGAAAAAGTAGCAGAGATAAAAACTAGAGGCGGTAATTTAATTATCAAAGAATTTCCAACAGGTGGAGCTTCTGTAAATACAATCAAATCACATTTAAAAGTTTTAGAAAGAAGCGGAATAATTCCAGATATTATCTTTATTGATTATGCTGATATTATGAAAGCAATTTCAAGTTTTTCTGAAAAGAGATTTGCTTTAACTTCTATTTATGAAGGATTACGTGGAATGGCTATGGAAATGAATATTCCTATTTGGACAGCTAGTCAAGCTGGAAGAGCTGCTATTAATAAAGATAGATTTAGTTTAGACACCATTTCAGAAAGTTTAGGAAAAGCACAAACAGCAGATATTATTCTTGGTATTGCAAGACCAGATGAAGAGAAAGAAAAGAAAAAAGCAACAATGATTGTTTTAAAAAACAGAAATGGCGAAGATGGTTATTCTCTACCATTACATTTTGATACATCGAAAATCGATATAACTTTAGATGAATCAAATGATATGAAAATAGGTGTAAAAGGTATGAATATTGAAGCGCAACATAGAGCCAATCTTAATGCTGCACAAAATCTATAACTTAAGTTAAGGTTTTAAAAAAAATGTCTTATTAAATTATAGTTTTTTCTTGAAACCGTCCCCTTTTCTCCTCCCTCTAAAAAAAATATGTATTATTTAAAATGACAATTAAGATAAAATTACTATGAGCAAATCAATTAAAATCATCAAAAGAAACGGAACAAAAGAAGAACTAAATTATGATAAAATCAACAATGTATTGTTGTGGGCAACAGAGAACGTAAAAGGAGTAAGCGCATCAGATGTTGCAATGAATGCTAGATTGCAATTTACAGATGGGATTTCCACAGAAGATATACACAAAGTATTAATTCAATCTGCTTGTAATTTAATTACAGAAGAAAATTCAAACTATCAATATGTTGCATCTAATCTTGCAAATTATTTATTAAGAAAACAAGTGTTTGGAGTACAAGATAATCTTCCTTCTGTATTTGATGTAATAAAGAAAAATATCAAATTAGGAATATATGATAAAATTATTTTAGAAAAATATTCAGAAGAAGAATTAAATAAAATAAATAAATACATTAAACATCAACGTGATTTTAATTTTGCTTACGCAGGTATTCAACAAGTAATTGATAAGTATTTATTAAAAGATAGGTCAACAGGTAAATCATTTGAGACACCTCAATTTATGTATATGATGATTGCATTAACTATTTACATGAATTATGACCCAGAGCAAAGAATAAAATTCGTTAAAAGCTTTTATGATGATATTTCTTTGTTTAAAATAAATTTACCTACTCCTATTATGTCTGGAGTAAGAACTCCAAACAGACAATATTCTTCTTGTTGTTTAATTGATGTTGCAGATACATTACATTCTATATTTCATTCTAATTCTGCTGTAGGATATTATACAGCAAAACGTGCAGGCATTGGGTTGAACTTTGGTCGTATTCGTTCTATTGGAGATAGAATCAGAAGTGGAGAAGTAATTCATACTGGTGTTATACCTTTCTTGAAAATGTTTGAAGCTACAACAAAAAGTTGTACTCAAAACGGAGTAAGAGGCGGTTCATCAACAACTCATTTTCCTTTTTGGCATAAAGAAATATCTGATATACTTGTTCTAAAAAACAATAAAGGTACTGATGATAATCGTGTTCGTAAGATGGATTATTCAATTCAATTCAATAGATTGTTTTATAAAAGATTTGTTGAAGACAAAGAATTAACATTGTTCTCTCCTGGTGATGTTCCGGATTTATATCAAGCTTTTTTTAAAACAAATGAAGAGTTTGAAGTTTTATATGAAAAATATGAAAATGATAAAAAAATAAAGACTAAGAAAATAAAAGCTAGAGATTTAATGAACTCTTTTGTTCAAGAAAGAATAGGTACTGGACGTATGTATGTTATGAATGTTGACCATGTTAACTCTCATAGTTCTTTTTTAGAATCAATTTACATGTCGAATTTGTGTCAAGAAATTACATTGCCAACTTATCCTATTAATCATATTGATGATACAGATGATAGTGAATCAGAAATTGCATTATGTGTTTTATCTGCAATTAATTTAGGTGAATTTAAAGAATTTTCAGAATTAGAAAGTATTTGTGAGAACATTGTACGCTCTCTTGATTTTATTATTGAAAATCAGGATTATCCAGTAAGAGCTGCTTTAAAAATGTTGAAGCGTCGTTCTATTGGAGTTGGAATAACAAATCTTGCATATTTCTTTGCTAAGAATGATGTGAAGTTTGATGATGAGAAAGCTTTATACTTATTGGATGAAGTAATGGAACATATTCAATATTATTTAATTAAAGCATCTGTAAAATTAGCCAAAGAATTTGGACCATGTGAGTATTTTAATCGTACAAAATATAGTCAAGGCATTTTACCAATAGATACATACGCAAAAGCAGTTGATACAATTGTTAAAAGAAAATATACGCTTGACTGGGATGCGCTCCGTAAAGACGTAGTAGAATTTGGAATGAGAAACTCCACACTTACAGCTGTAATGCCGGCAGAAAGCTCTGCTGTTGTAACTAATGCTACAAATGGAATAGAACCACCTCGCGCTTTAGTATCTATTAAAAAATCGAAACAAGGTTTGTTAAAACAAGTGGTTCCGGAAATTGCTCGTTTAAAAAACAAATATACTTTAGCATATGATTTGCAGTCAAATAAAGGAATTACAAATGTTCAGGCTGTTATGCAAAAATGGGTTGACCAATCTTTAAGTTCAAATCATTATTACGATATCACAAAATATAAGGACCAAGAAATCCCAACTTCAATTTTAGCTCAAGATTTATTGTATGCTTACAAGATGGGTATCAAGACGTTATACTATGCGAATACTAATGATAACAAAACTGACGATTATTCCCAACAAATCAAACATTCAATGGATGAAGGGGTAAAAAACTCTAAAGCGGAAGAAAAAGAAAGAATAGCCATACTTGAAGATAGCGGATGTGAATCTGGTGCTTGTTCAATCTAAAAATTATTCTTATATTTGTCTAGAATATTTTTATTATGGGAGCAAACAAAAGTTTAATAAATCTACAACAGGTAGATTTTACAAAAGAACCTTTATTCTTCGGAAAAGGTCTTAATTTACAACGATATGATAAGTTCAGATATGAACAGTTATTTGGTTTATTTAAACAACAATTAGGATTTTTTTGGAGACCAGAGGAAGTATCTTTGGCTGGTAAAGAAAAAACTGATTATGATAATCTCACTGAACATGAGAAATTTATTTTTACCAAAAATTTAAGTTATCAAATTTTGTTAGATTCTATACAGTCTCGCGGCATTTCTCACTTATTGGAAGATTGTTCTAATCCAGAATTAGAAGCTTTTGCGAAAACTTGGGAGTTTTTCGAAACATTACATTCATATTCTTACACTTATATTATTAAAAATGTTTATCCAGCTCCCAGCGATGTGTTTGATAATATTTTAAATGATGAAGAAATCATAAAAAGAACAGGCTCTGTTACTAAGTATTATGATAGTCTTATTGAAAACATTCCGGATGATTCATTAGATAATAAAAAGAAAAAATTATACTTGACACTTGTGTCTATTAATATTTTAGAAGGTATTAGATTTTACGTTTCATTTGCTTGCTCTTATTGTTTTGCTGAAAACAAAAAAATGGAAGGAAATGCTAAAATAATTTCTTTAATTAACAGAGATGAAAATTGTCATTTAGGCTTTACTCAAATTATTATAAATTTATTGCGTAAAAATACTGACGAAGGTTTTACACATATTGCAGAAGAATGTGAGCCTATTGTTATAAAGATGTTTGAGGATGCTGCTAAAGAAGAAATAGAGTGGGCAAATTATTTGTTTAAAAATGGTGGCCTTTTAGGATTAAATGCTGAGATTTTAACTCAATACATGAAATGGTTAACCAATTTAAGAATGAAAGGTATTGGTTTAAATCCTATTTTTGAACGTGTAACCAACCCAATCAGTTGGATTAATAATTGGACTAATTCTAAAGGTGTCCAAAATGCACCTCAAGAAACAGAAATAGAATCATATATAATTGGCTCATTTAAAAACGATATGGGAGATACTGATTTTAGCGAATTCAACTTTTAACATACAAAATCTCCATTTTTTTCCCTTTTTAGGCACTATTTAATTTTAAATAGTATTATTGTGAAAAAGAGGAAAATTACTAAAAAAGAGTTAGAAAATCTTATCTCAGAAGGTGTAAAAAAATTGTTTTTTGAAAAGAAAGCAGAACCGGTTACTAAACCAGCACCAACAAAAACCCCTGAGCGTACTAAAAAACCTAACCCTATTAAAATACCTAAACCAGGTACTTTCCCAAAGCCAAATCCAAAAGCTAAAGCTAAAAATGAAGCTACTGAAATAAAAGCTGAAAATCTTTTAAAGGAGTGGAATAAAATTTTACGATTAGAAGATGAAAAGAAAAGGATGAAACGTCTTTTTCAAGAAGCTCCTCTAGATATAGATGGTGGAGAACATCAACCCCACAATTCAATCAAACAAGGAATTGAAGGTGAAAAACAAACGCCTTTTAGTGCTGTTGATTTCTTCTCAAGAAGAAGATTAGACCAAAGTACAATAGAAAAAATTGGTAGCGAAGAATTCAATGCAATCGTAAGACACATTGGTGAAGAAGGTGTTGGGAATATGAATACTATGGAAATTATGAATGCTTTACAAATGATTGTATCGTATGAAATGAGACATAGAGGTAATCTTGAAAATTTAGCAAAAACAATCGTTCAAAGAAAATTTGGGCTTTCCGATGAAATCATGGATATGATTGATGCTAAATTAAAAAATCCTGGTGAAATTGATGCTCCGGATGATGACACTCCTCAAGAAGAGGTTGAACAACAATTTACAGAAGAAGAATTAGAAGTAATCAAGAAAAACGTTGACAAACGAGTTATTAATAACACATTGATGATGGGTGCTGGTTATAGAGCACATCAAATTTTTGATGATTTAAAAAATTCTTTAGACGGAATTGATGCAAGACTTTATCCGCTTTACACTAGAATGATGCCTAATGTTGAGTTGTTCCTATGGAAGCTTCCAGTTGAAGAAATGTATGGTCAAAGACAAATGTGGGGTAAATCAGAATTGAAATGTGATGGAGATTCCTGTAAAGCAGAGGCATCAGCTATTATTTTCCCTATTCTTTTACATGAAGTTGCTAAAGCAGCAGTAGAAATTTTATTACTTCAGCATCTTGCAGATATACAAGAAAAACATGGAGAAGCTGTTGCAAAACAAGTTGTTAAACAAGCAGATTCTTATATGGATGAGCATTGGTTAAAATTAATAGGACCAAGATTGTGGAAATATTTACATGATGCTTTATTGTTTGTTGTTCAAGAAGAGGGTGAAGATTATACCATTATTTCATATGTATTAAACAGAATGGCTTCAATGGAACCAGAAGAATTCATGGAACTAATGGATAATACAATTCATGATGGTCCACTAGCTATTGAAAAAATTAAAGTTCTACTTTCGACAATAAGAAACGATATTGACGCATTTGAAACACAAGAAGGAGAAACACCATCTCCAGAAAATTTGGATGCGAATAGAGAAGATATGTCAGATGAGATTGCAAATCTATTACGTGCTAATCAAGATGAATTATTAACTCGCACTCCGGAAGAAGAAAGACCAGTTGCAAATCCCAAAAAGAACTTAGCCGATATGGATATAGATGAATTGAATAATATTCTTCAACATGCATTAGAGGGTGAAAAATATGAATTGGCTTCTAAGGTTAGAGATGAAATAAGAAAGAGATAATTATTTACTTTGTTTAAATTTTAATTTAATTTTAAGAAAAATAATTTTTTATGAAAAAAGACAAAAAAAATCATCAAAAACGAATTTCTGCCTTAAAAAGAAATACAAAAAGGAGTACTAGATTGAAATCTACGCAACAAAATAAGGCAAATAGAAAAAAAGAGGTAATAGAATACAAAAAGAAAGCTCAGAAAAAATTCGAACAACACATGAAGAGTTTATTGGGTAAATAACCATTAAATACAGACAAGGCCACTTAAAAAAAGTGGCCTTTTTCATTTTTAACCTATATTTATGAATAATGAAATTGTCGGAATATATAAATAAAACTGTTGAACTTGAGATTAAAAAAATACTCAAAGAGCAAGAAGAGGAAGAACAAAAAACTGATGATGAAGTTTTGGTTACCTTCGACAAAATGAATTCTTTCATTAAAGATGAAAAACAAGAATCTGATACAGCTATTAAAAATTCATTAAAATTAATGAGTGCTTTAAGTGAGCCAGTAAAAAGAAGCGCAGAAAATATGAATATTAATGTGCAAAAACAAAGAATTAAGAAGCTTGATACTATGCAAAAAGGTATTGATACCCAAAAAAAGAGCTTTGAAGATAGCCTAAGAAAGAAACAAACTCAAAGTCAAACAACACAGCAAATTGCTGTACAAACAGAAAATTCTTCTATGCCGGTAATGAAAAGAGAATTTGCCGAAGGTGACAATGTTAGTCCTACAAGTGTACAACCACAAGCACTTGAAACACCTATGAAAAAAGCTTATATAGTCAAATTTGATACAAAAACAGAACATCCGTTTGAAGTTAAATTTTCTGAAAGAGGTTTTTCTATAAATGGCACTAGATTAAGTTTTGAGGCACTTGAAAATGCTTTATCCAAAAATTACACCATTGTATTAGATAATGGTAGTGGTTTGCCTCTAAATGCCATTAGAATGCAAAAAATACTTAAGTATAAAGATAAGTGGTATTAAATACTTTCCATGAGTAAACAGTCTTATGTTTTAAGAAGAAAAAGTGTATTAATTGAAAAGTTTATTAATCACACAATATCTCTAAACAATACTGTAAGTCATCTCAATAATATTCCATTATTTTTCAATATGGAATATCTTCGAAAAAATAAATTTATTGTCGAAATGAAAATAGATGATAAAATTGTGAATGCCGAGAGCATTCAGGGATTTAAAATTTCAAATTTTGAAAATGGAGAAAAGTCAATTAAGGTTCACACTGCTATCCATTTAGATACATGGTTAAACGATTATAATAAAGTCAATATTATTAAAATTTACTTATTAGATTCAATAGGAAGTGAACTTAGAGAGTTTGATTTAGATGTAATATACTTAGGATATTCATTTGATTGTGATTATAAAGAGGATGCTTTGGCCATTCCAACTTTTACCTACAAAATAATAGAATAATTTTTTTTCACACTCAATTTGTTTTTTTAAAACCTACCCGTTATATTTGTTTTATAAACATAAAAAAACAATATGGAATATTTAGGTTATATTTTTGATTCTCCAGAGAGAGATGAAACAACTGGTAATTGGAATCCAGTAGAAATAACATTCGATGAACAAGAAAGTTTTAATGGTGCAACTTCCAAGTTAATTAAAGTTTTCAAACACCCTGATGGCGATGGAAAATGTATTGTCACAGATTCGGAAAGCCAAAAATACATGTTGGACATTACTCATGTAACTTTCGATACACAATTTAACTCAATTAGAGTTTTTCCTACTGAATGTAGAAAAATGAAATAATATATGGAACAAGACAGAATAACAAAAATTGAATCTGAACTTTTAGAATTAAAAGCCAGAGCTAGGAATATTGGTTATAAAAACGAAATACCTAGATTGCCAAAAAATATAAGAGTGAAAACGGCTGGACTTCAAGAAAGTCTTTTGAGTGGTTTTACGAAAAGACTCTCCAATTGGGAAAGAGGATTGTTGTTAATGGAAAATCCTGGTGGACTTACACTTAAGGCTGATAATGCCAGAAATCTAGCAGAGGCTACAACAAATTTGGTTCATCATTTTAACGGAAACACTCAATAAAGTAACTTTATTGACATTTTGGCAGTTTTTAAAGAAAAAGCACTATATTTGCAATGTGTGAGATAAACACAATAATATGGAAAAAAATCATAATTGGATAACACCTTCAGACATTTTTGAAGCGACAAATGACTTAATGAAAGAAGCTAGTATTGTATTTAAAGAAGCAGATACTATGTTTAAAGACGTTTTTAATAAAAAACGTAACTTTCCAGCCACAAATATCGTTCAAAACGAAAAAGGAGTAACGCTAGAAATAGCTATTCCCGGATTCAAAAAAGAAGATGTGAATATTTCTTTGGAAGGTAATGTTTTAACTGTATCCTGCAAAACAGAGGAAACAAATAGAAATTTTACTACAAAAGAATTCTCATCTAGTTCTTTTACGCGTTCTTTTAATATTTCTCAGGTTTTAGATAAAAATAAAATCACTTCATCTTTAAAGGATGGAATGTTGTTTATTGAAATTCCTAAAATTGAAAAAACTACTGTGAACCCAGAAAAGAAAAATATTCCTGTTAATTAATAAGACTTTATACGTTTGTTTTTAAGAAGGCAGGAATTATTTCTGCCTTCTTTTTTTATATTTATAATTGATGAATAAAGTACTTAAAATATTTGACATGGACCGGACGTTAATTAATACTCCGGATTTTACGCATTTTATTGATGTAGAGAACAATTCTACAATTGATACAGATAAGTATTTCCCCGAACAATTTAAAGCTATAAAAGCAATATTTTGGAATATTCTAATGACAGAAGTGCATTTTAAAAAAGAAGGAGATTATGCAGTTATCATTAATTCGAAAAACAACTCTAGATTTGATGAAAGACAACTTTCGCATATTTTTAGTAAAGACCCCAAAGCTGAACAATATTTAGAATTGCATAATGATGAAATTGTAGTTAAACATCCACGAGATTTTTATACGAATCCACAGACTTTAGGATATGCAGTTAATGATGAAATCACCAAAGAGTATGAATCAGCAAATCACAAAATGATTCTGACAGGACGAGGAGAAAAATTAAGAGCCGATATTTTAAAAATGTTTAAATTTCTTAATGTACCAGAACCTAATGAGGGGTTAGTTTTGTGGCCAGGAAGTCCAAAAATTAAAGAGTATAAAACTAATAAAATTTTAGACGCAGCTGCAACAGGAAAGTGGAATGAAATTCACTTTTTTGAAGATAGAGAAGATTGGTTGAGTCATGCACACGTAGCAATGAATTCTACTTATCCAAATATCAAATTTGTGCCTCATTTAATCACAACTTATAATACATAAAAATTAACGTTTACCATTAAGTAACCCGTTAATTTTGAAATTAACGGGTTTTTTGTTTAACTTTGTAATAATAGAATAATATGTCAAAAAAATATAATAAAAATTTCTTTAAAGAATTAAAAGAAAAAAGTGCTTTACACTACGATTCCATTCCGGCCCTTAATTGGGGAACAACCGAAGATGGTAAATTTATCATGAATGATAGATACCATTTTAATTGGAAAATTCAAGGAGAGAAAGGACATTTAGTTCCACTTCAATCGGATGTGCGTGAGCATATAAAAACTTTTCAAAAAACAATTGCTGAAGAGAATGAAAAATCTGGCATTCAAAGAAGTGTTAAAGCTTTTATTGGTGCAGACTCACAAAATCATCTTTCATACACGAGATTTGTTTCTGTTATTGTATTATACGTTGAAAGAAACGGTGCACATGTACTTGTATCTCGTACTGATTTGCCGAAAATCTACGATTACAGATATAAACTTTTAAAAGAAATAGATATGTTAGGTGAATTAGCAAGAAATTTCCAAGAATTTTTCAAAGAAATTAATATGGAATTTGAATTACATGGAGATTTAAATAAAAGTGCAAACTTCAAATCTAATGGTGTTGTTGAAGAAGCGACTAATTATATTTCTTATCTTGGTTATAAATTAAAGATTAAATCTGAGGCATGGGCTGCATCGTATGGAGCAGATTATTTTTGTAAATAACTAATTACAAGAAAAAAAAACGGTCATATTTATTGGTATGACCGTTACCAACAATAAACGTAATGTTAGATATTTATTTTACTCCGTTGGAGGGAAAGTAAAATCTCTTAAATTTGGTCCTTCTGAAACAAAGGAAGTATCGGATTTAACTTCTTCAACACAAATAAAATATAACGCCCTTGATTTTAAGCTTAAAGGGATAAATGAAAGATTTAATAGAAATTTTGTATTAAATTTTACAGCTGCTTCAAATGAAGCAAGTGTTACTCCAAGTCCTTTAATAGAAGATTGGTATGATTCTTTATCAGTTAAACCAAGCAATGCTTTAATGACGGATTTAAATACATTGGTTGATGGAATTGATTCAGATGGAAATTGGAGTCTTTTAGATTTGTTTGGATTGATTGCTGGTATGGAAACTCAAGAACAACAATTAAAGCCATTAATAACAACAAGTGGTGAAGATTTTGTGATTGTTGGGACACCAATACTAAATAGTAACGGTGCAAGAAATAATACAGGTGCTGGTTATTTAAATCTTAAATGGAATCCTGTAGATGACGGAGTTCAATATGCAGCTGATAGTGCATTTATCTCTACTCAAATAGGAGAGGCCATTGCAACTTTTGGCTCTGAGGCTGGATTTATGGGTGCTTTTGATGAGAGTCAACCAGCAGCGGAAGGAACATCATATCTAACTTACGCAGATTCTCCTACCAATAGAGTATCAGGAGCTATCAATTTTGATGGTGTAACTTCAACAACACCTGGAATTGTTAATGGAACGACTACATATTATTTAGCAAACGTAATTGTTGGCGGAAATTATACCATATATAAAAATGCAGTTACAAATTCTTTGTCAGCAGATGCAGCAACGATTTTAACTAATTTAGATTTTTATGGTTGTGATTTTTCTTACTCTGATGGGTCGCCTGCATCTAGTTTTGACAATGCTCTTTTACGTCATTTTATGGCTGGAAATGGAACTGCAAATCAAACAGAGATACAAACACGATTAAATACGTTTTACTCTTCTAGAGGTCTTTAATGTAAGATTATTTATTTCCTTTATTTGAAATGTTTTTAATAGGCTTTATTGTTCCTTTTGGTTTAAGCGTAGGTTTTGTTACGGCATCAGTTTGCTCAGGTTCTTGAACTTGTTGTTCCGGTTCTTTAAATAAAGCTTTAATGTTCGGTTTTGGTTTTTGTTGCTCTTTTGCTTTGTTAGCCAAATCTATTTGAAATTTCTTTATCTCTGGAAAATTCGCTGCTACCTCTACGTTAACCATTCCTTTATCTGCTGCATTATAATTTTTTGGAGGCACACTAAAGAAATTACCAGTAAACCACATTGATTTTATATTAGAGATTTTAAACATTCTCCATTCATCTTCAATTTCTTGACTTCTAAGACCAGTTTTCATAGCAGCAGACTCTGACTGTCCCATTCTGTGTACTGCTCTTAAAACTTGATTTCCAGCCTTTGACGTGCCAATTGCTACTGGATATATAATTCTATACTTTGAAACTGGCATTTTATACTTTTCATTATTACTTTGAAATAAAATACCAATTTCTCTACCTTCTTTAATGGCTTGAATCATTAAATCTTTATTGAAGGGTATTCTTTGATTACTATTTCTGAAAGCAGCCTCTTTTTCGGCATTACTTACCTCTAACAGAACAATTCCTGCTAATTTTTGTAATCTTTCTTTATATCCTTCGCTAAGCAACATTTAATTATGAACCTACGTTATCTTGGGGAGGTGTTGGAGGAGTATCTATGGGTTTTTTACTCATAATTTTTTTAAAGCTATCAATGATTTTACCACCAAACGCGTATCCGGCAAACAAAAGAATTGCCCACTGCAAAGCGTCAATAATGGTTCTTAAAGAGCCATCGCTAATATCAGTAGCCGGATGCATAGCTTTCCAGGTAACAATACCAAGTGTTACGTAATAGGCTACCACAGATAATAACAAATATACTCTTGCTTGTGAATAACTTTTTTGCCCAGTTGGGTCAGTTTCTTTTAAGATGTCTTTCCAAAGTTTTGTGTTCATAAAATAATTTTCATATAAATATGTTGTTTTTATCATTTATACCCTTTATTTTTGAATATATCATGGATAAGAATAAGTTACGAACAGTTAAAAACTGTAGACTCAAACGCGATTCACATAAGTTTCAGTGAAATTAATCAATATAAAGATTGTGGTCACAAACATCTTATTGAGAAGTATTTGAAATTGGCTATATCACCAACATCAATACATTTAATTTTTGGTAATTCTATACATTCAGCTATAGAAGTTGGAATTAGAGATTCTCTAAATTTAGAACAAAGACTTTCTCATTTTACAAACACATTCACTAAAGAAATGATGGATAAAATGATGGGAACTAAAGAATATAATACAGAATTAGATAATTTTACAAAACAAGGTCAAAATATTTTAACGCTTTTATCTACTGAAAAGATTTTAGAAAAATATGACCTAATAGGTGTTGAAATGGCTTTATATGAAAAATTATTTTCAAATTTTCATTTTAAAGGATTTATAGATTTAATATTAAAAGATAAAAAAACCGGTAGAATATTAATCATTGATTGGAAAACATCCGGAGAATTGTGGGATGTAGAAAAAAAGAAAAAAGATAAAGTATTCATGGCACAAATGCGATTGTATAAATATTTTTATGCAAGAAAGTTTAATGTACCTATTAATGATATAGATTGTAAATATGTTGTTCTAAACAGATTACAATTAAAAAAATGCCCGGAATTAGGTTATGGAAAAATACAAACAGTAGAAATTTTCTCTACTGATGAAGATATATTAGAAGCAGTTACTCTTGTTGCTGAAACATTACGAAACATACATTTAAACAAAAAATTTGAAAAAGCCAAATTGATTGGAAAGAAAAATTCATGTTTCTTTTGTCCTTATAAAGCAAATCCTACTTTATGTAATGATAATCCAAATCAATATAAATATATGTTGGATGAACATAGAGAAAAACGATTACTAATTGAAAGAGGAGAAGAAAAACAAACTGTTTTATAAAATTATGGAAAAAGAAAATACAAAAATTGCATTAATAGCTGGTATCACTGGGCAAGATGGCTCATATCTTGCAGAACTTTTATTGGAAAAAAATTATAAAGTTCATGGTATCATTAGAAGGTCAAGTAGTTTCAATACAGGACGTATTGACCATATTTTCGAACATCCAAATTTGAAATTACATTTTGGTGATGTAACTGACCCGTTAAGTGTTGCTGGTTTAGTGTCATCAATAAAACCTGATGAAGTTTATAATCTTGCAGCACAATCACACGTAAAAGTTTCTTTTGAGCAACCATATTACACCGGTCATGTTGATGCTTTAGGAACATTAACTTTTATTGATGCTATACGCACTCATTGTCCTACTGCAAAATTTTATCAAGCATCAACTTCAGAATTGTATGGAGGAATGGGATATAATATGCCTAAAAAAGGTTATAATGAAGAATCTTTGTTTCACCCACGAAGTCCATATGGTGTAGCAAAAATTTATGGTTATTGGATAGTTAAAAATTACAGAGAAGCCTATAATTTATTTGCATGCAATGGTATTTTGTTCAATCATGAAGGTCCAAGAAGGGGTTTGACTTTTGTTACAAAAAAAGTGACTCATACATTTGCTAAAATGTATTCTACCAACGAAGGAGTTTTAACTATAGGAAATTTAGACGCTCAAAGAGATTGGGGTTCTGCAAAAGATTATGTAGAAGGTATGTGGCGCATGTTACAACAAGAGAAACCACAAGATTATGTTTTGGCAACCGGCGAATGTCATTCAGTACGTGATTTTATTGAAGAAAGTGCAAAATATTTAAATTGGGACATTGAATGGAAAGGCGAAGGTATCAATGAAAAAGGATACGATAAAAATACTGGAAGACTTTTAGTTGAAATTGATGAAAAATATTTTAGACCATCTGAGGTTGAATTATTATTGGGAGACTCAACTAAAGCACGAAAAGAATTAGGATGGGAACCAAAAACCTCATTTAAGGATTTGGTAAAATTAATGATGGATACAGATTTAGAAGATTTAAAGAAATAAATTTTCTTTAAATAATTTTTGAACGACTTTTCTTACTTCTGCAATATTTCTATGTTTTTTGTATTCCGGACTTTTCCAATCTCTTGATTGATAATGAGAATCCAAGTCATGATGTATAACATCCTGCACAACTTCTTTGTGCATTTTTGATAAACTTTTTGGAAATATTCCAATTGATGTGTGTCCAAAATTTCCTTGGTCATTACTTTGAGCAAAATCATTAATTTTTACACCATCAAATCCACGTTCTTTAGCCATGGCAAAAACCTTATGTGAATGATACTGAACATCTGTAAGGTCGCCCTCTATTGTTTCCCCATCAGTCATATCGTAAATTTTCAAATCAACATTTGGTACAAGAATAAAAAGACGACCTTTAAATCTAAAATCAGCCGGCATAACCTCTCCATTGCTTACTTTTAATTTCCAACCATGGTCTCCATATTTATCAGGAGTAGATGGTTTATAACCTAGTGTGTTTGAAAGAAAATTATTTACATAATCAAATTTTTTTCTTTGTATATCAAGATAATTACTATCAGGTTTGTCTTCTTCTTTCTCTAAAGCAGTAAAAGGATTTTGTATTACTGTATACGATTGAGCTCTTCCTCCTTTCCAAGTGATGTCATCAAATTCAATACCCATATTTTTCTGAAGAGCTATTAATTCTTTGTTTTCATTTGGTCGGAGAAAAGATTCAGTACTTACAAACCATTCACTTGGAGCAACCGGAATATAAGTTTGTGCAATAGAAGAATCAGTAGTTGTCCATATAAGGCCATCATACCCACCACCTTTTAAATCTTTCTCTTCGAAAGGTTCTCCGGTAGCATGAAATAATTCTGTCCCTTTTTTAATAATTAAATCCACTTATATTTTATTTATGATAAATACTCTAAAATTTTGAGGTTTATACCTATTTTAAAGTTGCTATTTACATTGAATGTAGTCTGTATATATTTGAATAGTAAATGTATATAAGAAAGCAAATATTGGAGAACCAAAAAAAGTTCAGAAAAGAAATAGTTGCTGCTCTTAAACTCGAATTTCGAGAAATGAAAAAGGAGCTTGACCAAATACAAACGGCAGATGATATCATCAAAGAAGAAAAAATAAAACTCTTAAAAAGAGTCAATAAAATTAAAATTGTTCAAGAATTAGAAAAATTCTTTATATCTGAGAAAAACCTATATCCCAAATATTATGCTTGGTGGGATGAAATAAATAATCAAGTTATTAAACATAAATACATAGACAAATAATGAAGCCTGAAAGACCTAGTACCATATGTGTTCTTATTGATTTACAATACCACTCTTCAATAAATGCTTTTGAAGAATGGTATGGTGACCAAATATCTTATCAAGAACTTGAACAAAGTAGTTATATCGAATTTAAAGAAATAATTTTCAAAGATATTAGTAGAAGCATAAAATTCAGAAAATATGGTAGGATGGGAAATATACTCACTATCAAAGCTGATATGTTAAAATTTGAAATTGAGCGATTTAAAAAAATGCTAGAAAAGAATAATATTAAGCTAGTGCATGGCTGGATTGTTTCAAATGTAACTATCATAACTGATAAAATGCCGGAAAAAGGTACTGTATCAGATGATGATGAAGATAGTGAAAGTAATGATTTTGCTGATTTTGAAGATATTTAATATATATGAAAGGATAATTAACCATGAGTAAGAATATTAACGAAGAAAGATTAAAAAAATTTAGAGATATGGGTATTCCAGCGCCTATGAGCCCTGTTGACCCATCTATGCTTAAAGGCCCAGTAAGAAATCTGGAATTTGCCGCTAAACTTGAAGCTATTAAAAGAGGTGTGGTAAAAGAAGAATTAAGTACTTTTATTGAAAAAGAAACAGGAAATAAAGGTTTTATACCCATAGAAACTCCTACAAAAAAGAAACCTCAAAATCAGATAACTGAAACTGCTGAAATAAAAAAACCTTCTGTATCTGGACCAAGTTTCGATTTATATGAAAAAGCTTTATATGGTGAGAGTCCAAGTGTTTCTTTTGATAAAAATACAAATGCTAGGACATATTCTCACAATATTACTCCATCAGCTGATGATACCGGAACTGATTTTTTGGCAAATATTAAAGCTCAATTAGCTGCAAAGGCTATGAAAGCGAATCAATCAACTCCAAATAATTCAAAAATAATACAAGAAAACAAAACTAATATCCCGGCAGGACATACTCTTGTTAATGAAAATGATTTTAAAGAGGCCGTTACCATGATTGCTTCTGATGTTTGTAAAGTTTTAATTAAAAAATTCATGAATGAGTTTTTGACTTCTAAACCAGATTTGATTAAAGAAAATGAAAAGGTTAAGAAAGCAGAAATTATACAAGAGAATATTATAAAAATGGATGGTAATTATTTTAAAATTACACCAGTTACAGTTAAAAAGAAATGAAAAAGTTAATAGACCATAATGTTAAAGCACAAATAACAAGAGAAACTCCTGAGATATGTTTGGAGGTAAAATACCAGGATGATTTTACTGATGACCATTATGTTTTAATAAGCGAAAGTAATACTTCCAATTCAAATCTAATTAAATTCAACATTTCTAAAAATGGTCAAAACATTACTTCTGTTGAAATGAAGGAAAGAAATGTAAATGAATTTTTAAATGAGTTTCTAAACAACACTAAAGATGATGATTTTAATAAAGAATTTAAATCTAAAATATTTGAAGTCTCATCTAAACAAATAAAAGACTTTTTTGAATTTTACGACAATTCTCTAGTTCGTAAAGGTCTTACTTTAGAAGGCGAAATCTTTCGTATGAAAAAGATGGCCGGCATAATAAAAAATTGATTGTTTTCATTTCCTAAGCCTATTTATCATTAAAATTACTTTTAATGATAAAATTACCTGTAAAAAAAGGCGATAAAGGAGAATCTGCTGCGGAAGTTCAAAAATTGCTTTCCTTAAATGGTTATGATTTGATTATTGATGGAGATTTTGGCTCAAGAAGTGAATTGGCTGTAATTGACTTTCAATCACATCATAATTTAAAAGCTGATGGTGTTGTTGGAGAAGTTACTTATAATGCTTTAAAAGCAAAGGACGCTTCTGTGGTAACTCCAAGTATAGCTCCGGCTACAACTGTGGACTATGGAACTTTAGTAGTTAATAAAACTGTTAGACAACCAGATTCACAGTATATCAAAACAGAAACAAACAAAACTCAAATATTCTTGCATTTTACTGCCGGTGGTCCAAATGCAAAAAATGTAATTGGTGGATGGAATGCAGATGAGACTCGTGTTTCTACTGCTTATGTTATAGATAGGAATACTGGTGAAGTTTTTGAATGTTTTGACCCTAAATTTTGGAGTTTCCATCTTGGTATAAACAATACTAATGGTAGATTAGACAAAACTTCTGTAGGACTTGAAATTTGTTCTTATGGCCCACTGAAAAAAGTAGAAAATAAATATTATGCTTGGCCAAAAGAATGGAAAACGGAAATTAAAGAAGCAAGTGTTTATAAGTTAGATAAAGCATTTAGAGGGTATAATTATTTTGAATCATTTACTGATGCGCAACTTTCAAATGTTGAAAAATTATTGCATATTTTAATTAAAAAATACAACATTAAAGTACAACCTTCATTTGATGATAATTGGTTTGAATATAACCAAAACGTAATTGACAAAACTTTACCTGGAATTTGGACACATACAACTGTAAGACGCGATAAGTCTGATGTTTATCCGGATAAACGAATTTTGGAAATGCTTAATAGAATTTCTAAAGAAGTGAATAAATGAGCAAATCAAAAAAAATATTAAATGAGGAAATGGCAAAATCAGAATTAAAGGATTTTGTTAAAGATATCATTAATACAGAATTGAACAAAAAGATAAAAGACGGTAAACTTACCGATGAAGAAAAAGTAAAAGATATTATTAAAGATTTATTAAAAAGACACTACAAAACGTTGTGGACTAAAGCTAATTATTTTACAGAAGATTTATAATGACAAGAAAAGATTTAATGAAATTGATAGAAGACGAAGTAACTAAAGTCGCACAGGAACCTATACGAGAACCTATCAGAGAGTTACCTCAAATTCCTATGTCCAAACTTAATCCAGTTTTTAATCCTGCATTAAAAAACGAGGATGAAATCGATGAATATTTATTTAAAGCAGGAATGAAAGAAAAAACAAATTAAAATGGAAAATCAAAACGAAGCACCTAAAGTTACAGCAGCAGAAGTAGCAGATTGGGAAGAGAATTTTAAAAAAACAGTAAGTCCACTTGTGAAATTTGACAAACAAGATAATGGATATTCTATGAAGTTTTATAATGGTGAAAGTGGCATTGATGCCTACTGGTCAGGAACCATTATGTTAAAAGCTGATAATTATATAAAATGGAGTTTTTCTGTTTTAAATGGTGTGTTTATGGATGCAAAATTTAATATTGAAGAAAGTAACAAAGGCATTCCTGCAAATCTATATGAATTTTATAAAAGTTGGGAAGCAGAAGTTGCTTCTACAATTACAGAACCAGAAGATAAAGGCGACCAAGCACCGCCTCCAATAGCACAACCTGGCGGAACATTAGCGGGTCCAGAATCAAACAATATACCAGATTCTACAATTGCTACACCTGGCACAGGACAGCTTTCTGAGGGAAGTTTAATTACTAGAACAGGAGTTCCTTCTGTAAGTAGAAAGAATTTAAAAAGAGAATCAGTGATAATGGATAGCATGGAACGCATGCGAAGATTAGCAGGACTTTAAAAAAAATATCATGAATTTATCTGAATCATTTAAAAAAAGACTTAAAGAACTTAGTGGAATAAAAAATGTAATGAATGAAATTATTCTTTTTCCAGATGATGTTTTATTTCCGGCTACTTTTACAATATTGACTCAACAAGCTGCTGATAAAGCCAAAGCTAAAAATATTGTTCCTTCATATAAACATAATGGTTATCATTTTACCGTTAAAAACAGAGAAGAGTTAAATCAATTAATGGATTTATATAAAGAAGGTAATAAATATAATAATGAAGATATTATAGGTACAGATGTTAATGATATAAAATTCGGACAATTATAATTTTTTATACTTTGAGGTTTGGATGTGTGGATAGTCATTAAATAATTAGAAGAACTATAAATAAAAAAAGGCCAGAAATTGGCCTCTTTTTATTTTATTGATATCCTAATTTAGTGATTTTCTATTTTAAATGGAGTTTTTTATTTCGAGCCAAAATGCTCTGATTTCAATGTCTTCAATCATATTAACTTTCACTTATTTTAGAGTTTTTCAATTTTATTTCTTTGGAATCGTTATTTATTCTTTCTAAAAGGTTAATAAACTTACCAGCTTGAACTTCTGTGAAATTTGTATTGTTTATACAAAACAGTTCCAAATCTTTATAAGTATTTTCATTTAATTGTGCTTGTAATCTTTTTATTTCTTTCATGTCCAAACTTAATTAATTTTTTATTACTTTCCAAGAAATAAGTGGATTTGATTCATAATTTAATGCTTGTCTAAGAATAACAAATTTGAATTTCTTCCCATTAGCCAAAGTATCATTACCTTGAATTTTGATATAATCGCCATCCTTAAGTTTCTTACTTTCGCTTGCATCAGTTACTTTAAATAAATCATCTAATTGCCTTTGTACTTTAATGGTTACATCTTGAAAATTGAAAATAACCGTTTCTCCTGGTTTAGCATCGAAAATACTTTCTTGTTTTTCGTTTGTTGTAGGAGTTGGTTGTGAACCACTATTTGGCATTGTGCTAGATGTGTTTGTTTGTGCACCGGTTGAGGTAGCAGTGTTCATTTCGTCTAATCGTTGCATTTCTTCCATTAACTTGGATTTCTTGCTTTCAAGCTCAGTTTTTTTGTCTTGTTTTAAAACTTCATTTTGAATTAGTGAATTCAATTCACTCCTTTTAATTTTTATTTCACCTGACATATTAATTGTTTTACCATAAATATCTACAATTTACTGAAATTTGGATTGATTTTTTTAATAAAATCTATTTTATTTACATTATGTCAGTAGAGATAAAAAAGCTTAGGACCAATTTTGAGGTCAGATTTCCTTTTAATAAGGCTTTAAACGAGTTTATTAAATCTCTTCCAAAGGACCAACAACAAACTAAAATGGATACCATTCAGCGAGAAAATGGTACCTTATTTCAAGATTGGTACAAAGTAGTTAATGAGGCTGGACTATCTAAGATAATAGATTTTATCAAATGCAATAATTTAAAATTCAAGTTCACCAATATGGAACCTGAAGATATTGAAAAATTAAAGCAAGAATTCAAACAAAGACAAAATAGAGGAGAAGAAGCATTAAAAGCCAGAGCTAAAGACTTAGATGTTTCTAAGTTTGAAATTCCAAACATGGCTCTACAACCATACGCCTATCAAAAACAAGCTGTAATGTTTTTCGAAAAAGCTGATGGTAAATGTATTTTAGGAGATTCACCGGGAGTTGGAAAAACATTAAGTGCTATTTCATATGCTGTAAAAAACAAACTTAAAACATTGATTGTATGTCCGGCTTCTTTAAAACTCAATTGGAGAAATGAGATAGAAAAATTTACACACGAAAAAGCTTTCATATACAAATACAAACCAAAAAAGCGCTCTACCGAAAAAATATATACAAAAGAAGAAGCTTTGTTTCATATAATTAACTATGAAGCATTAGAAACATTTGTAAAATTGAGCATATCTCATAAGTGTTCTTATGTACAATGTGGTTGGAAAGAAATCAATACGAAGAAAAAATATGACGAATGTCCTTCTTGTAAAAAGAAAAAAGCTATAAAATCCAGAGTTGTGGGTACAACTTTTCAAGATAAAGATGGTGTAAACCTAGACCCAAATGCATATGAATTGATTGTGTGCGATGAAGCTCATTATCTAAAGAACTCTAAGACAAACAGAACAAAGGTCATTAAAAAGGCTTTTATAGACGTTCAGAAGAAGATTTTACTAACCGGTACAGCAATTAAAAGTGTTCCGTTTGAATTCTTTTCTTTGTTGAATTTTATTGACCCTGCTGAATGGAAAAGTGCACATCACTTTGGGGTTCGATATTGTGCTGGTTTTCAAGATGATTTTGGTTGGGATTATTCTGGTAGTTCAAACCTAGATGAATTATACCAAAGAATATCACCATATTTCTTAAGACGCTTAAAATCAGATGTATTATCATTTCTTCCTCCAAAAACCTATACTCACATACCTATTGAATTAACAGCAGAAGAATTCAGAGAATATGCTAAAGTAGAAAAAGGGATTGTTGATGACACTGATGAAACTTCAAATGATGCAGACCACCTATCTAGAATTCAAAGACTTAAAATGTTTACATCTAAAGCTAAGGCTGAACGAGGTATTACTTTAATAGAAGATATTATTGCTGGAGATGAAAAAGTAGTGGTTTTTACAGAATACCTTTCCACTGCTGATAGAATAAAAGATTATTTTGGTGATAATGCTGTTTTATTTACAGGACAAAAAAACGTTTCCGAGAAACAAGAAGCTGTTGACCGATTTATGAAAGATGATTCGGTTAAGATATTTGTTGGAACCATAGGAGCTGCCGGAGTAGGTATAACACTTACAATAGCCAGCATTGCAGTGTTTATAGACCAGCCATGGACACCGGCTGATAGAGAACAAGCGGAGGATAGAATTCATAGAGCTTCCACAACTTCTGATAAAGTTCAAATAATAAGATTAATTTGTCAAGGAACAATTGACGAAGATATCGTATCTTTGTTACACAAAAAAGAAAAAACAACTTCTTTAGTATTAGATGCGGTCGTTGCTGATAAAAAAGTTCGCAGATTACAAGGAAGTATTTTTAGGGATTTAGTTACATTAATATTAGATAAAAAGAAGACATAAATTATGGAAGACAAAAAACAAAATGAAATTAACTACCCTGAGTATGTGGCAGAGCTAAAAGAATTTGCAAGTGACGAAGAGCTTGAAAAGTTTTTTACGCGTTTAAACTTTAACTATGGGGGAGGTACAGTTTTGTCTAAAGAACAAGTAGAATCTTTTTTTCATAATAATCTTCACAAATCTGATACTCAAGATATACTTACGTTGTATATTGATACAATTAGAATGCTTCGTTTGTTTGATAAAAATGAAAATGATATTATTGGTTTGAACGAAACTGGAATAAAACATTTACACGACACATTAAGTAGTGAATACAAAGGAAGTGTTGATGACATTAAAAGTGCAGAGTTTAAAAAAGCAACTTCACCATTTTTAAAGTTGAATGGTGAATATGGAAATATAAAAGTAGAACTAATAGCTTCTTTGAGAGATTTAAATCACGAAGGTACTCGCATGAATCATTGTATTGCAACTTATAGTGATATTATTATCCGTAAACATTATTTAGGTTTCAGAGTTTATAATAAGAAAACTGGCGAAAGATTAACTTTGGGTTGTTTTAGAAACCCAGATGATGATAATCTCTATTTTAATCAATTAAAAGGTTGGGGTAATTGTCCAGCAAAAAAAGAGAGTTGCGTGGCTATTATAGAATTTTGTAAAGCCAAAGGCATAACTATCACAGAATCAGAATCATATGATTTAATGTTAGCATTTATTAATTAGTAACTTTTTCCACTATTTTTCGTTCAAGAAATAGATAGTATGAGTGCACAAAAAAGAATAGATTTTTTAAAAAATCAATTTTCAAAGGTCGATAGAGAATCTTTTGAAAAGCTTATTCAGGCTGACCCAACGCCAGAAAAGAAATATTCTACTTGGCTATTAAAACTATTTTCAAAATCCTCTTTAAATCTTAATGATTTACCAACTGTAACAGAAGCAATTTCTATTCATGCAGATTTAAAACAAGACATACCAGAACATTTAAGAGATATAAATAGATTTGACTCTGTTGTATCATTTTTATTTACATTAAATAAATGGCTTGTAAACAGATTTAATGAAAATGAAAAAAATATTGAGTTTTTAAAAGCTGGTGGCGATTTAATTTTTGATAATGAGGATTGTACTATTACAAAAGTATTAAGTTATCATGGTTCTGTTCATTTTGGAAGTGGCACTTCTTGGTGTACGCTCAAGATGGATTCTTATAACAGCTATGCGCAACAAGGGTACTTATATATTTTTACTCCAAAAAATGGAAAATATACAAAATATTTTGGCAAAAAAACGCAACTCCATTTTGGTAAACATGAATTTAGAAATCATGATAACACAGAGATTAATTTAACAAATATCATTTTAAATAATCCTGAATTATATGAACCATTTAAAATGATAGATGGTTTACAAAGTGATAATAAAATTTATGATTTTTTCTTTTTTGAAAAACTAACTCCTAGCGACAAAATAAATGCCGTTTCTACATATGGTTTTTCGATTTTGTCTTTTTTAAAAGAATTCTCATCAGATTTTATCAACAGATTATTCATGGAATATGGAGAAAAAGCTTACAAACACGTTCCTGAATCTTTAGAAAAAACTAAATCTTATGTTTCTCACGTACAAGATGGTTTGAAAAAATTATTAATCAAAGGAGAAGAAATTACACATGAGATATTTAAAGAATCAGTTAAGACATTTCCTGAAAATATTTTATTACTAGATTACGATGATGAAGATTTGTGGTTAGAAGTTCTTAAAAAAGAAGCTTGGTTAATTAAAAAAAGTCCTTTTATAAAGGATGCTCCAAAATTATTAACAGCAGTTAAAAATAATTATGGAATCATTAAATATATTTCTCCTATAAAAACTTTTTCAATTGAACAAAGGATAGAATTGGCGGAATGTTTGGTAGACGATTCTTGTGAAAATTATTTAGAATATTTACGCGCATTAGGAGAATTTGATGAAAAAGCTCAAGAAAAACTTGTAAAATTAAATCCTCATTCTGTAGATTATTTAGTTTCAGCTTCTGAAAAAGTAAAAGAACTTTCAGAAAAATTAATCACAGAAAAACGTAAAGAAGAAGAAGAAGCAGAAGAATTGGCAAGAAAACGATATTATAAAAAAACAAATAAATTTTTAGGAGATTACGAATACGATAAAGCTGAATCTTGGGTTGAAATAATAGATAAATATAACACAACCGGAGAATGGAACATTAAAGATATAGTACGTATTATGGAAACTGAAAACGGAGACCGTTACTATCAAACAAAAGATGGTAGAATGCACAAAACTTTAGATAGTGTACGCAGAACAATGAAAAATAAATATTCAAGCGATTGTGATGGTAGTTTTAATGATTTTTAAATAACCAATTATGAAAATAAAAAGTATAAGATACGGTTTTGCAAATAATTCATCATCATCACATAGTATTGTGTTTCTAGGAGATTTCAGAGCGGATGATGACGCAGAAGGAACTGATAGTTTTGGTTGGGATTATTTCACCGCTATCAAGGAGCAATCAAAAAAAGAATATCTTTTTGCAACTCTTTTACAAGCAGGTAAAATGGCTCACTATAATGCAACAACTATTTTAACTGAAAAGATTGGGTGGTTAAATCCAGAAGATAAATTTGATAAATCACAACAAGGTTCTAATTATAATGAAAGAGAACAATGTTCTCCTCAAATTAAAACTTTTAAAGATTATTCTAGAAAGGTTGAAAAAGATTTACAATTTGAAATTCTTTTAAAAGATTTTTCAGATGTATTTGGAGAAGAAATGATAAAAAGATGGTTAGATACAGATTATGATGTGGATGAATATATTTCCGGCATTCCTTATATAGACCATCAATCTGTTTTAGCATTACCAATACATCCAGATGGAAGTTTGCATGCAAAATTTATAAAACATTTCTTTCAAGTTTTAATTAAGGAGAATTTTGCAATTCTTGGTGGCAATGATAATTCAGGAGAACCACATGATTTAGAAGAACGCGAAACTTATTCAGATAATTTATCAATTAAAGCAGTACAAAAAGTATTGAATTTTATTGGAACAGAAGGAAAAGGACCAGTTTGTGTTTATGATGAAATTAATAATGATTTTATTTTACAAAAATACAGAAGTGGTGATAAACTTAGAGTTTCTTTTGAAATAAATTCTACGACAAATAAAAGTGCTTTTCCGGAACTTGTTGATTTGAAAATTACTGATAACTGTGATTATGGTTGTACTTTTTGTTATCAATCATCTACAAAAGAAGGTAAACATGGTGAGTTAGAAAACATTAAAAACACTATAAAAACTCTAGCAAATTCAAAAGTAATGGAAATTGCTATTGGTGGTGGAGAGCCTACGATGCACCCAAATTTGTTAGAAATTTTACAATTTATCCGAGAGCATAATATGCTTGCTTGTTTTACAACAAAAAATTTCGACTTACATAAAAGACCAGATTTTGAACAAATAATAAAAACAGCAAACTCTATTGCATTTTCTTGTAATTCAAAAGCAGAAATTGATAAAGTATTACTTATAAAAGAAGCAATGCGAGATGGTAGAAATTATCCAGGAAGTGAAGGTATAACAGATGTTTATTTTCAAATGATACCAGAACTAATGAGTAATAATGCATTTGATAACTCTTTAAATAAATTGGGTTATAGAGAAAAAATAACTCTTCTTGGGTATAAAGATTTTGGTTTTGGAGAAAAATATGCACCAAAAAATAGATTTGAAGATTCCTCTTGGATTGATACTGTAAAAAAATATTCTAAAGATAAAAATATGGATTTTGGAATTGATTCCGTACTTGTATCTAAGTGGAAAAAAGAACTAATTGAAAAAGGTGTTAATCCTTTAGCCTTAGTTGGAGAAGAAGGAAAATTTAGTTGTTATGTTGATGCTGTTAATATGACAATTCACAAATCTTCATTTTCTAAAGAAGAGGGTATTAAATTAACCGGACATGAAGAAACAATCAAAGAACATTTTGCAACGTTCTAAACACTATCGTTTGTTTAAACTCTATTTTTGGAAAATAAGAAAAGAAATGACAGAAATGTACAACTGGAATCGCGAACGCGGTTATTGGTAAATTTAACGGTGGATTGTTTATGACGTTGGTAATTAGAATTACAAATGTTCGTTAACAGAAAAATGATAATATGAAAAACAAAACTTCAAAAAAAGCACAAACCTCCAATGGCATTAAACAATATGTTATGCGAGGTTGCGACTTGAAAGGAAAAGGTGCAATGTTAGCACTTGGATTGACATACGCATCAAATGGATATAAAGGAGAAATAACTATTGATGCTGACTTTATAACGGCACTATTAGGAGAGTATGCTGAAATTGCTGTAAAGGCAAGTAATCTCTCATAACAATGAGTAGAAGTAAAAAACAGAAAAATCCTTCTGGAAAAAAATATACAAAACCTAGGAAAATGAAACCTTATTGTTTGACTGGGGAGAAAAGAAATCACGTAAGTTATCTTGAATCTGGTGCTTCATATGAAAATTATAATAATCCTGCGGATGCAAAAAAAGCAAGAGACGATTTTCAATTAGAAAGAAAAGCCGAGAAGAAAAAAACTAGGCAACAGGCTAAAAATAAACTAAGGAAAGATTTAGATAATCTAGATGAAGATTAAAATTTTTAATTAAAATTTGCTTTTTTATAAAATTTTATTTACATTTGTATTCTATAATTAAGAGAGAAAAAATAATCATTATGAAAATTACAGTATCAGAAGCATTAAGGTTGAAAAATGAATTAGCAAAAACAGTTCAAGCTATTCATTCTGAAACATACAGAGCTCCTTTAGGAATTACAAAGGAAGATGGTCAATCATTAACCGATGAAAAGGATGGTCAAAAATTCAATGAAGCTGTTGATAGATTATCAAAAGCTTTATCTTTTTCAGAAGAAATTAATTCAAAAATTGCTCAATTTAATAAAGAAAATAAAATTGACGATAAAGTGCGCTCAATGCAAAATGATAAATTATTACTAGGAGTATTTGAAGGTTCTTTAGTGAGAACAAAAGCAGCTAAATCGACCAAGTTTGAAAATCTTGGTAATGGAACACGAAAAGCAATTGTTGTGGAATATGTTCCAACTGTTACTTCAAGTGAGGTAAAATCAAAAATCGCACACTATAAAACAAAATACAGAACATTGCAAAATGAAATTGAAAAATTGAATCAAGGTTTTGTAGAACTTACGTTCTCATATGATGATGTTGAATCTTTAGTTTCAGCACAATAAAATATTCTCAGGCCAGTACATCGGGTGCCGGTGACCTTTACCGGATAGGTTCTAGCGACGATACACTAGATAGTTTTGAGGAAGTTTCAGAAGAAACGGCCACCGAATCAGAAATGGTTTACAATTCAGATATGAAATCTTAACGATAGCATTGACTCAAAAAGGCTAAAACGTAAAATTGCAAAATTTAAGATTGTAAAAAAGAAAAATGATGGGTTCGATTCCCTGAGTATGAAAATGGCTAATTTTTGGAAAACCTGAGATACCTTATTTTTAATGTAACCTTTTTTAAAAGTTTGCGTTAAAGGATAAGAAATGGCGAAATAGCTTATGCGGTAAAGCAGTTATTTTGATTAGTTTGTATGGTTTTCCCAAAGAAAGTTGTATAAAATAGTTAGAATGAAAGGAAGGGGGTTCAAACACTTCTTTCGCCACAAAAAAAAATAATTTAAAAAATATTTGGATTTTAAAAAAATCTGCGTATATTTACAAAATATAACATGAGAACAAATACGTCACATAACCATTTTAATAAATCGACTTTTAGTAATAAAAGCCGAATGGGTGTGCTTTGTGCTCTTGAAAGATAATGAGAGTAAAAAAGATTTAAAACAACACACCCTGGCCGCTTAAACGTCAGGGTTTTTTGTTTTAATGAAGTTCTTTAAAATATTGGAGATGTAGCTCAGTTGGTAGAGCAAGGGACTGAAAATCCCTGTGTCAGCGGTTCGATTCCACTCATTTCCACAACGTTCGAATGGTACACGTTAAGTACCCCATGGATACATAGCTCAGTGAGAAGAGCGCTCCGCTGAAGACGGAGAGGTCGGTAGTTCGATTCTACCTGTATCCACAAATATCCGGAAGCTCCCAGTAGACAGAGGTACACCGTCTTGAAAACGGCTAGGGCAGTAAAATGCCGTGAGAGTTGGACTCTCTCAGTTTCCGCAAAAAATTGTTCTTTGAAATGTAATTTATTGGAGGTTTGACAGAGCGGTAATGTGCTTGTTTGCTAAACAACGGCTAGGATAACACCTACAGGGATTCGATTTCCTTAACCTCCGCAACAAACTGGAAAAATGGCCGAGTGGTTTAAGGCGCACGCTTGGAAAGCGTGTAAACAGAAGTGTTTCGTGAGTTCGAATCTCGCTTTTTCCGCACTAAAAAATAAAAAATGAATAAATACGCAAGACTCCAACAAGAATTAAGTACAGTTGGAGAAGGTAAAATGAAAGGTTTTGGTAATTCAATGATGCCAATTATTAAATCCGGTTCGTTATTAACCTTTAAAAAAGCAGATGACTATGATATAGGTGATATAGTTTTCTGCAAAGTTAAAGGACGCTACATAGATGCACACAAGATTACAAAAAAAGATGCACAAGGTAGATGTATGATAGCAAACAATAAAGGATTTGAAAATGGATGGACTACACAAATTTTTGGAAAAGTAGTCGACATTGAAGAACCAAAAAAATAAACACTGGGGGAGTAGCTATTAATGTTAGAGCGGTCCGTTGTTAGCGGAAGTGTTGGCGGTTCGAGTCCGTCCTCCCCCGCAAATTCTTGGGTTGCTTTAGTGGCCGAAAAGTCCAGACTGTTAATCTGGTGAGTTCATACTCCATCGCAGGTTCGACTCCTGCCCCAAGAGCAAAACCATCTAAAAGATGAAAGTGGTTGTGTAGCTACTCATTTTTATCAGTTGGCAAACGAAGGTTCGAATCCTTCTTGGATGGGCGAAAGTTTAAATTTGTACTTTGAACAAGTTAACATGGTAGATGTAACCGGTAATGGCAACCGACCAGTTTGTGGAACTGGAATGAAGAAATTCTAACGTGGGTTCAATTCCCATCTTCTACCCAATAAAATTAATTGTAATGGAATTACAGATTGAAAAACAATCAAAAGGTGTGAGAATCATCTCAGGTCAAGAAGCAAAGAATAGAAGAAAGGTCTTGAACGATTTGATTAAACTTGCAGAGGAAAAACAATATGAAGAAATAATTCTTCCTAGTGTTGAACCGCAAGCAATTTACACTGAAAAAGCAGGACAAGAAATTCTTGGACAAATGTATACGTTCAAAGATAAAGGTGAACGAGAAATTTGTTTAAGACCAGAAGGAACTGCAACGGTACAATTGATTGCAAATAAATATTGGAAGAACCAAAAAGATGTGAAGTTGTGGTATTTTGAAAGATGTTGGAGATATGAGAGACCACAAGCAGGAAGATACAGAGAGTTTTTTCAATTTGGTGTTGAATGGATAAATCCAAGAAACATTGAAGAAGCAAAAAGAGAATTAATTGATTTGTCAAAAAATATGGTGAAGTTAGTAACTAACGAAATTGAAGTAAATGAAAGCGTAAAAAGAGGATTGAGTTATTACATCACAGAAGGTTTTGAAATTTCAATTCCATCTTTGGGAGCGCAGAAACAAGTTGTTGGTGGTGGGGCATATAAAGAAGGAATAGGATTTGCAGTAGGATTTGATAGAATGATGTTAAAATATAAGTTGCCATAGTTCATTTGGAAGAACACTTCCTTGGTAAGGAAGAGGTGGACAGGTCGGAGCTGTCTGGCAACTATAATAAATAAAAAAAAGTAAAATGAAAACAACAGTAGAATTTAGACAGAAGTTTCTCACCGAACGGGATGAGAGTGGGCGTTTTATTGTAACGTCGTACAGAACTGGTAAATTATATTTTGTTGAACCAATAGGTGGTGATAGACCAGCTGATTGGGGTTCGTATAATCCTAGTACTGGAAACATTGAAAATAAAAAAGGAACAGGAAAATTCAGAGGTTCAATTGATGAGAAAGATTCAATGATAACTAAAGAAAACGGTTTTGATGATATTCATTATGCCGGTATTGGTGGTTCTCCATTTAGTAAAATCGATGAATTGGATGCGAAATATCCAAGTTTGAATAAATAAAAAAGTAATAACAAAAATAAAAAATAGAAATAATGTTAGTAGTAGTAGCAATCGTAATAAAAAAGAAAAAGAAACCTTGGTCACAAGGGACGATTGCGTATTGACTTTATTTTAATAAAGTTTCATAAGCCTGAGTCTCTTTGTAGATTCAGGCTTTTTTATTGCACCTATGGCTCAATTGGTAGAGCAACCGGCTTTTAACCGGTGGGGTCCGTAAGGCGTTGAGGGTTCGAGTCCCTCTGGGTGCACAAACCTCTTGTAGCAAACTGGTTGTAGGCAATAGTCTTTTAAACTATGGGGCTTGGTTCGATTCCAAGCGGGAGGACAACATAATTTCCATTCGTAGCAAAATTTGGTTTTTGCTCCTGACTTTTAATCAGAATAAAAGTGGGTTCGATTCCCACCGGATGGACAAATGCTTTCGTAGCTCAGTTGGTAGATGCATCTCACTTTTAATGAGAGGGTCGCAGGTTCGAGTCCTGCCGGGAGCACTTATTAAAAAACAAAATACAATGGAAGAATATTCATATTGGGAAATTTGGTACATTTCATGCGAAGGCAATGAAAGATGGACAACAGCAAGAGCTCCTATTGATTGGGAAGAATGGCAAGTTAGAGACCGAATACCCAGAGGTGGTTGTGGTGATGATGTATCCGAAGTAACATCAGTACACTCAACTTATGACGATGATTATTCGTGGGATTTTACAGAATAACAACATTGCCTTCATAGCTTAATTGGTAGAGCTGCAGATTCTTACTCTGAGGGTTGGGGGTTCAAGTCCCTCTGGAGGCACACTTATTAAAATAATGGTCTATTTATCATTACACTTAAAAACTATCAAAATGATTTTAGAAGCTTATTGCCTTAAAACAAAACAAAAAGAAGTAATGGTTAATCCTGTAATACATAAAACTGCCAAAGGTGGTTATATGGCAAAAGGAGAAAGCAAAGATGGACATAAAATGGCACTCATCCTTGGTAAGGAGAAAGCCGAAGCTGCTGCTGAGGCCGGAATCCCAAAAGAAGGTTGGTAACACAATTAAAGCTTGAGAAAAAACTCAAGCTTTTTTAATTTTCCCACCAATCACTGCAATATTCATCTGCCGGTGCTGGTAAGTTTGAATCTCCACCATTCCATTGAATCCAATATTTATTATTGCAACTTTTCTTGTCTTCTCCTAAAAATTTACAATTCACACAAGATGAGCCACCTTTAGGTACGCGTATTCCAGCTTTATGATTTTCAGGTAAGTGATACTCTCCATTTCCGCCATATTCACCTTCGTTTACATGTGCAGATTCTTTAATAACCTTAATTCGATTAAGGATGTTGTTTACTAGCTCGTCATTTCCCATTATAGTAAAGTTTTGCTATATGTAAATATATCAGTAAATTTGCTGTGATGCAAGGTAGATTGGCACATAAATTTTCAGAAAGTGAAATGGATTTTCTTTTAAAAAATATTGAAAGAGGAACCATTCTTATTGAAACTGGTAGAATAGATTTATCCATATTTGGTACTTTAGGATTTGACACAAAAATATTTGATGGTAAACCATATAATTATTTACATAAAATTGCCAATGCCGCAGCAATAGAAACAAAAGAATATAAAAAAGAACAAATAATTCAATTTATAAAAGAATCTGATGATTTTAGCTTAGAAGGTGGTCATTTTACAGATGATGATTATTATGATTATAAATTAATTACATATAAACACGAAATTGAATCAGAAGAAATGTATTTGGAAAGATTATTGTCAGAAGGAAGAGAATTAATACGTAAAACCAAAGCCAAATTAGCAAGAGAACGCAGAAAAGAAAAAAGAAAAGTTTTATGCGAAAAAGCACCAAAAAAATATACGCGCTTAAAACGAACGCCAAGATACCCGGAAATAGAAATACTTCCTTTTGACGATGGTGAAATACTTCTGCCGTTCTAAATTAAAAAACCCTCATTTTTCTGGGAATTACCCATGAAACTCATTTCCATAAGTTTGTTACCAAGTTCTACAAGCCCAATATCTTGCTTTCCATCTAGGCCCTGGAGTATCACAACGATGTCTTGCTCTAAAAGATTTTCTTCTTGCTGGAATGTTTTTCTTAATCCTCATATTTGGGTCGCCAAAGTTAACTTTTACAACTTTGCCATTTGGATTTTTTACGAATACTTTAAATTTCTTCACATCACCTCTCATTATTTTTCCAAGCTTAACTTTTCTGCCTTTATATTCAGCTTCATTTAAGTTTGAATAATGATTTTCATCAACTTCGTATAATTTAAACTTTTCATTTTTAGAACCAAATCTATTTTGTTTTTTTAAAATATTATAAGCCTCTTCTAATTCACCATTATCTAATTCATCTTCTTCGGTTTTTTCTTCATAATCATTAAAAACATCTGGATTTTGAGAAATTAGAAAATCTAAAATAGCATCCATATTGTGTTCTGCTATTGTGATTTTATCTTGAACCCATGCTGGGAGATTATCGTCTTCATCAACTAAATTATTAATATCTTCTGCCATACTCTTTATGTTTAAAAGAGCTATTTTATAACTACCAGCTTCTTGTTCATCATCTTCAACATAATTATGGTTTTCATTTTTTGAAGATGTTTGAGCTTTTTTCCAAGCATCTTTTTTAGGGTAGTCTTTATCTCCAGGTTTGGCTGGAGATTCTCCTTTTTTTCTTTTTGTGTGAATATTGTCCCAAAGACCTTTGGATTCATTTTGATTCATATTTTTTTATTTTTTATATGTTTATTTTACATTCATGCCATTTTTAACACCTAATCCTACACCTATACCTTCTTCAACAGCACTATCAGAGTGTGGAGCATGTTTCCCTAGAGGAATATCTTTACGTATTTTTTCTCTTTGTCCGGCTCTGTTTCTAATTACTTGTGAATCTTCTTCTAAGCTATTTTCGACTGTATAACCTATTTTGTTAAGCGAATCTATAATAGCTTTCATATTATTGGAGTGCTGTATAGGATGTTTTTGAGTAAATAAATCTATAAATTCTTTATAAGTATAAGTTTTATCTTTGTTCATTAATTTTGCAACATCTAAAGCATAAGCATCAGCTTGGTCAAAATATATAATTTCATTAATATTCTCTGATGTTTTTGGTTTCACATCAAAGTTTTTACTTAACTCTGCTTCTAATATTTTTGCAGCTTCGGAATAATCAACTTCTTTTAATTGAAAAAATGCATCCTTTAAAAAACTATAAAGATTTTTTGTATCAAAAACATATTCTGTATTTTCTTCTTCTTCATTCAAAGAACCACTACCAAATCTTTTTAATTGATTTAATTGCTTTTCAATTTGTTTTAAAGAATTACCGGTTTTACCATTTTTTGCAGCCTCTAAATCAGCTATCATAGAATCAACATCTAAATCTTTCTCAAATTTGCTATCTCCTAAATCAACAAACTTATCCCCAGAGTTTTTAATATCTTGCATAGCAGCTTGTTTTGCTGAACCCATCATTTCTTTGCTGTCAAAATCAGTCCAAGCACCGAGGTCGTGGTAGTTTTCTGATAGGTATTTTTGAATGGCTACTCTTAATTCTTTGTTTTTCATTTTTGTTGATGATTTTATAAGAATAAATAGGCTATAAAAACAATGCTTTTAAATGAAACAAAAAATTCTTAACTTCGTTTAAAACATTATGAAAATAGGCTTGTTTTTCGGTTCATTCAATCCAGTCCATATTGGACATATGATAGTGGCAAATTACATGTTGGAATTTACGGATTTGGACGAAGTATGGTTTGTGGTTTCACCACAGAATCCTCTAAAAGATAAGTCAATGTTAATTGCAGAAGCTGACCGGTTGAATATGGTCAATATTGCAATAGGAATCAACGAAAGAATTAAAGTCAGTAATGTTGAATTTGCATTACCACAACCTTCTTATACTATTGATACATTAAATTTATTAAAAACTCAACATCCAAATGATGAATTTGTTTTATTAATGGGAACAGATAATCTGAATGGTATTTATAATTGGAAAGAATCCGAAAAAATTCTTAATGATTATAAAATTTATGCTTATTCAAGACCCAACACAAATTCTAATATTGTGTTTTTAAAACATGAAAATGTTCAAATACTTAACGCAAATTTAATTGATTTATCCTCTACATTTATACGTCAAGGAATTAAAGACAATAAAGATTTACGTTATATGGTTCCGGCTGGAGTATGGCAATACATAAAAGAGAAAAAATTGTATGAGTAAAGAGTTTTTTACACAATATAATCAATCAAAAAATGACATTTACTTAACTAAGAAATTTGCGAATTTTTTAGTATGTAGAAGTGATTTAGAATTGGCAAATAAAAAAACGACTTATGCAGGAAAACCAAGATATCAATATGAAAATATTTTTTTATATCCTTTTAGCATTGAGGTGGATTTTACTTTAAATGAACGTTATACTTTAAAAGAAAAAGAACGTTTATGTATTCTTACTAAAGGGAAAACTGTACATTTGATTGGAGTATATTCACAACTTAAATGTAAGCATGGATGTCCTTCTAAAAGTTGTGCTGGTGGTGATTTTTTAACTGCCCAAAAAATTTTAAAAAAACAAAAAGGTCTTAGGGGTAATATAGGAGATTTATTTTATTCTTTATCTGATAAAAAGTTATTTGATTTTTTTGAAACCAGAGGTTATAAATCAAAATTTAAGATTAAAACTCAACCGGATAGAATATCGTTTACAAAAAGAATTTATAATGATTCGCAAGCAAATAAAGTATATGATGATTTATATGATTTTGATACACAATACTCTCCTACTGGTAACTCCACAAGGTTTGTTTTGATAGAAAAACAAGAAAAAGAGTTTTAATTTTTAAAATTTATTTGCTTGATAATCAATTAATTAAAACAAATATTCAAAATTTATTTGGTTTTAATGAAACATTCGTTATATCTTTGCGTATAAGTAGGAAAGAAATTTTTTGAAAAATAAAAAATTCTTACTATTTAAAATAAATAAGAGAAATCTTCAATGAAACAAAGGTTCACATATACAACAAAAACTTCAACTACTTGGCCGGTTATGCCGACAACAGTGGGGGCAATTTGTATTATTATGGCCGGCGATTATAGCCGCGATAATAAGGGTGTGTTAAACCAAGGAGTTTCATGATGAATACATAAAACTTACGGAATTTAAAAATAACACACCCGGACTATAAAAAGTTCGGGTTTTTTATTTTCCAAAAAATTAGTCAAGCAATGACTTAAAAGTTTGCAACGTTTTTTGACATATTGGTAACATTAAAAAGGTAATTAGGAATGGTTGTGAAATAATTCCTAATTACAAAAAGCGGAAGTAGTATAGTGCGTCATTATATTGCATTGCCAATGCAAAGATGGGAGTTCGATTCTCCTCTTCCGCTCCACATGCCGTAGTAGCTCAGTTGGTTTAGAGCATTCGTTTCATACGCGAAGGGTCACAAGTTCGAGCCTTGTCTACGGTACACTAAAAAATATTGCGCGGTCGACTGGAGTTAGGCTACCAGCGGGGTCTCATAAGCCCTAACCAGAAATGGAACGTGAGTTCGAGTCTCACCTGCGCTTCCAATTCGAAATTAAAAAGTTGTACAGCTTTTTAAAATTAGAAACCGTTGCTAGTCGGTATATAAAGAATGGTAGAAATACAGAGTAGATTAATTACCTACAAAATATTTTTGCAGCAACTAGCGCACATTTGGCCTTTTAGCTCAATTGCGAAGAGCATCTGTTTTACATGCAGAAGGTTGTCAGTTCGAGTCTGACAGAGGCTACAAAAAATAAATAGACGCTTAGCTCAGTTGGTTTAGAGCATCGGTCTTACAAACCGAGGGTCACTGATTCGAATTCAGTAGTGTCTACATATAGCGGGATAGAGCAGTGGTAGCTCGTTGGGCTCATAACCCAAAGGTCGTTGGTTCGAATCCTTCTCCCGCAACCAATTAAAATACACGGTTAGCCTAGTGGTCGATGGCATCAGTCTCCAAAACTGACGAATTAAATTTCCGCGTGCGTTCGAATCGTACACCGTGTGCAAAAACAAAATGAGAGTTTATACCGTAGGGGTAGCGGGAATGCCTGTAGAGCATTTATCTTTCGATTCGGGTGGTTCGACTCCATCAGCTCTCACACTTTACAATCCTGCTTATTTTATCGTCCTGATAAAATAAGTCCAAAGAAAATCTTGGTAATAGGGTCCTTGAGGATTGTAATACGCAGGTAACGCATAAGTGGTGGTGCACCAGACTTCCAATCTGGAATAGAGCCGGTTCGATACCGGTTACCTGCTCTTTAAAATTGTAGATTTTGAATCTTCGGACAACTTGGAAAGACAAGTATAAAAAAAGAAAAAAAAATATGAAAAATTGAAATAATTAGCTGATTAAAAATACATTAATAATTTTATCCTTAGTGTATATAATAAACAGTAGAAACTTAAAATGTCGTATCTACGAAGATGATTATGAAACTTCTGTTTACGATTTAAATAATAACATTCGAAGAAGAATGTTGAAGACAAAAAAGTATTTGGAAATTATGCCGGAATGTGACGCGTAGATACCTGTGCAGGTATCAAAATCGGGTGAAACCGAGTTCTGGCACCAATTACGGGGTGTAGCTCAGTTGCGAAGAGCGCTCGGTTTGGAGCCGAGAGGTCGCAGGTTCAAGTCCTGTTACCCCGACTATCGAGATGTAGCTCAGTTGCGAAGAGCGCGTGCTTTGGGAGCATGAGGCCGCAGGTTCAAGTCCTGTCATCTCGACAAAAAGTTTTCGGAATAAAAAAACTTCCCAAGTAATTGGGTGCTTGTTGAGACAAGCAGCAAAAAGTCCGAGCTTTACTGTCTTAGCTCAATTGGTTTAGAGCTTTTGCCTGATACGCAAAGGGTTGTTGGTTCGAGTCCAATAGACAGTACACATAGTTTCGTAGCTCAATCGCGTTAGAGCACTACACTGATAATGTAGAGGTTGGCAGTTCGAATCTGCTCGAAACTACAAAAAATAAAATGGTTCCGTGGTCTAATGGTTTAGGATACTTGACTGTCTATCATGGGGTGGGAGTTCGATTCTCCTCGGAACCGCAAAACGTTGGAGAACGTAAAACTTAATGGTATCGTAGTTCAGCTGCGTTAGAATGCTCCCCTGTCACGGGAGAGGTCGCCGGTTCGAGTCCGGTCGGTACCGCTTGGAAGCCGAATGTTGCAAAGCATTCTACCTAAAGTACACGGGGTGGTGAAAACCAGCTTCTGAACGTAGTACAAAAATAAATGGGACCTTAGCTCAATTGGCTTAGAGCGCTTGATTTGCATTCAAGAGGTTGTGGATTCGAGTTCCACAGGCTCCACAAACGGGGGATATGGCAAAGATGCATCGCCAGAAGTTACGGTTAATTCTGTAGCATCCTCCACCAACTAAAAATGGGGTGTCATGTACCAAGGCTGGCGAATGTGCTTTGCAAGCACGTTGGGTGAGTTCAATTCTCATACGCTCCACAAAAATTAAAGAATGCCAATATCGCATAGTGGTCGATTGCACCTGATTTGTAATCAGGAACTGAATAAGACAGCGGCGGTTCGAATCCGTCTATTGGCTCAAAAAAAGTAAAACAAAGGATTCATCGCTGATTATTATTAATTTAATTAGAGGAAGTTCGCGACTGCAAAACCTAATGTAGGAGGGGGTCCTGAAAACCGCCATTTGTACTACAGAAGCAGCAACCTAAACAGCTTAAGATTGTCGGTTTATCTATGAGAGCGGGTTAGGGCAGCCATTAGGCCATTGGAAAATGAGATAAATGATGAGTTAAAACAAAATCGCGGCTACGCTTATTTTACTTTTTTTATTTTAATATTATATTCGCCTATAGGTTAAGATAGAAAAAAAAACATGAAATATTATGTATATATGTTATTTGATTTAGAAAATCCTTTTTATATTGGTAAAGGAACAAAAAATAGAATGTACGAACATTATAAAAGAGCTACAAAAACAAAAATAAAATCTCCTGTTTTAGATAAAATTAGAAATATCATTTTAAATAATAGACAAGTGATTTATAAAAAAATTTTTGAGTCTGATATAGAATCAAATGTTATAAAAAAAGAAATAAATACTATTTTAGAAATTGGTAGAAGAGATTTAAAAACCGGACCACTGTTGAATTTAACAGATGGTGGCGAGGGAGTAACCAATTACATTTGGTCAAAAAAACATAAAAAAAATCTTAGTAAATCTATTAAAAAAGCAATAAAAGAAGGAAGATATAATCCTCCAGGAAATATAATTTTAAGAGAAGAAAAATACAAAAAAACAATGTCTAAAAAAATACAGGAATATTGGAATAGCGAAGAAGGTAAAAAGCATAAAAAAAGAATTTCTGTAAAAAACAAAAAAAAATTAGATGATGGAAAACGAGTACTATCAAAAAAGGCCAGACAAAAAATGAGAGAATCAGCTTTAAGAACTAATAAAATAAAAAAACAAAAATTAAAATGGTCCCGTGGCCGAGGGGAGACGAAAGTCGATAGGCTCAGTTCTGCAAAAACTGCCACATTTGTTCAAATCAAATCGGGACCTCAACAAAATATGCCCTCGTAGTTCAACGGATTAGAATACTAAACTACGGATTTAGAGATGGGGATTCGAATTCCTCCGAGGGTACAAAAACAGAAATAGTTCAGTTGGTAAAACACCCGAATCCAAGGGACCAGACCAAGTATAAACAACTTGAAGATTCGCAGGTTCGATTCCTGCTTTCTGTTCTTAAAATGTCCTCATAGTTCAATGGAGAAGAGCGTTCGTTTCCTAAACGAAAAATCCAGGTTCGAATCCCGGTGAGGATACAATTGTTAGGTAAGATTTCTAAAAACAATTTTATTTCCCTCTCCAATTTCTCGGATAATTCCTTTCACTTTAATGTTATCAATATTTTCCCACTCTGTAATATCTTTACTTGCTGCTGGTGTTGAGTTTTTATGAAATGCTAATGTAATATGTGGCATATCGTTTACTGAATAATATCCAAATGTTTCTACTGCAATTGCATTAGCAGATTTACCAATCGCCTTTATAATTAAAGTAACTTCTTTATTTAAGTCTCCTCTTAAATATAAACTTTCCGGAAATTCTCCGGTTTTTATTGTCATGTGAAAATTATGCGGTTTACGCCAACCTTGATTAATAGGAACGTATTGCTGAACCAATTTTTCAATCTTAGCAATTTCAGAAGGGTCTTCAATAACCACACCAGAATAGATTACGTTCTGCTTTAGGCTTTCCATAATCATTTTCCTCACTATCTTTCTTAGATTGCTCATATTGTATTAAATAGGGTTTAAAAGCATCTTTTTAGAGCTATTTATCTTCAAATGAAAAACATTCGAAAAGTTATAAGAAAAGAACTGTTTAAGCTTTTGGAAAATTATCCAGCAAGTACAGTTAATGACCCATCTGCTCCATGGAATCAGTCAGACCCAAAATTTTTAGAACCAAAAGTTCCAGGTAGTAATCTTTTTGTAGCAATTTATTTTAACAATGAAATTACTATTCTTAAAAATACACAAGATAATTCAAAATGGTTTTTTTACAATGATTCAGTTGAAAAAAATGATTACTTACCATATTCCGGAGCAGAGGATGAAAGTGTTTTTTTAGGTAAAGATGATGATGGACCAATATTCGACGAAAAATATAATTGGGAATTGAATGGTCCAATAGTTCAAGATTATATTAATGATAATTTAGAAAATTTAAGCCAAGGCGAGGGAGTAAAAGGGTATGAAGATGGAATAGACCTTGTTAAAATAGATGAGCCTCTTATTGTAGCCTTAACTGGTTTATACCGTGACCCAAAATTACAAGAAGTTTTATTAAAGGCATAATTGACTTTTAACTATAAAAAGTTTTAATTTACACATGCCTATTTCATTTTTTCCTCCAACACAAAACAATAATTCTCTTGCTGATAAATGGGCATCCTCTGGATTATTAGATGGATTACATACTACTACTAATACTAATATTGCTTCTTTATTAGAAAGCCAAGCAAGTCAACTTTTATATTACGAAGAACCTGAAAATATATATACACGAATAGTTATTTTTGAAAAGTATAAAAAATATAAAGTATATAGAAATTCTAATTCTAGTTTTGAAAGTGTAGGCATACCAATGGTTAGAAGAGTTTTTTCTCAAATGATTGCTCAAGACCTCGTATCCGTACAACCACTAGCAGCACCAACCGGTACTTTATTTTTTTTCGATGAAATCGAACGCGAAAACGTGTATAAGAAAAGGGTATTAATTGAAAAGGATATTTAAATGATAACACCACAAATAAATTTTGGTTTAGATTGGAAATATAATCTATGGGGACACCAAACTAATGTTTATTCTAGAATTGTTATTGTAGAAAAGATTAAAAAGAATATCTTTATATCTCCTGGTGTTTACACTATAGAACTTGATGTAGATTATATTGATGCTACTATGTATAATGTATTTATTGATTTTGAGCAATGATAAAATCTTTGGCTAAAAATATACTTCAATCTCAGTTGATAAATCTTCTTGGAAAAGAATTTGAAATCAGCAGTATTAGTGATATGTATATCACTAATCATGATGAACATACTAGATATGTGATTATGGAAAAGTATCCTGAAAAAGAAAATGGTAATTCAATCATCAATGTTAATGTTGAAATAAAAAGACCAGCAACTTATATAAAAACTTCTTTTCAAATAGAACAAATTGATTAATGCTACGACTAGGAAAGCCTATAACAATTGCAACACAAATAGTTGAAACTACTGCCTCAATTATCTTTAAAAATGAAGAAATTATTATAACAAAAATTGATGAGAAATCATTTGGTCACTTTTTTAAAAAACGTACAATTCAGAATGAACATGTGTGGTCGATATATTATTTAGAAGATTATGAGTATTTTAATTTATCAAGAACGCGAACAATATTAATTGAAAAATATCAAAAAAAAGGTCATTTATATTGGCATTATGACTTTTATGAACCGGTTCAACTCATAGGTAAAGGTTCTGAATTGGATGGATATGAAGAAATGTTTAGTGAATTATTAGAAAGAAACAGCATTTTTACTCCGGAAACCACTTTAATTCTAAAAAGAACTTTATAATACTCTGTAAATAAGGATTTTACGTATTTGTAACAAATTAAAGATATTTACGTTAAAGTAATAAGGATGAAATTTATTCACGTCATAACGAACCACACCCCTGAAGAAATGGACCAAATCGTTTCTCAGTTTGATAAGATTTCTTATGAGCTAATGGTTGATTTCTATAAGAGCTTTAGTTATGTGGAATATGTCACGGAAAGTGGCCATATGGCCATGTATGCCCTTATTAGAGAACATTCTATAGAAAAGCTATTACAAGAATATATCAAATGGGAAGTTGATTTCTCATATGCAGACATTACAAAGCCGGTATTATTTAGTAAGCTTAAACCTCAGATAAACAACGAACAAGATAATCTTCAATTACAAGGTATTGTTGAAGGGTTTTTAGAAGATTTTGTAGATATTGATATGGTCCTTGACAAAATCAGCGAAGATAAAGGCATGCAAACCTTAACAGAACACGAAAAAAGGATTTTACACCCAACCTTATAAAAGCAAAAAACCTACTTTTTTAGAGTAGGTTTTTTTGTGCTCATACTTATTGCGAATCAGTACAAACGTCGTAGGAATATTATTCTCCAGCAGTTCCCATAGAGAAGGCACCTTGACCTCCCATTTTACTTGCTAGTCTATCAAATGCTTTTGTTTGAGCATTCCAGTTTGCATTTTTACCATTACCGGCTAAAATTGCTAGACCACCATTTGCCATCATAAAATTGATTAATGCAGTCTTTAATGTATTTACATCAGTTCCTAATTGTTTTGCAGTATTAGCAATAGTTTTAGCATATGTTTGATTAAATGCTTGCTCTGCTTTTTGCTGATTCCACTTAGTACCCATGAATTGTCCTAATTTGTTACCAAGACCAAAAACTTCTTCAAGTTCATCAACTTCATACATCTCATTCAATTGAGATACAATTTGGTTTTTTCTATCTTCAAGTTCTTTAATCTTTTTGAATTTTTTTACTTCTTCATTAATAAGATTAGAAATTTGTGATTTTGTTATTTTAACGGTCTTGCTCATTTTTATATGTTTTTTAATAAATACACGGAAAATTCTTTTATTCCGAGATTAGGTTTAAATTAATTTTCCTTTGAAAGATTTTCTAAATCAGATAAAATTTTAGCTTTTTTTCCCTCTAAACACAATTTCTTTTTAAATTTTTTAGCTTCTTTTGAGATAATTTTTTTCAAATCTTCTACAGATATTTTAGTTACTTTTTCTTCCATTTGAATGTTTAATATAAATAATGAGTAAAAAACTAATTTCTGTTCACATTTTTGAATTTTCAGCTATTTTTAAACTTCTAGATACATATTTATCTCTAATGAAAGAAAATTCTCAAGAAAAACTTATACGTACTATTATAGTATCAAACAAAAAGGATGTATTTCGAATTCATGTTTTTGAAAAATCATTGAAATTTGACCCTCGTTTTGCTTATGGCTTAAGTAAGAATGATACTATATATCAGATGGTGTTAGATATTGAAAAAATGTGGATAGAGAAGAAAATCGAACTATCCAACATTTTTGATATGATGATTGATGTAGTAGGGAAACACGAGAGTTATTTAGAGCAATTTTATTTAAAACCTGAAGAGTTGAATTTTAATGGTCAATTGTCACATTTAATTTCTTACTCATCAGTTGATGATAAAAAATACGTTTATTTCATGTGTCGAAAAAACAAACATAAATTGAAGAAAATTACTAGAGAAGAGTTTGAAAAAAACATGAAAAACGAAGAGGTGGCTAAGTCATATGTGAATAATTATTCGATGAAAAATGCTACTTTTTACAATTATAGAATGTCTGGCATTAGAGATAATGGCAGAAATTGCTACCTTATGGTAGTTGGAGATAATTTAAAAGTCGGTTTTGTTAAGAACTAAAAATTCATTATATTTGAATGGTCAATATTTTGAATAATGAAACCATTTAAATTAATTCCTTCATTTTCCTTTTCTGAAAAAGATTTTAAAGAATCTATATCTAAAGAACATTGGGATGACATTCGACAAAAAGCACATCAAAACAGCTTTGATTGTTATGGATGTAATTACTCTTCTGATAACAAAGAATCTTTACAACTACATTTACATTGGTACGACGGTATTGATAAAGACACTGCTGAATTTGTATTATTATGTAAGGCTTGTCATGCTGTTAAACACTTCGATATCGCCGTAGAAAATGGTTGGGTTGTATTGGTTAATTCTGTTTATTCTCAAGAAGAATTAATTAAGAGAAATCGAAGCGCAAAAACTATAAAAAAAGATATAGAAGAGCATAAAATAATACTTCTAAAAAAGCATCCTTTAGACTATTTAAATGAACTTAAAGAAAGCGAATTTAATAGAAGTGAAAAAATAAAGTTGCTTTTTGGAAATAAGTTTTCCTGGTCTAAATAATAAAACCTAAATTTCCCTTTTTCTATCCTATTTATTTCAAAAACATAGGATAATGGCAACTATTAAAAAAATCACCCCAAAAGAATTCAGAGAAATGGTTCTTGCAGAAGCAAAAGCTATTAAGAAAAAATTATATGAAGAAGAAGCATATAAAACTCTTGAAGACCCAATTGAACAAGATATGAATCAAAACGATGGTTTAGAAGATTCAGATAAAGCATTAGTATTTAAAAATGCTGATAAAACAGAAACCAAAAAAGGAAAAGCTAACAAAACGGCTCCAGCGGATGTTAAAATGAATGCAAATGCTAAAGACGGTGGTAGTGATGAAAAAGCTGCTACTGCTGTTGAAGTAAAAGCAGGTGCTGAAAAAGGTGGAAAGGGCGTAACTGCCGGTCAAGCTAAAGCTAATTTTCAATCAAAAGAAGGTAATCCTAAAAAAGAAGTTTCTCAACCATTTGTTGAAAAAAGTGAAGAGAAAATGAATACTATGGATTCTCTTACTGATAAAGAAACTAAAACTTATGTTGAAGCAGGTGCTGAAAAAGGTGGAAAAGGCGTAACAGCTGGACAACACAAAGCAGTTGTTAAAGAGAAAGCTCCAGAAACCAAAGATAAAGAACCTATCACTAAAGGTATCCAAACTGACCAAGGAAACTCTAATAAAGAAGGCGAAACTAAAGATGCTCCTAAAGTAAACTTAAAAGAAAGTTATACTAAGAAAGAATTAATTGAAACAATTAAGAGAGAAGCAGCTAAAATAGCTAAAAAAGCTATGTTACAAGAAGAATTAAAAAGAATCGACGACGAGCTCTCAAAACTCTAATTTTCATTCTTAATTTTAAGAAATCCGGCAAATTATAAAATTTGTCGGATTTTTTGCTTTTAAAAAAGTTAAAATATATATTTGAATTATCAATTAAACAAAATGAAGCAATTAATAACCAAAGAAGAAATTTCTAAAAATTTTACCTTTCATTACGATGATGAAAAAAACGGATGTGATTTGTTTTTTTGCAGATGCGGCTCTGTTATAACAACAGATAGAAAAACAACTGCAACTGAAATGAAAATCAGCGTAAGAAATGGACAAGACATTTCAGATATCACAAATCTTTTTGACGAAAATGCGTTAACGCGTATTGCTGTATCTTGCAAAGATTGTAAAACAGATTATTCATTAAAAGAAAATTATGGTTTAATTCAAGAGACAAATAAACAATTTTTTGAATCTTATTTCTTTGAAGAAACGGATACTTACATTAAAATAATCAAGCAAAGATTTTTAGGAGCGGTTTCTTTTAAAGAAAAGCGTTCAATGTTAGTTGTGTCTTCTGAAGGTGAACCTTTTTTAGAAGTTCAAGAGGCTATATCTTATATTAAATTCAATAAAGCAGATAAAAAATTATTCTTTAAGGATTTCACAACAGAAGAACAGGAGTTTAATTTAGATAAGGTTATGTCTAATTCAAAAAAGTTTTTCTTAAATGGAGAATCTAAAATAACAGATAGATTATTTGAAGTACACCTATTTTTAAATAGAATCGCAAATTTCGTTTCTGATTCACGTAATATTAATATTATCGATGAATTAATGAGTCAAATGGTAGGTAAATCTGGACTTGATATTATTACTAAAGTAGCATCAATATTTTTGGGTATTATATGCTATTCTAATCTATCAACTATTGCCCTTACGAAGGGTACTGTCTTTTTGTTTGATATGATGAATGATTGTACTTTACCTAATCCACAAGAATTATCTGATAATGAAGCAACTTCTCCGATAAAAATATTTAATTATTTAGTTAACTATAAAAATGAAGAAATTAGTAAAGAATTAGATTCTTATGACCAACAAAAAACAGGTTATGCATTTATAACTAAAAGTGGTAAAGAAATTAATTTAAACTATAAAGCATCCAGATTTGATAAAGAAAAACAAACTTCAAGCAATAAAACTGGAGACATATTTTTAAGAGAAGACATTACAAAGAAAAGTGTTTCTCCTTATATATTCAATAGTATACAAAATTTTGCTGATTATAAAACAATAATAAAATATACCAAATTCGTATCTTATGATAATGTTATTGATATTGTAAAAAAACACAATATTAATTTATTAATTTATTTGTTTTCAAGTATTGAGTTTAGAGCTGACATGAATTATAAGAAATTAAATCAAATCATTCATTTGGCAACTAGTTATTTAGAGAGAAGAAGAAAAATACAAACTCACAAACATGTTTCTGATTTAAAATTTACTAGAGACAAATTTGCAATAAAAGAAATAGAAAGCTCAGAAGTACAATCGGAAATAGAAATTCCTTTAGATTATTATTCATTAGTTAATTTTGATTTCACTTCATACGATGATAGTTTACGAATGATTCGTTCTTTAACTTGGGACCCAGATAAAGAATTTTATAAAATTAAAAAAATAGATGAACTAGAGTTATATCACAATAAACTTACAGAGCATTTTAACTTATTATCAAATGATAACAAAAATAAAGATTTTGTTTCTTTCGTTAAAAAATATACTATACTTGAAGAATACGAAGGTAAGTTAGCGGTAAAATTAATTAAGACTCCTGAACTACTTTTAAAATATGCTAATGACATGAAAAATTGTGCTGGTTCTTATGTAAACCGTGTTTCAAATGGACAATATGTATTGTGTATGGTAAGTGATATTGATGAAGAAAGAACTAAAATAGACCCTGAACTTTATATGTTGGGATTAACAGCTAACAAATATGGTGAGTTAGAATTTGACCAAATAAAAGCAGCTTGTAATGTACAAGGTTCAGATAGGTTTAAAAAGAATGTAATGGATTTCTTACAAGAAAAAGAAATACCTTATAGAGAACTTGCTGATTTACGATTATCTACCAGTCGTGGCACTTCAGCAGAATTTATTAATAATCTTGCAAACGATGATTTAATTAACTTGTTACGAAACAATCCAAGACTTAATCAAATTTAAGGAGCAAACGGATTGTCGTTTGTAGTATTTTCGATGTATTGATTTGGCACAAGAACCATGTTGATGGGTTGGTCTGCAAATTCTTCTCCAGCAAAATTAGCTACATTCCCATTAAAAATTAAATCATTTAAGGGCGCAAATCTCTCTTGTATTGCTTGTATATATTTATTTGGCAACGTAATGTCTGCTTTTTTCCATTTTATTTCACCTTCCTTAATTTGGTGTAAAAACTTATAATTATAAGTACCATCCCACTCAAAGGTCGTTTGTTTAATATTTTGTAAATCGTACTTAAAGTGTTCTTTTTCTCCAATAAAATCATGAATTGCATTCATAACAAATTGTGTGTTATTGGTCAAATCAAAATATTTTACAAATAATATTCTTGAAAGATTTCTATTTTCGATTGCATCTTTAAGTGCCACTAATGGAAATCCTACTATTCCATCTTCGTTTGTATAAACACCAATTCTACGGTCAAGTGTTGCGAAAGCTCCTGGGATTGATTGTTCATCAGCATTTTCCAATAAAAGTGTTTTTTGATACTGAGCTTCAATGGAGCCAATAATTTCTACTGGGTCTCTATAACACCAAATTATTTTAGATTCTTGGTTTGATAATACATTATCTAATAATGGTAAATTATTTACCCATGCTCTACTTTTATCAAAAACAATTTTTTTATCATTAAAATATCCATCTAAAAATCCTTTAAGTCCACTCCTGAAATTTTCATAAGTTTCTATTCTGTCTTGAGCTTTAAAGGTTGGGTTATGAGAAAAAGTGCTCCTCATATTTTTAAGCATATCAATTATTCCAGAAGTTGGAGTAACGTGAAAATTAGGATTAGAATTTAAGATTTGACACAACAAAGTACTGCCAGCTCTTGGCAAACCACTTACTATATTGAATTTTTCCATGATATTATTTTATACAAACATAAGGTTTAGTATAAAAAAATAAAGTTTAAAACTGTTTTTTAAGACAATTCAACCGATTTTGTACTACCGCCTATTCTGAATTTTAATAATGCGTTTCCAGTAGAACCAGAAACTGCCCATAAATCTCCATCATTAAGAGTGCTTGGGTCTGCTGTTAAAATTGGAATGTTAATTGGGGCAACTGTTGTGGCTGTTACAACTAAAGTGCTCGTTGTAGTAGCTCCAGTTACGTAAAGATTATTAAATATGGTAACTCCCGTATTTGGGTCTTGAAACAAACTAGAATTTATCAATGATGCAGAACCATTCCAAAGGGGGATAAAGTTTGAAGTTCCTACTCCTTGTATTGCGGTTGAGAATATTGATTGAAATACCAAAGATAAATCAGTGCTTCCAGAATAAATTGTTTTACCACTAAGTGTGTTAGCGCTAAATCCATTTGCAAGTCCTGTACCTGATAGTGTTAAACCATTAAAAGAAGGGGAAGCAACAGTATTGATTATTGGGTTTGCAGCTGTACCACCGGTTAGAATGTTCGAGCCTTGACCTACTACCTGAATTGTGGTATTTGCTTGTTGAAATATGGAATATAAGTTCGTGTTGCCACTTAATATAGTTCCGCCGCTTAAAGTTGTTGCGCTTAATCCTGGTGCTAAAACTGTACCTGTAAATGTCGCTCCACTTAAATTAGCTTTAGTAGAAATTTGCCCATTTATTATATCCAAATATGTTTGTAGATTGGTACTACCAGTATAGATAGTTCCGCCACTTAAAGTATTTGCCGAAAAACCATTAGCAAGACCAGTACCAGAAATGGATATACCATTAATAGATGGTGTCGCAACTAAACTTACAATTGGATTTGTAGCTGTTCCTCCAGTGTTAATGTTGGAGCCTGGAGCTACGATTGTTTGAGTTCCAGAACCTATTTGTTGAAATATATTATATAGATTTGTCGCTCCACTAAATATTGTTCCTCCACTTAAAGTTGTTGCGCTTAATCCTGGTGCTAAAACTGTACCTGTAAATGTCGCTCCACTTAAATTAGCTTTGGTAATAAGCTGTGAATTAAACGTATTAAATAAGGTTTGTAAATTTGTACTTCCAGAAAATAATGTGCCTCCGGAAATTGTATTTGCTGAAATAGAATTGAGAGAAATATTATTGCTTAGCGACATTCCAAAGTGGTATATAGCTGGACTTGTAAACCCTGATGACATTGTTATGTTTGTCCCAGCGGACACAATAGTTGCACCGGTTGTAACTGCTGTGATACCTCCACCAATTAAACTAAAGTTGTAATTGATTTTATCTCTACCACCATTTGGTGTATCAAAGGTCTCTATTGTTTGGAAAACACTCACTTGTTTCTATTTAGGAATAAATAGTTCAGAAAAACTATTGGGTAGGAAAATTAATTAAGCATTTCCTTTGTGGTTAAAACCTCATTTTTTTGTATTAAACACTAGAAACATTGGCCTCAAAAAGTAAATATATTTTTAAATACAATAAGGATAATAGCCTGTATAATTATGTTGAACTTAATAAAGTTGACAAAGTAATTTCTTATTTTAAAATTGAGGATAAAACTTTGGTTAGATACGATAGAAGTACAGACACAAAACAATTGATAAAATTCAAAAAACCGGTAAGATTAGAACAAAAATTTATGGCCAACGAGAGTTTTATTACGGTGTTTGATGTTCAATCAAACCAATCTGTCCAACATAACATGCCTGAATATGAAAGAAGGATAACTTTGGTTAAAAACAATGTATCATTATCAGATTTTGGGAAATATGTTATCGAGAGATGGAAACAAATAACCAATAAAGAGTTGATTAAAGAGAAAGATGGATTGACATTTAAAACTATTGATGACTCTATTACTAGTAATTTAGGAAAAGCCACGGATTTTTTTAAACACCAAAGATTCAGCCTAAAAGCGAAAACATAATAGGTAAAATACCTTTTTTAAGCTAAAATTTAACTTATTTGGACCTATTTAATCTTAAATGTGTCTATAATGAAAAAACGCAGCGTAAAAAGTTGGTTATTTGAAAATATTATCAATGAATCTGAGCAACCTTTTTATAGGTTAGCTCCAACAGATGTGAAATCAATAGCTAATGCTACACTAAATTCAAATAAAAAAGTTTTCTCATTGTCATTTACAACAAATGATGGTAGAGATATGAAATTAAAGGTGAAAGATAAATTGTTTTATGATTGGTCAAAAAAGCAACCAGATAACAATGATAGTGATACTATAAAAGAATTTTTGTTTTGGTTTTTGAATAATTCGAAACCAAGGGAAGATAAAATGATTGCTGAAATTGTAGATGAATATAACAACTTAATTGGCGACGAAGATTTACCTAAAGATGTAGATAATAGAATGATAGGTCTTTCCTCGGTTGATTCTGATATTGCATCTTATCAAACTAGAACAAAATCGAAAAATTATAATTCTTGGGGACTTGGATTTATAACTTGGTAATTTAAAAAAAAAGACATGAAAAAAAACAATAATCAAAGAGATAGAATGAAACAACTTGTTCAATCTTTTGAAGAAAAAAATGAAATTATAAAAGAAACTGAAACCAAGAAAGTAGATGAAGAAGCTCTTTTAAAAGAATCAGGACGTTTAAAAGAAATTGCTAGAATTGATGAATGGATTACTAATCCAAAATTAAATCCAACAGCTCAATTTACCGGTGGTCATGGAGTAACTGTTAACACATTTATTCCTAACACTGCTGAACAAAATGTAAAATTATATAATCCCAATTATACATATTTACAAGCAAGTGAGGCTTTAGAGTTGTCGATAAAAAGAGCCATCGAATCAGGGTCTCCTATTAATGACCTTGGATTTTACGAAGAAGTAAATTGGAATTTGAATAACATGGGTTTTAATTCAAGAATGCCTTTAGATATTAAAACAGCTATGAAAAAGATGTTGTCTGCCTAAATATCTTAAACTATTATGAATCTCACAGAAAGCTATATTGACAGACTTTCCCTGCTTGCCGGTATTCTTTTTGAAAACAGAATTGATAAATTACGTGCTCAAAAATTTCCAGAAGACATAGTAAATTTTGCTTTAGAATTTGCAAAAGAAACATCTCGTAATAATTCTGATTTATCTATAAATCAAAATCAATATATCCCTTGGATTGCACAACAAGCCAAAAACAATCCTGAAATTATGACTGACAAGGATAAGCTTGCAGTAATAACAAACTGGATTAAAAAATCAGGATATAATAAAATCAATTCTACTGAACCGTTTAATACGGTATATGATAAAGCAAAAGAATGGTTACGTTTAAAAAACATTAATGTAAGTACTGGAGAAAGAATAGAAGGTGGTAAAGTTGTAAAAAAATATCCAAACGATTATCAGTGGATTCAAGCAACAGAAGTAAATTGGTGTATAAATGTTGGAGAAAAATATGGCTGGTGCTTTAATCAATTAAACAGAGCAGAAAGATTTGTAGGGTTAGGGGATATTGGTGTGAATAATAAAGGTTATTTTTTATTAAACAAAAAACTAGAACCTGTTGTTGCATTACAATATAATTCTAAAACTGGTATTGTAGAAGACATACAAGGTATTCATAATCAATTAATAAGTGCCGATTTATTCCCTTATATAATAGATATTTTTAAAACTTTTTCTATTATAACAGACATTCAAGGACATAAATTAACCTTTTGGAATTCAATAATACAACCTGAGTCAAAAAAATTTCAAACAGATTTGTTTGCATTACCAAATGTAAAAATTCCTGTCAACATCAAAATACAAAATGGTGTCGATTTAAAAGACGAAGAATTAAAACAATTAAGCCCAACAGTAAAACTTACATATGGTTATGCTCATTTATTAACGCCAGAAGAAATTAAAAGTCTACCAATTAAAGATAAATTAGATAATGGATATCGATTAAGCGATTCAGAAATTAGATTATTGTCAATAGATGACCGAATAAACTATGGATATATTACTGATGAAGAAAAAAGAGAATTACCAATTAATATTAAAATCGAATATGATATTGCATTAACTCAAGAAGATTTGAATGTTTTAAATCAGCCCATTCTAACTAAGATTAAGCAAATTATAGACGAAGAAGCAGACCCAAAAGATTTATTTATCAAAAAAGATTTCAAAGATTTCAAAGAATCTTATGTTGATGATGAAGGAATACATTTAGATATTACACAAGATGAGTATGATAAAAAATATTCTGGCTTAGATGAATACAATAGATATTATGAACATTATTCAGCCTCTGATAAAGAGTTGGATTCAGAAGAATTGAATTATATGGATTCTTATTTAGATAAAGAAAATATTCAAACTTTAAAATATTTATCTGAGATATTAGGTGTTGAACAAGATTATAATTTTGAAGAAAGTGAAAATATTAAAAAGTTTATAGAAGAAAATTTAGAAAATTCCGATGATATTCTTGAAACTTTTTTATATGATTTAAGTAGTATACATGGAATTGCCAAAGAAGAAGAAATAGAAAAAACCTTAAAAGAAGAACAAAAATTTAAATATAAAGATGGGTATTTAATTTTACCTTGGAAAGATTTATATGAATTTTTATCTAAAAAAAGTCCAATTTCCGATTTTAAAGAATTAGAGGACTTAGAAATAAATGGTGAAATTAATTTAGAAGATATAATGTATAATTATACTTCAAGTTTAAGTGAGAACTTAATTAAAGATTTAAATGAAACTATAAAAAGTAAATTAAATAAATCTTTAGAAGATATTGAAGCGAATCCAGGATATTTTAATAATGTTGCAGATTTTAAAAATCTCATTAAGAGTTTGAACTTTGTTTCTGGAAATTTTAGTTTTTATGGTTCTATCAAAAAATCGGGACCTGTTTCAGTACATAGAGGTAATGCTAAATACAAATTGGAATTGCCTAAAAAAAATATTTTTATACAGGAAGTTAATTATATTGAAAGAAAGATTTCCATATTTATAATAGAATACACAAGTAAAGAAAAAAATAGAGTAAAGAAAATGTTAAAAGGAGATATTCCATATGAAAATTTAGCCAGTTATATTCAACAATATTCATTGTTTGAAGCTAAGTTACGCAAAGAAATATCAAAACTTTTATCAGAAGATTTTAGATTTTTATATGACCAGCAAACTTATACCCCATCTCAAGATGTGGTTCAAACTGCACAAAACGCTTTAAACATAGTTCAAAAAAATAAGCTTGTTCAATCAGACGGTTCAAATGAGGGGTCTGGCTTACAAAAGGCTCAATCCTTAGTATCTAAACAACCAATTTCCCATGCTCAATTAAAGCGTATGAAGGCTTTCTTTGACAATAACTTACAAGCCGTTAGAAACGAAAAAAGTGCCGGAAAAAACATAAACAACTCTCCTATAATTCAAAAATGGGAACTTTGGGGAGGAGATGCTGGTCAAAGATGGGCTAATACTCACATTAACAAAACTCAAAGTTCTAACAAAACTAGTAAAGGCGTTCGAAATTCTGACATGATAGCTCGTGATAACAGAATAATGGACCCTACCAACACTAGAATACACAGATAAAATTAAAGTTAATCATTAACTTGATTTTGTCATTTCAGCCTTTTATATTTGTCCTATAACATTTAAACACATTAAAAAATGGACAAAGATTTAGAATTAAAATTAAAAAACTCTACACCAATTTATCAAAGTATCGAAAAGTTTGAAGATGCAGATGAAGAAATGCTTTTTATCGCAAATCATATCAAGCGTACAACACAACACAATGAATATATAGAACCAACAAGAATTAAGTTTTTATATTCAAATAAACCAAAAAAAGATGGAAGTAGCTATAGTCTCTTTGACCTTTTTAAGCGTAATGATATGGATAAAATGATTAATGATACTTATGATTTTATTTTAACTATATTTTATGATGTTTGGAAAGACCTTGCTCCAGACCAAAAATTAATCATGTTAGACAAAGCTTTATGTGGTATAGATATGGGAAATATGGAAAATCAAAAGATTGGAAAAAACCCACCAGACTCAAAAGAATATAAATCTAACATGCGTTTTTATGGTGCAGACAAAGTAATGAACACTTCTGATACTGTAGATTTGGCTTGTAGAAGAATTTTAGAAGAGAGAAAAGAGCAACAAAAATTGGCTAAAGAAGCGGCTGGAGGTAAGAAAAAAGGCAAAAAGCATGCTGATGTAGCAGAAGATTTTTAATAATGAAAAGTTCAAATAACATATTAAATGCAGTTATATCAAAACTTCAAGCTGAAAAAGATGAAGTTATTGTGCAATTGGATTTAATTATAAATAAAAACCTATCAGATAAGGGGGTTTCCGGTCTTGTAGACCAAGCAACACTTATGTTTAAAAAGCTATCAGAAATTGATTTAACGATTGAAACTGTTCTGCTTACAATAGAGAATAATAAATCAAATCAATTTATTCAACAAATAGGAGAATTATCAGAGCTTATATCTAAAAACAATAAAAATACAGAAAACAATGGAGATAATCCTTAAAATATTCTTGGGCTTACTAAGTATAGCCTTTGGTTATATATCTTATTTTATTCTTAAAGAATACAATAAGTTTAAAAAATCTGATGATGCTGAAAAAGCATCTCTTATGGAAAAATTCGTTTTAGGAGCAATCACATTCAGTTGTGTATGTTTTTTAGGAGTTTTAATATGTTTTAGTATTACTTTAATGTTTAGTACTATAATAATACAATTGCCTTTTTAAATGAAAGATTGGTGGAAATATTCTAAATTAAGATTCTACTATTTAAACACTTTGTGGAATTATAATTTTTGGTTAAAAACTACCCGCGTTTATGAAACCTTTGTTTCAAGTGAAAAACCAAATCGTTTAGGAGAAACAAAGTCGCCAACAGCAAGAAAAAGATTTAAAGGTTATCTTTATAAAGGTAATATTTACTTAGATAATCCTGGTATTCCAAATATACCTAGAGATGTCTGGAATGCTTGGAAAACCAAGGGATTAATCAAATAGTGAATCCGATGTAAACAAACATCGGATTTTTCATTTATATCCAATTAGATTTTAGTAATTTCTTTCTATTTATTGACAAATAACCTTATAATGGCTAAACCGAAAGATAACGAACCTTCAACAAATTCAGAAGTACAAAGGTCTGATGAATTTCAGAAGGAAGTAGAAATAAAAGAAACTACAATGGAAGTAGCAAAAGATTTACTTGAATCTACTACTGAAAATGAATTTTCTAAATTAGGCTATGAGGAAGTTAGTAAGTCTGCTGGAGAATACGGTACAGAAAAAAAGTATGGTGCTGGTGTTGAACAAAATCAATTTAAAATTAGAGTAGCCGGTAAAACAAAAACAAGTCTTGAAAAACAAGTAATGTTAGGTGCTAAAAGAATCCAATCTGATATAAATTTTTCATATAATGGAAAAATGGTTAATGTTGAATATAAAACAACAGAAGCCGGTTTTTTCAGGGGTGTTGATAGTAATTCAATTCCTTATACTTTTACTAAAACCATTACTATTGATGGGTCTAAAAAAACAGAATTAGAAAAACAAATGAAAGAACTTTTTGCAATAGGTGCAAAAAAAGAAGTTGGATATCTTACTAATACCAAATTAGGTGTTGAGGATACAACAGATAAAAGTACAACTTCAACCGTTAATGAAAACCAAGAATCAATGAAAAAATTAACTATTAAAAGTATATTTTCTAACGAAGATATATCTGATGCTCTTAACGAATCTAAAAATTCAGATAACGTTAAAAAACAAAACACTATTCCTTTAGATAAAACACATCCTTTTGATAAATCTGATGAAGAAGTTGATAAAGACAAGTCTTTGCTTTTTGATGATAAAGAAGAAACTGATGTAAATGAAGTAACAACAGCAGGTCCTTCTGGTGCTGGTGCCGGAGCGTTTTTAACCCCTTTTGCTTTTAAAGGAACTTCTTATGGCAAATATAAAGGTAAAAAGAAACCAACAATAACAAAAGAATACAATGTTGTTCCTAACAGCGAAGGTTATAATTCAGATGGATTTTGGCAAAAGGTTAATGTTGATGCTCTTAAAGATACACATCCTCTTGGAATGCCTGGAATTAAACCAGGAAGCAAAGAAGAGTGGGATGCAACTACAAAAGGCGATAAAAACAAATTAAAAAGACTTGGCTTAAAAGAAGAAGTTGAAGCTCCAAAAGTTAATCTTGATTTAACAAAAAAGAAAATATTTTCTGAGGCAGAAAACGTTAAAAATGGTGTTAACAAAAGATACCTTATAACAGAAAAAACATCAGAAGAATATTTAAAGGATAGATGGAAAAAGTTAACAAGCTTCAAATTATATGAATCTATTCAAGAAAGCGAAGAAATCAATTTAACGCTTAATGAGTGTGAATGTGAGAACAAACCAGTAAAATCAATTGACCCATTACCAATTGACAAAATTGAAGAGAAAGTTGAATTGATTGAACAAACTCCTGAGCCAATAAATGAATCTAAAAATATTTTAGAAGAAACTGTAACAGTTCAAAAACCAGGGTCTCTTTTTGGAATTGAATATGTTTTTTATAAAAAAGATTTTTTAGATGAAAATAAAAAATACATTTTAGACTTATCGTCTAAAGTATTTGTGCCAAATCCAAACATTAAGTAAAAAATTTCTTTTAATACTTTAAAGGTTCGAAGTTTAAACGCTATCGAACCTTTCTTTTTTGGATATAATTATTTAGATTTGTATTAAACAAACACTTTAATCATGGGAATGAAATTAATTAAAAATTTATCACCAAATAATGTTACAGTTAACATTATGGTAATCAATAATGGTCAAAACGTAAATTTTACTTTAGAGTACGGAGATTCTGTATTAGTTAACGATGTGGGAGCAGTAACAAAATCAGTTATTATTCAAACGAAAAAAAGGAATATTCAACTTTTCGATGAGTTTCCAACTGGCATGATAGCTTATAAGAAATATTCAGTTAATGATAATCCGGCAACAAATAATGCTATTGAGGATGATTTATCTATATTAGATAAAAATGAAGCTCAAATAATACCAGTTTCTAGCTCAAATTCAGGTCAGATGGAACCTATTTCTAATACTAATGTGAGCACTAAAAATGCTGAACAAAAAAATAAAGGTGGTCGACCAAAAGGAGCTTTAAATAAAAAAAAGAAGAAAAAGAAAACTTCTAAAACAAATAAAAATACTGTCTTCATCTCGCCAGATATTACTACAAGAGAAAGTGATTAATTCAAACAGTGTAGACGTTGGTAACAAAGCAATTTATATTTGATATAACAAAATTCAGAAGAAGAACAAAAACAGAATTACAACACAAATTAAGAGTTGTAATGAATTGTTATACAATTAGTAATTTTCAATTAAATGAAAATAATAACACATTTTCTTTTACAAAAAATTATCGTATTAACGGAAAAAGACTTGAAGACAAAAAAACATTAACTGGTAATTATACACACGAAATAATTTCAGAGGAAGAATGTAAAATCACAATAACAGTAAATACATGATAGATTATAAAAAATTTTTGAAATCCACTACATATAGATTTTACTCTATGATAGTCACTGTAATAGTTAGTTACATTACAACAGGTAATTGGATTTTAGCCGCAACTATTGGTTTTGCTGATTCAAGTGTGAAGATTCTTACATATTATGGTTTTGAAACTTTATGGGATAAGATTACCAGAAAAAAATACAGAACTAGTTTGTTGTGGATGACCGGCTTAAGTGGCAGTGGAAAAACAACTATATCAAAAGTTCTAATTAAAAAATTAAAAGCCGAGGGGTGTAGTGCAATGATTTTGGATGGAGATGAAATTAGGGATATTTTTAAAAATAGTGGATTTGATAAGGAAGCAAGAGTTAAACATGGAAAAGATGTAGGAAAAATGGCCGTATATTTACAGAGCCAAGGAATTGTTCCAATTATCAGTTTAATTTCTCCATATGCTGAAACGAGAGATTATGTAAGAAGTATCAGTGACGATTTTACTGAGATTTATATTAATACCCCATTATCAGTTTGTGAACAAAGGGATGTTAAGGGGCTTTATAAAAAAGCTCGTAATGGAGAAATAAAGGATTTTACAGGAATACACGATAGTGCTCCCTACGAAGCTCCTATTGCGCCGGAATTAACCATAGACACCCAGAATGCAAGCATAGATGATTGTGTTAAACAAATCTTAAAACATATTAGAAAATAAGTATTATTATGAATGAAGAGTTGACGAATAAAGAAAAATATCTTCTTGAAACTTTTAAAATTGATGTTCCTTTAGTTAAAAAAATAACTGAAATAGGTCGACTTGTTGGTACTCATAAATATGATGTTTGGATTGCTAAAGAGGTAAAAAAGAATAACTCTCTTTTAAATAATTTAGAGGGGTTTTTATTTATTATAGATTGGGCACAAAAGAAAAGACCTAACATTTCAGGCATGTCATTCGAACAAGCACACGTACTCTCAGAGGAATGGCATAACAGTATGGAATTTGATGAACAAGCTAAAAATAAGGATAATGAAGATGATGATAAGATATTGTATAGATGTAAGGATGGTACACATTATTTTGTATTATTACAGCCAGAAGATTTAAAATTAGAGGGCGAAATTATGAGGAATTGTGTAGGTTCATATGCTGATAAAGTAAGAATGGGACGTTCTTTAATAATCTCTTTGCGAGACGAGAAAAATGAGTCTCACGTTACCATAGAAATTGATAGTCAGACTGGTATGGCGATTCAAACCAGAGGTAAAGGTAATGGAGAGCCAGCCCCTAGATATTTAAAGTTAATAACAGAATTTGCAATATTTGCCAGCGGATATGCTGATACTATGGATAAGGAATTGTTAGAGCTTATGAATATGAAATTTGATTAACAAAAAAAAATCAACTTTTTTATAACATTTTTTGGTTATCTTACGTTTAATAAAGAACTTTGTATAAATAAACCATTAAACTGTATGACATCAAACATTACACCCGGAATTAGCTCTAAGCTAGGTAAGAATTTACACAACAAAAAGAACCATCCAATTGAAATCATAAAAAGAAAAATCTATGATTATTTTGGAGAATCATTCAACAAATTTGATGAATTGAACCCAGTTGTTAAAATCGAAGAAAATTTTGACAAACTGCTTATTCCAAAAGACCATCCTGCAAGGTCAGCAAGTGACACTTATTATCAAGATGAAAATCATGTATTAAGAACACATACATCGGCTCATCAAAACGATTTGTTAAATGCTGGTCATAAAAAATTCCTTGTTACCGGTGATGTATATCGCAAAGATGATATTGATGCTTCTCATTATCCTGTATTTCATCAAATGGAAGGTGTTTCTGTTATGGAAGAAGGTCAAAATGCAGAAGAAGAATTAAAAAACGTTTTAAGTGGCCTTATTGACGTGTTGTTTCCTGGGTGTGAATATCGTTTCAAAGAAGATTATTTCCCTTTTACGCACCCTTCCTTTGAGGTTGAAGTAATGTTTCAAGATAAATGGTTAGAAGTTTTAGGGTGCGGTATTGTTCAGCCTAAAATTATGGAAAATTGTGGTCTAGAAGGAAAGACAGCTTGGGCTTTTGGTCTAGGTTTAGAAAGACTAGCTATGATTCTATTTAAAATAACAGACATTAGATATTTTTGGTCTGATGATGAACGTTTTATATCTCAATTCGCTTCGGGAGAAATGATTGAATTTAAACCATATTCAAGTTACCCTCCAATAACTCGCGACATTGCGTTTTGGACAACTGAAAAATTTGCACACAATAATTTTTGTGAAATCGTAAGAGAAACCGGTGGTGACCTTATAGAAAACGTTGCTAAAATAGATGAGTTTGCCAAAAATGGTAAGATTTCGAAATGTTATAGAATTATATATCGTTCGAATGACCGTACTCTTACGAATGAAGAAATTAATGAAATTCAAGACACGGTAAAGAATAAAACAATTACAGAGTTAAGTGTTGAAATTCGATAAACTTCATCTTAAAAAAAGCTCGGAAAGTCAGGGTTAATCCTGACTTTTCCTTTTTTAAAAAAACTATTTATGAGTAGTATGGATGAAAATCTAAAAAAGAGATTACAAGAATTGGCTGGAATACTTTCAGAATCCAAAGTTTCGGATATATATGAAAAGTATTATCAGGATATTCGTCTTGATTTATTCCACGATATTATAACTGCAGACCCTACCACTCCTGTAAAAAACGGAATTCCAGATAAGCTTGGTCAATATTCTAAATGGTTATTATCCTTACATAAAAAAGGTAAATTAAGAAAAGAAGATTTGTATAAGGCTAAAGAATATTTAAAAGTATATCAGGAATTAAAAAATCAAAATATTCTTCCTGCAAACAATAGAGATATTGGAAAAATTAATTCTCTACCAGAATTATATACTTTAAATTCTCAATTTGGAGGTACAGGACAAATCAAAACTGATGAGTCTTATCTTTTAAATGATAAATATTTTATTAATGCAGGACAAGCCGAATTATTTTTCGAAAATAAAAGGTGGCTAATAATCATTCCAAAATCAATTGAGGCTTCTAAGTTTTATGCTTGCACTAGTCAATGGTGTACTAGATTTCCTGAAAATTATAATAATTACACAAAAGATGGACCGCTATATATTTTGATAGACAAAACAAAGTTAAATCAAAATGATGCGAACAGAAGATTTCAATTTCATTTTGAGTCAAACCAATTTATGGACATGAATGATAGTCCCATTAACGTTGGTGAATTCATGAAAAACAATCCAAGTATTGCTAATGTATTATCAGAAGCAATTATGAAATATTTGGAGCGCAGTACTGATTTAAGTGAAACGGTTTTATCTTTATTAGGTGCAATGGCATTAAGAAATCCGGATACACTTCGTAAATTTATGCCGGCACTAGAATCTAGAATAGCAAGTGGATTAAAAATTCCAGATTCTGTTATTGAAATGATTCCTGGACTTCAAGAATTAAAAATTAAAGTTTATTCAGAAAAAGGTTGGGTTATTGAGGAGAAATTCTTTTTAAAAATGGAACCTGAGAATCTCCAACAAACGATTGAAAAAAGATTATCAAAACATGGCTCACAAGGTTTCCCTGCTTATTATTTTAGAAACTCTGAAAACAAACTCAAAGTTTATTATTATAAAGATTTAATCAAACATGGCTCTCCGCTTCCAGAACCAATTGCAGCAATATCTGACCAACGATTGGTGGGTTATTACACCGACCAAATGATTCAATCAAATAAAGTCATACCAACATTTGTTTATAATATGGCTACTGAGGCACAAAGGAAGATTTATAGACAAAACTTACTAAATAACAAGGTTCAATTTATAGAACCTGAACAATTTCAAGAGTTCACAGACCAAGAACAAAAAATCTATTTAAACAAATATGTAGATAGATTATATACTTTTATGCCTAATAAATTTTTCAATGTTTTATCTAAAGAATTGAGGAATTATTATATATACAAAATCATTTCCAAAAAAGGTTTAGACAAAGTCCAAGATTTTCTCACAGATAATCAATTTAAATGGGCTTCTACTGACGGATTTTTATCCTAAAACCATCCTTTTTTTATCATATTTATTTAAGAATTTATATTGTTAAATGAATAAGTTAAGCCTAAAATCTCTTTTTATTAAATCTGGATTAATTTCCGAAGTTACTGATGACTGGAAAAAGGATTTTTTCATGGGCTCAAAAGGGATGCCTAAAACTACAGAAGATGTTTTGAATTACATTTTCTCCATCTATACAGCCGCTTTTGGTGGTGAAGGCGAAATTAAAATCATAAACAAAAAGATGGTGAAATGGCTTGTTGAACAAATCCAAGGTTTGGGTGGTCCAACAAACATAGGCACAGCCGACAGAGATAAACTTATTACTGTTATGGCTTGGTTTAAAGTTGCTGGAGGTGAAGGTAATTTACCTAAGATGGATTTAAACACAGCTTATGAATTTTCTAAGAAAAAGTTGGAAGAAAAAAACAAAAAAAATATTGCTGCAAATTCTCAAGACCATCCAGAGCCTCCAATTACAAAGGTTGAAGAAGAAGGATTAGTAGAGAGAGTCTATACTATTCCGGATGGTTCCGGTCGTGTATGGGTAAAGGTAAACCAAAAAAGAGCTGGTGAATTCTTTGATAAACTTTGTGATGCCAATAAAGCTTATGGAGTAGGTTGTCAATCAAGCACTGGTGGATATAGCATGGTTTCTTCACATAGAGAATCATCCAGAATTACATATACATTACTTGGCCCTGAAAGTGGTAAAAAAGTTCCAATCACCACAATTATGTCTATATCCATAGATATAAAAACTAAAAATATAGTTGAGGGAAAACAAGTAGGAAATCAAAACATTGGAAGTAATTTATATGGTTGGAATGATTTATATGATAAATTTGTTCAATTTTTAGCAACACCAATAGCTAAGGAAACAATTGATAAAACTTCAGATTATACTGTATTAAGTTGGCCTTTTGCTAATAAAAAATTTGACACTTTAAATAAACTTGATTTATTAAGACCAGATTTTATTGAAAATAGCAAAACAATTATTAGTAGACTTGAAGGCGGTAAACAGTGGCTTGAAAATAGAAAAATAGATGCTGTACAAGCTTTGAAAAAATATGGAATTGAATACTTTATAGAAAACATAGAATCTTATAAAGAATCAGCTTCATTTAAAGATGCTTTATTAGCAGCATCAACGCAGATTCCAGATTTAGCAAAGAAAAAACCTAATTTATTTCTTTCTAAAATAACTTACTTGTTAGAATTCCTACCAATCGAAGATTTTAAAAACATAGTTCAAAACATTAATTTGGAAAGTTATATATTAACCAACAAAAGCGATTTTGAAAATGTGTTAAAAAAACTTACAAATGTAAATTCAAAAGACTCTAAATTTTATCGTGAAATTTTTAAATTCTTAATAGAAAATAATTTTGATACAATAACACGTTCTTTTGGAGAAGGTTTAGATGGAGTAAAGAAGTTTATGAATTTTTTGGAAATGCCAAAATCAGATAAACATAAATTTATTAAGAAAAATCCAGGCGGAAAAATTATAGCCTCAAGAAAAGAAGTAAAAAGAGAAGGCGGTATAGAAACATCAAAAGATGTTGAATTTGAATTGCCGGAACAACTTGCTGTAACGACACAAAAAGAAAGAAGAGATTTATTAAAAAACAATGAAGAATATATAAAAAATCTTATTGAAGGAGATGCCGATAAAAAAGAAGTAAATTTTTTAAGATTACTTTTTGGAGAATCTAATCCACAAGATATAAGAAAGACTTTAAAACCAGAGAAAGATAAATTGATTAAATATTATGATGACCCTTCTCATTTTGGGAAATTCAGTATAATAAGAGGAGTGCCATTGCCGGGTATATTTGAATTTTATAGAATTTTCAACAAAGGAGAACAAGTCGGAGTAGTAGAAGGTAAGGAAAAACCATACTATAAATTTGAATTAGAAGATTTGCATAATCCAGAAATTGCAAAGACGGTTATTAATTTTTTTGCTAAACTTTATAAGGCTGATGAAAAAGTTTCTAATATTGATGCAGTAGGACAATACAAAATATTGGATGATTATATTCATATGTTAGAAATCGCCGGTGAAAGTAAAGAAAAAATTACAGAGATAATTAATAAATATAAACCAACTCAATTACAGTTTTTTAAAAATTCAGAGGGACTTATTCCTCTTGTGGTATATGAAAAATATTATTCTTTATTAACTAATTATACATCCAAAGAAAACGCTATTACGAACATTAAAGAGAATAAAGAAGAAATAGTAAAAAGAATGGGTTTGGGAGAATATGAAAAACTTTTAAATTTATATTCTACACCAGCTTATGATGTTGAATACGGTCATATGGTTGAATTTTTAGGCGAACTTCAAGATGATTACGACATAAATGGAAGAAAAATTAAAACAAGAAAAAGTACTGATTTTTTAGATAAAGGAAGAAAGTATGAAGTAACTAGAGTTGTATATCCAGAAGAATCTGGTGCTGTATTAAATTCTAAAATAAGAGTTTTAGATAATAGTAAAAATGAAACAGGATGGATGCCAACAACTGATTTTAAAGTTCCCATTAAATATATCAATGAATCTGAAATTGTACTTGATTATGTTAGAAGAAAATTGGTAGAAACTTATTTAAAACAAACTAAAAAATGAAAACAAATTTAATACAATCAATAAAAGATTTTTTTGCAAAAAAAAACTTAGTAATTTTTACTTTATTAGCTGCTGTTGTTCTTTTGGTTTTACTGCAATTTAAATCTTTCGGAGATTTACGTGCTCTTAAAAATCAATCAAAACAAAATGAAGAAGCTTTTAAAAAGGAATTGGTTGTTGAAAAGAACAAGAGTGGACATCTACAAACATCCGTGGTTGCTTTCGAAGGAAAAATTAAAGACGTAGAAAAATATAGTGCAGAACTTGCGAAGGAAATCAAAGACTTGAAACACAGAAAACCGGAAGTAATAATTAAAACACAACTGGTTTATATTGGAGATACTGCTAAAGTTAATAATCAGTTAACAGATAAAGGTAATGGTAATTATGATTTAGATTGGCAATACATAAATGCAGATAGTTCTCGAATTTTAAATGGCACAAGTTCTTTTAATGCTAAAGTTAAAGTATCAGACCAAACATATTCTATTAGTATTTTGCCCGGAACAACACAAATTAAAAAAGATATCTTAAAAATAGACTTAACGGTTGGAGTTGCAAAAAACAAAAAGACAGGATTTGATGAAATTTTCGTTACTCCAAAAAATCCAAATATCACTGTTAGTAAATTAGAAGGCGCAATATTAAACAAACCAAAACAAAATAATTTTAGTGTAAGTGCACAACTTGGATATGGAATAGTTTATGGTAAAGGAAATATCACCATGGGTCCATTTGTTGGAGTTGGATTATCCTACAATTTATTAGGAGGAATAAAAAAGATTTTTCAAAGATAATTAAGCTTCTTCTCCTTTAATTTTAGCGATTTTTTTAGCAGTTTCTTCATCTTTATAAACTGCAATATCACTACCATTTAATCCAACATGTTTTAATGTGGCTTTTGCAATGTTTTCAACTATTTCTAAAGCAAGGTGTTTTAAACTTTCTTTAGTAGGTTCTTCATTATGCCAATTAGCGATGCTATTATAAGTTTCGTTAACTAATGCATCTACTTCAAACACTGCTTTGTCATTTTCTTGATTGCTCATATTTCTATATTTTTTGTTAATCCAGTTAATTTGTTTTTTTCTATATAAAATCCTATACTTTTATTACCATCATATTCCGTAGACCATAAGCGCGGAGTGTTGTTTTTCCATAAAGTATTTTTTGTGTGAATCTTACCGGTTGTTAAATTTGTTTGTTCAAAGAAAATTTCTTCACCATTATCAGAATACCTTTTTTTTATGTTATATTTTTCACCATATTCTTCTATCTCATAATCTTTATAAACATCGTTAATTAGCTTTTGGTGTTTAATTGTTTTGAAATTAGTTTTATTTTTTTCATTTGTAATAAGCACAATTCTTCCATTAGCTAAATATTTATACTCATAACGTGTTTTACTGATAGGCTCAAATTGAAAAATGAGTCTACCTAAAATATCATATTCTATATTATCAAACATTCAAGAATTTACTTTAAATCATTACAAGTTCATATTTACATATATGAAGAATGATTCTATACAAATTAATAAAGAAATCATTAAAAAAGCAATATGTCATTATGCCGCCTTAATAAGGCCGGAACAACTGCCAGAACCTATTTTTAAAATTCTATCTCCATATATTAACCCCAATTTTATTGAGGATAAAGTACTTCTTTCTAGTGAAAGAATTAAAAACCATATAGATTGGGATAAAATAGACAAAATGAAGCTAATTAGGCTTATTATAAGAGATAAGTTTATTTTAGAACGTATTGATTTGAATAAGCATGATTTTACTCTTAGAGAGCTTATTCCCATCTTTATAATGCATCCGGATTTAATTGATTATTTTGATATAGACTTCAATAGTCTATCTGCCGTAGATGCCATCAAGATGTTAGAGATAAACTCTGCTTTCATTGCTAAAATCGATATAGGAAGGTATTCTTATTCTAAAGGAGAAGTGGTAAAAATACTAGAATCTTTTCATGATAAAGCAGAAATAATAGACAAATTAAATTTGGATACTTTAGACCATTATGCTATTAGAACTTTATTATTAAAAAGTGGGGATAAGTACGTACACAAATTAGATTTATCTAAAATAAAAGCTTTGGATTGGATAGAGATTTTAAATAAAAAACCAGAATTGATAAATCATTGTAAAACATCAATTTTTGAAATTGGTGATTGTTTTTTATTAACTAAACTGGTGCAAATTTTGCCGGAGTATGATTATTTGATTCAAGATAATAAAGATAAGATTTCTGCACTAGGTTGGGAGCACCTATTAATATTCGATTCAGAAAAATATTCTAAGTATTGTAATTTTGAATTATTGTCTAAGAAAAATTGGGAGATTATAATTAGAAAACATCCGAGCATGACTAATCTCATGCATAGATATGTATTATAAATTCTCTTCGTCTAAAGTAATAGAATGTGGCTCTCTATTAACCATTTCTTTTCCTTTTTTGATTTTGTGTTTCCACATTTTAAGCATTACGATAGCTTTACCAATTAAATCTTCTGCATCATCATATTGGTCATCATCAATCTTTTGAATCAAAGAATTTACATTATTAGCAAATTCAGATTTTACTCTATTCCAATCTAGGCCAGCTCTCATAATAAGGTCATGTTCATTGACGTTATCCATTTCAGACATTATGTTTCTGACAAGGGTTCTCAATTGTTTTTCTTTATTCTCCATCTGGCTTTTTGTTGTGTTAATAACTTTTTAGTATAAATATGAAAAAAAATTGCCTAGACTCTTGGTTTTTAATTCAAAATATACTTATCTTTGTATCGTTAGTTCTTTTAAATGATTAATTATATGTTGATGTAGCATATTGCGAATGCGTCGCCCTGAACAAGCGAAGAGTAACAGGTTCAATTCCTTTCGTCAACACAAACGTGGATGTAGCTTATAATACATTAAAGTGCTGGCCTGAAAAACCAGAGAATGGTAAGTTTGTATCTTCCCATCCACACCAATTAAGAATATGGCAAGGTAGCTCAGTGGTGGTTCTCTGCAAAGAGAATCTTTAAGAGCAATGCCCTGAAAAAGCATGAGTCGGAGTGTTCGATTCCTCCTCTTGCCACAAATGAACCCCAGAAATAATATTTTTGGGGTTTTTTATTTTGAATATTTATATTTTTAGACTGATAAGTGAAGTTGATAACTTAAAACACCAATGAATGGATTCTGATAGTTGCAAACGTGAACAGAAAGAAAGAGACACTCAAGAACAAAATGACGGCCCCAAACAGCACAGAATGGCTCGGAACCGTAACTCTAATGGGGGGAATGTTTTTCCTTCCACTTGGATACGACGTTCTATTTCTAAACCTAATGAAATTAACCGGTTCTTATTGGATTACGGATTTTATTTTTTACTGCCTTTCAGCACTATTCTTTATACTACACTATTCTTTTTCTCGTAAAATCCTACTTATGTTAGGAACATTCTTCCTTCCTTTTGGATACGATTTCTTATTTAAAACAATTTTAGATTATACTGGCTCTTATGTTATTACAGATTCTGTATTTTACATAACATCATTTGTATTGTTTATAATACATTTTACAATTAATAAAACTAATCCCTTAGATGAAATTCAAAAGAGAACTTTAGAAACGAAGTTAAAAATAATGGATTTTAAATCTAAAATTTGACTGATTAATGAGAATCAGCATTTAAACCAAGAGATTTTAATAATGCAATTGCTGGATTATAACCTCCGCCGCTTTTAAATCTAAGTATGTGTTTATTATTAAAATGTTCATCATCATTTAAGAGAGCATATGCTGTATCTTCATCTATTCCAATCTTTTTTATACTTAATTTGTTTTGTAAAATCCAATCCCATTGAGCATTCGCATCTAATGCATCAAATTCTGTTTTCATTGTATTTAAATCCATAGGATTATCTATGGTATCCAAAAGAGTTTGTATCTTATCAGGAATTTTACCCCCATTTATAGATTTGATTCTATCTAATTCTCTTGTTATGGAAGGAGTATCTTTTTTTACGTTGAAACCAGTTTCTTTAATAGCCCTAACTATTCTTTGGTAAAATGTATCAATTATATTGTCGGGTATAAAATCTTCACTTTCTTTAAGAATATTTTGAACTGTTTTTCTTATCTCTTTCATAATTTCTTTTGGCTCTGCCACTTCTTGTGGAGTTTTACCGGTTTTAATGATATTATCAAACAAAGCGTAATCTAGATACATAAATTCTACACTACTTACATTTGCTCTTTTTGGAATAATCATCGTTTGACCATATTTATTTCTAAAACCGTCATGATGAAAATTAACTACTTTTTTCTGGTTATCAACCCTTTTAATTAAAGCTATAAATTCGCCTTCTCTAGGTACTTCATCTGTTTGGCCAGGTACTTTATATTTTCCTCTAAACAAAGCCCAATAACCAGCTTTTATCTCTCGGTTATCCCCTAAAGGATTTTGACCTTCAATACCAGAGGTTAAATCAACCAAATCAGCCTCTTTAATTCGATTTGCAGTGTCTATCAGTTTTGCGAGGTAAGAAGTGGTTAGTTTTGGTTTATATCCCTTTAAAAGCTTTAATGCGCGTTGAAGACCTATAGTGCCACCTTCTTTGTATCCTTTTACTAAAAGAAAAAAGTTTAATTGTTTTGTGTTTTTAGATGGCATTAATTCTTTGTTTAATGTTTATAAATATCCTATGTTTTATTAAAGTCAAAGGCTATTTTTCTTATTTTTACAAAAAAGAAAAAATGGAGCAATACATTGAACTTATCAAAAGAATCATTAGCGAAGGAAAAGAAAAAGAAGATAGAACTGGAACCGGAACAATATCTATTTTTGGACACCAAAGCGTATATGATTTATCTAAAGGATTTCCTTTACTTACTGCCAAAGCTACATATACTAAAGGTATAATTGTTGAATTGTTATGGTTTCTCGGTATTCATTTAAAAGATGAAAAATACCAAAAATTTTCTATGACCAATATCAAATATTTAGTAGATAATAACGTAAACATCTGGAATGAATGGGCTCACAGAGATATGGTAAAGTATCAAAAGGAAGTTTCTGAAAAAATAAAAATTGAAAATCCGAATGTTGAATTTAATTTAAAAATAGACCTAATTTCACTACAAGAATTTACTCAAAGAATCAAAGAAGATGATGGCTTTGCAGAAAAATGGGGTAATCTAGGGTCTGTATATGGACAACAGTGGCGTAAGTGGAAATTTACGGACTATGAAAAAACGCAAGAAAATACTTTTCAAGCAAAAATTGGTTTTATCGACCAGATTAAATATGCCATAGAGAGACTTAAAACAAATCCGGAAGACCGTGGAATAATAATCTCTGCTTGGAATGTGGGAGAACTTGACCAAATGGCTTTAAGACCTTGTCATACAATGTTTCAATTATATGCTGAACCTTTATCTTATAAGGAACGATTAGATGTGTATGAAAAAAATATTAAAGTGGATACGGCTGATTTTAAAACAGAAGAAAAATTAGATAATAGAGGAGTGCCGAAATATAAATTGTCCTTACAGCTTTATCAAAGGTCAGCAGATGTCTTCTTGGGAGTGCCATTTAATATAGCTTCTTATTCAATATTATTACAAATGATTGCTCAAGTTACCAATATGACTATTGGTAATTTTATACACACATTCGGGGATGCGCACATATACAAGAACCACAAGACACAAGTAAATGAATTATTAAAAAAAATATCTCCAGAATTAAGAGACAATCCAGAGTCTATAGATTTTTATGAGAACAAATCTTTGTTAACACAAGTTGGTAATGATTGGCCGGTATTACCAACATTGTGGCTTAATACGAGCGTAAAAAGTATTGAGGATTTTACAATTGAAGATATAAAGATAAAAGATTACAAACCCTTCCCAAAAATTGAAGCGCCAATTGCGGTATGAGGGACAAAAAATCTTACATATCTATTATTTTTGATTTAGAGAAAAAACCTTCCTATAAAGATTCTTATACAAGTAATTATGATAGTTCTGGTAATTTAATCTCTACTGTCAAAAAAAAGTTTGCAGGATATTCAAAAAAATATCTTAATCAAAGATGGGGAATATATTGTAAGTGTGGATATTGCACGGAATCTTCGGTTGACAACATTTGTTTGAAAGGTGATAATTTTTCTTTTAAAGAAAATGTGAATTGCCTTCATTGTAATGAAGTGTATAATTCAAATTCAAATCTGAGATTTTTAAATTCAAAAAACACAGAAGCCAATGTTGTTTCAAGAAGGTTTGCGTTTGTAGAAAAAAAAGATTTTTACGCATTGTACTCTTTTGCAACCAGCGTAATGATTTCAGTCACAACCAAAAAATTAATTTTTAAAGACCATGGAAATTTGTCTCTATATGTTTCAAAAAAGAACAAAGCAATTAAGCTACGAATTGGCAAGGGCATAAAAACAATACCATTAAAAAACTTAACAGTTGCATGCTTAGCTCTAATAGATGAATTATCATCTAATTTGTTATATGAAGATATGATTAATCAAAATGATTTTGAAAAAAGATTCATACAACCATTATTGGACTTTTCAAATGCAGTAGAGCAAAAGTGTGACCAAAGAGATGTCCAAAAAATCTTAATGTCTTTAAATGATAATCAAAGCAAGCAGTATTTTGAATCCTTTTTTAAAGAGTCAACAACTAGAGGTTTTAATTATCCTGATTTTTTCAAGCACGATTACTTATATGATTGGAATTCTTTCAATCGTTGTTCAGAAAATATTTCTGCTTACCGGTATATATGGATACAATATTTTAAACAAAGAATCCCTTTAATGTTAAGTATTTATTTATATCCACCTCTAGCTACTCTTGCGATTTCATATGGTTCGAATAAACTTTTAAATTTATTTCAAAAGTCAACTTTAATGTGTTCTTTAACAGATTTGTTAAGAAAAAAACCTACAAATCCAAAAGACATTTTAGAAATAATGTTTAAAAATAAAATTCTAACTGAGTTTCACAAAAACAAAAAAATCAAAAAAGATGTACAAAAAGAAAACAAAAAAAGAGTTAGAAAATTCACAAAAAATTCTCCAAAAATCATTCGACATCCAACTTTATTTAATGACAGTAGGGTGCCAATTAATAAAAACATTAAAATACAATTAAAGAGTATTAAATTTAAAAAACTCTACGTTGATTTATTTTTGCATAGGTTTGATAGTGCAGCCACATTATTTTATGGATTCTTAAATAATCAATCTTCGTTTGATAATATTGAAACTTTAAATCGAATACTTTATTATGAAAATTTTGGAACCATTCAAAGGAGAATTAATTTATTATTTGAAATACAAAACAGTTTTCAACACATAGAAAGAAGATTAGAAAATTTTAAAATAGACTTTAAAACAGCACAGCATTTATTTAAATTAAATGACAGCAATTTAAAAGATTTCACAAGACTTCTACATTGTTATATTGATAGTATATATATGTTACAAACTTTAAATCTTCCTATTGATGATATTTTTAAAATAAAATCTTATACAGAGTTAAATAATTTACATGATAATTTAAATAAAACCTTTCAATTAAAATCAGATGAAAGAATAAATACAATGTTAAAAAAGCATGTTGCTCATTTTAAACACACAGAAGTCATGTTAAATAAAATAAGTTTTTCAATTTTAGATACTCCAGAACGATTTTATGATGAATCTGATTTTATGAATCATTGCGTAAAAACATATTATAAATGTACTGCTGAGGGAAAATATATAATCTATTCTGTAGTTGATTCTACAACAAATGATAGAGCGACCTTAAGTATTAGTCTAGTTGGGAATGATGGATATTATTTTGACCAATTAAAAGCCAAACATAATCAAAAAACAACGGTTAATATTATTTCTGCAACTAGAAAATTCTTAGAAAAGTATTTTAAAATCGATACAGAACAAGATAAGTGTGATTTGCTAATAACAGAAGAAATGGTTTCACAAACAAATTCTATTTTTTGATGTCTGGATACTTTGAAATATTAAATAATAATATTAAATTTGATTATGGCAAAGTTTAATATAGAAATACCTGGCGAAATACTAACGTCTAATTCTAAAGAAATAAATTTTGAATTATTAAAAGATAAAACTATTATCGGATTTTGCGGATATGCTAGGTCTGGGAAAGATACATTAGGAAATTTAATGGTTCAAAAGCTTGGTTTTAAACGTATCTCCTTTGGGGATATGTTAAAAAAAGACCTTGATGAATATATGAAGGTTCAAGTTTTTAATGAATTAGTTAATAATGGTACGGACATAAAGCTTGAAGATGTTAATTTTTTAAATCCAAAAACTCTTGAAATAAAGGAAATTTTAAGACCATATATGATATGGTTTGGAGAGACAATGAAAGAAAATAATGGCATGCATCATTGGACAAATAGAGCATTGGCCGAAATTGGAGATAGTAAAAAAGTAGTCATTACAGACGTGAGAAGAGTGAATGAATTAGAATTGTTTATGTATAACGAAGAACAAAGAAAGAGAAGGATGCAGAATATGATTTTGGCAGAAATGCCTTCTGAAAATCTTTCGTTTGTTCATGAAAATGAAACCACAGAAGATTTTAAAAGTTTATTAATAAATATAAATCAATTAAAGCTATCTGATACTGACCAAAAAACTTTGGATACAATTCGTTTGGCTCAAGAAAATTGGTTGTTTGACTATGTGGTTCAGGTTGATTCTAGAATCCCAGACAAAGGAGGATATAGGGAAAAATACATGTATAATCAACTTCTTCAATTAGTTAATAAATTTCCAAAATATTTTGTGTAATTTTGTAACATTTTTAGTACTTTTCAGTTTAAACAATATATACTATGAAAACCAATAATAATACAGAGCCTGCTGTACTCCCAAGGCCAACGACTAAACCTGAGACCAATCCGGGCACATCAGACCCAAAAACTAATCCTGGAAAAGATAAAGACCCTTGGAAAGTTCCAAACCCAAATTTAGACCCAACCCCAAAAGCTTAATTAAAACAGACATGGCAAAAGATAACGAAATATTACGTCCAGAAGTAGAAAATCAAAGATTTGAAACTTATGTTGATGCAGGAAACTTAACACCACACAGAAGAATTGTCGACATGCTTGACCGTATGACGTTTCCTTTCTCTGAAAATAATTTTTTCAAATATAATCCATCGTTTATTGCCGCAGATGAATTTAATCGATGCGCAAGAATTTACACTGAACGTGGGCAAGGGCAAGGTCCGATGGAAGCTATGAGATTGATGCAACAATTACTGCAAATCGAAGAGCCAAATAAACCTGAATTAACGGATTTAGCTATTGAGTTAGTAAGAGAAATGTATAATGTACCTGACTCCATTAACTTAAGAGCATTTTTGGAAAATTCTGATGAAGATGCCGGAGAAGAGTTTGATGATAGCGATAATGATGTCGAAATGCTTAGTGATGAAAGAAAAGAAGAGTTAAAACCAGAAATTGAAAAGAGAAGAATTTTAAATTCTATTGTTCATGGAGCAGCTGTTCATCAATGGACATCAGCATATCATATAGTAGCAGATAAATTAAATGATATTAATCCTGAATTATTAGAAAAATACAACAGACTTTCTGCATTAGTAAACTACTTTAATTGGCAAATCATTCAAAGCGATATGATGGCTATGGGTGGTGGCGCTCGACCTGTTTTACAAGGCTTTAATAAAGTTGATATTAAAAACAAAGATATCAAAGCTTCTGCAATGAATTTCCCTGTTTTAATTCATGAACTTTCAAAAGGAGTATTGGATTATTTGGTATCAATCGGAATACCTAATCTTCCTCCATATGAATTAGAATATGTGTATGCTGAAGCAGATAAGTATTCTCATGAACAATGGCATTATTTCTTTGGTCCAACATTGTGGAGAGCTATGTTGAATACGGCTGATGTTACTAGTCATGATTTACCTCAAATCATTTCTGAGATGGCTCAAATGGATTACACAGATTTGTCAAATTTTTGTATTGACATTTGTCACCATCCGGAAGAACTTGGAAAACCACAAATGCAAGCTTTGAAAAAGAAAGCGTTTTAATAAAAACGCATGCAATACGAGAGGATAGATTTTCTAAAAAATTGGAATAATAAACTTCTGTGCGATATTTTTGTAATTATTCGTCCAGTAAATAAGAAATATTCTCTTGACCAAGTTGTTGATATTAGAATTGATGATAAATTTTTTTCTTACGCCAAGGTTCTAAAAAGCGAAATAAGAACTTTAAATGACATTATTGCTTCCGGAATGTTTTTATTAGATTCTGGAATGAATGAAAAAGATTTTCGTGATTTCATTAATGAATTATATTCTAAAAAAAGTTGGTGGAAAAATGAAGACACGGAATTGAAAATAATTTTTTTCAAGAAAATTACTCAATTAACTATTTTTGAAGATGGAAATTATCCGATTGCCACATAAGTTTTTATTTCATCATAGTGCTCACCAAACATTTGAATATTTTGGGATTTCTCCACATTTTCAAGAAGATTTACAATGGAAGTTAACTGAAAAACATAGGTTTTATCATAACTATGAACATATTAATCATATTATTGATATGATTGACAAATACGACGCTTCCAAATATAACTACAATTTATCTTCGATAGATAAGCAAATATTATTAGCCACTGCTTTATATCATGACGCTATTTACAACCCTCAATTTAAAAATAATGAAGAACAATCAATAAAATATTTTATTTCTCATTGCTCTCAGAACTTAAATCGAACCAACGAAATAGAACAAGTGATTTCTTTAATAAGAGATACTATTAAACATACACCGTCTTCTAAATTGTCTGAAATATTTTGTGATTTTGATTTACAAATTTTAAAAGAAGGAAATTTCCAGGATATGCTTATTATGGAAAAAAAGATATTTTTAGAATTTCAAAAATACGATTATACTTTATATAAAAAAGGTCGTATTGAATTTTTAGAATCTTTTTTAAAGAATGTTGTTACCAATAATACAGAAAACATTCGCGCTCTTATAGATTATATCAAAATAAGAGTACCAAAAATTGGTATTTATGCCGGTTCATTCAATCCTTTCCACAAAGGACATCTTAACATTGTTGAGAAGGCTGAAAAAATCTTTGATAAAGTGATTATTGCAAAAGGAATTAATCCGGAGAAACCAACAGATAAAGGTTTAAATGGATTGGATGATAAACTTTATTATAGGCAAGTGGAAGAATTTAAGGGGGTGATTACGGATTATATACCAAAAAAATCTCAAGATGCTGACATAACCCTTATCAGGGGATTAAGGAATGGTAATGATTTAAGTTATGAAATAAATCAACTTACATTCATAAAAGAATTTGATTCTAATCTTAAATATGTTTTTATACATTGTGATAAAGAATATGAACACATATCTTCGACAGCAATGCGAAGCATGTTGGCCTCTGGAGATGAGAAAATGATTGCTAAAGCCAAATATTATTGTGAAATATAAATTATTTTAAATAATGTTTGGTCCTCTTGCTTTTTGAAATTTTTTCTAATAAGTTTACATCATGATAAAATGACTCTTGGTCTTTTAATTAAAAAGAAAAGGAGAAACAAAAGATGGAAACACCAACAATAATTTTAATATCAATTTTGTCTACTTTAAGTGTAGTTGCCATTATAGCATTAGTGGTAGTTGCGTTTGTAAAGCAAGGTAGAAAGATAGTAAAGCTAGAAGAAGATTTGCGACGTAGTATTCTAAAGCTAGAAGATGAAACGCGCATTCGAACAAATCGATTAATGGATGATTATACGAGAGAATTTGAAAATGTACGTAAATTTATCGATTCGAGATGTGATAAATTAGATTTGAAAATTAAAAATTCTGGAACTAAAATTGAAACTCAAAAACAAGTTCTACAAGGATAAACAACATAGACCAAGAGTTCATTTTATTCATAAATATCTCTGTGTTTTTTTCCGAATTTTCTAATCATGTAACCTGAAAATGAATTAGCCTCATTCTCATGTGGAGAACCATCTTCTCCAGAAGTTTCAGTTAAAACATTATCCAATTTTTGTTTATAGTGTCTAATTTCATGAGCTAAAGACCTTAGTGGGTCAGCTAACATATTTCTGTTTTTTGTGTAAATCCAAATGTGGTCATTGTTGGGATTATAACTTGCAGTTGTAGTTATTGGACCACCGCGTTCAGCGGTCATAAAAACAGAACAAGGAGTCTCAATATTAAGTTCTGTGCAACAATCAAGAATAAATTCTTTAATTAATTCTGCCTTTTTAGCATCAATATTATCAACTGATTTTTTGATTACCAGTTTATGAGATGGAGCTTTTTGAAACATTGTGTTTTCTTTTTTGTTTGGTTCAGAAATTTCTCCTTCAACATACTTTTTTAATTTTGTATAATAATCAGGAACTTCATTTAAGTGTGCTATTGCTATTTTTAAAGTTTTAATTTCATCATCATTTGTAACGTTAGTAGTTGGATTAACAGTGCCATGTTCTTTTTCTATATCAAAACCTATAGCGAGTTGTTTTAAATCATAACGAGAAATATCTAAATTACCTAACTTAGCAATTTTTTTAATTTTCAATTCAGAGTTAGATAAATTACCATTCAATGATTGAGTTTCTGTGTACATTTCTTTAATAATCATTTCTTTTAAAAATTTTGATGGATATAACATTCTTAATGGATGACCTTGAGGTATATCTTTTTGTTTTATTCCAAAGACTTTTTTCTCAGGGCACGTATCTTTATTGTCAACAAGAAAATGATTATTACAAGCCCAAACAGTATGGTTCATATTTAAAACTTGTCCTATTTTAAAAGGAAAATTTATTTTAAATTCATTTTCAACATTAGTTATTTTCCCATCCGGAGTTTTTGTAACTTTTATAATAATTTGTGGTCTTCTTTTATTTGTAAAAATAACTTCTTGCAAATTTTTTATATTTACAGCTTCGGTTTTAATTTCATTCATGGAAAGATTTTTATCAAAAGCTTGAGAAGAAATATCCCCTAGTTTTTTTAAATAACCATTATTTCGCAAGAACTTAAAAGCCAAATTTTCAGCAGAAAATTCTCCGGTTTTATCTAAGCCGGATTGTCTCATCTGTTTTATTTTGTCTTTTAATTTTTTAGATTGTTTATATATTGCATTCCAATCAGGACTTTCATCCAAAGATTTTTTTTCAATTTCTTCTATTTGCGTAGCAATATCTGAAGATTTTTTCTTTATGAGTTTTTTATCAATTGTTACTTTTTCTTTCTCCGGGCTGTGAATCCATTCATCATTTACAAGGTTATACACCCCCACTGATTTATTTTCTTCATTTTTCTCCTGTACATAAAGCTCTACTGCATATCCTTTCAAAGAAATATCATGACTGTTTTTCCAATTTGAACCTTTAGCATCAAAAAAATCTTTTGCTAATTTCACATCGTCAGAAATTTTATTAAAATCAAAAACTATATGTAAATCCAAATCACTTGTTTCATTCCAATTATAATTTGCCATACTGCCTAAAAACAATATGTTTTCAGGTTTTATTTGCACATCTAAATATTTAATATATTCATCTGCAATTTTTAGTAATTGGGTTCTTATTTCTGGATTTAATGTATTATCATGCCAAATTTTTGGATTTAAATGGTCTTTTACATAGCTGCTTGGGATAACAACACTATCTACATCTAACTCTTGTATAGAAAAAACACCCTCTAAAATAGGTTCTAAAAGGGTTTTAAGGCCATTTTTATTAAAAATTGAGATAGACATAACTTCACCAATAAATATCCTTAAAAAAGGTATTTTATGATGATTATGACATCGTTGACAATAGCGTATCTAGTATTTGTCTGTCTATTGCTTCTGAAATTGCTTGTGCTAACATATCGGTGATAAATGTGGGTGCATCAAGTTTATATTTTTCACATATAACTATTCTTGTTGCTGAATTTGGGTTTGTAAGTAATGCTGCCAATTCAGATTCTGCATCAATTGAATGATAGGTGGCCAAATCTTGAGCCATTTCTACATTCCAAGTAGCATTAATTCGTCTTTCTTGAACTTGAACTGGGATGGAGGATATAGTTAAATTTATTTCTTTAACAAAAGGTGGAAATTTTTCTACTAAAATTTCTCTTATAAAAACATTCTTTCTATAAATTGGCTCAAAAGTATGAAAGTTTCCATATGAAGACCAAGGATTCATTACATTTTATTGTGTGGATTTGCTATTCTAAAATTCGTTTTATAAGTTTCTCTTTTTAATAAAAAAAGTTTTGTATTACTATTAGTATCGCCTGCATTTTCCACCTTTTTAATAGTATCTTTGTTTTCGCGAATTATATCTTTCAGTTTTTCTGTTTTTATTAACCAAATTTCATTGATTTGAGGATAATACGTTACGAAGAAATCTGCTTTAGTTACAGAAATACCAGATTTTTTCCCTCTTGATTCATATTCGATAGCCATGTTGCCGGTGTCTCTAAGAGAACCAGTCTTTTCATCTTCAAACAAATGAGCAACATCAGTTTTAATTTCAAAAATATATTCTTTTCCATTTTTTAAAAATTTATAATCATGTGATATATCTTCACATTTAGAAAGAAAAATATATCCCAGGTTTTCTAAAAATTTTCGAACTATTGATTCTCCTTTTTCTCCCATAGAAAGAGCAGATTCAAAATTATTAATATAACTTCCTTTATTTAATTTTATATCTTTTTCTAATTCTGTACATAATTCACTGACAGTTTTAGTAGATAAAGTTTCACTAAGCATATTATCTATGTTTGTGAAAAATTCCAAATCTTCCATAAAAATTTTTGTTTGTTTGCTAGAACAAATAAAAAGGATTAAATTGATATAAGCAAGTTGAAATTATCTAGAACGACCTTTAGAAAGGTCATCGAAATATTGATAAAATCCTTTATAGGCAATTACAGACATCATGGTGGGTCCAATTAAACAACCCATAACAGAGAACAGCCCTCCCATAATACTATCGTTAAAACCATCTTTTATAGCATCTATAACCCAGCCAAAGTTTATGAATTCTAAAGTTGTAATGACCAACGCTACAACAAAGAGTTGTAAATAGCTATTTTGCCACTGTAAAGCAAACCAGAATTTAAAAGAACGTTCAAAATTAACATCTGTTCTGAACCATCTTACTTGTTTTTTTGTCTCACTTGTTGGCATATTATTCGTCTTTTTTTAATAATGGACTTCGAAAGTCTACGAGTTCTTTCATTCGTTTTACTTCTTCTGCTAATAATTTAACATCTTCTAATTGTACAAATTCGCTTTCTTTAACTATTTCAGAATTAGAATTTTCAGATTGAATACTTAATTCTTTGGTTGAAGTATTGTCAACCTTTATCCACCCTTCCAAAATAGCCATTTTTTCTATTTCGGTTTGTAAATATTTTTTCAATTCTTCTTTAGTAAATTTTTGCATATTAAATTTTATCTGGTTTTTATAAATATGTATTTTTTTGTTGTTTTATAGGCATTTTTACTTTAAATTTGTTATTAACTCTAAGAAAATTATGACTGTTATTTTTTTACTTCTTTGTCTTTTTGGTACCAGTTTTTGTTTAACTGGCATTTTGATTTGTGCTATTACATTTTTTCGTAAAGTTTCTAATGGAGAGCATCAAAGAAAGGTTGTGGTTTCTCCTAGAGGTTTTCTTTTTCTATTTTTAGGTATCGTATCATTCTCATTTACAGATATTTACGACCAAAAATGGGGAGCTGCAATAGTTCATTTTTCAACTTCAATTTTATACTTGTGTATTTATATAATATTGAACAAATCTTACAAATTAAAATTAGAAGATGAAAATCGCTAAAAGTTATAAAAAACACATTTACTGTCTCGAAGGTAATTGGCAAAAAGATTTAAGAAAAAAATCTAGCGTAGATTCTTCATTAATGTTTCTTGAAAAAAATTGTGATATCAAACACATACATAAGCACTGTGGAACTAAAGAAACTGTATTTTATTATCTTGATATATGGAAGTATAAAAAGTATTCCAATTATTCGATTTGTTATTTAGCATTTCATGGTTTTGAAGGTGAGATAACAGTTGGAAGAGATACTGTTAGTTTAGAAGAAATGGCTGATTCTCTAGAAGGCGCTTGTAAAGATAAAATAATATTTTTTGGTAGTTGTTTAGTTTTACAAGTAGATAGAGCTAGGATAAATAGTTTTTTAGAAAAAACCGGAGCACTTTGTATTTGTGGTTATAAAGTTTCTGTTGATTTCTTATCAAGTTCAGTATTTGAGATGTTAGTGATAAACATGTTGCAGAACTATAAAGATATTTCTTGTGTTCAAAGAGACATTAATCTTTATTATAGTACTCTAGCAAAAGAATTGGAATTTAAAATTTATACTTTGTAATTTTTTTTTCAATTATTACTTTTCTTTTACCATCAAAAGAATCGGTCCAGTATTCCATAATTCCATCACCATTCATAAAAAAATCCTCTTTTAGATTATTTAAATCTGTTGTGGTAATTATAAATTTACTTTTATTTGAAGTGGGATTAAAACAACACATAAAAGATTGAATTAAGTCATCGTAATTATCATTAAAACCTAATTCGGAAATATAAATAAAATCAAGTAAATAACCTCTCCCAGCATCGCGTTGTTTTTTTGTCCAATACTGTATTTTGGAATGATTAGAAAATTCTGTGAATTTTTGATTGTGTTTTTCTGGAGTAAGAATTGTATTTTCTAAACCTTGTGAATGGAATATCTGTTCTAAAACATGTAAGTTTCCATTAATTAATTGTCTTAAAGTTTGAATTTCTTGATGTGAACTTGCTATAACTCCTACTTTAAATTTTGGATTTACAATGACTTTCCACAAAATATATAAAGACATTGCAAAACTTACTCCTTCTTGTCTTTGTTTATAAACAATGGTATATTTATTTTTTTCCAAAAAGGAAAGAAAATTTCTTTGTGCCAATGATAAACGAATGAAATTTGACTCTTCTACTAAAGAATGATTTAAGGAAACATCTAATAATTTACAAAAATCATGAAATTCCATTAACTCTGTACGAATTTATTCAATTGAGTTACGAATGTCTTTTCAATAATAGTGTGTACTTTATCTGGAATAACAGATTCCTCCCCAGAAGCTTTCCATTTTTCATCATCTTCATCTTCTGATAGTTTATTGGTAAATGAATAGTAATCAACTATTACATTAATCAATTGATTTAAAGCAACTACGTCATTAATTTTATCATTAACAATTTCAGTTGAAATTACTTGATTTTCGTTAGGTGCATTATTTGTCGACATATTTTTTTCTTTATTATTCAAATAAAAGAAAATTTTAGATAAAAGTCAATATCTATATTTGAAATACAAAAAGTTTTAGATACATTTGAATTAAAATCAAGAAAATGGAAATAATAGCTAAAGTTAGAAGAGTAGAGCCAACAGAACACATCAATGATAAGTTCAAAAAGAGAAAATTAATTGTTAATTCAGAAGAAAAATCACCTTACCCTCAAGTGTTATCTTTTGAGGCAATACAAAAAAATACCTCTCTTTTGGATAATTTAAATCCCGGAGATGAGATTAAAATTTTTTTCAATTTAAAAGGAAGAGAATTTTTAACGAAAGATAGTAGACAAGCAGTGTTTAATACTTTGGAAATCTGGAAAATAGATACTCTCAAAAAAGATGCTGATTTTTCAGAACCAATTTCAGAAGACATCAATCTGAATAACCATGAAGAAGATAATGAAACTTTACCTTTTTAATTTAAAACATTTAGATAAAATTCAACTTCTTTACTTTCGTTTATTTTATCTACAAACGTATTAATTAATTTAATTGTATTGTCTGCGACTCCTCGTTTTTTGAGATTACTTAAAAGCGCTTCATTTTTCAAAATAGCTTTTGCTAATTCAATCCCTGGCGCACCAAAGGTACTTCTAACTAATAATATATTTATATACTGGGCAAATCTATGTTTATCTAATAGAGTATTCCAAATAACCCCATGTACTTCCATTAATTTAAATGCAAATTTTCGCCCTTCCGGTCCTAAAGAAACTAAATCTATAATAAATTTTTGTATATTTTCATAACTAGTATTTTTATCTGATAGCCACTCATTTAACCAAGGCAACGATTTAATAACATTCAACCCTTCTTTTTTTAAATTTAAAGTGATGTAAGAGTTTATCAAATCATCAAAATTGTTTTTTAAAAAAATACTTTTAATAAATTCCACATCAGTTAAAATTACATTTTTAAGTTCTTCTGTAGCTCCCATTTCTTTAAAAAACTCTTCAAAAAACAAATAACCTTTTTTATTAATAAGGCTTATTTTCTCTGGAAGACTTTTTAATATTTCCAATCCTTCTTCTTTTGTTACTAATTTATTATCAATTTTAAATGATGCATCTATTTGTCCAATTTTAGTAAAAAATTTTAATAATTCAGGATTTTCTCTAAAAAATTGTGTAACATTAATTCGTTTATCGGTTGTATCCATAAACTGTCCAGTTTCAAAATGAAATTGCAATTTTTTCAATACAGCTTTATCGTTTTTAACGTTCTTATTTATAAGTATAAATAAAGGTCCTTGTTTGTGATAATATTCAAATCTATTATTATAATCATTTGAAGCTGTGCACCATTTTGTGCTTTTTCCATACAAACAAGCTGCTTGTTGAGTTTTTGGTATTATTATTTTCCAATTATCATCATTATAAACTTGTTCCGCTCCTTCTAATTTAATAAGTTTTTCTTTTTCAGAAGCACTCATTTCTTCTTCGGAATCATACTTAGAAACAACATTATATAAAGAACTTAAATCATTAAAAGAATTTATGTTTCTTTGATTAACATCTAATTTTTCTTTGTTCTTGTCAAACAATCTTAAAGCTTCAGGTATTTTATAAAAGTCTTCTTCTTCTAATTCTCCATTCAAGTAAATATTCATTATCCAATTTAGATATTGTTTATTTTCAGAAGGGTCTGATTGTTCAAGTTTATCAAATCGTTTTAATATCAATTGAATCCAAATATCTTTTGGTATTAATTTTCCATTTTTAAAAGCAGTGTCTTTTATAAAGTTTTTAATGAAATTATCTTTTTCTTTTTCAGCATCCCAAATTCCCTTCGAATAAAACTTAACAAAGCGGTCAAATTTCTTACCAGCTCTTTCTGTAAAATCCTTTTTTAAAAACTCTGTTCTAGCTGATTCTAATAAAGTATCACTTTTAATGCCAGACAAACGCATTAATTTATTTTTATATGCTTCGCTTAAATTCATTATTTTATTATATGGTTGGGGATTCAGAAAACCATTCATCATACTCACATTTTTCCGGCGAGTTATTGGTTTCGTGATTTATATTTTCATTCTCTTTAACTTGAGAATTTTCTTCATTATTTTTAGGCTCCTTATCCATAATATATAAATATGACTTTTTTGTTGAATTATGATTAAAAAAAATGTATATTTACTAAATAATTGGGTTCGACCGGTTTTGACAGTGAGCGCAATTTAAAAATAAGCATGTAGTGTGTTGTGAATATGACACTTTAATCTTAACTCTCAAATTTTATCTGGCGAAACTTTCGCTATGGCTGCTTAATAAACTCAGTTTATTTCAGTCGTTGTAAGCCTTATAGCACTCTTGCTTCGCGATAAGTGTCTTGCATTATAAAAGAGCAAGTTATTTTAGTGATGATATTAACTAAAATAATAAAAATATCTAAGTTGAAATTTGGTTTGATTTTATGCCTGGTTTTAATCGAAAATTAAATAAATTCTAAACATGTAGAAGGTTTTTAAATTCCTTATTTGGACGAGGGTTCGAATCCCTCCGAATCCACAAATTGATTGAAAGTCAACTATTTAGTTGACTTTTCTTTATTCAAACGGTTCTATAATATGCCAACCTATTTTTGAAGTATCAGAGGCGCTATTAGAACCAATAATAAATGATGTTCCAGCTGTTCTTCCAGAGATGAAAGGAATTCCCATAAATCCACTACCATCTGGAATTTGTATTGATAACATAATAAGCGATGCGTTTGTTACTGCTGTTGTAGTAACTACCACGAATCCAGATGCTAATGTAGCTAATCCGGCTGTTGGACTTGTACCGGTGAATGCAAAAGTTTTATTTCTAACATATAGGTTTGGTACATATACAGAATCATCTGTTGATGCAGTAAGAGCCCTACCTCCAATTATAGCACTTCTATTTGTTGAAGATGGAATTACGTTATTTGCACCTCCTATGATTGTAGACCATGACCCAGAAAGTGTATGTCCAGTTCCATTAACAATAGTAGAATGACGACCCTGTACAGTATTGTTAAAACCATTAATAATTGTTGAGCCTGTATTATTCGCTGTATTACCACTACCGTTACCAATTAATGAGAATAATCCTGAACTAGTATTGTTAAATCCATTTAAAACAGTAGAATAAGCAGAAGTACCGCTTGTAACGGAGTTATAAACTCCATTGTTTATGGTGGAAAAATTACCTGTAACAGAATTGGACCTACCATTTATAATAGCAGCATATGTTCCTGATGTTGTATTTCCACTACCATTACCAATTAAACTTTTAGTTCCATTAGTAGTATTTTGTCTACCATTTAATATTGTAGAATAAAATGTTCCAGCCGAATTTGATATACCATTTTCAATGGTTGTATAAGAGCCAACAGTGGTATTGCCTGAACCATTTAAAATAACAGAACTTATTCCGGACGAACTATTTCTTCTACCATTTAAGGCTGCTGAATAAGTTGATATACTTGAATTTAAAAAACCGTTTCCTACAAATGATTTACCACCAGTAGCTGTGTTTCCAGAACCATTTACAATAGTAGCATATGATGATGTTATTGCTGAATTATTTCTACCATTAACAACGGTAGACATTGTTTGATTTGCTAAATTTCTATAACCATTACCAACAAATGTTCTTGCAGCAGAAGCTGTATTATAAACACCATTTATAATAGTAGCATAAGAACCGGTAGAAGCTGAATTTTTAAAACCATTACCAATAAATGCTCCAACAAAATTTGATTTATTTTGATAACCATTTATAACAGTTGCATAATTATGTGTTAATGTTATGTTTCCAAATCCAGCACCAATAAATCCAGACCTAGAATCAGTTGTGTTTCCTGTACCTCCTCCTATAAATGCAGTAATACCTGATGAAGTGTTTTTTATACCACCAACAACAATAGAACCTAGCAAATGAGAAGTGTTTCCAGAACCACCTACAACTACACCATATGCATTGTTTACTGTATTTAATTTACCTGCACCAATAAATGAATATTGCGCAGTAATAGAATTCCCTTTACCATTAACAATAGCAGAGCTAAATGCTCCGGTTGAAGCGGTGTTGGCATGTCCACCTACACTAGAGTGATTTCCATCTGCCACACTGTTATATCCATTTCCTATAAAAGAATAATTTCCTGATGCAATGTTTTTTTGTCCATTTACAATCGAAGAATAGTTTCCAGTAATAGCTGAATTTAATAACCCTCCTCCAACAAAAGAATGTTGTCCTGAAGCTAAATTTCCATTTCCTGCTCCTATAAATGTATAGTAATAAGAAGAACGATTATTAATACCAGCACCTACAAAAGCAGCATATCCAGAAGAATGATTTTGTTTACCTCCAACAATCGTAGAATAATCTGTTGTTGCGGAATTTTGATAACCATTTCCTATAATAGAATTACTACCATTAGCTAAGTTATATTGTCCGCCAACAACAATAGCTCCTGTAGTTGTTGCAGAATTATAGTTACCATTAAGAATTGCTGTAAATTGTTGTGTTGCTTTATTACTGCTTCCATTTCCAATAAATGACCTAATTCCATTTGCTTTATTTCCGTAACCTCCAACAACAGCAGCAAAATTACTTGTTGCTACGTTTTGGGCACCATTCCCAATAAAAGAATAAGTAGATGTTGTTGCAGAGTTGCCTTTACCTCCTACGATAGAAAAAATTCCAGTTGCTAAGTTTCCACTGTTGTTATTTGCTATAATGGAATCTGAACCAGTAGATGAACTCCATAAACCTGCTGTAGTAGCACTTAAGGCATCTTGAATTAATACTCCTTGCAAAGCAGTTCCTCCAGAATTCATTTGTATGAATTGATTGGCAGATAAGCCACCAAAATCATGGTCTGTAGACCCTGTAAATGGATGTTTTTGAAAGTGAGTACTCATTTTCTTTTAATTCAAAGTTTTTATTATAAGTAAATAGGTTTCTTTTTAAGTTTTATGGCTAAACTTTTCTTTTTTGTATAATCAGATATATTTACATTATGAAAACAATGACAACAAAAAAAGATTCAATATCATTTAAAAAGGAAAAAAAAGGCACTTTTTGTATTTTCAAAGATGAAAACTTTGCTCACCTCATGGCTATGAGCTTTACTTTCCATTCAAAATATATGGAAATCGTATCAGAACAAAAGGGGCAAACAATGCAAGAAAGCCCTAAATTTTTAAAATTAATGCAAGACCTTTCTGTTGCAAATGAGAAAATTAGTATAAGACAAAGTGAATTAAAACTTTTGAATGAATGGGTAAAATGTATAACCGAAATTATCATAGAGCTTCCAACAGCTAATTTAAAAGATAAAAATTTGAAAAAATTTTTTAGATTATCTCAAGATTTCGTAAAAAAAACAAACGAGGTACTGTAAAATTCTAAAAATATAAATTATGGCTAAGAAAAATAAGAAAACTAAAACACCTATAATTTGTATTGATTGCTTAAAACACAGTGGATTTTTTCAAGAAGATTTTATTTATAGTGTAGTTAATCATCCAAAACATTGTCAACATTGCAATGAAATAGTTTTAGAGAAGCCTAATTTTGGGAAGCCAATTTATAACTAATTAAATTCTTTCATTTTTATTGTCATGGTGTGTGGAGCGGTTTTGTTACCTCCAAAATAAGGAAATAATTTATATCCCCACTTACAACATTTAGCTTTAGCAATATTTGCTAGACTAATTATTTTACCATCATAATTTGTAATTTTAAATTCAAAATATACATCATATGTATTTATTTCAAAAATGAAAATTTTATTTATTGGTATAATTGCTATTCTTCTAGAATATCTAATTCCTAATTTATAACAATAAGCATATATGGCAATTTGACCTTCCTCAACATTCCAGCCAAATCTGGCAGAATTTTTATGATGAAATCCAAATGATATTCCAAAAAGTTTATTAATATCAAAATCATCAACATCATTAAATTTATACAGACAACTATCGGTGAATAAAACTTGGTACTTAAGATTCTTTAAACCAAAATGAATGTTTGGATAAAATCCAGACCTGTGATTTCCTTTTTTTATTAAAAAGCTTTTCAAATCCATTATGAAATAAATATCACATTAAAATTTGTTTTAAGGCTTTTTTTGACTACATTTGTTTTGTAACAAATCGTTAAATTCAACGTTTAAATAATAAAATCTCAACATGAAAACAACCTCTATCGTTATTGCATTAACAATTGCAGTGATTCTTGCATTTTGTACAATATTCTATTTTGTACACCCCGTATTAGTTTTAACATTAAAAGATATTTTAACAATTATATTGTTAGATGCAATAATTGCATTTTGTCTTGCTTCGTATTTAAGCGATAACCATATGTGGTTGATAGTTTGGACCATTATCGGTGCAATTTGTCCTCCTGTTTCAATAATCGCAGCGGTTATTAAATACAATAAATCGAAAGCAAAAACAATATGAAAGTAATTTATGCTTCTGAGAAGTTAACTTCTTCTAAGTTCTCAATTTTTTTAGCTGGGCCAACTCCCAGAAAAGCTTCTGTAAAATCTTGGAGACCAGAGTTTATAAAAGCATTAGAAAAGAAAGGATTTAAAAGTACCGCTTATGCTCCGGAAAACCGTGTAAAAGGCAGTCCATATGATTTTGAAACACAAATATCTTGGGAAGTAAAAGGTTTAAATAAAGCAGATTTGGTGGTTTTTTGGATACCGCGTAATTTAGAAACCATGCCAGCATTTACAACCAACATAGAGTTTGGTGAATTTATGCATTCAAATAAACTTGTTGTTGGTTTCCCTTTAGATGCTCCAAACAATCGTTATATTGGTAAGCGATGTCAAATGCATAAAGTTCCTTTATTTCATTCAATTGATGAAATGGTTGAATATATTTGTAATGAAGAACATAAAAAACTTAACCCTTGCAAAAAATGTCATGGTTTGGGTGAAACAGATAGTAACGGAAGAGCTTATAAATGCATTAAATGTAATGGAGTTGGCTATTTGAAATAACATGAATAAAAAAATAGAAATAAAAATTCTAGCGGTATCAGGCCAATCGTTATTAACTAAATTCATGCAAGCAGCTGATGTGTTTGAAGACAGTAAAGTTCTTGGCACTCCAAAAATTTTAATTGTGAAATACAAAGCCGGAGAAAAAATTTCCACAAAAAGAGCTGCTGATTTAATTAACTTTATAAAACAATCTTTAGAAAAAAATGAGGAGATTGTATCTTTTATTCATATTCTTGAAATACAAGAAGGAAAAAAAATACGAAAAAATAAAGGAGAACTTGCACCTTTTGTGAACAAAGATGTACGTTGTATTTCAGATGGGAAAAAGTGGGGCTTACTTTCGAAATACATTGAACTGAATACAAATTTAAAAGTTATTACTGATGAAAATATGTTCATTACTTCTGTTGGATTTCATTTGAATGATTTAAAATTAGAAACATCAAAGATTTATTCAGAAGATTTAACAAAAAATAAGTTTTACATTAATAAATAATTTGCGTATATTTACAAAAAACAATTATTATGAAATAGATTAATAAACTTTACATTATTACAAGGCGCGACTTAAATCCTGGAAGTCAAGCAGTTCAATCCATTCATTCGTTGCATGAATTCGAAAAGCAACAAAAATCACATTACGAACTCTGGTATCACAATTCTAAAACGATAGTATTTCTATCTGTTGAATCTATTGCTGAACTAGAAAAATTAAGAGAAAATCTTCTTGGTAATAAAATACCCTTTGCTGGCTTTAGAGAACCTGATTTAAACAATCAACTTACATCTTTATGTATCATCTCAACCAACAAAACAAAACAGCTGTGTAAAAACCTACCATTAGCTTTATCTGAATTTTCTTTAAAAGAAAGGGGGGCACATGTTTGAATATGTGGCTTATAAATTAGGGGGGACCATTCCTTATCCGGTTACGAAAATTATCTGGAGAGATAAAGAACAATTGGTTTTTTTTGATGGTCAATTTTACAATATAGATGAATGTATTCTTTGTGCTGATACCGGCTTAACTATAAAAGGAAAGCGCATTTATGAAGGAGATATTCTTCAATTAGATATCCCAGATTCTTCTTGTTATTGTAAAGGGAAAATTGGTATTGTTTTTTTTCATCGTGGTCAATTTTGTTGGGAAGCAGTAGATGGTTGGAGAACCTATTCTTTATATGGAAAAAACTGGAAAAAATTAGGTAATATTGCATGTGACGTTGAACGAATTTTTACTCTTGAACAAAGAGGCAATTCATTAATAAGGAAAGTTGCTGAGAAAAAAAAGGGCGCTTATTATGGAGTTCTATTGGAAAAAACTCTAAAACAATTTAAACCTACACAAGGAGAAGAAATAAGCGATTTAGAAGTGCAGTCAAAAAAAGCACAAAAAAAATTACTCTTTGAATATGCCAATTATTTAAAGATTAAAAAGCTAATTGAGGGTAATAAAATTTATCCAGATATTGTGGAAAAAAATCTTACATTTGTAACAGATTCTGAATAAAATCGTTTAATATTACATGGGTAATGCTAAATATACAAATGAACAAATTGAAGAAGAAAAGTATCGTCAAAAACTTATTGAGTCGATGCCTAAACTTCCCACAAATGGTCAATTATATCTATCTCTTCCAAAAACATTAAGACAATTATCAAAAGAAAATTACACTATTTCAGATGCAGCCAAATGCAGTAAAGAACTAAAATCGCTCATTAATCCTTTGTTGATTCAGGGAACTAATGGTCAATTTTGTGTAAAAGATAAAACTGAAAGAGAAAAAATCACAATAGCTCTTGCACATTTAGATAAGATTAAAAGTCACAGAATGATGGAGGAATATTATGAAAGTATTTCCAAAATCCTAACTATGAATTTGTTTTGGATTCAAGAAATCACTACATGGGAATGGAAAAGTAGAAATACTTACAAACAATTAAAATCTCTTGTAGAACATTTGTTTTGTGAGTATGAAGTTCCGGAATTTTTATTTCAATCATGGACAGACAAAACACACAATTATAAACATGTGGATTGGTTTTTACATATTGCCTCTGGTTTAAGTGCTAAAAAATTATATCAATTTCCAATTAAGGCTACAAATAAGATGTTGCACGAATTTATTAATACACCATTTCCTGGATATTCAATAGATGATGCAGTAAGACGCGCTCAAGTAATCGGGTTAGGAGGAGATGAAAGATTAGCTAATGCTATTTTAATGTCTCGCTTACGACATAACTTTCAAAATAATGAATTTTGGACAACTGTAATTCACTTTTTTATTGGTATACCAATGTTGAATATTGATGAAGTTGGAACTATTATTGATTTTATAAATGAAAAGAAGTTTGTTGCCAAACATGTAATTGTTAATGGAAAAAGGTTATATCAACCCGAAATGCCAAATTTTACAATAAAAGGAAGAAATATTCAAACTTTAATAGATGACACTCATGCTTGGCACCGCGAACTTAGAAAGCATAATAAAGCAGATATGTCTGCAGAATGGCTAGGAACCGGCATGGAACCATTTGTCCTTGAAGAAGGAATTAAGGATAAGAAAAGCTTTAAACTTTATGAAGTAGTTGAAATAACTTCTGCAAAAGAACTTCATAAAGAAGGCTCTACTATGCATCATTGTGTTTTTTCTTATCTTAGTTCTTGCATTAAAGGAACATGTTTTATTTTTTCTTTAAGATTATTTGGAGCCAGTTTAGTAACAATAGAGGTTAGAGAAAATAGAGCTGTTCAAATTCGAGGAGAATATAATAAAAGACCTGACCAAAAAGCATTAAGTATTATAAATGCATGGGCTAACAAAGAAAACATACAAATTACTAGCTATGCAATAGGTGGTAGATAAAATGCCCCACATGGTGCGTTATGGGTGCCCTAACATCTAATGACGGTCGGTTCGAACCCGACATGGGGCACAAATAAAAAATAATTTAAAATAAAATTAAACGCACTCATCTCATATTAAAACACAGAACCATTGAGTGTGTTGTTCGTCATAATGAAGATTCTGGAACTTTAGCCAATCTTGTACAAAAATCATGTGTAGAAATTTTAGAATCAGGATATAGCATTTGTGGAATCACCAAAAGTCACAAAAATAATGATGTAGTTGAGGTTTACATTATTTATGAAGTTGTAATAAGAAAGGTTATGTTTGAAAAATTTGATGAAGATTCTTTTTATTCTAACGAAGAAATGGAAAATCAAATGAGACAATATATTCGAAGAGTAGAAGATTTAAAAAGAAATAGAATACCGGAAGAAAAATTATTTAAAGGAATTTACGCTTCCACTTCCTTATTTTCCATTTCAGCCTTAAAACAACGGCATCTAAAAAATGTCGATAACCCACTCTAGCATGTCGTAGGTCTTTAATTAGTTCATTTCTTTTACCCTTTAGAGCTAAGGCCATTTCGTACTCTTCAAACTCAACACAACTACTAATCCACTTTTTCAAGAGTTCTAAACGAAGAGCAGCACTTAATTCTTTGGATTCAACTTGGTATCGTAATAATATATATTTTACCTTGTTTTTGGCTAGATTTTTCATAGCGCCTCCTTTTATAATAAATAGTGTGTTTTTATGCAAAAAAATTAACTGGGGCGTTGTTTATGATGAACGAGTTTGTTATATTTGTTTAAATGAGCAAGCAACAAAGTAACATTCTTTCGAAAATTTTAATCGACAAAAAGAATATTTTAGAAACAGCTAGAATTACCCTTAAAAAGGAATTTGTAGGCATTGATTCAATTATAGATGAAATCATTCATTCGATTGAAGCTTGGTTTATATATTCAGAAGGACAAATACGTCCAGCAATTGTTAATTTATGGGGTTTAACAGGGGTTGGCAAAACCTCTTTAATTGTACGTTTATCCGAATTAATAGGATTAAATGAAAAGTTATTTAGATTTGATGTAGGGGATTATTCGTCTGAAAATTCTGTTTTAAAAGACGATTTTTCAGAAAAATTAAAGAGTAGCAGTTCACAGCCAATCATTATTGTTTTTGATGAATTTCAATTGGGCAGAACAGTATCAAGCGAAGGAAAAGAAATTGATAGGAGTGGTTTAAGGGCTTTGTGGGATTTGTTGGATAGTGGTAAATTAAGCATACTTAATGATACTTATTATGGCAGTAAAGTCATAACTTTAATTCTAAAACTACAACATTGTGTTGACAGTGGAGTCGAATCTTCCAAAGGTAAAATAACAAAAAACATAAAAATACATTCGGAAATTTTTTACAAAAAAAAAGGTAAAGCAAAATTAACGAATGAAGATAATGAACAAGTTGATGCTTCATTATTTATACCCGAAGAATTTTATTATTATATAAAACATATGATAATTGGCTTTCATGTTGAAACAGAGTCTTCTTTAAAAAGAAAAATGTTGAGCATGAATCATTTGGAAGTTTTACGATTTTTAAATGAGCTTATAACTAAAAATCTCAAGCCAACTATACATGATTTTTCACAAGCTTTAATTTTTATTGTGGGGAATTTAGATGAGGTTTATTCTATGGCAAACAATGTAAATCCTGATTCTGACGCAGACCTTTTTCATGAACACTCTTTAAAAATTTCCATAACAGAAGTTAAGGAAGCGCTACAACAAAGATTTCGAGTGGAACAAATAGCACGGTTAGGAAATAACCATATTTTATATCCGGCATTTTCATCAAAATCTTACTATAATTTGATTGCTTTAGAATTGGAGAAATTTAAGCAACGAATGAGTGAACGGTACCACATTTTTATTGAACTAGATAATTCTATAAACGATATTATCTATAAAGAAGGTGTTTTTCCCACACAAGGAACAAGACCTATTTTTACTACAATCAACAATTTAGTAGAAAGCTATATCTCAAAAATAATGTCAGATATTATTATTAATGATTTGACACCACAAAAAATTTCATGGAAATTTGTCCCGGAAAATAGTGAATACGAAGTTGCGATACATGTTAATAAGAAAACTATTATTAAAAAATATCCTTTAAATCTAAAAATTAATAATCTTCGAGAATCCACAAAAGATGATTTTCAAGCTAACATAGCAGTTCACGAAGCAGGTCATGCTGTATTGTGCGCAATGTATTTACGTTTAATTCCAGAAGAAGTCATTTCTCAAACTGCCGGTACAGTACATGGATATTGTAGAATAAAATATCCTCGAATTTTAACGAGTGTGGTTCTAGAAAGAGATATTGTAGTTGGACTTGGAGGTTATGTTGCCGAATTACTTGTGTTTGGTAAATCACTTTTAAGTAACGGGTCATCTAGAGACATAGAAATGGTTACAGAAAAAGCTATTTCTTACATAAAAACATATGGAATGAATGGTTTTCCTGCCTTAATAGGTGTGCCTAGTCAAAACATGAATCAAACGCATTTTTTCAAACACGAAGATTCAGATAAACAAGTTAAAGAATTAATCGACAATAGTTTAAAAACAGCTAAAAAGATAATGAAGAAAAATAAAACTTTGTTATTAAAAGTTGCTGAATTTCTTTCTGAGAACACCAAAATGAATAAGGAACTAATGACAGAATACGTTCAAAAATATGGAGTTGATATACCTGAAATAAGAACTGCCAACACCTATCATAGTTTTAAAGAAATTCTAAATAACAAAATACATACAATTAAAAAATAAAAAAAATGAATCTTACAGACGCTACATTTGACAACGAAACAAAAACTGGAATATCGGTAATTGATTTTTGGGCACCTTGGTGTGTACCTTGCAAAAACATTTTACCAATTATTGATGAACTCGCTAAAACATATGATAATTCTGACATTAAAATTTTAAAAGTAAATGTTGATGAATGTTCTGAGGCTCCTGCGAAATTTGGAATAAAAAGCATTCCTACTATTTTAGTGCTTAAAGATGGTGCTGAAATTAATAGAAATGTTGGGTCAGAGAAAGTGAAAGAAAAAATCGAAGAAATGATATTGAAAGCCAGGAATTCTTAGAAAATAATTTACTCCGGAGATTGGTAATGATGAAAAAAGAAACAAATAATAAGTTGAAGATATCTGACTCATACCAAAAAAAACTTTGGAAAAAAGAGGTAGAAAAAAGAAAGAAATTTGGTATTTCTTCCGAAACTTTTTATGGTGGCTATGGTAATAATTACATAAGATTTTGTTCTTTAAGTTTCAAAAGAGATTTTCAAACTTTATATTCTTGTTATGTTTCCAGAAAAGATATTAAGAAACATAGTTTTAATACTCACATAAAAAATAATATAGATTTATTCGTAGATACTTTTTTGAAGTATAAAGACTATACTTTCCAACAACTAGAAGAAGCAAATGGGGCCTTACAATTATCTAAAGTTTGTGGTTTGGTTCATATCCTCGAAGAACACAAAATAGAATATAAAGATAAAAAAATTGAAATTTTTTATAGACTAAAAGATGCAGCAACCTTATCTTGTTACCCTGAAAAAGTGAAAATTATTTTTCAAACAGATAGATATTGTCGAGCAGTAGCTTTTTTGTATAAAGAACCTAACCACAGAATAGTATTTTTAGAAAAATATGATATACGTAGACACCGTTCATCTAGTCGCTGATAGTTTAAAAGAATTACATTTGTTTGCAGAACAAATTGGGTTAAAACGCCAGTATTTTGAGGGAGTTAAAAAAGGACATCCCCACTATGATTTAACGAATAAAATTATTTATAATAAGGCAATTGAAAATGGAGCAAAAATTGTTAGTAGCAAAATTATTTTAAAAAAAAGCAAAGCATTATCAATGAAAAATACATTTAAACTCATCATAGCAGGTTCTAGAAATTTTAGCGATTACAATACTTTAAAAAATGTTTGTGATGAATTTTTATTTGAAAAAAATAATATTGAAATTGTGTCCGGTACAGCTAGAGGTGCTGATATGTTAGGCGAACAATATGCCCAAGAAAAAGGATATCAAGTTTCAAAATTTCCAGCAGATTGGAATAAAGGAAAAGGAGCTGGTTATATTCGAAATAAACAAATGGCTGAATATGCAAATGCTTTAGTTGCTTTTTGGGACAACTCTAGTCGAGGTACTAAACACATGATTGATTTAGCTTATCAAAATAATTTAGAAGTGAAGGTTCATCTATTTAAGTAAGATTACTTTTTCTTTTTCTTAATTTTATTGATTTTTTTAACTTTAATGATTTTCTTAACCGGTTTTTTTACAGGTTTTTTAATTTCTTTTTTAGGCTCTTGAATCACCTGTGTTTTGCATGTACAATTTTCATTACAATTACAACCACAATTGACACAAGAACAATTAGTGTCACACTTACACCCTTCTTTATTGCAACCGCACTTACAAATGGATGTTGGAGCTTCTACTGCTACTACTGGTTCTTTTTTGCCAAGTAATTTCTTTAAAAAGTTTTTCATTTTGTTTGGTATTTCTTATAAATATTAGGTAAAAACTTAAAAAAACCGCTTTAAGACACTTATTCGTACCCAGATAAACACATCTATCCAGAACTGAAAATCGTTAGTTAAAATGAAGGTAAAACCCGCAAAAAGTAAAAAATGTTTGTTTGTTTGTAACAAAACAATATCTTTGTACGTATTAAAAAAGAGACAATGAAGAATACAATTTTATTATTAATGGCATTATTATGCTTAGGGAGCTTTACGTTTAAAGATGAAAAGTTTAAAACGTTGTTGTGTGACAAACAATGGGTCACACAAGCAACAAATGATAAAACCTCTAAAGTTATTATTATTTTCAGAACTAATAATGTGTATGAACACCATTATGTGTTTAAGGATAATAAAGTTTCTTATTTTGGGAAATGGTCTCTTGATAATGAAAACAAAAACATTGTCATAACATGTGAAAAACTAAAAGACACATTTCAAGTTATATCATTACAAAATAATAATCTTGTATTAAACACAGAAAGTGCCGGAAAAAAATCTTTCACCATAAAAGACAAATAAGAATTGTCATAATGTATGTTTAAAAAACAAAATCACAATTTAGTATTAGTTGAAAAAACATTAGATTTTGAAAAGGTTTATTCTTTACTGTATAACGAAGCTTGTGAAGCTCCAGTATGGAAAACAAGACCGGATTCCATTGGTTATAAAAAATTTGTTGTGGATGTTTATAAAAACGGAAATCTTCATGTTTTAATTAAAAAAAATCTATCTCCAATAACAAACATGGAGTTACTAGAAATTATTTAAAAGTAAAACCCTACTGTAGCGACACTAGTAGGGTTTTTGCCTATTGTAACGGCAACGGTCCTAAGTCCGTATCTTTAACGCCCTTGACCTTTATAAGCCTTAGCGTAATTTTTTGAATTCTTACTTCTTGAAACTTTTGTTTTGGCATGTATGCCTTTTCTCTTTTTTTTAGGTTTATCTCTGTGAAGAGAAGCTGTTTGGATATTTGTTTTTTTTGCCATTTTGGCTTTGGTTTATTATAAATATTTCAAAAATTATTCTTTATCTGTCTCTTTCTTTTTTGAGTCTTTTGGCTCTAAAAAGTCATATAATCGCTTTATAGCGAATCCTGGGATGTCCACGAAAATACCACTAAAGATAACTGCAATAAACACAGACCTCACCAATGAACCAATGTAGGCAATGTCAACCTTTTCAGCTGGGTCAGCCCATCTAAAGCCAATAAAGCACAAAGCAGTAATGACGGCCACAATCCAAATTCTATAATTATAAAGCTTTGATTCTCTTATGAAATTATCATACCACTTAAACTGATTGGTGTGCTTTAAGCCGTACAAAATATTAATAAACATAATAATAAAGAACCAGTTTAAGCCTTGGCAAAAGCCAATAAGTTCTGGCTGTAAACCATTGGTCCACATTGAATCATAAAAGGATTGAGGTGGTAATATTTTCAGCTCCATTTAATCAATAAATAGAAATTTTATTCTTATCTTTGAATTAAGGAGAGCAATGTGAAAGAAAATAGTTTTGACATATCTAAAATATTAACGGAAGTTGAAATTCATCCATTAAAAACTAGGAACATTTATTTATATGGCTCTAGAATATATGGCACAAACCGAATTGATTCCGACTATGACATTATTTTAATCGGAGCTAATTTATTGGAGCACATTGAGAAAGAAGTTTTAATTGATGATAAACGTTTAAACGTTCACATTATTACTCCGGATAAATTCAAACGTGACCTTGAGAGACATGATATAATGAATTTAGAATGTGTATTCTCTCCAGCTTGGGCACGATTACAAGAAAAAGAAATTTTAAAATTTATCATAAACAAAAAGAAACTTGCAAAAAATATTATTGCACAATCTTTTAATAGCTGGCAAAAAGGAAAGTTTAAATTAAACGAAGGAGATATTTATCATGGTCTTAAAAGCATATTTCATTCTTTGAAAATGCTAATTTTCGCAATTCAAATAATAGAGCATGGTAAAATAAATGATTTTGCAGCAGCAAATTATTTACACAAAGAAATAAATGAATGTGATGAATTTGAATGGGAATATTTTAGAGAGAAATATTTGCCTTTAAAAATTGAATTGGAAAAGAAATTAAAAGAACTAGCAAAATAATTATATGAAAGAACATTTTAAAAGATTAATTCTTGCCGCTTATAACTTAGGTTGGGAAGAGTGTGCTGATGAAGATGATTCAAATCAAAAATTATTTAAAAAAAATAGTATTTTAAGAACCGCATATTTGATGGGTTGGGATTATTACATTATCGGTGATGATGTAACAAGTATAGACAACCTTACAAATGAAGAAATTTTAAAGAGAATCCAAGACTTACACAAAAAATCAAACGAAAAAAAATGATTAATTATGGCATTATACATGATTCAAATTTATTCTACGAAGCAGAAGGATTCTCCCGTATTGAATCTCCTTGGACGGTTTCTAAACCAATTTCCGATATAACAAAGCCAGAAGAAAAACAGGATTTTAAAATTGAATATAATCAAAAAGTTCTTGTTGCTTCTGGAGAACAATCATTTCTTTATTTATATTTAAAACAATTTTTACCCAAAGGTAGATTTCAAACAACCACACCTTGTTTTAGAGATGAAATATTTGATAGTACACACACAAAATATTTTATTAAAACAGAATTAATTGATACACAAACTGTAACTGAAAAATCTTTACAAGAAATCACAGAAAAATGCTTAGTGTTTTTTAGTAAGTATCTTAATAAGAAATTTTTATCTATCGACAAATCAGAAGATGGATATGACATTAATTATAACTTTTTAAATAAGCAATATGAATTAGGTTCTTATGGTATGAGAGAGTGTGATTTCTTACGTTGGATTTATGGAACCGGTTGTGCAGAACCAAGACTATCATCAATTATAAATTTAAATAAAAATGGGGTATCATCTAAAACAAATAGAAAAAGGTAATCTAGGAGAGATTTCTAAAATAAGAGAAGAGTTCGAAGAACTCATGGATGCAAATGAGCAAAAGAATCCAGTATTAGAAATTTGCGAACTGTGTGACTTGTTGGGAGCGATAGAAGCTTATGCAAAAAAATGGAATTTAACCTTAAGAGATTTAAATAACATGAAAGAGGCAACAATAAAAGCTTTTAAAGATGGAACGCGATAATAAATGACAATTACACTATTAGATAATAATACTCGAAATGTAATATTGGAAAAATTTATTACACCAAAGTGGTTTAAACTTTTATTTTCAAAAAGAACTCATTTATTACACAACAATAGTTTGTTAGAAACATACAGAATTTTCCTTAGAATTCTGCATGGAGCTGACCTTACAATAACTGGACAAACATATCCATATATACCAATATCAGCTAAAGCAGAAATAAACAAATGGAGAACAAAACCAGAAAAAATAAATACAGAATTAGCTTCTTTTTTAATAGAGGATATTAAAATTGTTGGAATTGATAGTGGGTCTTTCGATTTTGATGAAACTCACTTTAACGTTTTTGCAAGAAATGAAATGTAATTATGTATTTTAAAAACGAGGAGTGCACATATTTATCTACAAATCCTTATGCAATAGAAATGTCTAAATTTTTAGTGCAAGAGGTTTATCCTTTTATAATATCTTATTCAAAATATTTAGGAATGTCTAAATTTAATTTTGAACTTGGTTATGATAAAAATGATGATTATCATTATGAAGTTGAAATTTCTGTACAATCTACTAACTTAAGAATTGGAATAGTAAAGTATTACCTTGCAAAGCATCAGCATTACGAAAACAAGAGTGTTGCACATAAAAATGAATATGTTTTTGACAATTCTTCTACTACACAATTTTTACATAATGGTACAGTTTTTAATGAAAGCGAAATAGAACCAATATTATATTCTATTCAAAACATAGAGTGCCCTGGTGGTGTTTTTAAATCAGCTATAACGTTTTATTTACATTACTGTGAAAGTGTTGTAAAGATAGGAGAAGAAATAAAACATACTTATTTTGGTGGCTTTAAAGATTTAATGGCTAGAGTAAATAAATTATCAATGCCAATAGAACGAACTGTATTATTTGAAAAATATTTTCATGATGGCAACTGAATCACAAATAAAAAATTTTAAAGAAAATCCAGAATGTATTGAATTAGCTATTTTAATGGCCAACACTATATATCCAAAAATTATTGGTTTGCTAAAACAATTAGGCATGGAAGAAGTTCGACTTGATACTATTGTAGGTCTTAAAAATATGTGTTTAAATATAAATGGAGAAATTGTGTTTTATAATTTAGAAAACGAGGGTAAGGATGAAAAAAAGGCAGATACTTATGTTATAGAAGTTTTGGGAAAAAGCATTTGTCCTTATTTTGAAAAAGAAACGGATTCTATAACGAAAGAACATGAAAGCCCATCAAAAAAATATTTAGATTTTTGCAAATCAATAATAAGTTCTATAGAACCTCTTGAAACGCAATTAAAAGAAATAAACAATGTATTAAATATTGCAAGACAAATAAATATACCTTTACAAAGAATAATTTTAATAGAAAAAACAAATGTGCGCTAAAAAAAGTCATGTATTCGAAGGGGATATTTTACAAAGGACAGAAATAACCACTATGATGCAACAATTAATGCAAGAACACTATGGTTTAATTAATCAAGAAGATGAAGTAGAACTTGAAGTTCTTGATGATGAAGCAGGGGAAAGCTTAGATAACGAACAGAAACAAATAAACTATTTGAAACAAAATCCTAAGATTGTACAATTAGCAGAGAACATGATTAATAGAGTGTATCCAAGATTGTTACAATTATTAAATGATTTTCAAGTTGACTTATTAGAAGTAAGTGAATTTGTTCAAAGCACTTTCAATTGTTCAATAAATTATAAAAATCAAAATTTACAATTTCAATTTTCATATAATAGTTATCTTTTAACAAGCAATGAATGTCCTGTTTTAAATAACTTTCATGTTTTACAAAGCTATACAAAGGATGAGTTATTACAAAACAACCTCGCTTTAAGTTATATTAATTTTTGTAATACTATTATTGATGTAGTTGATAAATTGGAACAATTAGATATTGGATTAAACAATACAATACAAAGAGCAGAAAAGTGCACTTTAAGATTTGACAATAAAGTAATAATAGAAAAATGGACAAAAAGATTTTAGCCGGGAAATTAGAATTCACTCAATTATTTAATCCAATAAAATTATTTACCGAAGAAGGAGAAGTAAATTTATGGGATTTTTATCATAATTTATTTACAGAATTAAATGATAAAAAAACTTCCATGACCATGGAAATGAATAAGCTTATAATACATTCAAATTTAGAATCAGAATTTTCTTTAGAATATAAAAATGACGAAAAATCAAAACTTATCATTTTAAAGAAGATAGATGGGTTTGGATTTTCTAACATAGGTTCATATTTACCAGACATGCTACAAAGATTAAATGGTAGAAAAATTATTGTTACCATATTAGAAGAAGGTATTTCTATTGAAAACGACTCAGAAGAAAAAGTATTTGAATTGTATTATACTAATGGTAATTCTTGTGCTATTCCGGAAGACAAAATAAAAACCTTATGTAAAATAGGAACAAATGATACTTGTATTTTTTGTACAGTATCTTCTGTTGGTTTTGAATGCGCGAAATTTGATTCCTACATGGCTAGACAATTGCTTTATAGATATTCTGAAGGAACAATGAATGCCTCAAGAATTGGTAATTGTGCAATTGTAGGAAGAAAAGAAAATTAAATACCTTTTAATTTAATTAAAAAATTCTCTGTTTCTCTTCTTTCAATTTCATCTCCTAGTGCTTTGCCAGTAAATCCTTTATCAATTAATTCTTTACTATTAATACTTAATTTAAAATTCAAAAAAGTATTTACGAACTTTGGATTCATTTGCATCCATTGAGAAAATGTCAGTATTTCTGAATTAGAAAGTTTGGAATTTTGTTGAGCCTTTTTTAGTTTTATAACATTTTCAGAATTAAGAGAATAAAAGTGTTTTAAAAATGAAATCTGAGTAATCTCATCAACAGAATATTTCAATTGATTTAATTGTTTTTTTAATTTTTCAGAATCATTATCTATTAATAAATAAGCTAACAAGACAGGAATAATTCTTTCTTCTATAAAATCTTCTTTATAATTAAGTCCTTTAAAAACCCAATCGAATAATTTATATTTTTGAATTAAATTCAAAAAATGAACAACAGATTTAGCGGATTTTATACCTTTAATAAATTCATCTCTTATTCTTTCGGCAGAAACATTTGAGGTTGCAGAAACAGTATCTCCCATTTGCAATTCTGGAAACCCACCCAATCTACTATCTTTTTGTAAAGCAGCATCCACAGAAGGGTCTAAATCAGAACCAAATCTAGCAGCGAATCGAACTGCTCTCATAATTCTTAAGCGGTCTTCATTAAATCTATCTTCGGCACTTCCTACTGTTTTAACAATACCTTTTTTCAAATCAGATACTCCACCTACAAGGTCAACAATTTCTTGTTTATCTATATCATAAAATAAAGCATTAATAGTTAAGTCTCGTCTTAATACATCTTGGTCAATAGTTGTAAATTCTACTGAGTCTGGACGACGACCTGCTCCAATATCTTTTCTAAAAGTTGCAATTTCATATTCTCCACTTGGAGTTAAAACATTTATAATACCAAAAACCTTACCGGTTTCTAATGTTTTATAAAATGGAGAAACAACTCCTTGAACAATATCAGGTAAAGCATCTGTTGCTAAATCGTAATCTTTTGGTTCTTTTCCTAAAAGAGCATCTCGAACAGCTCCGCCAACAACAAATAATTTATATCCCTTTTGCTTTAAAAGATTTTTAATTTTTAAAATATCTTCTGGAATAGGAATGTTGAATTTAATTCTAACTTCTTCTTCTTTTAAAAGACTCTTCTTTAAAATTTGTCTTACTTCTTGCCTTATTTTTTTTTCGTTGCTCAAGTGTTTTTTCCAATTATCTAATGTTCCTATCATGTATTCTCTAACACCACTACTATTAGCGGAATGAACTTTGTAGTCTGTATTTCGTATATCTAGTTCTTTTTCAAATACTATCCATTTAACAGCATCTTTACCTTCTTCTAGATTTTCTCCTAAATCATTATCAAAACTAACATATGAAGGAGCTCCATTTTTATTAATAAATTCTTTGAATTCAGTTAAATTTCGAGCTATTATCCAACTATTATTATCTGTTTTTGGATAAATATCAGTTGGCATTCTGATGTCGTCTAAAAAAATCTTATAATCCATATTAGATAAATATCTACTTTTTACAAAGGTACCCTTAATTTTTAAGATATTTATTCTAAAAGTGAACAAAAATGGATACTAATTTGATAAAATATATAGCATCTTTTTTTTACCACAAAGGGTATGAAGACGGTAAAAATGAAAAGGTAAAATACAATCGAAACCAAAAATTAGATGCCTCAATTAAAGAATGTTTAGAACAGTATAACCAAGAGATTCAAGACGAAAAACGAAAAGATAGCCCACATCATCACTTAAATAGATATGACCAATAAGAGAATTTTATATCTACATGGACTTGGAGGTAATCCAGATACTAAGGCTATAAAAAAGCTTGAGGGTCAATATGATGTTGTTGCACCAAAATTAGATTATGAAAATCCAGGTATTTGGACCGGTCTACAAAAATTAGTAGATAAAATGAATCCAGATGGGATAATTGGTCATTCTTTGGGAGGATATTTAGCTTATTATCTATCAAACAATAACCATATTCCGGCCTTGTTGTTTAATCCAGCTTTTAATGATGAAGACTTATTTTTAATACCAATACCTCAGTCCATCACAGAAATGTCTCCATATGGTCAACAAATGGCTATAATAGGAAAAGATGATGTTGTTATTAATCCAAATGACCAATTAAATGCTCTAAAGCTCGGAAATGCTGATGTTTACATAGAAAACATTGGCCATGATATTCCGGATGATTTATTTGATTTTTATTGTAATAAGTTCATTAATAGAGATTTATCTAAAAATGAAGCAGTTATTCGTAAAATGGTACAAGAATTTTATTTGAAGAAACTTCAATAAATTAATAGTAATAGATTTTAACATCACTACCTTTTCTTTGAGAAACTTTATTGAATTTGTTTACAACAGCAGTTCCTAAGTCTATACCTGCTTCTTGACACAACAAATCCAGATAACAAATTATATCAGCAGCTTCATCTGCTAAAATTTCTTTTTCATTTGCCTCTTTTAATGTAAAATCCCCTCTGTCAATTTTTTTGATGATATTGCACAACTCACCGGTTTCACCTGCTACTGCATTTCCCCATCTAGGCAAGTCCCATCCAGAAGGATAATGACCTTGTCTTTTTTTATTTGCTTCCTTTAGTTGCTTAAGAATATCCATTTTTTAAAATTCAATTTTCATATCTGAATTATCAATAATGATTTCAGCTGAACGTAAAGATTCGAAATAACCACACCAAAAACAACTCAGTTGTAAATCAGCATCACCATCTGTTTTTAATATAATACAATGTTCTGCCATATAATCATCTGTCCTACCATTTCTTTCGAATCCTACAAACCAATCTTTCTTTCTGTTATCTTTAAAAATTTGTTCTCTTGATTTACTCTTAGTGCTATATCCATTTAAAGATTTGTATTGTTGATAATGTTCATTGATTCTTTGAAGATTTGCTTTAGCAATACTTAAGTCATCCCAATCCAATTCTAGATTATCTTCTCTTTCATAGTCATTAAAGCTGTCTCCTGTTTTATAAGAAATTTTTATTTTATATTTTCCCATTTGAACAATTATATTTTTACTAAAGCTTGTTCTATTCTTTCTGTCCAGTGTTTATTTGCAGATTTTTTTCCTTCAGCGACAGTATTGCATTCAAAGTCACCTTCATCATAGTATTCATCAAAACAAAAACTCCAAGAATATTTTGTTTCCCATTCCCTTACGTTGCTTTTCTCGTATATTCTGTAACTTCCAAAAGGAGTTCTGGCCTCCATGGATTGAGATTCATTTACTTCTCCTTGCCACTTGAGTGGTTTTATTTTATATGACTTTTCCATTAAATAAGTGAAGAGAGAAGGACTCGAACCTCCAATGTCGTTAGACCACCAATAAAGCTTGCGGATGTCTTTATGTGGCTGATATACCATTTCTCATATCTCTTCAAATCCCCCACAGCATCTATCCTATCTGCGGGGGTTGTGCAATACTGAATTGCATGAATAAAAATTAACTGAGTCTTATGTTCATCATCCAAGCGTTTCGCCCACCAAACTGTCCAGCCTTATTTGTATTATAATTTTTGGAGGCCGGAGACGGATTTGAACCGCCACTCTCTTGTTTATTTACTCAATTTTTTATTCGTCTTTAACATGAATCTTATGCTTCTGACACAACACTAAAACCGCAATTTTGAATGTAATGCTAAAAATAAAGCTAAGGCTACGTCAGTATTTTTTATATTTTTAAAAGAACGTTAAAAAAGTATTAGAGATATCTAAGCTTCGCTTAAGGAGGACGCTTGTTGAAAAACTCAACAAACGCATGCGGCTAATAGTCCTTACTCTAATTTTTTAATTATTTTCCAATTTTACCAACATGAAGATAACTGAATAATTTTTCAGCATTCATATTGGATTTTACAGCATCAACTTCATTTGAAACTTTTAAAGCTTCAATGGTAGCGCTAAGCAATTTACTTCTTCTGCGAAGAATTTCAGCACGTTCTCTGTGAGAAAGTTCACCGGTAAACTTTTGAAAAGTATAATCTCCCAATTCCATAACAGTATCTTTCGAACCGATTGGAGCTTTGTAAGAAGAAGAATCTTTTAAATCCTTAACGTTAGGGTCAATCATAACGTAACTTTCTTTTACGATAGATTTCTTTGTACCAGCTTGTTTTTTGTTTTCAAAAATCGCTTTACCTTGGTACATTTCTTCTGTTGTTTGATTCCACTCTTCGTCATCATTACGTACTGGAATTTGCTTATACATTTCTTCTAAGTCTCCATTTTCTAAAAATGATTTTAAGCGTAACAATTCCAAAGAAGAGAATTCTCCGAATTCAACCCCTTCAACTGTTAGTTTTGCTTTTGGTGTTCCGGAAGCATTGGTGGCTTCTTGAGAAAACAAAAGGTCAATATACTCTTGATTTGTTTCTTTAAGCCAGTTCAGTTTTTCTGCAACAGTTGTTACAACCAGTTTATTTCCGCGCTCACTTGGAATGTCTACCGTACCATTTTTTGGTTCGTATGTTTTTTTCTCTCCTTTAAAAGAACCAGATTTATCTTTAAAGAATTGAATGTAATCTTTAATGCTTGCTTTGAATTGTGAAGATAAATGTTCTGTTTTACCTAACACTGTGTTTAATTTTAATTTGTCCATAATGTTTAATATTAATTTAAATTTTAAAAATAGAATTCAAAAGTAGTTAACTTTTTTATCCTGACAAAATTTTAAATGGGAATTGTAAAAAAAACTTAGACAATTTATCAACAAATACTTTATGTTGTTTTGCGGAACCCATGAAATCAAAGATTTTAAGGTGGTTCCTTGTATCTGTTAGTGTACCGGTATGTAAATATCTATAACATGTTCTTGAATATAAATACAAATATAAAAAGCATTTTCTTAAAAGTAAAGTTTTTTATAATTATTTCACAACTTTATCTAAATTTGCTTATCATGAATGTTGAATGTAAGTTTTTTAAAGTACTTGAAGATTTTGAATATAAATCTGAATATTATTCATGGTCTTATAAAAAAAATAGAATTTTCATGTTTGTTAACTATAAGATAAATCAGAAAATAAATGACTATCGTGGTAATCCAGTGTTTCATTATTACCGCTACTCTTGGGTCTTAGCAACAAACAGTGACCCAGTAATTTATAGTTTTAGTGGTTTTGATGAATTGCAAAAACAAAATTTAGTTCAAGAAGTAGATATTTTGAATGAACAATGGATTTACCCACACCTTCATAAAACTGCTATTAATTTTATTAATCAAGCAAAGATTTTGCAAAGAGAAATGATTATAGAAAAGATTAAAAATCTTTAACAAGCTTATTTTACGACCAATTAAATCTTTGCGTTTTCTCGGTCAAAACCAATCTCGTAGTTGCAAAAATTAGTTTATCATGTATGATAAGTCCAAAATTTCTATATTTAATTTTGTTAAGTTTTAAAATTAATTTATCCCAAGAAGAAGTACTGTGATAGCGTAAAAATATACCACGAATACTTCGTATATTATCTTGAAAGAAAATAGTATCGCCTTCTGAAAAAAGTTGATTATGATTTAAACTCAACATTTAAATTACTTCACAATTATGCTTTTAGTAGAAAGCCAGGTAACAACTGTGTTAACATCAATAACACCTGATAAGTAATCACCAAGTTGTTCTCCTTCTAATTCAGTATTCTGAAAACCTCGTCCTTCTTGTTTGCCTAAAGATAAATATCCCCACCGGTACCGAATATATCCTTCGGTATTATCAGAAAATTTTATATCCCAAGTTGATGGACATCCAAAACATGTTTGGGTCATCTCCTTAATTGTTAAGTTCATATTTTCTCTGAAAAAACTTTTCTAGTACTTCGAATTTCTAATAAAGTTTTATTTTCTTTACCACATTGAAAAGCTTCTTGATTAGAAGGTGGTCCTTGTTCTTTAATTGAACCGAAAAGAGGATGTTGACACTTAAAAAGCCTTTCTACTCTTTGACGGGTTTCTTCATTATAATAACCAGCGTAATAAGCAAGATTATCTTTTGCTATTTTTTCTGCTGTTTTATTCGGGTTAACATAATTTTTTCCTTCTTGTTCTTTAAGGATATCCATTGTTTTTTGAATATACTCAACATAACTTTCAAAATATTGTGCAGCATCATTAACAGATAAAATTGTCATTGCTGGTTTTAAACATTCACCAGTACTTAAATTTTCTTTATTATCTGGATTAAATATAGTCATGTCAGATTATTTGTTTGCTTATAAACAAAGATACTTATTTTTTTTCTATACTTTTTCAAAAAAATTAAAATGTGCATAAAATTCTAGCCCAGTAATATTTTTAGTTTTTTAGATTATGTTATTGTTCTGGATTTGAACAACAAAGTAAGTTCCAACCTTAATGTTAAAGATTTTTTTAAATTAATACATTCCCTAGGTGAATGCGTAACTATTTGTTTTTATTTATATTTAATATATTGTCAATCAATACTTTAAAGTGTTTACTTAAACAGAACATCTAATAGTGAAAAAAACACAAAGTCATACAACCATACACGAAGCACAAAAGAATAAAGCATACATTGATAAGGGATATGATTAATTTCTTTTTGAATTAAAATCATACAACGGAGTTATATAACATTAGATTTTATTATCTTTGTAAATAATGAATGAAACAATATGTACAGCTTACAAATTAAAAGAAAACTTTTTAGTTTCAGATAATGCAATGCATGAATTTTTTAGAATATCTAGTAGAGCTGCTCCAGATACAATAATTTTCAATAAAGATAGAATAATAGTCAAAGTTGAATATAAAGATTGTAATAAGAAAGAAAAAAAGCAATTCTGGATGTTAGCTACGAAAACAAAACCATCTCTTAAAATTTTCGAAAAAGAGTTTAAAACGTTAACATCAAAGGAATTTTTAACAAACATTCAATTAGAAGATGAACATCATTGGATTAATGACCACTTAAATCAACAAGTAAGGTTTTATCTCAAGTGTTCAAAGTTTTTTAGTCGTCAAGTATTAACAGAAAAAACTATTATCATTCCTCCGCCTCTTTCTATTTTTGGTCCCGGACAAGGTTATGTGGTTATGGGCAGACCAGTAAGAACAAATTCTATATTACAAAAACTAAAAAGAATGATGAAATTAGTACAAAATCTATAATGTAGCCTTTTTCCTACATTAAGCATCAAAACAACCTTTAATGTTGGAAAAGTTCGACAAAAACTATAAATTTACTATAATGAAAAATGAAACTGTTTTAATGTTATACATGTTGTTGATAACAATGGTATTTATGATATATGCACAAAAACCTAAAGACCTAGTTTACTTTACTGGAAAATTAATGGCATGGATGTTTTTCCCTTTAATATTTGTAATTTTTGCTCTTACATCTTATATAGACAAGAAAAGATTAAAATGGTTAAATAAAAAATGGTTCGTAGTTTCCATTCAAGAAGCTTGGATATTTTTAGTAGCCGGATTCATGAATTAAAAAATGCAATCTGAAAATCTTTATATAGATGAACCTAGTGTAATTCATTCTGCTGAAATGAATATTTTTCTTACAGCTAAGTTAAGCGAAATTAAAGGAATGGGTTATCGCGCTCGAAAACACTATACGTTTTGGAAAAGTAAGAAATGTTCTTGGTGCAGAATATTTTGTGAATATGGTATTCGGTGGTCAGATAAATGGCAACTTTTTCCAATTTGGAATGTAAGTCATAATTCACAAAGAGCATTATCATTTGGTTTTTGGAAATTATATTTTGAAATTGGTTATTACAGAGAAAATTCATTTAATCAAAAAAGAAAATACCCATTTAGAAATAAGTTGTGGAATTTTTATCAATTATTTTTTTAAATCAAAGATGATTGTATTTGAAAATATAGAAATATCAAAGTTTCAATTAAATTATGAGAATATAAAAAACCTACCACATTTTATAACACAAATTCACATACATGGTTTTTATAAAGAAGGGGCACTTAAATATTGTAAACATGACTGGTTTTTTATCGGAAGTGTTGGAGAAGCGATTTGTACAAAGTGTGGTAATTGGGAAAATGAAATAACACATGTAAAATAAAATGATTTCATTTAATTATAGACATAGTGATGTTCATACTAGAGAAATTTTAGTTGAAAAAAAATCTAGAGGAAAATTACAAAATTTTCACATTCCACATTCTGCATGGGAAGAGTTTTCTAAAAATATCCCTTTAATAACTTTTAAAGACTCAATGTATCTTACTGAAAAACTTATCGAATATTTAGCACAAAATATTTTTTCTCCATTATGTGGTTCTGAAAAATATGAAATCTTAAAACATGTAGACAACATAAATTTAACTGTGTATCATTCTATAATAATTGATAAATATGTATTCACAATTTCAGAAGGATTAATTTTTAATACATTTTCAACTAGGTTTAATCCACATGACTTTAGACAAATTATAGATTCACTATGGCATTCTAAAAGTCTTTATAATAGAAATTCTAGTCTTAGCGATTCTGGTCGTAGTCTTAGAAATTCTAATCTTTTCCAAATATAATGAACTTTAAAAACATATTTCAAAAATTTCTTTGTACTATTGGAAATCACAAATATCAACTAGACAATTCTGGCTTAACAGAATTTCCAGTAGACTTTTTTAAATGCAATCATTGTTCAAAGTATTTATTAGTTATTAATGGATTGTTAGCAGTGGGTGTACGTCGTCTTTTATTATATAAAAAACGACATGATTTATTAGAGCAAAAACGTTGCGTCATAGTAGAAAAATTTAAACTAAAAATTAAAAAACCAAAACTGCTTATAAATCCGCTAACCGGAGAAATCAATCTTAATTATATCATGATTACAGATATGGCAGAAGATGTTTTTATTTAATCGCCACATTTTATTGATGAAAAAAATATTTTATAAAATACTATGTTTTTTAGGAATTCATTCTTTTGAAAAAACATATAATGCACTTGTACTTATATCAAATGTTGATTTCTTTGAATGTAAACATTGTATAAAGTCTTATATTACTTTTAGAGGTTTTAACATGAAAAGTGATGAAAACATTTTAGTAAGACAAATAAAACAACGAAAAGCATTATCAGAAACAAGATATGTGCTTATTGAAAAACAGTTTCACTATATTAAACACTATAAATCATTATCTTTATCAGACCTATTGTTTAACCGCTGAATTAGCTTTTGGATTCCAAGAAATTCCACCTCCCCAAGTTAGTTTTTGCCCAGTCACTTGTCCAGCCGTATTTGTAATGTCATTTATTTGAGGTATAGCAGAAGCTCCGGAAGAATATATTAAACACGCATTACCATCAGAATCAACCATTTTATAATCAAGCGTAGAAGGATTTATCCAAATATATTTTTGTTCTTTGGAGGATAGATTAAATATCATAGGAACATACTCTGTTACAAACGGCAAAAAACCACCGGTTCCAGATATGTTAGTAGAGGCAGGGTAATTACAATTTCCAATATTAACATTGCCCAAACCACCACAATCAGCACCAAATCCAAATTGATAAAATCCACTACCAGGACTATTTTGCGTAGCTTCTTCATCGTTTTGATAGCAATAAGCTTTTAAATTATCATCAATAATATTTAAAGAAATCAAATCATTCAATGGTGCTTGTATCAATGTTTTTAAATTAGAATCTGCATATGGAAAACCATAAGAGTTAGAAGTTTCATGTAATATCTTAGCATACATATTTCCTGTATGTCCACTTACGCCAAAAGGTTTTAAGTACGAATAGTTTACACTATAATTAATGTTATTAGAATAACTTGGATTTACTTCAAAATATCCTTCATTAAGTCCTATGAGTATGTTTCTAAATAATGAGTTAGTTGTTATGACGCTGTCTGTATTACCAGAACGATTTTCAGGATACTCAACACCATTATAATAAAGAGAAGCACCATCACAACGATAAATAATATCACTCGTAATTGCTGAGTAATAAATAATTAAGTTATCGGATGTTGAAGAACTTAAAATAATTGCCCCTAATTCATTATTAAAGCCCCCTTTAAACTGCTTTTGAGTTCCATCTGATAAAGTATCAGTATTAATACACAACTGTGCGTTATTTTGGCTTAAAATGTCAAAAAAAGAATCAAAAGTTGTGTAGGCACTTGGAATTATATTTGGTCCAATAACTTTTCTAAAATCCTGAACACTTATTACAGCTCCTGAAAAAGTAGATGAAAGCTTATTTACTATATTATTAATGGATTTTTTATATCCCAATGACCAACCACTACTTCCGGAAAGAGCTAAAGGCAACCCAACTAAATCTACATTGGATAAATTTATCCAAACACAATTATCAGTAGGCAATCTAGAAAATTCAATCCATCCGTAATATTGGTCCCCTAAAGGCAAAGGAGCAATATTTCCACTGGCATCTAAAGGCATTTGGCCATAAGCAAAATAAAAACGTCCTGAATCTATAAAATCCATGGTAATTTCAATAATCTGTGTGCTTCCACTAGGAAAGACAGAAAAAGGATAAGAAACATTATATTGTATAGGATTTCCATTAACATTATAAGGGTAATTTATAACTGGATTGGATTGGAGATTTACCGGTGCACTCTTTGCGCTAATAGCAAAATTCAATTCATTACCAGCTGAATCGTACAAATCTCTATAATTAATAAGTCTTATGGTCATCTAAACGTTTAGTAATAAATATGGAATTTTATCCCGAACAAATAAAATTGTCATATCTTTGTAATATGACAAGTTCAGATGTGGCCTTTAAATTTTTCGAAGTTCAACATGATATATTTCTCAATGATGGGATTTTACCTAAAAATATTGATATTCTAAGGGTTTTCCGTTTTTTAAAACAATGTAGAGAAGACAATTTAAAATTAATAGGAATTAACTACGAAGTCTATGTCGGAGATATACCATATAAACATTTAAAGGTAGGTCAAATATATACAAATGGTTTTGCTGTTGCTGAAAAAGAAACAAGGAAAGTTATATTTGAAAAAGTTACTTAAAACATGGAGTGGCTAAAAAAAACATATCGCAGGATTATGTGTTATAAAGAAAGACATGTTTATATTTATATAAGCACTATAGATTTAACTGATTGGCCAGGAGTAAATGGAATTATAAAAGGAGATTTTAAAATTAATTTTTTTGAATGTCAACATTGCAAATATGTATGTTTAAAGGGTACACAACGTGTTCCACAAAGTTATTTATGGTATGTAGTTAAAATATTTCAAGAAAGAGAAAGTGAATCTAGAAAACGCAAGGTAATTTTTGAAAAATATATTAAATTATTAATGGAACCCATCACCTCAATGGAACAAATACAACATCTTTTTTAGTTCTATTAATTAACAGTCATTAATGTGTGATGTTCTAAATTTTCCCAGCGAATATTCTTTTCTATTAATACTATTTTAGTTGGATGTATTGACCTAATATTAGCCATACGACAACAACTACGCATGTTTTTGTCTATTAATTCAAAAGATGTTATTACCGAAAAATTTAAAAAATCAGTTATTTCTATTGAGTGAATTAAACCTACGTATTCTTGATTTGTTTTTAAAATCACTAAAACAGTATCATAGTCCATTGGTATGTTTTCTCTTACTTTCATTATACTAATATTAATTGCAAAGGGTCTTCATTCGGTTCTTTAATTTTTTCTATCAACATAATTCTTGAATTATACACATTGTCTATATTATGTAAAGATAAAGTTGGATAAAAACTAGTATGATATATTTCAGCTCTAAAATAGTATCCATTTTTTGAATGTGGTGCTGGGTCGCTCATTATGTCTCCATCTATAAATAAACCGGTATAGCATTTACCATGCTGTATTACAACAACACTATCATATTTTTTAATACCCCATTTTGGCATAATTCTTATATGTTATTTTTTCGGTCAATACAATTCTTGACATCCAAACAGTATATACATTTCTAATGTCATTAAAAACTTTTCCTTTATTATTGGAAATACCAACTGCAAAAAATTGAAGATGTATCACATTTTCACTTTCATGAACAACATCAGCATTACCACCTACAAATAAGCCATAAAATATTTCTCCTTTTATAGTGGTAACTATAATACTATCAAACATTTCCAAATCTGATACTCTTGAAGTTAAATACTCATTTCTCATTAGCGTGTATCAATTTATCTTTCTTCATTATCAATTAAAGTTTCTATACTACGTCCATCACTTTGTGTCCGTTTTTGTATTTTTTCTAACAAAACAATTTTTGCAGAATAAACAGCCGTTGGATTATATACAAAAAGAGGACAAATTCCGTTCATTCGAAAAATTTCCACTTGTGTGTACAAACCCCATGTGTTTTCTTCAAATTCAAAGCGATTAGAATATCTAAAGCCACCTTTATAACTTTCTTTTGCCTCACCCTGACTATATGTACCCTTAAAAGTTTTACCTTTTTTAGTTTGAATAATTATAGTATCAAAACAAGACAAATTTAGCTCCCTTAATTTTAATTTATTTTTTCTCATTTATATTGTGTCTAATACAGAATAAAAATCTAATTCTAATTCTGGCCCTTTACATTTTTCAACCAATACAATGCTGGCCAAATATACGTTCTTTATTTTATCAATCTTTACTTTGGAATTTATATTTGAATCGTATAACGAAACTTTATAAAAAAATTTATGAGCATCATCGTTTTCCACTGACATGACTACGCTTCCTCCTAAAAATAGGCCAGCATAATTTTTGTATTTTGAAATTACAACAATGCTATCATATCTATGTATGCTATCAACGTTCATTTTCTATTTTTTCAACTAATATAATTCGAGCATGTGCAATAAAGTCCGGGCTTTTAATTTTTAAATTTTCAACTCCACACTTTTGAAAAATCTCTATTACATTATGTATCACCATTGGAAATTTAATAAAAGAAAACTTATTTACATTCATAGCATAATGCATTTCTTTAAATAAACCACTGTACTTTTTCCCATTCTTTTCAAGAATAACACTATCAAAATAATGTATATTGTTTTGTCCTTTCATTTATCTCCTTTGATTTTTTCTATTAATAAAATCCTAGAATGATATATTGTCGCTATTCTTTGTCTTGTGGTAATGTGTTCTATTTGTCCATTAATATATAATGCGGCTGCATCCAGTTTTTCATTATGTAGAGTTGGAATTTTTCTTACATAAGAATGTAATAATCCGGAATATATTTTTCCGAGTTCTGTTTCAATAATAACACTATCAAATGTATGGAATGTACGAAAGTCTTTCATTTAAAATATACTTATGTCATCGTCTGTAACAGTGTTTGTTTTTTCTAACAATACAATTCTTGTGTGAATTATGGTTGCTACCTCATGAATTGTTTGAGCTGTTTTCATATCTGGATTTATTATAATAATATTCCAACGTTTTATACTATTCCTAAAACCATCTGTGTATCCATCAATGAAAATTCCCTTATAATAATTTTTCGAAAAAACAGTACAAAGAATTACTGTATCAAACTGTTTAAAATCTTTTCTTTCTATCATAATTTATCTTCTCTGTAAGTAAAATCCTAGAAAAAACAATTTGAACACTATCGGCATCCAAGTTAGAAACACATAATATGGGTTCATTGTATTTTTGAAATATTTCTACTTGTACATAATAACCGTTTCGTCTATCCCAATTAAACCCCTCAACATTACCATGAAGATATAATCCTTGATATTCTTTATTGTCAACAAACAAAGAAACGCTGTCGTATTTTTTAATATTTATTTCTCTTTTGTGTATCATTCTTTTATATTACTCGTGATATATCAATATCAACGTCATTGTACAAATAAGGAGTGTTTTTATGTTTTTCCGTCAATATAATTCTGCCGCCAAATACTTTCTCTCCATGATAAACATTATAATGAGGAAGTTTTCCGTTCACATATATGCAACAGAAAAAAACCGCATCATTTTTATAATATTTTAAAAACAGACCGGAAAAAGACCTATACGCGTTCTGTACAATAACACTATCATATAATTCATGCATTTTTATTTTCGTCTACTTAAATTATTAAATTCTAGGTATGATTTTTCTGTTAAAACTATTCTGTTATAAAACACTTTTTCTTCTTTAAAAACTGGAAAAGCAACACATTGAGTACCTCGATATATTTCAGAACTGAATCTAGTGGATTTTCCCATTTCGTTTAAATAAATTCCTTGAAATCTGTAATTTTCTTTTTCATTTATAATAAGCACTGTATCTCCAAAACTAAAATTCACATCCATATCTTTTCAGTTAATACAATTCTTGTTTCATATACTTCTTTTAATTGCCAAAATTCGTTTAGTTTAGAATTTGAATAAATTTGAACCATATAATAACCAGCAAATGTATTTGGTGGAGCCATTAAATTAATATGCTTACCTCCTCTAGCAAACAATCCTGAAAATATTCCAAATTTGGTTTTTACAGTTACGCTATTGTATGGCTGAATTTCTTTCATTGCTTAAACTTCTCTGTTAGTATAATTCGAGAGATGTGTACATTTTTAACATTAGGAATGCACATTTCAGGAAACAAAGAATTGCAATATAAAGTTACTCGATAAAACTCATACCGGTTTTCATATTTCATGTCTCTAATTAAACTACCCATAAGAAACAATCCATGGTACTTACCATCCTTATTTTCAACAATGATACTATCGTATTCTTCTATGTCTAATGCAATTCCCAAATTATTTTAATAATTTTGTGAAACTTTTCCGATTTTATTCATCATTGAAATGGTTTCTGAATCAATATATTTTTCTAATAGAATTATTCTACAAAAAAGAACCTCATTTGAACAAGCTAAGATATTGAGATAAGAATCAAAATCAGGTTTTGTTACATTAACATGTAATCGAATCGTATCTTTTGTTATTTTTCCGGATATGACTTTAGCACCATCACCCATGAATAAACCAGTATAAACTTTTCTAGAAATAGCAGAAATAACCCTGACACTATCATATTTGTTTATTCGCCCCATTTTGTGTTTCAAAGATAAGAATAAATTTTGTATATTTGCTTTTAAACACATGGAATAATGAGCAAAAAAATTGAATTTGACCAATTAGCAGAAAAGCTTAAAAATGAGTTCGGCTCAAGTATTATAGATGAGGGTACAGAAGACAACCCATATGACTGGTGGCTTATAGATGTAACTGTAACTGATATAATCGATTTTTTAAAGAAAGAATTAAATGAAACTAAAATTAACGCTTAGACAGCTTGAATCTTTACTTCAAAGACAAAAAGAAAAGGTCATTGATAGACTCTCTTCGGATAGCTATTTGTATAATACAGAAAGCACAAGCGGCTCTTTAAAGACCTTGCCTATCGATAAGGACAAAATGAAACAGATAGGCATGGATGCACAATTTCCAGAAGATTTTCTTACACTTAAAAAGTACATTGAGGAAGATGATAGGTAGAGATTTAAAAATACGAAGATGGACAAATACTGCCAACGCCAGAACTCGAAAACATAAAGGAGAAATCTTTTTATCTATGAGTTTGATTTTACCGGGTGAGAGTTTTGAATCTACGTTCAATATAACGAATTGGCGTATTTGGAATCATATGAACACTAAACCAATTTTTCTTAAAAACAACCAGTTTGTAATAAATTATACAAAAAAAAGAGGTACAGAATCGCGTTTAATTTTGTGTAATTCTTTAGAAGATGCAAAAAAGAAAGCAGATGAAATCATTATGGCCAAAATATTCAAAGTTTATTTTGAGCCCATTCCGGAAAGAAAAGTGCTTATAGAAAGAAAAAGAACAAAGAAGAAAAAATCAATAATATGAAAAAACTAAAATTTGAGGAATTAGATTGGAGCAAAATCAAAGAAGATACCGTGTCCATGGATTTTGTAACGTTTAAAGGTTTAGAAATTACATTATGGAAAAACAAAGTGGGCTCTCCAAATAACAAAATCATTGGAAGCTGCTACTTACCTAAAGCTTTACATAAAGCCACCTATAGCTATGTAGATGAGAGATGTAATAGAAGTATTTATCCGGATTAATGTTTTAAAGATAATTCTATAAAAGATATAAACAATTTATAGATTAATATAATCGGCGAAGCCGTCCGAGCAAGATTTTTTTAAAATCAAAATGTAAATTCCAGAGTAAAATCCAACTTTAATAATGATATCCATTTCCACTGTTAATCCAGTAAGAAACCACAGAATTTCCCCATTCATCCGTCTCCTCAAAAACCTCAGCTACAACTTTCCTATCCTTCTTGTTGGTCCAAGTCTCTTTCGAATCTGCTACTCGATGCCTGTTAAATAAATTATTCCTATCGTAATTCACGATTTTACTTTCTAAATTCTCGCCATCTCCTTCTATTTTCGATAACATAAAAGCACTAAAATCCTGTGCAGAAACATGCTTAAAGTCTCTATCTTTATGTAGTTGTACATACGTTAAATAAATAGCTCTATCAAACCTCTCTTGGTGAGATTCACCCCAAGCACTATCTCCGGAACGTTCAGATTCAGAAAGGATTTTACGTATGATTTTTCTTATATTCATTATTCTGCAGCTTGGTCTGTTACATTTGGAAGGTCCTTTTTAAATTCATTTATAATTTCTAATAATCTTTTTAAAAATACATCCTTATCTTTAAATGTTTCCTTTGTTGTTATGTAGTTATTGTTTTGACCATGGTTTTTTAAATAACTTAAACCAAATTCTCTGGTCGAATTATTAAAATATATAGAAACCATATGACCAGCCTCTCTGTATATTTCTCCAAGAATATCATCATAAGCATCGTAAATTTCGTGAAACTCTGCCCTCTTAGATTTCACCGAGTCAGCTACATACTCATCATCATTATAACAATAGTCATAAGACTCTTGATTTTTCTTTATGAATTCTAATACTTTTTCCTTACATTCTAAAGGAATATCATTCTGAATAATATTTAAAATGTCCTCCTCAGTATCGCGTACTTTATTTGGATTTAGTGGTGTGGCATTAAATGGATTATTACCCTCTTTTTCTAATACATGAAATCCATTTTCATTTGCCCAATAATAAGCTCCTTGAGGTTGTCTTGAATTCTTAAAATAATATGTAAATCGGATTTTACGCCCACTTTTAAGTAAAAACCTAATTAACAACCCTTGTTTTGACCACATGTTAAAACCAGATTTATCTACTTGACACCATTTGGCCTTTTGACCATAAATATGGGAAGTCATCTGACTTTTGGGAATTAAACATACAATATTCTTATCACGGTATATAATTTCAACTTGGTCCTTGAACTTACCGGTTAATTCAGTTAAGAATAAACGTCTGATATGCTTTCTGATATGTTCTTCGTTTAAGGCCATCTAAAAGAATAAATAGGCTCTGAAATTTGAATATTTTTAAGTATCTTTGGGAGTATGTTTTTATCAAACTTAAAAGATTTAAATTGGCGAACTTTTAAACATGAAGAAGAAGAATCTGATGTTGTTGAATACTTTGCTATAGTAGAATTCAATCATGAAGAAGTCATTGAATTTATAATTAACAATGTAAAATCCTATGTTGGTGAAGAATCTATTGTTGATGATAAAGCATTTTACTTATATTATGTTGAAAAACAGACCAATTCAAGAAGAAAGAAATTCGCCAATCTTGAATCAGCAAAACAAAAAGCACAATCGATATTTTCTGATATGGTCAAAGAATCATTTTTTAAACCAATACCAGCTCGAAAAGTATTATTGGAAAAGAGACGAAAAAGAAAGGAAACAATATGATAAAAAACTTAATAAACGTAAAAGCCTTGAATTTAGAAAGAATATCAGTAGTATCCTGGATTTTGTTCTGTGTTCTTTTGGGTAGTGTTGGATGGGGTCTACATGACCCAAAACTTTACCAACCGTGGGCAGTGTGGGTTACTGGAACATTCCTCTTTGAGACTGTTATGCTCTTTTTATTGATGATATTAAGTTCTTTTATAACGTCATTCTTTTTTCCAAATTATATAAACATTTTAAAAGAAACTGCCGGGAAAGGATTTGTTAATTATAAAAATTCAAAAGCCTCTGAAAACTTTTGTACTGTTCTATTGGTTTTGTTTATTATACTAATGAATTCTTTTATGATATATAATCTCTTTATGAAGTAAAATGGAAATAAAGAAACTAAGGTGGTGGAATCCAAGACTTAAAAGTCTTAATAAGAACAAACGTAAAATCATAGATAGGACAGCTACGTTTAAAGTCTTTGGATATCAATTTTTTATTACCAATATCAAAAACTATAACAAGGGTAAATCTATTATAGAAAAAAACGTCTTTTATCTTAATTATAAAAAATATTTTAAGGATAAACATGGAAATAATTCATCAGGTTATTCTAGAACAATAAAATGTACAAGTTTAAAAGATGCCAAAGAGAAGGCTAATCGACTGTGTGAAAAGTTAATAATACAAACCTTTTATAAGCCGGTACCAACCAGGAAGGTTTTTACTGAAAAGAGAAAACAACGTAAATTAAAGTAATGTTAATACTTGAAAACTTAAAACCTTTAAAGTGGAAATCCCTTTATACCAAAAAGGAATTAAGCACTATTTTTAAGGGTAGGGTTTCTTTGATGTCTAGGTGTCCTTTACCTTTACATGATAATTTTAGATTCTATATTTCGAATTGGAAAGAACTTACACCAAGAACAGCCAATCCTATAATTGATGGTCATTTTTATCTTTCCTCTGATATTATGAATAAAAAAGGTGATAAAATTAAATTCAATTCCATAGCAGATGCAAAGAAAGGTGCACAAAAACAATTATACAAAATTTTAAAAGCATTGTACTTTATGCCCAATCCAAGAAGAGTTGTTTTGTTCGAGAAAAGGAAACGTCCTAAATAGCATAAAAGTCTCTGGTTTTTTCTGTTAATACTATCTTGCTTGGTATTAGTTTTTCTTTGTGTTTACAAACACAAGTCAATCCAATGTAGGAATTTACCCAATGTAGGAATTTACATATATGGCAGAGGAAAAATGTCTGTTGTAATATTCTGCATATTCCATAAAAATCCCAGAATACGGAATAAAATCCTTCTCTATAATTATACTGTCTACTTTTTGTCTAATGCTTACAGTATCTCCAAGAGTAAAATCCATATACAAATTTATGAATAAATTTCTTATATTTGTTCTAACAATGCAAGGAGCTTTAAATTTATTCCCAGAGTATGTTTTTACCAAAGGAGTTCTTTTGGAAAAAAGTGGATATATTGCCTGTGAGAATATATTAGATTTGTTTCCAAATAAATTTTGGAATGATTTGTATGATAAACTACCTAATGAAGGAGTTACTAATGATGTGGTGAGAATTTTGTCTGAACAGTTTTTTTGTCCTTTATTGAATGAAGCAGAATGGTTCAACACAGGTTTGTTTTATACTCCGACTGATTTCTCTCCTTTTGTTACACTTCGTGTTGGTAGGTATGTTTTTACAATAACACCATCTTTGTTTGGAGTAAAATCATTTTATGGAAGTGGTTTGGTAAGTCCTTTTAAATATGAACTTAATGATATTTGGAACAAGAAGAAACTAGTATACCGTTCAAATTATATACTTAAATTAAATGGAACTTAAAAAACTTAACTGGTTTGTAAATAAGGATTATTCTTATAAAAACATGAAACAATGGTTTGCCAGATTTCATTTCTTTAATGTTATATTTTATATTGATAATTGGTCAGGTAGCTCTGAAAGGCCAATCATAAAAAAAAATGTTTACTTTGTTTATTTTTATCGTAACGATAAATTCTCATATTCACGTAGAATCCAATGTCAAAGCCTAGAAGAAGCCAAACAGAAATCTATTGAGATGTGTTTTAAAATGATAAGGGATACTTTTTTTGAGCCTCCGGTTGAACGAAAGATACTTTTTGAAAAGTGTAAACGTAAAGCTTCTAAACGAAAAACAATAAGCGAAAATGATATTCGTTTATTACAGAATCTTAGATTGATAGCGCCGGCTGAACCGATAAATGATAATGTATTGTGGGGATATACAACATTAAAATAATTATAAACATGAATATTTCAGACTTAAAACAGATAATAATGCAAGAAGTACTAGAGACGCAAGGAAAGTGTGTTAGAGTAGTTTTAACAGAGAAATACAGTAAAGCTAAAAGAAATAAAGAGATTGCTGATAAAATTTTTAATGAGGTTTTAAAGAGAATGAATTATTTGTAATGAAGATTGACGTATTAAATAGTAGAAGCAGATTGTCTCCGGGCGCATTTGATGGGTTTGTTTTCAATAATTTTGAAGAGGTTTTTTCTAGGTACGTGTTGGTTGAAAAATACACTGAAAAACAAAGACAGTTTGATGTGGACAATGCGATATTTTATCAAAAATTACTTAAGATGTTAAATCCACACAATTTTTAGACGGCTTTTGTTTTTTCTGTTAAAACTATTCTTAAAGTATGTATTGGTTTGTCTCGATTGAAAAAAGAAAGTGACCACTTATTATCAGTACGTTTAAAAAAAACTAGTCCGCTTTTGAATTTATTCTCTTTTGAGTTACGAATTTTCACTAAAAAGCCTCTTACTTTAATTGAGTCTACTGATTTTTTATATTCACATCCTCCATGTTTCTTTTTACCGGTAAGAGGATTTTTTTTCAAGTCACATGTAACTTCAATTGTATCGAAATGATGAAAAGTGGAATCTTGGTATAATTGAAAATCGTTCATTGGTCTATTCAAAGGTAGTCAAAATTTTGGGCAAAAAAATTTCTGGGAAAAATTTTTGGTAGGTCGAATTTTGTATATCATATAGAAAAGGGTACACCCTCTTTTTTGCCTTAAAACCTTGGTGCTACTTTTTTGGAAAAAAAATGGGCCAAAAAATGCGCGTTGGGTCCATCCACAGGGGGGGTAGGGTCATTTTAGGGCTAATTTTTGATACGATAGGTTAAGCCCCTAATTAAGACCCTAACCGGTACATTAAGGGGCTAAGCTGTCCACTAGTGGTTAAGACCTTAATTAAGCCCTCCTGTATCCCAATAGGGGTCTAAGCTAGGACGGTAGGCAGAAACCGTATTGGAATTATCGTATATAAGTAAAATCCAAACCACCGCCACTGCAGCCGCCGGCCCGTGCACAGGTCCGTGTCTCCGCCAGGGAAATTCCACAAAACAAAAAACCCCGAAGTTTCCTTCGAGGCTTTTATGGACGCTGAGTATTTTTAATTGAGGTAGGACTTTATGTCCGAGTATTTGTATTTGTCGGTAACCAAAACTTTGTTCTTATAGTAAACGGTATACATTTGTTTGCAAGTACTAAACGTTGCATAAAAATTAGTATCTGTTCCTACAAGTATTATCATGGCGTACTATACTCATAATCTAATAACGGTGTTACACAAAATATATTTATTAATTGAGAGATTCTGTCCGAGCTATGAACTTCGATTATTTTAAAGTACTTTGTTTGATAACCGATTCGGATAGTTTCGTAGTCTGTAATGTAGCCGTCCCTTGCTAAGAGTTTTTCGCATTCCTCATACCAAATATCAAAAAAGGGTTTACCTGATGGAGAGATTCCGTTGTCGCGAATTTCATCAAAGATGGTATAACAAGCTACAAAGTCCAGCGTGTCTACAATTGGTCGACCTCTATGTTTGTACTTTGCGGCTTTAACCGATTTCTTTTTAAAGAAATTATTAACGTAAAATAATAACATGATTTTACTGTGTTATATTAATTAATTTACCGAAACTGATTCCACCGATTAGAGCAAGTATTCCACCTATGAAGATTAGTGGAGTGTAATAATAAGACAAGCCGCACAATACTACACCAACAATGATTAATAAACTAAGCATAGCCAAACGCTTTTTTTCTTGCTGTTGTCTTAAGGCTTTGAGACGTTCGATGTCTTTTCGTTGCCAATCATTAAATGCCGATACTACGTCTTGCATATTACTTTTTGTTTTTTAATTCCGCTATAATATCAAGAGCTGCTGCGAAAAATGTTTTGGTTAGTATGCTCGTACTTTCCTCTTTTAGTTTGATGTATGCTTGGATGTAATCTTGTATAACAACAATGAACCAACCAAACATAAAAAAACCTCCAGCGGCTATTGCTCTAAATAGATGTTCGTCTTTACAAAAAAGGATGACTAATAGCCAACAGATTGTCATAATAGATGTTTTCATATTGTACTATACGGTTTAAAAGGATTTTACGTTACAGTTATTCGTTACCTAAATTTTCTAATGTGCTGGCGAAGTTTTGTTTGGCTTCATTAAAGCAATTATCTATTATTTTATTTTTCTCTATTGTTAAAGTAACCTCATTGAGTTTATTTAAAAGGTTTCCTATGTGTTCAGCAAATTTTGTTAAAAAAGGTTCAGCACATGAAGGATGATAATTAGAGATAGCGGTATAGCCTCCATTAACATGAGCTATACTAACGATTAAATCTTTTTCTATGAGCTTTTTCTCACACGCTTTGCACTTAGCTGTTTTGTAAGTATTTTGTTCAGTCCAAATGTTAAAAGGCAATCCGTTCATGGTGTGTAGTTTAGTTTATGTACTATACGGAATTTAAAACATTGAAGTTACAGTAAGGATATATCAAATTTAAGTTAAGTAGGTGTAACATACTAATAGAATTTTACGTATAGTACTGTATAACCAATAAACAAAGAAACCATGCAAGAGAACGTTAAAAAATTAGTAGAAATGTTAAGTACAATGAAAATTGGCTTTATCGCTGTTAATCGTTATGAGAACATTGAAGGTGAAAAAAGCAAGCGTCGTATTAACATCGGTTTCAGCTATGAAAACCTAAAAAAGTCTGACCTTAAAACATTAACTGAGGGGGTTGAGTTTATCCCTTCGGACAAGTACACACAAGCCGATTGGAACGTAGCTATTGCTGAATTGAAGCAGTCATTGATTGAACCAAGTAAAACACGTTCTGAGGCTCAAAGTAATGCGTATTTGAGTTTAACAGAGAACAATGCTGTTCGCTACAATTACGAAACACAAGAACTTTACATTATGGGTATTGAACTTGATGGAAGCAAATTTGTAACCGAGGAAGGAACAAAGAAAACTGTAAAATCCGCACCAAAGACCATTGCAAAGAACGTTATTAGACGTGAGTATTTAAAATCAGGTCTTATCCGTAACTTTAAGGTAAAGAATATCGGAGAGGTGAAATTGAAAGGTGAGGAAATTGAGTTAGGGTAAAATCCTAATATATCGGCAACTAAGAGGGGAGGTGTGTGTAACATTCTCCCTTTTTTATTCGTATAGTACTGTATGAGCGATGAGAAGCACATAAATAAAAAGAAGGTTATCATTGAGAAAATTAATGAGAAGCGTTTGGCTTATGAGATTGAGAAGTTGAAACGTTTGAGGGTGCGTAAAACTAAAAGGAAAATAAAACGTGCTGAGAACAAAAAATACAATTTTAGTAATGCAACATGGTATGAGGATGGTAAATGTATGCAAAATTGTGAAATGGGAGGTACTTGTGGATTCCCATGTAATGGAGATTGTTAATGATATGGCGTATTAGCTAAGTGGTATAGCAGCAAAGTCGGGTGTTCGATTCACTCATACGCTACAAATAAATTAAACAATGCTTAAAAAAGTAATTATAAAGTTTCTATTGTATTTCATTTTGCCATGTGCAATAGGTTTTGCTTTTAGAACAAACATTTACCTGTTCATTAATTTGATTTTATTGTATGCTATCACAATATTCATTATTAATCTTGATAACCGCAAATGGAAATTTAGGTGGATTAATGAATACAAAAAAAGAGACAATTACGATATTCATATTACCCCAGTCATCACTTTCAATCAAACCACAATAAACAATGAATTGGGGAGCGGTGTCTCTCATGCTATTGCCTTGGAGTGGTTATGTTTTGCAGTAGCTATTATGCGTTACAAAGTTAAACCAATATAGTGTAACGTCTCCCTATTAAAAATCGTATAGTACCTTATAACAAAAACCAAAACACATGATACAACAAAGAAAAAGCATTACAATGCCAACATTACAAGAGTATAACAACAGCCGCTTATTGGCTTGTGATATTGTAACCGGACGAGAGTTCCGTAGAATGAAAAGAAAAGGTTTAATCTCACCAATTTATTAAGCTATGAACGAACTAAACGATTCAACAATGCACATGCTTGGTTATTTGGATGATAGCCAATGGAGGGATGCTGCTATGGCTTTAGATGGCAAAGAAGAAAAACAAGAACTATTGGAATTGGCAAAGAAGGTAGATGAAAGATATAAAACCAATTTTGCCAAGGTGGTACAAAATGTTTATAATGGAGTAAAAGAAACCGAAGAATAATAAAACAAAAAAACAAACTATGAGATTTGATATTCATCGCAGAAACAGAGTAAGCAGTAGTAGAAAAGGTCATACCTCTTTTGATTCTTTGAAAGACCTTTTACATAAGGAGCGTAATGGTAAATACCTCAATCCAGTTGAAAAGGCTGAATTGAAAAGATATGCCGAGCAACAACGAAGGAAAAAGACGGCAAGGAAACATTAACTATTTAGAAAGGAGACTTACAAGTGTAACGTCTCCTTTTTTAATTTCGTATAGTACGTTATGATAAAAACAAGTAGATTATTTTGGGATTGTGAATGTACTGGAAACAATGAGTATATTCATTCAAAAAAACAAACCAAGTGTTTAAAATGCGGAACCTTTCATTTTGAACAACCTGATTCTCGTCCCGAAGAAATACGTTTATATTTATCTACTTTAACTTTAAAGTCATAACAAATGGAAGCATACTACAACCCTTATTCTTTTATGTCTAACGACATTGTTGCTTGGAACGGTATTCTTACCAGCTTCGGAGCAATTGCACACTTAACCGCTGATGGAGATTCATTACGAATGGCCAATGAGGAAG